GGGACTACGTCCCGGCTCCCTGCGGTCGCAGAAATTCACAAGATTCTCTTATCATTTTAGTAAGATCTATCTATATACTTTTACATAGATCTATTGGGATCTACTAAGAGTTTAGACACAGAGTGATTATACTCTATATTTATAGAAAACTATTAGAGAGTTTACTGAGTTTTTAGAGAGTTTCTAGAAACTCTTAGAGAACTTCAGTAAACTCTTAGAGAGTTTCTAGAAACTCTTAGAGAACTTCAGTAAACTCTTAGAGAGTTTCTAGAAACTCTTAGAGAACTTCAGTAAACTCTTAGAGAGTTTCTAGAATTTTTTAGAGAAGATATTATTCAAAAAAATTGTTCACTAAGGTACATAATTCACCACGATAAATTACACCATCCACATTTACTAATCTACTCAACCACTCATCAGGATAAATCATATCATTACACACATTCATCTTTCGTAAAATTATTTGGTATTCTAGAAAATCTACAGCAGACTTACGGTTTATCTTACCAGAAACAAGCCATTCATCACCACAATAGCTTCGAAATAATGGGGTAGGAGTCATATATTTATTAAATATATCAGTATTTGAATGTTCATCAATAAGAAATATAATCTTTTTTATAGAATCAAGTTCACTTTGCCGCAAGGAATTTACTAGAACTTTTGTAGACTCTTTAGTCAACCACAAATAGTTTATCAGTTTCTCTTCAATACTACTAATCAATACCTTCATAAGATCATCAGATACAGTAAATACTACATCAACACTATTCTCATATAGATACTTTAAGAGTTTTGAAAAACTACTATTTTCCATTTTATCAAATGTAAGAGCGATCTTCATCTATCTTACATATGATGGTAAAGTTTAGATTCCCACCAAAAATACCTCCTGTGGGACTTGAACCCACGACCTCCCGCTTAGAAGGCGGGTGCTCTATCCAACTGAGCTAAGAAGGCGTTTTGAGACCAGCTTGTCTACTATTCTTTATAGAATTTCTTTATGTATAATTACGCGCGGTGAGAAAGGAGCCAGGCACCAACGATCGGCGCTAGTACATCCTCCTTGAGGCCAGTCTTGCGGCGAAGGATGCGAGCACAGTGATAGGAGAAACGATCCTCAGCCGTGCTAGAATCATCCGTATCCTCGGCTGCCTCATCAGAGAAGGCATCCCACCACTTCTCATACTCGCTGAAGAGAATTGAGTTTAGCTGTGCACGACCCTCATCAGAATCGCCATATACTTCAGGAGTGATAGCCGCAACTAGCTCAGAATCGCGCTTAACAGTACGAGAATCATTTACCTTTACGAAGTTCTTTGCGAGTGAGAGGAACATGCCATATAGATCGCGAAAGTTTACATGAGACGCTGACGAGTGATAGAAAGCACGCGCCTGGCAACGCGCCCACGTATCAGGAGGCATCTCCTTTGAATCATAAGAAGCTAGAGCAGACTCGGCAAACTCTACAAACTCTGTCTGATCCGTGAATGGCGTAGGCGTGGCAGGCATCTTACGCTGAGACGAACGAGTAGAAGGCATTTTTTGGTGGGACTCATTTTCGCCCAGCGCAGCAAATCAATTTTTTTGCTCGCATCTTATTATCTTTATGTACGATTCCTCCAAAGGCCAGACGGATAGAATAAACAAGACCACTTTTCCTGAGTATCCCTAATACATTCATATGATAATCCACCATCAAGCTGAGAATGCATTCCGCTAATCAATGATGGTAGATCAACAGAATAGCTCTTCCATTGAATCCATCCTGTAATATTTACAGTGTTATTATTAGTGTCAAGAATATCATCTGTATTTACTTCAATGTCTGTAATAGGTGGTGATTCTGTGATATACACATTTTCTCCAGTAGTGTTCTCAATACAGCTAAGTAAAGCATCGCGCATCATATTCTCTAGCCAACTATTCCAGAATGATGGATCATTTAGATTCTCATAAGACTTTGTAATATGAGACTTCTTTACTGTATGATTAGGATTCCAACGGCTAACAGTTGCCTTATATTCAAGAGTATATACAGTGGTGGGATATGATACTACAGGCTGTTTAGTATGTACAGACTTTGTCGATTTTGCCCCCATTACACCATAGTTTACCTAAACCCGTTACTTGTGACAGGCTCAATTTTTATAGGTATACAAAAATAAAAGAACGCCTTCTTACTATTTATTTTGTAGAGCCTTCTTATTTTGTATTTCTTCTTGAATCCTTACATGCTTTGCAGTATATGATCCATTGTACTCTTTATTCTTCTTTGCCTTATCACTCTTCTTTGCACGCTTAACACAGATATCATAGTCTGGCATTTTGTATCGAGGGTACATGCCTTAGCCTGAGCAACTATTTCAATTTTTACACCATTTGAACAAAGATCTCTTCATTGTCGACCTCAGGATTATTAGAATACTCTTGGTATGCAATCTTCATCCTATCACCAGGATTCATACTATTCATATTGTTAATAGCATAATTCTTTGTAAGAATATGCCAGCGATTGCCTGGATAATTCATAGTCGCTTCAAAGGGGATAGCCATACTATAGGCCGTCACAGAATCAATATTTTCAAGACTATAGGTAACAATGCTGTTAACTAGAAAGATTACGCTATACTTTGCCATGGTTACAGACTTCTAAGCACTGAATAATTTCATTTTTTATTAATATCTGCGGTATTGACTAGAAATCATACTTACAACATTCTCTTCCCACACTCTACTAGATACTCTATCTTGCATAGACTTACGTTGAAGATTGGGGGTAAGTACAGAAGAATCTTTCGTCCCAACCTTAGGAGTTAGTACCGAATAATCTTTCGCTCCAATCTTAGGAGTGATATCCTTTTTATGAACAGTCTGTGTAACTGCTGCAACTTTCCATGCAAGGAAAGAATACATCTATACAAAAATTAAAAAATACCTTTAACCCTATCAACAAAGGCAGAAGCGACGTACTTTTATACTAGTCTCAATCCGTTCCTTCCTACTTAGAATATCTTTCTCTAAGGATCCTACTAAACTATCTAAACGCTCATCTGCACTCTTTGCAGCTCCTAGTATGACTTTCATATCATTTTTCATTGTATTAAATTCTTTACGAAAATATTCTGCCCTTCGATTAGCCTTAGTTAATTCTTGTATAAGAATTAAATTCTGAGATCGAATGGCAGATAACTCTTGATCCTTTTGAGTTGCCTTTTTTGTTTGAAAACTAACATTCTCAGCAAGATCACAGCGTTCCTTTTCTGCTGATCCCTCTGGAATACGATAGATAGAAGCTGCTAATCTATACCACGCCGATCCATCACTACATTTATACGTCTTTCCAGGAGTTGGACAAATCTTTGCAACTATCACCTTTCTATCCTTACTTACTTCTATAATATACGCATGTAGCTCACCAGGTGTTAAAGGTTCTCCATTGCTATCAGTAATTTTCTTATTATGATAGAAATTATCAAACCATCTAAGATTGCCATCAAAACTGTCATTCGTATCAGGAAGCCCAATAATTCTCCTACCCTTATCTTCAATGCCAAAGATGATATGACCGCCTTTGGCATTGAGGAATGAACATATTGTCGAAATACACTTTGCTTTTACACTGTAACTAAAGTTCTCCTTGAATTCTAAGGTATGGCTCTCAAGGCTAGGAAATATTTCTAAAGCTGTAATGTCTGGCAGTGGATCCATAGTCTACTTGCTACTGATAGCAAGCCGACGTTCATTTTTTATGTATTTGTAAAAAATCCCTGACGATCCATTTCTCTCACAAGATCTTGTACAGTTTTAATAGATAGTGCGGTATGCGTAGAAAGATCTCTAATACTCTTGGGACATTGGCGCAACTGAGTTCTTAACATCCCAACCTTATAGTTTAGAGGATCATGCTTGCGACCCTTAGACCAGGATGCTACATAATGTTTTGAACCCCATTTAACATTCTTATATCTACCTGAAGATATTTCTTCTGCTAGTTCTCTTTCATTTTCAATAAGTTTAATGCGTTTATCAATACTAATAGGTTTTCTTGGTTCTACTGGTTCTGAATATTCTTTATGAGTTTCCTCCTGAGTTTCCTCATTTACCGTTTGTTCTGAAGATCTCTGGAATTCTAGTTCTTCAAGCATAGCCTGTAATTCAAGAAGTTCATTCTGTTTTTCCTGGATTTTTCCCATTAAAATATATTCTTCATCTGTGCGAACTGACATACTTATATAAGTATATAGCTAAGCTTTAAACATCTAATAAAAATTGAATAAATCTTTAGACTGTATTATTTAAATATCAACAACTCTTTCTTTTCTTCTGTGATCCCTTACGTTTCTTCTTTGTTTTTCTATGACCACCAGAAGCAAGACTTGCGCGTTTAGCTTTTAATTCAGCAACCGCCGCATCACAAGCTTCTTTACAGACTCTTAATTCCTCTGCCCTTTCTAGACGTGCTTTAGTTTCTCTCTCAACTCGGGATTTTTCCTCAGCATTCATTGCTTGTTTATTATTTCTAATTTTCTCTAATCTAGCAATACCTTCAGGTGTTTCTGCAGGATTTTGACTACGTCCATTTGCTGGTTCGGGTCCTTCCCAGTGATAGGTTCCCAAAAAGCTTCTACCAATTTGTCCGTATCCGTAATTTCTTTCATCTACATCCTCGACCCATTTGCCGACAACTGGGGCTACAGGTTTTTTTGAACGAAACCAAGACATTTCTATTATACCAGTATGTAAAAATTATACTGGTATAAGACTAAACCAGGCCTGCTGAAGTATCTTCAGTAATTTACGGCACCCTTTTACTTCCGCATGATCCAAGTGTATATATCCATATCATCATTATCATACTTCTTATTATGCTCACCTAGAACCTCACAACAAATCTCAAATGCGTGTTCTGAAAGTGATATAATTGCAGATTTATGCTCACAGAATTTTACTATCTTAATTATACGATCCTCGTAATATACCTCTTCATTTGGGAACATACGCGGATAGTATTTGTAAAAGTTCATCTCATGATAATCTTCACTTCTGGAATCTGACTTATGAAACTCTAAATACTCTCGCAACATCCAGTCAGTACTATCATCAAGGCGAATTTTAGTGTGATCAAGTTTCGCCATTTCTTTTTGAACTGTGCGAATATCTTTTTCATACACCTCGCATTCAGCGAGAAGCCTTTCACGCTTAGCCTTTATTTCTTCTTCCTTCTTCTTGAGAGTCTCGTAATCCATTGTGTGTAAGTCCCTTTCACTTTACGGCGATATCAAATTTTATAAGGTGTAATAAAGAACTTGCGAATCAATAAACTTACGGTATATAACTGGATGGGTTAAAGGGTACTCTTAACTTACTCTTAGCGAAGTGTCTAACTCTCGCTCATACAAGATACCTTGGCAGAGTGGCCTAATGCGGTGGATTACTAACCCATTTCCTTACGGAGCGAAGGTTCGAATCCTTCAGGTGTCGATTTTTTCTTATATATATCTTATATCTAAGCAAAAATATTAGTCCTGTGTAAGAGGAGTGTATTCAAGAATCAGTAAACCGATCATACTTCCAAATAATGCATGATACATAGACGGATTTTATAGCAAATAAAACATGCCACGCTGAATGGTACATAATGTAGTTGAATGATTTCTTATCTATAAAGAGGTCAATAAGACAATGAATTATAATTGTATATATATTGTAGATAATGATGTCAGGATTATTGAAGATTTTACACCAGAGTAGATCTAGTACGAGCCAGCAAAAGGCAGCGTAATAATCAGCAAACTTTATCATACCCTCTGGCTCTGATAAGGAATGCCATAGGATGCCGATGGTGGTTGATATAAGAATAGTATGTAGATAAAGACGAGTAAACCAGTTCAAAGGTTTGAGAAGAATTGGTATAGCCGCTAAATAGGGTAGTGCCCCTGTTAGCTGAAGAGGATACATATACATGGGATCTCCGTTGCCAGGAGAGACTAGAATACTACACGTATAGGGAGTATCTCTATATATGTTTGCCGAGTACATGATACTCGCCATCAAAATAGCTGCTCGATCATTTTTTGAAGTCACTTCTTATTATATTCTTTTATGTTATAGTTTACCGTGTAAAACAGTGGCAACTGCGCATACAAAGGCTGGAGGAACTGCATTACCTACTTGTACAATCTTCTCCTTATGATTTCCACAGAGTATAAAACTCTGAGGAAACCCCTGAATCTGTTTCATCTCATCTGGACTCAAGCAGCGAACATAAGAACCATCCTTATTTCTTAAACCAACTAGAAGTCTCGGCTGATGATCATATGTACAAATAATCGTCTTAGAAGGATTGCGTAAATTCATAACCTCACTATGAACTGGACTAATTCTCTTTGTACACGAAAGTAGTTTCTCACCCGCCTTAAGAGTGACAAAGGGATGTGGCTTCCCTGTTGGCTTCATCTGAGAATGAGTAACAGTAGCAACGTCATTAAACTCTTCAGGGATCTCATCCTCCTTCAACGTATACGCATCTTCTAGAGACGCAGTAACGAAGGAAGAAAGTTTCGGCATTTGATTCTTAGCACCTTCACTGCTAACATCTTTCCAAAATTTTTCTTTATCGAAGCTTGCATATCTAGAGACATCCCAACCAACAAGAAGAAGTCTTTTACGTTTCTGGGGTACACCATAATCCGTTGCTTCTAAGACATTATATGTAAGACTATACCCAACCTCGCGGAATGCCTCGATAATGAGATCAAGAATCATAGGGTCATCCTCATTGGGTCCACTCTTCATTGTTCGAAGTCCTGTAACATTTTCTCCAATAAAGAACCGTGGACGAACTATTTTAACAACCCGTACAAATTGCCGAAACATCTGATTTCTAGGATCAGTCATCTTCTTCTTTCCAGCATTACTAAATCCTTGGCATGGAAACCCTGCAAAGATAATATCAATCTTATTTTTGTAAACTTCGAAGTTTGTATCTGGAATCTTTGTAAGATCTGTTATATTCTTTTCACAAATTAGCTCAGAATCTGGAAAGTTTGCCTTATGAGTTTCTATGGCGGCCTTATTAAATTCATTGAAGGCAACAACTTTGAATCCAGCGCGCTCCATTCCTAGAGTATCTCCACCACAACCTGAGAAGAGAGAGATTGCAGACATTATTTGGACTAGATATTTCATAGAATTCAGAGACCAACTTTTATCTTTCTATCAATAAAGGACTTGGAAATCTTAGAATGGTTTATAATCACTATTTTTATTTATACAAACTATATTACAGTATTTATAGTGATCACTAAAATCAGTTATTAAAACTGTACCAGAATCAGATAAATATGAGAATTTATAAAAATCTTTAGACTCTAGGTATTGTATTACATCAATTAATTTTAAATTATTATCAAGAAAGGTTCCACCATACTCAAATTGTATTATTTTTACATTTTGTAACAATTCTTCAAATCCTTCTAATACACTGAGTTCATAACCTTCAGTATCTATTTTTAAAAAGTCTATACTTGTTATCTTATTTTCATTAATATAATCCTTTGCTTTTTTTATCTGTAAACTAATTTTATTTGAATCATCACTTGTGCCACAACTTTTTATTCTATCGTAAAATGATTCATACATTGGATAATAGTATGATTTCTTATTTTCATTTCCTAATCCAAAGCTATTAAAATATGATACTTTATTCTTATTTTCTTTTTTTGATAACTGTTCTATATATTTACTTACTGGATCAAAATAATGACACTCGCCCTGAAAATTAATAAATTCACTATCATACCTACATCCTACATCAAAAATAACATTAATATTATTTTTGATTGTAGTATAGAATCTATACTCTCCGTTTGTTTTAGAGTTGATATCACTAAACATTATATATAGTATATATAATTTTAACTAGATAGTTTAAACCCTTCGCCATAAGAATTTATGGAATGTCTAGAAGAGTTGAGAAAGAGATAAAGTCGGAACTCTTTTGAGTTTATATTGATTCCAGGGAAGGAAATCTCGGTTTCTTGCTTTAACAGGTATAAGGCTATAGAGTTTATAAAGATCATACAAAAACCCCATTTTTGTATTCTAAGAATTATTTATATTTTTCTTAAACCCCTTTTACACGCATCAATAGTCGTAAAGGCAGCCGCCAAAATGCATATGCGCTAGTTGATTTGGTTGATCTTCGATACACCCAGTACAGGTAATTTCTTCAGTTGTCTCTGAATCTTTTACAGACTCTTCAGAATTCAAGGTATCAGGTACATCAACTAAGTCAGGTATATCTAGTTCTGTAAAATCTGTAAGATCAATGGTTCGTATGGGGGGAACAACCAAATTCCAATCCTCCAAACTAGGAGGCATATACACTTCTGATTCTTTGCTTCGTTGCTTCTCAAGCCATTCCTCAACCTCCTCTAACACTTCTTTATGACCAATACGAAAGGCCAGTGCATCAAGAATAATATTGATAGACATTTTCGGGGGGACATTATTGTGGCCTAATGAATATTCAATTTTATGTGCTAATATCTTAGTAAAAAGAATAGGCCACCGCCTCTTTTTTTTACTATTTAGTTCATCTTAACGTCGCGCCAATCCTGAGGAGCCGTCCACATTCCACGGATCCAGTCCTCCTTCCCTGGAATCGGCTTACCCTTGTAGGTCGCAGGCGTAGTCTTAGGGTTCGTGGCAAGAAGGTGCTTACCAACCCAGCTATCAGGAGAACACTGAATAAGACCATTGAATGTCGACCACGGCGGGATCGAGGGGACAAAGTAATCCTCATCCTTCACCGTCTTCATTGTGCGATTGTTTGCGGGACCAGACCAGACAATGCGCTCGTCCGCAGGATAGGAAATAAACTCAACAGACTTCGTCTCACTCATTTTGGCAGGGGGGATGTGTTAAAGGGGTGTTAGGGCGATTTCAATTTTTATTGGAAGACTCACTGAAAAGGGGCTACTGCAACATCGCCATAGTTAGGCAGAGACTCACGCCACGACTGCTCAGAATCAAAGAATTCCTTTTTATAAGATACACCCTCAGGCCATCCATACTTTACTTGAATAACACCCTTCTTTGTAATGATAGCCACGATCTTATAGTCATCATATGTCCAGGTTAGCTTTGTGCCAACAAGACGCTTGGGATTAGGACAAATGGTCTCAGAATCTGTATAAACCTTCTCCTTTCCATCAGCAAGGATCAGCCAATCGGCAAGACTCATCTGTCGCCACTCCCACTCGCCGCAAATCATTGTAATAAGAACGTTACCTTGCGTTAGAACGGTGCAGCACTCCTTACCATCATTATAAGAGAGCTTGGTGCCAGGAGGATAGGAAACAGCGTTCTCAGCAGTCTCCTTACCATCAGCAAGAATTAGCCAATCAGCTAGCCACATCTGCTCCCAAAATTCTTTGCCGTTCACCATTGTAACAAGAGAGTTTCCATCCCTTAGAACAGTGCAGCAGTTGTTGCCATTATTGTAAGAGAGCTTGGTGCCAGGAGCGTACGACATTGTAGTTACAAAAAATAGGGTCAATGCCCATTTCATTTTTTATTTTTTTAAAAGAGGTGTGAGAGGTCAATGTACATACCGTTCCACTCGACCATGAGCTGGATCTTCTCGTTGCCGCAATAGTCGCTGAAGTTGAAGAATGACATGTCGATCTTGGCGTAGTAAATCTGGTCAAACTCGTTGTTTACACGCTTGTAGGAAATCTCAAACTGTGTCTTTGGCGTGCTTAGCACAAACACGCCGCCAGGGAAGCGCTCCTCAAGCTCCTTCAGCTGGAGCGCATCCTCAGTCGCGGTCAGCGGCTTCATGCAGAGTGTCTTCAGATCCTTGTCCGTGATCGGAGCCGAGGTGATGACCAGCTTGCCCTGATTCATGGGCAGCGTTGCGTCCCACTCTGCCAAGTCCTTAAAGAAGGTTGTCTTGAGCGGCTTCCGCTTGCGCCAAGGAGCGTTGTTCTCAAACTCCCAGCAGGGGCCGCAGTTGTTACAGTCCTCGTGAACATGGAGACGGCCGTCCGTAACAGCCTTCACCTGAAGAATGCCGTTCTTTGTCTGGATGGCTACGCGGTACGTGTCAGGGTTCTCCTTGTGCGTCCACTTGTACTTGGTGCCGACAGGACGGCGCAGCTTCAAAAGCTCGTCAGCCAGAGACTGGGCACGTTCGAGCTCGTTGTAGAGGTCGTACAACTCGTCGTTTGCCTGCTCCTTTGCCTCCTTTGCCAGGAGGAACTCCTCCTCAGCAATGTTAAAGCGCGCGTTAGCTGCCTCCAGAACATTGCCCGCCTCCTTAATCTTCATGATGATTGCGTCGATGGATTCCATCTTGTCTGTGGGGACTAAAAATAGGCCGCTAAGCCATTTCAATTTTTATCGAGCGTGTGTAAGACAGAGCTTTCCATCCTTATCAAAGAAGAAGCCATCTGCCTGCCAGAGTATACAATACTCCTTATCCATCATTGTAATATGCTCGCTACTAATCATCTTCATAAGTGACATCAGCCAGCTGCGGTACTTAGAATCAAGCTGGCCGATCTTATACCGGTTCGATTTCAGGAATTCATTATAGGACATCTCATACATGCCTTCCCCAGACATGCGCTCAAAATCTCCCTCAGAAGGAAGAAACGCCATCAAAGCGTCGACTTGTAGGTGGATCTCAGAGCTCATTCTCACTTGGTTACTAAAAATGGAGCTATCACTCATTTCAATTTTTATCAAGCAATATCTATAGGATCTTATTTTCGAGCATATAGAACTCCTTCTTTGTAAGGTACACGGCAGAGGGAGCGTACGTGGTGTTGCGAGGAGTCGCCACAATGAAGTAGGTGAATCCGTCAGGATCAGGCGACTCTGTAATGTTCCAGAAGTTCCGCGTCTCTTGTTCCCAGCAGTAGTCTAAGCTGATATCGCAATCATCGAAGCAAAGGTATTTCTCCTTGTTTCGCAAGAGAGTAAGGCTCCACTGATTTCCATTCTTTACTAGCTTGGGACCGTTCTCTTCTAGATCCTTAATACGGGCATCCTCTAGCTTCTTTAGGTTCTGTGCACAGGCCTGGATATAGCTTGACATGTGTAAGAGGGTGTTCGGGTCGACATTCTCACCTGACAACGAGTACTGAAGTTCGGCAGCGAGATACTTGATTGCCTGAAGAGCTTCCATGGGGGTAGTAAAAAATAAGCGTTTGTACATTCAATTTTTATAAGGTTCACGCTTCTAGATACATCTTACAGATGTTCTCAGACTGTTCGTTCCAGTAGTATGTCAGATGTTTCTTATTCTTGGGTGCAGCATTGCAGATTGCAATAAGGTTCTCCTTCAAGATTTCTAATACCTCTGCCAGATCGCGGAATTTGCAGTATGCGTCGTGTGTCTCTTTCTCTTCTATAGCCGAGATCACGCCTTCGAAGGCAGCATTTAACATAAATTCATTCTCACCGTAAGAAGAGTTGTCGCGCATATTACAGTAGAATCGCATCTTTTCCTCCAACTTTGTCGTAAGCAAGGAAGAGGTATCGCGCCGTTCCTTAGCAGTCAGATAGTTTTTCGGATTCTTGCTCTGAATATCGATAACACTCTTAGTGATCTCAATCTCAGTGGCATACATGTTCACAAGAGCCATATTTTTCTCCTTTGAGGCAGTTGCGAGCTTCTTTGTAAAGAAGTCGATGCGGTTCTGGTCATAGACGGTATTCTTGGTGTGGACAATGCTGAATGCCATGGTTGTCTGATACTAAAAAAAGGGTTTGTACCCAGTTCAATTTTTAGTAATAGCGCGTAGTCTTGCGCACAATGTCGCGCATCTCGTCACCGTGATCAGCGCCGCACTCAAACTCCTTCTCGCCGCAGAAGGTGCAGATGGCATTCATTTCGTGCTCGCGCTGGCTGACATGCTGCGCCAGTGACTCTGCGATGTCCTTGCGCAACTTCTGAGCCTCTGTGTCGGATTCAATCCAAATGAGCTTATCGGGCTCATCACACTTGATGTAGTAGAAGCAATAGCTCATGTGGATGCCGCCAGACATCTGAGCGGCCAAGCGATTATCACGCTCTTCCACAATGATCTTCTCAGGGACGCCCATCTGCTTCAGCACCTCCTCGCTAAAGACATGAATGGGAGCGTGCGGGATCGTCACCATGGTGTCGAGCGGGACAGTGTATGTCTTCAGCTCGCCATTCACCGTAATGGTGAAGTTTTGTCCCTGGGGGGTGTACTCGTAGTTGGCCATTTGACTCTAGACAGATGTCTAGATATCTTGAGTTTGGGAGGGGTACTCAAAATGGAGTGGCTGTTGAATTCAATTTTTATTCAAAGAAGTAGGTGATGTCCCTTGTAAGACCAGTCACTGTGCTGATCTCAAGCTTCATGGGGCGCGGAAAATTAAAGAAGGCAGGATGAAACTTATCTTCAACTCGGCGAATCTGAGGAAATGGAAACTCAGATTCGTATTCTTCGGTGAAGGGATCATAGGCCACCTTGTAACGCAATCCGTTTTTCATATCCGTCAGATGAAAGTCTGCGCAATAAAACCGCTTCTCTAGCTCCTTCAGCTTTTGCGCATCAGTCTTTGCAGCGAGTGGAGTGATCAGCATTCTCTCGGTGTAATTCTTGAGTTTCTCTTGATGTTCCTGAAAAGTTGCCATCTGAAGTGTACTCAAATAGGGTGGTTACTCAATTCATTTTTTTCAAAAAAAGTGTCTTATATTTTGTTTTTGTTTCAGTCAAAGAAGTACGTGATGTCCTTCTTGACATACTTGCCCACTGTAATCTCAACCTTAAAGGGGCGAGGCAAGTAGGCGCAGAAGCCTCTAGCGCCATCCTCCTTATACCACTTAATTCCCGTGCAGACATGGCCTGGGGGAGAACCATCATAGGTCACCTTGTAGATAACACCTGTCTTGATGTTTGTCACGTGAAAGTCCGCAAGAGGGAAACGAAAGGTGAGCTCCTTCAGCTTCTCTGCGTCGCCGTATGCCTCAAGAGGCGTGGCAAAGTTCACCGTGACGTTCTCCTGGCCGAATACCAGAAGGCGCTCGCGCCACTCCTGCGGCGAGAGGGTGTGCACAAGCTTGGTCATCTTTTCTGGAGGGGTACTCAAGTAGGCGAGCTCCTCGTGAAGCATGGGGGTGTAGGCAGACATCTTTGATTCTTTCAGGGGTACTCAAAATGGAGTGGCTGTTGAATTCAATTTTTACTGTAAAGTCTTTTAAAGATAATCAAAAAAAAGTCTTTTGTTTTTGTTTAATGCTGCTTGTGCATATAGAGAGATCACTCCTCAATCTCTTCCAACGTCTTCTGTACAGCGCTCGCCTCATCCTTGTCCTTGAGACCGATGAAGCAGGCTGCGCCTACGTCGTAGGGTTGGGCGTGGATGTAATAGAGGAGACCCTCAGAATCAACCGCGCCCTTGATCTGCGAGCGCTCCCACGAGTTCAACTCATTCTCACGGCACGCGCACACCGAGAGCTTGTGATCACCGAAGATGATCTCTTCCTTCTTCATCGCGCCTGTGTTGTCGGCGCGGAAGAGGGTGACCGTGTAGGCGAGCTCGTCGTAGTGAACCGTGGGGGTGTAGGCAGACATCTTTGATTCTTCCAGGGGTACTCACACTAGGGTGGTCTCCAACTTCAATTTTTATGCCTGTTCTTTTTAAAAAAAGAGAATATATCTTGAATGTCTTATTTAGACAGGGATCACGCGCTTGCGGTAGAGAACAGAGATCGTAGGATTGCCCATCTCTGCAAAGTCCTTGTAGAACTTAATCTCGCCATAGACGTAGGAGGCGAGAACTGCCGCAATCTTGCCCTCGAAGGTAGTGATGAAATACTTTTGTCCGTTCATGGTGACACAGATCGCCCCCGTGCCACTGGCACCGTAGCGAAGACGAGGCGTATTCGCGTCTGCTCCTGACTCCTTGACCATGCGAAGATTCCAAGCATACGAGTCGAGAAGGGGAGCGAAGCCGCGATTTTTCTTGAAGACACCATGCTCAATCATTTGATCATAGGTAAGGTTGTTGATGGTTGCGCGAAAGTAGTCGAGCCGTGTAACGCAACCGGTGAGGCGCTCTTGGTATGATTGATTCTTCATGACACAGTGCCAGATCTTGTAGCGCTCGCGCAGGGCATCGACCTTCTCGACATCAGACAGGGTCTTGAAGACCTCGTCAGCGCGCTGCGCCTCAGCAATCTTTGTAGACAGAGAGAGCTCGGTCTTCCCCTGAGGGAGAGACGTGCGCCACGCGGTCTCGTTGGCAAACAGCTTCTTGATGAGAGGGTGCGTGCCGCCGATGGTGCGAGAAGTATCACACTCGACAACGCCATCAGTCACCGACTTCACCTGGAGGAAGCCGTTGTTGGTGACGATGGCGATGCGGTAGGTCTCTGGGTTTGTCTCTGAGACCCACTTGAACTTCGTGCCGATCGTAGGGGGAGGCAGGGCAGAAGACTCTGCCTTCTCCAAGAGAAGAGCAAGATCCTGGTAAGTCTTCTGCGCGTTCATCATCATCACTCGGATCTCGTCAACAGATGCCATTGTGTGTGTCTGTGGGTATGTGTTAAAGGTGTGCACTGACGTTTCAATTTTTACTTACTAGTCTTCTAAGACTAAATAGTCTTGTAAGACTGAATAGTCTTATAGGTATCACTAAAAAAGTGTCTTTTGTTTTGTTTTGTTTTTGTCTTATTTAGGCGGCCTTGTACTTGGCGACGAAGGCATCGTAGGCCTCCTTGTCCTCAGTCTTGATGGCCTGCGCGATAGCGAGGCTCTCCTTCGCCAGCTTCGCGCCCTCAAAGCGCTGAGGCATCGTCTGCTTCACGTGCTTCACGAAGGCGATCCACGCCATCGTGCCGACCGCGGCCTTCTTCTTCGGCGTAGGGGGGATCAGCAGCACAGGCTGCTCAGGCGCGACAGGCGCAGGTGCAGGCGCAGCCGCAGGTGCAGGCGCAGCCGCAGGTGCAGCAGCCGCAGCCTTCTTGCGCTTCACAGGCGTTGCCACAGGCACAGGCGTGGCCATAGGCACAGGCGCACTGGAATTCATCTTCACAGCGTACACCGCGGTCGCCGTGCTGATGAGCTCGAGCAGCTGGTTGCTCGTCAGGCTGTTGAGGTCGAAGGTGAAAGACATCTTTTCTCTGTTGCTTGTATTGAATGGGTGATAGTATAAGGGCGATATCGACATTTCAATTTTATTGTTCGATTGAAGATATATACGCGCGAAGACCAAAACTCCAAGTGCCGCCATGAAAGACATCAAAAGAGGTGTCAAAGAGGTGTCAAAGAGGTGTCAAAGAGGTGTCAAAGAGGTGTCAAAGAGGTGCGAAAGAGGTGTCAAAGAGGTGTCAAAGAAGAGGCTCTCTTACCATATCAACCTGATATAAAAGTTGAAGATGCCAAAAGACACACTCTTTTACACAGTCTTTTAGCATCTTCAACCTAAAATAAAAATTGAAACGGGGTTTTCCACCAAACTCCAACTACCCACTCACACACTGATAGTCTTACACTCTCAGCTCAAAATGTCTGCCTCCAACGTTGACTCGACCTACGACCAGATGATCACGATGTTCACCGAGATGTCTTTCGCTGACAAGCTCCGCTTCAACTCGGACGCGGCTCAGCTGATCAAGAAGGAGGGCAAGGTCGGTGCCGTCGGTAAGGCCGCGAAGAAGGAGAAGGTCGAGGGTGACAAGCCGAAGAAGAGCGCCGCCGTCGGCACGATGGCGTGGATCAACTTCGTCAAGCACATCAAGCAGACGATGCCTGAGCGCTTCGAGGGTGTCAAGCTCGAGAAGGAGCGTCTCGCCATCGTCGGCGCGATCAAGCTCGAGGACAAGGACGCCTACGATGCCTTCGTCGCCAAGTTCAAGGGCGAGCACTCAGACACGGAGTCTGTTGCTGAGCCTGTCGAGCCTGCCGCGCCTGTCATGACGAAGGCCGAGAAGCTCGCCGTTGCCAAGAAGGCGCTCGAGGCGGCCGCCAAGAAGCCTGAGGTCAAGAAGGAGTCCAAGAAGGAGGAGTCCAAGAAGCCTGAGGTTGCCAAGAAGGAGGTCGCCAAGAAGGAGCCCAAGAAGGTCGCCAAGAAGGAGGTCAAGAAGGTCGAGGTCGAGGAGGCCATGCCGAAGAAGGAGGTGAACGGCGAGACGTACTTCTTTGACCCCGAGACGAACGTCCTGTTCGCCATCATCAACGGCTCCGAGTTCGGCGGCATGGTCGGCTACTTCCAGCCTGACAACGAGGAGATGCCGATCCGCTTCACTGACACGGTCTAAATGATCTAAAAATAAGATACCAAAACAAAACAAAAGACAAAACAAAATAAAAGACACTTTTTTGGTTTAACAGAAGACACTTGCTATTCTTAAAAAGAACACCCCCAAAAATTGAATTCTGTGGCGAGCCTATGAGTGGTACCCCTGAGAAGCAATCCAATCCAGAAAAGATGTCCGCACCCATCACCGTGGAGTCCCTCTCCGTGAAGGAGCGTCACATCCAGATGACCCTGAACCGCGAGAAGATGCTGGAGCAGAAGCTTACCACGCCGCTTACGGCCGAGACTGATGCTCTCAAGCTGAAGGAGCTGACGAAGCGCTTCCCTTTCGCCGACTTCCACGTTACAGACCACAAATTGGGTCTCTACTACAGAGTCGAGTTCAATCACGCCGCTGTAGATTGGATGCCAGAGATGCTCTGGTATAAGAACCAGGTGAGCTGGCTTCACCGTGAGCGCGACAATGGTACACCCTTCTACTACTTCCCGCGTCCGTGTAAGATTGAGATTACAACGGGCGGCTTCACGAAGGATGTGACCCACTTGTTCAATTGAAAACAAAAAATAAAAGACACTTTTTTATGATCTATATCTTTAAAAGAACACCCAAAAAAATTGAATTCTGTGGCTAGCCTATGAGTGGTACCCCTCAGCAATCCAAGCCAAAGATGTCCAGCGTTGGCACGATGACCTTCGACTCGGCAGAGGAGCGCAACCTCTGGCTCCGCCTGGAGCCCCTGAATGACGTGGAGGCAAAACTCTCCAAGCGGCTCTCACCAGAAGCAACCACGGACGCGCTCAAGCTCAAGGAGCTCAGCCAGCGCTTCCCCCTCGGACTCTTTCACGTGACAGACCACGCGAGGGGTCTGTACTATAAGGTCGAGATCGATGATGCCGGCATCGATAAGTCCCCAGTCATTTACTACTTCGCAGATGACGGCAGGTCTTACCCCTGCTGCGGCTTCCCCCGTCCGTTCAAGATTGAACTCACAGTCATCAGTGACCACCACATTAAGAAGGACGTCACGCACTTCTTCAACTAAAGAAATGACTAAAAGAAAAATAAAAGACACCTTTTTTAGACACACTCATTTGTCTCGCATCTAAAAAAATGAAAGGAGGCCTACTCTTTTTTACAGATATCAAAATGTCTGAGTCTAGTACAAAACTTAAGATCTGCGCAATAAGACTAAATAGTCTTCAGAATATTCCAAGTTCTGTACCCAGATCAGAAAAAGTAGAGAAGCTGCTAGGATCTGCCTCAGAAGAAACTGATACCATAGCTATGGCTAGAGCCATGCCAGAAGGGGATACCCAAGAAGGATTTGTAAAGAATGTATTTAAGATAATGAAGAACCTAAGAATTGACGATCTTTGTCACCATGGTCTTATCTTTTACACGTGTGTCTTATGCAGGAAGTAAAAATTGAAATTGGCGCGGTGTTAGAGGGTGTGTACCCTCTCAAAAATGCCCCACCTCTGCTTTACCGCGGATTCCACCTCTCTCTACATCACTGGCAAGACCTTCATCATCAAGGAAGAGCTGAAGAAGGCGAAGGCAATCTGGAACGCCGAGAAGGCTGCCTGGATCCTCCCTGTGGAGCTCGACAACAAGACGTTTCGCGATGAAATGACAAAGAAGGTGAAGGAGGCGCTTGTCTCCACAGAAGTCAATGCCGAGAAGGGCGTGATGTTTGCCCTCGAACAAAAGGAGAAGAACGGTTCTTACAGCTGGATCTGCTGCAAGGACTGCAAGGTCATCAACTGGAAACGCCAGACCACAACCTGCAACACCTGTGCGCTGGACTGCGGCCTCTACAAAAACGCATTCCGCGTTCGCGGATGCGTATATACGGGAGATTAAACATATAAATCTCTTTTTATGTAGAATGATAGTATATGGAGGTGTTAAATATAAACAAGAAAGATATGCGATCTATTGTAAGAAGTGCCATCATACAATAGAGAGCAGAGATATACACGATTTTAAATATTGTTCCTGTGGAACAGTAGGAATAGATGGAGGGATATCTGGAAATAGACTTCTAGGGAATCTCTTTTTTTCTGAAGATAGAAGTATGTATTCTGCCCTTATAAAGAATAAAAAGATATGGTTACCACAGAGTATAGTTGATATGTGTAAGAACAAACTATTTTGTTCTAGCATGGGAGAATATAAAGAACACAATACTATATATCATAGTATGATTTCTAAAGAAAGTCTTAGTATTCTTGAAAAGGGGTACACCGAAATCTATCCCTTCCCCCATGTTGTTATAGAAAATTTTCTGGAAGATGAATATTTGAAAAAGGTGTTAGAGGAAGTGCGAGGACTTGATTCAAAAGATGCCTATTACAAGGCCACCAGAAAACCAAACGCCTTAGAATATAACAAATTCGCATTCAAAGAAAATCTGGGTACGTATACCAATAAGTTATTTGAATATATGATATCTGAAGAATTTGTCAAGTATATTGAAAAGCTTACAGGTATTCAAGATATCTTACCCAATGACATGAGTCTAGCTGGTGCAGGTGTACACCGTATTCATAAGGAAGGATATTTAGCAATTCATACAGATTTTAATACATATACTCACCCTGTAAAAGGAAAATTGGATCGTCGAATCAATCTACTCTTATATCTGAATCCTGAATGGCTTGAATCTTACAAGGGACATCTTTGGCTTTGTAATTCTAAGGAGCCTGTAAAAAAGATATTACCTATTCTTAATCGATGTGTCATTTTCAATACAACCAGTCAGAGTTTCCATGGACATCCTGAACGTCTTTGTGCTCCAGATAATATCTATAGAGAATCAATTGCCTTGTACTATTATACAAAGAATACAAATGATCCTCTAGATTTTGAGGGACGGCGACAGCACGAGTCTGCGCTAATATATAATAACTTCGCATACGATATCTAATTATCTTAATGGTTGTGTTTAAAAATTAAGAAGAAAAAGATTCTTAATTTTAATCTTGAAGGTATAACTAACTAAAGATCATAAACTTCTCGGTAGTTCTGAATATATAGTGAAAGTACTTTATCATCTGATCTACCGTCAAATCCTTTATTGTGTAACAGCGCATTCTACCAAAGCCCTCATTGTCTAAGAAATCGCACAACTCTTCTCTTTCGCCAGAACTATCTATTAAAAAGAAGTCATTACGTGGATTGGCATATAACTTCTTTATTTCATCTATATGTGCATGAAAGATTGGTATGCCTACAATACATATTTGAAGATCAAAGTCTGGCTGATACAAATAATTCGCATATTGAGGAACAAAATCATCTCGTAACCATGCTCTTACTCTATTATATAAATATTTCTCATTATCATATGCCCCCATTTCTTTCATACGTTCATGAACCTTATACTTTGTATAGTATTGCGGAACAAGAAACTGAGGACCAATTCGATTGATCTCAGAATTTCGAATAAGACTAAAATTATTGTTTCCCTGGTTCATATACTGAATATATCCCAAGGAAGGAATCTTAATCATCTTTGTCCCCATACATGTTCTCATCAGAATTTCTTGGTCATCATTAATAGGTAAGTACTCTGAATAATTTCCAAGTTCCATTAAAACCTTACGTCTCCACATTCTTGCATGATTTGGAAGAGAGACTAAATGACTCAGAGTTATATTATTAACCTGAGGTGTTACATAGAGATTTACCCATCTTCCCTTATATTTTGTATTATAATATGCTCCGTATCCTAGAGCTATAAAATCTCCATACCAATAGTTAGAACCATTTTCGTAAAGATTTATACACTCAGTATAGGCAAATCCTGCATCTGGATATTTTTCAAAAGCATTGACTGCTGTTTTCAGAAGGGTAGGCACTATTTCATCATCGTGATCAAGCTCAAGAATATAGGTGCCTCTACACAAACTCACTGCCTCGTTTTTAACATTCCCTATATTTCCACTATTCTCAGATCTCTTATATAAACGTATCTTCTTATCTGTTAAAACACTCTTCAAAAATGTAAAATGTGCATCATCTGGCGAATCATCAAGAACTACCCATTCCCAGTCAATCATATTCTGTCGCAATAAACTGTTCAGAGGTCTCTTAATCTTTTCATAAGAATTATAGCAGGTTGTGAAAACTGAGAAAATAGGTCGCGATTCTTGTCTATCTCCAACAACAGTATCAATAAAACAGTAATTAATACCTCTAGAAAATTCTTTAAGATTAGTAATCTCGGTGTAATGAATCCAACGACGTGCCATTCGAGGTGCTATTACGCTAAATACATCAGCATGATACTCTTTTTCATTAGATCCAAAGGTGACAAGAATCATATAATTCGGATTAAATAGTTTATTAAGATCTTCTTTCTTTGATATAATTTGTATATCACAATTAAGAGAATCCTTCCCATTTCTTAAAACAGTATCAATAGGGTTATATATATCGTATCTAAAAAAAAGAACAGTTGGATACTTAGACATCTATACTCTAGGCCAAAACACCTTTAACCTAAAATGAACTAGTACTTATATACCAGGCATGTCTGGATGTTTGGCAATTACACTACGTGGCTCAGCATGTAGGGGATATGCCGAGATGGACAAGGTATGTTGCAAACAGCATTCCAACTATTTTGAAGATGTTATAGATTCGTGGATAGTAAAAGAACATGCTATACTTATAGGCGAAGGAATATACTATAGAATCGAAGAAGCCTTGAGAAGAAAACTTGTTATCATAGATAAATCTTTTTTTAATGAAGACTATTTTATACGATCACCCAGGAAATGGTGGCATTTTATTCTACTCTGCTCGCGACATACTGCTTTGGATTCCTTACATCCTAGAATTTGGGATTCAACTGTAAAAATCTTATGGTCACAAACTCCTATTGTTCGTCATCCTTCTAGAGTTTCATGGAAGGACATACAACGTTTTATCTGTGTAAAAGGGAATGTGGGGGCTTTCTTTAGGGGATTGAAGTTGTATCCTCGCAATGATGATATGATACAGGCTATGAATCCTAGACTCTGGATGCAATTCTTTGAATCATGTACGGAAGATGCTGAGTGGTTTCTAGAATTTGCCATGAGTGAACGCGAAGATATAAGCTTCCAGTTTTTTGAAGGTATAGAATTCTGGATCCATAGAAGAAAGATGGAAATTCTTAAAGAGCGATCGCTGCCCCTAGATGTACGAGCTGATATTCTAGCAATTGGAGGTCATCCTTCGCGAGTAATTTCTTGGTTCGGTGAAGACTTGCTAGGAGTATGGAATGATTCGTGTACTAAGAGAGAATCTCTGAGATCGGTAGTCGAGTCAATTAAATTTGAATAGTGGTGTGGGCCAATACTCAGGTCAACAAATGGAACTTCTCGATAACTATGATTCAGAGTATGGATCAACTCTTCGCTGGCCTCGCCATGAAGGATCCTTTCCATCCATCATAAAGACAAATTATCCTCCTCTTACAAACCCTCAACCTCTGAATACTACAATTCTTAGTTCACATCTAGAATACGAATCATTAGCAAAGAAGGCTGAAGATTCTATTGATCTTATTGACCGAGATATAGTGAAGATTGTAGATAAGTTGAAGACAGTTGATTTGACTGGACTAAAGAAGTGGAGTACTCGTGTTGATAATACTAAGCATAAGGGTCGCCTCGAGGAAGAACTCAAACAGCTGCAAAGTAAGAAGAGTGCTCTGAGAGTTCAGTATGAAAAAGCTGTGCAAGATGGTCGTCATCTTCGTCTACTTGTCGAGGGGCATGAGGAATCGAAAAAGCTGTATGAAGATCATATGACGGATCAGCGCGAACTCTGGAAATATACGTATGGGGATGAGATTCCTGTGAAGAGTGTAAAAGGGGTTCGAGAGAATCTTGGAGGAGGCTTAGTGCGTATCCATGTTGGTGCGGATGTTGATCTTGATTCCGTATATCGGTGTCTGAAACTTGGCGGCCACCATTATGTTCGTGTAATGGATTCGAAAGAGAGATGGGTGGAACTTGAAGAGGGAGTTGAGCTGATAGAAGAGGCTTAGGGGTAAAATTGAAAGTCACAGCGTTTTTTAGCTTACGTCCCCAATGTCATATCCACGCGCCTATATACCTGAGAACCCTAAACTCAGTAAACGCGATAACAACCTGGTATATTCTGGTATTGAAATGTGTGAAAGCTACCCAGAATTTCTTACCTTCTATCGCCATTTTATCTCTTCCATGGAGCGTCAAGAAAAGTATAAGACTTCGCAGAAGAAAGCTGCTATGCTCTGGAAGTATGTAAAGAAGGGGCGCACTGCTATGCGTCAGCAGTTTCCTCTTACATCTATGAACATCCCTATCGAGTACATGCAATTTTCGGGACTTTCTGGATTGGCTTTGGCTGATCCTTCTGATGTTGTGAATGTATGCCACGTTGATCTGACTGGCTCACTCGCCATTACGGATCTTTCAGGGAATACAAAAAAGGCAGATTCTGTCGAGACACCTCTAGTTCCTCAGGTTGAGGTTCCTCAGGTTCCTCAGGTTCAGGTTCATGAAGTTCAGGTTCCTGAAGTTCCTCAGGTTGAAGTTCCTCAGATTTCTGAGCCTTCTCTCCCTGGTTCTGTTGAGATTGAATCGACTGTCTCTACTCTGCCTGACTCTAATACGGAAGTCAGTAATACTCTGACTGTCTCAAATACTGAAGCTACTCATATCTCTCCACAAAATATCCTAGATCCAACCACGGTCGATAATGTGACCGAGGTTGTAAGTGTAAATGAAAAGATTAGTGTTCCTGTAGTACAGAAATCATTCTGTGTTTCAGGATTATTCTGCCGTCGCAAGCGATCTTAAGAGTCAAACTAAAAATTTGATTTATTTTTATACAACTTACTTATCCTTCACAATGTCGTGCCAAGCAAGAATTCTCGACGAAGAGTTTACAATTGCCAATGAGACATGTCATACCACAAAAGAGTGTGGCACTCCCTTCTTTAAGAAGATTTCCATTGATGGAGATGCTTCAATGAAGATCTGCCCTAAGTGCTTCAGCCGTTTCATGAGCAAGGGTACTAGTAAAACCACATGGTACGGATGGTTTGACTGCGAGTTTCCTCCTGAGGCTCACATCATGTATTCTGCCTGGTGGAGACTTAAGAGTCGCGAGGATGCCAAAAAGAAACTCGATGATATTAATACCTGGTTGAAGGGTGAAGGAAAAACAAACTACAAGGAACAGCCAGCAAAGATTCGCGAGGCCATGAAACTCAAGGCATTTCTTAACTAAAAAATGAACCCAGGATGCCCCAATTTTTTAGTAACTATGGATCCCAATATTGTTCTCGGTGTATCGGCATTTCTTATGAGCCTTGCTCTTTCTTCATGCATTCTTGCTGCTTGTGTAAAAGAGGAGAATATTAATACACGGATACTCTCTGTTCTCCGTGCATCTTCTCTAACATCAAAGGAGCTTGCTGCCTTGCTCAAGGTACCAAAGCCCGAGATAACGGATCGTCTCTATATTCTTCTTTCTAAAAAGAAGGTGCGGCGTAATTTTACTACAAAGATTCCTCTGTGGTCAGCATAAAAATTGAAACTCAGGGTGTGACACTCTAATCAGTCCCAATGGCTCCTGTATGGTATAAGATCGGCGAGATCCCCTTCAGCGCCTACGTGAAGGCGTTACAGGGACTGTACACTGTCCTTGAGAAAAAGAATACATCCAAGGGCAGTGATGATATCTTTCTAAAGTCTGTTGTTTCTGGATTTATTGACATGGATGCCAAGGCCTGGGAACTTGCCGAAGGGCAGCGGCGTTACGAGAAGGCTCTTCAGATGAAAATGGGCGATTTTCACGAGGAGCTTGCCGGCAAGTTTCCTGGCTACGAAACTCTTGTCCCAGGCCACGAGACCGGCTGCGATGTTATGAAGAGCGATGGCAGCGAGGTATGGGAGTGGAAGAACCGAGATAATACTATGAATAGTGGATCTGGGAAGTCAGTCATTGACAAGCTTGTTGCGGTTGCTGATTCAGGTAAGAAGCCCTTCCTAGTTCTCGTAAATTGTGTAAAAAAGAAGGTGCCTCGGTTTGGCGCTCCTGATTCCATTACAGTACTGAATGGGCGCGATGCCTATGCGTATCTATCAGGCCGCGACACCTTCTTCGCTGACTTGAACTCGACCCTCTCTTACACATTCACAAAGTTTAAGAAGTATGAGGAACTCGAGGAATTCGTAAAAGATAAGACTTAATTGCCTTCGCCATTGCTTCAGCTAACTTAACAGGCACTGCATTACCAATCTGTTTATATTGATTCCCTACACTTCCCTCAAAGACATATGAATCAGGGAAGGTTTGAATACGAGCATATTCGCGAACAGTAAGAGGACGGGTCTCAGTAGGATGACACCGTTCCGTCTGTTTTTGTGCGGGACTCGTAGTAAGTGTCAGACACTGTTCATTCATAGCTAGTCGACGAGCAACCCCTCTCTTTCCTCCTCCAGCCGCCATTCCCTTTTCACCCATATAGGCTTCCTTGATTCCATCAGGAAGATCAACCCAGCATCCTCCTTGTGGAACTAAGTCCATAATCTTCTTTTTTGCTTCAGGATAGGATGCACCAGGACTGGCAGGGCAGTCTAGAAGTACATCGCGTAATAGAACTGTGTTAGAGGATGGCTGAGGATATTCAAACTCGCCCTGGGTTTTCCAAACATCGTCACGAATTCCTACAATAAAGATACGTTTGCGCTTCTGAGGAACATTGTACTGCCCAGCATTCAAAACCTTATGGTACACGTGGTAGGCTCCATTATTCTCGAAAAGTGTAAGAATTCCTTTGAGAGTTTCGCCACCTTCGTGGCTCACTAGTCCTTCCACATTTTCTACCATAAGAACCTTAGGCAAGGCTTGGCCAACTAGACGATTGAATTCCACAATGAGTTGACCACGCGGATCCTCAAGACCCTCTCTCTCACCAGCATGACTAAAGGCTTGGCACGGTACGCCTCCCATAAGAACATCGATCTTTCCTCGGAATTCCGTCAGATCGAGATTTCGCATATCCTTTGTCTCGACCTTCACGCCAGGATGATTTTTCTTCAAGGTGTCAGAGAAGGTTGGGATAATTTCGTTCAGTAGAGTAGCTGTCCATCCAACATTCATGAATCCTGTTGAGAGTCCGCCGCAACCTGAACACACCTCGATAAATGTTCGATGTTCTCTGAGAAGTTGTAGAAGCATGAGTTTTGATTTTCCTTCCGTAGGAATATTCTTACTCTTACATTCGGCGATAAGATCAGAAATCATAGATACCTATACGAAACTTTGTGTATGATAAATCAACTTTTTAAGTTTAAAGTAAACAAAACAATGTTCATAAAATGCTTCCATATATGCGTCCTCATATAACAGCGCTAAATGTGTCAGATGAACCTATTGAAAAATTAAAAGAACTAGAAATAATGGCTGCACCCCATCTACTTTGTTATACCACACAACTTCCCAAGAAACTTATTATGTGGAACAATTTGGATAATAATCCATATCATTTATTTTTCTATATGCTTGCAAAATTTTATACAGTTGATAATGAGGTTGATACGGTTGAGTATTATTATCCAAAAACGACAAGCTACATTGCGAATGAGGCTATGCGTCTCTTACCAAAGCGGTTCCAACGTAAGTATGAAAAAGAGGAAGGATATGAATATGTACACATTCCAGGTTTACAATTATATATAGATTCTATAGGTGATACAATGATATATAGTTATATAAGAAATTTATTTAAAGATATATATAGTAGTACAAAGCAAGAATCTGGTAAATATATTTATATTTCTAGAAAATTTGCATCTTGTCGTAAAGTGTTAAATGAAGATGATCTTATAGATATGTTAAAGGGGCTGGGTATCAGTGTATATTATCTTGAAACTATGACATTTATTGATACCATTCGTTTATTTAAATCGGCACAATTTGTAACTGGTTCACATGGAGCTGGTTTAGCATGGGCTGTATTTTGTGATCCTAAGACAATTATGTTAGAGGTATATAAAAATAAACCATTAAAAAATTGCTACTATCATGTATGTAAAGAAATAGACCTTGAATACTGGAGATTTACAGATGTTATAGCAGATAAAGAAACAGAAGAAAATGATCCAAATCTACCAGATAATGGAAATATATATGTTTCTGTTGAATCTTATAAGGCAGCCTTAGAGACAATACTTAGTAAAGTGAAAGAAAGATTTAATAATACTGTGTAAGATGTAGAGTCTTTTTGTACAGATTCATAAACATGTCCTTATAGTCCTCGTCGTCTGCATCAATTGCGTCAATTGTGTACATATTTACTGGCCTCGATCTACTGTAAGAGAAGGGCTCTGCAAAGATAACAATTGGGAGATTCTCTGGATACTCTATCATTGTTCGTATCTGGTGCGGTGTTATGCAGTATGCTAGGGTGTAAGAGGGTTGATTCTCTAACTCAATTTCTATGTGGCCAAAGATTGGCGGTGCATTATTGATAATAAGTCTTCCATAGACAAAGGGCTTTTTGTATGGAATGATAGACGGGTAAATTTTGTTATATAGCCGATCATAGACTGTAAAGACTCTGGTATCTGCCTCGCAGAGTTCCCATGCTGCAAATTTTTCCGGTAGCATTCTGTTGGTACTTGTGGGTATGTGTAAACTTTCATTTTTTAACAAAAAATAAGAGTTTAGCATGTGAGATAGGAATCTCTTAGGCCTGAACCGGCCAGTTGTTCATCACGGTCTCTACCGCATCATAGACCGTGTCGCGATCCTGCGATGAAAGCTGCGTGTTGAGAAGTACGCTGGGCATGTGAGGGGCAGTAAACTGGAGAGACACGAATGGCTGCGTATCCATCTGGATGAGGCGAAGCGTGGCACTGAGATACTGCATGAGACCCTGGCGATCAAACTTCGTCGCCTTGTTACAGACAGAGGCATCGAGATCATGATAGATGACTGAATACATATTATTGCCTTGCTTGCGGATTACCATGATATCGTCCTTCGTGCAGTTCTTGTTGCGGAGGAAACGCATGGTGATCGAAGGATAGGAAGGAGTGACTGCAGGTGCCTCTGCAGGTGCAGGGACAGGTGCCTCTGCATATACAGGTGCAGGGACAGGTGCCTGCAGAGGAACGAGCGGCGGCATCATGTTTACCTGCTCTAGCTCCGCCTCCGTAAGATTTGACTCAAGGAACTGGCGAACCGTGAAACCCTGCGGGCTGCCAAGGAAGGAAGGGAAAGGCGTGTCAAGATCGACATAATCCATAAGCTCCGCGATATAGTCCGTGCGGACATTGCCATACATCCAGCGAAGAACAACCGCCTCATAGATGAGCCACTTCACACCATCCTCCTCCTCATTTAGAAAGGTTAGAAAGTGAGAAATAGGGAAGTCGACATTCGACGAAGGATCCGAGGCAGCGCGAAGATTGTTCGTCACCGTCGTAATATAGGTCGACGGATGTAGAGTATCCTCCCAAGAAGCGAGGATATCCGTCCAGTTGAATACACGGCGAGTCTGAGTGTTGCTCCAGAGAAATTGGTAGTACATCATGTTAGTGGGACAAACTTTGGGCTGAAAAACGAAAATCAATTTTTTATTTTTTATCTACTATGATGGTTACATCATCTTCTTTAGCAGGGCGTAAACTTGATACTAAATCATCAGACGATGTCTGCGTGGCTCCTGGTAAGGTTTCTTCAAAGTTCTTTTTGCCAAGCGGAGTTCTTTCTACTGACGGTGCTCGTGTGGATGTGCGAGAGAAGAAGAGCGATTGATTGCCAACCCCCCTTTTTTTCGTATCATTATCTACAATGGCTGCTTCAAGTGTTTTAATACGATCCTGCATTGCTGAGAGTACTGACCCAGATAGGTCAGTCACCATTTTATCTAAGCGTTTATCTACCTCTGGCATCATTGCCTCGTGCCACACCTTTCTCTTTTGTTTCATAAATACAATAGCATCGACAGCGAGTTGTTTCATACGAGTATCATTTGAATTAAAGACCTTGGTATGATCAACTCCGTGAGCAATGTCAGGCTTCTTGAAATCCTTCAGATTTTCGAACTCCTTCTCAAAGAGTTTTATTATATCATCAGGGATTGGCGGGGATTGTTCAATGAGTCTATCTAGATCAGAACGACAGATCTTTAAAAAATCGAGAGCGTCAATTCTCTCCTTGGGATGAAGAGCAAGCTCAATGGCGACCTGACGCTGAAATTTGCCCCAGGCTATCGAAGCTACGCGGTTTGCTTCCGAATTTTGTGCATACCGGAAGAAGTTGCCCAGAGTTGTGAGAATACCTGTAAAAATAGATACAGAACCTATACCTATCTGGGCATATTTTTGAGCATTAGGATCTTCGCCTACAATACTATTTAACATGAAATTTGCTGAACCTGTTAAGGTCGATAGGACGATAACTGGAACTGTAATCCACAAATTCGATAAGGCAGTTTTCTTCTCGGCCTTATCGTGCATCCAGCGATAGGACGCGGCAATGTCAGACCATTCTGCCATCAATTCTTCTTGCTGTTTTGTCCATCCATTATTAAATCTTGGCGGTTTTGAACCTGATAAATCTTTTTGAGCTGGCTGCGGCGAAGGACTTCTAGAGCTCATTCTATTAACGTAAAATATAATTCGGCGCTACTTTTAATCTTTACAATATAAGTAGAAGAATGTCTCATAATAGAGATTATTTTCAATTGACTGCCCACCAGCGCCCTATGACTGGAGATACAAAGATGTCTGTTTTATTGACAGATCATCTTGGATGGCTCTTATGCGATGGACGTTTACTAAATATCACCGATTATCCCTTTTTGTTTGGAGCTATTCACTACGCTTTTGGAAGTAATATAAGCGGTACTCAGTTTCAACTTCCCAACCCGGCTGGACGCGTTCCAGGATTTATAGGGAGTGGGGCTGGTTTAACGCCGCGCAGAATGGGATCAAATTTCGGTACAGAGACACATACGTTGACAGTTGCGGAAATGCCTACTCATGCGCATTCCATAACAGATCCTCAGCACTCTCATACAGGGACTACTGATGCTGCTGGATATAGTACAAGTCCAGTGAATGTAAATAATCTAACAACACAACTCGATGTTGCAGATAATAACTCAGGCGGCCACACTCACACATTTACAACACAGGCTGCATCAACAGGTATTATAATTAATAGTAACGGCGGCTCTAATGCTCACAACAACATACAGCCCACATTATTCTTAGGAAATCTCTTCATTTACAGTGGCAAATTCGGCAAATTCTCAGGTGCCTTAAGAACAAGATACCCCTTTGATTCTTCTGGTTATCCATCAATCACAAGTAACTATATAGTTTAAACTGCTTCCCTTTTTCCTGAACTATTTGCCTTAGCTTGTAAATACTTTATATGATCACTGTGACTTGCGAAACGCATGGGAGTTGTTCTCTCATTCGCTTCTCTTAGAATACGATCCGCCACCTTTCTTGCTGCCATATCAATTGATCCATACGGTTTTGTATCAGGAAGAGACTGCTTCTTATGAAATACGAACCATTCTTGAAGAGGATGTACTGTATTCTTTGGTAAATCAGTCCCTGGAGTTGTGAATCGTATAGAATATGTATCCTTCGCATCAAGTCCCTCGCAATCAATATATCCACGTCCAGGATCTTTGAATACTCTAGTCTTTGTTACAGAGGCTAAAAACTTTGATTCCTTTGAATATTCAATAATTGTGTAAGAGGGTGTGTGGCGAGTTGTGTGGAATCTGACACCTCCCTTAATTGGCTGGGTATGGAGTATCTTGAAGTCTGGTGCTTTTAGTGTGTGTGGTGACTTTGGTGACTCTACGAAAACCGGACTATAGATCCCTGACCACTCTATCCTACTATTTTCTAAGACGCCTACACGATAGAACCAGAGTCCGTGGCCAACGTCCAAGGTACAACCGAGAGCAACTGGGATAACAAACTGTCTGAGAGTGTCGGTAAATTCGGAATCGCGGGCAACTTGGATAAGTATCGCGTCTGTTTCTCCCATAAGTATCCAAGAAAGACAGAGCTTCGAGTCGTTACAGAAAGCCTGAATAGCCTGTGCACTCATTCTAATATGATTTTTATTCAAAGTTGGTATATCTTGTTAAGATATGCCAAATTTAATAGAATAAGTAGAATGGCCTGTGAAGAAATTAAAACACAAAAATATCAAACACGAAAGTCGCCTGCTTTTCATGCTAAAGACTGTAAAGGCCTTACCAAAAAAGGGAAGGACGGAGTCTATATTTCAAAGCCCGACGCAAAGGGTACGTATAAATGGGTAAAGGCTTCAAATACTAGAAAAGTAGCAAAAGGTAAACAGTATGATATTCATGATAATGGTAGTAGACCATTCAGAGTGTTTGTAGATGATAACAATGTATCCATATACAAGGATACACAAACGGATTGGAATTTACCACCTGATTATAGTAAGCTTATAAAAACAGTAAAGGTAAAGGAAGTCATTGTAGGAAAAAGCAGTGGGCTTGCACAAGGTGCTGATCATAGACCAGAACAGGCAAAGCAATTCCTAGGAAATTCCATTCTTCTTCATATATCTGGAAAAAAGTATATACATGTTGGTGTTGAAATCTATGAGTTTATTATGGAAGATGAATTTGAGGCATATTTTTCTATGGTTGGAAACAATGATGTCCCATATCCTGTTGTCTTAGGAAAGGAAAACGTGTATTTTATGTTGGAATCTGAGCATACTTATGTCCCAAGAACATATTTTCCTATTGTAAAAAATAAGACACAATGGGAAAATGCATATATGTATTTCTACGGCCATATCGATGCTCAAACTGGTGAAAACCCTCCTCACAATATTGTTCTAAGAAAGAAACTATCATTAGAGAAATATGCTAATAAAATGAAGGGGTTTCAGATGATTCAAAAGCGTGGATAATGGCAAGCCATTCATCCTCATAAACATTAGACAGATCATTTACATTCTTAGGTTTAAAATTGACGGTACCGGCCTCCAAAAATAGGCCAAAACCGGCAAATGTCAGCCCCTGGTACCAAAACTGGCATAAAGAATTCGTACGATAACTCTGAAATGGAGTACCGTGCGCCAATGAGCGCTGCTGTCAAGCCTACGCAGTTTAAGAGTGGTAACGAAGAGGGGAAGACGAATACCTGTCTTCAGGAAATGAATTCTATCAATAAATACTACATGAATCTTGGTAAGACACTTGAGCAAAATAGTCGTCTAGACAATAAGAATTCTTCTTCCATCCCTATTCATATTATTTTCACAAACAATAGTCTTATTGAGACAAAGCAGTGGAAGAATAAGATTGCAAACTTTGGTGTAAATAATATGGCTATTCTATCATCTCAGGATACAAAGACAAAGGGTGAGATTGATTCACTTATTAATACTGGGGACGACTCGGGTCGCACGATTAATTATATCATGTGCTGTGCCAATAAGGTTCGTATGAATGATATTGAGTGGATCATTCGCCAGTACTCGAAAAAGCATACCAAGTATGTATTCAATCTGTTTCTTGACGAGTTTGATAAACTTCCCATGTACGTGGTTCTTATAAAAGCGATCCAGAAGTTAAAGAATGTGGCAAATATTGTTGCCATTAGTGCAACTGCCTATTCTGCCTGGTTCAATATGTTTCACGAACTCGGGTACAGCCAAGTACCTCTGCTAACAAAGATTGAAGATTCTTCAGATTATCGTCGCATCAAGGATCATCGCCTCTTTTACACAGACATGATTCGCATCGAAGACCCTGTAAAGAATTTCCTCTATATTCTGGAAAATCCTGGCGAGGTTTGCTATCATGTGGAAAATATTCGGATTACCATTCCTGATCTGAAGGCTGAGACTGGAAAGATATTCTTTGTTCCTGGTACCTTCTATACAAGCTCACACGATGAAATCTGTGAAATTGCCCATGCTCTAGGCTGGAATTGTCTAATTCTAAATGGAAAGAAGAAGGGCTACTATTATCCTGATGGAGACCCTTTAACAATCAAGGAGTATCGTACAAAGAATGCGCACTTGTTTGAGGAATATACGAGCCCCATGTCGATTGCGCAAACAATGTATAATGATGCTTCACTTCGTCTGAAGAACACAAATCTGGTTATTACAGGATTCAACTGCGTGGAGCGCGGAGTTACCTTCAATGTTCCAAACTTCCAGTTTCACACGGCTATCTTTAGTGAATACCATTATCGCGAGGACAGTAAGGCCAAGGAGAGTATTATTCAGCTAGCTGGTCGTGCCACAGGTTGGAAGGAATTTGTTCCTACTATGAATATTCTTGCACCGAAGTATCTCATTGATGAGGTGTCAGACAGTCAGGATGAACTTATTAACTTTCTCAAGGGAGAGCCGTCCCATATCACGTATGCCGATATGATGGGTGATAAGAATGCGGTACCAATTCGCATTGAGTTCTTAAATGATGAGGTACTCAAGGCAGTTGAGAATGAGGGCAATAAGGCTAAGAGACTTGGTATGATTGTAAAAGGGATTAATGATGGCGATATTGAATACACAGATGAGAATCGCGATGGAGATTTTATGAAGACGAAGAATGACCAACTGATTATTAACCCTTTGTACAAACTAAAGACGATTCGTAGTTGTAAGGAGGGAAATAAGGTTGAGAATTATCGATTTGATGCATATATCTCGGCATACGAAGAATGCCGAGGGTATGGGCAGAGTAATAATTCTGGCGAATTTAGTATTGATATTAACTTTGTTGATCATGTAAAAAATACTGTTAGCATTGATCGTGGTCTAGGCTTTATCAGCTATGCGCCTATTGAAACAGAATAGACTTTAGATTCTTAAGTGCTAGAGAGTGTTTGGCGGTGTAAGAGGAGAAATTGTATTCATATGAAGTGAGGAGCTCATGGAATTCGCAGAGTTCGGCGTAGAACTCTTGAGAAGGATCTTTTTTTGTTGGTTGCTCTGGCTCTGGCTCAGATGAAGTCGAACTCGTAGGACTTTCTTCAGACTCAGAATCAGGTTCGGAATTTGAATCAGATTCGGAAGGAGGAAGAGGCTCCTTTTGAAGTTTCTTCTCATCCGCAAGACGTTTCAATGCAATAAGTCTCTTCTGGCGTTCCTCCTTTTCCTCCTCTAACTTCTTTTTCTTAGCCTCTCTCTCCTCCTTCTTTGCCTTCGCCTGTTCCTCCTTGATACGGCGCTCCTCCTGAGTTACCAACTCAGCCAGCCGCCTCTCTTCATTTGTAATAACTGCGCGAAGAGATACCATAAACTGCTTGAATACATCGCCATTCTCATAGAAGCTCACCTTCGTAGTAGCAGGAATCGGCAACTTCGTATAATCATCCGCAGTGAAATTTACAAACCAGATCTTTCCATTATAGTCATTGTGAGGAGTCTCTGAACCCATAATCTTATAGATTGGAATTGCCTCAATCATACGACCATCTAGCGAAGTATGGCATCTCGATGTATGCATATTCTTTCGACCATACATTGGAAACATCCCAGGCTTCTTAAGATCATAAGGCTTTGCACCATTCACAGTGAGCTCATAGGCGTCCAAGGTCCACTTGCCACCCTCATACACTTCCTCATGATGCATGAACTTCTTCACCTCAGGACAGGCATCCACATGCCACTGAAAGGAGTGCCACGAATTCTTACGGCTATTCGTAGTAATCAACTTCGGTGACATATTGATTTCTAGAGTAAACTCTACACGCTGAAGAGTTGCCTCACAATACCGAGTCGTGATAAGCTCGCGAAGTGCATGCGTAAGTTCTTGGGAAGTCTTGTACTTCCCTAGAACAATCGGATCAAACTCAATTTGGAACTCGGTGCCAGAGGGAGTGAGTTCGTCACTTAGATACTCCTGCGCATCCGTATCTCCATAGCCAAGAAAGGGAGACTTGATAATCTGTAGATTTCCTCCAGGGCGGCGATACTTAATAGACCAGGTTGCAGTGTCATAATCGCCATTGTACTTCGTAAGAGCCTTCTTTGTACCATGGCCATTCCGATGAATATTATTGCTAGAACTGGCCGCCGCCCAGGTCAATAGGCGGCGCTCATTCTTAATACCCAGACCATTGTCTCGTACAGTTAGAAGAATCTTTCCTGACGGAAGAAGAATATACTCTGTTAGAATATGAGTCGCACCGCCATGACTAATCGCTCCATCCCAGAGTTCAGGAGTGATCAGCAAAGCCTCTGGGAAATCGTCTGTATAGGGCACCGCCTCCGTGGCTGATGCACGCCACAAACCTTTGTATTGTTCGGCAGACATTGGGACTGTAAAGCTAAGTCGGCCAATTGGTTCATTTTTTATTGCCCTTGAACTTTTTCTTTGCCTCTACACCATTCTTATATAGAGCATCAGCTTCTTCGGCAGTCAGTTTTTTAATATCGATGGTGGGTGGAATACTTACAAATATCTTTGTTTTCAGAGAGGTTTTGAACATATATGGTCCATATTGCCCCTTGCCAAAGGTGTAGGGTCCAAAGATATATTTGCCATTCTTGGTTTTTTCGCTGAATTTTTCCACAATTTGTTCGGTGGTATCAGTCTCTACAAAGGGAATGCGTTGATCTCCACATTGCAAATAGAAGCCATAGGGACCCTTCTTTTTTACTATATCCTTTCCGTCAAAGGATCCCACATTTGCATCATCGCTCTGCTTCTTAATCCATTCTCTCGCCACTTCTTCAGTAATTTCCTGAATCGTAATATCTGGAGGAAAGGAGTAAAAGATGGCTTTCGAACCTCCCTCCTGTACAAGCAAGGGACCCGTTTTACTCATAACCGCCTTGAAGCCATTCCCAAAATCGTTTACCTTTTCGGATAATGACGGCATCGACGCTTTGTCTTTTAGTCGTTCATAGTCAGTCTTATAGGAAGACCAGGTATCCTTGCACAAATCTTTCCATTGCTGATCACCCTTTGACACACTATCAAGACGTTCCTCCATTTCTGCGGTAAAGTCGTAGGCGAACAGCTGGGGGAATTCACGCACACAGAATCCAAGTACTGAATTTCCTAGAGCAGTCGGTACTAATTTCTGTTTTTCCTCTCCTAGGGAAACCGGTGTAAGATGTGTTAAAGGTGGCCATTCATTTGGTAGTAAGGTAAGGGTCGTCTGGTTAATTTTTGTACCTGGAATGTCTTTCTTTTCAATATATTGTTTATCAAAGAGAACTTCCACTAAGGAGGCAAAGGTAGAAGGTCGTCCAATTCCGCGTTTCTCAAGTTCTCGGATAAGAGTTGCCTCAGTGAATCGCGGGGATGCCTTCGTCCGCTTGGGTGCTCCCTTCAGTTGGATCCAACGCAGGGGTGATCCGACCTTGAGACTCTGTGTTTTATTCCACATTTGCTCATCCTCAGGAATCTCTTCCTCATCGTCCAAGTTTGCAGGTTTTCCAGCAATCTGCCAACCCGCAAAGTCGGTAATGCGCCATGAAGATGTCCAGTCAAAGGGAACGTCATCCGCTTTTACACGTATTTTTACCGTACGCGACCTTCCCTTCGCCGGTGCCATGACTGACTGTACTGCACGTTTCCAAATGAGAGTGTATATCTTTTTCTCAATCTCCTCCCATTCATCAAGAACTTTCACTTCAAAGTGAGTTGGCCGAATTGCCTCGTGAGCCTCTTGAGCCAGGGCTTCTTTTTTGGCCTTTGTCTGATGTCCAACATAGTTTGCTCCCCAAGACGCAGTTACTTCCTGAATTGCTTGTTGAACCGCTTCTTCTCCTAGAACTGCATGATCTGTGCGCATGTATGTAATATGGCCAGCTTCATACAATTTTTGAGCAACCTTCATAGTAACCTTCGGATTTATCTTATGAAGAGCACTTGCCTCCTGTTGTAGACTACTTGTGATAAGTGGTTTCGGAGGATTTGTTGTCCATGGAGCCTCCTTTATCGATGTAATAGTGGATGATGGATCCTTGTGGATATTCTCGAAATAATTTAGCACAGATTCTTGATCTTCTATCTCATCGTCCATCTTTGCTTGAAATGAAAAGTCTGTTTTGAATTCTCCTGACAAGACCCACGTTGTTTGCGAAGTATGACCTGTAATACTCTGTTCACGATCGCTCACTAGACGTAGAGCCGGTGTCTGACAACGTCCAGCTGAAAGAGTTCTGCCTACGTGTTTCCAAAGAAGTGGAGAAATCGTAAAGCCTACTAGCATATCGAGAACTGCCCGCGCCTGTTGTGCATATACTCGATTCATATCAATGACGCGAGGATGTTCTACTGCATGTTTTACAGCCTTCTCCGTAATTTCATGGAACACTGCACGCGGCAAGGATGTCGGATTCTTCTTTAAAAGACAGGCGACACTGTAGGCGATTGCCTCTCCCTCTCGATCATCATCTGCTGATAGATAAATGGTCTTCGCGCTACTAGCAGCTTCCAAGATCGCCTTCGTCGCCTTGGATTTTTCTTTCAAGAAATGAAAACGGGGTTCAAAGTCTCTATCAATGCCGATTGCATCGAGATTTTCTTCTAGAGATCGAATGTGTCCCATGGTTGCTAGAACATTCCATCCCTTTCCAAGAAATCCAGCAATCTTTTTACATTTTGCTGGAGATTCGACAATTACTAAATTCATTTCTGTTGTAGATTCGTAAAATATAAAGGTGGTGTCAATTTTAGGGTTAAGGTTAATATGTATACATATATTAGTATGCCACCGAAGGGTAAGGCTGTTATAGCAATTGTACCGACAAATCGTTTTTCTGTACTAGCTTCTGATTCTGATTCAGAGGATACTCCTGTAGAAGTGAAAGTAGAAGAAAAGATTGAACCGCCTTTTCGTAAATGGATCACGGAAGAAGATAGTCGTTTCAAGAGTGATACGACGAATATCTTCAGTAGTCCTTTTTACAAGGGTATGCGTTCTAAGCAGTGGGGTAAGAGGACAAAGGAAGATACTGACGGATGGATCAGCATTCGCTGGAACGAGCCGCAATTTCAAGATACTGGTTCAGATGAAGAACGCGCCGATGTCATTTACGAACCTCGTGAAGATAGCATTACAGTAGAACCCAAACCAACCATCGTAATGAAAGATTCCATTACTACTCAGGAAACTCTTACTGCCATTGCATGGGCTGAAAAAATCAAAAAGAGTCTTGAAACTGCCGAATCAGCAAGATCACATAAGACAGAGTACAAGGAGGCTCTAGGAAAGCTATCCTTTTTCAGAAAGACTAATAACTAAAAAGAAGCCCTGCGCGTCCTCCATACACTCTCAAAATATTGTACGTCTCAGCCCAAACATAAATAGTATACTGAGGTACATCAGTTTCTCTCATAGTTCCAGCAAACGGTTGAAAGGTCAGATTCAATTCCACATTTTGAATCTTATCTAAGTTTGCCATTCCAACAGGATTACTAATTCCAAGTTGTCGAGCAGTGCCAAAGGGTAAGGTATAGTAGTATTTATTATGCCAAGGAGTTTTTCGATGCTCGATACTCGGAAGCATACTTCGGAACAGTGCGGGCGTATCGCTAGCATATCGTATAAATCTGCCTTCATAGCTGAGAGAGATTGATTTCAATGGTTCAGAATCGACTCGTGAATATGCGGGCTGCAGGAAGCTGTACTTGGCTGTGTCGAGGCCGCTGGCATCAGGCCACCACGGTATGCTTGACGGATTAGTTAACGGATTAGCTGACGATACACTCAGATCACGGGTCGCCAAGAAGGGAGCGTTGAATAGATCAGCATCTTTACGATGTGCAAAAAAATAAAGATCTCGTGTAAGATTCGGTATACGCATTGGTATACGAGCTGTCGGAAGTCCCTTGGTGTCAAAGGGGTGAACGGCGTAATGTTGAACAATCGGATAACTTAAATCTCCTAGCCGCAAACGATTTGCCTCTGGCGCATCAAGATGAATATACTCAAATAACATATATGCCTCTTGAAGTTTATAGTCACTTTGCATGGTCACTTCTAAGGGCGATACCTTGGTAAACACGTTAGGATCTCCAGTAAGCCCGGCAACAGGATTGCCTGACGGATCTTCGACATAGAAGGGACTATTTACCATAGAAGGCATGGATGTTGATCCTCCCGTCTCACATATACCAGTTAGTGCATCTGCTGAAGATTTAATATCAGATTTCTCTGAACTGCGAGCCGATGTAAAGAACAAGTTGTCCAAGGTGTTAAAGGTGGTTGTAATCTGCACTTGCTCTGCACCAATGGCATCAATTGGCAGAGCTTCTGAGGGATCACGAGTAAACCAAAACGGCAGAGGTATAGCAAGTTCCTGGTTGGCTTCTTTGCGACCGTTGGATTGATCCGTGAAGCCATTGTCGTGCCGTCCTATCATGCGATTCAGAGTTGTCACCTTTTCTAGAGGTGTGTGAAATTCGTCCAAGACTTCCATTAATTTTCCGTCAATCGTGTCTATAACAGATCCTCCAATGATCATCTGCGACTGACTGACGAGAGCATGGCCTATGGAATTTGTCCATCCGAAGCCTGGACCAACGAAGGTTTTTCCTATGGATTCTGCCTGTGTTACAGCCACCAATTGTCGAGTACGTATATCAGGCATTTTAACCATCAAGAAGGCTCTAGAGATGAGTTGTCCACGGCGAGGAATAGTACATCTAGCAGTTTGTCCAAATGCCGGAGCATTGTCGAACTCGACGCGATACCATTCCGTGGTAAACCTTCCGCCTTTTACATAGACTTTATCGAAGCTCTCGGCTATCACCCCTCTTGGGGGGAGAAGACGTTCATCCTGAATTCCAGAATTAAGAAGTTTCAATAGGCCGGCGGAGGCCATCTGGCTCCATTATGTATAAAAACTCTAAGTCTTGTTTAGAAATGGGCTGTCCATATTTTATTGCATATACCTATTTACATTTATTACTAGGAGTTCTGGTATCCTCGGCGGCCGCTGTATATGATCCTTTAGGAAAACTGGGAATTAATAGTCAATCCATTGTACCAAGTATACTTATATTGATATCTAGTTTTGTTCTGTTATACCTATGCTTGATGCAGAAACCTGGAGTTCTCAAATATATTCTCTTTGCAATATTCATAACTCTCATTGGAAGTAGTTTGAGAAGTATCTTAGAACGTCTGCATGCAAAGCAAATTCTTGTAAATGTATTACTAACAATCTCAAGTATCTTTTTAACAATGACTGTTATTGGGTTTGTGGATAAACAAAATACTCTAGGCTTCGGTCCCTATTTATTCGCATCCCTCATTGGACTTATCCTGGGACACTTAGGAATAGGAGCAGCGTTACTGTTCAAGGTTCCTGGTGAACAACTCTCAGGTATATCATATGCGATCTCATTTATCTCGACCTTGGTATTTAGCATATATGTAGCTTATGATACACAGATGTTAAAGGAGGATGCGGCGGCATGTAAGTCGCACCCAGATTATATTAATAGCGCCTTGTCCTTGTACTTGGATATTCTAAATCTGTTTGTAAGCGTAGGAGATCTGGCGGATAGCTGATTCTAAGAAAACATCTTATTCGCCAATCCATTCTGAAATCTAAGCCATTGAAGACTAATGACAAACGCTTTTACTTCCCAATCCTGTTCATAGCGACCCCCAGGCACTCCAACATCTAGAGTTAATCGAATTGACTGTAGACGTGAAGCATTAATGGTTCCACTCGGCTGGTGCTGTGCAGGATGAGTAGCAAAGGAATAGCCGTAGATAAATGATTCATACGAGGCACCGCCACCCTTGTGTGCTAGAGCAATATGCTGCCGAAACCATTGTTCTTCTTTGTATATAATCTCTGTTCCATTCAATTGAATTGCTGCCTTGTGTAAAAGAGGTCTGAGTGGATTGTATATCGGATCATATTCAATCTCCGTCACTGCCGAGTAATTCGTCCATTCATTATTATTATGCGTAGCCTTGCGCCGAATGAACCAGATGATTTCCTCAACGGGATCATTTACCTCCAAGGGAAGTTGTACCTGAATTACATCTGAGGCGGTTTTGTTTGTAGAATATTTAAGAGGTTCGGAGAATGTGAATGTGTTACATACACGGATCATAGATTCGAACGGATCGCGGAGAATATTATTTCGTATAGTTCCGTCGAGATTCGCTCCGTAGGTTATAAGCTGAACCTTCTTGAATTGTGGTATAGTAGTTGAAGTATTTGTAAATATCTCTTCTCTGTCAAAGAGATAGCCCTTAAATAACAAAAGCGACTTATTAAGAGGAGTATCTGTACAGGTGTTTCTCCGCCCAAAGACCCTTCTTACACATTCAGAAAACGGGCGCAGTGTTATATTAATACGGATTGTTCCGTCCCTGCATGCTAGGAGTGGTAGGGATTCTTCTAGTTTGGATCTTTGGAAGAAGAATGGGATTGGCACAAAGATTGAGCGATTTTGATTTGGGAATAAACTATGAATTGCCTGTTTTAAAGGTCGAGCTCCGAGGCCGTCGACTGCAACGCCATACTGATTATTAGGATCTGACATTAGAAGACTTGCAACCTTTAAGAAGTCTCCGTCAACTTCTTCAATAACTTGGTCGCCGATCTCTAGGGACGCTTTTTCTAGGATTACACTTCCCAAACTATTGGCATAGAGCCAAATATCTTGGCCATACTTTCCTTCGTACGGAGTTTCTAGATGTAGAGTCCCAGCATCAAAGCGCATCAGAGTTGTTTCGTCGAACCAGTGGCCGAGTTCGATTTGTAGGACGGTGTTAAAGAGTATGTCTCCTGAGGTTACGGATCCGAGATCGAAGGCGAATCGTTGGCCGAAGGCGGCGGGACCTCGAACAGGGAATTGCTGAACACTCAGAGAAAAGGGGCGCGTCCGATTCTTTTTGGGAAGCCACCACGTTTTTTCGGCGGACAGAGGGGTGTATTCATTGTCTTGGGTGTCGCGTGGAGCCAGATCTAAGAGGGTAGTAATATCCCCCGTAGGCCTCATTCTCTGTCTATATGGGAAGATTCTCTTATGTTTAAGACTGAAGCCGTTAACCAAATTTAATATTGGGATTATATAGAATGGCAGTATCAGAAATTGACAGACAACTACTTCTTGCAAGTTATCAAGGTAACTTTAATGTAGTTGCCCATATCATTTACAACTTTGCAGCAAATGTAAATGTAGAAGGTCCTGTACATGGTATTAATGGCACATACACACCATTGACTGCGGCTATTAAGGGTGGAGATGACGGCGTACCGGTCGATAAACTCCGCAAGACACTCGAGGTATTAATGATTGCAGGGGCGAATCTAAATATAGAAAAGTGTATACCCAATCTTGGCTGCGGTTACACACCATTAACTATGGCTATTATGAATGAAAATGTAGTGGTAGCTCGTGAATTAATTATGGGAGGGGCAAATTTAGATGTAATATCGGGTGAAACAGACGAAGAACTTAGTATTTATGATCATGCTCAGATTGCCGCAGTTCTAAATCCAAAAATGAAGGAGATTGTTAATCTTCTTGAGTATAAATTTGGGAATCATTTACAAAAATTAAATGTCCCTTTATCAGGTTCAGTAAATATAGATAAAGATGATGCTAAGAATGCAGTTTCATTAGAGGAAATAGAAGAGGGACAAGAAGTATATCTTATCAATGATGAAAAGTTTCCATATTCTAGAAATTCTATGAGGGGTCTAATAGATACGCCAAATTCTAAATCACCCATGACTCGTAACCCAATACTAGATATAAAACGGCATACGGCTAAAATTATTAAACCAAATGTAAAACAGAATACGAATCCAGTTGGAGGAAAAAGAAATATTCGTAAGCGTGGAACTCGTAAACACAAAAGTCGTAGTGTCAGAAATCAGAAGCGTACCACTCGTAAATATCGTTAAGTACCGAATTTAAGTACTCCAGAGAACTTAAATTTCTCTAGTTTACGGCATTGCGGAAAGTTTAAAAGTTAAGAGATTCTTAATTTTTAAACTTTCATTCTTTATAGAATGGAACTATCAGATATTGATAATCTACTATTTCATGCAGCTATTACAGGTAATTTGCCTCTACTTAGACATCTGCTTGACAACGGAGCAAATATAGATCCAGAACAGTGTATTCGTGGCTGCGGCTACACACCATTGACTATGGCTGTTATGCTTGGACATGTCGATGTAGCCCGTGAGTTAATTGCACGGGGAGCTAATCTAGATATAATGTCAGGCAAACCAGGTGAAATGCGTAGCATTTATGATCGTGCTCAGGATACCGCAAGGAGGAATTCTAGAATGGACGAAATAGTTTATTTTATTGAGCATGTAAAAGCCGCTATTTCAGCAAAATTAAATGTACCGTCGTCAGGTTCACACATTCTAACTCAAACTCATAATACCGACCCAATTACATTAAATAAAATAGAAAGTGGTCAAGAAGTATATTTTTTCAACAATGATCCTAATCCATATTCTAAAAATAGCGCAGTGCGTATACTAAACACGCAGAATCCTATATCGCCTATTACTCGCCAACCAATTGTAAATATAAAACGGTATACGGCTACATTTGGTGAACCAAATGTAAAACAGAATACGGATACAGTCCCGAGTGGCGGAAAACGAAATGCTCGGAAGCGTACAACGCGTAAGCGAAGCAACCCTAAGCGAAGCAACCTTAAGGTTAAGCGTAGCAATCGTAAGCGCATCACAAAAAGATAAGATACTTATATAAATTTAAAAGTTAAGAAAACCTTAATTTTTAAATTTAAAAGTCACGCCTATTTTCCAATTAGTTTAAGAGGATTATATCCATATACAACTTCTAAGCAGGTGTGAGAGATTCCATGTATGCCAAATCCTACAGAAAACAGCAAGATAAGCACCAGTATTTGATAGGGATCTCTAGACATAACCTTTGAACTATATACTACTAGGTAAAGCACACTTACAGCCATTAATACACCACTCATCACATGAGCATATAGAGATGGGGCATGCATTCTTTTTAGTTTCCAGAATATAACTCCGCTCTTCCATAACCATCTGTATCAAAGCGAGCCCATCCTTCAACAATAACTCGTAATTCTGTTATAGGTGTACTATTCGGATCTGTCAGATTTATGTAAAAGGTGGGTTTATTTGCCGACGTGAAGTTTACTGCCCCTGTTACCTGATTCGGCGGATTTGGCACATACCCAAGTCCCCAATTCATCGTATTCACTTCAGCCTTGGAATCCGTTTCCTCTTTAGCAAAATTCGTAACATCACGCCAAATCAACGAGTTGCGCGGAAGTTCACGATCTTTTCCAGCAATTTGAAAATTCACCGAACTAAAGTAACTTTCCGCGCCTTCAATACCAGTATTCAATTTCCACAGTCTATTCGCTTCTATATCTTCCTGGCTTCTAAAAAACCACACAATACGCTCGGAAGGATGCCGGCCATCAAGAAGACGTTTTATAACACTTACTCCACCTGTTAATACATTTGTATAGTCAAGAGCAGATTGTGTAAAAATATTCTCCCTCGTTCTAACAAAATATATTGATCTTGGAGTTTCTTGTAAATGTGTTTGGTACTCATTAGGAAGATATACGTTGGTTGTTTCCAATTCTATTTTTAAAGGTGGCATATCAGTTCTCTTAAGAGTAGTAAAGGTGACAGGTTCATTACATATGCTTGTAGACTGCTGGAACATTATATTCCATGGATATGGCTTTGCTCTACCATCTGAAGCTTCAATCAAATCTTCTAGACGGCGCAGTTTGCAACGGATACTGTAGCTGTGATTAAGAACTGACTTTTGCGGAAATCCGGGATCACCATCCCTTTGACATCCAACCAAGGGAATCTTTAATCGAAGTTGTCCAGGAGTAGCCGCTCTCCCTATGTCAAGGCTTGTTCCATTATGCTTCCCTGTCAGAACATTTGTCACTGTTTTACTACCATGGGTTCCCTTTGACAGTCCCATAGCCCATAAGGCATCGCCAGAGAAATCTTGCAGCAGAATATTATCTTGATATATTTGTATTGAGTCAAATAGGAAGAAGGCGATATTATTTGTATACCCATAGGAAACTCCGCTCAAATCTGTCACAATAGATCGTCTGTTTGCTACTTCGTACTGTGGCGGTAACCAGCTAGGAAGATTTATAACAAAGGTAGGATCTTTTAAGATATCTCCAATAATATCAATATCAAAGTGTATAATTCTTCCAAACTCGCAGGCTGTTTTCGGAGGAATTCTACGAATTTCTGAGATCTGTGGAACTTGAGGATCGTATGCCGTGCTAAAGGGGTAAATACTTTCATTTGTATCGGAGAAAAAGAAAGAATCCTTGTTTCCACGAGCAACGAGTTCATATAAAGAACCCTCGGCAGTTGCATAGGGTGTCGGAGCTCCTGCCATCTAGAGTTTGAAAGATTGTTTACATTCTTTGTGAACTTGGTGCGGCTAAATCTAAGATAAAGCGACTGATAGACATTGTTATAACTGTGCCATAGGATACCTGTGTTGCCGTCATTGCCTCCAAGCCGGCTTTACATATTGGGCTGCCTGTCGTAAGCATTCCCTGGACGAAGCCCATAAATCCATCGGGTACACAGAATGAATCATATAATTTCGAAATACCATAATGTGTGGTATATGCTAAGATAGCAGATACGGCACCCTTTGTTAGAAGATCCATCTTTTTAGTCATTATATATGTTTAACTCCAATCAACTTTTACCACAATTTCCCAAAATTCGTAAATCACAAAGGATATGTGATTCGTTTGTATATCAACTCTCGCGTCGCTGAATGCTGCCTGTATAAGTTGTCGGACAGCTGATTCTTCTTTTTGCAGATCGGCAAGTTCTTGCTGCGAGTTTGCCCATGCAAGACTAATTCTTGCCAGCGTGTCGCCCTGCATCGCAGTTCTGAAAACCTGGTGCTTCGTAAGACTTACTACAGAATCAATAAGAGCAAGTTTATATTTGTCATCCTTGTACTTTTGTAAAAGGATAAGATCCTTGCGACTGAAACTCATCTTTCTTAATCCATGTCATTGTCTTTTGTTGATTTTGCCGCATATCTTGTTTTCAAGGTCTCGGTTGCCTTGAGCACGCATTTGACAGATTTTGAACCTGCAGGAAGTTCCAAGTGGCATACACGATCAACAGAAGTGAATGGGATTTCATGTGAAGATGGGAGCCCTGTTTTAATCCAAGAGTCGAAGGCTAACTTTGTTTGTATATATCCTGCATCATCCTGGCTGATCCCAAGCTCTCGAATCTTCGTAAGAATTTTTACAGTTTCACTAATCCTACTAGACATTGTACTAGGGGATAGGCCCTGGCGTTTAAACTTAGGCAAGATCAAAGAAAAATAACTGAAATAGACGACCGTCTTCTTTGGTAGATCCAAAATACTCGGTTGCAGCATGGATGATCTTTGCATCAAACAAGATTAGTCTATTGTATACATTGCCAATGGTGTCTACCATCTCAAACTGCGAGCCATCCAAGTATCCCTTGGCAAATACTTCAGCATGCTCATCACCTGATACCTTCATCTTCTTTGTTAGCCGTGATCGAAATAATGAGGTTCCTGTTTGGATCGGCGCATCTGGTGTTAGATAGAGTACGCCAGCATATTGCTGGCCATCATAATGATATACAATCTCATCCCCTTTTACACAGTACTGAAAACAGCCATTTGTTCCGTATTTCTCCCATTCTGGTATCTTCTTTCCTATAATCTCTTCAAATCGTTCCTTCAGTCCGTTGAATCTATAGCATATGTCGGTTCGTTTACCCTTGTGGTACTTGGGATGCTCAATGAAGCTAGTAGATAGAGCAAACTTGCGAACAGAATCTGGATCTTCGTAAAAATTATCTATAACAATGTAAGAGGGAATGCTCTTTCTTATAGCCTTAGTTTGAAAAGAAAAAACAGTTACCCATTCACCGCAGTTCATTTGTAGTTGGCATGGCATCTGCGCCTCGAACAACCATCCAGACTTTGATTCGCTGATCTTATAAAATCTAGCAACATCTGGCCTGTTTGATCTTTCTATTTCTAGTCCAAGAACACGCAAGGGATTACATTGAAAATCTTTGGTCATGCACCAGCCAGTGGCTTTTACAGTATTCTCTTTCATTTCAACACTATCTATGTATCCTAGTATTTCAGGATTTTCTGTGGCATGTACCATATTTTTATATAGTATGTGGAATTCTTTAACTTATTCTATAGCTAAGGGCGGTGCCTCATCAAAGGCTTCTGTAAAGGTACATACCTTTCTACAAAGTGGGCACGACAGCTTTTCATTTCTTTGAAACCATTCTTTAAGAGAATCTGTAAGAAATATATGAAAGCAAGAAGTTACGGAAGATGTAATAGGGGATATGGTTTCCATAGAGATTGGACACAGTTCGTCTCTTTTTGCCGCATCCTCAGCAATGATCCACGCAATTCTCGTGGGAATTTTATCTATCTTAGCTTGCACTGGTGATTTTATTTGCCATAGGATACGATCCTCGTTATAGTCATTGTTCTGTACCGCAGGGTGGTCTCTCATAGTTAGAATATTTCCTCCTGTTTTCTTAAGAACTGTCATGGTTTTATCGCCAGATTTAAGGTAATGTCCATCTGCGGATACCTGAATACTACTACTTGTTCTTCGTATATGAATATTAAGTTCTACCGCTGCGTTAGCATGCAGACTTGTTTTATGTAAGGTGGGTGCTACTATATCTTCAGTATATGCGTGCCATTTACGAACGTCTGCATTCCATTTAAATATATAATATGTTCGTTTATTCGGTCGAAATACCGCGATATAGGAAGAGATAAAGAAATTGATTCTATCCACCATGGTATTACATATAAGAATTACATATAAAATCATTTTTTAAAGGCCTAAGGCAGATTAAATTAAACTAATAAAGAATGTGTGGTATCTGGGCATGGATCCGCAGTCATCCGCAGCCGACTGAAGTGCCTGTTGCCTGGAAAAAACGAGTGTCTACTCTGAATGCGCGTGGTCCAGAGGGATCACGGTGGTTAGAGGTTCCCTCTTCTACTTGGTGTTTTACCCGCTTAGCCATTAATGGATTGACTGACGAGGGCATGCAGCCGTTTGTGAATGAAAATATGTCATGGATGTGTAATGGTGAAATTTACAATTCGAAGGAGTTAGAGAAGACTCTTGGTTTTGTTTCGAAATCTGGTTCAGACTGTGAAGTTCTTGGAGCTCTATATCAAGAGATGAAGAATCCTGTGAAATTTGCTCGTGCTCTCGACGGAGTCTTTACAATTATTTTATTCGACGGATCTTTCACCACAATAGCACGCGATCCCTATGGAGTTCGCCCACTCTTTTACTCATTTTCTGAAAAGGGATGGATCTTTGCCAGCGAACGCAAGGCGATCGAGACTCTTACCAATGAATCAGTACTAGAATTCCCTCCTGGTGAAGTATGGCAAATTCCTGTTGATTTGCATTTGGGATTGTCGATCAAGAAGCAGAGATATCATGAGATTCCTTGGATGAAGCAGACTGCCGATCTTCCTCTAGAATTTCTCCGCTCTGCCTTAGTTTCTGCAGTTGATAAGCGCCTTATGACTGAGCGTCCTGTTGCCGCCTTGCTGAGCGGTGGTGTGGATTCTTCGCTTATTGCTGCTCTCGTTCAGAAACGTCTCAAGGAACAAGGGAAACCGCCACTCAAAACCTTTAGCATTGGAATGGCTGGTGGAACAGATTTGATATATGCGAAAAAGGTTGCTGAGCATATTGGCTCAGAGCACTATGAAATTGTTGTTACTGCTGATGAAATGTTTAATGCCATTCCTGCCGTGATTTATGACATTGAATCCTATGATATTACAACAGTGCGTGCCTCAGTTGGAAATTGGCTCATCGCCAAAGCAATACGCGAAAAAACAGATTGTAAGGTTGTCTTCAATGGTGATGGTTCTGATGAGGTATTTGGATCGTACCTATATTTTTATAGAGCGCCGAATGACTATGAATTCGAGAACGAGGTTGAACGGTTGTTAAAGGAGATTCATATGTATGATGTTCTACGTTCTGATCGCAGTATAAGTTCTCATGGCTTGGAGGCACGTACGCCGTTTTTAGACAAGCAATTTGTTGCTGCTGCACTGGCGTATCCAACTGCTCTTCGTCGTCCTGGAAATGGTCGTATTGAAAAGCAATTGCTGCGCGATGCCTTTGACGGACTTGATCTTTTACCGAGAGAAATTCTGTATCGGCGGAAGGAGGCGTTTAGTGATGGGATAAGTAGCCAGGAGAAATCTTGGTACGAGATTATCCAGGAAAAACTCTTAGAATCTAAGATGGTTTCTAAGATATGGGCGGAAATCAGTTATGAAAAAAATTATTGGCCAGAGCCAAAGACTCCTGAGGCATTTTATTATAGAGAGCAGTTTGAAAAACATTATCCGCGCACTGGGAAACTGTGGCCATATTGGATGCCGCGGTGGTCTCCAGAAACATCTGATCCAAGTGCTAGAACTCTGAAACTTTAGACCGGCGGGCATTTCAAACCGGCACTTTAAGGTTATTTTAATTTAAGAAGTAATGTCTGCTCCTGATATTGCTTCTTCAATTAAAATAAAAGAACTTGGTAATAGCATTTATAGAAGAAAATCACTATGGTATCTTGCAAATATACCATTGAATATTATAGATTTTGTCAATTGGGAACCAAGTAGATATAAGAATAATCTGAAACTTATATCAGATACAAAATCTGTAAAGCCTGTAATATTAGGCGATTTAGATAATGCTACACAAAAATATACACTATCTGATGGTAATCATCGTTGCTATTGTAGCAATGAGTTAGGTTATACCCATATTCCTGCTATAGTTTCTACAAGAGTAAATGATAGCAGATTTGAAAGAATAACCTATGCAATTGTATAGGGTATATTTTCTTTTTCGCACATTTTCTTATGTTCTTCGTATATAGGATTATCTGGAAATACCCATATTGGTAATGAAGATTTTTTAATAATATCTAGTACATCATGTATCCATTGTTTCCAGTCAAATGTATTCTGTAATATATGCGGTTGAAATAGACGAAATCCAGAATATCCATTTTCCACAGCCTTCTTCATTTTATAAATATCAGCACTTCTATTTTTATCTGAATTACTGCCATTCCAGCGCCCATCTATGAAATGCTGTAACCCATCAAGTTCGGATATGGTTTTCTGTATATGTAATGTATTGTCAAACCGATATCTATAGCCAGTCTCAGGATTAATAAGCCATTCAGGATTCCATTCTAACCATTTATCTTCTCCATTAAGATTCAGTGTTAGTAGATATTCTGTTACAATAGATTGCGTCTTATTCAAGCAATGTGAACAACCATGACCATTTCTATGGTGATCTAATCTTTGTGGAAATAATTCATGTAATTCACATATAACTTCAATGATTAGCCTACCACTTTCATCATTAAATATGTTTCCATATTTATATTGATTGTGATATTGTTCAGTTAATTCAGTTATTATATTCTGTTTATCTTCTTCACTGTACATCTTAGCCTCTGCTGATGCAATTATACCACATGTTGGACACCCGCAGCCCATAAGATGGGAAGTAGGTTCCTGCATAAAATCACCATGTTCTGGACATGTTATTATGACTTTATTGCCCGAACCAATATAAATTGTTCTTGGATAAGTATAATAATTTTTATGAACGACATTTGCCTTTTCTATCCAGTTTTCTTGAGAATATGCGTTTCTTTCAGAACAAGTAATTGCCTGGCATTCTTTACACCCCCCCTTTGAATCATGGCTTAAATGATATGAGGGAGTTACAATAAATGTATGCTCATTTTTACAAATTAATGTAATAGGTGTTCCCATATTTTTAAAGTCGCCAATTAACTGAAACGCCCCCTTTCCAAATTTATCAGATGATAGTGTCATAAACTCCGCTGGCGTCCTGTGCCTTCCTCTACACTTTGGACAGCCTGTTGGATTTTTCTTTTTCATGAGATGCGTTGGCTTTGCTTTCCACTCCCATGAACATATTCTACAAATACAATATACATGAGTCTGTGAATTTGTATATGATGTAACTCTTGATAAATCAATCTTATTTGGTTGAACTTCCTCAACAGCAGATTTAAATTCGTCAAGTGTAAGTCTCTTACCTGGTGTCATAGTTACTTTGTTCATCACCAACTAAGTATCGTCAATTTTATATGCTTGATTATCTATTCGTAAAGCATACTTGACAGCAGATAAATTATAATCTTTGGTGTGCTGCTTTCCCATTTCTCTTTACTTTTAGTGCCGGTTTGAAATGTTCGGCGGTCTAAAAAATGTTTGTGAGGCTGTCGGTAAAATCACCATAGCAAAATGAAGTGTCTGGCAAGACTAACAAGCTGGGAAACCACAAACTCGCCTATTGGTGAATCAAATAAGAGAGCCTCGATTATAAAACTATGTAAAAATACTCCTCAGAAAGGAATTCTTTGTGAAGAGTGTTTGAATCGTCCCACGGGTGGAAAATATCAAACTCGTATGCTCCATGGAGTACTCACAGAGGCTCCTCCTGAAGATTCTCATGTATATGGAAGTAGCTGGTACTGGCAGAGGGTGTCAAAGCATGGTGATCCCTTTGATAAAACGTGGATCAGTTCTGCCAAGGAATCTCAGAGACAGGGGGAGGAATTATGCGCCTCAGTTGGCCGTTCTGGTTGGAAGATTAAACAGCCAGATGCAATAGAATTAGAGGAGATGAAACAGAAAAAAATTTCACCTGTGCCAAAGGAGCGTGTAACGCTTCTTGATTCTTTCGCACCTGTCAAGGTGAAATATGAAGAATCGGCCAAGCTTCCCGAAACTTTGCCGACTGATAGAGTTAGTATTTCAAAGAAATGTATTGGCGGCATAGATATGTGGATAACCGAGTCTGGCATGGTATTTGACTGCGACTCTTTGGGAGAGCCTGGAGAATATATGGGACGTATGGTCAATGGTAGCTTGGTTGTTTCTAAGGTTAAATGATTGTAGATGCCATATATAGAATGCTTATGCTTCTGTTGGCGACCGCGTCGCTAAGTATCGCGGAACCTCCTAATCGCCTCCTATTTGACACTGCTCTACTGCCAACGCTTAGTGCAGCCGCTTCAAAAACATCTACGCGTTCATCCGCGATATCGCTTTCCGTCTATCCAAGTTTCATTTCAACTCGTTCTATGCGTAGTTCTTCAACTGCAACATCGACAAAGACTGCCACGCGATCTACACCTTTTTCTAAGACATCTACAACGAGTCCTCTACTAACTAGAACTTCTGTTCTAACGCGAACAACTACTGGGTCAACAACCTCTACTAGAAGTATATCTGCTACCCGTACTTCAACTCCTAGTATCTCATCTTCTAAGACATCTACTGGCTCACCCACTATGACTCTTAGTGCTAATCCATCTCGAACTTCCACTGGATCTTCTTCCAGAAGTCGATCAGCACCCGCTTCAAAGACTGCTACTGCCTCATCCTCAGTATCCTTATCACCTAGACTAACAAAAACTGCTCTTATATGTCAAACATCAACATCAAGTATCTCAACTTCTAAAACACAAACTGGAAGTTCAACAACCTCAAGATCTATTTTCAGTTCTAAGACTGCTACTGCTACAGCAAGACCATCAACCACTCCTCTTGTAACAAAGACAACTAGCTCTAGTGTGATTGGTACTGGTACTAGGATACATACAAGAACTGCCTCACCCTCTAACACTGTGTCAAAGAGTGGTACATCGAGTGTTAGTTTAACTCCAACGTCGAGACAGACTCGCACGCCTACTTCGGCACCAACTGCAACTCTGAAACCTCTTATGACAAAAACTCCGAGTTTCACAGCTTTTTTTACAAAAAGTATAACATCTTCCAAAACATCTACAGCTTCTTCCTCTGCTTCGGCCAGTGGAACTGCGTCTGGATCATTCAGTGGAGAGACTCTGACTGCTAGTGAAACTTCTAGTGGTACGATATCTGTGTCAGAGAGTTCTTCTTTTACAATGGCGGGCACGCTATCTGGATCGGCTTCTTATGTAAGTTTTACGTCAAGGTCGAGTATTACAGGGACAGCTAGTGCTGCTATATCAAAGAGCAGTACTACATCCCCGACTACATCGAGATCATCCTCTCAATCAAGATCTCCTACTAGTCGTGGTAGCCTTTCGCGTACTAGTCTTACAACTGGATCTATGTATCGCACCGCAACAATATCTGGATCATCTACGACTTCTAGAACTTCTTCGGGATCACCAACACACAGTGTTACAGGGAGAATTAGTAGATCAGGTAGTATTACAAGTAGTGTCAGTCCTACTTCAACGCACACATCGACGGATAGTTTTGTTAGAAAGACATCCACAAATTCTTATACTTCGAGTATATCGTCGAGTGAATCGTCATTGTATACTGGATCGTCTGTCGATTCATATTCAGCATCTGAGTCAGGCACGGGCACTGGAAGTCCTTCTACCTCTAGTTCGGTGTCGCATTCAGAAGTATCCACGGATTCTTCGTCTATGAGTAATTCTGGAAGTCATACAGTTAGTGTTACAGGTTCCGTATCTGAATCAGCATATAGTTCTTTGACTGTTTCGCCAAGTGGTTCCATTTCTCGCAGTGTTAGTGCAACTTCTAGAATTTCTAGATCTGGCACTGTTTCTCCCTCAGGATGTGTAAGTATGAGCGTATCTCCTTCACGGGCATCAAAGAGTACAAGTGGTTCTACTAGTGTATCGTCGTCTTTCTCTATCAGTCCGAGTAGTTCTGTAAAAGGAAGTGCGACTGGTCGGCATTCAGCTAGTAGCAGTGGTGAGAGATCTATGACAAACGTGGGGACAGTAAGTTCTGTTCATACACTGAGTGTATCTGCTGGTAGGTCGCAGTCATCAGAGTCTAGTAAGACGGCGGTATTTTCTGTTAGTGCTTATGAGTCTACTTCAGAATCTATGAGTAATTCTGTTGAGTCTACGGGATCCTTGCAACAGACCGAGAGTGTATCGAATTCTGCTTCTCAAACGTCTGAAGTAAGTTCTGCTCCTTCCCCAAGTGCTATAAATAGTTTGTCTGTTTCTGAGTCTTCCGCTCAGTCAGCTAGTCATTCTGGATCAGCCACGCAAGCAAGTTTCTGTGCCTCATCGAGTGAAACTGCTAGTTCTCTTGGAAGTGTATCTGGATTTTCTAGTGAAACTACATCTGAACTACATAGTGAGAGTAGTAAACCAAGTACTAGTGCAATACCTTCTGTATCATCGAGTGAAACTTCTAGTCAAAGCTCGACTTCTCTTGAAAGCATATCTGGATTTTCTAGTGAGAGTGTAAGTACTTCTGCATCATCTAATCTAACTACTACCCCCCTTGGAACTTTATCAGAATCTTCTAGCGAGAGTGCAAATGTATCTAGTTCTCCCAGTGCAAGTCCTCTTACTAGCATCTCTGAATCTCCCAGTGCAAGTGCTATTACCAGCATCTCTGAATCTCCCAGTGCAAGTGCTCTTACCAGTATCTCAGAATCTCCCAGTACAACTGCAATTGCCAGTATCTCTGAATCTCCCAGTAGCAATATATCAATGAGTCACAAAGCATCATTATCTTCTATATTAACTAGCACAACTAGTACATCAGAATCAAGTAGTTCTACTGAAACATCAAGTACCACTCCATCTATGACACCTACACCTTCTATTACACCATCTAGATCAGGTACACCGTCATCTACAGCAACTTCATCAAATACAGGAACACCTTCAAACTCAGGAACACCATCATTGTCAGGTACTTCGTCAGTCACTCCATCGAAGTCTGGTACGCCATCTAATTCAGGTACTCCGTCAGTTACTCCATCCAAGACAGGTACACTTACAGGTACACCGTCTAAGTCCGGTACACTTACAGGTACACCGTCTAAGTCAGGTACACCTTCTGTAAGTGGCACGCCTTCGGTCACACCATCAAAGTCAGGCACACCTTCTATAACAGGAACACCTTCAGTAACTCCATCAAGGTCAAGAACACCATCATTAACAGGTACACCGTCTAAGTCAGGTACACCTTCTGTAACTGGTACACCCTCTGTTACACCATCAAAGTCGGGGACACCTTCTATAACAGCAACGCGGTCAGTAACACCATCGAATTCTCCAGCAGGAACAGTATCGACAACAGGGACAGCATCCTTTACAGGGACACCTTCAGTGACACCATCCTTTACTGGAACTCCTTCCCGTTCAAGATCACCATCAGTAACTCCTTCGGGATCTGCAACACCATCAAAGTCTGGTACATCCTCCAAATCAGGTACACCATCAAAGTCAGGCACACCTTCAGTGACACCATCCTTCACTGGAACACCGTCACGATCAGGAACACTATCCTCGACAGGAACACCTTCACGATCAGGAACACCATCCAAATCAGGTACACCATCAAAGTCAGGCACTCCCTCTGTTACACCATCCGTAACGCCATCAAATTCAGGAACGCCTTCAGCGACACCATCAAAATCAGTCACCCCTTCAGTGACAGCCTCCTTTACTGGAACACCTTCACGATCAGGAACACTATCCTCGACAGGAACACCTTCACGATCAGGAACACCATCAAAATCAGGTACACCATCAAAGTCAGGCACTCCTTCTGTAACAGCATCGGTAACACCATCAAAATCAGGCACTCCTTCTGTCACACCATCGGTAACACCTTCAAGAACAAGAACAGCTTCTATTACAGCCTCAGTAACACCTTCAAGAACAAGAACACCCTCTTTTACTCCTACACGATCAGCAACGAGGACTCGTTCATAATTTTAGTTACTGATATATAGAATGCCAGTTGGCTTTACCGGTGTCAATACTGTTACAGAGTATGATCCTAGAAATCGGCCTAGTAAACTCTCTCTAAACGAGTATACAAAGGCAACAAATCCTAATGGTTCACCTCTAACTCGCCATTCATATTTCTCTCCAGAAAATTTAAACACATTATGGGGACCGAAAAGTAATGGTAGAGAGCCTACTACGAGAGAATTGTTAGAGCGAGAAGAATTTGATAGAGCCTTTCACATATATTATGATATCTATAGAAACCGTGGTTATTCTAGTACTGAAGCTAAGGATGCTGCTGCTGATATGGCTAGTAAACATATAAGAAAACATGCCGCACGCCTTGCTCACAAGGGGGCTATCTATAATCGTGGATATCTTCAACAAGAAAATCCTGACTTGCTAGAGGGGAACATCATAACAGGTGAAGATCCTACAAGACAAGAGAGAGAACAACTTGCCTTGAATTTAGCTAAGATACGAAATAATGAAAAAGCGTATAGAAATGCATATCTTAGAAAAACTAGAACTAGAAAGTCCAGAAAGTCAAGAAAAACGCGTTCAAAAGCCTAAAGAAAGATCACCGATATACATTGGGGACTTCGAATAGTTCAGTGGTAGAACGGGGGATTGTAGAGAAATCTAAGAACAAATCTCCCCAAGTCGCCGATTCGATTCCGGCTTCGAAGATCCCATGAGACCTGTTAGCTCAGTTGGTTAGAGCATTCGGCTGTTAACCGGAAAGTCGTGAGTTCGACTCTCATACAGGTCGTCTATATTTTATATACTTTACTATATAAACTGTAGAACCGTCAAGTTTAAACTTTCAGCAATGGAAAATCTTGTGTAAAAGAAGATGGATGTTGTCTTAAGGGCAGATGATATTCCAGAAAATGGCCTATATAATAGGGATTTTCATATCTTAGATATATGCAAGGATGCCACTGAAGCAACTCCTCCAATTCTAAAGAATACAAGGAATCCAAGAAATTTGTATGAAGACTCTATGATGACTCTTTTTAATACGAGAGATAAAATAATTCTATGTCGTAGTTATAAGGGAGCACTTCACACACTTGAAACTGCTGCTACTACAGAAGGAGCAATTGTAAAACAAATTAATCGCCTTACATCCCCTTTGGGTCTAGATACTGGAATACCACAAAGTATTGAGAAGTGTATACGAGATTCTGGCCCATCTGCAAGTTCATTTAATCCAGCAATTACAATTCTATACAATCCTTCAGATTATACAGATCCTTCATCAAGAACAGAAGTACCAGCAGTTGCCGAAAAGTTTCCTGTCAATGGTGGAACCTTTCATATAGGCGATGATGTATTTGATCGTATTATTGGTGTATCTTCGCCAGTTAGAAGTTTTTCTGCTACTATGATGGAAGACAATACATGTCGCGTAGGATTTAGTATAGTTATAGGAGATAATACATATAATTATCAAACTATAATTAGTAGTAATTTTCAGCAGGGGACTGAAAATGGCGGTGAATTCTTTACAACTACTGGTATTCCTCCACAACCAGCAGGAAATCCAAAAAAGAATACTTTCTTTAATAATAATAATGCTAAATATAATGCACTACTACAAACAAATAAGCATCAAGAAGCAGAGGATATATTAGCTAGAGCAATTGCTTACATTGTGTCAAAGGAGTATTTTGGTGATATTCTTATTGCTATGGTTGCCTTAAAATATAAAGAAACAGGTGCGAATAATGCTGCTATATTTACCTCTGATAATGCTCTTACAGCTATATGTAAGATGTGGAATTTAAATGTTGTGTCAAAGAATTGGAATAGATCAAGCAGTACTGAAGAATCTGTAGCAATCTTATACAATGCAAATCCTGCTGAGGAATTAAGAAGAAATAAGGAACAGATAAAATTATCTGTAACTAGATGGAATCGTGCGATAAGTACTAAGCTTCAGTATGTTGTGAATAGTGTTAGACAGATTAAGCATTTGGGGGATATTACTGACGGGCAGAAAAAATTTATACGTAGTATTATAGAATATATTGAAAGAATTAATGCCGTTGTTTCTGAATTTACAAATGATGAAGATTTACCGATCTTTCGCAAGGAAGTTGTAAAGTATCAAATAAAGAATATGATACATTCAATAGAAGGAGAAACTGTTAGCTTTGTAAGAGGAATAAAGCATATGTTTAGAACTGTCCCTGATACAGTTGCAGGAAAGATAGATATTCCTGGAGAATTTGTTGAAACTCTGCAACGTATGAGAGGAAATGCTCGTCCACCTTTTAGAGTGTATACAACTAGAGTGCGACTAAGAGGGGGACAAAGAGGTGGAACTTTGGATGATATTGATACAGATCCAACTAGAGTTCTTAAAAGTATTATAGCGAGAAATATTAGTTTAGAAATAAGAAATAATAGACATGTCAATATTAAACCAACCATGGACGATGAAAAACAAGCAATCGATGATATATATAATTATTTGTATTTCTTATATAATCTTGAATGTAAGATATGTTTTGATGAGAGTGTTATAAGGACTTTAATATCTGGATATTTAGGAGATATACAAGAGTTGTCATATGATGAATTAATTTATGAATATAATGGACTACTTAGACATACCATGAATGTTGAAACAAATGCAGAGAATATTGAAGAAATTCCAAGAATAAAGGCAACAGGTAATTTCAGTAAATCACGTCCTCCCTTAAGAATAGTTGGTTTTAGAAATAGTAAAAAGTTAACTAAAACCCGTGGTATATATAAGGCAAATTCTTTGAATGTCTCGAATCCTTTGAATAAGACGAATGTCTTGAATGCTTCTAACTATGGAATGGCTGGAGGATCTCGGAAGAGAACTCGTAAGGTTAAGTCTAAAAACAAGTGATTGTAAGTATGGAATTTACTCCTGAATGGTTCGATTCTTCTTCGCGTGCATGGCTCGCAAATAAGAAGCGCAAGGGTCAGAGTTATATTTATGTCTGTGGTGTTGAAACGTGTAAAAGGGGTGTTGGGCGTTCTGCCTTAAATTGTTCTCTACATTCAGGGGGTATTATTCTTTCATCAGAGCTGCCCAAGAAACAGGAAATCGTGAAACAAGAAGCTTGTTCACAGTATCCGCGTACTGGCGAATCTCCCACTGAGCCGAAGGATCTAGGCGTAGCTGGCAGAGTCGCGCATAGGCGGCGAGGCTGCCAGTCTCAATGAATTCGGTGTACATCCCCTGAGGGAGAATGGTGCGGGCGAGTTCAGGAGCGACACCTGATGCGAGAAGTTGATCGTAGGTCTCAATCGCGCGGTCATTGATATCCTTGATAAGAAGTTTGCACATTCCAGCATCGTCTACTGGCTCTTCCTTACTTCCCTGCTTCAGCTTGGCATCTCGGGCTCGGACGATCTGAGGGACATAGCAGATGGGTGTATAATCTACATATCGACGGCTCACCTCATTGCGTGCGAAGCCAATCTGGTGGCGGTACCACTCTCTGGCAACGAAGATTGGCATCTTTAGACGCATGCGGATCTGGGGATGAAAGAAGGGAGTTACATGATTGTGATCAGCGAGATACTTAATGAGTTTGCCGTCTTTTTCTGTGAGCTCCGTGGATTCCTTGTTGAAAGATACACGAGCGGCATTTACAACCGTTAGATCGTCGCCGAAGGTCTCGAGAAGTTCTACAAAGCCGTGATCAAGAACTTCCATGGTGGGAGTTTTATGGTGGAACGGTTTGATCAATTTTTAGGGTGCCAATTTTAATCTTATTTAATCTTAAGTACCTCGATCGATTGGTCCATCAAATTCGCTATCCCTGGGAATAGTAATCCAGTATTGATGCTTTATAACTTTATCCGTTTTGGTAAATATAACAAGACATATTCTACTTGTTAGAATGGCCAATACAGCCCAAAGTTCAATTTCCACAGTGTAACCCGTTTGTGGAAATCCAACAGTTCTATTTTTTCCAGTATTAATTCCATCTGTTACAATAAATCTATTTTCACCGTCGATTACCCGTGTAAAACCATTATATATGACATTATCAATTGCTTTCATTGTAGTAGTTAGAGCTGTGCCATTTGTATTTCCATCGTATGGCTGACTTAGACCATAATTATGAATTTGATGAAAATTTGGATTTGATACTGCAAATGCATTACACATTAAATCATTACGATTAAAATTATATAAAGGAATATCAAAATGTACACGTATATTATAATTTATGCCAAAACGTGTTAAGGAATAACCAACATTGCTTGGTTCTCCTGGTGCACCATTACCATTTGTTGATGTTGTAATTTGTGTCTGGGCTGGTGCAGAAAATGTAGTAGTATATGAGCCTGGAAATGAATAATTAGCAATAAGTGTAATAATATAAAATGTATCTAATTTTAAAAAATTAAATGAAAGTTCTTGAGGTCCTGGAGTAGTAATATTTATATCTCTTATGTCTGAAGAAAGATATCCATTTGCATCTCGTATTATACCTGGTGTAGAGGCTGTTATACTTTCACTTATACAAGATATTTTATATGATGTTACATTCGTTTGGGAACCCCAAGATACCTTTACTCTGCCAGGTACTATAGGATCTGGAGTAGCCGTTATTGTAGTAGGAGCAGGAGGAGAAGGAGGTGCCAAAGGAGTGCCTGGAATTGTTGTTGTATTATTACTCGTTGAAGTGCTTTGCGCACTTGATATAGAATACAATTTAAATGTATAAGCTCTACTATTTACTAAATTTAATACAATGTAGCACAAATTACCACTTGCATCAGTATATGATATTGCACTATTAACTGGAGGATGTGGAATATTATATGAAATAGTTGTAGGACTTGATGTAGAAGTTGCCTCAACTTTAAATCCTGTAAGGGGGTTTTGTGTTCCGTAAGGATCAGGAGCTCTATACTTTATAAGAACACTTTCATTTCCTGGCATTAGTGTTACATTTGTAGGTGCCAAAGGATTCTCTCGTAGAAATCCAGTTGTATATGTTACTATATCTGAAACTGTACCTGTGCTTTGTTCAGTTATTTTAAAAGTATAGTCTCTTCCTGCAATTAGGCCAACTATTGTTTTACTGTTAGTGGTAGAGTTATCTCTAAAATTAGTTACAGACCCTACTACTCCAGGAACTAGATCTATCCAGAATGATACACCTGTTTGATCCATCCTATTATAATTCCAAGTAATATTCGCGGTAGTAATATTAGTAAAAGTTACAGTAACATTTGTTATAGAGGGAGGGGGCATAGAAGCTGGCGCTGAAGCAGGTGCTGAAGCTGGTGCCGATGCAGGTGCTGAAGCAGGTGCTGAAGCAGGTGCTGAAGCTGGTGCTGATGCTGGAGCAGATGCTGGTGCCGATGCAGGTGCTGAAGCAGGTGCTGAAGCAGGTGCTGAAGCTGGTGCTGAAGCTGGTGCTGAAGCTGGTGCTGATGCAGGCGCTGAAGCTGGAGCTGATGCAGGTGCAGATGCTGGAGCAGATGCAGGTGCAGAAGCAGGTGCCGATGCTGGCGCTGAAGCAGGTGCAGAAGCTGGTGCCGAAGCAGGTGCTGAAGCTGGTGCAGAAGCTGGTGCAGAAGCAGGTGCCGATGCAGGTGCAGATGCTGGCGCTGAAGCTGGTGCTGAAGCTGGTGCTGAAGCAGGTGGTATTGAAGGTGTATAAGCAGGCGCCGATGCTGGAGCAGATGCTGGAGCAGAAGCAGGTGCTGAAGCTGGTGCCGATGCTGGAGCAGATACTGGTGGTATTGAAGGTGTATAAACAGGTGCCGAGGCTGGTGCTGAAGCTGGTGCTGAAGCTGGTGCAGATGCTGGTGCTGATGCTGGAGCAGATACTGGTGGTATTGAAGGTGTATAAACAGGTGCCGAGGCTGGTGCTGAAGCTGGTGCTGAAGCTGGTGCAGATGCTGGTGCTGAAGCCGGTGCTGATGCTGGCGCAGCTTGAGATGCTGCAGCTAGAGCTGCCGCCTGATCTGCGGCAACTTGAGCTGCTGAAGGAGGGTTATATCCAGGTTGACTTGAAGAACTAGAACTTATAGAAAGTGTTATAGGTGAAGGTGATGCTGGATTTGAACTACCAGCATGATTAATCGCAAAAACATATATGTTATACGATACTCCTGGTGTCAATGAATGGATTGTAGCTCTAAATATATTTGAATCTTTTATAGCTGACTTTTTTAAGAAGGTTTGCCCTGTACTTTGGGCATAGACATGGTATATAAATGGTGAACCAAAAGAAGATCCACTCCATTGTACTAGAATCCTACCTACTGAAACTTCAGTAACACTAACATTTCTGGGAACAGAAGGTTTCGCTACGAATGATTCCACGGCAAGAGTTTTAGAGTAAAGTCCTTCTACATCAGAATGGGTAGATCTATATTTTAGATCCCCTGTTACCTTCAGTCGGGGTTTCCCCCATCCCTTTTCAATCCAGTCCATACTACCGTTAAGTACAGAAATTAAGAAGTGCTCCGTAATTAACGCTAGTGCAGAAAGTTAAAAAGTTAAGAATCTGAATCTTAACTTTTAAACTTAATAGTATATTACTTTTAGATTTATCAGCAAGTGTAACTAGTTGATGGAGGTGGTCCTGGAATTTGTGTTACAGTCTTTTCAACTCGATTACCATTTCTAACATTAGTACTTAGAATACCACGTGATATTCCTACAAGTGTTTGATCGTCGTATGCCAAAAAATTATACCGAAAGGTATATGTCTCTGTACCATACAAATAGTTTATTCCAGGGTCAGAGGAAAAATCAATTTCAACGCTACGATCCGATGGACCAACCTCAACTTTATTATAAATATATATTTTTTGAGCAGGTTTATTACAAATAGAAACTGGGAGCATTTTTGCATTAGTAAGGCTATACTGCCTATTATATAAGTTTATATAACCATTATCAATTTGAGATCTATGCCCCAAAAAACTTGTAGATGGAAAATAAAAAGACTGTATTTGTTGAAATTTTATCAGATAAAAGTGTGGACGATAATCCTCATATAGAAACTGTGGTAAAATACATACGCCTTTTCTAAGGAATTGATCACCATTTTCCACTATTTGAACATCAAAAATAATTGGTGGTATAAATAATGAAACTTCAGCAGAATTCAGACTACTATCAGTATCTCCTTTGGAAGATACTTTAAAATAATATGTGTAGCCATATTTAGGAATATTAATAGTGTGATTTGTAGTTTTATCATCCTTATCTTGGGTTTGGGTTTCACGTACAGCTCCAACTCCATTTTTTAGATACCAACTAAGTGTATATCCAATAGGTTTACAGCCTCCCACTGGTGCTATCCATGATATATTTATAGAGTTAGTTGGATTTAGTATTACACTAAGATTCGTAGGTGGATTAGGTGTTGCAGTGCATGATACACTTGCTGAATTATTTGAAGGATACCATTTTGAATTTCCAGAACTATTATTCGCTAATACATACCCATAATATGTACCTGATTGAATAATATATGTGATCGGTGTTGTGTATGTCATTATTCCATCAGTATCAGGTGTAAAAGGACGACTAGATCCATTGTATGCATCTGTATCTATATTATAGAGCCAATGTGTAGGCCAGCTTGCGTTAGGTGATATATCAAATCCTACAGAATATGCTGCTATTGGAGAAGAACTTATAAGAGGAACTTTCCATTTAACTGTTATACGCGATTCACTTGACTCTATTGTTATATTTTGAGAAGGACCTGGTGGTCCTATTAATATAGCGACAGAAGTACGTGTTAAATCATTAGTGGCGTTAGTCGCTTTTGCCCATACATAATACGGTATATATGTTGTTAAACCCGTTATTGTGAATGCTTTAGAAGTAGTTGAAGTATCAGGTATTGAAATCCAAGTTGGTGTTGTAGGAAGGTTAGAAGTAGTAGAATAAAAATATGAATAATTAACAAGGAGTTGTACAGTTGATACACGCATATTTGCTGTTGCGCTGGTTATGTCGCTGTAATTCCCTCCTATATATGATACTAATGAAACTACAGGTATGAAAGATGTAGTGGTTGGAGAAGAGGCTGGAGCTGGTGCCGAAGCTGGTGCCGAAGCTGGTGCTGAAGCTGGTGCTGAAGCTGGTGCTGAATCTGCTGGAATAACCAGAATAGGACCTTGAGGTCGCCCAGGACTATATGTCGTTTCTGAATCGCTAAATCTTTTAGAATTTACAGAAGTAATAGTATCAGATGCTGGTGCAGAAGCAGGTGCCGATGCTGGAGCAGAAGCTGGTGCCGATGCTGGTGCTGAGGCTGGTGCTGAGGCTGGTGCTGAGGCTGGTGCTGATGCTGGAGCAGATGCAGGTGCTGATGCTGGAGCCGATGCAGGTGCCGATGCTGGCGCTGAAGCTGGTGCTGATGCTGGAGCCGATGCTGGCGCTGAAGCAGGTGCCGAAGCTGGTGCTGAAGCTGGAGCAGATGCTGGTGCTGATGCTGGAGCAGATGCAGGTGCCGATGCTGGTGCAGATGCTGGCGCTGAAGCAGGTGCCGAAGCTGGTGCTGAAGCTGGAGCAGATGCTGGTGCTGATGCTGGAGCAGATGCAGGTGCCGATGCTGGTGCAGATGCTGGTGCCGAAGCAGGTGCCGATGCTGGTGCCGATGCTGGTGCCGATGCTGGTGCTGAAGCAGGCGCTGAAGCTGGAGCAGATGCTGGTGCTGAAGCTGGTGCTGAGGCTGGTGCTGAGGCTGGTGCCGATGCTGGTGCTGAAGCAGGCGCTGAAGCTGGTGCCGATGCTGGAGCAGAAGCTGGAGCAGATGCTGGTGCCGATACTGGTGCTGAGGCTGGTGCTGAGGCTGGTGCTGATGCTGGAGCAGATGCAGGTGCTGAGGCTGGTGCTGATGCTGGAGCAGATGCAGGTGCTGATGCTGGAGCAGATGCTGGAGCAGATGCTGGTGCAGATGCTGGTGCATATGCTGCAGCTTGAGATGCAATTGCTGCCGCTAGAGCTGCCGCCTGATCTGTAGCAACTTGAGCTGCTGAAGGAGGAACATATCCAGGCTGACTTGAAGAACTAGAAGTTATAGAAAGTGTTATAGGTGAAGGTGATGCTGGATTTGAACTACCACCATGATTAATCGCAAAAACATATATGTTGTAGGATACTCCTGGTGTTAATGAATGGATTGTAGCTCTAAATTTATTTAAAACTTGTATAGTTGATTTTTTTAAGAAGGTTTGCCCTGTACTTTGAGCATAGACATTATATATAAATGGTGAACCAAAAGAAGATGCCTCCCATTGTACTAGAATCCTACCTACTGAAACTTCAGTAACACTAACATTTCTGGGAACAGAAGGTTTCGCTACGAATGATTCCACAGCAAGAGTTTTGGATTCTAATCCTTGAAAGTTGGATGGTGCGGATCTATATTTTAGATCCCCTGTGACCTTCAGTCGGGGTTTCCCCCATCCTGTTTCAACCCATGCCATACTAAATAGATGTAGATTTTCTAGTCTATCTCTTAAAGAATTCTTTCAAAATTTCTTGGTACTATGTAGATGACAATAAATATAAATCGTATGGGAAGTGATAATCTTAAAAGAGAAACTGCAGGAAGATATTATGTTCTTTATACTAAGAATGAATATCCTCTTGGATTAAGAGCAACTTATATGGGTGTTCTTCCTGATGAGTTTGGTGAAGACTCCAAATATATATTTAAATTATATGCAAATGATGAATTAATAAATGTTCCAATAGAGAATTTTGTAAAAAAACATGAATATCTACAAAATGATAATGAATGGTTTGCTAAAAGAGCTTTAGGAGGATTCTCTAGAAGAAATGGATATGGAAGATATTATGAAGAACCTAATAACTCTATGAATTCCAACTCAAATAACTCTAGCTATGCAGGGTCTAACTCCAACGGTGTAGGGTCTAACTCCAACGATGCAGGGTCTAACTCCGGCATAGATGCTCTCAATGAAGATCCAGTTCGTAATTCTCAAGCAAACGACCCTATGAGTGGCGGTACTAGAAGACAGCGTAAGAAACGTAATCTAAAGTCAAAGTCTCGTAAATCAAATAGAAAGTCTCGTAAAAATCGCTCGTAAACATCGAACTATCCAAGTTTAAAAGTTAAGAACTCTTACCTTTTAAACTTTCACAATCTATTTCTAGTATCATAAGAATGAAAACAATAATATCCTCCATGTGTTTTGTGAAATCCATGTCTACTATACCATTCCGCAACTCGATCATTTTCAGGATATAGATGAATGCTTCTCCTATTCACATATACTTCTTTTAAAAGACTCTGTAAGATATGAGATCCTAAACCATTTCCTCTATGCACTGCCGTGTAATCAATATACATATTCGAGCCATTGTTCTTATGATACGAAGCTATGTAAAATCCAATCAGTTTCCCAGAATCAAAGAATCCATACGAATCATCAACTGATCGAGAAGTCCATGATATATGTAAATCACTTAACGGGCGGCTTATGTTAAAGGATGTTTTGAATATCTCTTTCACAGCTGGATAATCGTCTCGTCTAAGTTTGCGACGGTACCGTCAAGTTTAAAAGTTAAGAACCGGTAGGGTTCTTAACTTTTAAACTTTCGGCAATGCCGTTAAGTACAGAAATTTAAGAACTCCTCCTTTAGAGGAGTTCTTAAATTCGGTACTTAACGGTACATTGGTACCTTCCAACGTTGCTCAGCACTATTCATTTTTTTAAAAATTGAATAGTGCTTACCGTCAAAGTGTTTGTAAAATGAATCTCTATTTTGATACAGAAACTACTGGGCTTCCTAGAGATAAACGCGTAGATGCTCTTTCAGCATCTGTGAATTGGCCAGATCTTGTTTCAATCTCTTGGATTTTATCTAAGGGCGCGGATATTGTAAAAAAGGAGTACCATATTATTCGTCCTCAGGGATGGACTGTACCTGCCGAATCTTCGAGAATTCACGGAATTACCCAGGAAATCGCCGAAGGTGGGAAGGATTTGGGGGAAGTGCTTGCCCTATTCAAAGAGGATCTTGAGAAGGCATCGCGGGTCATTGCGCACAACATGCAGTTTGATAAGAATGTGGTGTTTCACGCCTACGCGTGGCGACTTCGCATTGATCCTCGTCCCTTTTGGCCTTCTGCCCAGTTTTGCTCGATGCAGAAGGCTAAGGAGGAGATGAAACTCCCTGGATTCTACCCTCAGTCGAACGATCCGTATAAGATGCCTAAGTTGGACGAACTCTACATCGATACCTTTCAGGAATCTCCACCTGCCAATGCGCACAGTGCGATTAGGGATGTGGAGGTGTTACATAAGATTGTTTGTGAGCGGTGGAGTATTTAAGAATATTATTTACGATCATTTGGATAAAGATATCCTGTATAATTTAAATCATATACATTTGAAATAGCTATCATATTACCTAAGGAATTAAATTTTATAGCAAAATATTTTCTCTTTGTATTATATTTAGCCCTTACAACTATAGTTAGTAATCCAGGAATGCGTATTTCTTTAAAAAAAACATATCTTACAGTAGTAGGACTAAAATACTTTGGATCAGGATTATACCCAGGAAATTCCTCGGTATAAGTTGGTAACTCAGTAAAGTACCAAGGGCTTAATATATAAATTACGTAGTAAGATTCTGGAACTAGACCAATATTACCACCTATTGAAGTCCGATATAATACTGGAGTTTCTCCTTGTCCTGCTACAGTAATATTAGTTGATAAGAATGAAAGCTCTTGAATACTTGGTGACTGAGCAGAATCTCCGCCATTATTAGTGGCAACTATACGTATAAGCGGTAAATTTATACTTTGCACGTTTGTAATTGGTATTTTAAGAGGACTTGATACCTGTGGGGGGTTAAAACTTGTATACGTAGTTCCATTTAAAGTATATTTATAATTTGTTGGAGTTCCCCCTGAAGTATTTGTAAAATATACAGATATAATATTATGATCAACAGCATTCGTTGAATCAATAGTCATATTTGTAATAGTAGGTGTTCCAGGAACTGCTATTAATGTTGTAAATTCTACTCGATCACTTTGTGTACCAGATACTGCGACTTGCCCATTTGTTCTTCGCGACCAAACATAATATTGGGTATTTGGACTCAAGCCTGATATTGTAAATATACTATACATACCTGAAAATGGGTTATCATTCCATACTGGATTATCTGGAAGAGTGCCATTTGTTGAATAATAATACTGATATCCACGCACTGTAGGACTTCCTGAAGTAGCTGTATAGTTAATTAATCCTTGAATCTCTGACGATGTTCTATATATTATGTCAATAGTAGTCTTTGGTGCTGAAGGAGTAATTGTAGCTGTATTTGCCGAAGGATACCATAGAGAATTTCCGTTGGCATTATTCGCTAATACAAATCCATAATATGTACCTGCGACAACATTGTATGTAGCAGGCGTTGTATATGACATTACTCCGTTAGCATCAGGGCTAAATGTTCTACTACTTGGACCTGATGGATCGATTACACCTAACCACCGATCACCTATCGATGCTGGATTGGTCGATGTACCAAATCCTACAGAATATACTTGTACTGGAGGATCACTTGCAGAAGGTACTTTCCATGTAACAGTTATATTTGTAGAAGTCGCACTGATACTTATATTTCGAGAAGGTCCAGGTGGTCCTACTAATATAGGAACAGAAGTACTTGATACAGCAGAAGTAGTATTTGTCGCTTTTGCCAATACATAATGTGGTACAAATCTTGTTAACGTAGGTATTGTGAATGATTTAGTTGTTTCAATCCAGGATGGTGTATTAGAAGAATTAATGGAATGGGAATAATAATATTTATTGGCTCCTGGAACATCTGATATAGTAAAGGCAGCACTTGCAGGATTTTCGTTAACATAGTTTGCAGGTGTATATGATGTAAGTGTAAGTTCAGGGGGTGTTAGACTACACGCTGCATTGCCGCAATCACGACTTTGACCCTGTATCGCAGGACATTGAGACCCTGTTCCTGATTGTGGAGTTGTAACATTATATGTTTGAGTTCCAGGACCGCAACTAGTTGTACATTGGCTCCATGAACCTACGCAATTTGTATTTGCGATACACGCTGCATTACCACAATCACGAGTTTGACCCTGTATCGCAGGACATTGAGACCCTGTTCCTGATTGTGGAGTTGTAACATTATATGTTTGAGTTCCAGGACCGCAACTAGTTGTACACGAACTCCATGATCCTACGCAGTTTGTATTTGGAATACATGGGGCATTACCACAATCACGAGTTTGACCATGTGTTGCAGGACATTGAGCCCCTGTTCCTGATTGTTGAGTTGTAATAGTATATGTTTGAGTTCCAGGACCGCAATTAGTTGTACACGAACTCCACGATCCTTGGCAATCGACAGAACATACTTGCGTATTACAAGGCTGTTTTAGTGGCCCACAGGCTACACCAGATCCCGCTTGCGTTTCTATAGTACTGCGTGTCTGTTCACCACCACCACACGTTTTACTACATTCACTCCAGGGACTTTGTAAACAATTACGTGGAATTGTAAGAGCGACACTAGAAGCAGATAAAGCAGATGACTTTAAACTTGAACCTGTACCAATAGTTGAAGATACTTTAAAGGTATATAATGAACCAGGCGTTAAACCTGAGATTTGTGTAGTTAATACCTTGCCTACTGGTGTGGATCTTTCTTGATTTCCTCCAGAATATGTAACTACTGTATATGCGGTAATAGAACATCCTGCTGGCTCAGTGGGAGCAACCCATGATACAGTTACAGTTGTAGGAGCTCCATCATTTATTACAGCTGTAGGCGGCTCAGGTGTAATAGGTATATCACAGTCAAGGGTAACTGACTTTTCAACTGCTTCAGAAAATACTCCTGCTACATTCTTAGCTCTTACTTTGAATGTATATGTAGATCCATTGAGTAAATTATTTACTGTTTTTGTTGTTTCTGTAATTATTTCAGTATATGGTCCACTAGTAGGTGCAGGAAATATTAAATATTCATAATGCGTTGCATATTGAGATGGGGTCCAAGTAGCAGTAACGCTGCCAGATCCAGGAACCAGTGTAAGAGTGACTGGTTCAGGTTTTGGTATAATTATTTCTTGTTTTTTAGATGGTCCTGATCCATTCTGATTATATGCCTTTATCCATATATATGATCGGGTATTTATTGTATATGTTAGAGGGAATGTGAATGGAATAGTATCAGAATATGGTATAGGTGTATTATTATAATTAGTTGCTACCGGTTCCGTATCATTATCAGAAAACACATACCTATATGATGTTATCCTGGTTGATCCATATGTTCCTCCAGTTATTGTTACAATTATACCAGTGGAAGTAGGTGTAATAGTATATTCAGGAACTCCTGGTGGAGAATTATTAGGTATAGTAAAACTACGTTCAGCGGTTTCTCCAAATGTTTTGATATTATCAAACTCATTTATAGCATATATTTGAATATAATATGTATCACCTATATTTCCTGGCATTATTAGTCTTCCTGATCCATCGTCATTTTTAGTGCCTGCAAATGGGTATGAACCTACACTATATCTATAGCTAAGTTGACTAAATGGAATTTCATTGTTAGAAACATCTTTTGGTCTTCTTACATCAATAACTGCTGATGATCCTTCATAACTTATTGTAAATTCTGGTTTCTGTGGAGCCTTTGGCCTTGTAGATGGTGGCGTTGAAGCTGTAGATGGTGGCGTTGAGGCTGTTGATGGTGGCGTTGAAGCTGTAGATGGTGGTGCAGATGCTGGTGGTGTAGAAGCTGTTGCTGGTGGCGTTGAAGCTGTTGCAGAACTTGTAGTTATTGTTGCTGTAGAAGCTGACATATAAAGTTTTGACGCGCCCGAATCATTATCTGCAATTATATATGCATAATATGTACCTTGAGGAACATTCGTAAATGTATGTGACATTACTCCGCTGGAATCAGGAGTTGGTGTTACAATTGCTGAAAAATCTGAATCAATTGCTTCTAAATTATTCATATAATTATTATGCAAATTAGTCGTTCTATGAAATATTACCATGTATCTTTTAATAGGAGAAGAGGTTATAAGAGGTGTTTTCCATGTAATTGTTAAATTTCTAGAAGATGCATTTATTGCTATATCTTGGGGAGAACTAGATGGTCCTATTAATTTAGGAAGAGAAACACTTGATGAAGCACCATTCGTCACTTTTGCCCATACATAATATGGAATATATGGTTCTAAATCTGATATTATAATTGATTTAGGTACAGATGTGCTAGTGATTTGATTCCATGTTGGAGTACTCTCGATACTATTGCTTATAAAATAATAATAATTAGTGGCGCCTACTACATCTGCTACACTTAGGGTTACTGTTGGACTCACTTTCTTGCGGGGCGATTCTACATAATTTACTAAAACCACAGGTATAGCTAGACTTGAACCTTGAGCTGGTGCCGAAGCAGGAACACCTGAATCTGTGCCTCTAATTAAAATGCGAGGCTTCGAAGCCTCCCAATCATGATTACCGTGGTGAGTGTGTGGAGGATTATGTATATTCCGTTCTATCATAATCAATTCTGATGCTGGAGGTGCAGAAGCTGATACTGGCGGCACAGGTGCAGATACATCTACAGAAGCTGGTGCAGGTGGTATATATCCAGAAGGAAAAGAAGCAGATCTAGAGGGAGGTAAAGGGGATATTAAATCTGTTACTAAGGGTTGAGAACTCCCAGCCCGATTTCTAGCAAAAATATAAAATTTATAAGAATTCTTCTTTAATCCAGTTATCGTTGCTCTAAATTGACCATTTATAGATCTAATATTTGATTTCTTTAATATAGTTTCTGTTTTATCGTCTGATTGTGCGTATACATGATATAGTGTAATAATAGAATTGCCATTAAAATCAGGTGCATACCAGTTCACAACTATTCTCTCTACGCCTGGTGTTGTTGAAGGACTTCTAGGAATACCAGGTACACTTATTCCAGTAAACCCTTCAGCCGTAAGGGTCTTTTTACTGCTTTCAGCATATTGAATATCTTCAGGTACTTCTTCTATAGACTTCCTAAGCAGTTGACCAAGGGGTTTAATCTTAGGTTTCCCCCATCCGTTTTCAACCCAGTCCATTCTATTCTCGCAATAGAATAGAATGGAACAAAATATCGTAGATTCATCGAAATATAAGCTAAGTCTTATTTCTCTCGATTCGCGCTTTGCCATTCAACGCAACGGTGCTAACTCAGAGTTTCGCATTGATATACCCATCATTCTAAAAAACGTCATTCGCATTCGTCTTGTTTCCATCGAACTTCCCTTTGTCGAACATAGCTTTACAGATTCAAAGGGAAATACTAATTTTTCTGTAACCATGAATTCAACAACTACAACTACCAAAATACCTGAAGGAAATTATACACCCTCTGTATTAGCGCAAACTCTTGAAGCCATTCTCGGCCTTATTGATGAAGGGTTCTCATGCACGATTGATCCCATTTCTTCCAGACTTACTATACAAAACGCACGCCCTTTTATATTTACTGCCGCATCATCCGATCCTATAATTGCAAGTCGTCCTACACATTGGGGACTCGGATATTTTTTGGGATATCGTGAACCCTCTCTTAGTTCGATTCTAGTCGATGGAGCCTATAAATGTACCTCCTATTCTGTTATTAATAGCGATCCATCTACCTACTATCTTGTTCAAGTAAGATGTCCTGACCAACTTGTAACAGTTACCCATGCCGGTTACGAAGGAAACTACATTGAAGCCTTTGCAAAAATTATTCTTAGAGGAAAATATGATGATAATTCCAATCTTCTGAGAAAGGAATATACCTTCTTATCACCGACCTCAGTCCCCTTTTTCAATGTGAAACTCCTAGATCCCTGGGGACGTCCCGTAAATACTCTCGACTCTGACTGGTCATTAACTCTTGAAATTACAGAAATTGTAAATTCAAAAACCTATGATACACTTTCAACTACTTACAGACGTTGAGTTTAGAATTTATGTATAACATATAAATATCCGTTTTCGGCTTTTACTAGATATGTTTTAAATTTATTCATTGAAGATAGTATAAAATCTATGGATTTCCAATTTTCTATTATGTGAATATCTTCTATGACTATCCAACCACCTAGTTTTAGATTCTTTAGAGCAAATAATAGGGTGTTAAAATTAGCACCTATAGAATGAAGACCATCATCGATTATGAGATCATATTTGACATTTGAAAAATTTTTAGACATTTGATCAAAGGTCTTAGAGTCTAATTGATCAACATAACTTGTTGTTATTCTGTCAGACTCAAATAATATATTCTCATCAACATCTGCTCCATATATATTTGCGTTTGGCAAATACTCAGCAAAGGCGTACAATGAAGCTCCTGGTCTTCCATGTGGACCCATTGATGAAACTAAGATAGGATTATTTGTCCCTAGGCCGATTTCTAAGATATTTAATTCAGAATTTACACCCAGGTTGTTAAAAATATAAGAATACACAATATGATAATTATGACGTGTAGATTTATCAGATCGATTTTCAGCTAATATTCTGCCCAGAATATCCGAGTTGTTTTGAAAGTCATTGATATCTGTCATTTTAAATTTGTAGTTTGTATATTCTAACAATTCATTCAACTGTGGTATGAATAAACCGGCTCCCTTAACCCAGAGATGCTTATTTGTACTGTCATTCGCTGAACCTGCTGAAAATAATTCTAGATGCTCCATCTTATATTAAAAGTAGTGTGTATTTTTTAAGTATGTTTACCGTCAAGTTTACCCTTCTCTTGTTCCGCCTTCCAAGCAACAAAGCTACGTGAATATTCTGGGAAATAGGAACCACTGTCTCTATCATCCTTTATAACCATCTCTTTCTTTAGTTTAATTGCTGCTAGATCATGAAGCGCCTTCTCTTTCTCAGAAAGTTGTGATCTCCAAGCTTGAATATCCATGGATCCTTTGGTACTTATTTTAGGCTCGATGCCGAAACAATTTTAACCGTTTATTAGATGCAGGTCGCCGATATGTTTACCATCTTATCAAAAAAAGGCAGACCCCTGCAAAGTTTCAAAAAAGGAGATACTATACACGTTTCTAATGCTATGTCAAAGGGGTATTCGTATATTCTTGAAGCTGAACCAGGTGCTCTATCTGATTCTAGTTTCAAGCCATATCTAACTCCTGGAGAAATACTTGCTCTAGGTGCCTTCGGAGGAAAATATCTGAATGACTGCATTCTCGAATTTCCCGCCGAATGGTTTTGGACTGCAGGACTTCTCGGCAAACTTTCGCCTCAAGGAACCGATGTCTCCCTTAATTATTTTCAAATTGATTCTCGTCTTCCTTTATCTGAATGGAAAAGCTACGGATGGCTACCAGGGAAAAAGGTTACATCAATACTCTCAGATCCCAAGAAGAATCCAGATGAACGAGGATGGTTTCAGTGGTATTGCCGCTATTGGATGGGACGCCGAATACCCGATCTCGATGCCAAGCAAATTCAACGCTGGAAGAATTTCAATCGGCATTATGGCGCTGTAAAAAAGGCGTGTGCTTCTGGCGATCTTAGTTGCCGGCCACGCCAGAGACAAGCCTTACTTCATTGGGCATGGGATTTTAGAGTTTGATTTTCTTAATCCGGATCTGATAAATACGTAAATAATTGATTATATCTTTATATACAATGTTTATAAAGATGCCATCTATTGATAAACAATTCCTGGACAGCTTGCAAGATAATTACACAAACTATGCTTGTTTTATTGAAACAGGAACACTGAATGGTGGAACAATTTTTGCTGTAGAACCATATTTCAATCAACTATACACCGTTGAATTTAGTGAGAAATATTATAATGCTACAAAAAACAGATACAGAGGTAATAAGATACATTTTATGTTAGGAGATAGTAGTATAGTCTTTGAAACTTTGATGCCAAAAATTACAGATAAAACTATATTTTTCCTCGATGGTCATTGGAGTAGCGGAGATACTGGAAAATCGGCAAAAGATTGCCCTTTGGAAGAAGAAATAACACATATTAACAACTTGTTTAAACATGATGCTATTATCATTATTGATGATTTTAGACTCTTTGGTCTAGATAAAAGTTCTGGTAAATTAGGAGAAGACTGGAGTAAAATAAATAAAGAAAATTTATTAAATATCTTAGATGGTCGCGTCACTAAGGTGTATCATTTAGACAGTGAGTGTGCTAAAGATGATAGATTAATTATTCATATAAAGTCAAAAGATTAAGGATAAATTCTGTGTAAAAGTGTGTATGCGATGGAAAATAAGACTCCTCCCCAAACTGTATCTTGGACAGCAAAGGCCAGTGTGTAGTCCTTGAATACGAGTAAATTTGTGAAATCATAGACGGCATAGGAAGAAAGTCCAGTAAGTGCCGCTTGTTCTAGAGATTCCATCTTTGTGAGAATATAGGCGAGGGCGAGATAGACTGGAATAGCTGCCCAAGGCCGCATTTTTAAAGGCGACCCCCCTTGAATACTGGTGAACATCTTTTGACTTGCTCCCATTTGGTAAATAAGCCAAGGAGCATCAATCAGAACGAGTAGTACTATAGCAATAAGATATCTCATTTGCGTCTATTTAGTCAATCTAAAGAAAGGCCGTCGTGGTAAATGGATCTAAGGCTCGAAGGATTTGATGGGGGAATACGTGGCTACCGGTCTTTGGTAATAGGAAAAGAATCCGACTGGCTAGGGCGAATACATCAATTAGAATCGGAGGCCTTGTATAAGGGGAGAAGTATTCTAGTAATACATGAAGCAAATCGTAGTACACTACTACTTGCTCCAAGTCTTTTGAGAAAACGGTGGGACTGTGTGTTTCGTATCCGGGATAGTTTTGAAGCTCAAATGTTGGCGACCTATGTTGCAAATGCTCCCAAGCCTGTTCGAATTCTTTGGACTTCACAGGGACAGGATATTCCGAGGGCTCTTTGGCAGCGATGGGAAAAATCTGATATAACTCTCTTAGGAGGATCGAACGGCGAGACTATCTTAGGGTGTGAATGGGATGCTATATTTTTTCCTCTCAATAGTTCATTTCAGAATATTGAAAGAATTCTCAGTATGCGTGGCTCTGGCTTAAAATTTGTTGCCAGTCATCTCGCTGAAATTGCTGCGAACGGGGCTGCTCTTCTCTGGTCAAAAATTCAAGAGGATGTGCGAGGATCTTTGTATTGGTATGATCCTTCTGAGTACACATATAAGAGTGATTTAACTAAGGAGGAGGCGAGTAAGATGTTAGAGGATGTTGTTCAGATGTTGCATTGAGAGGTCATGTTTACGCGCGCTTGAAGAGTTTGAATGTGCCCTTCTTAGCCTTGTACCCAGCCTTTACAAGATTCTTTAAGGACTTCTTTCCTAGGGCGTGCTTCTTCTTAGAAACAATGCGTCCCTTACGTGTCTTCATGAGATCCTTCTTAACCAAACCACCGGATGTGTGCTTCGCCGAGCCGTGCCATACCTGCGCCTTTGTTCCAACCGCGGGAACCTTGCGTGTTGAGCGCGCACCACCCTTCAAAGATGCACCATAGGCTTCCTTTAGATCCATTTCTACTTGTGTGAGAGAAAAACTTTACTAAGTAGAATGAATCCTAATGCTAAGGAATGGAATCCTCCCCCTGGAATGGCACAGAGAGTAATTGGACTGTCTAATAATATGCCTATGCCTATGCCTAACTATAGTCGTTCGAGAATGATGGAAGAAGCAAATAAAGGTATTAATAACTTTAACAAAATGATGAGAGAAGCAAATGCAGCACGTCAACATAATTTAGTAAATAATCCTCATAAGTCACGTAAGAATCGTAAGCCTTCGCGTAAAAGTCGTAAGCCTTCGCGTAAGAATCGCAAGACTTCTCGTAAGAATCGCAAGACTTCTCGTAAGAATCGCAAGTAAAGTAATCCACAGTACCAAATAAAAATTGATAAAGCATGACACTGTTAAAATAGTAACAATGTCATCCTATATAATTCCACCACCTAAGCAAACGTATCTAGACGAATGCGTAATTCTTCTAACTTCCTTTCTTATCGCATCTGCCGTAGTAGTAACGATCCTATATATAAATTCAAATGTAATAGTAAATGCCAACTAAAACTCGCAAGTATAGTCCGTCAAAATACTACACATCTTTAACACGCAAACAAAAGACTAAAAGAAAGCATGAAATTGAAAAGTACGGCTCTCTATCCTGGAAAGATCCAAAGGCCTACGTAGGATTCAAGACAAATGTTGGTGTAGCCACGAAACCCTCAAACTACACACGCAAATGGAAAAAACTCTTCCCAGATGCTCTATCTCTTGAATCAAAATCGAAGGCAACCGGTGTCCCACTCAAGTATATCAAACAGTCTTATAATCGCGGAATGGCTGCATGGAGAACCGGCCACCGTCCTGGTGCTACACAGCAAGCTTGGGGACATGCAAGAACACACTCATTTTTATTATGCGGACAAACTTATCAAACAACTGATTCAGACCTTGCCAAGGAAGCAAAAAGGAGATCCGTCAAAGCAAAGAAATGGTGGAATGGACAGTGTTAAAATGGAATAGCATTTTTTTCATAGTATACAATACCATGAAAAAAATGGTCCAGGCGAGGATCGAACTCGCGACTTTCGCGTGGCATATGTATAGATATTCTATAAGCACGACGCTCTAACCAACTGAGCTACAGGACCACAAGGGATTTTGCCCAGCGGCAAAAATCAACTTTTTTCCCCTAAGAGAAACACGCGTTTTCTTTTTAAGCTGGTACATTAGCTATGAAGACGAGAAAGAATAAAAAATATTGGGGCTATCATTTGATCGTAGATGCCAGCGACTGTATTCCCGAAGCCATACGCTCCTCTAAGACAATCAAAGAATTCACCAAGGAACTTGTCGACAAGATAGACATGGTCGCCTACGGTGCTCCTAAGGTAGTCCGATTTGGAGAAGGGGATAAGCAAGGATATAGTTTAGTACAGCTTATTGAAACCTCTAATATTACTGCCCACTTTGTCGAAGAAACAAATGATATCTATCTCGATATTTTCTCATGCAAGACATTCAAACAATCAGACGCTCTCGCGGTCTTTAAGAAATACTTTGCACCTAAACGAGTTTCTGTACAATTTTTAAAGCGCCAAGCACGGTAGATGCTTGTGAGTATAAAACCCACTACCTTTGAGGTTACACCGGGTCAATACGGTCAAAATGAATATATTGATATAAATGCTCGTATAGACAGGACAAAGTTCATGAAACAGCACAAGGAGTTAGAGAATGCCTTCAGTTCTATAATTACCTACACCTTGAATGATGTGCATGAATCTTTGCCCGATATTGTCTTTATTGCGAATGGAGGACTGAGTCTTCCAAGAATTTCTAGAACAATTATACTTCCCAATATGAAGTATGAGCAAAGAAAAAGAGAACTTCCTTATCTAATGGGAATTTACAATGACCTCGGACTCAACATGATCCCATTTCCTAAGGAAATTTTCGAAGGACAAGCGGAACTCAAATGGTTTCACGGCGGCACCTTGGCGGTAGGTGGCTACGGGTTTCGGTCTACTCGAAAGAGTTTTACAGTCCTTGATAAACTCTTGACTTCCATATACAGTGAAAAAGGCCTACAACCTCCTAAACTTCTTGTACTCAAGTTAGAAGATCCCTTATACTATCATCTCGATGTGGCTATGTTAGAGTATGATGATACGAAATGTATTGTCCACAAGAAAGCCTTTTCTGCCGAGAGTATAACATCCTTGAAAAAGTTCCTCGGATCCAAGAATGTTTCCGTTATTGACGTTGAAGACAGTATTTGCTTAAATGCTGTCGTCGACGGCGATACGCTAGTAACACACAAATTAGATAAAAAGGATAAAAAACTTCTAGAAGATCTTACAAAGAGAAAGATTCATGAAGTAAATACCAGCGAATTTGAAAAATCCGGAGGCTCTGTTCGTTGTATGACACTACAGATTTATTAAACGCATATTCTCATTCTTTGAAGCCTGGCATGCTTCAATCTCCCGCGGCTGCAACTGTATGCGAACAACTTCACCAGCCAAACACTTCCGCGCATATTCTTCCATTTTTACATGATCGTAAACTCCTGCGAAATGGACGAGAAACTGACCTGGCTCCCAAAGAGGTTCGCCAGGAATTCCCTGTAGATACGAATTGAATACAGTTGCCTGCAAGAGTACTTCGATCTTTGCTCTGTCTGAGGCATTTTCAGTGTACAAGGCAAGCATCGCCGCATTCTCCCACCAAGGATGGTAGGTAAACTGACTCAAAGCATAGGTTCTCTTTAAAAAGTCACGCGTCCATTGCGTATTGCGATATAGAATATTTCCAGCATTGATGTGCCCACATGAATCAAGAGTCATCATCATATCCTTTGACTCAGGTAAATGAACGACTAGATGATCTTCTAGACGTAAATCAGGATTCGTGATGAGTACATCGGCATCACTCATCCAGACCAAGGCTCCCTCAGGCAACTTAGATAAAACCGATTCAAGAAATTTCACCTTCGACCACGAAATGGGACGGCGGCGATCCCAGTACGCTTCGCCTCCCTGAATATAGGTGTAGCCATGCTTTGTAGCATAATCTTTCTTTGATTGTAGGCAAGTATTAAGAGCAGTGATATAGTCGGCACCAATTACAAGAGTAAGAATAGTTACCATTCTTTATCATTTTATGAAAAGATGTTTAGACATCCACTAGTTCCCAAAAAGGCCTTGGAAAGTGCTCCACGCGCAAATTTTTTCTTTAACAATCTGAAAAGTCTTTTATAGACATCAGGCAATTTTCTACAGTTCTTTGGAAATCCTACCAGAAAAATAGATTCCAGAATGCCAATTTCCTTATTCGTAAATAGTGTAGACTTTCCTTGGCGAAGCACCTTTACTACGATACCATTCCAAGTTCTACTCATCGCCGGTTCCAATACATTTGTATGTAAGAGACTTGCCTCTGCCGCATAAATCAACATACTACACACTTCTTCTAAGAATGTTTCTGGGAACCAGTCAAAGATTCTAAGTTCAATTCCGTGTAAGTAATGTTTCTTATAATTGATATCCATTCCAATCTGTGTTAAAGGGATATATCCGCTCTTTGAATGATATGCCTTGTACCACCAGAATGAATTCTGGGATCCTCTCAGAGTTTCAAGGGGAGCCGTTAGAATCTTTCCTTCTGGCATATCATGAGTATTGTAGGTGCCAACACCAATATAGCGACTCATTGCACATCTTTGGGAAGATCCAGAACAGGTTCGAAATAGATCGGGGGTACCATACATTCCAATCAACAGAGGTTCTAACCACTGGTAAACACGTATACAACCTCTGTGTTGTTGCTTGAAGAGTTCTGGGTTTTCTAGACTAGGAAGTCCATGGCGCTTGGGTCCTAGAACAGATGGGAGCGTAATATTTATGTGATAGGTACCATTATTAAACATTGCTATATTCTGGGGATTTGTGTGAAAGACTGCAAGGGGCGGATTTACGGGGGGATACATGAGAAGTCCCTTGTCGCGAAAGAGTTTCTTTTCTGTAATATATTCATTTACATTTGTAAGAAAGGTGTTCTTAAACTCTACCAACTCTTTTATAGACGATGATATCTTCGCACAGTAAAAGTCTTGCGTTATGAACTCTATTGTATCTCCATCAAAGGTGAATCCTACCTCGTGTTCATCTTCAAAAAAATCAGGATGCCATTCTTGAAGTTCTTTAAAGAAAGATTTTGTATATTTTGGATTGCGAACAGGATTCTTAGAATAGGTTGTTGCGTGATTCCCGTTTCTATCAACTTGTGTAAAAGAGTGTCCATTGAAGAATAAGGGTAGGGGGACACAGCCTGAGGCATCTGGAAATATGGTGTCGAGTTGCTTGAGAGTCTCTGGCTTGTAGCTGTTATAATACCCAACACTGTAGCGTTCTGCTTTTCTAGCAGATCTGAGAATAGGAGTGGCAACGTAGACTGGTTTTGTAAACTGGAAATACGTCTCTAGCTCAATGCCAAAGCCCCAGAAAAGTTCTTTTTCGCCGTACTTGTCCTTATATTTTTTATGTTTGCCGAGAACCTCGGTCTTCTCCATCTTATTATATAGAAGTATAAACTTAAGTATATCTCATACTTTCAAAATAATTAGAAATATCTATATTGGTGCTTCTATTACCATTATGTAATTTAATATATGGATGTTTATTTGCTTCCTTAGGACTATCTTTTATTTTATTCATAGTACAACGAGCATCTCCATTACAGTCTGTCAGTATTTTATATGCAGTATCCTCTGATCTGTGAATAATCATCGGAGGAATTCGCTCCATACTTTGTAAAAGTTTTTGTAAGCCTGCAAATACAGTATAGTATGTATTGTTTGGATCATCAGTATATATATTCAGGAATTTGAATCCACCCTCTAAAAGTTTCTTTCTATATTCTACAAATGAAATGTCAAAGGCGGTGTTTAATTCACTATACCAATCATGTATAAGTTTTGACCCCTTAGGGGCAATAAGAAACCAAGACTCTATATACAGTGGAAATGTATCACCTCCCTTTGTTGTAAAAGTATTAGCATCACTAGAATAAAAACTAAATGCGGTAAGTTCAGATTTCTTTGCCATGCTTTTATAATATAAATCATTCAGGGCATCCTCAGAATTCACAATGATAGATGCATCCATCCAACAACCTCCGTGATGTTTTAAAAGATATAGGCGAAACCAATCAGATTGTTGTGTAGGTTTATAGTTGTCAAAGTCTTTCGGATATTCTCTAGGATCGATAACATCTTTTATAGTATCTCTATTGTAAAAGCGAATATCCCATCCTTTTAGAACTTTATTATTATGAGTTTGAATCTGTTCAATAAGTTTGGGAAGTTTAGGATCGTCCCAGTATCCCCAAATTAGTTTCGGAAGTTCGTAGTCTGTAAATCCTTCTATCTTACTTCTAAATATAGTATGTAATAGGACAAGACATATAATTCCTAGACATATATAGAGTATACTATATCTTATATTTTTTTTCATTATCTGTTATACTATGATCTTTAAAAGTTAAGAGAACTCAAAGATTCAAAGTAATTCGAAATATCTATCTTTGTATCTCTATCACACGAAACAAGTTTTATATACGGAATCTTACTAACTTCAAAGGGGTCATTCTTTATCTTATTCATTATACACTCACAACTATAGTTACAATCAACACGCACCTTTAACATAGTCTCTTCAGATTTAAGAATAATCATCGGAGGGAGAATTTCTAGCGTCTGGAGAACTTTTTGTAAACACATGTACACTGTTAAATAGGTATCATTAGGATCATCGACCTTTGCAATTGAAGAAATATTAATAGAATCTTTTAGCAGGCCTTTCTTATATTCTACAAATCCTATGTCAACTGCTTTCTCAAATTCTTTTAACCAGGCAGTTATAATACTACTCTGCGAAGGTGCCATTATAAACCAGCTGTCAATTTCTAGGGCTAGTGTTTCTCCAGATTTATGTTTCATAGTATCATTTGAATGCCAACTAAAGGCTGTAAGTTGGCTTTGTTCTTGTATAGATTTAGTATATAGATCATTAAGAGCATCATTTGAATTAATAATGATAGATGCATCTAGCCAGCAGCCTCCGTACTTTTTTAAAAGATATAAGCGGAACCAGTCAGATTGAGCTTGTGCAATATGGCTTAATATTTTTTTAGGAAATAAGTTAGGATCAATAATATCTTTTATAGTATCTCTATTGTAAAAGCGAATGTCCCATCCTTGTAGAACTTTTTTATTATAGTCTTGAATCTGTCGAATCAGTTTCGTTGGCTTGGGATCGTCCCAGTAGATCCAGAGTATTTTTGGAAGGTTTGAAAGGTTTGAAAGGTTTGAAAGGCTTGAATTTGGATTTTCAAACCCTTCTTTATCTCTTCTAAAAATGAGGAATGCGCACAAAACCAATAGTATACATATATATAAGACAACCCATGGTCTCTTTGCCATACTCTAAGAGTTAAAAAGATTTTATCTGTATATATAGAATGCAAGATGAAGATGGAGACAGTCCGCCACAGTCTGTTAAGTGGAATAGACACGAAGCCTGGGCGTGGGACGAGGAGAAGAAAATTAGATTAGGAGATAGTCAAAAGGCGAAACCTCTCTATACTCCAACCTTTCTAGAAGGGATCTATGACTTCATAAGCCGGCGTTTGTACTTCCAGAAAGATCCTATGGAAGTTGTAGAAGAACGTGTTATAACTAAGAGACGGTTAAAGGAAAAAATGCAAAAGATAAAATGGTATTCTGATATGCTACACATGCAAAATGAAGAAAAACATTCTCAGTTTATCTGAGCGCGAATAAGTGCCATATCAGAAGATAAGAATTTTGAAATGACAGGATTTTGTACAAAGGGTACTAGAGCTAAATGACTTATCTCACAGGAACTTTCTATTTTCCTCTTAGATACTAATTCGAAAATATCTTTGGGAGCAGTGTAAAAGAGTGGTGATGATATTTTATACGATGCTAGGATGTCTAACAGAGTTTGTAGATCAATAAATGAATATACAAAGATATGGTAAGAATCATTTACTATAGTTTTAGGAGGTAAGGTTTCCATAATAGAAAGTATGAGATTAGAGGGTGGTTGTATATGAAATAATTCTTCAAGAGTTTCTCTAATTGCTGCATAATGAGGCGATTCTCCTTCTATTTTTCCGCCAATTCCGCAAATTGTTGGCACCTTTTTGTTGGCTTGATAGCCAGCAAGAACATGCCGTTCATCTGTAAAAAAACATCCTGCTGATTGTTGTTGTTTTTGTTTTTTTGATCTAAATCTAAAACAGTTCATCCCTATATATAGCAGTGACTGGTATTTAGGCTAATAACGGCTTTTCTGTATCATTCAGAAATATCTTTGTATGTTGTATACCTCCACAAATGTCTGGCATATCAAAACTTTCAATCGTCTTAAAACGATTATAGGAATCAATACGAATTTTTTCAGGAATCATTGTATTTCCTTCCATAGTCGCTTGATTTATATCAGCCTTAATATATTTCAAAAAAGTTTTACAATCTCTTCTGGCTGAATAAGGTAAAGTAATTACTTCTTCAATTCGGGTTCTTATATTCGCCCAACTGCTGGCAAGTTTTTTATGAATTATGCCACTTTGTTGATATGCCAATTTATCCTGAATAATGTTCAGAGTCGATACAAAAATAGAAACAGATCCAAAAAGCCAGGCGATTTGAAATGTGCCTACAGTGATTCCTCCAGCGATAAGATTACTTACACCTGAGATAGCTGTAAGAACATTTATAGAAATCATGAAAGTCTGTGCTCTTTTTTCATAGAATGAATATGCCTCGGTATGCATCCATTCAAAACATTTCGCATTGTCACACCATCCTGCCAATAAGGTGTCAATATTAGAGTCCCAATGTACACTAGGAGTTTGATCTTCCTCGGCCATCTAGTAAGAAAAAATATGTATTAATTATACCACGCGCCCTTATAGAAGCACTCTTCTTTTGCACCTTCAAATATAGCTGTCCACGCCCTTTCTATATAATGTGAGGTTTCATGAAAAGGGTGCGTATTTATTTGTTGAAGAAGACTTATATAAAATTCTCTATCTCTAGATTGTATATCCTTGCGCGAAGCTGCAAATATGCCTTTGAATGTAGAATATCTAGTCTTTGAATCTTTAAAATATGTATCAAACCATTTTCCAAATGGTCGTATATCTGAGGGATGGTGCTTAATATTAGCATTATCAATAGTATCTTTACAGCATAACATATGAGTATTAATTACATCATGATAGATTGCTTTTCCAATTGGTGCACTAAAGGTTTTTACTGGTATAACTGTATCCCTTGTATCTCTTACTTTAGACACAACAAAATCAATTATTTTCTTTTTGAAGTCTAAATATCCAGAACCAGGCACAAAAATAGTAATATCTGCTAAAGTATCATAGTTATGTATTATATGATATAGATATGTATGATCACATACTCCTACATTATTTAAATCTATAATCTTACAAGTAGAAAAACTTGTAGTATATTCTATAGGAGATCCTGATTTATTATATATACTTATAGAAGATACTATAGAACTATACTCTTTGGTCCAGGCAATATTTTCTTTATATTTTGCTACAACCATTTCAATATTCATTTATAATATCAAAATCTAATATTATAAATAAATAAACGATCTAATAAGATTACAGTTTGTTCGGAATGTTCGAATTGTTCGGATTGTTCAAAAGATTATAAAAATTAAATCTTAGGAACTTTCATTTGGAAGAGGTTTTACCGAATCAATAGGGGCTTTTACAGGAGTCTTTTTAGGATAAATTATATCAACTATGCTTGAGAATATCTTCTTTGTGACAGGTGTAAAAGAGGGTTCATTCTTCAAGAAAAGTTCGGAAAATTCTAAGGCATCGTCCAAATATTTTTGATCATCAGGGCTAATCGCCATCGTTGACATACACGATGTTTGTAACTTGTGTGTTACAAAGAGATCTAAGGTCGTTGATAGCATCGACAATAACTCCTTTTTCATATCCTCCGTAATTGAAGAAAATGCTTCCATAGATTCAAATCCTCCAACACTGTCAAGACCCTTCTTAACCAAGTGAATAGTAAGCGATTTTTTTTCAGATATATTCAATGAATCGATACGGCGAACCTTGGTAAAGACATCAACTGTAATGCGGAGAATTTCTCCAAAGGTAAGAATATTATCACTCTTTGCAATAATGAAGGCATGACGTGTTTCTTTGCTCAATACTTCAAGCATTATACCGTTAACTAGATAAATTTAAGGCGTTAAAATTGATACTATACCTGGCTACTTATGAAAGTCCAAGCCAAAATGGCCTACGTCCGTGTGGTAACTGATACGGAACCGGTGCCTTCTATGCCATCTGAACCGGCTCTAAAAACAAAGTACGATCCTGACCGGTTCCAGAAGTTTGCCATTCAAGCAATTGAAGCCGGTGAGAATGTTCTCGTGACTGCGAAAACCGGTAGTGGTAAGACCTTTGTCGGCGAATACCAAATTGCCAAATCACTTCAGAGAGGCGGCCGTGTCTTTTACACCACTCCTATCAAATCTCTCAGTAATCAGAAATTCCATGATCTGAAAGAGTTATTCCCAGAGGCATCTGTGGGAATCATGACAGGAGATATTAAGTTTCGCCCAGATGCCCAGATTATTGTAATGACGACTGAGATTCTTCGCAATCTTCTGTTTAAGAAAGGAACTACCACGGAGTCTGTCGGCCTAACATCGCTTATCAGCCTCGAAGGTCTCGATGCAGTAGTCTTTGACGAGGTTCATTATATTAACGATCCTGATCGTGGCCATGTATGGGAGGAAACTATCATGCTTCTGCCACCTTCTATAAAACTAATTCTTCTATCTGCCACTCTATCAACTCCTCTCGGATTTGCAACCTGGCTAGGAGAGTCAAAGAAGGTTCGTGTCTGGCTCATCAGTACCTTATGGCGGGCAGTACCTCTAGAACATTGTATTATGGAAAACAATCGTCCTCTTGTTATCTATGATGCCAAAGAAGACTTACACGAATCTGTCTATTCAGCGTGGCTTCGTGGCAAGGGATCCGAACTTCTTGCCCACGACAAATTCAAGGAAAAGGTGCGGGATGCTCGACTTGGGGGACACGAGGGACCTCTTTCAGGCAAGACGCGCCCCAAGGCCTTTGAGCACCAGATGAATGAATGCCTCGACTATCTGCAAACACACGGGAATCTACCAGCAATCTTCTTCGTATTCTCTCGCGCAGGGTGTGAGAGGTTGGCTTCCAAGGTTAATGGAAGTTTTCTCGATTCCTCGGATGCCGCCACAGTTGCACATATTTGGGACTTTCATCTTTCTCGATACAAGGACAGTCTTGAAAAGTCTCCGCAGTACAATACTCTGCGTACCCTGGCGATGCGTGGAATTGCCTTTCACCACAGTGGAATTCTTCCCTTTCTCAAGGAAATCCTAGAAATCTTATTTAATAAGTCAATGATCAAGGTACTCTTTGCAACGGAAACCTTCGCTGTTGGAATTAATATGCCAACAAAGACTGTTGTATTCACGGCTCTCGAGAAATATTCAGACGGAATGCGAGCCCTGAAGTCGTCCGAGTACATTCAAATGGCTGGACGCGCAGGACGCAGAGGAAAGGATGATAAGGGACTGGTTATTTACCTGCCCCAGAAAGAAGCGGTTCCACTTTCGATGCTTCGTGGAATCTTGACCGGACGTGCTGCGAGCTTTGGGTCTCGAATGAACTTTCACTACGACTTTGTGTTAAAACTTTTACATCAGCAGAATCTCGGCGCTTCGGAAACCATGATCGAAAACAGTTATTGGTGGGCACTTCAAAATCACGAGCTGTCTTTGTTAAAGAAGGAGGTGGACGCTGTAGAACATCAGCCTTCTCTACTTTCTCAAGATGAGTTGGCGGCTTGTGAGAAAGGGGATTCGCTTGAGATGAAGGTTGCAAGCCTACAGAATTCCAAAAAGAAGGCGGCTCTTCGGGAGTTGGATGGGTGGCGCGCGGAGCTCCCATGGAAGGAGAGCGTTTGGGGATCGATACAGGAAAGATATAAGAAGTACAAGGAATCTTTGTCTCAACTTGCTTCTGTAAAAAATACAATTCTCTCCTTGACAAACGACATGTCTGTGCCGATCGTTCGTCTTCGTCATCAGATTCTGGTGGAATACGGATACGTAGATTCGGTTTCGGGCGTGACTCAAATCGGTCGCCTTGCCTCGGAGGTAAATGAAGGGCATCCCTTCCTTTTGACTGAACTTTTCCTAAGACTTCGAGGGAATTCCACCTCATGGCAACTCACGGACTTACTTATACTTCTCTCGGTTTTCTTAGGTGACTCGCGTGACTCGTGTGTATTACCTGCTGGACTACCTGATGCTGTGACAAAGGAGGTTAAGAAGATTGAAGAAGATGCGATGATAGGGATGAAGAGAGAGGAGAGACTGGGGATCTCGGATCCTTCCTTTTGGACAATAACGAAGGATTGGCTCGAGCCTATTCAGGCGTGGGTCAATGGTACAGATATTCTTCCTGTAGTGGCATGTAGTTATGATATCTATGAGGGCAATCTTCAGAAATCTCTTATGAAACTTATGGGGATTGTTGAAGAGTTTAGAGGGCTTTGTACTCTGGAAAATGAAGTCGGATGGCTATCGGTGTTAGAGGGGGCTCAGGCGCTTGTTTTACGCGATGTCGTTGTTGCTGAAAGCTTGTATCTTCGTCTATAGGATCGACTCTGTAAGCGTCTATAAGACCGACTTCGTAAGTGTTGGATTCATATAGAGTATTGCTAATACAATTGTTAGCAAGGATCCATATATAAAAAGAGCTTTTTTTGCTGATCCTTTTGCGTATAAATGTATGAGTGTTTCTACAATTCCCCATACTGCGATCCACCAAAGAACAAGTAAGATTCCTATACATACCACTCTAACCATATTTATTGAGTGCTAGGAAATTATTGTATAAGTGTTGAATTACTACTTACAATAGATGTAATACTATCTGTTATTCCAGATATAGTAGTCCAGTTTACACCATCTGTTGATGTTGCCATACCTGTAGTTCCAGTTGCATACCAGATCGAGCCAGTCCAGAGAATAGCAGCTCCTTGTCCACCTGGGAAGGGTGTAGAGCTAGTCCAATTAATTCCATCTGATGATTTAGCAGCAGATATTGTATTACCAGTATTGTAGCCAACCACTACCCAATATAAATCTCTGGAATTCCAGGCAACTCCCTGTAGTAATGTACCTGTTGAAGAAAATGGATGCGATAGAACCCAATTTGTACCATTATTGGAACTAATTCCTGCTGGTAGATTATTATTCTGAGTATTCTGACCAACTACTAACCATGACGTACCATTCCAGGCAACACCAAATGCAGTTCCAAACTCTGAGCCACTCATACCATTTGATGAAAAGGAATTTACAGGTGTCCAATTTATACCATTTAATGACAATGCTGCAGTATGGGTGCCTGCAAAAGTTCTTCCAACGATCATCCATGATGAGCCATTCCAGGCAATTCCAGATGCTGATTGTGATTTTGCATTGGTATTACTCATTGGGAAGGAAGGATTCGTCCAAGTTTTTCCATCTCTGGTTATGTAGGCATCTCCATTTACACTTACACCTCTTACTGCTGCAACACCATACTTATCTAGAGGATTCCAAGCTATAGCATTTGCCGAGGGGATAACATTTAATCCATTAGTCCATATTGTACCATTTGATGAAATTATAGAAGTAAATGTTCCACTTCCTACACCAATCCAATTGGATCCAGTCCATACAACAGAGCTCAAGGTTATATTGGTAGGGTGTGGCTGTTTTAACCATGTTATAGAATCTAATGATACATATAGTGTACTCGTTCCTGTAGCAATTAAAGTGGGAGGAACAGCAGCAAAAACATTTGAACTTACTGGTGAAGTTCCTGCGAAATTTGTAACATACATGCGTATAATATATTGTATGTTATCTATAAGATTACTAAATGTAAAAGAGTTTCCAGATATTTCACTTGTAGTATAAGAACCTCCATCCAGACTGTAAGAATAGCTTGTAAGATTACAACCTCCAGTACTTATTACTGAATATGTTACATTCAAATTTGAAGTGGCACGTGATACACTAATTACTGGAGCCGTGGGATTCGTATACGGTATAACATTTGACGCTTCAGATGCTAATGATATTCCTATAGCATTCGATGATTTTAGTGTAACTGTATAATTTGAATATATAAGTCCTGTAATTGTAAACGAATTGCTTACAGGAGAAAATAATATGTAAGATCCTCCCAAAGAGTAATAATAGGATTGAATTGCATATCCATTTGAATTGCCTGGTGTCAATGTAAGAGTTGCTTGATTTTTTCCTTCCACTAAAGACACGAATGATGGGGCAATTGGAACAGCTCCTGGTTTTACATTTGATGCAGATGATGCCGATGATAATCCTAGAGAATTCAATGCTTTTAGAGTGACTGAGTACGTTGAACCATTAGTCAGATTGGGGATTATGTAGGAGTTGCCACTTGGTGTAAAAGGGATGTAGGATCCGCCATTTAAGTTGTAGTAATACTCTGAGACTGCGTAACCTGCTGTGTCAACTGTGAATCCGAGAATAGCGGATGAATCACTTACGCTTAGTGATGCTATAGATATTGAGGGAGCTGAAAAAGGTCTACCATTTGAAGGGGTAGATGCTAGAGACAATCCCGCAAAGCTCAAGGCCTTTAATGTAACTGCATAATTTCCATAAGCAAGATTTGAAATTGTAAATGTATTCGCAAGTGATGACGTTGAAATATAGGATTCTCCTATAGAATAATAATATTCTTGAATTGAATAACCATTTGATGCCCCTGGTGTAAAGGTAACTGTTAGTTGGTAATCACCAGATTGAATAGATGTTATCGTTGGAGCTGATGGACTTGCACCAACAATTAGTGTAGGATTACTACTTACAATAGAATTAATACTATCGGAAATTCCAGATATAGTACTCCAATTTACACCATCTGTAGATATAGCAATTCCTGTAGTACCAGTTGCAATCCAGTTCGAGCCAGTCCAGAGAATGCTGCGTCCTTGCCCACCTGGGAAGGGTGATGATGTAGTCCAATTAATTCCATCAGTCGATTTAGAAGCAGATATTGTATTACCACTATTGTAGCCAACCACCACCCAATATAAATCTCTAGGATTCCAAGCAACTCCACGTAATAATACACCTGTTGAAGAAAATGGATTTGATAGAATCCAATTTGAAGCATTATTGGAACTAAATCCTACGGGTAGATTATTATTCTTACTATTCTGACCAACTACTGACCATGACGTACCATTCCAGGCAACACCATATCCAGTTCCAAACTCTGAGCCACTGATATTATTTGATGAAAAGGAATTTACAACTGTCCAATCTATACCATTTAATGATAATGCGCCAATATGGCTGCCTCCACCACTTCTTCCAACGATCATCCATGATAAGCCATTCCAGGCAATTCCATTACCAGAGTCTGATTTTGAACCGGCATTGCTCATTGGGAAAGAAGGATTTGTCCAACTTTTGCCATCTCTAGTTATGTATGCATCTGGATTTGCATTGGCACCTCTTACTCCTGCAACAGCATACTTATCTACAGGATTCCAAGCTATAGTATTTGCTGAGGGGAGAGTATTTAATCCATTACTCCATGATATTCCATCAGAAGAAATTATAGAAGTGAATGTTCCATTTCCTACACCAATCCAATTTGATCCAGTCCATACAACAGATGTTAAGTTTATATTAGCAGGGCTTGTCTGCCTTAGCCACGATATATTATCTAATGAAACATATAGTGTACTCGTTCCTGTAGCAATTAAAGTTGGAGGAACAGCTGCAAAAGTATTAGAAATTGCTAGAGAATTTCCTGCTGTACTTGTGACATACAGACCTATAGTATATTGTACATTAGATGATACATTACTAGTAATAATAAAAGAGTTTCCAGATATTGCACTTGTAATATAAGAACCACTATTTACATTATAAGAATAGGTTGTGAGATTGCAGCCTCCAGTATCTGCTATAGAATATGCTATATTGAAATTGGAACCAGAACGCGATATAGTGAATGTTGGTGCTGAAGGAAGAGTATATGGTCTAACATTTGATTCTACAGAGGCAGCTGATATTCCTATAGCATTGGATGCCTGTAGTGTAACTGTATAGTTTGAATTTATCAGTCCAGTGATAGTAAATGCATTTCCTGATGGAGAAAATAATATGTAAGATCCTCCTAAGGAGTAATAATAGGATTGAATTGCATATCCATTGGAATTTCCTGGTGTAAATGTAAAAGAGGCTTGAGATATTCCTGGTACTAAAGATACAAAGGATGGAGGATTTGGAGGAGCTCCTGGCTTTACATTTGAACTAGCAGACGATCCTGATATTCCTATAGCATTCGATGCTTTTATAGTAACTGAATATGTTGTACCATTTGACAAACCTGTAATAGTATAAGGATTGTTTAATGATCCAAAATTTATATAGGCTCCTCCATTTAGGTTGTAGTAATAACTTGTGATTGCATATCCTCCTATATCACTTACTGTAAAATTTAGCACTGCGGATAAATTGCCCAGAGTTAGTGATGTAATAAAGGGAGCTGTAGGATTTGTACCTGGGGTCACATTTGATGAAGTTGATACTGGCGATGCTCCAATATCGTTAGAAGAGAACATCGTCACTGGATATGTTGTACCGTTTATGAGGTCAGGAATGAGATAGGAATTATTGGTTGGACTGATTGGTGTAAAAGAGGTGTATATGCTTCCATCAATACTATAGTAATAGCTTGTAATTGCATAACCGCCATTATTTGCTATTGTAAAAGACAGAAGAGCTGACATATTACTTAGTACTACAGTTGTAATTGGTATTGAGGGAGGAATGCCTGGCTTTACATTCGAACTAGTAGACGATCCTGATATTCCTATAGCATTCGATGCTTTTATAGTAACTGAATATGTTGTACCATTTGACAAACCTGTAATAGTATAAGGATTGTTTAATGATCCAAAATTTATATAGGCTCCTCCATTTAGGTTGTAGTAATAACTTGTGATTGCATATCCTCCTATATCACTTACTGTAAAATTTAGCACTGCGGATAAATTGCCCAGAGTTAGTGATGTAATAAAGGGAGCTGTAGGATTTGTACCTGGGGTCACGTTTGAGGAAATTGATACTGGCGATGCTCCAATATCATTAGAAGAAAACATTGTCACTGGATATGTTGTACCATTTATGAGGTCAGGAATGAGATAAGAATTATTGGTTGGACTGATTGGTGTAAAAGAGGTGTAACTTGTTCCATCAATACTATAGTAATAGCTTGTAATTGTATATCCGCCATTGTTTGCTATTGTAAAGGACAGAAGAGCTGACATATTACTTAGTACTACAGTTGTAATTGGTATTGAGGGAGGAATGCCTGGCTTTACATTTGAACTAGTAGACGATCCTGACATTCCTATAGCATTCGATGCTTTTATAGTAACTGAATATGTTGTACCATTTGTTAAGCCAGTAATAGTATAAGGATTGTTTAATGATCCAAAATTTATATAGGCTCCTCCATTTAGATTGTAGTAATAACTTGTGATTGCATATCCTCCTATATCACTTACTGTAAAATTTACCACTGCGGATAAATTGCCCAGAGTAAGTGATGTAATAAAGGGAGCTGTAGGATTTGTACCTGGTGTTACATTTGAGGAAGTTGATATTGGTGATGCTCCAATATTATTAGAAGAGAACATCGTTACTGGATACGTTGTACCATTTGTGAGGCCAGGAATGAGATAGGAATTATTGGTTGGACTGATTGGTGTAAAAGAGGTGTAACTTGTTCCATCAATACTATAGTAATAGCTTGTAATTGTATATCCGCCATTGTTTGCTATTGTAAAGGACAGAAGAGCTGACATATTACTTAGTACTACAGTTGTAATTGGTATTGAGGGAGGAATGCCTGGCTTTACATTTGAACTAGTAGACGATCCTGACATTCCTATAGCATTCGATGCTTTTATAGTAACTGAATATGTTGTACCATTTGTTAAGCCAGTAATAGTATAAGGATTGTTTAATGATCCAAAATTTATATAGGCTCCTCCATTTAGATTGTAGTAATAACTTGTGATTGCATATCCTCCTATATCACTTACTGTAAAATTTACCACTGCGGATAAATTGCCCAGAGTAAGTGATGTAATAAAGGGAGCTGTAGGATTTGTACCTGGTGTTACATTTGAGGAAGTTGATATTGGTGATGCTCCAATATTATTAGAAGAGAACATCGTTACTGGATACGTTGTACCATTTGTGAGGCCAGGAATGAGATAGGAATTATTGGTTGGACTGATTGGTGTAAAAGAGGTGTATATGCTTCCATCAATACTATAGTAATAGCTTGTAATTGTATATCCGCCATTATTTGCTATTGTAAAAGACAGAAGAGCTGACATATTACTTAGTACTACAGTTGTAATTGGTATTGAGGGAGGAATGCCTGGCTTTACATTTGAACTAGCAGATGATCCTGATATTCCTATAGCATTAGATGCTTTTATAGTAACTGAATATGTTGTACCATTTGTTAATCCAGTAATAGTATAAGGATTGTTTAATGATCCAAAATTTATATATGCTCCTCCATTTAGGTTGTAGTAATAACTTGTGATTGCATATCCTCCTATATCACTTACTGTAAAATTTAACACTGCGGATAAATTGCCCAGAGTTAGTGATGTAATAAAGGGAGCTGTAGGATTTGTACCTGGTGTTACATTTGAGGAAGTTGATATTGGTGATGCTCCAATATTATTAGAAGAGAACATCGTCACTGGATACGTTGTACCATTTGTGAGGCCAGGAATTAGGTAGGAACCATTGTTTGGATTGTTTGGATTGGTTGGTGTAAAAGAAGTGTAACTTGTTCCATTGACGCTGTAGTAATAGCTTGTAATCTCATACCCACCATTATTTGAGATTATAAAGGATAGAAGAGCTGACATATTACTGAGTGTTACAGTTGTAGATGCTATATAAGGTGGAGATCCTGGAACAAAAGATACCATCTGGGATGGAGGAGATCTTCCTACATTATTCACAAGTTCCATGGTTACTTCATAGGTAAGGCCATTACTGAGGTCGCTAATTATAAATGGACTATTTAATCCAGCGGATATATAGCCGTATCCTAGTGAATATCTATACTCTGTAATAGCCTCTCCTCCATTATCAGTCTGTGTAAAAAATACCGTTCCGTTAGAATTACCTCTTTCTATACGAGTTATAGTGGGTGCTGAAGGAATTGTTCTCGGTTTAACTGGTAGTATGGCAGAAGCAGGAGAATAACCTATAAAGTTATGAGCTCTTATAGATATATTATATGTTACTCCATTTATAAGATCAGAAATTAAAAGAGGATTTGATGTAGAACCAATAGAAATATAGCTAATTCCAGTATCTATTGAATATTCATAATCTAGTATTTCTGAATATCCATCAAATCCAGCTATATAATTTACACTTGCACTTCTATTACCATAGTCTATAGATGTAATAGTGGGTGCAAGAGGGACTGATGCCGGCATAATAGATACAGAATTTGAAGGATCTGAACTTCCTATATAATTTCTACTCTTTATACGAATTATATAATTACTTCCATTTATAAGATTATCAACAACTAAAGGATTTGCAAGAGTTTTAAATGGTCTATATATACGAGTATCTAGAGAATATGTATACTCTAAAATAGGCGCTCCACCATTAAAAACAGTTGCGTCATATGTAATAATTGCCAAAGTATTTCCAGGAACTCCTGAGATACTTGGTACAGAAGGTAATGTTGCAGGTGTAACAGTAGCAGCATTCGATGGTTCAGAATATCCTATTGAATTAAGAGCCTTAATAGTAATACTATATGTAACACCATTTTGAAGTCCAGAAATAATAATAGGGTTTACAAGATATCCTACAGATATATAAGGTTCTCCATCCAGCGAATAGAGATAATCTTTAATATAGGAAGCACCGTTTGATATAAGTCTAAATTGTATTTTAGCAAATCCATTCCCAGGTATTACTTCATCAATGAATAAACCAGAGGGAATTGTTTGGATACTATTTTCAAATAATATATTGGTTAATTCATCTTGTTTAAAATATGTAGGTCCTCTGACAATTGGAATATGAGCCGATTCTTCTAAATTTGCATCAGATCCTCCTATAATATTAGCCCTTAGAATACGCTTTTCTCGCGCAGCTTGCTCATCAATTACATAGTTTGCATATGTATTTCTTTCCTCTAACCTCTTTATTCGATCTGCCTGAGATTGAGGAACCAAAGGCATTCTACCGTTAAGTACCGAATTTAAGAACTCCTCCTTTAGAGGAGTTCCTTAAATTTCTGTACTTAACGGCATTGCCGAAAGTTTAAAAGTTAAGAACCGGTAGGGTTCTTACCTTTTAAACTTGACGGTACTTAGCTTAGATTAAATACAATACGATCCTTCCATCTCGGCTGTTCCCTATTTTCATACCAGGTTATCAGAACCTTCTCACCTCTCTGAAATTTTTCGGTTGTAGTCTTTTTACTAATGCGGCGTTTCCATGCCGGCACCCAAATCTTTGTCTTTTCACAGACATCTGTTACAATGCCTTCCACAGCTTGACTAGTCCCCTTAAGATGTTTCATAAAGAAGAGGTCACGCTGAAAGGCCTTCGCTTGTTTTTGTCTACGATTTAATTCTTCAACCAGTGCTTCCACGGAAGGATTCGGAGTTTCACCATTAATTAATTTCTTAATCGATCTCTGGTTTACTAAATCTGCATAACGCCGAATTGGAGAGCTGGCATAGGCATAGGCATCTGAACTAAGGCCATGGTGCCTAGTATCAGTATCCGTTGCTAAACAATACTGTGCCGCCTCATACACTAAGAATTCTGGAACACCTAGAATGTGCAGCTCTTTCTCAGAATCCTTATGTCTGCGTAGAATGCCTGCGCCAGCCTTTTTCAGAATATGACCAGCCTCTTCATTGTAAAAGATCATGAGCCGTTCTACAATTTCGTGGCTATTCATACACGGCTTATCATACAAACTCTCACATACCTTCTTAAGAATAAAGAGTTCTTCAATTTGTTCTAGATGCTTATCGGCTTCGTTATAGGTGTAAGAGTAGTTCGTACATGTTTCTGTAAGATGCCAGCCTACCTCTGAAACCTTATTGTTTGAAAAGGTGAAGGAGATGCTTACCGAGAGCTTGGAAGATCCTGGAAGAAGCGACACAATTTCTTCAAGATCTTTTGGGAGCATCGGATATACTGCCTCTCCATCAGGAGTATAGAAGCTCGTCGACCTCTCTTTCGCAAAGGTATCAAGTGGTGAACCCTCTTGTACATGATAGGAAACATCGGCAATATTTATTGTAATAATCCATGTCTCAGAATCCTTCTTATATACAGTAAAGCTGTCGTCAACATCCTTACAACCTGGTGGATCAATGTGAAAGGTGATACCTGGCATTCGAGTTCTCGCAGGAAGAAACAGAATTCCTTGGTTCGCTTTCATTAGAGGCTTCTCCTTTTTACTATCTTGGGCGTAGGTGGCGATGAGAAGCTGGAGTTCTGTTTCTTCGGTGGGATGACCCAGACTTTTAATAATATTCGCCCGCTGTAGTTCTCCCTTCTTTGGCTCTCCCTGAGGTTCAACAATTGCATGAATATTATGCATCAGATCTCTCTGAGAACAACCGACGGCTAGAGGAGCGAATCGCTTATCATAAGGAATAAAGCGAAAGAGTGGAACTCCACGAGACGTCATTCCATACCTAACCTTCGATGTCAGTTCAAGAGTTCCTCCTATTTGTCTTAGCATTGTTACCTGGTTTTTTGATTCGGTTTGAATTCATTTTTTATTTTCCTAAAAATTGAAATTTTTCCGCCCTTTTATACACAGGTAAAATGGTCTATGAATATCAAAAAGATACAAATGGAAACTATGTATGTATTCATTGCAATGTTGTAAAGAATAATCAATCGACTATGCACATGCACTATAAGGCGAATCATGATGGGGCTCTCAAGCATAAATGTAAGGATTGTGTATATGAAACATCTACGAAACAGGGTCTAGATAAGCATATTGATGCAAGACATCCTGAAAGTGCTGCCGAACGGGCTAAGACATATAACTGTCCTTCTTGTGAATTTGAGAGTCTAACGAAGGCGGGTCTTCGTAGTCATTATTCGCTGCGTCATCTTTCCAAGGAAGTGAATCAATTTCTTGAAAAGACGGGATCTGTTCTAAGTTGTAAGGAGTGTTCGCAAACCTTCGCCAGTAAGCCATCCTATATTTATCATCTTGCTGGTTGCTTACCGCCGTCTATCCTATGTAAGAAGGAGGTGCGTGAAGGTCTAGGTCTAGATGCTATCTAGGTTTCTTTGACAGCTATATTTTTATTCATTTCCTGTAGAGTCACTATGATGCTATAGATGTGGTAGCCTAGGGCTGAGAATCCTAACATGGCAAGTACTTCAAACGCCCATCTCGGCGTATCGTAGCCCATAGTGCCAATATATAGAATGAGAGGGGCAACTGCTACAACATGGAGTATGTTGATCCATGTGCTCAAGCTATGAGCCTTCCACTTGATAACTGTCTTATATGAATGATATACAAGTAAAATAAGTCCGAGAATTTGGAGAGTTGTGAAAATCCATGGCATGAGTTGACCACGGACAATGGCCACATATATGAAAAAGGGTGCCACGGCGAGAATATGGAAGAGTGACAGACCGATGTGCGAGTTCATCTAGAATAGATGTCTCTTTAACATCGATTCTGAATGTTCCAAGGCACCTTCCATCCACGCCTGGCGCATACTATAACTTTCTCCGCAAACAAAGAGATTCTGCCATTTTCCTGGTTGCGGACACATCACCTTGTCGGATTCTTCTTGAGGATCATAAAGGCCGGGAAGCCAGTAGGTACATCCCTCCTTCCACCAATGCTCCTTAAAAAACAAGGGATCTGGGATCTCGCGACCAGGAAACTCCTTTCGAAGTTCTTTCAAAATATCCTTTTCAGCTGTTTTGGTGCGCCAATGATTAGTATCTTCGGAATCTGTGTAAGAGGTCATGATGACTCCTTTCTCAGGATTAATTGGAATTATGTATCTTAGCGGTGATCGTGCGACTGTTTTAGGAATATGATCGAACCACGGAACTTTGTTCTTTGTTGGAAATATACCATAGGTTCTGAGTAGGGGTTTCATTGCTAGATGTTTTAAAACGGGGAGATTCTGAAAGGGGCTTATGCCTTTGAGAGCTTCACTCTGAACTGCTAGAATTACCTTGTCCGCAGTGATAGTCGCGTGTTTCCGTTTCACTACAAATTTGCATAGAATTGGAGTTGTGTGCGGTTCCACTGCCGATAGGCGATGGTTAAATAAGAAGGTCACACCTCTACTCTCTAACTCCTCTCTCATTCTCTTTATCAAGGTACTGAAACCCTCGGCAACTACGAAGAAATCTGCGGAAGAATTCATTTCATGTGTAAACGCCTTTAGAGCTAGATCTGCGCGAAGAGTATCTGCTTCGGCGCGATATGCAAAATGGTGGAGATAGTCATCGAGCTTGAATTTTTTCAAGAGTTCTTTGACTGTGTGAATGGCTAGATTTTTTTCAGATAGTTGGCCGAGTGTCGACGCCAGGACATCCGAAATAGTCGGCCAAGTATCTGGGTAATCTATAGAGTTCTCTCTGTAAACTTGTTTAGGATTGATGGGAATTTCTGTGAGTCCGTATTTTTGTATATAGTGGCGAACAAGGCGATGAGATTTGTGGTAACGTCCCGCTCCATTTTCCCAGTGTATCCCTGGAAACTCTTTAGGATAATAAGTCTGGACGCGTCCTCCCAAGCCAGGATAAAGTTCGGCAACGGCAATCTGTAGATTCGGATATTTTTCTGATGTACGAAGAGCTGTGTGTAGTCCTGCTAAACCACCACCAACAATGAGAATCTGATAGTTTGCCATTGTTTGCGGTAACATCTGTTTTAGTTGTTATTTAAGATTCGAATATATCCACGATGCGGCCTTAGCTGTTGCGCTAGTTTGAAAGGGGCCGGTTACTCGTTTTCCTGGGTGTACGATCATAAAACTAGGGATGCTGCGTACTTGGCAGAAGCCTGGAGTGTATTTGTTTTCGTCAATATTGCATTTATAGACTGGAAGATCTGGAAATTCGTTTAAAAGAAATTCCCAATCGATGTGTTTACAGGCACCGCACCAGTCCGCGGTGAAATATACTAGGATGGGTTCCTTTGTTGATGTATATAATTCTTCAAACTGCTCATGCTTTTGGAGGGGTATCATCCTTTGCTGGGACATTCTTAAATCTACCTGCCGTAAGAAGGAAAGCTCCGCCGACGACCGCAATGAAGCAGCCGATTGTAAGATACTCTAGAGGGGTGGTTATGGCTCCGCCCTTCATTTTAGGAAGGCTAGGAATGCTAGGAATGCTAGGAATGCTAGGAATGCTTGGAATGCTTGAAGTTCCCGCGATTTCTGCCAGTTTTCCAATTTTTCCTAAGATCGGAGGAATTTCACCAGCCTTATCAACGACCACCTTAGCTCCATCCACTAAACCTTCTATCCCACCTACAACTGTTTGCTCGAGCGCTCTTCCTGAAGCAATGATCGGCTGTACAACTGGTCCAAGTCCTACTGTTGTTGCCGCTAGTGAACCTACTGCAATTCCCGTTTTAGCAATATCTTGTAAGATTCCTCCACTTGGACACCGTTTTACCTGGGTATCATTGGTTAAATTTGGACTATGTCCATCCGTGTCCATTCCTAGTGCTGTAAAAGGGAAGAAGCGCTTTGTACCAAAGGCGAAAAGTTCTGCCGGTTTTACCAGAGTAATGAAACAGTCATACAACATCGCAATAGTTCCTATTACCCAGCCAAGTGGTACAACTATTAATAAGGCAAATCTTGAGAGTGCATTGTTCTTATCTCCTGCGATAAGAGTTGATAGAAATCCTACTGGAAGAAGAGCAACATATGCGAGAAATAACCACGGACTCGGCATCTTTGTATCAGGAATTGGTTCACCATCAGGCACCCACATTCCTTGTCCAAGTCCCAAGGAACCAAAGGGATGACCCAATCCGTAGGTATTGAGTCCCTCAGTTCCTAGACCGCCGATATCTTTAGAAGAAAGCTGAATGAGATCATAGAACCAAGGATACCCTAACAAAAGACCATTAAATATAAAAAAAAGTAAGGCGGTTTGAGGACTACGTAAAAGAAGATGATGTAATCCCACAAAGCCAAAGAAAAGAGTAAACCACCACATTCCACTTCGGGTATATTGTGGATCTTTCCAAAATTCTAAACGACTTTGGGAAACTGCTGGAAACTCCATTAGACCCATTCCCACTATATATTAGCATGTTATGTTGAGCCGGAGTTTGACGTATAAATCTAGCTTGCGGATTCAAAATGATGTTTGAAGATAATTTCTTCAAAGATCATCTCTCTATATAAAATCTAAGTATTTCCCTCGAATTGTGTATTGAACATTCTATATTTTCTCTCACCCTCGCGTGTATATGTTAGTACAAGTGGTTTCTTAAATACATAGGTAGCATTGTAATTCGTTGCTACGGAACCCGACGCACTTTCAAAATCAAAGGGTGTATCAGATTCATGCATAGCCTCATTATCATCAGGTTCGCGTAATACTGCAATTTGGTTTGTACGAACAACAATAGGTTTTTCTACAATTTTTACTGATCCTACATCAGCGTTTACTTGAGATCCCTCACACCAGGCAACAATATTCGGACCAATATCCGTTACATTATGTAATGCATTAAATGAAGCACCTTGAATATATACAGTATTATTACTGTCTATTGATGTCGATGCTGTAAAGCCAGTAGAAAAATCAAAATCTAGAACTCCATTTGATTTATTATATGTAAAAGGGACAACTTTGTTATCACCATATGTTAATGTAACCGCAGGAGACGGATACGGCAGACGTGTATTATTAGCAAGTTGGCGAAGTACAGATGTCATTCTATATAGATCCTTATCTATTGAAATCCGAAGCTTCCAACTTTTTCAGAAAAATTCTTAGGAAAACACGGATGTAGAAAGAACTGCGGATTTATAGATCTAGTATACATATATACAACGGATCCAATTTTCAGACCATACTTGTCATAATCAAGAATCATCACCCTGTTAGAGGGTTGTACATAGAGTTCAAAATCCCACGGTGCATAGCCAAGATTCCACATATCATTCCAGAATCTAGCAAGTTCTTCTTTTAGATTCTGAATAAAATTTACGTCATACTCTATATAACTATCTTTTACACCTAACCATATCGGCTTCGATGTATCAATTCTTTCCATACAGTAAGTATGTTCTGATTCAAGAATTCTGGGAGTTTGTAAAAGGGAATAGTGTTTTAGAATTTCATAGGCCTGTTCATGTATACGCTTTTGAATACTAGTATCGTGGGTCTTATACTTTCTATGCTGTTGTTTCTTTATGATTCCTTGATCAGTCGGAATAATAATGCATGGTGGGCCATAGTCCATGTTACATGTACTCGCCTCTTATATTTTAAATAGAAGCCCTCCAAATCCGTCAACAATTCTCAGAATATTGTGATTCAATCCATAGACGCGAACGGTGGCCGGTCCACGCGGCGGTAAAACATTCGTATTCATTTCGAGCTGTAGATTTATATTGTCAATGCGACTGGCATTGAGACTTCCACTCGGCTGTATATCTTCTGGTTTTATGGCGAAACTGTATGTATAAATATAGTCATTAATCGGTATTGTAGTATGATACTGGAAGGGTTGTACGAGTCTAAAATAATCTGCATTGCGAATATCGAATCTGTCATATCCATCAATCCGTAGTAAGGCCGTTGTAATTAGATTCTGAACTCCCTGCGTCGAGGTTTCACCAAGTGCCAAATTCGTATAGTTGAACCACTGATGTGCAGCAACTGCCGCACTTCTTTGGACGACCCAGAATAATTCGCGAATCGGGTGATTAAATTCCATAGGAACTTGGATCGTTGTCGCAGTTTTATCAATAGAAATCGGTGGTGTATACTGAATCTGTTCAATAAGATATTCATGCGAATTTGCAACAAATCTTCTTCTCTCTTCAGTATCTAGATGGACAAAATCGCCGTACATTGTCATATTGATTATTGATGCTGGAGCAACTGTTTGGTCGCAGGGATCTTGCCCAGGTGTTTCATAAATAAATAATTGTTGCAGAGGACGTAGAGTTATATTAATACGAATGGGATGGTGTTGTAAGGCTAAAAGAGGTAGATACAGTCCAGGATTTTTACAGAACCAGAAGCGAAGAGGGACGTAGAGTTGGATAGGTCCATACTTGTTTATAGAAGAACTCGGAGCATTTCCATAATTTGCACTCAGTGTTTTTCCTATCATTGAATTCCAGCCATCAACCTTATCATTAGGAACTGTCAAATTCGACCAAAGTTCCATCCATTCTCCAGTCTGTTTATCAATTTCTTGCGATCCAATTTCTATACTAACTTCTTGAATGAGAGAATGGGCTACTGAATTTGAGTAAGAGAGGCGTTCCCCTGTGATAGAATCAGTAATTGCCGGAAGATTTATTTCTAGCCACAAGGCACCTAATAAATCACCCTTTCGTGGAATCAAAACTGTTATCCTCCTACCGAAATCGGCTTGCGAATCAAAGGGTATAATTTGCTGCTCAATTGAAAAACTTGTGTATCTGCGGTAAACCATTTTAAACCACGTCACTTGTGGATTACCGGTTAAGAAAACATCTTGTTTTCCTTTGGCAACTAATTGAAGTAATCCTCCGCCCTGGGTCATCTGTTCCTGAGTGCGATAATGCTTGTTTAGAATAATCCCGCATTAGAGAAGAATGAATACATCGATTGTTCTTCGTAAAGTATATGCAGTAGATGCAAGAACAGATCAGATACTTGGAAGCGGAAAGATACTTGTAACAGACGGCCTCGGCGGAACGCAGTGGCTCGATTTTGTAGGAGCTTCTTCAAATCTCGGTGGACCAGATCTTGTAACAATGAATACTCAAATACAGAGTCTTCTTGGAGGAAGTATTGGAGTTACAATGCCAGTTCTTATCTCAACTGTTCGCGGGTTAGGGTCTTCTAGTTACGTGAGTTCAGCTTCCCTAGTATCGACAACGGCGGGTGTACTTACTACTATGGGATCAAATGACCAGTTAAATCTCATATCAACTGTAGGCGGCCTGGGATCTTCTGGCTATGTTAGTTCAGCCTCTCTAGTATCAACAACAGCAGGTATAGTAAATCAAATTGGCACTGGCGGTACAACTCAACAGACAAATATTGTATCAACTGTGCGCGGCCTGGGATCTTCTGGATATGTGAGTTCAGCCTCTCTAGCATCAACAACAGCGGGTATAGTATCTCAAATTGGCAGTGGTGCAACTAATCAACAGACAAATATTATATCAACTGTACGCGGCTTGGGATCTTCTGGCTATGTGAGTTCAGCCTCTCTAGCATCAACAACAACGGGTATTACTAACAATCAGCAAATAAATCTTATATCCACTGTGGCGGGGCTTGGTTCTTCAGGATATCTTAGTAGTTTGATACTAGTATCAACGGTACAAGGCCTTGGTTCATCAGGATATTTTAGTAGTCTATCGATGGTATCAACAGTAGAAGGCCTTGGTTCATCAGGATATCTCAGTAGTCTATCGATGGCATCAACGGTGCAAGGCCTTGGTTCATCAGGATATCTCAGTAGTCTATCGATGGCATCAACGGTGCAAGGCCTTGGTTCATCAGGATATCTTAGTAGTGTATCATTCACATCAACTGTACAAGGCCTTGGCTCATCAGGTTATGTAAGTACATCTGATCTTGTAAGTACAACTGCCGCTCTAGCAACTACGAATGGTATTATTCGTTTTGATACAAACGGTCAAGTTACTGTAATAGGAGGGAATAGTGTATTTCAAAATACAAATTTAGTTATTTATATATCTACCTTTTTCACAAGTTCATTAACATATTCTGGAAATACTGGAAGAATAGAAGGAACACTTACTAATTTGCGCAATATGACCTTCTCAACTGCCACTATTAGTCTTGCTCCATTCAGTAATTATATTAATTCAAATTCTAGAATAACTCTTGATGTTTATCCCAATATTGCTTTCTCTAAATTAGCTACTGGTGCATCAAATGTAGCTATTCTCCCTATTTCCTCTTTTCTTCAATATGGCAATACTCAATTATTAGAAACAAATACTACTTCCTTCTTATATGCTGGAAACACGCGTATACTCTTAGAAAGTGGTATAAATAATTATATTAATGCATCGAATTTTTATACAACTCCAATAAAAATACAAATACCTCCCAACACGGTAAGTAATTATAGTATGAATTATAATCTTGTACATTATATGCCTAATGGTGTTAATAATGGTCAACTACAGAATGCTCTGCATAGTAATGATATGCATCTTTATTTTGGAACCACGGGTTCAATATTCATAAGTATACAGAATATTGCTTAGATATAGAATGTCGATACCCAATAATACAAATATTCTTAGAATTACTAGGGTAATTGCTATAAATGAGAGTAATTATGACTACGTACAGCCCTTGCAAATTCCATCCGTTGGAGAGTCTGGGAAACTTGTATGGTATAGTACTCTTGATCTTCTTAGTACAATAAGTATACCAACAGTAAGCTGTTCTGTTCTACATATATTAACAACAATACAGCCCGGATTAAGTACTCTTTCTACTGTATTTTCATCAACCTTGACAAATACTGCTGTAAGTACAACAGTTGGTTTAGGAACTTCCGGTTATGTAAGTTCTCTATCATTAGTATCAACAACCTTCGCTTTGATAAATTCAATTGTTCAGGCTTCAGGTGTTACTGTTAGTCAGTCAATTTCTAGTGTCATTGGCTTGGGATCTTCTGGTTATGTTAGTTCGTTGAATCTAGTATCAACAACACAGGGTTTGGGAACTTCTGGATATGTAAGTTCAAGTTCGATAGTGTCTACACTTGACGGCTTAGGATCATTATCATATATAAGTTCCGCTTCCTTGGTCTCTACTGTAAGAGGGTTAGGTTCTTCTACCTACGTTAGTGCAGCATCCTTAGCATCTACTACAAATGGAATTATGAATCTGGCAGTTCCATCCACGGTAACGGGTTTAGGATCTTCAGCCTATGTAAGTTCAGCTTCCTTAGTATCTACCGTACAAGGACTCGGTTCTGCTTCATACGTAAGTTCGGCATCCTTAGTATCAACGACAAGTGAACTTACAAATATATTTATCAATGTGGTAGTCCCTTCAACGGTATCAGGATTGGGATCTTCTACCTACGTGAGTTCTGCGTCTCTGGTGTCTACTGTAAGAGGGTTAGGTTCTTCTACCTATGTAAGTGCAGCATCCTTAGCATCTACTACAAATGGAATTATGAATCTTGCAGTTCCATCCACTGTAACAGGTTTAGGATTTTCTGGGTATGTAAGTTCAGCTTCCCTAGTATCTACTGTAGAAGGACTAGGTTCCTCTTTGTATGTAAGTACATTAAGTTTAGTATCAACGACAAGTGAACTGAGAAATATATTTATCAATGTGGTAGTTCCTTCAACGGTAACAGGATTGGGATCTTCTACCTATGTGAGTTCTGCGTCCTTGGTGTCTACTGTAAGAGGGTTAGGATCTTCTACCTACGTTAGTGCAGCATCCTTAGCATCTACTACAAATGGAATTATGAATCTGGCAGTTCCATCCACTGTAACAGGGCTAGGATTTTCTGGATATGTAAGTTCAGCTTCCCTAGTGTCTACTGTAGAAGGACTAGGTTCCTCTTTGTACGTAAGTACATTGAGTTTAGTATCAACTACCGATGGAATTATGAGTGTAGCATTTCCTTCAACGGTAACAGGACTGGGATCTTCTAGCTACGTAAGTTCAGCTTCCTTAGTATCTACTCTACAAGGATTAGGTTCTTCTACCTATGTAAGTTCAGCTTCTTTAGCATCTACTGTACAAGGACTAGGGTCTTCTACCTATGTAAGTTCTTTGAGTCTAGTATCAACTGTAAGAGGAATAGGTTCTTCTGGATATATAAGTAGTTTTATAAATATTTCTAATATAAGTACTCAGAGATTTGTAGCTTCAAGTATAGGTGTAAATTGTAATCTTCCTACTTACACTCTTGATGTAAACGGAACAATTAATTCAGCAAATAATATTTTTATAAATGGAGTTGCAGTCGTAACGACAAACACTGCGAATGGCGTTGTACTTGGAAGTCTTGTATCATCAATAGAAGGTCTTGGGAGCAGTGGTTATCTAAGTAGTTTTATAAATATTCCAGCAGTTGCCATAAATACTGCTACTCCTTATGGTGGATACTTACTTGATGTGAATGGACCTGTGCAAGGGGCGGCATACTATTCAACTACAACTGCTACATCAATAACACCAGCAAATTTTGGCGTATTTTATAATCTTAGTAACCAGGCGGCATATACAATTACTCTTTCTAATTCATCCACTCCAAATATAGGGAAATATAATGTATTTAGAAACAATTCTCCTGGAATTATTTCAATGAATATTAGTTTCGTTACTCCTGCCACTGGAGGTATAATGAGCCCTGTTATAGTGAATCAATATCAATCTATAACTCTAATGGTTGCAACCGCGACAACATATGCTCTTTTTTAAAGATCTACACTTTAGATGAAGTTATATAATATCCGGCAATTGAATGTATCAACGATTTCTTCTATTATCGTGAGTGATATATCAGGATCTGTCGAGCTAGTTGCCCCTTACGAGTTCAATCTAAGTGCATACTCTACACTTACTGCTGTTGATCTATCTGGAGTGTCAACTATATATGAAATTGCTAAGCCGATTAGTATACAAAATATTATGTCTTCAAATAAGGCCTTACTATATCAAGAGGAAAGGTGTAAAAGGGTATTATTATCGCTAGATCTTAGTGTACTACAAAATAATCTATATGTGTGGGGCAGCAAGGGGTTTCCTGATTCATATGTAGTCTATACTTTTAACTTAGATATTTCTGATTATACATCGAGTGATGGAACTATAAGAGATTCTTCCGAATATGTAGACTTTGTACTAGGAAATCCTATTAAAGTACTTATAGACTCGTATCAAACAAATATAAAGGGTATACGGATTGATTATTCAATCCAAGAAAATCCACTGATTGTAAGTCTTCTTGTGACAACTGATACAAGTATCGCTTGTTCCGGCGCAATTACCCTTGATACTATACAGTCAACTATTCAGGATTTGAAGAGAATTGAGAAAAATAATCGCGATGTCTTACAAAATCTTGACTACGATACTCTTGAAACAAACTTGCACATATGGGGGATTCATGGATATTCTGATTCATATCTAGTCTATGAATTTGTACTTACAGAGCCAGAAGTTCTGAATGGAAGATACACATGTAGTGATGGAGTACTTCGCGATGTCTGGGAATATATAGTATTTGTACTCGGTTCTTCTATACAAACTATGCTTGAACTACATCAGCTGAATTTACAAGGAATTACTCTTGGATTTTCTGTAAAAACAAGTCCAATCACCTTAGGAATTCATGCAATTCGTGTTTGAAAATATCTAACGATACGGTTAGTATGCATCTCATAGGCATTTTAGGATCATATGCAAATAGAATACTACTTCCTAATCAAATATCTGCAGGATCGCTTATAACTTGGCTTGATGGCGCTGATCCGAATAATGACTCAAATGCAATACCTTTAACAGGGACAAATATTCCAATCTGGTATAACAAGGTATCGGGTTCAAATGCAACAGCGTCATCAGCAGGAAGTTTTATTGCCCGCGGCGGAATATCATTTACGGGTTCACAAGTATATCAATTCACTCCAGGATCTTTAGCAACATATACTGCTTTCATAGTTGCTTCACCATCATCGGTACAGGGTGCATATGTATATACTACAACGAATGGAAACAATGATCTTCAAGCTAACTATAATCTTACTAATCCATATGCCTTGGTGAATGGACCTGGCGCTTCTACATATTTTTTTGGTGGAGGCAGTGGCCCAGGATTTCCTACAAATTTATTATCATGGACTATAACTCCTTCATCCTTTTCTAATTACTATATGGGACGTCAAAACTACGGATATTCTGGTTCTACAGAAGCTACAATTATAAATACTATAGGAAATAATTTTTCCGGAATAATATATGAAATCATACTATATTCTACAGTACTAAGTAAGTTAGATCGGCAAAATGTGGAAGGATATTTAGCAACAAAATGGAACATGCAAACCTTGTTGATACGTAGCCACCCTTATTTTATTCCTACTTAGGCCTTTGATACATGTAAATTGAGAGTAGTTGGATTTACTTCTACAGAATATGAAAGAGTCATTCCCTTTAACTTTACTTGAAATGAAGTAACAAGTTCATGAATACTCATTCCTAGTATAAATGGGATATACTCCCAAACATCGCGAAAAACGCCATCACTACATGTGTATCTTCCATTTGTAATGGTGGGGTCATTCATTTTCATTGTATAAGCTTTAAAAGAATCTGGATATCCATTTGCAGCCCACGTAAATAAATTCTTTTTCAGTAGATCATAATCAAGATTTATGAAGGCATTCTTATTATTTGATTCTTTCTGAATAGTCGTTTGTAATGATGAGTTGATATCATCTAATTTAATAACATACGAATCCTCTATTCCTGTTATCGTAGATAAATGTATTACTCCAGATAGATCTATTTCATATAAGTTTATTGATCCAGATAGATCGAAGCTTTCTACAGATTTAATTACCTGTAAATTTTGTATATATAAAGGTGTTCTATCAAAGGGTGGCGCATAGTTAGAAACACATACTCCAGATAGATCAAATAGTTTTAGCTTTATTACATTTGACAAATTTAATTGCTGAATACTAGAAATTGTCTCCATCTATATCATTCAATATAAAATATTATTACAAATAGTATGTCTAGCAACTTCATAATTGATACAAAAAATCTTATTATCCGTAATGTTGTTGCAATAGATCCAGCAACTTCTGATTTTATTAAACCCTTGCAACTTCCTGCTATTGGCATTGATGGTAAAATTGTATGGTACAGTACCTTAGATCTTCTTAGTTCTATAAGTATACCTACGGTCAGTTGTTCTGTGTTAGATATATTAACAACAATACAGCCGGGACTTAGTACACTATCAACTATAATGTTTTCTACACTAAAGAGTAATCTTATAAGTACAGTAATTGGATTAGGAACTTCCGGATATGTAAGCTCTTCTTCTTTAGTATCAACAGTACAGGGATTAGGATCTTCTAGCTACGTAAGTTCGGCATCATTGGTTTCTACAGTAGTTGGTTTGGGATCATCCAAATATGTAAGTTCGGCTTCGCTAGTTTCTACAGTAATTGGGCTAGGATCTTCTACCTATGTCAGTTCTGCTTCCCTAGTATCTACAGTACAAGGGTTGGGATCTTCTACCTATGTCAGTGCAGCCTCCTTAGCCTCTACAACTAATATGATTGTTAGTGTAATAATTCCTTCAACAGTAGCCGGCTTAGGATCTTCCACCTATGTAAGCTCACCTTCCTTAGTATCTACAGTACAAGGACTCGGATCCGTCACATATGTTAGTGCAGCATCCTTAGTCTCAACCACCAATATGATTCTTAACGTTTTGATTCCTTCAACCGTAGCAGGTTTAGGATCTTCTAGATATGTAAGTTCAGCTTCCTTAGTATCTACAGTTCAAGGATTGGGAACTTCTACTTATGTAAGTTCGGCGTCGTTAGTTTCAACGACAACTATGATCCTTGATATATTGATTCCTTCAACCGTAGCCGGCTTAGGATCTTCCACTTATGTAAGTTCAGCCTCTCTAGTGTCTACAGTACAAGGACTTGGATCCGTTACATATGTTAGTGCTGCATCGTTAGCTTCAACTACAAGTGCCATTGTTAGTGTATTACTACCGTCAACAGTTAGAGGGTTGGGATCGTCTGGGTATGTAAGTTCAGCATCCTTGGTTTCAACTACATCTATGATTGTTAGTGCAATCATTCCTTCAACAGTCACAGGTTTGGGATCATCAAGCTATGTAAGTTCTGCATCCTTAGTCTCAACTACATCTATGATTCTTGATACATTGATTCCTTCAACTGTAGCCGGTTTAGGATCTTCCACCTATGTAAGTTCAACTTCTTTAGTATCTACAGTAGAAGGATTGGGATCTTCAGCATATGTTAGCTCAGCCTCATTGGCATCTACAACATCTATGATTGTTAGTCTAATAATTCCATCTACTGTTTCTGGTCTTGGTTCATCATCTTATGTAAGTTCTTCTTCCTTAGTATCTACAGTAAGAGGTCTTGGATCTTCAACCTATGTAAGTTCAGCCTCCTTAGCATCAACCACCAATATGTTTGTTAGTGTAATACTTCCATCAACAGTAAGTGGGCTAGGTTCTTCCACTTACGTAAGTTCAGCATCCTTAGTATCTACAGTAGAAGGATTAGGATCTATATATTTTAGTAGTTTTATTAATATTTCAACTATAAGTGTACAGCAATTAGTAGTATCAAGTATTGGTGTAAATTGTAATTTACCACAGTACACAGTTGATGTGGACGGATCAATAAATGCTAATAATATATTTGTGAATGGGTTTCGTGTTATTACAACGATTGGTGGAACAGGAGTATATCTTGTTGATTTGATATCAACAACACTATCACTTAGTAATACAATATATAGTAAAACATACGGACTTATAAATTTTGCAGAATCAAGAACTTTTCCACTTGGTTCTAATGCTGGTCTAACTGGTCAAGAACTTGGCGCAATTGCTTTAGGATATGCTGCTGGAAATTCAAATCAAGCTGGAAATTCTATTGCTATTGGTACCTTTTCTGGACAGAATTCACAGGGCGTGAATGCTATTTCTATAGGAAATAATGCTGGACAAACCTTTCAATCGAATTACTCTATTTCTATTGGCGAAGAAGCAGGAAATCTCAATCAAGGTACTACCTCAATAGCTATTGGAAGATTTAGTGGAGAATCAAATCAATCTAGAAATTCTATTGCCATAGGAAATACCGCTGGACAAACCTCTCAATCGAATTTCTCTATTTCTATTGGTGATGCCGCAGGAAGAGTAAATCAAGGAACTACATCAATTGCTATGGGAAGATCTAGTGGAGAATCAAATCAAGCTACAAATTCTATTGCGATAGGAAATACCGCTGGACAAAATTCTCAGTTATCTTTCTCTATTTCTATTGGTGATGCCGCAGGAAGAATAAATCAAGGAACTACATCAATTGCTATTGGAAGATCTAGTGGAACTTCTAATCAAGGAATGAATGCAGTTGCTCTTGGTAGTTTTTCTGGACAACAATCACAGAGTTCAAATTCTATTGCGATAGGAAATGCAGCTGGACAAACATCTCAATCTAATTTCTCTATTTCTATTGGCGATTCAGCAGGAAAAGTAAATCAAGGAACTACATCAATAGCTATTGGAAGATCTAGTGGAGAATCAAATCAAGGATCTTTTTCAATTGCTCTAGGCCATCTTGCTGGAAATTCAAATCAAGGCACTACCTCGATCGCCATTGGAAGATCTACTGGAGAATCAAACCAAGGGACCTTCTCAATTGCTCTAGGCAATCTTGCAGGAAATTCAAATCAAGGCACTACCTCAATTGCCATTGGAAGATCTACTGGCCAAATAAGACAGGGTAGAAATTCTATTGCCATAGGAAATACAGCTGGACAAACCTCCCAATCAACTTACTCTATTTCTATTGGTGATGCAGCTGGAAATGCAAATCAAGGTGGAAATTCTATTTCTATAGGAAATAATGCTGGACAAACCTCTCAATCAAGTTACTCTATTTCTATTGGCCAATCAGCAGGAAATGCAAATCAGGGTGGAAATTCTATTGCTATAGGAAATACCGCAGGGCAAACCTCTCAATCAACTTACTCTATTTCTATTGGCGATGAAGCTGGATATACAAATCAATCGAGTTACTCTATTGCTATAGGAAGTAGAGCTGGACAAACCTCTCAATCCAATTACTCTATTGCTATAGGAGATTCTGCTGGATATACAAATCAAGGTGGAAATTCTATTGCCATAGGAAGTGGGGCTGGACAAGGCTCTCAATCTAATTACTCTATTTCTATTGGTGATTCCGCAGGAAGTGCAAATCAAGGAACTAGATCGATCGCTATTGGAAGAAGTACTGCACAACTAAATCAATCTGCATATTCTATTGCTATAGGAGAGTCTGCTGGATATACAAATCAAGGTGGAAATTCTATTGCAATAGGAACTGGGGCTGCACTAAACTCTCAGTTATCTTACTCTATTTCTATTGGTGATGCGGCAGGAAGAACAAATCAAGGTACTACCTCAATTGCTATGGGAAGATCTAGTGGAGAATCAGATCAAGGTACTTACTCAATTGCTATAGGAAATACTGCTGGACAAACCTCTCAATCCAATTACTCAATTTCTATTGGCGATGCTGCAGGAAATTTACGTCAAGGCACCACATCGATCGCCATTGGAAGATCTGCTGGAGAATCAAATCAAGGAATGTATTCAGTTGCCTTGGGCTACAAGGCAGGATTTAATAATCAAAATGCTTCTTCTATAATTATTAATGCATCTGCAACAGAAATAACTTCTGTAACTTCTGGATTCTTTGTAAATCCTGTTCGTTTTACAAACTCGGCAACCTTTCCTACAACTGGATGCAATGTAATTTCATATAATACTAGAACAAATGAATTTATTCAAAGTGATACAATTCAAGTAAGTACAACGGTATCACTTCGTACCATAACATCGAGCATAGGTATAAATTGTAATTCTCCTGCATATACGATCGATGTTGGTGGAACCATAAATGCGTCTAATATATTTATAAATACAATTCCAGTTGTAACACAGACAAGGCTTGTTTCAACTGTGGAAGGATTGGGGATGTCAGGGTATGTAAGTTCAGCCTCTCTAGTATCTACAGTAAGAGGATTAGGTACTTCTACCTACGTTAGTTCAGCTTCTCTAGTTTCAACGGTACAAGGCTTGGGATCTTCTACCTACGTGAGTTCAGCTTCTCTAGTTTCAACGGTACAAGGCTTGGGATCTTCTACCTACGTGAGTTCAGCTTCTCTAGTTTCAACGGTACAAGGCTTGGGATCTTCTACCTACGTTAGTTCAGCTTCTCTAGTTTCAACAACTAATATGATTCTCAACACTTTAATTCCTTCAACTGTACAAGGTTTAGGATTTTCTGGATATGTAAGTTCGGCCTCTCTAGTTTCAACGGTACAAGGTTTAGGATTTTCTCGATATGTAAGTTCAGCTTCTCTAGTTTCAACGGTACAAGGATTAGGATTTTCTGGATATGTAAGTTCAGCTTCCCTAGTCTCTACAGTACAAGGGCTAGGAAATTCTACCTACGTAAGTGCAGCTTCCCTCGCATCTACAACAAATATACTTCTTAGTACAGTGAATGCTAATTTTAATACTCTTTCAAATTCAATAGCGACTGTTAGTAATCTAGTTAATACTAATTTTAACACTTTATCAAATTCAATAGGAACTCTTACTACTACAGTGAATAGTAATTTTACCACTTTATCAAATTCAATAGGAACTCTTACTACTACAGTGAATAGTAATTTTACCACTTTATCAAATTCAATAGGAACTCTTACTACTACAGTGAATAGTAATTTTACTACTCTATCAAATTCAATAGCGACTGTTAGTAATCTAGTTAATACTAATTTTAACACTTTATCAAATTCAATAGCGACTGTTAGTAATCTAGTTAATACTAATTTTAACACTTTATCAAATTCAATAGGAACTCTTACTACTACAGTGAATAGTAATTTTACCACTCTTTCAAATTCAATAGGAACTCTTACTACTACAGTGAATAGTAATTTTATCACTCTTTCAAATTCAGTGGACAGTGTTACTAGTATAGTTAATAGTAATTTTACCACTTTATCAAATTCAATAGTCACAATTAGTAATACAGTTCAAGGCTTAGGATCTTCAGGATATCTAAGTAGTTTTATGAATATTTCAAGTATAAGTACTCAACAATTCGTTGCGTCAAGTATAGGAATTAACACAAATCCAACACCTGGATTTATACTCGATGTCGATGGAGCTTCACAAAGTGGTATATATTATTCATCTGTAACTTCTGGTGGAACTCTTACGATAAGCCCAAAGACATTTGGAGTATTTTATAATATTACAGCAACAGGGACATATACCATAGAACTTAATACAGGATACTCGATTCCTGTAAATGTAGGAAAATATAATGTTTTTAGAAATAATACAGGAACTCTTATATCAGCTACAGTAACAAATCTGGGTGGTGGAACAAATACACTAAGTCCTGTAAGTATTGCCGATAAGCAAGGAGTAACCTTAGTAGCTATAACAGGTGGCCAGTACGCGTTATTCTAAAAATTGAAAAAACTTTCTACAGAATAGTTTGTCTATGTAACAATGTATTCTACAGATAGTTCCGTCCGTGTAAAAGGGAAATGGGACATACATCACCAACTACAGGTCTATGTCTCTAATAGCAAACAAATTCGATCTCTACAAACTCAGCGCCCATCGATTCTTATACCTCCAAATGTAATTTCTAGCATTACTAACATCGCTAGCATCCCAAATTCCGCTTCCAGTCCCCGTCTTTCAGAAGCCTGTTCTCCTGTCTAGGCTTAGAAAGAAGAGCCTATAATCTCTAGAATGTTGGCACACCATCCAATAACTGGAAAAGAAATCCGCATTATTCAAACAAAGGCAAGCGTTTTTAAAGAAAATAAAACTCTTGTTTTTTCAGAGCATTCTGTATATGATACGATCTATACTTCAGGCTCGCCTACCTATCTTATTCAGTTGGAACCAGGATCTATATCAAACCCTGCTCTACTTATTGTCACCGAACGAATTGTTCGTTCCATCGATACAAAACATCTTAAGAATCTTATTGTTTTAGAAGAACTTCATAAGCTATATCCCCATCTAGGTGCACCATGGGACGGTACTCTAGAAGATGCTGTGATCATGGTTGCTGGACTCCTCCGTTATAAAAATATTATGGGTATCTGGAGTCCTCGTGCCCCCTCTCTAGGACTTGCTCAGACTAGTCAACAACCCTTAAAACTCTGGTGGGTCACCCAGTACTACACGCCTTCATCAGCTAAGAGGGAGAAGGAAATTAAAACCTGTCTAGAAAGAAATGCTAATAGTAGTCTCATTGACAAGATCATCTTATTGAATGAAAAGAAAGAAGACTTTCCTGTAGGCAAGGTACCTATCGAGCAACGTGTAATAGGGAGGCGTTTAACTTACGCTGATGTTATGCACGCTGCAGCAGATTTTCCAGATGTTATTGTCGCCTTCGCTAATGCCGATATATGTATCGATGATGAGAGCTGGCGGCAACTCTGGAATATCAATTTGGATGGAAAGTTTCTAGCCATTCTGCGCTACGATGTCCCAGCGTCATGGAAAACCTCTGAAGCGAAACTGTTTGGTCCACGCGCCGATAGTCAAGATACTTGGGTGATTAAGGCCTCTGAAATTCAGAAAATTTCCTACAAGAATATGAACATTCCATTTGGAAAGATGGGATGTGACAATGCTATCGCCATGGAAATGCTTCGTCAGAAATTGGTGGTCGTGAATCCAGCCTTATCGCTCAAAACCTGGCATTTTCATAGTAGTGAGGTAAGAGGGTATGTTAAGACAGATGTTGTCGATGCTCCAATGTTTCATTATATAAGTCCATCTGGATTTCATGATCTTGAACCAGTTCTCAGCTTTTCTTCTGGTTCGCTTCTTTCTGTTCCTCTGGCTCTTCCCATTCTCGGATCAGCAGCAACCGCGTGGATTGTTGCAAAGAATAAGCTCGACACAGCTCACTATAAACTCGAATCTGATAATCTCTACGTACCCAAACCTGAACATATAGTAAAGCTCTCACAGTGTTTTCAGACTTCAGAAGGACTCGCCTTTGATAGAGATCGTATGTATATAGGGTCTTCTAAAAAGGCGCACGATGTATGGTCTGAGGCTACTATGAGTCCTCTGACTCCTTCTATAGAGTGTAAAAGGGGGTTGATTATTCCTTGGGCTGGATCTTGCCGAGAACAGTATATTCTACACTATCTAAGCAAGGCCTTTCGCATGAAATCGGCTGCTGAGATTGTCGCTGAATCGTGGGAGATATTCTGCCCTGAAGAAAAGTCCGTTGTTGAATCACTCGAAATCTTTCGCTGGAATACAAAGAAGCTTCCAGTTATTAAGCATGAGAAAGATATTCTAGTCTGGTGTGAGGAGGCTTTGTGTATGCCTGTTAGCGACAACGCCTGCGTTTTATCGGAAGATATTGATGCTTTGCGCAGCTCCTTACGAGTTTTCGAATCAGATACAAAGAAACTTATCTTTGTACAAGACGGCAAGGTGTTGACGGATGAATACATTCTTTCTATGGAAGCGGTGTTAGACAAGGAGTATGATGTAAAAGTGGTATATCCTGGAAAAACATCTGCGCATCGTATGATAGAAGTGTTTTCAGGTGCCTATGGTGTCGTGTGTAAGAGTGGTATTGAGGCATGCGGATGGAATTGGGTATTACCAAAGGGAGCTTATGTGTTTGAATGCAGTACCGATGGGAATGCAAGTGGCCTGGAAATTTCTGCGGCTGCTGGTCTTCGTCACTTTTTCATCAAGAAAGAGAATCTTCTAAAGGAACTGGCTCCCTCCGTAGTCGATGCTCGTCCTGTGATCTGGGTTCCTAGATCTGAACTTGCCGGCTATTTTTCACATCCTGGAGACTCTTTCCGAGAAATGGTTCGGCTTTGGGGTGCCGCCGGTCTCTGCCAAGTAAAGGAGCATCCAACCGCCACAATGGTCTGGTGGAATAAGGTCGGCAAGGACGGAGTTCTATTGTACGATCGTCCCAATCACGACTGGCGGCTCGCTGCACCGGCAGAAGAGCAAGAATGGTCATTCGCCCTTTTTGGAAATCCGAAACCGTTTGAAGGAAGTCCCTGGTTTTTCTGGCCCCGTCGTCCTGAGCTGGTTGAAGGGAAGGTTGCACGGGATTTGAAGGCTTGGAAAGCGCGTTCCCCAGGTGCGGTTTTCTATGGAAAGATCGAGAACAAGGTTCAGGAACGGCGGCGGCCTCTCGACTGGTCGTCCGCCTGTTCAGAATGGACGATGGTAAGAGGAACCGAGCCCTATCCTTTTACACAGTCCGAGTATCTCGACAAACTTTCCAATTCCAGATTTGGTCTGTGCTTAGCTGGCTATGGCTATAAATGTCATAGAGAGATTGAATGTATGGCGATGGGCTGCGTGCCTCTTTGTGCACCAGATGTTGATATGAGTTCCTATGCTGTTCCTCCAATTGAAGGCGTACACTATATCCGGGTCACAGATCCAGAATCTGTCAAAACTGCTTGTGAAATGTCAGAGGATGAGTGGAATCGTATGTCTGCCGCGTGTATTCAGTGGTGGACTGAGAATTGTAGTTGCGCGGGATCTTTTCAGTTGACAAAGAGACTTATTGAAAGAAAATCCGCGCTAAATTAGAATGGGCTCGCCAACCTTAGCAAGATTAAGTTTGGAATTAGGACTCGCTGTCAATGACTATAATGCCGAATTAACAGATACACTTGATGAAATTAGCAAATTAAGTCTAGCATATTTACATGAACTAAAGAATTCTGTAGCTGATGGAACAATTGATAAGGCAGATGTAAAAGAGTATTTTTCTTTAGTTGGACAAAGTTGGGGATCTATTCAGCCGCGTTTTGCCAACGAATATATAGCCGATAAATGAGAGAATCTAAAAAAATTGATGAGTGACTTGCCTTTCTAAGCCAAGTCACCTTAACCATGACTTCTTGTCCAATCTGTTGTGATGCATTCACAGCTCAGCTTCGTAAGCCTGTACAATGTCCATACTGTGAATTTTCAGCGTGTAATGTATGCACCAAGAAATATCTTGTAAATGGTCTGTTGGATGCTCATTGTATGGGTTGTCGCAGAGCGTGGAATGACGAGTTCCTTGATATGAATTTCACGAAGGCCTTTCGTACCGGTGCCTACAAGAAGCATCGTGAAGACATTCTTCTCGAACGTGAGATTGCCATTCTTCCTACACGTCAGCCTCGTGTAGAGGCAACTCTGAAAACGCGCGAGATTCTAGAGAAAATGAAGAAGGTAAACGAAGAGCTGTATGAGTGGGAAAAGAAGCGCCAGGAGATTCTAAAGGTATCTTCAAATCTATCTAGGGGTCTAACTAGGTACACTGCCGAGTCAGAAGGTCGTGCTCCTCCAGCATGGACGCTTACCGAAGGAGAGGCTAAAAGTTCTGAGCGGGCGAAGTTCGTGATGAAGTGTCCTTTTGAAGACTGCCGCGGATTTCTAAGTACCGCATATAAGTGCGGAACGTGTCAGCAGTGGGCATGTCCTGATTGTCTCGTGATAAAGGGAAAGGATAAGGATGTCGAGCATACTTGCGATCCAGGTGTAAAAGAGACAGTGGCTCTTATTATCAAGGAATCAAAGCCTTGTCCCAAGTGCGGCGAGCGTATCTCGAAGATTGACGGATGCTTTGCAGAAAATACTCCAATTCTACTATGGGACAGTACACTAAAGATGTCACAAGATATTTGTGTAGGAGACGAGCTCGTTGGTGATAATGGTGAGAAACGCATTGTACAAGAAATTTGTTCTGGAGAAGATGAATTATTCGAAGTTACTCAGACCCGTGGAGTTTCATACACGGTGAATAGTAAGCATACCCTTGTATTCAAATCATATATATCTGTAACAGAGCATACAAAGGGGTGGATTGTAAAATGGATAGATTCTACTCTTTCTAATAAGTCAAAGATATTCTCAAATGAACATATCTCAGAGAGAAATGAATTCATACAATCTTTACCAAATGTACTTGAAATTGTAGTTGAAGACTATATGAAACTACCTAATGCTGTAAAAGATAATCTCTACGCTTACAAGTCTACTGATATTAACTGGACAAAGAACGAAGTACTCCTAGATCCCTACATTATGGGTCTTTGGATTGGAGATGGCATTAATAACGGTACAGACTTTGCATGCTGTGCAGAAAAGGATCCAGAAATTATTAAATCTCTACTTGACTGGTGTAATATGAATGAGTGTGAACTTGTACACGATGACATCTATCGCTTTCGTGTACGTAGAGCTGGTATTTCTTCTGATATTCATTCTATTGGTCGCGGATCAACTTCTGCTACGTGTAAGGGATGTGTAAAGAAAACGTGTAATATGTGTGATATTCCTATTATACCTTTTACACACAGTGATACTACATCAAAGAAAAATCCTCTAAAAGAAATTCTAAATTATTATAATCTTATTCAGAATAAGCATATTCCTGAAGAATATATGATGAATGATCGCGATACTCGCCTTCAGCTCTTAGCAGGTATTATAGATACTGATGGGTATCTTGGATCAGATGGAAAGAGAATTCAAATTCCTCAGGTGAATCATGCTATTGGTAAACAGATTGAAATACTAGCTCGGAGTTTAGGATTTGTTGTTAGTGTTGATATTCTAAGAAAGGATGGAGTAACATTCCCAGGGACTGCCGCGAAGGACTATTCTCCCCAGTATCGCGTATCAATCTCTGGTCAAACTATTTCAGATATTCCAACAAGAGTGCTTCGTAAGAAGTGCGTTGATTCAAATCCTAATAAGGATTGGATGAAAACGTCAATTCATGTAAAAGGTGTTGGAAGAGGAATTTACTATGGGTGGAATGTTGGAGATAATCACCGCTTCGTACTGAGCGATATGACTGTCACAAAAAATTGTGATCAAATGTGGTGTATTGACTGTCATACTGCCTTTAGTTGGGCAACTGGACAACTTGTCAATGGAGTTGTTCATAATCCTCATTACTACGAATTCTTACGACAGCAAGGAAACGGTGTGGCTCCTCGCAATGCTGGAGATGTGCCTTGCGGAGGTGTACCGTATTACCATCATTTACAAACGAATATTACGCAGCTTGATAGAACTACTCAGAATACGATAATGGCTATTCACCGAATGACTGCCGAAATCACGGATTTCCGCCTAGCCGTCTATCAGGGTCAATTTAATGTGAATGACAACGGAGATCTAGGCGTTGCCTATCTCATGAAGGAGATGACAAAGGATCAGATCAAGGTCGAACTGGCGAAGCGGGAATTAAAGAGAAATAAGCATCTAGCAATTCGAGCAATTCTAGAGATGTTTGTGAATACAAGTACCATGATGCTGAATAACATTGTCTCGCAGCCTCCTGGCGATACCAAGAAGCAGAAGATTTCTGGGATGAAGTCTACGCTAAAGAAGATACAGCAGGAATCTCTTGATTCTATTAAGTTCCTCACTATGTTAAAGGAAGAGTCGCCTTCAGTGAATCCAGATACGGTACCTGAACTTATCACTCTAGAGTCAATGAAGATTGTGCGACTTGAAAAACAGTGTAAGGATCTTAAGGCTGAGATTTTAGAACTAGAGAAGAATCTAATGGCTGAGGTAAAGACAGAATTTGAGCCGACTCTGGCTGCATTTGCGAATCTTCGAATCTATGTGAATGACAGTCTAATGGGAGTTTCTCGTATGAAGAATTGTTCTGTACCACAGATCAATGCTACATGGCAGTGGGTTCCATTCAATAAGACGGCTGTTAAGGCAAAGGTTAAGAAGGAAACTCCTGTAGCTGCAGATGCGGCTTCTTAACTTTACTTCATCTTCTTAGCCTCCTTCATGGCATCCATTAACTTGTAATTAGGGTTCTTCGCCTTGTTCGCGCGATATACCTTCATTACCTTCTCATTCCACGCCTTTAGCGCAGGTGAGAGCTTACGTGTCTTGCGTCCTTTCTTGGAAACCTTGCGTGTATTCTTGGCCATTTCTGATTAGGACGAAGGTTTATTTTTTGGACTTGCGACTCTTCTTGTTTTTGCGCGATCTTGTCTTGCGTCTTCCTCCTATAGTGGGAGTCGCCATCGCTTCATTATATATACTATTACCACGGGGTCTTGCATTGGGGTTTACAGGATCCTGATTTTTAGCATATACATTCGCGGCTACGTTTTGACTTACAGGTGAATTAGGTGCACGTACATTAGGTACGCGTACATTAGGTGCACGAGAATTAGCTCCATTTCTTGGTACATTAGGCTGGACCTTTGATGCACTAGATCCCATCTCTAGAAAGACCCAACTTTTTCTTTCCCCAATCATATGAGTCTAAGATCATTGTTTCATCAAGCATTGTCTTATACATACGAAAATCAAAGATAGTTCCATTGAATAGTTCATCCCTATTTTCATATTGGCTTACAGAGTTTGCCCAATTGCTCTTTCCAATATAACATGACTCCATGATATTTGTCGATGGCAAGAATCCATTTTCTTTTATGTAAACCTCTTTACCATTCACATATACGGCCATATTAGGCCGGAACGCATCATTGTTTGTGGCAGTTATACAAATGTGCACCCATTCCTTCAAAGGAATGATTGCATTAATCTTTATCCTCATCTTGCGCTGTTCCTTGTCCCAAACCTCATAAAGTAAGGTGGCATTTGTAGCCTTCGCTTTTGCTTTTGCTTTTACCTTGGTATTCGTCTCTGTATTCACATCTGGCTCAAACCCACCACATATATATTCATTCACATTGGCATTTGTAGTCTCCATCAATCTCTGCGGAGACATTTCTAGGACCGGTTGGGGACCGGAAGGACCTGTCGGGACTGTCGATTCACACACAGACTCTTGAAATTCTTCCGATTCCCCCTTCCCAAGAATTCCGAGAAACACATTATCCTTGCCCTTACCATTTCCAAAATCGAAGATCTTCGCATTATTGGTAAACGCATCGAATTTCACCCATACCATAACACATCGTATGGATCGCAACGGTACAAGATTGCCAAAGGTAAGATTGGAAGAATCAGAAATACGTAAATACTGACGTGCTCCATTGAAAGACAGTCCCACTGTTGGCGAATCTACACTTTCATTAATAGTAATTGCTCCAGCTGTGGAAACAGTCGTATTCTTTATGAAATCGATCATAGAATTCTCAAATCGTAACCATAGAACACAGCCATCATAAAATGTTAAAAGCATGCTTATATCATCAGGAGGACTTCTATCTCCTACCTCATTTGGATCAAATCCAAAATCTGTTGATCGTACGCACATGGCTTGCCATGCACCCTTGTAAGGCAGAATTCTGCAATACTCAGCTCTTCCGTCGTTATTTATATCTCGCATGTAGTCGTCATAACTTAGTTTGAAACCTTCCTTCGTCCCTTGTGTACGAAAGCTAACTGAAGTAAGAGTATCGGTGGAGGCGAGAGCACAAGCTAGGAACTGATTCTCAGGATCTTCCTCACGTGCTACAACACGGCAAAAATCATAGTTGACACCAATTCTACTCACATCGGTGTAATCATTGAAATATCTGGGATCCCGTATATAACCTTTTTCTTCCGATCGTGATCCAATATCATCTCTTGGATTTGCATAGGAAGACCAAAATGAGGAATCTATATTTGAAAATCCCTCTTGAATGAGTCCTGGTGCAAATACTTCACTACTAAGAACAATACCTAGAAGTACTATACCAAGTAAAAGAAGTACTGGAAATATTTCTGACATTTCGTTTCCCTTCTAACGGGACACGTCAAAGATACTTTTTAATATAGTCCGCTTTTAGAGATGTCTGCGACTGAAGAAATTCCATTGTTAGAGGAAGGGACATATGGTTGCGCCTTCAAAAAAGCCCTTCCGTGTAAGAAATCAAAGGCCGGCACAAAGGTTGGTAAGATTATTCGTAAGCAGCATGCAGGAATTGAATTAACAATGGCTAGTATTATTGAAGGTATCGACGGATGGGGTAGATTCTATATCATTCAAGAAGAAGACGAGTGTACTGCTAATAATTTCAAGAGCTTGCATGAAACATATAATGCCAAGTGCAAGGTTCTTAAAAATTCTAAGAATTCCAATCTCACACAGCTAATATCGACCTACGGTGGAATAACTCTTCACAGAACACCGATCACTCGCGACTTTGAGTTTATGAGAAATTTTAGACATATGTTAGAGGGTATATCAAAGCTTGAACAACAGGGGGTGTGTCATTATGATTTGAAAGACAATAACATTGTTGTTGATTCGAGAGGAACCTTACGAATCATCGACTTTGGCTCGGCCTTTCTCGGAGACAAGGTTACTGAGAAAAACATATGGCTTCATCAGTACAATTTTATACCGGAGTATATCCCTCAGGCTCCAGAACTTTCGGTGCAAAATGGATTGCACGACGGATTTTCTCGTAATTATTCTATTCAAGAGACAATTAAGAGAAAGAGTGTTTTTAAGACAATGGAAAGTGTACTTGGCATAAGTAGCTTTGAGTGTGAAAGAGAGCTAAGATCCTTTTGGGAAGATGAAGATGAACTTTGGGTGCCTTTCTTCTTGAAATATTGGCGCACCTGGGATTCTTGGTCAATTGGAGTAATTTTCTTAAATATTTTGAAGATTATGGTGTTTCAAGGAGTGCAGATAGATAACTTTGTTCTCATAAAGAATGTGTTAAAGGGTATGTTGGCGTGTGATGCTCGTAAGCGGCTGACTCCTACGCAGGCATATGAGCTGGTTCGGTATTATTAGTGTCTTCGTGTTCTTCTTTGTGATCTATTTAGTGCAAGTGATCTCTTTAGTGGAATATTTAGTCGACTCTTTAGTGCAAGTGCACTCTTTAGTGGACCATTAAGTCCACTCTTTAGTGCAAGTGCACTCTTTAGTGGAACACCTATTGGTGTTCCACCACCTGTTTTCATGTAGAGTGGTCGATCTCTCGGAACGCAAAAATAACCGCAAAATCTGTCATAATGCAAGGAAGATCCAAAATTGTGATTTGCCAATTGAACATCAAATATCTTGTGGCCTTTTGCATCCCTGTCCGTTACAGGAAGAGCTCCAGATTTTTGAGAAAAATAGCCTCTCGAGTCAGCTGCATTAGGTTTATCTTGACGTAGAAAATGGTAGTCCTGGTCTTCGTCAATGATTAGAGCGATCTTACTTGTGCCCTTCGGGCACTTTAGTTCAAAGGCGCTAGGAATAATTGTATTATTATCACCCATAACACGTGCAATCATATTTGGACATGTTTTGGGATCTACATTATTAAATTTCGGATATCCACTGATACTTCCAGGTTGATGAAAGGGAACATTGCATTCTGGATCCTCTAAACACTTATTAATCTGGCGACTATCAATAACATTCATGGCATAACTATTGCAATTATGTGTTAAACGAACTTCGTCAGAATTCCATCGTTCTGGTTCATAGGGAGGTTCATATCCACTCAACGGTGCCTTTCTTGGACACGATTTCATATGATTCTTGCAGAATGCCTCACCTTCTAGAGGTTTGGAAATACAGCTCGAAAGACATTGGCATCTAGGGGATCCTGTCATCCATGCTGATTCCTTCACTAATTGTGGTGAGCGCCTCCGTGTTTTCTTGTATCTTGCGGCGAACTGTGGTTTCTTTTGAACCATTTACTATTGGAGTCGATTTTTCATCGTATGAGAATGAAAACGGTTTTGCCGGCGTGGGAGGCACAAGAGCATCTACTGGCTGAAGAGCTTCATGATTATCTGAGAGTTTATAGTATTCTTCTTGTACATGTTTCATTCGAATCTTTTCAATGCGATTGCAAAAAAAGATAAACTGATTCTTATGTGTTGGATCTATATTTGGCGTATAGGGTCCGCTGAATTTTCCTGAAAGATGGATATACTGCCAGCCCTCGCTTAGTAACTGCTGATAGGTTGTATTAAGAATAAAATATTTCTTATCTACCTTAAATAAGGCGGTAAGGCCATTGCTAATTGTTACAAAAAGTGACAGTACCCAGACACACCAGTATACATTGGCACTAATATTTGCCTCAGAAGATGTGATGTTGCCGCCTGTGTACTGGACAGAAAGAAGAGCTGGTACAATTAAAGATCCTACTGTTATTATGATTCGTAAGGTGTTATAGGAGCATGAATACTTTCTTGCACGATATTTATATTCGTATAAGAGACTTATATATCTAAACATTATAGTCTGTTTTTGTTCCTGTGTTAGAATGGCTGTTTGTATAGAATGTTCAATTAGACCAATTTGATCATTATATACACTAGGTACACAGGGGTGTTTTGATTTTATAATTATCTGCTCGGACATCTAATTGCTGAAAGTTTAAAAGTGAAAAACTAACCTTACTAAAGGATAGTATGAACTCATTTGTATCCATACATTCGAAGGTATATATTGACGATGATACCTGGTCGGCGCGCCCTTCCTACAAGCTAATTCAAACTCTTCATAGTGGAGAAGGATCTGCTCGATGGATCGCTGTTATCCAAGGAAAACATATTGCTCTAGGAGATCCTATTCAAAGTGAAGGTCGCGATCTCTATGTTCCTCAGTGGTTCTTAGAATATGCTGGAATAGATGGGGCAATGAATGTGCAGTTTGAGAGATCTGAGAGTTTTGTCAAAGCACAGAGACTTTGTTTCAAGATTATTGGAGATATTCCTGAGGGTATTGATATAAAAGAACTTCTAGAAGAACCTCTTTCACAGTTGGGAGTTCTGGAGGAGGGTCAGGTAATTCCAGCACCGATCTTTGAAGGAATTCATCTACTAGTTGACAAGTGCGAACCAGATGCTATAGTCTTTCTAGATGGGGCGGAAATTGCTCTCGAATTAGAAGAAGAATCTCCTAAACCCACCTTCGTTCCTTTCGGCGATGATGATGCTCCAATGTTACCTGTTGTAAGTAAACCAGGTAGAAGACTATGCGATTAAAACCTAAACGATTCGCATAGGAAAATACAGATGGATGTCGACGAAGGTTCCAGAACCTTATATTCTTCTTTGAAATCTGCCTTAGAATTGAAACAGCCTTTTTTAGTCGGTCGCTTTGGAACCATTGAATTTGAGATCATCTATTACATTGAGAATATGGTCGATAATATTCCCTTAGATAGAAGAATTGTGTTAGAGAGGAATGCGGGAGTCTTCCCTAACAGCATGTATTCTGTTAGATGTTGGGCTCTTAGTGCAAAGAATGCCATGTGTTCTGCCGATGTTCTAGCTGTTGGTTGGTTCTCGAATGCCAAGGAGGAAAGAGAAATTCTGGATGCATGGAATTGGAATAAGATAAAGATTCCTTTAAGAAGTCTTGAGCCATATTATGTGGATGAGGAAATACGATATACGCAGTTGTTCAAGGGTCGACGGGTTTGTGTGGTGACTTCATTTACTGAGTCTGCGAAGTCTCAGGTTCTTAAGGGAGATTCGAAGCTTTGGCCTAGTATTGGATCAATGTGGGATGGGGTTGATCTATGTTGGGTGCAAACCGGATATGCTCCTTCACTGGCTCTAGGTAGAGCTGGATGGGAGGATTGCGCTTCGTGGGAGGAGGCAGTTGATAAGGTAGTTGCCGAAGTGTTAGAAACGAAGGCGGAGGTTGTACTGATAGGATGTGGTGGACTGGGAATGATTATTGGAAGTCATCTTAAATCTGCGGGACTTATATGTATTGTTATGGGAGGGGCGATTCAAGTGATGTTTGGAATTAAAGGAGGACGGTGGGAGCGGCATCCTGTAATTTCAACGTTTTGGAATTCTTCTTGGGTGTGGCCTTCTGTAGAAGAAACGCCTATGGGGGCTGGGAATGTGGAACAGGCGTGTTATTGGAACAGTTAGCGTCTGTTTTTTCTTTTTCTTGTTTTTCTTCTGCCACCTCCTGCAGCTCTAGTGGCTGTATTGGCAGACGTAGTCGATGTTGTAGACGCTGAGTTTGTAGACGCTGAGTTTGTAGACGCAGAGTTTGTAGACGCTGAGTTTGTAGATGCTGAGTTTGTAGACGCTGTAGATGCTGAGTTTGTAGAAGCTGTAGATGCAGAGTTTACACTTCTATTGTTCGCATTAGCATTAGCATTCGTATTTCCATTTGCATTTGCAGTTCCAAGATAATTCAAGTTACTTAGAATTTTCTTTGTGTTAAAGTTGCGTATAGTATTAAGATCAACTTCATAATCTTTTATTAGATGTTTCATAACTCTAACAACCTGATCTCTTGTTCTCTCCAAATCCTTCTTATTTGTATACGCTTGATCCGCAATGATCTCGTCTAGAGCATCCTTCAAATGAGCCATTCCATTCACTGCACTTAGGGCATATGAATATTGAACATCCTTATCTTTTATTGAAGCAATTTTCCCAACACTATCGAGTTCATGATTCGCCCATCCTAGAACCCCTGTTACAGTAATTTCATACTTGCCGACCATTCTATATAAGAATATCTTTTATATAGATTGGGTATGTAAATGATTTTGCAAGAGGCCGTGTAAAAATAGAATACCAAGATCTTTCTAGAAACCAGCATTCTTCAACCAGAATACCTCTTTCAAATTGACACAACTTATATAAGAATAAATAATATGCTAGAGGTTTACTATGTATAAGTTCTTTTGACACTGAAATCCAATCGCCGCGAACCCAGATCTCATTCATAAACTTATAAGGAAGTCCAATCACTTCTCGAAACTCTTGCAAGTTTCGGTTCTTTAATGCATATTGTTTCTCACTTATACGCCATCTGTATCTGCTTGTAGGGATATCGTACGCATCTGTAAGATAGGCCTTTATTGGAGAAGTTTCTGTAGATGTGAAATACCATGTTAGAGGGTACAGTGGTTGATCTTGTCTATCAGCGATTCTTCCTTGGCAAAACATTGTCATATCGGCTAGTTTATGGTATCTTGTAATAATGTGTCGAAGCATTGATTCAAGTCCGCAACCGTGGTTTGGGGTTTGTAGGACTTCGAATGCTTCGGGAGCTTCGGGAGGTTTGCAAGGTTCAAAAACTCCTCCCTTATTATATACTGTGCACAGGTGTTCAATACCTTTAGTCCATTCAAGCGTTTCATCGAATCGGGTGATAACAAATTCGGCTTGCTCCTTTGTTTTATCACGAAACATACTCAGATTTGAAAGAATTTGAGTAAGATCCGTTGAAGCTTTTGAAGGTTTTGAAGTCTGCATTATATTTACTTATCCTGTCAAGTTTAAATATTAACGGGTACAAACAATATAACGCCAATACTTGACTGATACTAAAACATCTATTATGCGCCAAGCTTTGAATGTATCTTCCAAATCCGTGTAAAAAGAGAGGCGGCATTTTTATTATTTTTTCTGGTGCCTCTTTGACTTTTCTTTCTTGTACCTCCTTTTGGTGTTAGAGGAGGTGTACCAGGAGGTGTACCAGCAGGAGTTGTTCCAAAGACAGGTGTTGTTGCAAGAGGTGTCCCTGGTGCATACGCAGGATAAGGCTCCTCAGCAGGAACTGAAAGTTTTGGAGGGTTAGAAAGGTTTGAAGGTTTTGGAAGGTTTGAAACACTTGGCTTCACAACTTTCGCTTTTCCTGTATCCTTTCTATAGAGTTTTCCAGCTCTATCCAACGGTTCCAAGAATGACTTCGGAATCTGTAGCCCTAGTTCCGTAAATAGCGATGTCAAAATAGGATATCTGTTAAACACCATCGCTCTTCTTACACCAAATCCCTTCTCTAAAGGATATTTTTCCAAGAAATGTTCAGGCGACGCATTGCGAAACATCAACATGTAGGTCATCATCCGTCTCTTTTCATCTTCTGTTTCCATCGGCATCAATAGAAATCTGTAAGGCAGAGTTGGATACCCATCAGCAAACTGTTTCGGTATAGGGATCTTTATATTCGGAACAACTGTATCAAGAGCAAAAAAACCAGTGCGGGTGTCAAAGGTGAGTTTGGCTTTGCCATAATGAGGGAGATCAATTCCAGATTGCAACTTCGTCATATATTCATAGACGCTGTGCAGAATTATCTTCTGTGCCGAGGGCGCATTGTAGTTGTTTTGACTCGCCTTTAATGAATTATAACTAAAGTCACCATGTATCATATCAATGGTATTTGTCTTTGTAAAGGTTGCTAGAGGAAGATAGTTCAAGTTGTCTGCCGCTGCTTCTTTCTCAATCAGACGCATAGCATCCTCGTTTGTCTTACAGGGGCGCGTAATAAGTGATCTTCCCTTGTGAACTCTATAGGGATATAGAGCGATTTCAGGATATCCAGCGTGTCCATGATCATCCACATATGACCAAGCAAGTGCCTTAGCTCCTTCGCCGGGTATTTCCGATTCGAGAGATTTGATAAAGGTACCCATCGACGAGTGCGATCCTTGTGGCTTTACATCCCAGCGCTTTTGTCTCGGTTTTATCGAATCCAGATTGGCCAAGGCCATCCAGCCACGTGTACCAGAACGCGCCTGGTAGTCTGGATTTAGGCAGTTGTCGTAGGTGCGGGCATCAAGTTCTTTTGCCGATGGTGGATGGCAGTCAATTGTCGATCCCGAGAATTGACTACAGCGTTGCCAAGGAGCATCGCCACTGAATTTCTGTCCCATACCTCTCACGAGTGGCGAAGGACTTACTGCACAAACAACATTTACGGGATGTACAAGAACAACCATTTGCAACATTGTAAAATCTTTGCCAACATCGTGGGCACCGAAGGCAACGTACGGAACTGGGTAAAAGAAGACATTATGTACTGGAGATAGGCAGACCTTCCCTGGTTCCGAGTCTCCCAAGAAATCGCGGTAAAAATATTTGGCATCCTCGGGTTTAGGGACTTTCAGGCCGCGAAATAGGATGGTTCCAGCGGGAAGAGTTACGAGAGGAAGATCTATAGAGTCTTCTTTTACGGTAGTTATCTGAATGTAAAAGGGTGGCCTTGATGCCATCTGCTAGTCTACTAGGAAATAAGTTGTGGTGCAATTTCTCTTTGATAGGACTTATAGAATCCTTCAATGGCCGATTCGAAATTTGCTTGAGGATGAAAGGCTATCTGGCGCTTCGATTTTATAAATGCCATCGCTTGATCAGGATTCATATTTCGCGTTGCCATGAGAAAGAGTGCTAAAGCCGCGGCCGATCGTTGCATGCCGGCTGCACAGTGTACTAGAATTGGCTGGCCAGTCTGATATTCTCTTGTCAGCTTGTAGACAATTTCGTAAGACCAGAGTTCCAGATTTCGGATTTCTTGGGCTTCCAGATTATCATCAACGGGAATTCTGTATTTTCTCTGTATCGATTCAACGAAGGGTATATCCTTTGTGCAGTTGAAAACAACCTTGATTCCATTTTCAGAAAGCCATTTCTGGTCTAGGGCGGCGGTTCGATTTCCTAGCCAAAGACGGGGAAGAATTTCATCTGCAGGTTCATATGGAATTCCGTGGATCGTAGGCATCTAGTAAGAATGAGATAAGTGTGTTTAGATCTTATAAGGCTAGTTTTTCTAGAATTTCATTCCAGCGCTTTTGAACTAGTGGGTTATAGGGAGAATGTCTCCACAATAAGCTTCGTGTATGAGACTTGAAGATTTCTCTATTTGTGTGGTGAAACTTGCGAATTGTGTCAATTAGTAAGGAAGCCCCTTCAATATCAGAGTCTTTGTAATAATATCCATAGCCAGACCAATCACTCGCATTATGTAAGACAGGGTATCCAGATGCAAAGTACTCCAAGACCATGTAGTTGTATTCATTGTTCCATTGATAGCAAATTGGTATAGCCGATGGATACGTTGTAAGAATTGTTAGAATGTCCATGCGGCCTTTCATGGTTACCCTGCCTGCTTTTACAATGTCGAGAGTATTCCAAATTGACTCTTTGAAGAAGGGGATCATAAAAAGACGATCGCCATTTACAACCACTACCTCGCCCTTCCAATCAGGATTCTTGCGGAACCAGCATTCAAGAATGAGCAGGGGTATCAAGGAACATTTTTGGAAACTGATGTTCGGTTCGACAATCAAAAAAACTTCTTCTCCCTTTTTCCAGGAAAAGTTTCGAGTTCCATCTCTTGTCAGAATCTGGGGATCCCAGACATACGGTACAACAACTGCCTCCTTTTTTCCTATATCTATATGATTAATTGCACGAGCATATTCGGAATGCTGGGTATAATGCGGAGAAACCCAGATTTCGTCGAGATCACCTATAACATGGTGAGCAAAGTACATATCATAGAATATTGGAGTTTCGATATCAATATTCAAAATATTTCCAAGATATACCTTACATATCTTTGCTCCACAGAGTTTGAGAAATTTTCTCATGTTGTCGTCAACACTCATACCAACTTCGATATATAGCTTAATGGGTATAGGATTTTGACTGATTTCTTGAATACTTATGAGCCTGAGATCTTGCATGTATTCCGGAACCTTCTTCATATCCTCGGGTCTCACGTTCACTATAAGAATTGGCAGCCATCCCATAGATTCGAACATGCGATACATTACATAGACATTCTGGAATAGACCGTTGTTAAAGAGGTTATCTTCGGTAATTACGGCGGTAGCCAATAGAACGGTGGGTCTTGAAATCAGGGTTCCTAGATTTAGGCTGGTTTGTGGATTTTCTTGTTTGGCTCGGGATCCGTCTTCTAAATATCTAGTCATTCCTGGATACGACATCATTCTTATGAAGATGCGGAAGAAGACTTTCAATTATATGCGCATCTTATAGAAATGAATCATACGATAATAGTGTCTACGAATTTTGGGGGTGCCCCTGGGACTCCTACTGTTACTGCTATTGCAGGGGCATCAGGATCTATGCAGGCAACTGTAAACTGGACTGCTCCTACAAATACAGGTGGGTCGCCAATAGCTTCGTACGTTATAAGATCAGATCCTCAAGTGGGAACTCCTGTGCCCGTAGGTAGAGAAGTCAGGACAACAACAATTGGAGGATTATCAAATGGAACATATACATTTAGTGTTACTGCAATTAATGAATCAGGATCTTCTTCAAATCCTGGTATATCAAACCCTATTACAATTGGTGCACCAGAGGCTCCTACGATAACGTATATAGCAAATGGAACTGAACCAAATGAGCTACTTATCTACTATACGGCTGGAGGGATTGGTGGTTCAGCAATTACAACATATAAATATTCAACAGATGATACAAATTATATCGATTTAAATTCATTATCAAACCCTCTTAAAATTTCTGGAGCTATTCCTGGTACAATTTACAATATAACTATTAAGGCGCGTAATATATTTGGTGATTCTCCTAAATCAAACAATCTATCTTATAGAGCTACCAGTACTATGCAGCCTATAAACGTAGACATATGTGGTAACTTAATGCGTATAAATTTTTTCTCAACGAATCCAAGTTTTTTTAGAAATGTTGAAGCAATCTACAGTTTTACTTCAGAAGTATTTAATGTAGATTCAACTCCAATATTATCAGTTAATTCTGGCGATAGAGGTCCTTTTTCTTATAATAATGGAATTTTAACTACAGATTATTTTTATACACTTCCGCTTACTTATAATAGTAGCTGGCATTATGCATCATTAATTATACGGGTTAGACTACCAAGTGATCTTTCTAGTATTATTACATTGACTGGATATGTATCGTTTACAGCTAATCATTTTGTAGCAGTTGGGTACGATTATCAGTTTCAGACAACAATATCTTTAAATGTATCTGGATATTATTGGACTTATGTAGAAAATCCATTCCGAAGCGGAAGAGGCTATGGAATTGCATGGAATGGATCATACTGGTGCGCAGTAGGAAATAATAACAATGGCCAAACAATTACTATAAGTACAAATGGACTTAACTGGATTCCTGCCAATAATAATCCCTTTACTAATGGAAATGCATATGGAATTGCTTGGAATAAATCTTTCTGGATATCGGTTGGAAATAGTTCTTCAATAACAGCTGCTAAAAGTACAAATGGATTGGATTGGACTCCTTCTGGAAACCCCTTTCCTGGAGGTTCTGGATACGGAATTGCTCGGAGCCCTACTCATTGGGTAGCAGTTGGTAATAGTCCATCGGTAACAATAGCTAGAAGTGAAGATGGATTAACTTGGACTCCTGCTACTAATAGTCCTTTTAATGGTGGACAAGCAAATGGTATTGCTTGGACTGGATTTAATTGGGTAGCGGCTGGATATAATCCTAGTGGGACGGTAACACTTGCTACAAGTGTAGATGGATTAAACTGGACTCCTGGTAATAATCCCTTTGGACCAGGAGGTAAAGCATATGGAGTTGCTGCGAATGGTTCTTTAATCGTAGCAGTAGGAAATAATACTAATTTTTTAACAACAGTTGCTACAAGTGTAGATGGATTAACTTGGACTCCTTGTACTAATACTCCTGATGGTCGTGAAGCATATAGATCAGTTGCATGGAACGGATATATATGGGTGGCAGTTGGAGCATTTTTTGTATCAGCAATTTTCAGTAGAAATGGTAGAGACTGGACATTTAAAAATACTAATGGTAATATGTATATAGTAAATCCCTTTCTTGGTGGAGTTGGGTATGGCATTGCTTCACAATATCCTCTGCAAGAATATCTACAAACTATTATTGTTGGAAGCGACAATAGTGACGGAAAAGTTTATTCAACTGTAGATCTCGAAAATTTGGTTAAGACAAATGCTTCTTTTGTTGCATATGGATTTGAAGCATATGGATTAGGAATTGCTTGGAATGGAAGTTACTGGGTAGCTGTTGGAACAGGGGGATCTGCTAAAAGCACAGACGGATTAAATTGGAGTCCTACTACTACTATATTTGGTGGTAGAGAAGGTGTTAATGGAATTGCTTGGAATGGTTCTTATTGGGTAGCAGTTGGACGAAGTCTGGATAACCCTAATACAATAGCCAAAAGTCCAGATGCAATAACCTGGGAAATTTCCTCGAATAATCCTTTTAACTCTCTTGGTTCATATGTAAAAAGAGTTGCTTGGAATGGTAGATATTGGGTGGCAGTTGGTCATGACAGTGGTTATTCAGTAACAATAGCTAGAAGTCCAGATGGATTAAATTGGACTGCTGCTAACAATCCTTTTCCATCGGGTGCAAGGGCAAATGATGTTGCCTATGGGAATGGCTTATGGGTAGCAGTAGGAAATTTACTAACAATCGCTACAAGTTATGATGGATTAATTTGGACTGCTGCTAATAATACCTTTGGTTCAGGAGAAGCAAGAGGAGTTGCTTGGAATGGATCTCTTTGGGTAGTGGTGGGAAGTGGTACTGGCAATTCCCTAGCAATTGCTACAAGCACGGATGGATTAAATTGGACTCGTGCTACTAATATTGTTACGAGCGACGGTGGTATAATGAGTGCAGTTGCTTGGAATGGATCTTACTGGATAGCGGTTAGTGAATCATCTCCTTATAAGGTACTTTTAAGTCGTGATGGATTAACATGGACTTTAAAAAATAATCCGGAAAATATGCCTTTAGCAGTTGGTTTTGTACTTGGAGTTTCTTCTAAATTTATAAAGTATCTCCTACCACCACAACTACCAGGGGAACCCACAATAAATTCTATAATTCCTGGGAATGCTCAACTTTCTGTGAATTACACCCCAGGTTCCGATAATGGATTAACTATTTCAACATATACGTATTCCATAGGCGGACCTTATATTAATTTGTCTTCAACAGCAAACCCTCTTATAATTGGACTTGCAAATGGTACAACATATACAATTCGTATTCGATCTCGTAATATAAATGGTGATTCCCCCCCTTCAAATGCAGTAACTGAACTCGTGCCGCCTCCCCCAGTGCGTCCTCCTGGCCAGTGTAGAATAGAATATATAGTACCTGGCAACGGCGTACTTGACTTACTATTCTCTGGACCCTCCGATAATGGTGGATCGCCAATTACAGAATATAGTTATTCAGTATCTGGTGGGAGTTATGACGGTACGATTTATCAAGTTATTAATCAGTTCGCTTTTACAATTAGTTATCTTGTTAATGGCCAACCATACACTGTTAGCATTAGAGCGTATAATGGAACCTTTTATTCTGAGCCCATTACTGCAACTCGTGCACCTCGCATGATGTAGATTGCACTGATTTACCAACTCCAGAAATTCTAATATATAATTCTTATGGAATGGATCCTTTTAATAGAGGTACAGAAGCGGGTGAATATAGTCAAGCACTATATTCACCCAAAACCCTTCTCGCTATTCTTGTAAATGCTGAAGAATACTATTGGTTCACAACTATTGGATATATACTTATAGCCTATGATATTTATAATATTGAAATTGCTCGCTCAAATCAGCGCACTACAACATTTGGATCGTAATATTTACAATAGCTAAAGACCTTCTACCTGATCTTCTAGATATGCGGATCGGTGTTACTGTTCATTTTCAGTATTCCTTTTTTAGTGCCGGTTCACCGCAAACATGTTTTGCGATCGCCGAAACATACCGCACCAAGGGTCACGATGTTTTCCTAATTAATGTAGGAACTTCAGAATGGTGGGATGACGTGAAGGTGTTAAAGGAGGATTGGAAGGTTGTGCAACATGGGGATGCTTTTTCATGCGATCTTGTCATTGAAGTCGGTGCCTGTTTACTAACAGTTGAGGAACGGCGGAGTCATACCTCAGTATGGCTGTGTCGCAAACCTCTGATATTTTCTGATATCGAATCCAGTCTCTTCCCAGTTACAAATCCCAGAAATCTTGAAGGGATATCAGAAGTCTGGCTAATTTCTCAACATACAACTCCTGATGATATACAGTATGCCCAGTTGCTGTTTCGCAAGCCTGTGAAACTTCTTCCCTTCACGTGGAGTCCAACACCCATTGAAGCCCATCGCAGAGAAGTATCTGCTCCAGTATGGCAGCAAGTGTCGCACAATAAAGATCTTAAGCAGGAATGGTCTGTTCACATCTGTGAAACAAATACAACAGCGTCGAGTAGTTCTATAGTACCTCTCATGATTATGCGCGAAGTGAAAAGAAAGACAGAAACAGTTCTACATCCTGTTGTAAAAATTCACAATTCTGAGACAGTCAAGACTAAGGAATTCTTTAGATACAATACTCTCAACCACGTTTTCTCAGATATTCAGGATATGAGTGGATCCATAATCGGTCGTCAGCGTGTAATAGACTATGTCTATGATCCCATGTCGATTGTTATTGCTCATTCAAGATTTTTGAATCTTCGTCCATATTTATTCGATTGTTTATGGGCAGGAATTCCTCTTGTTCACAATAGTAAGCACATTGCCTCCTTGGGTCCTTATCACGCTCTCGGTTTCTATACTGATAATCAAATTAGTGAAGGTCGCGATGCCTTCTTGAAAGTGACAGCGGTTGCTAAGGACTATAGTATTGAGGCTCTCGTTGAAACACGTAAGAAGATTATGGAGATTTACAGTCCTCTGTCATCGGCCATTCAGGATGCGTGGAATACTGCAGCGATGACTGTAACAGCAGAGGTGAAGGTGGATGTAAAAGTCCCTGAAGTTGCTGCAAAAGTCCCTGAAACTTCTACAGACAAACCTGTAATAGTGGCATTCAGTGATATGTGGGACGGCTTCAATCCAGAATATAATATGTTTACTCTCATGCTAGAAGCTTCGACAAAGAGAAAGATTATCGTCGACTCAAAGAATCCAGATGTACTCATCTTCGGACCCTTCGGATCTGATTGGACAAAGTTCTCGTGCCCTAAGATTCATTACACTGGTGAAAATACCGAACCAGTACTTCGAGATGATATTAAGTTAAATATAGGATACAAGCACGGTAATTTTAATAATAGATCCTATCTTCGTGTACCTCTATGGATGCTAGAAATCGATTGGTTTCATGCCGATGTCAATAGAATTGCGAATCCAAAGCCAATTCCTATTCATGCCTGCTGTAATCCAAATAAGTCTGATAGATCAAAATTCTGCGCCTTTGTCGTAACAAATCCTCGCCAGCCAATGAGAAATTCCGCCTTTGATTGGCTCAGCAAATATAAGCAAGTTGATTCTGCCGGCCGTCTCTTCAATAACATTGGATCTGATATCTTTGCCGGTCTCGGCGGTGGTGGAGGAGAACTCATGAAATACGAGTTCCTAAAACAGTACAAGTTCTGCTTAACCTATGAGAATGCCTCATCTCCTGGATATCTTACTGAAAAGGTACTACATGCAAAGGCCGCTGGATGTATTCCAATCTACTGGGGAGATTCCAAGTTTGAACGCGATTTTGATCTAGGAGGTGTCATTGATGCCCGTAATGTAAAGACGGCGGAAGAACTTATAGAATGTGTAAAAGAGGTTGATGAGAATCCTGAACTTTACGAGAAAATGCGGTCTATTCCGTGCTTGGACGAGGTGCGTCGCGATTCAGTGCGGCGGACACTTGCGGAATGTGCTCGCAGAATTCTTGCAGCTGCTGGAGTTTCTGAGGAAGTGCCTGACATGATTGGATTTACGGAGGACTTGCCTTTACCTTTGCCTTCTTCGTCTTCTACAATCCTAGTCACTGCCTGCAATGCCAAGTTTCTTCCATCTCTAGAAATATGGCTATCATCTACTCTGAAAGTGGCCGACTCTCAGTCTATCGTATATCTAATGAGCGATATCTCAGAGGGTCTTGCTAAGGAATACTCTACCAAGTACAAGACCGTCGACTTCCGCAGATTTCCTTCAGAGGGATTAGCCGATTTCGCTGATCTCTGGGCACCTGAACACTTTGCCTGGAAGGTCTGGATTCTGCAGGAACTTTGCGTATCTGCTACGGCTGGCACCTCTGTATTGTACATGGACACTGGAGCAACTCTTGTTCGCTGGCCTGTCGACTGGATGAATGCCGTTCGCACATACGGTGTCTGTGTCTTATACGACGATCGTGAATTCAACAAATACCGCTGTCACCAAGAGTTTATCAAGGCGACTGAGATGACTGCCGAAGAATTAGCGGCGAATCAGATCTGGGCAGGATCCATAGCCTTTGTCGCCGGCCATCCTTTGGCTTCCAAATACTTCAACGAGGCTTGGAAATGGGCTCAGAAACGTAAGGTAATTGCCGGACCCAAGTGGACAGGCGAAATCATCGACGGCCATTATTTTGGTCATCGCCATGATCAAAGTATTCTTTCTTTATTGGCAAAGAGACTTCGTATACCGACTCTCCCTCTCGATTCAGTCTACTGTCATACTAGTATGAGACATACAAATCTACTAGGAAGATCCATGTATGTACACCGAGGCTTATTCAAGTTACATGAGCCCTACGCGCAAGGTATCGATGATGTCTGGGTCATTAATCTGGATCGTCGTAAGGATCGTCTAGAAAGCTTTACAAAGTTGCACGGTTTTGGAGACCGACTTATGCGCCTATCGGCCTTTGATGGCAAGAAGCTTACTATGACTCCTAAACTCGCGAGACTTTTTGCACCGAATGATTTCAATTGGAAAAAGTCTGTAATGGGTTGTGCACTCAGTCATCTTGCTCTATGGATGCAGTTGTTCAATGAAAAGCCGAATATACAAAGCTATCTCATTCTCGAAGATGATGCTAGACTTCAGCCAGGATGGAAGATGGCGTGGGAAAAGGCCATGGAAGAAGGATTAATGGCCGATCATGATCTAGTATATCTCGGCGGCATTCTACCTCCTAATAAGGCTGGCTTTGACACGTGTATAGAAAAAGTAAGCGATCATGTCGGCAAGATTCGTACAAATACTCTCTTTACTCAAACTCCCAGTACATATTTCCACTTCTGCGCCTATTCCTATGTTCTTACGCGCAAGGGAGCAGAGAAGATACTCGCAGTTCTAAAGGCTCGTAATGGATACTGGACGAGTGCCGATCATATGATGTGTAATATTCAAGATGTGTTAAAGATATATTTCTTGAATCCCTTAGTCGCCGGTTGTTATCAAGACAATGATCCTAAGTACCAGGAGAGTGCCTTTAATGATTTTTCTAGAGTAGATTCCTTTGACAGTGATTTATGGAATAATACTGAGAAGTTTGAAGGTGTTGTGGCTGATATGAGTAGAGAGATAGATATTATTGGAGCCTTAGAAGATGGAAGATTAGATGAAATAAAACCTGTCATCTTACCAAGTCTAGGAAAACGGCTAGTTAGTGTAAGAGGGTGTGATCTTAGCAAGTGGCATGAATATGAATGGCTAAAGATGCTTTTTAATGATAAGGTCGCACTTACTGTTGAAACTTTAGATTTGGATTCGAAGCCAACAGATGAGCCAATTCTAATTGTCCAGCGGCCTCTTGATGAAACGCGCAAGCTTCTCGATTCATGGAAGGAAAATGTGAAATTCTATGTTTTACATATGAGCGATGAGTTCGGTACCGATCCAATTGATTTCTATGAATGGCCTGGCTGCTTAGGGGTAATACGAAACTATAGTCGCCCTGGTTTACCTGAAAAGGCCAAGGTGATTCCTCTCGGATTTCATTGGAATGTGCCAAAGTGTATTCCTCTTTCCCATACACCGCGTCCCCCTTTTCGCGAATTTCTGTGGTCCTTTGTAGGTACGGAATGGAAGGGACGGAAAGAGAAGTTGCTCCCTCTCATGAAACTTCACGAACACAAATGTGTATTTATGGATGATTGGAATTCTCCAAAGATGTTGGGACGTGAAGAGAATTTGGCCATCCTTTTGAATTCTTGGTTTGTGCCTTGTCCAGGAGGACAGAATGCGGAAACCTTCCGTTTCTATGAAGCGTTAGAGGCTGGCTGTGTACCTATTCTTGTAAAAGACGATGTGTATACTCATATACCAAGCCTTCCCTTGTTACTTGCCGATAATTGGGATCATGCAGCTTCTATTCTGCGGGCAATTCAGCAGAAACCTGAGGTGTATGAAGAACTTCGTAAAACAATTCTTGATGCTTGGGAGACTTTGAAGAAGGAGACTATTGGGGTTGTAGCTAAGACCTTTGGCCTTTGACAAAAGGCCTAAGGATAACTAGTTAGAATTTGTTTAGAAACAATGGACTACGTGAAGAACCTAGAATCTATTATTCAGAATACGGGAACTTCTGTTCCTGTAGGAGTTACTATTCCTGCGGAAGGACAAAAGCTAAAATTTCTACTCGTAAGCACACACTGTCAGCAGTTTACTGGCTATAGCAAGGTATCCTACGGAATCCTCCGCCAACTTGCCAAGCTCCCGTGGGTATCAGTAACCCACTTCGGATTTCAGAGATTTCCTCAACAGCAGTTTGCCGAAGGATATCGCCCCTATCCTTCTAACATCGAAGTGATCGATGCCTGCGCCAATGAGAAGCCCTTCGAGCAGGGTTTCGGCTTCAAGCAGCTTCCTGATGTCATTCGCCAGGTAAAACCTGATGTTGTTCTCATTTTCAATGATATGAGTGTAGTAGGGAAGTTTATCATGGAAATCGACAAGTCTGGTATCCCTCGTAACTTCAAGACTTGGGTATACTGCGATCAAGTATATAATACTCAACTTCAGGGATATCTCGATATGTTAAATATGAAGGCGGATCGTATCTTTGCCTTTACGCCATTTTGGAAGAAGTGTCTCAAGGATCAGGGAATCAATCGCCCCGTCGATGTAATCCTTCACGGATTTGATAAGGAAATGTACCCCGTTCTGTCAAAGAAGGATATTCGTAAGAATCTCAAGGTTCCTGAGGAAGCCTTTGTCTTTCTAAATGTAAATCGCAATCAGCCTCGCAAGCGCTACGATATTCTCATCATGGCCTTTGTTGAACTTCTCGTAAAGTACCCCACAAAGCCGATCTTTCTCATGTGCATTTGCGACAAGGGTGAGAAGGGTGGTTGGTGGCTCTTCGAGCTCTTCCAGAGAGAGTTACGCCTCCGTGGAGTAAATCCAGAGCAATTCGGGGGTCGTCTCATGCTAAGCTCACAGGATATGGTATTCAAGGATGAGGACATCAATGCCTTCTACAACTTGGCCGATGCTGGTGTCAACTCGGCGGATGGTGAGGGATGGGGACTCTGTAATTTCGAGCAGATGGGTGTAGGAATTCCTCAGGTTGTGCCGAATATCGGTGGATTCAGAGAGTACTGTAATAAGGATAATAGTGTTCTTGTTGAGGCTACACAGAAATATTATCTCCCGATGGTATATTCACCTGTTGGTGGAGAGGCTAACGCGGTTGATCCTCATGATCTATGTTTGGGCATGGAGGAGTATGTACTTGATTCTAAGAAAAGAGAGGCTCACGGAAAGGAGGCGCGTAAAACTGTACTCACGTATACGTGGGAGCGGGGTGTTGAGCCTCTTGTTCGTCGGCTGAAGCAAGAGAAGGATGATCTTGAGGCCGAGAATATGTAATTTAAATTATATACACTTTATAGATGGTTTTTAATAAAACAAAAAAAAGAGGGGGTAGAATAAATACAGAAAATCTTTCTCGTCGTTTGAAAAATACACTGAATCGTATGAATGGACTAAATAAGATAACAGCAGCTGTAAACAATATTCGCAAAAAGGTGAATAGAATTACCAATAAGAATAAAAGATCAATTGGTACTAATGCTATGAATGAAAATACAGCTTCTGTACTAACACAAAATAATGATAGACGTAGTGTAACTGCTAATGCCATATCAAAAGAGAATGAAACAGCTAACAATACATTCAGATCACAATTATTTAATAATGGATCTGTAAATGAAAGACCTGTTCTTGAAAATAAATTTTTAGATAATACAGGAACTGGATTAACGCAGCATGAAGCAAATCTCTATAGAAAGGGAAATAATCTAACAGCACCTAAAATATCAAAAGAAAATGAAAAGGCTAATAATAATTTTAGATCACAATTATTTAGTAATGGATCTGTAAATGAAAAGCCTGTTCTTGAAAATAAATTTTTAGATAATACAGGAACTGGATTAACGCAGCATGAGGCAAATCTCTATAGAAAGGGAAATAATCTAACCGCACCTAAAATATCAAAAGAAAATGAAAAGGCTAATAATAATTTTAGATCACAATTATTTAGTAATGGATCTGTAAATAATGCATCATTGCCTCCTTATAATAGAAATGAAGAACCTGAACCAGTTGAGAATCAATACAATGGTTTGACAGAACAGGAAAAGGGACTATATAGAAATAAAAGATTAATTGGTAGTAATTCTAATAATCTAAACGAAGGAAATAATACATCATTGCCTCCTTACAATAGAAATGAAGAACCTGAACCAGTTGAGAATCAATACAATGGTTTAACAGAACAGGAAAAGGGACTATATAGAAATAAAAGATTAATTGCTAGAAATTCCGCGTCAAATGCTGGTTCAGCTGGAAATAATGCCGCATTAAATAATGGATCAGCTTCAGAAAATATGAGATACAATGATGGATCACCAATTGAGATTGGAGATACTGTACAAGCCATGAATGCAAAGGATAAAAGATGTTCAACAAATGGACAGGTAGTAGGAATTAAGCCTGATACAAATGAAGTAGTTGTCGTGTGTAATGGAAAAGGTGCTAAATATTATGCCAATGAAATTGTGCACTCTAATACAAATTCTGTAAGATCAAATGAGCGTGCTGCTGAAAATATGAATATAGAAGAAAAAGCCGAGTATAATAAACTTTCTCCTCTACAACAGCAAAACTATATGAGAATAAAACCTAACGTTGGACTAAATAATAGCATGAAGTCTTGGAGAAATGCTATGGAAGTTGCTAGTAACGGTAAATATAAAATAAAGAAATCCAAATCCAAATCCAAATCCAGAAAGACAAGAAAAAATAGACGTTAAATAGAATGGGCTGTGGATGTGGTCTTCAATTCGCCGGTGCTAAAACAAAAAGCAAGCGTAAACTAAACAGTAAGACGCGTAAAACGCGTAAGATGCGTAAGATTCCTAAACATAGATCCTAAAAGTTAAGAATGATATTCCTTAAGTTTTATTGCGTTAATTTCAAATAACCATTCCCCTGTGTAAAAGAAGATGGATGTATATCGCGCTCCAATCCGAGTAGAAGAAATTATTCAAGAAGAATCTAAATTTAAAACCAGATCTGGATATCTTGTCTCCGAAGCATATTCATGTTATGAGACTGCGCTCGGAGAAACCGGCGCTGTCGCAAGCGGCAAGGCGCTTCATTTCGCCGCCGACTTGGTCTGCAGCGGTGGCCTAGATATTTGGATCCGTGGTGCCTACTCGTATGCTGTTTCACATATCAGTTTAGCGAATCCCCGTATTTTTGTATATCTGAAGCAACGATTCGCAGAATTGGATAAAAAAGCCACTCTCTTACCCCAGGAAGCTTTTTTTAAGAATAATGATGTGCAAAGTACGGTCAGTGAAACTGTTCTAGTCTTACAGCTCTGTCCAAAACGTTCAAAAATTGTCTGGCCTAAGATTGATACAAATACTACGAGACCAGGCTGGTTACGAGGAGTGGCTTCATCCCCTGAAACTCGTGCCACTCGCACAGTATGGACAACCGAAGATTCACCCACTCTGTACCTAATTGCTAATGAAATATGCAAGGCGATTACCGATGGTGCTTCAGAGCGTGTACTTTTCTGGATCCGCTGGACTATGGAAGAGGATGGACGGATGCGCAAAACTACTAAAACTGGATTAAGTACTAAGGAACGTGGTCCAGCTATACAAAAAAATACAACAGATGCCGGCCACTTCTTAGCTGCCTTGTTCAGTGAAATTTACAAGGAACTTGCCGAAAAGGGACTTGTCCGCATGCATGAAGAATTCGGCGAACTTATGAGACTTTGGAGAGGTTCTGAGACAAGAATGCCAGCAAGATATAAAAGAGATTGCCTCGGTCTTATGGGTCTTATTGTATGCGAGGTTCCTCGTTGGAAGGTTCCAGCCGCACCAGTTCTAGTAGAAGATCCCGTTCGGCTCTCTAGAGCAGTTTCACAATGTACGAGTTTTTTCAATGAAGTTCTTGTCCATCCCTCACTTCCTCCTTCTAAGCAAATAAAGCAGGCAATGACGAGAAAGATTAAGGAAGCAAAGACTCCTAAGGCTCTTACTGAAAAACAGAAGAAAGAAAATTCATTAGAAGAACATTTCGAGGCATATGACGCAATTATGGATGCCTATCTCAATCGTTAAAATTGAACCGCGAAAAACCAGTATACCGTGTATATGGATTCTCTTGTCAAAACTCTGCAAAAGGCAAATTTGGCGTATCACAATGGCCAGCCAATCATGTCAGATGATGAATATGATCTTCAATTAGAAAAACTTCGCAGACTATCCCCAAATCATCCCTTCCTATCTGTGATCGGCGCACCTGTGTCAAAGGGTGTTCTCCTTCCTTATACAATGGCATCGCAGAATAAGATTCGGGCAAATTCAGGAACTCTCGAGAAGTGGCTTTTACGTACTAAGAGCGCATACATAGTTAGCGACAAGCTCGACGGCTTATCTGCTCTTTATGTAAATAAGAAAAGTCTGTATCTACGTGGAGACGGTGTAAAAGGGGTTAATGTGAGTCACATGATTCCTATTATCCAAGGATTGTCGAGTACGCCGTGTATTGTCCGTGGAGAACTGGTGCTTCGTAAGGAGGATACGGTGGGAATTGGGCGTTCTATTGTGAACGGCTGGATGCACAGACACGATGATCTTCCTAAGGAAGCATCAAAGATTCGGTTCGTTGCCTATCAATTGATTGAGCCGGCAGGGATGAGCAGATCGGCGCAAATGAAGTGGCTTTCTGAGAATGGCTTCGAAATCCCTTGGTGGACTAGCATTTCGAGACAGTGCAAGGAGGCTGAACTCATGAAACTTCTTCTTGAACGCAAGTCTGGTCAGTACCCTATTGATGGACTGGTAGTTGCCGTTGATTCTGTACCTCTTAGCTTATCTGTAGGAGAGGTGAAGAATCCTCTTGATTCGGTGGCGTTCAAGGCATCTCTCGATGATCAAAAGGCTGAGACAACGATTGTTGGAATTGTTTGGACAACTAGTCGGCAGAATGCCCTGATTCCGCGAATTCAGATTGAGCCGGTGGAAATTGGTGGTGCTCGGATTGAATGGCTGTCTGGTCATAATGCGTCGTATATTTCTGAGAATCGGCTAGGTACTGGGGCTCGGATTATTGTTCGTCGCAGTGGCGATGTAATTCCTTGTCTTGATTCTGTTGTCGAGCCTTCGCTAGCCGAGTTCGAAATTCCAGGGCATGACTGGGAATGGGATGCTTCTCGGGTTCACGCCATTGTTTCTGTCGCATCGCCTTCAAAGGCGCTTCTTCATGCCTTGCAGACGCTGGGAGTGGAAGGAATTGGTCCTGGGCTGGTTGACAGCTTGGTAGAAGGTGGAATTACTACGATGATCGCTCTATGGAAATCGAAGGCTGAAGATCTGGCTCCTCATATTGGTAGTGGCAGAGCACCAGTGCTAGTAGAGTCTCTTAAGAAGGCTAGAGCGGCTGCTAGCTACTCGACTCTATTAGTTGCAAGTAATCGTCTACCTCGTGGTGTGGGTGAGAGGAAGATGAGAGTGTTATTTGAGCGTGAGCCAAATCCTAGAAAGTGGACGAATACTTCTGCAGTAGGGTGGTCTACTGAGAGTTTGGGAGAATTACTAAAAGCGCTGCCCTTTGCCTTAGCATGGGTGGAGGGAAGCTTTCCTGGATTTACAGCTGCACCTGCAGTTACTGCTGTTACTGCTCCGCTTGTAAAAGACAACAAGCAAGTTGTATTTACTGGTGTAAGAGATAAGGAGCTCGAACTTCTTCTTCCATCAAAGGGCTACTCTCTTCAAGATACCGTAAGTCGATCTACTCATATTCTTGTTCGAGATACTAAGGAATCGACAAAGACAAAAAAGGCAGCAGCTCTAGGAATTACAATGATGAGTATATCCGAATTTAGGAATCTTCTTGGCTTGATGTAGAGGGGATGAGTGATCTTGCACCAAAACTCGGTGAATCATTAATACTGATGTTTACAAATCCCGAACCCAGTGTTGTTGCAGCAAAGGTAAGTGCTCTTATTATTGGAATGTTCATATTCTGTGTAATACTCTATTTAATCATTACCTACTCGCTGCGTGCCACGTCTAGAGATCCCAGAGTAGTCGATGCCAATATCGCAGCAACTCTTGCTCTTAGAAGTGCCACTCTTGATTCTGTTGCAAAGAGTGGACAGAATTCCCTATATGGTTCTCTGATCAATACTCTTGCCGTTCCAGAACAATATCTAGTAAATCTCTGCCCTCTTACTGCTAGTGTAGGAGGATACATCGGTCCCTTAGTTAGTGGAGTCTTTAATGCTGATTACTATCTTCGCACAGCTCTCCGAGCTGGGATACGTTCTTTTTTTATACCTATAAGTGTCTACTATGATGACAATAAAAATGTCCCTAATTGGCCAAAATCCAGATCTCCTGCTATTGTGTGCAGGGATGCAAACGGAATTATACTCAGTTTAAATGGTCTGACTCTTCAATCTTTCTGCGAATCACTTGTAAAATACAAGGCTACCAATGTTACACAGGCTGAAGAACCCATCCTATTATTTTTACACGGAGTTGAGGGACATATTCCAGATTCAAGTACCTCTGAAAAAGAGTATGTGCAATTTACATCTGATATGGCCAAATCATTGCAGTCATTACAACCATATCGTTTAACAACAATTGGAGGATACGGATCCGCGGTAGGGGGTAAGAGACAGGGAGAGATTTTAACTCAAATCCATTTATCTGAACTGAGAAATAAGATTCTTATCTTTACAAATTTCAATGTAGATGTGTCAATAAAGGATGCCTACAAAAGCTTTGAACCCAAGTTATACAATTATGTGAATTTTGTCTATAGTTCCCTAGGAAGTGAAGGTAATCAAGGAAATCTGGGAACTCTTGGAAACACTCCTAGATCCTTTTCTATACATCGCGACATCGGTGGAAAAACAGATTGGACTGGAAATGCCAGAATTTCTTGGTACAGCACCTCTCTTGATGATCCTTTATCGGTGCCCGATGCCAGTTCTGTAAATAAATTAACAACAACAGGAATTCAATGTATTCCTCTTCCTTTTATAAGTGTTGATTCACCTGTGTTAGATGATATTTATAAAAGCTGGAAAGGATATGCCTGGATTGTGAAACCTGAATCTGCCAGATACACAAAGCCTGCTCCCATAGTACCGCAAAGCCCTAGTACTGCGATGAATGCTAGAGTAAGTCCTGAACTGCAGCCAGGGCAGACGAAGATTACTTAGGTCCAATCGATCGTGCAGAGTCCTGTATCCTTACAATAATATACGTCACAATCCGTATACTCTTTTTTTATAATTTGTAGCAGCTCATCTCTAAGTGAGATGAAATCTAAGGCACACTTTATTTGTAGGGCAAGATATTCTCTAGTAAGCATGGTCTCTATGTAAAAGAGGTGTTTAGTCTTACCTAAGTGTATTGAAACTTGAACAATATCCTTCCACAGAAGTCCAAGAATTCTGTCGAAGATAGTATATCTTTGTCCTCCTCGTTCTTTACTCATTCGCTGTAAGGCAGATCTTGATTTAACATCCATGGTACAGGAACCTTGCTTTATTGATACAAACACTTTTTATGTTGCCTAAAGTAAATGGAAGAGGATAGCCGTGAAATTCTAAGTCCCTTATTAAATACCTTACAAGTTAAGAAACAATTCGAATATCTTGAGAATACTGTAAAAGAGTCTCAGAAACGAGTTGACTATACTGTTGCTCACGATCCCGATGTTTTGAAGGCTATTGACACGGTTGAACGTTTCTTACGCAAACAGAAGCGCGTCTGTTATGGAGGCCAGGCTATTAATGCTCTCTTACCAAAAGACAAACAATTCTATGATCCCAATTATAATGTCCCCGATTATGATTTTTTCTCTCCCAATCCTGATGCCGACGTTGATGAGCTGGTAGATATTCTTGCTAAGGAGGGATTTGATAATATAAGTAAGAAGGTTGGAGTACATGAAGGCACCATGAAGGTATATGTCAACTATATTCCAATTGCGGATATTTCTCTCATGCATCCACAGCTGTTCAAAATAATTCAGAAGCGGGCTCAAACTGTCAATGGAATCTTGTATTGCGATCCTGATTTCCTACGCATGTTGATGCACTTGGAACTCAGTAGACCACGCGGAGAAGTGTCAAGATGGAGAAAGGTATACGAGCGTCTTATCTTACTCAACAATGCCTTTCCAGTGAATGTGTGCAGTGAAACAATACGCACACCGCCAATAGATCTAAAAGATCGCAAGGCAATCCTAGAGTTTTGTATAAAGAGAAAACATGTTGTAGTATCTCCAGAGTACATTGAACTCTTTGAAAATCCTAAACGAGTCACTCTAGATTCTCTAGTTCGTCTTGGAGGTCCCGTACTATTTTTCAGCAATGAATCGAAAAATGATGGAAATGATCTAAAAGATATTTTGCAGAGCAGCGCAATAAAGGTTACAGTATCCGATGCCTTGACAGATCAACTCTTTAGTTTTGTGAGTGTTACACGCAGAGGAATACCAATTGCTCTCATTTTTCAAGAAGATGCTTGCCACTCTTATACTACCATGCGTGTTGATACGAATGAGATTCGTATAGCAACCCCAGACTTGTATTTACATCTTTATTATTCCTTGAATATCTTTGGAAAAAAGGAGAAGATGTATTTTGAAACATCTTTGGATTGTCTCATTCAAAAGTTGCACTCGCTGCTAAGAAATTCTAGAAATCGTCCAACACAGTTGCTGCCTGCCTTTGGATTAAAATGCTCTGGCAGACAAAAGGGTATAGCAACACTCTTGCATGAAAAAGCTGAACGGACAAAGATGGAGAGATCAAAAACGGAAAAATCAAAGAAACCTAAGTTACGCAGAACCAGAAAGAGTTAAAGTTCCTGCTTCCAAGGATTGCTTCTGTTTATTTAAATAATTAGCAGCAACTATAGCATTTTGTATATGGGTATGAACATCTATTGGACCTAAGGTCAAAGGATTTTCTTTAGCTGTTTTTGCAAGAATTCTTTCCTTTTCTGATACAAGTTTTTTCAGCAGTTTTGTCACTGCCTCTTTGATCTGAGCAGGTGTTAATGATTCTGGCAAGGAACAATCCTTTTCTTCCAGCTCAGACCGTTTCTTTTCAGACATAGTAGGTGTACATACGTCAACAAAACCTTGCAGAGATGGTATATTTATGTTACCAGATAGAGCATCCTTCATTTTGTTTGCAACCGAAGTTATTGTTACATCTGCGTATACCGCCATTAGGACTACCCGGGCACCAAAATCTGTCGGGACTGTTTGAAGCCATGTTAGCCATTCTAGATCTGTGGCAGAGTCGCTGGGATATTGTAAAAGAGGACAAGGAAGAACTCCACCTGGGATTGCAGTTGAAAGTGTTGTTTCGACACGCTTGGAAATCTCGGCATTGCTCAAATTCTGGCCAACTGCTTCATTCTCTGCCATGCTCATTCGAATAAGAGACATAACCATACATAGTCTGGATCCGTCAGAACCAGAACCATCCGGACTTGTGTAAAAGGCCAGTTTGTCCAAGTTCTCTCTTATCTCAATAGCTATCTCAGATTTAGCCATAGAGCCAGAGTCTACAAATGGTTCCTCAACACGACTAGTATTCGCTAAATTCATCCCAAGAATTGCCACTAAAAATAACAAGGTGAGTATTCCAAACAAGAATGAAAGGCCATCCATTTCTAGCTCAACAAGAGAGTAAAGATGCCACTGAACGGTGGATCGGCATTAACCGAAGGAGCAAGACTTCGCAAACTGACAGAATGCCTGCCTACCTTTATTCCTCGTCAAGGTAACAGCGACGAATGTATTTATAAACAATCTATTCAGTTCCCTATAACACAAACTGAGAATTCTAGAATAGCCTATCAATCTATGTCAACCATTGGCTATGCTTTGAATGGTGGCGGTGTAACACAAGAAAGAGCTAGAGCAGTATTGGCGGCCTTACAAACTCGGCAATTTGGGTCAGCGGCTCTTCTTACTGAATCAATTCAACAGGCGACGATTGCTGCATCAGAAGATACTGTGCCAAGGGGACCAATTATATCTGTTACGTGTCCACCGCTGCCTGCACCCCCTGCTCCTCCTATGCGCGCATGTATACTAACAAAGGATCTGAAACTAGGCAGTTAAAATTTTATATTTTACGGATGTAGAATGCCTTGTACCATACGTGATGCTTCTTTAGTAACAGTCAAAAATCGTAACATAGCACTCAATTCATACTATAATAGTTGGTCATCTGCGGTTAATGGTACAACCGTGGTACAGTCTTTAAAGGGTCCTGCGATGAATAGTGCTGAAGAAGTTTCTCAGATTGCGGCAGGATGCTCTGCCTGCTTTGCCGTATCGAACGATGCTCGCAGACTTGCTGGAGAGACATATGATGCCAATAGAGCAGTCTATCCTAATAATCCTAGTGCAGGCGGCGCGTCAGGACTAACAGGATCAAGTTAAGTGCGTTTTTTCAAGGTAATTTTCAAAGAATAGAATTCCTTGAAAAGTACCGAATGCGGGGCTCGAACCCGCGACTCTGTGGTTAAAAGCCACATGCTCTACCAACTGAGCTAATCCGATCGTATTTGCCTCTTCTGCGAATCGAACACAGGACTTTCTCCTTACAAGGGAGATGCTCTACCAACTGAGCTAAAAAGGCATGGCCTTTTTAGCAGATGAACTAAAAAGGATGTAATGCGCTAAGCGGGAATCGAACCCGCGTTACAACCTTGGAAGGGTTGTATTCTACCACTAAACTATCAGCGCTTTGCCTCTATAGGCGATAGCCTTTATAGCCAACAAGCCTACAAAGGCCAGAGGACGCCTCCCCTAAACTATATATACCTATGCGGCTTTAACCCTTTTTATCAGAATTTACAAAAATCAGATAAAAAATTTACTAGGAGTGGGGATCGAACCCACGCGTATTGCTACAAGGGTTCTTAAGACCCTCTCCTTAACCACTCGGACATCCTAGTTGTACATGGAATGGGACTCGAACCCATGCGTATTGCTACAGCAGTTCTTGAGACTGCCACCTTAACCACTCGGTCATCCATGTTGTTTAGCCCCACCGAGAATCGAACTCGGGTTACCGGATTCAAAGTCCGATGTACTTACCACTGTACTATAAGGCCATGTGGGTCTGTTGTATAAGTGACTCCGAACTCATATTCCAATACCGGGAGTTGAACCCGGGTCTTAGCCTTGAAAGGGCCGTATGCTAACCGTTACACCATATTGGATTCCCGCTACACATGTATGTACTTATATCTTTAAACCATTTTTATGAATTCACTTTACTTGTTTACTTCTTTACTTGATCACTTCTTTACTTGGTCACTTCTTTACCGCCGCAACCACCTTCTTCTTCGTCACCGTCGTGGCAACCTTCTTGGGAACCGGCGGTGCCTCCATCTCCTCATCCTCCTCATCCTCATCCTTGTCCTCATCATCAACGATCGCCTTACCCGTAAACTCAGGCTCAGCAAACTCCTCATCCTGTACATCGTCGAAGCCGTAGCCAGCAATACCAGCAGGGACACTGTCGAGGCGCATCTGAACGGCCTTCCAGCTGACACCGAACTTGCCACCAGCGAACCAGACACCCGTGCACTGCATGAGCGCCGTGACCTCAACCTTCTTTACAAGCATGTCCTCGAGGGGGACATCCTTGATGGCCTGCGCATTGGCATTGCCCTTTGACTTGTGATCATAGAACTTGCAGTCAAAGTCCGTGCCCTCGCGGTTGCGCTTGAGCTGAAGCTTGATGTTCGGAGGATAGGGCGTCGTGTTGCCATCCTTGTCCTTACCGAACTTTACAACAGGCGTGTAGAAGGCAGCGACAATCTCGCGCTTCATGTCCGCCTTGAACCAAAGCTTTGAATTCTTGACACCGAGGTCAATCATGTGCTCATCGAGAGCTGAGAGCGCCGTGAATAGAGACTTTACCTTGGGATCCTCCTGATAGCCACGGAGGGCGAGATCGAGAGAATACTTGGGAGGACCCGCCTTGTCGAAGACACTGAGGCCAAAGGGAGAAGGCAGGCTGGGCGTCTGCATGATTAGATTACTCTTCTCGCCATAATTGAGGTACGCCATCTTCGCACCTGAATCGAGAACCTTCGGCTGGCTGATTGATACCTTTGAAACATTGAAAGCAGAGGGCTGGATAATAGGAGAACTCATCTTGGGTTGGGACTGGATAATTGGGGGCAAAAGGGAAATCAACTTTTTTTTGAGTAGGAACAAACTTATTTTTCGTGTATAAAGCAGAATGAATTACGCAGTCTATTTGCGTAAGATTACAAATACACAATCTAAAATTATAGGATACCAAAATGGTCAAGATGCTTCTCAAGTAACCTATAAGAATATGGCTCGCGCTCAGTCAGTTCCACAAGCAGTACCTGTTGCCACAAGTTTTTCAAGAATCGATGGTCGGGTGAGTATCTTAGACGCTAATAATTCTTCTCCGACTTCACAACCTTATTCGGGTGTAAGTAATGGCATAAAAAATGCCGATACCGCTGCGAATCTTCTAGGAAAACAGACACACTGTGCCGTATGCTCGGATCCACCTTCTTCAGAGCCTTATCAGACAATAGTCCCTTGTAAAATATTCATAAACCCAGTTGCTTATAATTACGATTCTGGCACTGTCGATCCAACAAAGCCAACACCTGGCACAAAACCCGCGGCAATCAAATGTTCTTGGGAGAATGATACAAGTCAAGTATTTAGAGATAATAGGGAGTTGGTTGCCGATCAAGGAAGACAACTTGCCATAAGAAACTCTTACAATCTTCCTGCCAAACTTCAGGGACTGCGTGGACCCGTAGTTGGTCGTTAGCACCTTCTAGTTTTTCTTGTATTCACTCTAAGATTCCTATAAGAATTTCTTGTATTCACTCTAGGAGTCTTTGTATTCACTCTAAGATTCCTATAAGAATTTCTAATCTTTTGCTGTGTCTTTTCATCTAAATGACTAATATGCGTATTCATGCGACCTAGATCTGATGCACCATGTTTCGCCAATAGTTTAACAATTTCTGGGTAATTTAAGGTCATTGCCCAAAGAATCGCATTTTCAGAATCAGCTTTACATACTCCACTCTTGGTTGTACAAAGATTAATATCAGCTCCTAGATCTATAAGAGTTTGTACGCCCTTTACTGTTGGTTTATTGTTTTCTTTGATATATTCCATGAGTATTGACGAATATGTATCACCCTGATAAAAAGTCTGCGATAATTCTGATTTCAGATTTATCTCATCAAATGAATTTAACTTAATATCTTGAGTTATAACAAAAACTCTTAATTCTTCTAGAATAGAGTTATGTAATTCATTCAAACTTTTTACAGTTGGTAATTTTAAAGATAACATTACTACTGTAAAATATATTTTACACTAACCAAGGATATGCCTCCGCTGCCTTCGGAATCACATTTACAAGAGCTGTAAGAATGTATAGAGCCCCAGAAGTCTGATTCGTTCGATCCTGTCCTCGTGTTAAAAATGCATTCATCAGGCCAAGACTTTGTTTTCTCCACCATTTAATATCGCGATTCTGTCCAGAAATAATTTCTGGAGTCCAGCGAAATAGTGGCGATTCGGCAGCAGTATAACCAGGGACTATTCTTTCTTTTTCAGAATTCTGCATCCCAGACTCATTCCACATTTCATATAATCGCGTATAAAAACGCAAATGTTGTAGTCTTCCCATAGATTCAAACCATATCATATTAGCGCCATATCCAAGTGTATTTAATGTCAAGAATACATCTAATACCTTTTGATTCCATAATTGTTCTGGAGTAAGACCACCTTGATCTGTATATATAATTGGAATCCGCTGGCTTATTAGAATCTTAGATCTTTGTTGAAGACGTTTCACAATAGGGTCTTCAATTAAATCTTGTGTAAAAGGGTTTTTCAGATCCGACCCATGTTGAAGAAGTTGTAAAAGAAAACGTAGATCAAATGTCCACGCTTTCTTTGACGAATCTAAATAACTAAAATGATATGTAAAAGGGATGGTTGATATCGGATCGAGAGTATATATATCAATATTGTTATCACTCTTGGCTGGTGCATATAGCAGCAATCCTCTGCTTCTACGAGCCTTTCGTCTCCAGTGATTGACAAAAAAACTGAAAATTTTCTTTGCCGCTTCTTTCTGACGCTTAGTAAAGGGTTTTACATTGGAAACCCAGATAATTTTTGTTTTACAGTGTTTTGCACAAAAGTCTCCGCGACTTGAAGTGTTAGGGCACCGGAGAGAAGAGTATTTTTTTGACTTAATGCTAATACATTGTGTACTCATCTTGATCTCTCTGATCATTCATAAGCTAAGAAATAGGATTCGTATTCTGGTGTTTTTAAGCAGGATGCGTAAATTTGAAAACTAGCGATCTTAGTTGGTCACACTTCAAAATAAAAACAAACGCAGGCGAGATACAGTTGATCGAATACACCCGACTTTGTCAAAAAATGAATTTTTAGCTTGTGTAATAGATGAGTCCCGCGTAAAATGTCCTCCACTTCTGCCCCCGTATCTAGTATAATGAGTGCCGCCCCCAAGTCCGCCAAGGTTGTTGCCAAGAAGAGTGATGTCGTCGCTGCCCCTGTAGCTGCTCCTGTCGCTGCGCCTGTCAAGGCCGTCAAGGCCAAGAAGGCCGAGGTCGCTGCGCCTGTAGCTGTTGCGCCTGTCGCGCCTGTCTCAGCGCCTGTCGTCGCCGAGGAGGTTGTTGAGGAGGTTCGCCTCGAGGCGGAGGTCAAGTCCGTCACGGCTCGCCTCCTCGCCGTTCGCGAGACGCTCTCTGAGCTCATCTCTGAGTCAAAGCGCCTCGAGAAGAAGGCGACGAAGCTCCAGAAGACGGCCGACAAGCGCCGCCGTCGCAAGGTTGTTGAGGGCGAGGATGGCAAGCCTGCGCGCCTCTCGATCTTCCAGATCCCTACGAACATCTCGCCTGCGCTCTGCGCCTTCATGGGTCGCCCTGCGGGCTCCCAGGAGAGCCGCTCAAACGTCACGAAGTTCGTAACGACGTACGTCAAGGAGCACAACCTCAAGGACAAGCACGCCATCCACGGCGATGCCAAGCTCCTCAAGCTCCTCAACCTCAAGGCTGAGGACAGCCTCACGTACTTCAACCTCCAGAAGTACCTCAACGTCCACTACCTCAAGGCGGAGAAGCCTACGGCTTAGAAAGCTGATGGATTAGAAAAACTGATGGGTTAATGATATAAAAACAAGTAAAAATAAAATAAAAAATATAAAGATATGAATTCATTATATTTTTTAGTTGGATCGTCTAATTATAAAACGCTGGTTTATAGATTGTTGAACACAAAATTGCTGTTCCACAAGGATATATATTATTTATATGCGAGAACTCAGATTTGGGGTATTGTGAAGATATCTCTGATATTTGGCCAGGTGTTAGAGGTGGATTATTCGGAACCTGACCACCTTGTAGTACAGCACTAGGATCTTTTTGTATGGCAGCAAGAATCTTCGCATGCTTTTTACGTATGATATCGGACGCATCCATTTTCTAGATGCTTAGAATTTGTTTTAGACTTATACATTCTTGTAGCATTTCTTTTGTCACTATTTCGGGTCGACGCTTATATATATTCTTCAAACTTCCATAAAACTTTATATTACTTACAGCGGCTTGTATAGACATGTGGCTTTTCGGTTGTACATCGCATCCAGCAAGATATGCAACTTCAAAGAGTAGATCTTTATCAATTCCTATAAACTGTATAAAGTCTTCATGTGTTATTTCAGTAGCATGTTTCGGGATCCAGAGCCTCTTTACCCCTAGAACCAACATATCAGAATCAGAACTGATTACAATATCATACTCACCTTCTGCTAACATAGTATCGGCCTCTTCTTTTGCCCATACCATAAGAATATTTAATCTGTGTAAAAGAGAGGTTAACCATTGTATATATTCAGGGTAGGTATGCCAGGCTGCTCGTTCTCTTTGTACTATAAGCTTTTCCAGAATACTTCTCTGAGAATCTTCAACTTCCGTTGACTTCAGAAAGGACAGTATTGAATCTGCCTCCTCCTTTGCCTTTGTCCTGAGTTCCTTTCTTTCTTCCAGAACCTTCTTTTCTTTTGAAGCTCGCTTATCCATGACAAAGGTTATGGACTTTGGTGATTGTTTTAGTAAGCTTTGTAAATATTCTTCAAATCGTGAACGATCTTCTCGAAATAAGAACATTAGACTGAAGCCGTCAACACCTATACGAAGATCTTGACAGCTACCTTGTTTTTTTTGTATTGGAGTACAATACCGAAGTAAACCTCGCACACCCATTTGTCAAATGAAAGGCCTTCTGTAAGAATCATTTTTTAAAGGCAGATAAGCGGCGAAGTAAATCTGAGAGAGGTGCAAGTATTTTTTGGTTTGGGTAAGGTGCAACCTAGAGACTCTAAGACATGGCGTCTTCCAACTGTATATCTCCAAGCATAGTCACAGGGACTTCTAACACCATACGCCTTTAGCAATTCTTCCTGATCTACAATCCACTGTGACTGAATATTCCACAGATTCTGCAAAACTCTGGGTCTTCCTTTAGCAATAATGGCAAGTAGGAAGAGTTCCGCCCAAGTTTCTGTTTTTGCCTCGATCATTTCTAGAGAATCTATCTTATCTGTACACGCCGCATGTAAAAGTTCGTGTATCAGAACTCTAGCAACCTCTTCTTCTCTGTAAATAACTATAGAATTTGGCGTACATCTTTTAGCATATCCTCCATTCACATGATATGCACTAGGAACGTGTCCCTTCTGTGGAAGATCTCTAGGAGTTGGATTTGCAAACCAAACTAAACGCCAGCCTTTGACGCCTTTGCCAAAGGCCTGAAAGATAGATCCAAAAAGATCCCAAGGAATTCTAGGAATCTGTTCAGGATATACAACAGCCATAATCTTTGCTAAAGAGCATGTACGTGTTATCAGAACCGCTCGCTTTGCCACTAAATCATCCAGCATCTGTTTTCTAAGACCCCTGGGATCAAACTCGGAAGCAGAACCCCCCTCTTTAAAAAGATGTTCTAAATCATCATCTGTAGGTTGTGAATTTACCCAGACAGGCAATTTATCTTTCGTATGAAGTTCCCTGCCCAGTGTCGACAATACTAAAGGCAGCATCTAAACTGCCGAAAGTTTAAAAGTTAAGAATGCACTGGTAAAATACTAGAATCTTCACGCCACGCTCTTAGAACTATTGTAGCAGAACTTAGAAACATAGTAGATGCTCCCACTATAGTCCACTTGAATGCCTCAGACTGTACTAAGGTAGAACTCTGCTGTTTAACGAAGGTATCTAAGTTCATCCCTTGGGGAATAGTCCCTCCTAGAGATGGTAAATAATGCATGCTTACACCAAATATAATGCTACCAGCTCCTATAAAACCCAATAGAATCTTATCGATATAATGCATGTTATATATAGTAGCCAAATCTTTAAGGAGCTAGGGCATTACGTAAAGAACATAAATAATTTTCCCAAAGTACCGGTATTCTGTAAGAGGGAACAGTCTGTCCTGAACCAGTAAATGGCTGTCTCTTACAAATTTCTGCCACTTCCATTCGTTTTTTCTGTGTTAAAGGGATGCGATCGAGAGCGAACATCCATTCGTGAAATCCTTCCGTCCAGCGTATATTTCTGTGCAGAAGTGCATATACAATTCTGCGAATATCTTTGATATCTGATATCTTAGGAGTAGTCATGCTCCAGAGCTTGTAAATATTGACAATCTCTTCTTGTATAATTTTAATGCTTTCGGGCTTTCCCTCTGGCGGAGAAGATTTTATAAGAAGTTCAAGAGATTTGTCTACTGATCCAGGGACTGGAATTTCTACGCACCAATCTGCCAGGCGCGGAGGAAGCGGCTGCTCACTTGTTAGCCAAAGTAGAGTATCCTTATGATTTTCTTCTAAGAAGGCTTGTAAGAAGATAATAGATTCGCTACTCAAGAGATGGGCATGGTAAAAGACTAAGCAACGCTGGCTGTGACCAGAATACAGTACCTGGCTTCCTCGTCCCCATCGTTGAATAATGCCCTTAATATACTTCTTGTCTTGCAGGGACATTCTAGAACAGTCGAAGCCCCAATGAAGAACACTCATTTCCATCGGAAAGGTGTCTTTAGAAGAAAGTTCTTCATCGTCTGATACTTCGTCGTCAGAAGCCTCTCCGCCTTGACTTGGGGCATTCCACATTTGGCGTTTTAAACAATATATCTGGCCGATGGATTTTGCCCATACTTTGAGTTGACTTTGCAGTGCCTCGCGTTTTCCAGATCCGGGAGGTCCTCTCCAACATATTGAAAGTCCCAAACTCATGTGTTGTATTAAGGTGATGTGGCTTTAGCTTTCTGCTTTCTGATTTTATCTAGAAGGAAGCCAGTAAGGTCTAAACATAAATATATTCAATAAACAAGGATGGAGTGGCAGTTACCAATACAAAAAGTAGAAATTGGAAACATTAATATAGGATCTCCCTGGGCGCGAGAGAGTCGCAAAGAATATGGACAGAAACCAATGGCACCCCTATCATATTTTGGTACAGAGTTTCGTATTCCCTTTGTCAGTCTACTCTTTCCACCTCTACCAATTTTAGAATACAATGCCGCTACCGGAAAACTCAGTTTAGATATGTCAGAAACTATGCTCGCGTGTATAAAATTACAGACTCTACAAGAAACTCTTCTTAGCGCCATTGTGTACCACCAACACACCTGGTTCAAGAGCGAATACTCTAAGGAAGATGTAAAAGGCGGGTTCCAGCCGATTTTTCAGGACAACGCCCTGCAGTTATATTGTCCTTCTGGCCACGGAGTTCGGGGAATTCCTATATATAATGGATCATGGAAGCCGACCTTTGCGCCTGGGGACTTAGTCCCAGGGCGGAAATTTCGTGTTGCCGTGAAAATTCACGGCATCAGTTTCTTAAATACTCCTGACGGTAGCTGGAGTGGCCGCTGTAGACTACAACACCGTGTGCTCGGCATTATTGCGCAGACCTAATCGGATCTCCAGCGAATGAGAATAATACTTTGAAAGGCCGCTACTATTGAATAGAGCATCGCTCCTCCAGCTGTAGCAGGTATAATCAAGTGCCATGCATGCTCATCTGTAAATTCTTTCATAGATCCCCAGAATCCTCCAAAGAGGAGTAGCAAACCAATTGTTTGGGGAAGAAAGATTTGAACAGCATAATCCTCTCTTTCCAGTTTTTTCTGTTGTGATATTGTAACAACTGGCGGAATAAATACAAGAAGAAATCCTATAAAAAGTAGACCATAATAAAGTCCTGACAGATTCATCTCTGGTTTTGCTTTATATTATACCTTTGTAACAGTTACTTGGTAGAGTGAAAGTACAACAGCAATATTTGCAATAATATAGGATGAAAAAGATAGTAAGAAGACAGCTAAATACTTATTTCGGAGAGTAGAAAACCAGAGCCATAGGACGAAACCAATTATAAAGAGAACAACGCCTGTTAGTACACCATAGAGGTTTTTCTGAACCTCTGTATCAATTGTGATTTGATTCGAAGATCCATGGCCTATTATAAAGAACTGAAGCATGACCGAACAAATGACAGTTACAATTCCTAGGCCGGCGAAGACAAGACCCCATGATTCTGATTTTGGTACGGAGGCTTCCATATCTGATGAGGTATGAGTTTTACCTTTGTCTGGGAGCAGCCATCTTTGTTATTTCATAGGTCGAAGGCATATCTGTGACTGTATATAAATATATCATCCCTCCTATCAATAATAGTATAAGATTGATAAGAAGAGGAATCCATGTAGGACTTCTTTTACTGATGCTTCGTTTCATCGGGTTCATTCTAAACAAATATCATATTAGATTTATCTCTTAAAAATCTAATAGAAGCAGATTCAACCAATAAGCCATTCGCATAGATCCCATAATTCTTAAATATGTCTGGGTGATCTAGAGCTATATGCCAGACAGTGTAGACTCCTTCTGAAGCCCAAGGCTCTGCATTCGGATCTAGGAAGGCCATTAATCGGTATTTATTTCCAGTAACAAATATATCGCCAAGACTTTTTAAAGTTTCTTCTATCTGTCTATCATTTAATGTATCTACTAGAATTGAATGAGCACCTGTAAGTATGAGATCTTCATCCAGCGTAGGATATTTATCCTTCTTACAAATATATAAACGATTTTCAAAACGATCTGAGGATGCATAATTTGTAATACTTGAATATCCAATATATGTAACCTTATTATATCCATAGAGAGATGTTTTCACAAGAGTACCCTTACGTATAGACTCTATATTTACATATTGTTCTTTAGAATCTATTAGACAAAGAATTTTAGTCCCTTCTAGGAAACAAGGGATAGATGGATATAGGTGATAAGTATTTGCAGGATTTAACGTCATTCCGCTATCATATACCGCGGCTTGAGAAGAAGAGCCAGTTGAATTGGAAGCAATATGCCAACTAGAATATCCCCCAAGTGTAGCAAGTGTATATGTATTAGAAGAAGCAAAGGCATTCATTGTTCTCTCAGCATCAGTCTGATTTGTATAATAAAATACATTAGATCCTGTTGTACCTGGATATAGGTAGTATACTCTTTTATTAAGTATATTGCCACTTAGTGTAGAACCTGAGGTATAGGAAATTGTCTGAGCTGAATTACCTGTACTAGTAGGAGATATAATCCAGCTCGAATTTCCTTGAAATGTTCCTAGTGTATAAGAAGGTGAGAGGCCAATAATAAGATTATCACTAGCTACTACAACAGAAATGGATTGAGAATAATAGAATACATTATTCGCTACTGTAGGATATAGGAATAAGGTTCCTGCAAGTACACTTGGTAATAGTATGGATCCTGCCGATATTGAAATTTCATTATATCCACTGTGTATCGTCCAGTTAGATACTCCATATACATTGGATAAGGTATATGTACTAGAAGTTCCTGTATTTGATAACATTACTGAGGCATTGGAGATAGCCGAGATTTTAGATGAAAAATATTTTATGTTATAAGAAGAACTCGTTATTGGATATAAATAATAGAAGCCACGTGAATTCAGAGTTCTTCCTGTTGAATATAGTAATATACCAGAAGATGAACCAGTACTGCTAGTAGATAGTGCCCAATTTGAATATGTATTCACTGTTTGTACTATATAAGAGGGTGAAAGACCAATAATATAAGTATCACTTTTAGATATATCAGTGATTAATTGTGAGTAATAGAATACGTTATTCGAACCTGTAGGATGTAGAAACAAAGAACCTATAACGCTAGTAGCTAATACGGATCCTGCTGTTATCGTAGTTGTAGCATATCCACTATATATCGTCCAATTAGAAACTCCGTAAAGATTTGACAATGTATATGTTGAAGCGGTTCCACTATCTAGTCGTATGTTTGAACTATTTAAAGATGCTGTATAAGGTGATGAAAAATATCTTATACTATAGGCAGTAGATGTTGGTGGATATAAATAATACTGCCCATTTGAATTAAGAGTTGTCCCTGTTGTATATACTAAAACACGAGACGATGAACCAGTGCTAGTAGAACCGATTACCCAATTTGAATATCCTTGAATTGTTTCTAAGGTGTAAGAGGATGAACGACCGATGATGAGATTATCACTAGCTAAGACATTTGTGATTGGTTGAGAATAATAGAAAATGGCATTTGATTCTGTGGGATATAGGAATAAAGGACCTGTGAGCACGCTTGTAGCTATTACGGATCCTGCTCTTGCTGTAGTTGTGGTATATCCGCTGTGCACTGTCCAGTTAGAGATTCCATATATGTTTGATAGAGTATATGTTCTTGATAGGGCAGCTGTTAATACATAAGTGTTTGATAGTATTCTTGAGATATTTGAAGCCGCGGATAATTGTGATGAAAAATATACAATTGTATAAGAGGGAACATTTGAAGAAGTTAGATTATATAGATAGTAGAAGCCATTGGGATTCAAAGTTTCCCCTCTTGCATAGACAAATAACCCAGAGGATGATCCTGTTGAATTAGAAGCTACGATAAAATTTGAAGTTGTAGAATATCCTGGAATAGTTGGTATGGTATAAGAAGCTGAGGAAAAAATAGTATTTGATTGTGCAAGAGCAAGTGCTTTAGTAGTATAGTAAGTTATATTAGATCCTATATACCCTGGATATAAATAATAAGTTCCAGGATTTAATACACTACCTGTAGTGTATGATAATAATTTAGAGGATGAACCTGTACTAAGACCAGATATTATCCAACTAGAATATCCGCCAATAGTTTGAACAATATAAGAGGATGATAAACCAATAACAAGGTTATCACTCGCAGCAAAATTTGTAATTGATTCTGAATAATAGTATAGGTTAACGAATGGTGATGCAGGAGTTAGATATAAGGGGGCTACAAGTGCATTTGTATCTATTATAGATCCTGAAGATAGGAGAGTTCCATTAGGAGTCCGTCTGTCTGTAGCAATTGTAGTGTTACAGTTCTGTATAAACCAATTAGAGACTCCAAATATACTTTGTATTGTATATATAGACGAGAATCCACTATTTGATAGTAAATATGATAATTTTTGACTAAACGACGCTGAATTCGCATTATATATTACCATATAATTACAAGAACTTATTGCTGGATATAAGATAAATCTAGAATTAGTTACACCAACTGGATTCAAAACTGTCCCTTGTTGATACACAATAAGACTCGCGCTCATAGCACTTGTAGATGTAGCACTATATGAGATCCAATTTGAATATGTTAGAAATGTTTCTACAGTATAAGAATCTCTATTAGCAATATAAGGACTTATGGGGATGCTAGTGGTATTTCCAGCTGCTTGAGCAGCCGCACTTTTATTAGTATAGTAATATACATTTGTTCCTGGAATAAATCCTGGATATAGATAATATACTCCATTCGCATTTAAAAGCGCAGCAGCAGAGACACTGCCAAAGGAACGAAATTTACTAGATGAACCTGTGCTAAAATCAGATAAAAGCCAACTAATATTACAACCAGTTAAAAATGTATTGTAGTTTCTACTAAGGCCAACTATAAGATTATCATTTGTATATATATTAGTAATTAATTGAGAATAAAAGAATACTACATTTTCTATTGTAGGATAAAGAAGTAAGCTTCCTGTAAGAAGACTTGTGTGTATTAGAGTTCCTGATGGTATTGTTGTTGTACCATATCCACTATATATTCTCCAATTTGTTACTCCATATAGATTTGATAATCGATACGTACTTGATGATCCAGTATTTAATAACAGTCGTGAAAGGTTAGAAGATGCTGATCTTTCAGTTGAAAAGTACAAAATACTATAAGCAGTAGGAGTCGATGATGCTGGATATAAATAATACTTTCCATTTGATTCTAAGGTTGTTCCTGATGTATATACTATTATATCAGAAGTTAAAGTACCTGTAGTATTTGAAGCTAAGATCCAATTTGAATAGGTATACCCTAGAGGTACGGTTATTATAAAAGAATTAGCAGAAAATATGGAATTTGTTTTTGCAAGAGCATCTGTCTTATTCTGATAATAAAATACATTAGATCCTGTACTAGGATATATATAATAGTAACCATCACCAATGAGTGTAGATCCAGCTGCATATGCTACTCCCTTTGGTGATGATCCTTGTGAAGTATTGGCCAAATACCATGCTGTAGTACTTCCAGAAGTGAGTAATGTAAAATTATCAGTTCCGAATAAAAAATTTCTATTATTTAGTGCGTCTGTTACACTTGGAAAATATATTACAAGCGGTGTATACTCTGCAGCATAGACAAAATATAGTTCACTAGATCCTAAAGTATAGCCAGCATAATATGATATTAAACTATCTGTTACTAAATTACTATAAGCTCCTATACTTTGGATTTTATACCATCCAGCGTGATTAGGAATAATACCGTCCTGTATGTTATATGTTGTATTAATAAAAGCGACTGCATTACTAGAGTTATATCCACTAAGATATACTATTTTAGTAAGTGGTGAAGGCCAGAGATGTAAGGTGGCACCATTATTCTGATACGTAATTATTGTTGGACCATAGTATAAGGTACCGTCTGTCCATTGATCAAAGCCTAAGATACCAGATATATTCCGTACGTCAAGTCCTTCTCCTGGTTGATATTGACTCCACGTAATTGGAATATCTAGTAACAACAATGGATAATCTTGGTTACTCGTCCCATAAAATTGAATATATCGATAGCTCATTCTAAAATATCAAATATAATTTAGAATGGTTCGGAAAACACGGAAGCTAAGGAAAGCCAAGCAATCCTTTCCAGGCCCCAATCAATGCCATCCTCGGGTCGGCCATACTCCCCAGAATGGTTGTCTCCCTTTACCAGTGTTAAAGGAGTGTGCTAGTAAACTCGGACTTTCAACTAAACCCGACCATCTCTTAGAGAAGCTTGCCAAGTCGCTTCATGTAAATCCTAAGGATCAGCGTACCTTCTTAAATAGTCTTCCACTCAATGATGCCGATAAAGAAAGCTTGGCCTCATCGTGGCTGCGTCCAGCTATGCCTGAAGCGTGGAAAGAAGATCCAGATATGTGGCTCAATAGCGACGACATCATGAATGTTATGAAACAGTATGAAGTCAGCAATCCCGAATTCAAGTTCCTCGGTCCCTATCCAATCGATTTCGCTTCCGAAGATTCCACACACAAGGGTCGCTGCTTGATCGGCGAAATGTGTTCTCTCGACTTAGATGGTATTGATCTGAAAGGGAAGACTAAGATTGGTATTATCTATAATCTTGATCCCCATGATAAGGGTGGCTCACACTGGGTGGCAAATTATATAAACATCCCTAAAAAACAGTGCTACTACTTTGATTCCTATGGAATGAAGCCGCCAAAGGAGATCTACACCTTCATGCAATGGCTCGGCATCCAGGAACCTGATATAAATCTCGGATGGAACGGGCGCAGATTTCAGTATGAAAACTCGGAATGTGGGATGTATTGTATGTATTTTATCGATCGAATGATTGCTGGAGAATCGTTTTTGCGTTTTTGTCGTAGAGCACCTCCCGATACCTTCATGCTAGATTTACGTGATTGGATGTTTAGCACCTAAGGGGTAAGTTTTAAAGTTGGTAATAACCCGTATATTTAAAATTTTAGATTTGAAGATACCATTAGAATGTCTTCACAGGCCGATCAATACTTTAGTCAAAAGAATGAAGCCATGTTACAGCGTGTTCTCTACACAGATATATGTAGACGTACAGGCGGCGATTTGACTGAGAAACAGGCCGATCGTCTTATCAAAACTGTAAAACATTACATGAATGAGGTACACCGTGTAAAAGGGGATGCTAGCGTAAGTGTGTTGAACTCGGAAGTACTCAAGGTTGTTCTTCCCGACTATATGATGTACATGGAGCGCAGTGCCCGCAGTTCTCGCCCTGCTGTAAATGATATTGAGATTGGTCCCGCCGATTCTGGTGTAGTGGGAGCCATTGAGGATTCTCGGATGGATGTCGGTGCTGCCTTCAGTAAATTACAGGCGAGTCGCCAGGCCGTTAAGGCTCCTGTGCCTGAAATGCAGGATTTCCGTCTATCACTAAGAGATGAGCCTCCCGTGAGCATGGACATGTTTGAAAGAATGAAAAACGATCGTTCAGCGGAAGCTGCTCGTGAACCTGCCGTGCCTCCAGGACAACAGACCTTTGCCAGAGCAACCGACTCCTATATTCGTGATAAACGTCGTGCTGAAGAAGAATCTGAGGTGGCCTTTGCCGAATTCGAGCGCAAGCAATTGGAAGCACGTCTACCTTCTGGAACTCAAGCCCAGCTACCTATGCCTCCTGATATGCGGAGTGTGTTCCTAGGAGATCGGCAAAACTTAGATCGTAGTCTGAACAGAGCTTCCGGTGTAGATGTACCAGCTTCTCGTCAACAAATGATTATTACTCGTGAGCCAGACACTCTAGAATATAAGGAAAATGAGCTGAATCTCTTCGTGTACAGCGGTGACAGAGATTGGATAAGTAATTCCAGTGAGACTCGCTATAATTTTAGTGTATCCTTTGATCCGAGTAATTTGCCAACAGGTCTTCGTGTTTCTCCAACAAGTACTGTTAAATTCCGTAATATTGTGCGCATCGAGATGGTAAAAGCCATCATGCCTGGAGAATCTGTTGACTCTCTCGTAACACGGATTTATAATGGAAGTTCATTTGGCTACGCCTCCCCTTATAATTTCAATATTCTTTCCTTCCCCTATATTCAAGTGAGAATCCCTGAACTTGATACAAATACCTATGGTACAAATCAGGGACTAAATGCCTCTTTTGGTGTTCTGCAATATGACGCGAATTGGATTTATGATACAACTAATGACAATGCTCGCGGATATTTCGCCATGATCCCTAAGTTCTTGAAGTGTCAAAAGGTGTATTCTCCAACTCCCTTGGCCACCTTACAAAAGCTCAGCTTTCGTATGGAGCGCCCTGATGGAAATTTAATAAGTACTACGCCAGATACCTTGGATATTGCACACATATACACATCAAAGGGAATTGACGCTTCTACCTCTGCACCTTATGGCTACGATTCGGCAGTTGAAAACGGAACATCGGCTGCCTATTATTTCATAAATACTGCTACTTACTTTAATAAGCTGACTGTGTCAAAGGGTGATCGTATTATACTAAAGAATCTGGCGTGGTCGGTTGCCGCTGCAGGTGCAGCAGTATCTCAACTCCAAGACTTCGTCAACTATATACAATCTGATACAGGCCTAATCGTTGTAGATGTCGGATTTGCATCATCTTTCGCCACTTTCGCAACTGGAGCGAATACGCAAGGCTACTGCAATTATATCGTTGTTCGTGGCAAGTTCACGGATCCCACCACAGGAACTACAACAACTGCCTTGCTTGGGAATATCGCAGACAGCTCAAATCCTTCTAGTTTAACCGCGAATACCCTAACATCCTTCTTACATTCGAATGGAACTCTAACAGGACGTCTTTTGAATCAAAGCCATCAGGTACAGATTACAATGAGAATCATTACACGCGAAATGGATGCGACAAGTGTATTGCGGCCTGATAATTTATAAAACTAAGTGTAGAATGAGGAGGGAATTTATATATATAGGATTTATCATTCTACTTCTTATGGCATATCTATATTTTTTCCATCTAAAAGAGGGTTTTGAAACTACTCTTGAAATGACACAAGATCGTGCAAATCCCCTTGCTGCACAGCAGCAGCCATTGACAAATCCAGCGACAAATATTGGCATATCACAGGATTCCGGCGCAAATATACGCGAATTATCACAGGTAGCCTTAAATTCTCCACTAGAGGATTCTGTATTTAAGGCAAGGACAAGTGGAGATCCAGGTATAGCCTTTGGCCTGAAGTCCGAGAGAAATATGAATACAATAAGTCCACGTATTGATAATGAAGATAGTTTTTTAGGAATGATTAAGTTTTGCAAGGATACTGTTGATTCTTCTGGAAAAAATGCCTGGCAAAATCCTAAATTTTCTAGAGACTGTGGAATTTGCATGACCGATACTACTCTTTTAATAGACGATAAAGCCAGAAGGACATATAATAGTTCAAATGGAACAGGGGTTCTTGTATATCATGAAGATAAACTTTTAGCCAGTAATACTCAACTTCATAATAATTTTAGATATCCTCGTGCAATACCATCTTTAAGAGCAGCAGACTGCACTGGAACTAGTTTAACAGATGATGAGAAAGTTCCAGTTCTAGCAATAAATAGCAATATGTATGCTGATATGTTTTCTAGAAATGAGTGCAAACATACTGCGGCTTTTAATACACTTACTAGATCATGTGGCCAGTGTCAAAGTGACCGTATTTCTGAGAGGGGCACATGGTCTTATATTAAACAACCACCTGCTGGAAATTTACGTCAACTTAGTATACGCTTATATGGTTCTGGGAATGCTACTATTAGAGTGAACAATCAAATAATAACAGGAGGATCAGGTATAGTTTTATCAAACGAACCTACCATCCGTTCTTTTGGAGATCCAAATAACCCACCTTATATAAAAGAAGGAGACCCTCTTAGTATTACGGTAACAGGAGGTAATGATAAATATTTACAAGGAATAATACATTCTATTGTTCCAAATGGTAGTGAACATCTTTCAGATTTATATAATACTCTAAGTAATGATACTATAACGGGTATTCAACCAAAACCTCACCCTACAGAAAAGAGACTCTTTCGAGGTAAAGAGTATATCACGATGATTCCTGGACTTAATAGAGATAGTATGATTCTTCAAGGTATACTACCTTACACATATATCGATGGATCAAATTATGCAGATAAGTCTAAAAATCAGATTGCATACTATGATTGTAAAGCAGGACCATATAAAACAGATGGTACTATAATAGAAACTTCATCTCACTGCCCGCCTGTTAGACCTCCAGGGGGGTATTCAGATAGTTGTATACGAAGCATACTAACGAGCGCAGGATGTACCAGTGCAGGAGACTGGTATCAGCGAGTTATTCTTCCTGTTCATATAGCCAGTTCAAATTTGAGTTATATTAGAAACTGGCTTAGTACAGCAGTCGCAAATGCTGAGTCTGATCCTTATATATTTATGGGATGCTATGGAGCCAATCGTAGTAATGTTTGTGATACTTACATTGGAACAAATGCTGTACCAAGTCGCGATTGTTTACAATTACTCTATGATAATACAATTACGAGAAGAAATCTAATATCAACCTCAAATAGCGTAACACCATATTCGGCTGCTGGCGAAAATTTTTTGAATTATCGTGCTTTGAATGGTAATACCGATAGATATTGTAGACCAGAAGGGGCTTTAAATCCTTCTTCAGGCAATGCCACTCTTAGTAATATAGCACTTGGATATAGAAGATCTGATAGTCTGCCTATGTTGACAGGAATAGCTGCAGTCAATGATTATTTATCATACACTTATTCAAGAGCTGTAAATAATCAGTTAGATATACACGTTCCTGATTCGAATGGTGGAAGAAAAACAAGCTGGGAGAATTGTTTCGGAACCATTATTCGCCCCAAAGAAGTTATTCCTGTAAATAATATTAGTGATACAGTAAACTGTCAGCAAGTAATGGGTAAAAAGAATGTATATCTTTTAGAGAATAGTAGTATTACTATAAGTCATACTCCTGAATATATGGATCATTATGAAAATACTGGTCAAGCAAATACGTATTGGATTTGGGGAGATCAGGTATATTCAAATAACACTTTTACATTCTATTTTAATTACTGTAATGGAAATGGAGCCTTTACTGGAACTCTATTAGGTAACATACGTAATTCTGGAACTTTAAGAATAAATAATAATATTATTACACCAACATCTTCAGGCGTATTTACAAATACTCCAGTACAAATAATAGTCGGTAATAATACAATAGTTGTTAATTCTACAGGATCAATAGCAAGTGCCGGATTTTGGCTACTGTTAAAGGATTCAAGTGGAAGAGTTCTCATGAAAACGAACGAGACATGGAGATGTGAATAGTTTTTGATCAGCTAAGGCTAAGCCATTCACATACTCTACAACTGTTGATTTTACAATAGATATCTTAGATTCTAAATATTGCCCATGGAGTGCATATACATGCGGTCTTAGTGAATAAGGCAGATCTTTTATTGTAAGACTTTTAGACTTGTGTACATCACAATACGCTTTATGTAATTTTCCAGTATTCTCGCGGAAAATCTTCTCAAAGTTCCACATTAATTCATTTTCTTCTTTAAAATATACAAGATAGGCTTGTAAGAGTTTATTCGCTCGTAAGCGTAGAAATCTCTGTTCATCTTGATCAGTTCCACGTAGGTGATGTACAAGTTCATACTGCGGATTACGAATTCTCCATCTTCCTATCGAATTCTGAAATACCATGCCCTGCCAGGTATATTCATTTTTATAAGAATGAAAGGTACTTAGAGTATCTTCCATTTTTTCATAGGTCACAGGCGCATACGTCACGAATCTCTGTGGCCATTCTGCAGGATTGTATTTGAAGGTAACTGTCGTATCATCAATATCGGCTATACATATTACATATACGCGCGGATAAGGCACCTTTGATACTAACTTATGTTCAGGATGTTGTAAGAGAAAGCTGGCACATGATCCCTTAGGTATTGAACTCAGAAGATCAAAGCCTCCAGCTTCATGAAAGAGATCAGCAAAGCTACGTTGACTATAAAAGTGGCCTGTTCCTCCTAAAGAAGTGCGTGTAGAAATACATGGCTCATCCTCGTTCCATCCCTGAACCATAACTCCTTCTAAGAATTCACTGACTCTCATATCTTCAGTAAGTTCAGGCACTCCCTCATTCGCCTTTACTGGGGCAACACTAACAGGACGATTTGTCCGCTTATTCCAGACTACAGATCGAAAGGTTCCAACATGAGGCTTGGTAAAATCACTCATTCCCTTTACATATCTGATGATAGCTTTGTCACCTCTATCAATGCATCTAAGATTTCCTCCTTCCGCTGAAGTAAGATAGGTCTGTAAAAGATCCCACGTAGGATATGTTGTACACAATTCGGCAAAAGATATCATGATGAGGACTTATACATAAGTATGGCGATAGTATCAATTTTTACAAGGCGGGGATTCTTAAGAAACTTTACGCAATAACAGATAGAATGGAGCCGTCTGTAGAAACTTCCATTGGTCTAGAAATTGGAGATACAGTCCTACTTTTAGGGGGACAACTTAATAAAACCGTGGGCAAACTCTATGGATTCTCAATGGATCGAATGCTCATACAGCCACGTGGTCTAACAGATCGCATTATAAAAATACCGCTCATCGACGGCAATCCAGATCCCAGCCTAGAAATTAGCAATATCACTATTCTTAAAAAAGCTCCTCGTGCCGGCTTTGTGTCTCTTGTTGATTTGCGTGCTGGGCAATACATAGAGACTTTCAAAGACGCTGTGCCTGTCGGCATTTATAAGGTAGTATCGGTTGATGAAGAGAACGATTCAGCGGTACTAGAGGATGAATCAGGAACACAGACCCCTCTTGAATTCGGATTTACAGGAATTAGTGCAGAACTACCCTTCGAAGTGATACGTACACGTGAGGCTCCGGCTGAAGAGAATGCCAAAGAGCCTCAAGAAGAAGTCGGCCCCGTCAGTCGTATTCAAGTTGAAGAGGACGATATCCTAGAAGAAGGCCAGGCTCCTTCTTTAAAGGAGGAGGAAGAAGCCGATTCTAATGTAGGAGAATTTGCCTTAGGAGAAGTTCTTGATCTTCCAGAAAACGCTGTTCTAGAAGAAATCAGTACAGCAAATCGCATCTACACTGATGCCTTTCAACGCTCTGAAATGCTTTCCCAGCTTATTCGCCTACTACCCGCTAATCAAAGAAGAGATCCCATTAAACTTCAAGAAGTTCGCAGAAATGTTGAACAAATCTTACTATTGAGAAACAAGGTTGTACAATATACTGTTATTGGAGATCCTAGTGGCGTGAAACCAACAAGCATGAATACACTTGCTGAGCTAATCAATAAACCTGATGTGACTATGTCACGCAAGGTTGTGAATATGAAGAAAGTCTTGTACTTAGATCATTCTATAGAACATCTAGAAGGGCTTACGCAAGATGCGGCGGGTGTTATAGAGGAAGGTCTATATGGCGAGTATCTAGGCGATCTTTTAAAACGGGCGGCATCTCTAGAATCTTATGAAGATGAAGGAATTGCAAATGCAGGAATGCCAAAGTTTTTTCTCGAGATGGAAAAATATCGCCAACAGATACAAACACCCTTTATACTTGATGGAGTACCAGTAGAGAAGGATGAAGAAGTATTCCGCAATGAGATCCCTAACTCGGATCCTCAATTGAATGCATTGGCGAGTAGCGGCGAACCTGTAAAAGGAACCTTGCCCAGAGTGACAAATCCTCCCAACATTGAACAAATTTCATTCTCTATAACTCGTCTGTTAAAGGGACGCTGGTCGCGCTTTCTCCAAGGTGAGCATCTAAGACAAGTTGAATCTGCTGAACCTGCTTCCTATACTAATATTCTTGTCTTCCCTCTTTCAACTCTGAGAGATACAGGACCTATACGCAGTGGTATTCTAGCCCAAGATATGAGTCTCGGCAGCATGACTCCCAAGCTAATGGAAGATATTCTAGAAACTCTTGGAGAGATAAGTGATTTTCCTACTGCCGATAGTATTTTGAATCTAGGTGTAAAAGGGAATATTATTGGCAATGTGACCATAAGCGACTGGTTGAAGAATCTGCGGATTTCTATACATGGGCTCGGCGATGCCTATCAAAAGTTGCGGGGATATGGAGCGCAAGATGTCGAGTTTAATAAGGAACAGGTGCAGGTTCTACAAGAGAAGGTTGACCAGTATTTGGCTTCTATGAGATTGTTCATGATCAAACAAAGAGAAGAAAATAATACTATGATGGCAAATATGGTGTTTGAGGGGAATCCTTTACTGGCTCCTGAAAATGCTGCTCGTCTCTTATCGTATATTGAATCTGAGCCTCTGCTGCAGACTGCCTTAGGAGAGGTGCGCGATTATATGGGAGATCTAGCTGCTATTGATATTAATTGGTTCACCTATATCTTTCTCAAATATCCTGATCTTGTTATAGCTGTTCTCGGCCAACAGGCTCATATAGTAGCTAAGGAGCGTTTGCGCCATGTTAGAGAGTTATATATTACTTCTATGATGAATGGCTATCGCATTAAACGCAAGATCGCCGATGCAGGGGAAATTCCTGTTGAAAATCTGTGTCCCCATGTAAAATCTCTTGAAAGTCTGCGGAGATTGTCGAAACAAACGGAGGATGAGCCACGTGATGTTACACGGGTAAAACTCTTAGTACAACTCTTGAACAAATTTAGAGGGCGTGAAACAGGGGAGTGGACATTTTGCAAGGTGTGTGATAAGGAAATGGTGTGTGCCCATGAAATGATTTACATCCAAGAATTCTTACGACCTGCTGAGAAAGAGACTTTGCACAAGGAGCTTATCATACATTTTTCTGGAGGCCAGTTTTCTGGGAAATTCATTTGCCGTGTATGTGGCCAGGGAATCGCCGCCTTAGAATTCGATCAAAGTCTGGAGTTCGATGATGAAGGGCGGCCAATGGTTGGACGCAGCGTACTGCCAGATGAAATCGACGATTTTGATGAAATGTTAAAGGGTGATGAGGCTGAGGAGGGAGTTACATTTGCCAATGAAACACTCACAGAAATGTACAAAACTCTCAGACGTATATCATCAGGCCTGGGTATTTCGCCAGAAGAGGCTGACTATAGAAATATGGTTGAGAACTTTAGCAGCTATATTACAAGTCTTCCTACTCGTGAATCATATGCTAGAGATACAAAGGGGAAGAAGGCGCAAGATTATGATATTTGGTATAGTATCCGCTATGTCAGTGCTGCCGCTGCTGTACTTCTATTAAATATTCAAACTCGCATACCAGACTACACTGTCTATTACACCAGTACAGATTGTAAGAATGGATTCTTAGGATATCCCTTAGAAGGAGAAGGAAATCAAACAGGAATTCAGTGTATCTCAAGTATTATTGCTGGAATCAATGACAAGGAATTCCCCTGGAATATGACAACCTTGCAGAAACGCGATAATCTTGTGCAGAGAAGAGATACTCTTATGCCGTTTGTAAAGTCGCAGATCGATGCTTTCATTAAAAATCCTATACAACAGGTGCATTTGAAGAGAAAGCGTGAACATCGCATCAAGATCTTTGGAAATACTAGCAGTCTTGCCTCAGATTCTATTTCTGGATCCTTTCGCCCAACACCGTATCATATTAGTGAGGAAGAGGCTGCTAAGAATGTGGTAGTGGGAGATTCTGCAAATCCGGAAAAACAGGCGGTAGCGTGGATTCGTGCCGCACATGGCTTGGCTCGTAAAACGTCTGCCTTGAATCCAGATGCACCAATCTCAGAAACAACCTGCTGTTTACACCCTGTACAAAATCCGAGTTTCTGGGATGAACTTCCTAAGTTGGAGAAGCGTTCTATACAGAAGGAGTTTCGTACAGGCAGTTTGAGTACAACCTTTTATACTGAGATGCCGAAAACTCTTGAAGGTACTATAGATGCGAAGGAATACTATAAATTATTCGTAGCTCTGTGCTGGCAGGGAGATAATAAGGGACTGCCTCACAAACTGGGACTCACTCTAACTTGCTCTGAATGCGGACTGAATTTTAAGGAGAATCCGAATTTGCCTTCCTCTGTAGAGGCAAATCCTAAGAAACAGAAGGAAGAAGAGGAGAAGAAGGGAGTAGAAATCCAGTCACATCTCGCATCTCAAGGTATCATTATTAATGAAGAAACTACTCAAGATCTTTTGAATACAACGCATCTTAAAATGACTGTAGAAAAGATAGTTCCTGTAGGTCTTCCTCGCGCAGATAAGACTTTCAGTACTCTTGGCGAAATGGCACCTGAGCCTATGGACTCGTGGGCATCAATCTTAAGTTCTATAAGTGTTGCCATGACTGAACTTGGATCCAGTGCAACTCGAATCCAAATTGCAAAGGCGGCTGAAGAATTGATTCAGAGTGTAAGTGAAAAGGAGGATTTTATTAAGGCTCGTCTTGGAAATGATGTATTCCGTTATATAGAATCTCTAACAAAGAAAACACCACGGGAATGTGGAGAGGCAATTACCGCCTTTTTACTTGTGCCCTTTCAGCGGTGGGTCTCTGGCTTAGATACTGGGAGATTTAAGATTCTGGGATCCTATGGACTCAGTACAGAAACTAAGGAAGATATCATGGTTCGCGGCTTAGGAGCCTACTTGAAGGGAGTAGGGGATGGACTTGTGTTAAAGGGGTTGATGATGCGCAAGGTTCGCAGATTTGTCGATGATCTGAGCGCTCTTTGTAAAAACATCTTGCCTATCTTGCGCCCTATTCTTACACCTGGAGGAGGGGTGATGGTTGAATATTTATTGCGCGCCTACATAATGGGGATTATACAGAGATATATGGATCCTCAATTTATTCCTGAGGGAGAAGATGAAGAAATTGAAGGGGCTGTGAATATAAAACTTCTGTACAAGGCCTTGGCGCAAGGGTTAACCAAGTATGCGATTGGAGCTAAGATTCCTACGGAGGATGAAATACGCTTTTCTTTGGAGAAGAGAGCAGAGAAGGAAAAGCAGCAGTTCATTGGAGAAATTGATAGAATGTCACGTGATAAACGTAAGGTGGAACTCACAATGAAAAGTCTCGGAATGGGAAAATGGGCGGCTGGAGGCAGTAAGTCTATACGGAAGTATGACGCAGAAAGATATGAGGTTGAACGTGCTGAAAGAACAGCGGCAGGTATTACGGATTATCAAGAAGGTCCTATTGATGCCTTTGGTCTTGACTTAGATGCTGGAGATCGTATGGACGGCGACTACACCGATGGAGCTATGAAAGAGGATGATTATTAGTTTTTCATAGAAATATATAATTTAAGAAATAATTCTTAAATTATATAATAGAATGAACAGAGAGTTTAAGTTTAAGGCAGAGTATCGAATGCTAAATAGCAAAAATATTCCTCCTGGTACAAAAAGCATTATATGTTCATATAATGAATGGGAGACCTTGCCAATCTTACCTGAAGATCTTGAAAAACTCGATTGTTCTTATAATGAATTAACTGTCTTAAATATTCCTGAGAGTATTGAAGAGTTAACGTGTGATTCAAATAAATTAACATCTTTACCAGAACTTCCAAATTTAATATCTTTATCATGTACAAGAAATAATTTGACGGCTCTTCCAGTTTTACCCGAAGGTCTTACAAAACTTGACTGTGGATTAAATCCACTAGAAAACTTAAAAGATCTTCCAACTACAATTGAAAGATTATCATGTCAATCTTCTAACCTAGAAGAACTGCCAACTTTACCATTATCATTAAAGTCTCTTTTTTGTGATAATAATCGTTTGACGAAACTTCCAACTCTTCCAAAGGGATTGAAAGCGCTGTGGTGTGGTGAAAATAAGTTGGCTGAATTACCCGATCTTCCTGAAGGATTGGTAGATCTTTGGTGTGATTATAATAATTTAACAAGAATTCCACTTCTTCCAGAATCACTCGCTTATATGAATATGTATAACAATCCGTGGGAAGAACCCTTTTTATCGTATATGAATGAAAGTGGTGGAGATATTCCAACTCTACGAGCTATGTTAAAGAAGCATTATAATGTAAAAAATAGAAAAAGAAATGCTGCAGCGTTTAATCTAACGGTTGGAGCTAATACGATTGTCGATCCTGAAACGGGTGAAAAACATACCAATCCTTTGCCAAAGAATGTTACAGATCACATACGTGGATTTTTAACAGGACAGAATTCATCTTCAGGCTATGGATTTCCTAGAAAAACGCAAAACCTTCTTCTTAAGGAACTAGACAGCAGAAAACACGGTGCTCCTGGAGTAGGAAGAAAGACTAAAAAACTAAGACGTAAAGTTCGCTCTTAGAATGTTATTTACGTTTAGAGGGCGAATCATGTGGACATTCATTATCGCCGGAACAGTATATTTATTAGGAGTTGGAGTGGTTTTAGTAATTAAACCATCGTACATGTTTACCCCGGATGGAAATTGGAAGGAATTTGGTATTGGTAAAAGGGATGATACATATACTGCCTTTCCATTCTGGCTTTTCTGCCTTGTCTGGGCTCTAATTTCCTATTTCCTAATTCTCTTCCTAATGTCTAAAACAAAGAGATCTTACGCAGTGCAGGAAGAGGCTATGGACGATATCTATAATCCAGTTGAGCTTCCTAATGCAAAGCCTGTTACCTTGCCGAAGGGATACTATGTACTCAATAAGAAAGCTACTAAATTATCTGGAGTTCCCAAGTATGTTTATTTAGGAGCAGAAGAGCCATCAGAATGACTCCAAAGGGAGCCATCAGAATGATTCTAAAAAATCAACACATTCCCTGGGTACCTAGTAAAAAGTACAAGGGCAACATTGTCATCCAAAATGTCCAATAGAAATATACAAATCCATTTTTCAGTTCATCTGCAAAATAGATCGGTAATACTGCCTTCACCATCCCAGTAAAGAATTGAAACTTATAGTGATTCTCATTTACCATAGCTGCTACATACTCTGCCGACGACGGATCATAGGGCAAAGCAGATATGGGATTTCTAGGCGCATAGGGTCCAAACATGTATTTGTAAATAGGAACATCCTCAAAAAGTAAGAGAGCCGCAATTCCAGAATTTGTAAGTAAAACACCAAGATCACCTATAAGAATACTTCCCACACTAAGACTTTTACAAGCAGAATATTGAAATATAATACTCATTACAACCGATAAGATATATGCAATAAATGGTATGAGTGCTATTGTAAAAATCTTTGGCATTAATTCACTAGCAACAAGGGTAAGTGCTATAGAGGCAATAAAAATAGAGCCAACCAAACTTAATACCAATTTCATAGTTTCCTTGCGCGAGGCATCCATTTCTTCTAATTTGAATAATCAGGTTAGAATGGCAGAACAAGAAAAGAAATCAAAGAAGGTTATTCCTATTCCAAAGGACAGTGCTTCATTCTTTCGTGCCCGGGCGACTAACCCTAGACTGTTTTCCTTTACTGCGGACGGAAATTTACAAGTTCCTGAGATGCGTGGCGAAGCTGCCAAGATTATTGAACTTCCGAGATATAGACCTTCTACATCAGCCGAAAGACTAGAAGAAGAGACAAAACGTCGAGATGAACTCGTAATTACTGAAAAAGAATACGATGAGGCACTCCGTACTTTGAAAGAGGCTACGTTAGAATGGCGCAGAACAGGTGCTAGTTCCGATGTAATTACTGCCCAACGTGAACTTTCCAGATTAGACACAATTCGTTCTCAACTTAGATCACCTCTTCGATGGACAAAAGAATTTAAAAGTCTCTCTATACGTGATGTACTTGTTGATGAATTTTACCAAATTAAGAAATTGGGATATCCTGTATATGGCCTTAAAATACGCAGTTTAGCTCTAGAAGATTTGACTAGAATCGGAGAACAAGTTACACCTGTTATAGAACCTAAGGGAGAAGAACCCCAACAAGAAGAAGAAACTTTCATATTCTTTAACGATCCTGAATCTGAACATGGTTCTTTATCACCAGATACCATGGTTGAATTTATACACAACTCTACCAAATACAATAGTCTTGTACAAGCGTATGAGATTGAAAGAATTACAAGCCTCGGTCGTAAAGATTTACGCCCAATCTTCTTGCGCACCCGTTCAGCTGCTCAAGTCAAATCACTTGCCGCTAGAGTAATAGGGGAGGTTGAAAATCCTCGTGACTTATGGATACAAATCTTGTCATCTCTTGTTTCACAACATCCCAGATATCTTGAAGATCTAAAAGATACCGGTTCTGATACTCTTGTATATGCAAATCCTAAGGAAGGGCGTTGGGGTATTGCCTTATCTTCGGATGATCCTCTAGCAACTGAAAAATCAGAATGGAAGGGTCCTAATATTCTTGGCCAGGCGTGGCAAGTTGTTAGAGATAGAAAAGAGTCAGAAGAAGTACAAAGCGGTGGTTATACGGAACATGGTAAAACTCTAGAAGAATCAAAGGAACAGAGAAGCAAGGTGTTACAGGGATATTACAGATCCAGAAAAACTAACCTTGGATAGGATAATCTTTTAACGTGCTCTCATTCTTGTCACAATCGACTTCATGGACTGAATATGTATAGCAGGTTTTATTGAGATCTCTGAAGATCTTTTCTTCCGAATCACTTGGATGGGGATATTGGTGAATAATCTGCTTCTCTGGCTTATATATAGACATAATTACAGCGGCAATAGCAATTCCAATACTGAAGGGAAGTATACGAAAGTGATCGAACATTCTATTTCTTAGAGGAGATTTTACCAGAGTTGAAGATAGATATGTATGAAATACTAAAAACAGAGAAATTTGCAATACTATTCAGTTTTATTATAGGGTTTGGTATTGTAACCATTCTTATACCAGCGTGCAAGGGGGATGACTGCTTTGTTAAAAAAGCGCCGCTCATTCATGAAATGAAGTCAAGTACATATCGCATAGGCTCGAAATGTTACCAGTTTGTTCCTAAAACTATGACGTGTCCGGCGGTAGGTGTAATAGAGGCGTTTTCAGTGTATCGATCTGCGTGAATTTTTTGAATGGAGAAGGATGGTAACTCATTAGAAATGGCATCGGCAGGAACTTTATTATCAGATCTTGATGGCTCGGGTGGCGGTGATGGTGATCTTGTTCAAAAGATCTTATCTGATATGAACATCCCGACTCAGGATGCAGGAATGAGAGCACCACCTCAGCCCATGCCTGTGCAAAGACACGAGAATCAGGGATATGAGCAGGAGCCTAATACAAATCAGCATATAACAATGGATTCTAGAATTCCTACTTCGCACATGATTGGGAATGAACATCCCACACAGGCGGAATTTGCCGCGGCGATGATAGGAATGGGAAGTTCTAACCAAGGTGTAGCGATGTCTGGAGCTGGAATGCCTGGAATGCCTGGAATGCAAATGCCTGGAATGCAAATGCAGGGAATGCCTGGAATGCAGATGCCTGGAATGCAGATGCCTGGAATGCAGATGCCTGGAATGCAAGCTCCTGCATCAGAACCTACAAAGAACCTCTACACGTATATTGTAAATGAGATAAAGATTCCATTTGTTGTAGCCATACTATTTTTTATCTTTAGTCTTCCTCCGATCCGCATTATTCTTTCCCACTATATGCCATCTTTAATAAGACCAACAGGCGAATTCCATATTTCTGGACTTCTCGTAATATCCCTCACTATGGGAGCGACCTTTTGGCTAATGCACCGTGTTATTGCCCCACTCCTCTCATTATAATAAACTTCGTTATATAAGTTTAGAAAGATGCGCACAGTACGTTTCACAAAATATACAAGTACAATAGCTCTTGTTTTTTTTAGTATCTACTTCCTATACGGTCTATTTCGCCTACCTTTCTTACAGTACTTGGTAAGTTTATCGATTGGAGGAATTGTATATGGCTTAACTGATTCTTATGAATTGTCTACAATCTCGCTATTATGTTCACATTTCATCTTCTCAGTTGTAAAGAAAGAAGGATTTACAAATCAAGTCCCCAGCGAAGGACCAGTGCGCCAAATAGTAGAAAGAGTACAAAATAGTAAAAGAAATCTACAAGGTGTTGGATCGCCAATGAGCGAAGGATTTGAAGATGCTGATGCCAAAGACCATACCTTAGAGGATAAAGCAGGGGATGAAAAGGAAGAAATAGTTACTATGACTACATCAAAGCCAGCAAATGTAAAAGAGGTAAAAAAATCAGAAGAGGAACCCTTCAAGAATGAAAACGGATTATTCAAACTCGGCGAGATTCCTTCTGACGCGGCCGGCGGCTTCCACATTGATGCTGGAACAACAGTGGTGAATGCGTTAAAATCGCTGAACCCTGACCAAATCACAGCAATGACAAAGGACACCCAACAGTTAATTGAGACTCAAAAATCATTGATGACTATGTTAAAGACATTCACACCCATGGTCAATGAAGGTAAGCAGATGATGGACACCTTTAACACAATGTTTACGCCAGCTATGGGATCAATGAAAACATCTTCAGATATGCTTGGGGGAGTAAAAAGCTAAGTAAAAGATAAAGAGAGATGCTTAGATCTCAGAATGAAATAATTCTTCTTGTTCTACTTGTTGCCACTTTAACATATATAACAACATCGAAGACAAATGTTGTAATGCATGTAGCTCAACCTGACCTTCAAGTTCAACAACAGACTCCCATACAAATACACACTGGAGATGATAGATATACGCGCGCTCCCCGACCTCAAAGAAAATGGGAAGGGCTCGAATCAATTGCCACTCGTGGACCTCCTGAATCATATCAACAGATGGGTGTAATAACTGCCGCTGATGGAAAGGTATTGCCACTCTATGGACGGCGTACTGCCGCTAGAAGTGATTTCTTCAACTATTACACGCGCACAGATACCTATAATCCTGTAGCTCTTCCAGTGAGTTTCAAAAAAAGAGATTGTCAGGATATGATTGGATGTTCAGAGGTAATGACAGGTGATGAGATCAAATTAGCAGCTACCGGCGATACTGCTAAGGTAACACTATATGGATTTGATACACAAGCGACTCTGTAAAAGGGTGATTTATGATTTAATGAGAAGTTAATACTTATCCTTAAATTATATAGTTGACGGTAGATGGATTGTTTATCAACAGATCAAGTATTACGCCCACCTGCCATATTAGATTTTTCTTCATATGGGCAACAATCACCACCATTTACAATGAATGGTGCTCCAGTTGTGGGAATACCAGAAGGTATGAAAGGAGCTATTGAAAAACGTAGAAGTCCTACTGCTACTACTGATACTTCAAATAAGATCGCATATTTCGCCGCTGATAATTATTACGATATTACTATCCTGGGTGAAAATATATTTACTGGTCGAGATACAAGTCTTCGATTTAAGAATAGTACATATACCTTAAAATTCGTTGCTCTTCATGCAAATATATGGGCTTCTTCTGGACTACAAGTAAGTTTACTCTTTCAAACTGTTGATTCCCATTTTTTTCATATATGTATTCCTGTAAAACTAGATGGTACAGAGAATAGTGAGAATCAATTCTTAAAGGCATGGATAGGTCAAACTGTTGCTCAATCTGGAATAACGCTAAATGAGCTTCTAAATTTCCGAGGCTATGAAAATGGTGCTAAATTCGCTACCTTAGAGTATTGCTTGAAATACAATCAACCTGCTCCAAGTGTAAATACTTACACGCTTTGTTTATTTGATTCTCCTCTGAGAATATCTGAGAAATCTATTCCAGATTGGCTAAAAAACGATACAAACATGTTGACAGTTCAAACACCTTCTCCAACAAATCCCGTATATCGCAGAAAGACTTTTGATGAGATATTTAACCTTTTTATGAGAGGGCGCATTAATGTATATATATATTCAGATCCAGATCCATTTCTGGTTGGGACAGAGCAACATTTTGATTATGTTGTAAAACAAAACGTTATAAATCCGGCATATTTTTCTTGTAAGACGCGCATGTTAACTGGAAAACAATACAGTCCTGATCAGCTGGTGTCTGGTGTAAAAGGGTTGCATAATGTAAAGTGTTATCCAATTGATCTTGCTTCACAGGTTGATGAGAGTGGTAATATTTATATAGATGAAAATACAAATAAGCCGGTTGATGTAGATGACGTATTGATGAAGCCTGCGGAGTCTTCAAAGATCGATACATCTCTCATAGACAGTCAGCTTGCCTCAGCAGGTATGGCAAATAGAATCATATACTGGATAACCTTTAGTATAATTATAATTATTTTTCTTGCAATTACTATAGCTATTATTGTATATATATTCAGAGGATCATCTGTTGGAACTGTACCTGTACCTGAACCTGTAGCTGCACCTGTAGCTGCACCTGGGTCTGCACCTGGATCTCTAGGGTCTGCACCTGGATCTGCACCTGGATCTGTAGGACCTGGATCCGTAAATACATCCCCTTTAACAAATATCAATAGCTATTCGGTAGCATCAGTCCTTCGTTCTGCTAAAAACAATACAATATATCCCCATTATTAAATACTATTTAATAGATGAAGGTCAGTATCGTCTGGCTTGGGGTAGTTCTTATATCTATCTTTCTTCTATACTTTACCGTGTATGGAAGAAATGTTTACGAAAGCTTTAAAAGCTTTAAAACTATAGAAGGATTTCAAAGTTCTATAGGTTTACAAATTACAACTTGTCCGGCAGATTCTAAATCATACATTGATGATGTTGGCATGACAGTGTGCTGTAAAGGAGTTGTGGAATCTGATAAATGTTCTGGAGAAATAATTTGTTCTTTATCCGAAGGTACAAATTCTGCCCCAAGATGTACAGACTGGTACGCCGCATATTTAAGAGAAAGAGGTCGTGGAAGATGTCCATCGAGTATGCCAAATTATTATGAATCAATGAATGGAAAGGTAAGAGGATGTACTTCTGGTTCTTTGAGCGCAAATGGAGATGGTCCATCAAGTTATTCCGATAAGACATGTAAAATATATGAAACAAAACGCGAAGATCTTGGATATACCGACAGTTGTTCAAATATAAAATTCCTTGAATCTTCATCCTGTTTTACAAATTCAATGACTGTTGATAAACAACTATTACCAACTCTAAATGGATATCTTCCTCCTCTAGTATCATGTAAATATGGCGATGTAAATGCATTAACCGCTGGAATATGTAATACAGACTCCTCAGTTGAAAGAATGATGAGAGGTTTATTTGATCTTATTTACGAATTTACTGGCACCAAGATATCTCTAGATGATTGGAAATCTGGATCTTCTAAATGGGATCCTGTTGAAAAACTAAATTTTTGCTCAGTTACACAAAAATATAAAATAGATAAGATACTTACATATTCCGATTTACCAACTATAAGCGTTTTCTAGTACCGTGAAGTTTAAAAACTTCACGGTTCCTTAAATTTGGTAATTAATCGTACCGAGGGATATTATCTTTCAAATCGCTAGCTTCATTATCATCTATACTATCAATGGTATGTACACTTTCATTTGGTATGGGCACCTGTGTATACACAAGGTTCGTAGGTTGGCTCAATGGTTTAGAAATCCGCGATGTGTCATAGTTAGTAAGAATTTCATGATTTCTTTCTAGAACTAGAGTAAATACTGCTAGAGCTGCTAAAAATCCGGACAATGCAAAAGATTGCTTACTGGCAAGTATCAAAAATAGAACCATTCCAACTCTTACGGGAATACTCTCAATTAACGAGAAATTTGATCCAAAAGGTGCTCCTAAAATAATTAAGGTCGATATTCCTAGATCCATCTGATCTTATGATTTAAAAAATTTGATATGTTCATTTGAAAAAAGGTATGTTCTCAAATGACAGAAATTAAAGCAATGGCAAAAGTTCTAACACATCTAGGATATGCTATACGTAAGGATAGCATAAGTTTACAGAAGTTACAAGAAATTCGGAAAGAATTAACTGTAGCTCCTCTTATTGCTGGACGTTTTGCAGGATCAGGAGAATCATTTCCTCTTTCTATGGAAAGTGCTTCTCGAATCTACGTTCCTCGCGCCTGGGCAAAAGAAAAATTTGGAGAAGCAGAGAAAAATCTACTTGTCGACGGTGATCCTCTTCGCGAAGATCTTGTCTTTATTGGAAAGCCATATGAATACCAAGTAAGTATTATTAATACCTTTGTCGAGTCTGCGAATGGCCTTATCTGTGTTCCCTGTGGTCGTGGAAAAACGTTTATGGCTATTAATATAGCAGCCCGTTTACGTAAACGTTTCTTAATTGTTGTCGATAAAGAGTTTCTTCTTCAACAGTGGAAGGGCGAATTAGAAAGCCTGATGCCTGGGATTAAGATAGGAATCATTCAAGAAAATACTAAGCAGATCAAGAGTGAAGTACGTGTCGAGAAAGATCCAACTCTTCCAGAACTAAAGAAACTTGCTAAAGAGGCTGGACTTCGTGTAGGTGGTACAAAGGATGAATTGCTGGGTAGACTGAAAGATGCAGGGCACGATGTAAAAGGGAAGGTTGAGCATGTTGAATTCGATTGTTCAATTGCAATGATTCAAACTCTGGTACAACGCGACTTTGCTGAAACGGATTTTCGAACCTTTGGATTTACCATCTTTGATGAATGCCATCATCTTGGCGCATCTCAGTTTTCTCGAGCTCTTCTCAAAGTGCAGACAAAGTACATGTTAGGTCTCTCGGCGACTCCTACACGCGATGACGGACTTACAAAGGTATTTGAATGGTTTCTAGGAAAACCTGTATATTGGGAGAAAACTCGTGAAGCCGATCCTGATGTTGTTGTTCGAAAGATCGGCTTTGTAACTGACGATGCAAAGTACAATGAAGTTCCAGTGGATGAAAGAGGAGAGACGATCCTTGCTCGCCTTCTTACACATATCGTGGAGTGCGAGGATAGAAATAAGCTTATCGATACTTTACTTGCATCATTAGTAAAAGAAAAAGATAGACGTATTCTTGTTTTGAGTGAACGCAAGTCGCATTTAGAACGGATTGAAAAGGGACTTCCTTCGGGGACTTCGGTTGGATACTATATTGGAGGAATGAAAGAGGAGATACGTGAAGAGGGAGCAAAGAATGCCCAAGTATTGCTTGGTACATACGCAATGGCTTCGGAGGCTATGAATATTAAAACGCTAAATACTATGATCATGGCTTCGCCGCGTAAGAAGATTGAACAAAGTACTGGGCGTATTTTAAGAATTCAAAAGAGTGAGAGAGAGGTTACGCCTTTAATAGTAGACATTGTGGATAGTCACGATGTATACAGAAACCAGTGGATAAAGCGTAGAGTATATTATAGAAAATGTGCTTATAAAATTGAGGGTGAAAAGGAAAAGGAGAAAGTTGTAAAAGAGGAAGTTAATTTAGATGTGTGTATGATTCAAGATTAACGTCTGTTCTTGCCCTTGTTAGACTTGCGACTTTTGTTAGCCTTGCGACTTTTGTTAGCCTTGCGACCTTTGTTAGCCTTGCGACTTCCGCCGTGGCGCGCATTTGTAGGTAGAATCTCTGGTAATAGAGTTCCAGCACCCGTTGAAATAATTCCTGAGGGATTCGCAAGCTGAGTATAGCCAGCCGTGGGTACAGTGTATGCATTTGGATTTGTATTTGCATTTGCATTTGCATTTGCAGAGGCAGAGGCATATCCACCCTGTTGTTCAAATCCCTGATCGATTACATGTTTTCCAGAAAGAGTTAAATTTCCGCCCTGTTGTTCAAATCCCTGATCAATTACATGTTTTCCAGAAAGAGTTAGATTTCCACCCTTTTGAGAATCCCAAAGAGGTCCACCTACCTTATTCAAAAAAGCAGTATTCGGAGGAAGAGGGGATGAAGATCCATCACATCCTATACGTTGTACAGAGGGTATTGCTGATCCCCAAGGAGCTCCCATTCCTACAGACTCGAATGTGCTTCCATAGCGTCCACCTCTTTGTTTTGATTTTTTTGATTTTCTTTTTCTTGAGCCTCCACCCATTCCAGGAAGAGCACCCTTTGAAGGAACTACCATGTGACGATCTGCTGTCTGACAGCTACTAACACTAGAAATTGCATATGGATTTTGAACTAAGGATCCAAACGACGGTGTCTTAAATGCATAGTCTGAACCAAGACCGCCACCATTATATCTTTTACGCGTTACCATCTATACTTGGGATATAATTTCGTACATGTTAAATTCAGAATTCCAGGCGACATTGACATTCACCTCCTTTCCAGATGAACGCAACTTGCGGCTTAATTCTATATCCTGTACAGCTGCAAATCCTTTTTTCTCTGAACCGATCCATAAATTATAAGTATCGGGATACTCTTCATGAGGAACAGCACGAGCAATTATTTCTTCTGGCTGCTTTGAAGGATTTGAAGGTTTGGAAGGCTTGAATGGCTTATTTAGTTTAGGCGCCATTTTGGCTGTTTCACGGGAGTAAAAGGGTGCTAGTGCGGGCTCTACTCTCGGAAGTTCTCTTTTCTTGTTTTCCTCTGTAAACTGTACACGAAGTCTTCTAGGAGCAACTTCACCTTGTGCGAATAGCATGGCCGGCATCGGTGACCAAGATTTAATAGCAGAAAGCGGTTTGAATTCGGCAAGTTCAATTCTTAATCCCTGCTGTAACTGAGTATCTGCCTTGTACTTGTGTGTGTACATATCGAGAGTTTCCTGCCATCTCTTTGTAAACGGCACCTCTAATTGAGAAACGCCTGAAACATGCCAAGCATCCTCTAAACGTAAGATTCCAACTGTCCTATTGAGACTTGCAATGAATACCGAAGGCTGTGTATATACTGATACACTTACACGAAGTTGAATTCTATACGATTGTTTACACTGTTCATCAATCCAAACAGCCGGTTGATCAGGAAGAAAAACTAGATATCCTACTCGACCTCCAGAAATCGGCTCTAACCAATACCATGTATCATTATGAAGTTTCTTTGTCGTGAAATTCAAATCAGCATACTGGCTAATCCGAATATCTGGGCAAAGGCTCTCCACGAATCGTTGGATCGTTTCGTGGAGAGCCGGTTCAGTACGGCGAAGTTTACATTCAGTCCCACGCGGGGTGCTAGAGCGGAGGCTTGGCTGTTCCATCTATATATCTATGTATAGCAGCTTTAGGCTTTATAAAGAGCTATACTCTGTGTTCATTGTTGAATCATTTGCCATAATTCCATCCATAAAATCACCGCCATTCTGGGCAAATTCGGGACCAAATACCTGCGATGCATTGGTTGTCATCTGACTTGCATAACTAGCTGTACCAGCTGCCACAGCACTTTCAGTATCCTCATTCAAAAGTCCAGGGCTAAATGATCTTTCAGGATGCCGTAAACGCTCTGGTATTTCAGCAGATTCGTGAGTATTTTCCTGAGGATCAAACGCGACTTCCTGCGGAGCAATAGTCGGAGGGTTCTCAGGTGGCCGCTGATTTGGGGCGTTTGGTCCTGAACTAGTTATTACAGAGGCTTCATAAGGAGCGGGAGGTTCATGATAAACAGGAACTTGTTCATATGTCTGTGAATTAAGATTCATAAATGGATCAACACTGCCCTTTTTCGTGGTATACCAGGAATATACAGCAAAGGCCAGAAAGGTTAGAAGAACCGATACTACAACACGCACACTCATCTGATGAGTTAAACAACAATTAAATGACCACTATAACCCATTCTTACAAGCGTTCTGTTTTTTCGGTAATTTCTTAGAAATAACAATATGTATTGATTTATCTGATAATTCCAAAAGAGCTTCGTGATGAAGAGATGGTTGGTACAGAGCAGAAGGGGGGATCCATTGTGAAAGAGATGTCCACCGTTCTTGAGTTACATTAGACATATTCGAAGCATCACTCGTCACTGATACCTCATCGTGTTTAGGTTTCTTTATTTTTTCTTTTACTTCAGATACACTCCATCCGAGGCCTGCGGAAGAAAGATATCTTGCCTCAGCCGGTACTGGTGTATCGGGAAGTCGTACAAGAATTTCATGTAATTCATTTCCTTCAAAACTTCTTTTATGAATACAAAAATGTTCTAAGACATCATTCTTAAGATCCCATACTTCATTACCCAATGTCCACTGTTTCCAAGAATCGGAAGAGTCAGAAGGAATCCATACTCGTTTGATAAAATGGGTACTCATACTTCCTACCTAAAAGTTGATGTGAGAGTTTAAGTAACAGAAAGTCCCCAGAATGTCTGACACTGCTGTAGTATTTTTAGGACAGAAAGGTGAGATTCGTCAAGGTAAACTCAAATCTACTGTAGCAAATGCTGTTACGCTTACTGCCGCCTTTAAAAAGAAAGAGCCCCCAGAGCTTCTCGGCCATTTTGCCTGGAAACAGAAAACACTCTTCCTTTTCGGATATTTAGACGGAAAGCCTGAGACAGAGAATCAGCATCATCTTCCTCCACCCCTAGAAGGCTGCACGTATTTTGGAGATATTCTCGTCGTTGCCTCAAATGAGGCGAATTCATATACAAATATTGTACCTCTGAAAACAGCAGACTATGAAATGTTCTATACTGCCAAACTTGAAGGAGAGGAAAGTGATGTTGAGGAGGAAGAGGCAGCGGAGGAAATTGTTGCTGAGGCTGAAGAAGAATCTGAAGCTGAAGATTATGGTGAGGTTGAAGAAGAAGAAATTGTAGAAGAAGAGCCTATTGAGAAGCCTACACGTGTATCTCGGAAAAAGATTATTGCCGCGGTTGTAGAAGAACCAGAAATACAAGATACTGATCTAGTTGAGGCATCAAAGGCGCGTACAAAAGTATACGAGCGTATTACTGAATTATTCAAAGATACTCTCGATGCCTCGGCTCTTGAAGCTATTATATTCAAATGTTCATTCGATTACGCTGTACAGCATGAAATACGAAAGGCTTGGAGTAATTCACTCTTCCAAGATATTTATCTAGCGAATGCTCGCCGAATTATTGGAAATATGGATCCTTCTTCATACGTAAAAAATAAGAATTTATGGGATCGTTATAGTTCTGGCGAATTAACTCTCGAAGAGATTTCCAAACAAAATTACTATGAGCTCTGCCCAGAAAAATGGAAGGAAATGTTGGATCAGCAAGTAAAGAGAGAGCATACTCAGCTCGAGGGCGATTTCTCACGCGCAACAGACAAATGGCAGTGCAATGGATGTAAGATGCGCAAGTGTACTTACTATGAGCTACAGACTCGTTCTGCGGATGAGCCCATGACGCTATTCATTCATTGCTTGAATTGTGGAAAGAGATGGACACGATAACCCCGACAAATATTGGGACCTTAGAGTAAAGTAATGTTGGCCTCTCACACAATTCATAAGGCCAAACTTATTTCTGTAAAATATCAAGTACGCCGCAGGTGCTGGACAGAAATATGTCGAAAAGTAGATGGGCGAGACAAGAAGAAAAAAGAAGATCTGCTCGCCAGAGATTGTTTCAACATTTTCCTACAAGGGTAAAGAGGGTACTGATTTTTATTCTTGGGTAAATAATGAATGGATCTCGAAAATAAAGATACCCACCTTTGAAAATGATTATGGAATCAGTGAAGAAGTTGAACATTGTATTTCAAAGATAACAAAGGGGTTGCTAAAGGATGAGAATAGTAAACCGGGTATATTCAAAGATCTCCATGATTCATATACATCACCAGGTTCTTTAGAATTCTTAAAATCTATTCTACTAGAGATTCAAATAAATACAAAAGAAGATATCGTTATTCAATTAGCAAACCTGTGTAAAAGAGGGTTTCCTAGTATATTTAACTTAGATCAGTATGTAAATCCAGAAAAGAAGGTGTGTTTGTGTTTAGTAGGAAATATGCCAGGGCTTCCTATTTCCTATTATTCCAATTCTGACTTCATGCATGAATATAAGAATGTGGAAGATAAGGTTGGCAAATTATTTGGAATTGATCTAGAAAAATCATTCCAATTGGAAAAACATCTTATCTTTATAAATGATTCCTTGGGTGAATATAAGAAGTATAAGATTCTTGGATACAAGCTTGAGAGAAAATTTCCCAGATTTCCTTGGAACGCGTGGTTTTCTACTCTCGGTGTGAAAGGGTGGAGAAAGCAGGTCATATATTATGATTCACCTAGATGGTTACGTTTTATGGGCAAGGCCATTGTACAAGTTCCCTTTCATTATTGGAAATCATATATTTCAAGAATATATATTATAAATAGTTTGCGATTATTGCCGGCTCCATATGATGATATATATTTCGAGTTTTTTGACAAGTTTTTGAATGGTCAGAAAATAAAGATGCCGCGAGATGAATTATATATAAATATTGTCTATGATTGTTTACAGGAAGAATTCTCCAAATTATTTTGGGATAAGGTTGGAGATCCAGAAATTCGAAACTCTGTAGAGAAATTTACAAAATCTTTGGTAGAAGCGGCAAAACGTAATATAGAAAAGGCTGACTGGCTACTTTACAAAACACGGCTGACCGCAATGTATAAGATTGATTCAATGATCTTGAACACTGTAAGGCCGGCTGAATGGACTCCTGTACCTGATGTTATATTAGATCCAAAGAATCTATTATATAATATCTTTATCTTAAATGAACGACGTTTGCATGTTTTATATTCCCATCTCGGGAAACCATACAAATATTGGTGCGAAGGGATTTTTAGAGTAAATGCCTTCTATTATATTGAAACAAATGAGCTAATTATTCCTTATGCGACTTGTATACCGCCTTTCTATAGTAAGACTGCTAGTGCCGCCTGGAACTATGGTTCGCTTGGGTCTATTATAGGCCATGAAATGTGTCATGGCTTTGATGAGGATGGAAAAGAATATAATGATAAGGGAGAAGATAATCGCTGGTGGACAAAGAAGGACAATCTTGCTTATTATAAAAAGACAGTAGATCTGGAAAAATTATATCATAAACAAAAGGTCTGTGATATACATGTAAATGGTAAGAAAACCTTATCAGAGAATATTGCCGATTTGGGTGGAGTTGGCATTGCCTTACAGGGACTCAAGGATCATTTACAAGAAAATGGTATTGTGGATGTAAAAGAGGTGCAAGCTCAGTATAGAGACTTCTTTATTTCCTATGCTACTTCTTGGAGAACAAAGTATCGCAAAGAGAAACTATGTACTTCATTATTCACCGATGTACATTCACCTGCTTTCTTACGCGTCAATATGGTTGTTTCTCAATTTGACGAATGGTATAGCGCCTTTGGTATTGATAAGACTGACGAGATGTTTGTGAAACCTGCCGATCGTATTAAAATCTTTTAAGAATATAGTAATGTCTGCAACATTTATAGAAATCCCAGATGAGGATGGGATAGGCGGAGTTGTTAAAATAAATCTTAACAATGGTGAAAACATTGTAGTTAGTCCAGGAGATTGTTTATATCTAGGAATTTTGAATACTAATGTTAGACAGTGTTTTAAGATTACGTATTTTCATGCGCTAGGAAAACAAGTTGGAGATCAATGTGTTAGAATACTTGGAGAATCACAATTAAATACGGGTCCAATATTTAATACTCTTACGAAAAAAGACTTTGACATTATACTCGGGACATGCAGCTGCGCTAATGGAGGTGCGCGCAAAAGTCGTAAAAGCAAGAAAAGAAAAACGTTAAAAAGAAAGTAGTTAAGGAGTTTCTTATACTTTTCGACAATGGGGTACATACATCCCCGACTTTTAATCTCAGATACTCCTCTTCCAGATGAATTTGTAGAACACATTCATTGTGGAGACTATATCCTCTTACACAATTACAAGCAGAATTTATGGGTGCAGATTGTTAATATAAAACCAAGAGGATATTTTGATGGTATTATAAATACTCGCATGGAAGGAACACGATATGGTTTAGGAGATATAATAGTATGTCATCGTCGACACATACATAGTCACATAGCTTACTCAGAGAATAAGGAGATCTGATAAGCGCCAGTACTCATGCGTACCATTCGGCATTGGGCGGCGAACAATAAATGGGAGACGTTTCTGCTGAAGTTCCATTCTGGCAATCTCCCAAACATCTGTGACATACTCTGGTACGGAGATGTAAGGGCGAGCAGATTGACTCAACTGATTCGCACGAAGTCCAAGAATTTTAGTTTTTTCGTACTGTGTAAGAAAGGGTACTGATTTATGATTAGGATCCTTGTCGTACGGGGGAGAAGATACTAGAGTGATCTTGGAAGCCACAGTCTCTCTGTAGTCAATCTTGCACTCTGGATGATGACGGAGAAGAGCCATCATCGGATCAGCAGCCTGATCTTCTGTAAGACCTTCCGTATCGAGAGCATCTAAGGCGACCGCCGCGTCATCCATGTCATCGGCTAGAAGAACATCTTCACCATCATCTGCCATTCTGTTAAGGGACGTATTGAATTTCATTTAGGCAGTTGTCAATTTTACAAAAAATGATTTTGAATATGGCGGCTTAAGTCAAGTCCCACAGAAGTATAAGATGGATTCTACTTCTGAAGAATTAAAGATTGTGACGAGTTTTGATGATTTTGGTCTGCCGGATAACTTGTTGCGTGGTATTTACCAGCATGGGTTTGAACGGCCGAGCCAAATTCAGAGCAAGGCTATTCTTCCCATGATCCAGGGGCGGGATATCCTTGCACAGGCGCAGTCAGGTACCGGTAAGACCGGTTCCTTTGTTATTGGATCTTTGTATCACATTGATCCTGCGTTAAAGAAGCCCCAGGTACTTGTCTTAGTACATGTACGTGAGCTGGCTCAGCAGATTGCCAAGGTCGCAACGGCCATTGGTTCGGCGATGAAGCTCAAGGTTCTATCGGCAGTCGGTGGTAACTCTCTGCGCGAGGATATTCGCGCTCTTGAGGATGGTGCTCAGTTTATTGTTGGCACGCCTGGTCGTGTCTTCGATTTAGTAAATCGCAATGTTCTCGACCGCAGTGAGATTCGTGTTCTCATTATGGACGAGGCGGATCAGATGTTAGAGGATTTATTCTATAAGCAGGTAATGTGTATTCTCGAGAAGGGCTTTCCTTCTAAGACGAAGGTTGCGCTATTCTCTGCGACCATGCCCGAAAATGTAGTTGATATGGCAAATAAGATTCTAAATAATCCTGTTCGTATTCTAATCCCTCCAACTGCCGTTCGCCTAGAGGGTATTCAGCAGTTCTATATTAATATTGATCGTGATGATCACAAGTTCGAGTGTATCTGTGATCTATACAAGCATCTAAATATCACACAGGCGGTAATCTTCTGTAACAAGAGACAGAAGGCTGAAATGCTGGCTGAGAAGATGTCGGCTCAGGGATATCCAATCACCTGCCTACATGGTGAGCTTGAGAAGGGTGAGCGCGCTCGTCGTATGGCAGAGTTTCTCAATGGCTCTACGCGTGTAATGATTGCCACTGATATTATTGCCCGCGGTATCGATGTGCAGCAGATCAGTCTAGTCATTAACTATGAACTCCCCACGAACAAGGAGAACTATGTACATCGTATTGGCCGCGCAGGTCGCTATGGCCGCAAGGGAACTACGATCAACCTCCTGCTCCCTGAAGAGGAGAGTGCTATGCATGAAATTGCTACGCTATATGGGATGGATCTACATATCTTCCCTGAAGATACTAGCAAGCTTTCAATGTAGTTCGAAGACTTCTAAGGCCTTAGTCCAAATATTGCTTGGATACTCTAATAAGTCTCGAAAAGTACCTGAAAAATCATCAGAACTTTCTCTAGGCAAGAGTGAAGGTAAATTATCTATTGCAATAATATCAACATTCTCATTGTAATGAAATACTGGAGTATCCCAGGTTGTTGCTTTTTCATATAACTGTATTGGATTATTCGGTTTTGAATAATCACAACTAATATCTACAATAATTAACGGTTTTGTGAAAATAGTATTCTTATCAAACCATATCTTATTATAACTTTCATCAAGTACTATACAGTTGAAAATTATATCATAGTCTATTAAACTGGTATAATCAGATTCACGAGAAAACTCTGTAAATGGTATAGACATATCATTAAGAACCTTTTTAACACCCGTACCACATCGTCCGTTTGCTCCAATAATAGCTATTCTTAGATTAGTAGCTGTTATTGAAGAGCACATTTCTTTGTAAGAAGACCATGGCTTTAATGGACCTAGACTATGATGGTTTAGTTTATTATAGGCCTGTAGTAATCCTAAGGCACAGCCAACTTGGCCAGCATATATACCAAAGGCAATTACTCGTTTATTATTATTTACAAAAAATTCAAAATCATAGAGTTTACTATTTGAATCTTTGAAGGCATTTAAAATGGCACGACTATTGGCTTGACCCTTTAAACTGTGAGAAAAATATATATGGGTATGATGATTTAAATATGATACATCAAACTCTTTGAGTCCAACGATCAAATAATCTTTATAAGTATCATGGTGCCATTTCTCGGTTGTTAGAATAGCACCTACCTTTGAATATTCTGAATCTTTGTAAATACGATTCTCTGAACTTTGAACATGGACTTGGAAGCCTCTTTGAATAAGTATTTTTACATCGGATGGAATTAAAGGGACTCTGAATTCATTAGGCGTATCTTCACTACGAATATAGATTCTATTCATACTATAAAATCTAAAATATTTTTAGATTTTATAATTAAACATAGGTTGTTAAGAAGGTAAGATGCGAATATCGTGGCGACAGGTTGGACAGTGAACACTTGTAAGAAACCACTGATCAATACATGTTTTATGGTAGATATGGCCACACGATGTTATCTTTCTTGCTGTATCAGTTCTAGAAATGTTGTCTTGGCAAATTGTACATACACTTTCAGGGATAAGATCACCTGATAGAATTTCTGTGGAAGTGGCAATTGTCTGGGCAGAGGGTGCTACAACGACTGGTTGAAGTAGGTCGAAGCTGTTCATCATATTGAGTAACATCGTTGCAGACAAAAAATCGGGAGCGGCGTTAGGCGTTGTTCTTGCAACTGGAACTCTAGGTTGAGGTTCATTCGGTCTTGCTCTGGAAGCTCCATAGGAATATAGATTAAAACGTGTATTCATTTGAGTACGTATATAGTGAAAGACTTGTTGTAAATTTGTGAAACGGCCAGTATCGTATAGGAGAGATGGGAAGTAGTTGTGTACATCGTCTAAGATCCCAACATTGTAAATAACCTCGTAGCTCATTATTCATGTATCCATAGTATTTGTTTAAACAAGATAATAAAAAGTTGGTAAAAAAGTTGCTAAGAGGCAAAGCTAAAAGTTGCCAAGAACACTTTTTTCAGGCAAAGCCTAAAAAAAGTTGCTAAGAGGCAAAGCCTAAAAAAAGTTGATACACCTTCTATATGGAAGGTAATTCCCCCAAGTCAAGAATGGCATCTTTTCAAAAAGGAGTAGTCGGTCTTACAAATATAGGAAACACCTGTTACGGTAATTCAGTTATTCAGGCAATACGTCATCAAGTCGATTTCACTCTCTTCATGCTTCAAGATAACCACCTCCCCCTTTTAAAAAAGAAGATGTCCACTGAAAAAACGCGCCTCCTAGAAGCATATGGATCGCTTGTACACAATCTCTGGTCGTCAGAATCAACAGTATCAACAAAGGATCTCTGGGGGAAAATGATTCCTGCCGCAATAAATGCCGGTGTCGAGCAATTACGTATCCCTATTCCCCATGATGCCCATGAATTTCTGGTCTTTCTCCTCGACCAATTTCATGAAGCACTTGCCGAGGAAGTAAATATGGTAATCCGATCAACTTCCTCTGACATAAATATCAAAGGCGCTCTAGAATTCTGGAAATCATCCTTTCAGAAAAGCTATAGTCCTCTAGTCGAACTTGTATTCGGGATCCAGCGTAAATGTGTAACCTGCTCACAGTGTAAGAATGAGAGTATCTCATGGGAGACAATGAATATGTTAAAGGTGTGTGTAGCAAAGGATAGAGATACTAATATTACAGAATTACTAAAATCTGAAGAAGATGAAATAATCGATGAATACCATTGTGAGAAATGTCCTACACGGTCAAAGGCGTCAGTGAATCGTAGTCTCTGGCGTCTTGGAAACTGGGTTATAATTGTGTTAAAGAGAAATGAGAATTCTGGACGACGCATCAATTCGAAGGTTGATATTCCACTTCTAACATCATTCAAGGATGGCTTTCATAAGGCATCCCAAGAGCCGAGTTCCCTAGATTCCTATGAACTCTTCTCAACTATTCATCATCATGGATCGGCGGGAGGCGGACATTATACATCGCACGCCAAACATCCTGTTACCGGAAAGTGGGCACATTATGATGATGAGTCTGCTACGATTGTTGACAATCCTAGACTTGATTCTAGTACTTATATTGTAATGTATCGGAGAATTTCTCAGTAGCAGGGTTTTGTAGAACTGTCTCCAAGACTCATACAAGAATATGTATTTTTATTTGTTGAGGGGAGGGCTTGAAGAGCACTACAGACTGTGTTTGGATGTAGAAATTTGCTATCTACATCATTAAGAGAAACTTTAAATATATCTGCTATAGCTTTATTACTCATTATTTCTTCATATTGTTTATCAGTAGATAAATACAAACAATTTGGTATAGATCCATTTTCAATATCTTTGGTAAAATCATCATAATATTCATATGATCTATTTAATCCCATACAACGTAATAGAGTATTTATACTATTCATTATTCTATCCGGACCTTCAGCATGATAGTAATATACTTTGGCCCATGTATCTGTATAAAGAATTGTTGTTCGATTCCAAAACATTACAAGTTTTACATCTGCCCTACCACTCTTCGATGGTATATAGCCTGGTAAGCATTGACAATCTGAAGCCCGGGTGGGACCTAAGGATGTAAAGGTCTCTTTTATAAGTACATTCCCAGAAGAATCTTGCATAAATTGTACCGATAGCATAATTAATACAAGAAACGCAAATAATAATACTCCTGCTACAATTTGTTTTTCATTTAGAGCAGCCATTCTGTTTGTGCTATATAGAATGTCTTGCTCTGTGAATCGTTTCAAAGCTGGCGGCCGTTGCTCTGGCGATTCTTCCATAAAACAAAAGGTTGGTGGCTTATCTATGGCAGATATTATAGCTGCCAGAGATAAACAAGATATGATGTGGTCTTCTAAAAAAATAGTGGAAACAAGTATAATCCCTGTTTCACAAAAGCAAACAGATATAGATCTTATATTAGGTATACATCCCGAAAGGGACTGAGTTCATAGGCGTCTTCTTCTTGAGAAAGAGATCTACGTGATCCTTCTTTAGTACAAAGGGAAGAGTGAAGTTTGGAATGTGAAAGGGAAGCTCCTTAACATTAAACATTCTTAGCATATTGATGCGTTGAACAATTTGTTCAATGCATCTCTTTAGTTCACGCACACCAGTCTCTTCCTTCGCATAGTTATCGAGAATATGTTGAATTACATCACGACCAATGGCAACCTTCTCGGCCAAATTTACTTCACGGAGTGCTCCAGGGAGGAGATACTGCTCAGCAATTTCCATCTTATCCTTCGAATCATAGCCATTGAGACGAACAACAATCATACGATCCATTAGAATACGATCAATCTTGTCAATATCATTGCCACTAAAGACAAACATTGCACGGCTCATATCAAGAGGAATTCCACTGAGATACTTATCCTCAAAGTCCATATTCTGTACTGGATCCGTTAGATGTACAAGCAGATTCTGTACTTCCTCACCCTTAGGAGTATTACTGATCTTATCAAGCTCATCGAACATGAGAATGGTACTCATCGACTTCGCCTGCGCCAGACAGTTTGCAATCTTTCCACAGTGACTGCCCTCATAGACAAACTGATGACCAGTGTAGGTGGTAGAATCACTGTCACCACCAAGAGAGATGAACTGGAAAGGCCATTCAAGAGCCTTCGCAATACCATTCTTGATTAGACTGGTCTTACCAATTCCAGGAGGACCGAGGAGTAGGAGACTTAGACCACTCGCCGTAGGATTTGAAATCTTGCTAGCAATGAACTGGAGGATCTGGAGCTTCGCATCATCCTGGCCATAAATTGCCTCATTCAAACATCTCTTTGCCTTTTCCATGAAAGGAGTACACTTCTCTGAACCATCCTCTAGACGGACAGGCATTTCCTTGTAAACTCCTAGAGGAATGCTGACTAGCTTCTCCATCCAGGCACGGAGCTTATAGTACTCTCCACTGCTAGGATCCATACTGCTCATGGCATTGTACTTATTCATTACATTAGCCATAGTATCGGGCGTAAGATTCATTTGGAGAAGACGGAACATGAGAGGCTGCTCCTTCTTTGTATAATCAGAACGCTTCTCTAGAGCAGTTAGTAGAAGTTTCTGCTTAGAAGAATCCATCACCTTAAACTGATCAATCTGATCATCAATAGTCTCTTCCTCATGCGGCTTCGTAACAAGCTTTACGAACTTGCGCACATCATCGCTCTCCTTCTTCATATTGTGACGCTTGGGTATCATTCGCTCTGATTCATCGGGAGCACCACCGCCGAAGCTGATTGAGATACCCTTGAAGCCGCCCATGGACTCGTCTTCGTCCTCATCTTCGTCCTCATCCTCATCGTCCTCATCATCTTCGTCCTCATCTTCGTCCTCGTCCTCTTCTTCATCCTCGTCCTCATCTTCTTCCTCATCCTCGTCCTCTTCCTCTTCATCCTCCTCAATTCGAGACTTCTTAGATTTGTGCTTCTTGATTTCAGACTTCTTTCGCAGTTTCTTTGAATTACCTACCCAAGTACTGTCAGAACTGTTAGTCGTGGGAGTAATTTTACGGCTATCCTCCTTCTTTAGCTTCTTACGAATACGCTCGCGCGCAACAAGAGCAGCCTTGCGCGGAGTACGGAGAGTATCCTTCACACGATCAGGCAGGATTCCATATTTCTTAAGAACATGAATTTCAGATTCAGTCATACTCGCAGCTGAGCCATTGTCATCATCGGATTCGTAGTCGTAATCAATTAAATCACGGATATTTCCACCATCATCTACACTACTATCATCCTCATCCTTAGGACCACTACGTTTTGGCTGCTTCTGCTTACCGTTTTGCTTCATTCTAGGACTTAGAGGCATTTTCTTGATGGGACTTGGAAGTTAAAAAAGGCGATGAAATCAACTTTTTATTACTCTTGTAATTATTATAAGTTAAGAAGCATTAGCTTTACTTGCGGCTCTTACGACTCTTGCGACTCTTGCGATTCTTACGAGAGCGTGTTATGTTTGAAACAGTTCCATTCAAATGTTTACCTACAGATCTTGACGTATTCTGGATAAATCCGAGACCTGTATTCAAAATACGGCCAGAACGACGAAAGGCTGACTTTCCTACGTTACGCGTTAAGGAAACAGCGTGATCTAGAGGCGACAATACGCGATTAAATATTCCTACGGATTTACGTGATCCACGCTTTACCATTTCTAGTTAGGATAAGTATTTTTATAGGAGTTCATTCAAATCCATTAAGCCAAACTTCGCCTTCTTTGTTAGACTCGGAAGTCTATCTGAACGCGTGATAAGAGAATCTAATGATTTTGTCAGAATATCCGATAGCTCGCCTTTTACAGAATCGTAAAATTTAGGAGAACGATCCTTCAAGCCCTTGGTTAGCCGGATAAGACAATCTATAAATTCTTCAACAACCTTATTCTTGTTCTCACTCTCAGCAAGACCAACGATCTTATCAAGAATTGTTGTAACCATTGCAAATAAGTTGCTCTTATCAAGAGCATTCAATCCTGCTAACTCGGCAATAAATTGGCCATATCCCATACGATACTGTTTCTGCTTCACTAGAATAGCATAATCAACCTGAGCATCCTCTTGTACTGTGTCAAAGATCTTCAAGAATTCCTTATGATATTTATTCATTTCTTCATACATTACCGGGTATCTGTGAGCAATTTCCGCAATCAGTTTGGCGAACAAGCCGCAATATAACTCTTCAACCGTAGCCTTGGCAAAGACCTTCTCGATAAAATCGCGAGTAAATTCAATCTCACCGCTGTCCATGATTTGATAGATAAAGTCGCGCGTATCGTTGTATGTAAGAGGGGTGAAGGCATTCAGTTTGTTTCCAATAACTGAATTGAGAATGGTATCCTCCAAATTCTCAGAGGTTTTGAAGCGGCTGTGATACCTAGCTGCCGGTGCCTTTGAGGCAGGAGCCGATGGACCCGGAGATTGGCGCGATTCAAAGGAATATTTGTTAGAAGGAGCGCCAAATCGATTGTTTGAGGAGGCAAAACTCGTTCTCCAATTCACGGGAGCCCCTCCCGCAGAGTTGAACTGCCGGGTCCCTCCACCTCTAAACGCCGTTGATCCCTCCATCTCGTGGCGCAGACCTTCGACCAGAGTTGACAACTTTTCAGGAGACTTCGTAACTTGAGACATTGCAGAAATCCAGTCGTTGATGTCCTTCTCGAGAGAAGGCTCCGACGCTTTGGATGCATACGTGGCCATGTTAAATAGTATATGGACAACTGGTTTAGGCGAGAGTGAAAATCAACTTTCAACTAAGGCTAAAATATAAGATTTGATTTGTAAACAGCGGTAGATATGCAAAGTCAATTGGCAGAAATCCTTTCAATCAAAAATACTTTTGCAATCGAACAAATTCAAGAAGGATTCACACTTTGGCCGAAAACTCTAGACACCTGTGTATATCGTGCCTCTCTGTTTTCTAGTTTACAGCGCCGTATAGCTTCTTCAACCGCCGATTCGACTATTAAGAAATTGGATGAACTACATGAATGTGTAAAAGAGCTTGATCCATTACTACGTGAGTCAACTGCCGTTGAAAAAGAGGGATATGACCAAATACGCTTCACGGGTACTCCGTGGTCTGGCTTGAATTCAGTACCCTTTGCTCTTCTAATTCTCTCTGTGTACAAGTCGTATATTGTACCCGGACTCGGTCTACTGCTGCCATTTATATCATGGATTCTACCCTATTTTGTATTAACCGCCTTTTACAATATCCCTATCACATTTGCCGAATATTCTTCAATTCTGTGGCGCATGTGGAATGGTCAAGCGATGCCAAGAACTCCGGAAGAAATTTTTAATCCACCGCCCGTCGTTGAGGTCGATGCCCTTACCAAGTTAAAGCGACTTGTTCAGAATAGCTGGACAATATTTACTCTAGGCCAGGCACTCTGGCAGCCAATTCAACAGGCTCGCCATTTTATGAGACTTGATGCTGATTGTATAAAACTCGGAACTCTTGTTGTTGGTGTAAAAGGGTTGGCTGTTGAACTATCGGATCAATGGTCGAGATGGTTGCCGTCGTGGTTTGAGGGGTGGTTGCCTCTTTGCCCTTCGGATCCTAGAGAAGCCTTTGCCTTTGTTCTCGAAACTCCGTATTGGTTACGGCATACTCTCAGATGTCTGGGGCGGTTCGAAGTTCTTCTGCGTCTTGGATCTTCTGAAGGAACTGTGCCTGCAGAGTTTGTATCAGGAGATGCGCCTGTTCTAATGATAAAGGATTTCGGAGACCCGAGTATTCCTGTTAGCAGACGTGTAAAGAGTTCTATTGGTCTCGGCGGTTTGGCGAGTTCCCACTCCATTCTCACTGGACCAAACCGTGGAGGAAAGTCGAGTTTCTTGAGAGGTGTCATAACAAATGTAGTCGTTGCTCACAGTTTTGGCTGTGTATTTGCTGAGAAGGCTCAGATGACACCTTTTACATGGATTGCCGATGGCATGCGACTTGATGACACCCCTGGAGAACAGAGTATGTTTGAAAGAGAGGTTGCCTTTGGATCGGCGATTCTACAGAAATCTGGGGGTCGTGGTCTTGTCTTATATGATGAGCTGTTTCATAGTACAAATCCTCCAGATGCCAAGAGAACTAGTGAGATTTTCTGCGACTCTTTATGGAAAAAGAGAAACTGTGTAAGCATTGTCAGTACTCATGTATATAGTTTAGCTCGCGAGTCGCCTTCCAGTGTAAAGAAGATTTGTGTAGCCGCATGGAAAAAGAATGCAAACTACACATTTTCGTATAAAATTCAGCAGGGGATCTGTGAAGTGAGTAGTGTTGATTTACTTCTCAAACAATTTAAGTTTTCTCAAGCCGCGGCTACCTCGTAAAAAGCTTTCCGAAAGCCCGACCAGATATGGCAGGTTTGGGCGACAGTCTTACAATCGGCATTGTACTAATGTTGGTATTTGGTGCAGTCTCTTTCTACATCTATAGCCGTCTTACACAGAACGAGAAGCGCGTGGGACTTTTGGAGAGTCTCTTACTGACTCTAAAGATGTCGACTGAGGCGAGTTTATCGGGACCAGACATGGTCGAGGCGACGTCCAGTCCGGCTCCTTTAGAGCCCCAGGATGTAGATACAGTTTCTGAGGAAACATATGCTGATATCCTAAAGGACATTCCGGTCTCAGTTCAGACAGAAGAAGTAGTTACAAGTGAAGCACCTCCCTCTGAGGAGGTTGATGCTGCTGAACTTCTCAGAAGCCTTGAACCAAAGCGCACAATGGACGCGAACTATGAAGCCATGACTCTAAAAGAACTCCAGGCTCTAGCTCGCCAGCGTGGCTTGCCGGCTGTTACACGTAAGCGTGAGTTGATCGATTCGCTCAAAAAGCAAACAGTTGAAGGCGCCGAGTCTCCCCAAGATGGCTTTGAATTAGAATCGATTTAAGAGTATCTTAATTTCGTCAGGTAACGATAGATGGACGTGAACGGATTCCGTGAGCCCCAGAGTCCGTGGTTTTTTACACAACCGCCTGAATATCTTGTTGAAACAAGAGTAAAATCAGTTGAGGCACCTTTAAAAACGACGAGTCCTACACAAGATACTATTTACCCTGGTTGGGCGGCAAATATGCAAGATGGTCGTTTAATTACTGATTACCGCCCTAACTGCTCAAAGAATATCCCAACTGGTCAGCAATATGCTACGAAACTTTGGATGCAAAACAATGCTGATACAATCATGAATATTTCTCGTTCTCGGAATGCACAGGCGACTGGTGCAGGAAGGTCATATTATTTCAAGGAACTGCCGACAAAGGCTCGTATACACTGTACACCTGAAGCATGTACTTATACCAAGGTAAATCCGAATGGAGTAGGAACTTCGAGAGAAGAGTATGTCCCTGCACTATTTGGGACATTTTCGAGATCGAGTCCTCTGTTTGGATCAAAGCCTGATTTCATACATACATCGAGAGAAAGAGAAGAAGGGGGAATCAATACAGTACGTGGAAGGTTTTGAAAGGTTTTTAGGGTTTTAGAAATATTTTAAAAGTTAATATACTATTAACTCTTAAAATCGGCATAAACTACTTATCTAGAGATAGATATTATGAAGAGGGTTCTAGCCTTCGATATCGGAATTAAAAATTTAGCCTGGTGTTGTGGAGATTTGAGCGGATCCACTGTATATGTAAAAGGATGGGCGAACGAAAACTTGCTTAGTGGCGGAACTGCCGAATCTGACACAGCAAATAATAAATGCGAGCTCTGTAAAAACAAGGCAGGATATTGGTTGGCCAGTACAAAGAAGGGATACTGTGTCCGCCACTGCCCTCCTTTAACACCTGCTTTACGGGATCTTAGTGGAAATGTGTTAAAGAAGATACCTGCCGTCAATGTTCTTAAAGAACTCGCAAAGCGTATGGATGCTGAAAAGGCCGATTTGAAGACTAAGGTAAGCCTGATAGCATTTTTAGAAACGCGGCTCTGTTTCCCTAAGCCCCCTGCCATTGTAAAAAAGATCGATCTTGAAGCTCTACACGATGGTATGCGCAAATTCATCTTACAGAATCGTGCTCTATTTACGAGCTGTACTGAAATACTTCTAGAAAATCAGCCAGTTCTTAAGAATCCTGTAATGAAGAGTGTTCAGATGATGCTTTTTGCTACTCTGCGTGATGTTTGTAGAGAGGGTTCTGTAGTGCCAAAGGTTCGTCTTGTTCACGCAGGGCGTAAAACTGCCGGCGCTATCATTGAAAAGGGTGACGAGGGATATTCTGAGAGAAAGGGAGCTTCAGAGAGCAGAGTCTTAGAGGGGTTGCGCGATGGGACTATACAAACTGAGAACAAGAGCTGGTTTAGCTCACAGACTAAGAAGAGTGATCTCGCTGACTGTTTATGTATGGTATTAGATTGCGCGTAAGAGTTGGGAATCAAAAAGCCGGCCTAATCGAAGAAGGGAATGGCTGTTAGTATAGCGGACATGGAGCGCGTTGCACTTGGAGGTGATAATCTCCGGTTCGACAATGATATCGGTAATGTGATTGAACTAGGAGATTTGAATGACTCCTTAGGACTGTCGATGTTAATGAACCCCAGTAAGGTTTCCGTAAATGCCAGTCAAGACAATGATAGAAGAGTACAGATTAATTCTTTTTCCCCTCCTCCATCTACTTCTTCCCCTATCGATGTGTCTCCTCTTGAGCCATTGGAGCCTATCCAGCTTGATATGAATATGGGAATGCAAGGAACTCCTGAGATTGTTGTCTCAAAGGAGGTTCCAACGAATAATGGTACCTTTGGAGGACTCTTTGGAAAGTTTGACAACTCTCAGAGTTCCACGGGTCCTGGCATAACTCTTGCTACTGCGCGTGATCCTGAGGTTGAGAAAAAGGAGAAGTCTGAGTATTTGAATAAGCTCCAGCGTCTTGAGCAAAAGGGGTTTCCTGTGGCTCGTAAATTTACACTCGACAACTCACTCGACGAAATAAAGAATGAGTATTTTCGTCTAGTCGATGCTCGCCAGCTTGAGACAAGTATTAAATTTCAGCGTCAGATGCTTATGGGTGCCATCACGGGCATGGAGTGGCTGAATGGACGGTTTGATCCCTTTGACATGAAGTTGGATGGATGGTCTGAGTCCGTGCACGAGAATGTTGAAGATTTTGATGAGATTTTCGAAGAGCTCTATGATAAGTACAAGGATCGCGGGAAGATGTCGCCTGAGATGCGTCTAGTCATGGCAGTAGGAGGCTCAGGATTTATGTGCCACGTGAGTAATTCGTTTTTCCGTAGCAAGATGCCGAGCATGGATGAAGTGTTAAAGAAGAATCCTGATCTGGCACGGCAGATGGCAGCGGCGGCGGCGAACCAGGCGGGTCCTGGATTTGGTAATTTCATGGGAATGGCTATGGGAGTGCCAACCGCTGGAGTGCCGGCGAATGGCGGACCCGCGAACTTTACGCCAACACCTTCGACTGGAGCGTTTTTTGGAGCGTCGGCGGCAACGCCAATGGAGCCTGCTCAGTCTGCGCCTCGTGTAACCGCGCGCCGTGAGATGGCGGGACCAACGGGTGTCGACGATATCTTGAAAACCTTTGAAGAGGTTCGTCGTGCTGAGGCGATGAATGCCTCTGTAGGACAGCCTGCTACTGGATTTGCCACACAGCCGGCGGTAGCTGCGGCGATGAATTCGTCGGCCTCTGTTGTAAGTGCTGATGAAATGATGAGCCAGGACTCGGCGGCCACGAGTAGTCGTCGCCGTCGCAAGGCTCAGCCGCCAACAGGCAACACGATCGCCTTGAATGTATAGAGATAGAATGGCCAGACAAAATAAATACGTAACTATGAATACTTTGCAAAACTTCGTAAAATTGATAACCATTATTTATATAGTTCAAATAAATAATGATTATTCTTATACTTTCATTACTATACGCAGTATCAGCTGATATCCCTGTATATTCTCGTACATATCTACGTGGCTTGAAAAGACTTGAGAATGAAAGGATACAGGCTGAATTTATTAATAGGGGAATTACATACATAGAGCACTCAGTATTTACTGCAGCAAAGCAAGGCTTGGTAAAGTTTACAACACAGCCATTGGATGGATGTGAAACAGATATTAGTCCTAGTGAGTTAGCCCCATTTGGATTTGATAAGACAGTTTGTGAAAATATTGTAAATGGAATAAAGACATTGGTTTCTGAACGCTTTCCAGATAGTGAACTTCTTTACGACGCTAATACAAAGAGATATACACTAAAATGGGATTAAACTTAGAGTTCGACATGATCAATGGTCTAAATATAAGAATACTAGTATCATATAATGAGTAATTCACCTAAATCTCTTTTAAAATCGCGTGAAAATCTACAGGCGATCTTTAGAAATCCTAGTGGAATACAAAAGTATGAAGTATTTGATAGGATTCTTTTAGTACTTTGGAATAATATACGGCAACTAATTAACCCACATATTACTAGAACACCAACCTCGTTAAGCAAGTATATTATTAATCTTCGTGATCCTAATTATTATTCGACTACATTTATTTTCACAGAAGAGATTGCATTAGAACTGATTGAAATTCTAAAAAAAGAGTATCCAGGAGTAGATTTTACATACAATCAAACTGCTGGTTATGATGGGCAAATAATAGAGAAGCTCATTATTATGGATTGGTCTTAAAACTTAATAATTTGTATTATTAACTTTTAAACTTCAGGCTAAAACTAATCAAACCGCATCTCAATAGGGCAATCGTGCTTCTGTAGCAATTTAATCGCTGCCGTTTCATTTGTAACCTTTCTCTTACGCGTCTGGCTAGTACTCACCGTATTGATAGTTGACTGTGAATCGCGAGTACTCGTTGGCGTACGGATCTTTGCCTGTTCGCGCATGGCAACATTCATCTCTTTTTCAATTTCTGGCTGGTGTCCCTTAATATAGTCTAGGATCCCCTTTTCAATTGCCCATCTGAAAAAATTCAGTTTTCCAACTGTGGTCAAAAAAGCCTCGTGGCCTGGAATCTGAAAGCTAATACGTTCGCGTCTACAGAAGGGATCAAATAGCTTCTTACTATATGCCTTGAGCTGATTCTTATAATTCATATAGACAACAAATTCCTGGCCGTTTAAGATATATGCCGTACTATGAGCCTTACTATAGTTCGTGACAAACCAGTCTATGAGACGTAGACTGATTTCACTTTCTCCCTTTAGAAGATCTACAACTTCATTCAGATCTGTTCTGCCGCTATAAAACCGTTGAAGACTGGCAATAATTAATTCTTGCTTGCAATGAATTTTCTTTTTACGTGTTTGGGGATCAGGTGTAATACTCGGAACATTTTGTATAAGTTCCATGTTTCTTACTAGGATACGTATTCCCGGACAATTTAGGCCTTGTTTTTATAAGGAGGCTTACTTCTAGAATGGCATCGATGTTAACTACGCCAGATACTCCAATAGAAATGAAAGTATTCCATGGAGGGGGTACGCAAGTCGAAAGCGATTTACAAAAGCTTGAGACCCCTATTGACATGAAGATGTATAAGGGTGGAGCACAAGAAACTATTCGTCTTTCTGTAGGACTTGTCGTGCGTGTTGTAGATGATTCTTTAAAAGAAGATATACAAAACCTTAAATTTACCGGCGACGAACAAATATTATTTGATAAATACCTACGATTTAATCACCCATTTATAAAGAAATTTATTGTTTCTGATGCAGTTAAAGAGGATTTCTTTGAATTTTGGAAAGTGTATGTAAACTATGACGGAACGAATAAATATACTTTGATGACAAGAAAAGAAGGGCGCACTATTCAAAGATTTATGGAAAAGGTTTTAGATGCATATCGTGAGTATTTAATGACAACTGTTGTACAGTTCTTATTAAAACAAGACAATCCTGAGGAACTTGAATTACATTTACATCCGCCACCAAAGGAGACCTTCCATCTTTTGGAAACTGTGCAACTTCCTGTGCCTGAACCTGAACTCAAGCCTGAACCTCAAGCTGAACCTGAAGGTCAAGAAAATTTAGATGAATCAAATACAAATTCAGAATTTAATGAATCAAATACAAATTCAGAATTTAATAATTCGAACGCAAATTCAGAACCAGAAAAACCTGAAAAGCCAGAAAAGCCCGATCTTCGTGATGAATTACGGGAGTTTATAAAAGAAACCTTCGCAGCATCTGATAAATCCGAAAAATCAAAAGAATATACCCCAGAAAACAAGATAATGAAAGTAATTTATAAACTAAATACTGTAATTACAAGTGTTAAAGATTATCAGGAAAAAATTATGAATGCCCCACTCATAACATCGCTTTCTTTCAAACCAGAAATTCTTCCAGAACAGATCATAAAGTACGATTTTAAGAAAGATCCCAAACTTACAGAATTTTTAAGAAAACTGATAAAGGTAAATATATCAACCTTTACCCCTGTACACAAACAAGAATTCTTAGGGTTTTTCTTAAAAATTATTAGTGGTCAAGCATCAAAGGATCTCTATATAGAAAAAATCACGGCAAAGGGCGGAAAAAGAACAACACGGCGCTCAAAACTTTCTAACAGTCTCAAGGCCAAACATCAGAAATAGACCACTTAAAATGAATAGAGCCACCTCAGTCGGCGCATGCTCGTTCGTTTTTGATTCAAGATCTTCAAGTCTGGCAAAAAGTGTATCAATCTTGCTTATTAATGAAAGTTTCTCATCTTGTGTAAAAATGGGTGTTTCTGACTGACCGGAGTTGGATACAGGAAAGAAACTTGTAGTTGCACCTGAAGGCAGCTCAGGTTTCCAGCTAATATCAATTGCCGGCGCTTTCGCTGTTGGTGCATCTGCCCCCTTTTGACCAAAGGATGCCATAAAATCTGCCCCCTGTATTTGATATCCTGCAGTATCTTTTAAAGAATTACTAAAGTCAGCAAAGCCATCTTCAGTCAACCCTTTTCCAAAATATTTCTTAGATTCCCCTATCACATCATTTACACTTTGATTCAGCAATGGCGTATTGATTTCTGCGGCAAATGATTCAAATTTACGTTTATCTAGTTTTTCTGCCGGTGGCAAGGGTGTTTGAGCCTGACGATCTGGATCAAGTTCCTTTAAAAATGCTAAAGCTGGCCCCTTACATCGCTTTGCCTTTGCTCTTTCATTCTTACTTGCCTTTTCACCGGATATTTTTGCTGTATCCGGAAATGCTTCCTGGAGAGAACATCCTGACATGGTTCTCCACCTCTAATAACATCACTCTAAATTCTGTACATACCGATAGAATGCCCGCGCCAATTATGGTTGGTGGTGCAAAATTTCAGGAACTGGTACTTGAATGGACAAAACAGTCAAATACTCTCTTTATAACAATTAGTTCAACCCTGATTTTTATATGGGCGGTATATGCTGAAAAAATAAGTCCTGCTTGGCTATGGCAGCTAAATTCTACTCTTGGAAGAATACTCTTACTTTTTATACTTTATATTGTGCATAGCAATTTGGGGTGGATACCAGCACTTCTTGTAACCATTGCAATTGCTCTAACATGGGCGAATCGCCCTTTATACACTCCTGAGGGATTTGAAAATGTTAAGATTACAGATATTAGAAATCACAAATGGTTCGTAGAAAGTATTCTTAAAGAAAATCCAACGCGCATAATACAAGATCGTGTTGATACGCAACCTGTACAAAATAGTTTTGATGGGAACTCAAGAACATCTCAGTAACTTTTAAATTTAAGGTACCGTTAGAATGATGCTAAAACTAGATGATTTTTTACGTCTTTCAGTAACTATAGTTTTAGCATCATGGTTAGTATTTGTAGGATTTCATATGGAAACACCCTATCCCCCTGCTCTCGTTGAAGCATACGCACTTCCCTTAACGCGGATTCTTTTACTAGGCCTAGTTATCCTATCATCTCTCTGGTGCCCAACAGTTGGATTACTTGCAGCCATGGCATATATTTGTTTGGGAGCAGATGTTATATTCTTTACCCACGGTGCTAAAAAACCCTAAGCAAAACAGATGAGCGTTCCGGCTGCCATGGCTTCGATGGGAGCATCAATAAATCCAATAGATGTTCTTATGACATCTGTAAATTCAAATCCGTATTTTATTGGAATTATGATGTTGCTCCTAAACTTAGGAGGTCGCTATCTATCTCTCGACATAAGCCCAGAACAACAGAAATTTCTTAGCCAGCCCACAGTACGCCGATTTTTCCTATTTGCAGTATTATTTGTAGCTACACGAAATATTATGATTGCTGCAGGTCTAACGATTATTGTAATCTTAATAATGGGCTATCTATTTAACGAGAACTCAGATCTATGTCTCTGGAGATCATGTCTCACACCTGCAATCAAAATAAAAGAAGAAGCCACTGGAGGATTAACACAGGAAGAAGCTACACTTCTAAAACAACTTCAAGATAAACAGGCTAAACCGAAACAAGAGGAGCAGAAAGAAGTACTATCAGCATATGACATATATGCGAACAGATTGACTTCTATTCAATGATATACCTTACTTTGATTATTAATCTTCGGCATCATGAGCTCATACGCATTTAAACTATCTAATCTCTGTGTTTCAGCAAAATTCGCCGGCAACCAACGATTCTCCATACCTCTTCGCAAGAGTTTTTGAGATTCAGCCAATCCACGATCAACAACATCCTCTGACACAACAGAACGTAATTCGCGGATGATATTTGGTGTATCGTCTTTAACAGAATATTTATCAAAATACGGATTACGCGATAAATTCTCTAAATCAAGTTGTTCTTTACGTTCAAGAAGTGTCTTATACAATTCTTTCTGTGTTCTAAGTTCTTCTGAGAGAGGATCATTCATTTGAAGAATATTAATCTTCTGCAGAGTTATCGATATTTCTTTATTTACTCTAAGTATTTCACCAGTTTCAATATCCCCTATTACATATGGCTGTGATTGTCTCATATCTTCTCTATAAAGTCGGGACGGCGTTGGGTTCATATCTTGATGAACAAACTGTCCAGATTTAGAATTTTCTAAAGAGGGAGAATCAGCTTGCCAATATGCATGAAAGCGAGAGTTATGTTGATCCACAGTATTTACTTCTCGTCTACTTCGTAGATTGAAACACGGCGGGGGGATATCTGGCATTTCAAAGGGACGCATATCTATTTAACCTTCATAAAAACAAAGCATAAACGAACCAGGTACTAAATGTAGAGGAATGTATATACTTCCATACTATATCGAAAAAAAAGAGTCAAAAGAATTAGGATGTGTCATGTTGACTGCTTGGATGTTTTTATCTGGAGATAAACTTTGGAAGACTGATGAAGAGAAGCTTACGAAAAAACAGGCTATCGATACATATTTGGATCCAAATGGTTTTAAAGGATCATTTAAATGTGTTAAAGGGGATACTATGTATTTCGAAGTTGATACAGCGTCTACGAATATGTCTGAATTTTATTCGTGGAAAGATTTTTTAGGCTCTGCTGAGAGAATTCCAGATATTCAATTGTGGCGGCCTTTTTTCTTAGTAAAGGATCTTGGGACAACCGACGAATTTTGTTGGAAGGGGCATCCATGTTTGAAAGATTTTTGGAGTAATATTTAGTAAAGAGGTCTAAGCCTAGATGGTAAAGTATAGTAGATGCAGGCTCCCTTAAATAATACGCGGCGTGCTCGTCGTTCTAGTCCTCCTCCATTACATGGAGAGTCTATCGGATTAAATTCCGAATTAGAAACCTTTTTGAATTTGAATGCTAGCGAGGCGTACAAGCGGCCGTGGCATCGTCTAGAGCGCGGACTACGACTAAATCGTATCCGTAAGTTTGTTGAATCCGAATCATTGCGTCTTAGCCTCACAGCTGAAGATTCTGAATATCTTAAACAGAAGCTAGAAAAGGCTCTCAATAACAATCTCTTGAATAGTAAGATCGCAGTTGTATATAGTGTTGAATTAGAGGAAATCCAGGAAATTAAAGGGCTCGTGTATCATAAGACGGCCGATGGTAGAATGTTATCTAGTATTATCAATAAGAAGAATGCGGTAACCTTTCGTAAAAAGCCTGTAAAAACGGAAGTCCAACAAAATATGAAATCTGATGAGGCACTTACCTAAATATCACCTATGACATCTCTTCCAGACAAGTTCAACAATGTGGCAGAATTTCTTCGCACTGTTGAACAATCCTCTCCTATAGTAGGCCATGTTAAATTCTTTGATGCCTGGGCGGAAGATGTAAAAGAGTTGGCAGAAGATTCTGAGATCTTTGATACTACTCTTGATTCAGTTCTGGCTGTTCGCAAATTGTCGCATTCTCTTGCTTCTTCTTCTGCTTCTTCAACTTCGTTAGAAGACGATTCATGGAAATGGCTTCTCACGGTTGCCCAAGTTGAACAAAGAACTCAGGAATGGTACGAAGAAACGAAGAATATCTTAACCGCAAGCGAAGTCGCTACTGTTTTCAAAACTGGGAGAACTCGTGGAAGTTTAGTAGTATCAAAGACAACGCCTGTGCAAATTATTACTCAGAAGGGTGCGGTAGAACGGAGAAATACTTCGCCCTTTGATTGGGGCATACGTTATGAGCCAGTTGTAAAAGAATATTTGGAATCTTCTTTATGCGCTTCGATTCAGGATCTCGGAAGAATCAGACATCGTACTGTTGAGAAAATAGCTGCCAGCCCTGATGGCTTGATTACGAAGTGTGAAAAAGATGCTTCTTTAGTTGGACGACTTGTGGAAATCAAATGTCCCTCGTCGCGTATTATAAATGATAAGATCCCCTTTGAATATTGGTGCCAGATGCAGCTTCAAATGGAAGTGTGTGATCGCCCAGCCTGTGAATTTGTTGAAGCAAAGTTTACTGAAGGAGAGCTAGATGAATCTGCCATTGCGTCAGGGATCATTCGTCTAGAGTCGAATGTACATACGAACTTTAATAGATATGTATACTCGCAAAAGGAGGAGGATGACTGGGCACTTGTCGAAACATATCACTGGAATCTTGTTCAATTGCGTCGTGTAACAGTGTTGCGCGACCCAACTTGGTTTGAAGAATCAAAGAAAGATTTTGCCAAATTCTGGGAGGATGTTGAGGGTGCTCGTAATGGTACTTGGCATATACCTGAGGCTAAGGCTAGAAAGATAAAGGAGAAAGCAGAATCAATCTGTGAAATTGTCGATTAAAACTGCGGTTGCAGGAATTTTTGTTCAGAAAGTTGTCTAGCAATTCCTAGAGCAAGAGTTGCCATGGCGAACCATGTGAGTACTGTAATTGTCTTGTCCATTCTTATAGTTATATAGAAAATATAAGTCAAGGTTCGGTAGCATACTTTTGCGTCCATTCGCGAGCAGTAGCGTTATATTTTGCCAGATCAGTACGGTATAATTGGGCTATATCTGGCATGAGAGGATCGTCGGGATTTGGATCAGTTAACATTGAACATATACTTAACAGTACCTTGCTAATTGTTAGCGCAGGAGACCATTGTGTTTTCAAGATATCTAGGCATATAATTCCTGCTGCGCTAATATTCGGATGATAAATCTTTGTTGTAAATGTAACAGTGGGTGGCTTGAATGGATAATCAATGGGAAATAGAACCTTGAGTTTGAAGATTCCGCCTGAAAAGGGAGAATCTGAAGGACCGAAAATAACTCCTTCCCATCTGTATAAATCATTCCCTTCGGGGCCGGCGGAACAATTGTTTGGAGGATCTTGTCTTAGGTCGGCAAGTTCGCGTGTAATACGTCTCGTTGACATTATATGTATGTGGTATAGCTGCTTTAACCGGGATTCTGTGATTTCTTATTTCTTAATGCATCTATGCACGAGTACTATCGATAGAAGTGTTAGAGAGGCTGCTCCAATCATTCGTAATAGTTCTTTAGCATCTCTTCTATTTGAACTGTAATCTTGAAAGGCTGCCGTTGATACGATCGGTTTTAAACAATCTGTATCCTTGTGATTTGCTACAGCAGATCCATCAGGGCAAAATGTTTTTGGCGTATTCTTATATGCATCAGATGTAAGATCCGCCGCATATACCCAGCGTCTCTGATAAGGAACACCTCCCTTATAATACACAGTCTCAGGATTCTCAACATAATAGGCATTTGTTGCCGAATTCTGTATCTTATTATCTTGATCTCCAACTCTTTCTTCTTTGTACACACACATGGGGTTGCCAGTTCCAAATATCGCAGACATTAAGGGAGTAGGATCGAGAGCACTTTGAACATCTTCAAGAATTCCAGGAGCCAACCCTTTCATTGGAGGAAAGCCGGCACCTTCTAATCCATCAGCCAGGCGTTTTCCTAGAGCATTTCCTTTTGGAATGCCCGCATTATACATCCACATATCTGCCCCATTTGAACATACAAACCCAGTTCTCATAAATGTATTTACACCTAGAGGTTTCAGTGGCATTCCAGCAGTAAGCCGAGAACTAGACTTACCAAATCCGATAGTATCTATGTAAAAAGCTGCTCCCTTGGCCGCATCTATAACACTTTGTACATCATCGCCATCGCGAACTCCTACCTCTGATGGAAGAGGTATACTATCGGCAAAACTATAATCGGGTCCAAAAACTCCAGGAACCTTTGTCGGTATTGACGGATTCGGTAATATTTGTGTTCTAGATTCAAGACCGACCGACATCTAAAGATTAGTGTTAAAAAGAAATTAATGGATCCTTTTTTGACAATTACAATACCCACCATGAATCGGTGGTTTTTTCTTAGAAATTCTCTCCCTGGCTTTTTAAAAAGACCCGAAGTAGCCGAGGTCATTATTTGTGATGAGACGGGAGAAGATATTGTAGAGATTATGAAATCTGATCTAGCTCTTTCTCCAAAACTAAGATGTATACAAAATGAACGTGTTCTAGGAATTTATGAAAATAAGAGGAAATGTCTTTCTATGGCCAAGACTGATTGGGTCGCTCTTTTGGATAGTGATAATTATTTTCAAGATGAGTGGTTTGAGACGATATCACAAATCAATAAGAAAGATCTTACGAAAATCTATGCAAGTGCCGATTTTAAAACAGTGAATCCTGAAAAACTATCTGTTGTAGAGTCTTGCAGTAAATTTTCTGGACTTACACTGAGCTCGCTTAATTGGAATACTATGCTAGACACTCCAGGATGGAATTTTCTTCTAAATGATGGAAACTGGGTTCTTCCTAAGAAATGTCTTGATCTTCTTCCTGTAAGTACAAAGAGTTCACATGTCTTAGCAGTAGATGCTCTCTATATGCTTCGGTGTTTTGTAAAAGGTGGATATAGTATTACTTATATTCCAGAGTTAACATACTTGCATATGGTTCACAATGATAGTACTTGGATTAAAACAGAACGAGAATCGACTGCTATTATGAATGGTACGAATTGGGCAGTATAAAAAATGATTTTATATCTTGTATACCCAAGAAATACCAAAATGACAAGCCTATTCCCTTCTTTGAATACTTCTAAAGAAAGTTTTGACTGGGATTCGTGGGAAATGGAAACTAGGAAAAAATTAGACACCTGTGAGAAATGCAAGGATATAGATTGGCAGGATCAAGATGAACTTATAATTTGTAAGGGTTGCGGTGTAGTGGTAGAACGTCCTCTCGATATGGGGGCAGAGTATCGCTTCTTTAGTTCGGATGATAGAGGTGGTGGTGATCCTTGTCGTGTAGGCGCTCCAACAGATCCCCGTTTTGCCGATTCGTCCCTCGGCACCATCATTCTGGGAGTTGGCAAGGGAGGACACCAGTCAGCACGCGGAACCATGATGCGCATTCGTCGCTTTCACACCTGGTCGATGTTTCCTTATAAGAAACGCAGTCTTCTCCAAGTGTTTGAACAAATGACACTTGCCGCAACAAATCATGGAATTGAGCAGCGAGTTATTGAAATGGCGAAGGATTTGTATGTCCAGCTTGTTGAGCATTGTGATAAGCGCGGACTTTCTCGAGCATCTGTCGTTGCCTCGTGTATTTACAGCGCTCTAAAGATGGTGGGGGCTCCAAGAAAACCAAAGGATGTTGCTGATATGTTTCATCTTCAGAATGCTCAGTTTACCAAGGCATTCAAAGACTTTCAGTGTGTCTTAGCAATGGCGAAACAGAAAGGTATGCTTTCACAGACTACTATCATTCCTTCTCAACTTCGTACCACACATGCTTCCGACTATATTGCCTTTCCTATGTCAAAGTTGCCTATTTCACGTAGTTCGATCGAATCGTTGCGCGCCATTGCAATGAAGGTCGCAGCGGCAGCAGAGGATGAGGAGCTAAGTAAGGAAAATATGCCACCCAGTTTGGCTTCAGCAGTAATTGCCTATGTTCTCCAGAGATGTGGATATGAAAAAATCACAACCTCGGAAATATCTGTAGCATGTGATGTAAGCGAAGGAACGCTACTAAAGTGCCTCCGACGCTTAGAACAATCTGAAGAACTATTGAACACCTTCATAGAAAAACGTAAGCCACTATAGTATGGGTCTCGGAGGCTCTTCGCTTCGAGCTCAGGGAGATACCGCATCAGAAAGAGCCCGCGTAACAAAAGAACTTTCAGATAAAATACTTACACTTTTTTTCAGTAAGGCCGATTTCCGTGATATTCTTTCACTTTCTAGCATAAGCGCTTGCCCTAAATATGTATTTACAACTGCTGAAGCGCTAAGTTCCTTATTTCAAAGTATTCAAGTATATCCTAGCTTGGGTAAAAGAGGTGAAATACTGTTTGCGCCAATACAGTCGCTTTCGCCTGGACTGGTAAAACAAGAGGGAACAAAAGAACTTCTGGAAATTACAAAGATACGAAATCAAAGATGTATGGACGTGGCTTATTACTATGTAAGAATATTTCAGATTTATGGAGCTTTGGCTCTAACTGTTCTTGATGCTGATCCTGTAAGAAGAATGTTGCGCCGACCTATGGGATCTTTTGGATCTACAGGTCCTATAGGTCCTAAACGTGGGATCTTTCTTGGAGGATCTATTCCAATGACGCGCGGAACTACAGGCAAAGAAATGGCAGCATCTTCTTTTGCGCCCTTTATACCATTATTCAGTGTAAAAGATGGTACCTTATTAAAATTAGATGATAAGAGTGGCACTGGTGAGTTTTTTATTCGGTGGTCTCCCCCTGAAGGACCAGACAGTCACACTGTAAAGGGATATTATAAACGCACAGGATCTGCTACAAAAGAAGTTGATGTGAAAATGGAAATGACAAATGATTCAGAAATTGATATGTACATTGATGGAAAGGAAATCCAGTCATTTAAGAAAGAGCTTGGCAGCTGGGTATTTGTATATGAATTAGGAGACAGTGCCGATTCTAAAGAATTTATAAAATCGATTCATGATTATTTTTCTGGAAAGAACAAGAAAACTGCGACAAAGACGACAACAGGAAAATCATCCTTTGAAAATTTCGAGCAAATTAAGAAATTATATGAAAACCGGTTTGAAGGCAAGGACTTTCCTAAGGCCTACTGTGTGGCGAGAGCCATGACTCTTTTGAATCCTATCTTTGAATCTGAGCGCTATGATAAGATGCAACGGTACTATAGCCAAATATGTACTAAGACTCTTGACTTTGAGACTTCTGATTATATGCCAAAGGCAGGAAAAACACCTGGCGCAAATATTTATCTTAAAAGTCTAACAAGCTTATATTATGATTCTTATGAAGTAAAAGGGGGCGAGGTGAAATTTACACAGTCGATCGAGAGAGAGAAAGAACTTCGTGAAGGAAGTAAGCAGATTGCCAAGCTGTATAATATAACAACAAGTCCAGAGACCTTCTTAGAATCAAATTCTCCTTTCAAAGCATTTTCTGTATGCACCGCAGACTCCGTGTTAGCTGTGGATGATGTTGTACGTCGTGATCTTCTTACAAAGGTTATTAATCCTATGTTGCGCTTCCAAGAAAATCATACAGATCTTGTAAATTCTATGTTAAAGAGAATGTTTACAGTCACGAATGATCCGAAGGAGGGTGTTAAGATGACCTTCTCTAAGGAACTTACAACTGGCGGATTATCTTCTGTGAATGCCTTTGGAAGAGAAGCTTCGCGCCTCTTACTTGAATACTATAAAAAGAGTGAGGCATATTACATAAGTGGTGTTCTTTTGCTCGAGAGAAATAAAAAATAGAGTTTGAGCTCTGATAGATTTTATACATTCGTATTTTACGTATATATAAAATAAGTGTTATTATAAATGGACTCTACATTTACAAAATCAGAACCACATAAAGGTATATGTATACAAGAATCTATTAAAGAATTAATAAAAAAATATAAAATTAATTCATTCTTTGATATTCCCCATGGTGATTTAAATTGGTTTAAAAATATCACAGAACATACTCCAAACTATATTCGTGGTATTATTGTTAAAGATATAATTGAATTCGATACTCATGTATATAATTACAAATTTGTAGAATTTGATATTACATCTAATCCTATTCCCGAGTCTGATATAATTTTTTGTAGGGATCTATTCGTACATTTTTCTTTAAAAAATATTCTAAGCGCCTTAGAAAATATTAGAAAAAGTTCGGCAAAGTACGTATTGATGACTACATTCACAAATAGAGATTTTAAAGATATACAGACAGGAAAATGGAGACCTATATCGTTTTTTGATATACCCTTTAGTTTCCCATACCCTCTAGAAATTATAAATGAGAATTGTAAAGAATTTTATCCTAAATATGTTGATAAATCATTAGGATTATGGCGTGTAAAAGACATTCCTCGCTATGTTCCACTAAAGATATTCCAAACGTGGCATGATAAAGTGTTGCCTCCCACACTACAAAATAATCTAGACTATATAAAAACAACAAATCCAGAATTTGAAGTAATAGTCTTTACTTTAGAAGAGTGTAAGCAATTTATAAAAGATAATTTTGAAGAAAGAGTGCTAAATGCCTATAATACTTTGATACCCTTGGCATATAAGGCAGATTTATGGAGATTATGTGTTTTATATATTTACGGAGGGATATATTTGGATATATCTTTTAAACCAATCAATGATTTTAAATTTATAGAAATTATTGATAGAGAATATTTTTCTTCAGAAGTTAGATTAAAACCCTATGAAAATGATATATACAAAGGAACTTCTAATGGATTAATATCAGTATATGCCAAAAATGAAACTATATATAAGAGTATATATGCTATTCTAGATAATATTGAGAAAAGATACTATGGCGGAGGGGTTTACGATATTACAGGGGCAATTGTAATAGGGAGTTTTTTCACAGAAAAGGAAAAGAGGGAATTTATTTTAAAAAGAGTAGTAAATGAATGTAATGGATATAGTTTTAAGGGAAGAAATATTCTAGATAGAATTAAAGAATATGATAAGAAAATAGTTACACCAGTAGAAAAATATAATAAACTTTGGGGAGAACGCCGAGTATTTAAATAAGAGAAGTTTTTACAACCACTCAGGGGGTGCACGACGAGTATACGTCGTTAGTCCTCTGTCTTTCTTTGAACCACGGTAGAAATTAATATAAGATTCAATTGGATCTTGCGTCTTATATTCATCTGGCATTGCAAGCGCAAAAGGAGTGAGAGGAGAGTCTGGAAGTACAGGAGGATTTGCCTGAAGCCATTGAGCATGCGCCTTACAAGAATGGGTGCGTCCAGGCCAGCGATATTCGTATTCTTCCGCGATAGCTAGAGCTAAGTCGGTTAGCCACATATAATTCGCTAGACATTGACGAACCCATATAGTACAAGGATGATGAAGATGCACTGGGCGAAATCCTGGCTCATTCGACTTCGTCTTAGGGCATGAAAGCATATGCTCAGGAACACTAAGGAGTTTCTGAGCAGCTGCTACTTTAATAGGGGCTCGAAATGCGAGAAGTTCTGGATGTACAGATATCCAATGTGCAGTATATAACATCTGACACGCCTCAAGAATCATCTTAACAACATGCTTATCTCCGTGCGCCCGCGCAGCTTCCTTGGGATCTCGGCTTAGTGCGAAAATATTCATGGTTGGACTTTGGTTTTGTGCGAAAGGGGGTTTCAATTTTTACCTTCTAGAAGCCGAGTAAAGGGAATTTCATAGATATAAATCCGACTGAGATATTGTATCCAATATTCTGAAAAACAGAGTCATATGTCCATCCCTCCTCAAAACTAAAAGGGCTTCTCGGTAACAATAGATATCCCCAAGGGCTTTTCCCAGAAGCAAAGGCATTAGCAGCCTCTATAGATCCTCCTACGATGATCCCTATAGCCGATCCATCAGGAATGATTCGATGATGAATATCCCAAACAATTACGATACCTTTGCCAGTATCCCAAAATGTTATCTCGCTGCCATAGTCCTCAGTCCAGATATCTGCGGATCGTGTCGACAACATCCATTCCCTCTTACATAGTTCTAGATCAGTTATCTGTGTTAAAGGGTTTTGTCCGTTGACTCGTTTAGCCAAAAAACAGCCAATGGATAAGGGTGGGATAGTATTTTTTATACCTTCCAATAGAAATATAGCAGGTACGAGACGTTTATTATGGACGGAAGTGGGTAGAAAACGTTCATTATGTACGGAACTTAAAAGTGCTCTGCCTAAACCCCTCTTCCGCCAGCCTGGGTGAATACAGAAAAAATCAATGTAGGCTGCTTTCTCCCAACGTGCATTTTGTATATGTAGTCCCTTCATATAACGTTTTACAATGGAACCTAGAATAACTCCATCCCCTCGTACAACTAGAAAGATAAGAGAGTTTGACATTATCTTTTTAAGATGAGATACTGAGACCACGCATTTACAGCGACTTGAACACGAATAATAACGGATCCAAAATTCGACAATTGCTTGACAGTCTGCCTCTCTTGCTTCTCGTACTGAACACCCCTGTAGGGGTGCTTCTTGTAGACGATGATCAGCATCTAAGACTTTCGGTGGAGAATTTGACCACATATTCGTAAACATCCCTGCCCATGTAGGGGTACAGGGATTTGATTTCCAAAACGAAGCCATCTAAAAGTTGAACGAAGTACGCGCTTAACCTTTCACCAAAACATGTCGAATGTCCGAGCCAAAGTGTGTAATTTTGAAGTGTGTAAGAAGAAGATTATGCTGAGTGACTTTGCCTGTAGATGTTCTCATTACTATTGTACTCAGCATCGCAATCCTGAGATCCATTCGTGCGAGTTTGATTATCGCGATGAAGGGACGAAAGAACTTCTAAAGACTATGTCAAAGGCGATTCTTGCAAAAAAGGTTGACATCATCTAGATATGAATCTTCAAACCCCTCTTGTCTACGGACTTTGTATGGCACTTATTGATGTGTTTTCTCTAAGTTTACTAAAAGGAATTCATCTTGGATTGATAAGCAAAACACTTAGCTTTCTAGCTGTTATAGTCTATGGAATGCAACCTCTTATATTTTTGGCCTCTCTCAACTTTGAAACTCTAACGGTTATGAATTTATTATGGGATGTTATGAGTGATGTACTCGTTAGCATAGTAGGTCTGTATTTTTTCAAAGAGCAGCTATCAACTACAAAAAAGCTTGGTGTTATACTATCTTTGGTTGCTATATTCTTATTATCCTACGAGGAAAAAAATTGAATTTCGATCTATAGGGAAAAGGTAAATACTATGGATGTTGACGAAGTTTCTTTGAACGTTATGTTATCATACGGATTCGAAAAAAATCTTTGTATTCAAGCTCTTCTTGCAACTACTTCCATTGATGATGCTCTCAAATGGTTGGGAGAATATATTCTGAATAATTAAAAAATGAAGCTATCCTATACTATATAGAATATACCATGCCGAGTCTAAATAGCTTTGGATTTCATATTCCAAAATCAAAAGAATCTTTCAATCCGTTTCATGATGAACTTCGTGAGCCGAAACGTACGAAAGATGTTCTCGATATGATTAAACAAAATGTTTTAGATGCGCCTTCTGAAAATCGAAGTGCACCTAGTCAAAGAGAGATGCCTGAAATCATTCGTACAAACCCTACAAACCCACTGCCCGAAATGACGATTGTTCCAATGATCCAGCCCAGGGACAAGGAAGGCCAGAGATTATTATATAAACATCCTAATCTTCCTCGAGTTGGTGTAAAAGGGGAATATGCTCTTCTAGTTGGTCAATCAGATCGATCAGGAGAGGCCTGGCTTCTACAATTTGACGGCGGTGCCAATCCAAATCCTGGTCCCGCATCCTCTGGTGCTGTTCTATGGAGTCCGAAGGGGCTCGATGGAACTCGCACAGTCGTGTTTGAAATGGGAAAGTATTTAGGGAAGGCGACAAATAATGTTGCAGAGGCGCAGGGATTTCTTCTAGGATTAAAAATTGCCGCAATGCGTGGAGCTCGTGAACTTCTTATTGAAGGAGATTCTGAATTAATTGTATTTCAAAATACTGGAAAATACAAGGTTTCCCATAAAAATTTGAAGATCTGGTGGTCGGAAACACAGGCGGCTATGATGGATGAGACCGCCTTTGACTGGATTGCTATTCGTCAAGTGCCACGGGAACAAAACGAACGAGCTGATTCTATTACAAAGGAGGTGTTGAGTCGTAAGGAAGGATTTCAACGTTAAATATTATAAATTCACTGAGAATATTTTTTCAAATACATGGCTATTATACTTGGAGACCATCTTCCACTAATACGTGTCTCACTCGGCGAATAGAAGGAAATATCATCCTTCTCTCTTTTATCTCTCTTGAGACGGGCAAAGGCTACAGGGTGTTCACGATACCACTTCAGTTCTTCAGCAGCCTCTTGAATTGCTGAAGGAGTTGCTAGAGCATGAAAGATGTGATACTGAAAGAAGGTATTCGGTGGATAATCATTCTCGCGTCCTTCAAATACTAAACCAGTATGTTCGAGATGTTGAACCTTTGTAATTCTTGCTTCTTCACCAACCTCACGTTTTATATTTTCTTTAAGAATTTTTAAAACGCTGTCAGAGGGATTACGTAAACCATCCTTTCCTTCCATTTGTCCCTTTGGTGCTTCCCAGTCATTCTTCCCCGTACGTTTAACCACAATGAAGCGCATAGGATCAATAGCTTCATTACCAACTGGTTTCTCATGAATAAAACAACAGGCGCGTAAATATACGCGCCAACCTTCTGATTCCTTTGTGGCAGGTTTTTCTACATAAAAATACCGTTTTTCGGGATCAAAGGGTAGTCTTTCTGCACCTCTGCGTAGGCCGCGTTGAAAAACATCGTGAACTTTCTGCATAGAAGCCTCTAACCTTAGCGAATAAAACTTAAGGATGCTTGAAATGGAGATGGTACGCATATTCAAATCCGACTACAACTAAGTCAGTATAGCCAAGATACTCCCATCCAGCAGCCTTTGCCATTCCAACAATTTCATCTGTATTCTCAATCTTGATACTATGTTTTTGTCTACGAATCTTCCCATCATTGAATCTGAATGTTTCTCTAAATTCAGCAGTTGGATCTTGTATATCAAATTCACCGACATATTTGAATTTGTTAAATGTCACCTCAGATTTTTTAACACGCTTTTCACTATATTTTTGAAGTGATAGTCCTATCCACGGAGAGGCAGAGTCCAACATAGGATCAAACTTGTGCTTATTTACTACATGTACCACAAGTTTCCCACCTGGTTTCACCCAAAAATATAGATTCCGGAAGAGTGTTTCCTTATCTGTAAAATAGTAAACCGTGAAATACAATAAGATTGCATGTGTAAATTCACCTCCAGAACATGCGCTTGGATTTATTAAATCGGCATTTCGCCATTCAATAATCTTTTTTTGATCGTCTGTTAAGGTTGTGGCGGGAAGCGTTGTTTCTTTTGATTGTTTTATCATTGCTGACGATTTATCAATACCGACTACGCGTTTCACTCCGAATTTGGCAAAAGAGCAAACGGCTATTCCGGTTCCACAGCCTGCATCAAGTACTTCAAAGGTCTTAGAATTATCCCCTCGCTTAGACCATTCGTGTAAAATGAGACCGACCTCGGCCTGCGTACGGGCAGCTCCTTGGGTTAGTTTGTCGTAAATGCTTGCATAAAAGGTGTCATAGAGTTCTTCATTGCCGATATAACGGACAATTCCTTTATCTTCATTGGTGGCACCAGATATTTCTGCTTCGGAAGGCTCTGAAGATTCAAATCCTTCTTTTATAAAGGGTTCAACTATATTTTCATGTACTATAGAATTAACTATTACTAGAATTAATATAAGAACCATATAAATTATGATCCACCAGTAAGCCTCCATTTGCTGTGGTGCTAGAGGAAAATATATATAAGAATTAGAATGAGTCGAAGAAATCCAGTAGCACCTCTTAACACTGCAGCTGTAGCTGTAGTTGCAGCTGCTGACAGAGATGCTGCGGCCATGTCTTCAGGTGCTCCCGTAGCACAACCTCCTGTAGCACAGATACAACAACACCAACAGGCCGTCCCAACTGCGGAAGCTGCTCGTATTCAAGCAAGAAAGGTTTCTGAAAATACTAGATCTCGCGGTTGGCTAGGTCTTGCTGCTTCCTATGGCGACCAGTTTACATCATGGATAACAAAAGAAAGACGTGCTTCTCTTGATGAACTTGCGTCTATCTCAAATTCGGCAAGATACAATGTACCGTCGAACAGAACAAGACTTGCTTCAAATGTAGGATCCCCGCGGGGCGATTTAGCACGTAAGCTTATCGAAGCTGGAAATGTAACATATGCGCAGTCTGTTTCACTTTTAAAGACATTTTTAAAGTATCGCGAAATATATTCTCGTTCAGCTACAAATTCAGGAGCTTCTCGTGATCTTCTTGTTTATACAAATCGTCTTTTTGAGGATATATTATTATATCTTGTTATGAACGATAAGAAACATAAACTAAAGATAGAGCTAGAAGCAATTTCTTCTCGTCCAATGAATAATTCTCAGACTGTGGTAGAGGGTATATTCACTAAAAGAACTGTAAATTTTCTTCCTTGGGAATTAAAAGATTCCTTAAACGAAGTATTGAAAGCAAATGCTGAAAAGGGCAGAAAATATTTTTTACAGCCTGGGCAAGGAGTTCGTGAATTGGCACAAATGCCTGTTGTAGTTGGAACGGAATACGCAGATTCTGTAGAGGATTATGATGCTGCTATGATACCCGCTATTAAACTTGCGGATGATATAATAAAAGAAAGAAGTGGAAAGTTTGGAGGTGATTCAGAGCCTGGAGTTCTTCCTGATGAACTTGCAGGACGTATTTTTGCTCAGGAACATATAATGAATACTGAAGAGCCTGCTGCAGCGGCTGCAGCTACACCTGTAATTCCATCATCAACTACAATAAGAAATTTTTTTAGTAGACCGCCTGCATCTGTATTGCCTACTGCAGCCAATGTGAATAAAACACTTAGTGCTACAAAAAATGCAGTAGTAAGTACAGCTAATCTAGCTCTCAATGCTGCAGGAAATGGAGTATCTTCAGCTACAAGAAGAGTGAGAAATGCTCTTAGTGCAACTGGAACTGGTGTGTCGAATGCGGCAGCTGCTGCAGCAGAAGCAATACCCTCTTTGCCTCTCATGAATAATACAAATGCTAAAAATAATAGAGGATTATTTACTCTTGCTGCTGTAGCTGAGAATCTGAATGAACAACCCAATGCAAAACGTACTAAAATTGGAGGATCTAGAGGATCTCGTAAGAATAAGAAGTCTAAGAAATCCAAGTCTAAGAAAACTCGCAGATCATAAATTTCTAAAATCTAAAAGTTAACAAGGTCACCTTATTAAGTTTTAAAGTTCTGCACTAATGCTTTCTCGTCGTTTTACGACATGTACGCGCTCTCTTCTTTCGACTACACCCAGAACGGTGACTACTCAGCCTCTTACATAAACTATTAAATTCCTCACAGTTCACAAGTTCAAGTTTGTCTTCTAAACAGCAGCGTATTCTCCACAGTTCCTTTATCCAAAGTTTTCTCAAACCAACATTGGAAAAATCTAAGTCGCAGTTTTTCCACGCCATTCTCCATTCTTCAAACGGAAGACTTTCTCCAACACTCTTCCAAAATTGCGTATAATATTCCATTCTTTCATCTGGACTCATCACATTATAACGATTACGAAGATCAGGAGTATCTGCCACTGAATCAGATAAAGGTGTAGAGTGCATAGATGACCGTGTAAAAGGGTGATTGTCAACTATACTGAACAAGAAGTCCCAGCCTTCAAACTCCGTTCTAACACATCCCTTGGCGATTCTTTCCTCATAGATTTTCTGTACTGAGGCAAAACTTGGATTCTCTGCAGTATTGAGTCCCTGCGATCTCAATTTATCGTTCACCATATTGTGGATTCTCCAAAGCCATTTTGATAAGAGAGTTTTAGATTTCAGTGCCGGTTCAAGAGGATCTTTCTCATAATATTCTGAAAGAGATGCACGACAGAACTTACATGGAAGAACATAGGGAAGCATTGTGAAAAATTCTCGTATCGATTCTTTTTGTATAGGATCGTAGGAGAATGTTATAAGATGTAGGAGTCTCCAGCCAGATGGACCCCAAAAACGGGTGTCCATTTTATTAGTAGTCATGAAAATTTATTCTCCAAAGACTGACATATTAAGAGGAGCTAAAAAGGGACGAACTGTGTTATCAGTAGAACTCTCGGCCTTGCACTTTACTGTTGTAGGTGGACAGATTTGGCGAGGGCACGGTGCCGCAGTAGGGCATACTGTCGGCGGAGGGCATTTTACATCTGGGCAGCGAGCACGTGGGCATGGTGGACATTCGCCGACTTCTTTGCGACAGGCAGAATTGTCGATGATCACAGGCTGTTGCTTCGGGATACTGCTTTTGAGAACGTACTTGCTTAGATCTGGAACAGGAGGGCACTGCGTCTTAAGCATATACGATGATAGATCAGGCTGCATAGGGCAAGGAGGAACTGTCGCCTTAAGTACGTACTTGCTCATATCAGGTTGCATACAAGGGGGGCAAAGAATTTGCTTGGCATATTGAGGTTTAGTTTCACATCCGCAATTTGGAACTGGTTTCTTGCACTCAGCACATACAGGGACATTAGACATTGTGGATGAATTAAATCCCTCGCGTAAAGAACGGCCACCAAGATATTTTCCAAACCCAAATCCAACGCCTAAGATTAATACGGCTAGGGCTAATAAAATTCTTGGAGTTAATTTAACTGGAATAACCGAGGCCATTTCCCCCTTCTAGTAAGTAAATATACTTTGATGTATATTATGTTCTCCATCCCTTCCAAGAAACCGGGGGACATCCTATTTGTTCAGGTATGGCAGGGTCACTATGTGTTGCTAAACGATTACACATCATTTTGGCATATCCGCGCCAACTGAAATCACCGACTTGAGAATTCATTCCAGCTTCAGGGTCATAGCCAAAATCTTCAGGATCTAAACCCATTCTTGTAATATTAGCAACAATATCTTCCGCACGTTTTTTCCAGTCAAAGCCGCCTGCAGAAGAAGAAGATACCTTCGGAACCTCTCCTTGAAAACCCTGCATATCAAGTGTTCGTGTATATGCATCAAATCCTCCTCTAACACCATCAAGAGTCATTGGATGATTTGTATCCATTTCTTGTGAAAAAAAATTATTCGGGCTTGTTGCTATTACTGCCTCTGCCTGTCTAGCCGCAACCTCGTTTGGACTTGTGTAACTAAATCCAATATTGTAAGAAAGACCATTTAATAAACTCTCGGCATAGGTTTCAAATAATTGTACAGCTATTTGTGATCCACTTATATCACCAGCATCATATGCATTAAAGAGACTACTCAAACTAGAATATCCTGATTTTGATAATAGACCAGAAATACCAGCACTGGAATTTCCAATAGCCGGTAAGAATCTATTATAATCAGAAACCTTAATTGGTATTTCACTCTCTTTCAATGAACCATTTGTAACCTTTGTATAAATATCATTGATGCTCGTTTGGATTTTATTGAATACATTTATGCGGGCTTGAATTATAGGATCATCTGTACCACTAGCCTGTAAACGCGCGATTTCTACCGCTACTTTTTGTATTAAAAGACGGAGCTGAGAAAGTGTAATAGGTTGGTCAGTAGGGGCGGTAGAATAGGATGGTTGGTCGGGAGTTGTTCTAGGAACTGTTCCCGTTTGTGCAGTTCTTTGTAAAAAGTGTAGATTATCTGACATGGTTTCTATGTCTATAATTCTAAGTGTTGGTATGGGTAGATTCACCTCGTCTTTTACACGCTGATAATTTCCTGTAAATTGTGTAATAGCTAGAGTTACTTGTGGGTCTGTAGAACGTATAGATTGTAGCTGATTATTATAGAATCCGTCCATTGTAGTTTTTAATGATAGTATCATTTCCTTTGAGGCTTTTTGAAGAGTTGGATTTTGATAAGGGGGCGAACCTGTTGTAACTGCTGGAGGTAGGGGGGGTCTATTAAAGAAATTCATACGATTTGCAGGTCTAGAGGATGCTACTCCAGTTGGTGGTGGTACACCAGAAGGTGATCCAGATGATCTAGATGATGCAGGCGATCCAGGTGCTCCAGGTGATGCAGGTGATCCAGGTGATCCAGGTGATCCAGGTGATCCAGATGATGCAGGCGATGCAGGCGATGCAGGCGATCCAGGTGATGCAGGTGATCCAGGTGAACCAGATGATCTAGATGATGCAGGCGATCCAGGTGATGCAGATGATCTAGATGATGCAGGCGATCCAGATGTTGCAGGTGCTGCAGAAGTTGGTGTTCGACAATACTCTGGCTTTGATGTTTCATAACTACCATTTGTGCATGTAAGATCAGGTCTTCTACAGTTAGCATCACTTCCAGAACATATATACTTATAATTTCTACATTTGGAATTACAACAGTAATTACCACTTATACATTTTTCATTCCCACTTATTATGGCATCAGGAAGGGTTATTTGATCAGTACATATAGGCACTCTTGTTCTACCACTTCCTGTTCCTATGTAATTATTAAAGTTACAATTTCCTGAAGCACATTCTGTAGATCTAGAGCAACGTTCTCCTATTGATTTTGCAACAAAAAATCCTTCTGTAGAACATGATGTGTAAGTCACTATGGCAAGACTTAATATAATAAATGCCATAACAACAATTATCCCAAGACCCTCCATTCTATGGTTAAGCAAGATTACAAGCATAACAAGGGATTGAGTCTCTACGAATATAATCTGCCGGGTTCATAGAAGGAGCATTTTGAATATACTGATTTCCTTGATATATAGAAGGTGTTTGACTATACATTTGACTACGCATTTGATGATTCATTTGACCATGCATTTGACCATGCATTTGACCATGCATTTGAGATCTATTCATTTGATTAGACGGTCTTCCATACATTTTCTGGTAGTCACTTGGAACTGTCCAGGTTGAAGACTGATATTTTACTTGTTGCGGCTTAGCTGTTGATCCAACAAGAGCTAATAAATCAGAAATAGATAGGTTTATATTTGATCCGCTTGAATCGCAGACCGCATGACTTCTAGAAGAAGATCCACTTGCGGTTCTAGCTGCATTTGCAGCGGCATTTGCAGCTGCATTTGCAGCTGCATTTGTAGCTGCCGTTGTAGCTGTAGATCCAGATATAGGTGTAGAAGATTCTACTGCAGAACTACATGATGAAGGGTTCATAGAAATTGTCCATGTCAATGCCCCAGGAGTAGTACAATCAGCAAATCTTTCTGAATATACTATCTGTCCAATAAATAGAATTATCAGAAGACATAGAAAAACAAATACTATCTCCATCTATTCTAATAACTTTAAAAATGATCATGCTCTTATAGTATTTTCAAAGTTACCAATATAATGTCACATCTTGCTATAAGGCATACCAATGATTCATTACTAGAAGTTGGCATCGATGAGGCAGGACGCGGTTCTCTATGGGGTCCCCTATATGCTGCTGCTGTAATATGGTCTCCTGAGTCAGACCAAGAGATTCTTCCACTTATTAAAGATTCGAAGAAGCTTACAATAAAACGTCGTACAGCGATTGCTGAAAAAATCAAGGACGCAGCACTAGACTGGGGGATCGGCTCAGTAAGTTCTCAAGAAATCGACACCATCGGTGTAACAAAGGCAAACCAACTCGCCTTTGTGAGAGCTCTCGGAAACTTAGTAGTACAACCAGAACGAATCATAATAGATGGAATTCTATCGATTTATGACCCCCCGTGGTCTCTTACTGAACAAATCGTTGAACCGGAAGCAGATAACAAATATATCCCTGTTGCAGCAGCAAGTATTCTTGCTAAAACAGAACATGATAGCTGGGTAAAAGAATTCTGTGAAACAAATGAAAATATTGCATCGAGATATGATTTACTTTCAAATAAGGGATATGGAACGGCAAAACATCGTGCTGGAATTATTCAATGGGGAGAACATTCACTCCACCGCAAGTTATTTCTTCGCAAACTTTATTCGCAAAATTCTGTGTTAGAAGTCAAAGATTCCTAACAATGAATTAAAAATATTAGATCACCAATTTAAGCCTATTGATTAACGGCGGCTCGCGCGGCGTGACTTGCGGTTCGCCTTGCGGTTCTTGCGTGTCTTGTTCACCTTGCGGTTCTTGCGGGTGCTTACCTTGCGGTTCTTACGCATAACAACGGCCATTCTATATTCTATGCTAATATTTTATTTAGTAAGTTCCAAAAGTAAGGCCAGATCTTCTGCCTCCTGATGAATTCCTATATCTCCAGAAATAAAATGACCCTGGCCACTTTCAATTGCTAAGAACGCACGAGGATTTTTTGATCTATAAATCCATTTAGCAGATTCATATGCTAAAACCTCTTTATCATTTACACCAGTTCTAACAATTTGCCAAACTCCTGGGATTCCTCCCGCAGGAATGCGTTCCATCGGAGACCATTCAAAGGCACTTAAGAAATCTGAGAATCTTTGTTCGGGAAGACCGAATTCATCAGTTTCAATATTTGTTAAAGGGAGTGAGCGGTTTGTTATTGTTCGGAGAACATCCAAATATGGAACTTCCATATAGGCTCCTCCCGCTAAATTCCCTGTCGGATATCTTGCTACTAATCCGCCAACCCAGAGACCTCCAGCCGAACGACCATATAAAACAGTTTTCTTAGCAGGAAGGCCTAATAATTTTCGCGCATCTCTAACAACCGCTTCAGCATCCTCTAATACTCTTTGACGGCCATCTAATCTGCCAGTATCCTCCCATTCGGGGGTATGATCACCTCCTCCTCTCCATAATCCGATTACTATCGCCCAACCACGTGTAAGAAGAGGTTGCCATCTTTGTGTCATGAATGATGTCGAAATACCATAGGCTCCGTAGCCAACAACGAGCAGTCCCTTTGCTTTGGTTGCCGGTTTCAGTAAGTAATAAGGAACAGAGGTGCCATCCTTACTTGTTGCCATAGAACAATCACCACTTTCTTCTACTTGTACTATAGTGTCAGAAGTATACCACTGTGTATCTTGTCCAGGGACATTTATACGAATACAGGCAGAACTCCAGGGGTCAATTTCTACCGATCCCCATCCTTTCCACAGTATTTTAGGAGCTTCATTGCGGCGAATTTGCCAAAGAGTACGACATCCATACCATTTTGTAACTAGGAGTCTTCGCCGTGTGTCTAAAGTCTCTGGAACCTCCTCCTTCCATGAAGGAAATCTCCAAGAATACTCGCTTAGAGGTTTCGATTCTATCCAACCTGTAGCATGCGACCAGGCTAAATACTCACCTGTATAAGACCCGAATACAAATCTGCGCGAATCAAGAGAAGCACCCTCTAACACTGATACATTTCTAGTAATGATCAAAATATCTTGTTTTGATCCGGATTGTCTACGAACATAAGCATGTCTATCATCGCCACGTATAAGTCCGAGATTATATCTATAATCTTGTTCTTCATATTCTATTTTACTCGACTTGCCTGTATATGCATCACAACTTACTAAACGCCAGTAAATCAGATGATTCTTAGATTCAAGAAAATAACATTTCGATCCTACAACGGCAACAGAAGGGGAAACACCTGAGCGTTGCCATCCTAGAATATGACCCTTCTTGTAAAAACGTAGCGCATAGAGTTCTTTTCCAGCCCCTGTTTCTTCAATCGCCCACACATTGTCTTTGGAATCTGTAATAATATCAACTGCTGAGTGTAGTACACTCGAATCAGCATACTTCCATTCAATGGCGTTTGTTCCTAGAATAGAAATCAATATTCCTGAAGATTTGAATTTAAATAGTCTAGCTTGTTTGAAGGAACTATTCAATTCATCAATAATGGGCTGAATATCTAATCCTTTTACTGCAGAATCCCATCTCTTATTTTCTTTTTTAATATGACTATTCCATGCCTCGCCCTTCATTGGCTCCATCCAAGCCAAGTCATCCTTCCATGTAATTCCTTCTATTGTTCTTTCTGAGTCCATTTACTTAGTAAGTTGAAAAAGACTCACAAGTTTAAACACTTCCTCTTACAAATAAAAAGAATGAGTCTAGAACTTGTTGTTGCCAGATATGAGGAGGATCTATCATGGATTCCAAGCCTTGATCTTGAGATATCAAACACTCTTATATACAATAAGGGTTCAGAAGTAGTCTTTCCCTTCCCTTGCGAAGTTAAAACTCTTCCTAATATCGGAAGAGAGACTCATACATACTTAACACACGTTGTAAATAATTACTCTTGTTTAAAAGATATTACATTCTTTGTACAAGGTTCTGCTTTTACTCAGGAGGCAAAGGAGGATAGAGTAAAGGCCATCGTTGCACATTTGAAGAACAAAAAATCCTCGGCTATTGTAACTACTAAAAATGAAGATCTTATAAATAGAACAAAGTATTTTTACATCAATTATTGGTCATGTACAAATGAGAATAATCGGGCAAAGAATCCAGATCCCACGTTAAGTCTATGTCCTGATAGACCTCTCGGAAATTGGTTTTCTATCCATTTTCCTAATGAGGAACTACAGCGTGTAAGTTTTTCTGGAATTCTTGCTGTAACTCGTCAGGATATTCTTAAACGCCCTCTTACATTTTACCAGAGCCTGTTAGATCAATTGACAGATGCTAATCCTGAAGTAGGTCATTACATTGAGCGCGTATTCACCAATATATTTTCAATTGATCTTGAAAACTGTATCAATGATAAACACAATCCGTGATTTAAACCGGTGCTGATTTTAAATGAGCGTTTTTTGAAGAAATCGCCTATAAAAAAGATTTTATCGCATTTGAGAAACTACTCAATTTGGATAGCATCTTGCCTTAAAAGCGTCCATATTTTCAGTCCCCATTGAGAGATTACAAGAGCCACATACAGGTCGCAGATTATCTGCCGTATCTGTTCCATTGTTTGAGTGTGATACAATATGACCTGCGTGCCAGTCATCAAATACATCTAGCTCCTTTTTACAGCAAAAGCAAGAACCCTTTATAGAGTCACCAAACTGGATTTTCCAAGCCTCTCCACGAATCTTCTTAGGAATTGCCTTGCGTGGCTCTGATTTTGCATCCTTGATTGCTACAGCAATATTCTTTATCGGTACTCCTTTTGCCTTGACAATCTCCTGGAATGATACACACGAATCGTGGTTAGACATCATCGCCCACAAATAATGATCCTTGAAAGCCTTATTATCTGCCCAAGAATTTACCATATAAGCCTCTTGAATAGAGTTATAACACGCAGAAGCATTTGGATCTACCGATATCTGCTTCTTTAGCCAGTCATTTATTATTCCAAGAATCTTATGTCTATCATCCCTGTTCTGGGCACAAATCATCTTCTTAAACTTGTAGGATGGAGTATTCATTTTGCTAAGTGCTATTTAGCGTGGGAAATAGTCAATTTTTACTTGCTTGTATATCATCATATGTTCATAAAATATATGAATATATGATATAATCTATAAAGGGATTATACGCGTCTTACTTTACGTGTAAATCTGCGTGGTCTTCCACCTCCTTCGGCATCAGAATCCCCTGCCTCTGCTTTTTCTCCCTTTAGTTGAGCACATGTAATCTCCTTAAATTTGTATTCGCGCTTAGGGTATTCTGTCGCATTTATAGCCTCACGCTCTTCTTTTGTAAAGCCGAAATAACCGGCTAAGGTTTCATCTGTGATTTTTTCAAGGGGTAGTGTGCGGACATCTGGGTAGTATTTTGGATCTATATATTTCATATCATATTTTATATTAGCCAATAATAATGCTGATAGTTTTGTGTTAAAATATTTTTCAATCTTATCCAAATCCTCCCCTATAAAATAATGCTGATGTGTACCGATTACACCATATTCTCCAGTATTATCGTAAAGAAATCTTGGGTATTTTGCCCCACTTAATATGATTTTTGGAACATTTTGTTTTTGGTGTGTAATATCTGTTTTTATATAGGTTATATCTCCATCATTTGTAATTCTATGAACCTGTTTATTTTTCCCTGCTCTACATTTAGCACTGGCAATAGCAGAAGTATAATAACCTTCAGAATCCTTGAATAATACAGACTTATTCTGAACCTTAATAAAAATACTATTATATGCTAAACTTAAGATACTATCTGGTTTCAGTTGTATAATATCCTTATTATTATAGATATCTAAAATTTGCGTGGGTTGCGTTGTTTCTTTATTTTCTAATAAAAAATATGCTACATTTATTTCACCGCTACCCCCAAATATTCTTTTAGCATCAGAGTTAAATATTATACGTATCTTATGTATCTGATGTGAAAGCATTCTTTGATAAATACCAGTTCTATCAGGCTTAAACCAACCTATTGGCATAATAAATAATAAATATCCATCTTTTTTCAATATATCTAATGATTTATTTGTAAAAGGTATCCATAAGTTTTTATGTTTTTCATCAGTTACTCCTATTTCAGCCCTTGCCTTTCTTGTTTCATTTGTAGCCATTGCCCTTGTAGAACCAGAATTATAAGGAGGATTACCCATAACAATATCAAACTCCTTAACAACACCATTAGGAAACTTCATTTCAATATCTGCTAAAAATCCATTTGTCCTATGCATCTGTATAATATTTGGATCAACATCAGGTGCTAATTTCTTGAATAAATTCTTTGCAATCGCATTGTTCTTAGAGTTCAACTCAACCATATATAACATATCTTTTACGATATGTTTGCGTCGTAAATCTTCATTATTTATAACTTCAGTTAGACCGGGATTGTAATCTCCTTCTCCTTCATTCGTAATACCCACATATTTACCTGATTTAGTTCTAAAGCCATAGAATAAGCGTAAAAATACCCCTATAGGAAAATTACCCATCCCATTTGCAGGATCTAACCATTTTAGTGTTTTGTTAGCCCATACTTCAGAAGGAAGTGTATCTAACATTTCATTAACTAACGACATAGGTGTGAAGACTTCGCCATATTTATGTCTTTCTGCAGACTTTGGAGTTAAATGGTTCTTAATATAATCCAGAACCTTTTCAACGTGTACTGGATATTTTTCTTCATCCTCTATGGATTCCTTCATCTTATAGTAAGATCCGTTTCTACCTTCATCAATCATTTTAATTAATCCTGGGCGAATCATAATATCAATGATAAAATTACTTTGTAAATCAGTATTCACTTTATCTTCTGGAATTGCACCACGCTTAATAAGAGTATCATACAGCGTTTGTCTAAATTCTTTATCCATAGATAGTTTTTCCTCAAGTGCTTTTACATCATTTGAGTTTGTCCCAAACGCACCAAGTTTTAGCGTAGTTTTGAATATGTCAATATATGCTTCCTTTCTTTGTTCTTCTGTAGTACCTTCTCTAAATATTTTTGGCTCAGGGTATGATGGCTCTTTATCACCTTCATCTAGTTCTTCATTATGTTCTGCCTGCACTACATTTTTCCCTTCAGCCCTTAGTTGTTTTTGTTTAAATTCCTCTTCCTTTAGTAATCCAAGAAATTCATCATATGAAGATTTATAAGCCTTTTCCATTACAGTTTTTATATTTGTATTCAAAGCAGAACCTGCGTCTTCCAACATTATACTATCCCCTGCCCTTTTACCAGTTTCAATAAGTTTCTGTAGTTCAGGCAATGTCTCTTTTACAATATCCGCGCGAAGAATATGTTTATCATCATCAATCGAAAATATATCAAGGACTTTATTGAATAGTTTTGGTATATCACCCGCATATACTTCTTTTTTACCTTTACGCATTTTTTCAGCAGTTATTTGATAGTTCATAATCGCAGTTACTGTTCTAAAATAATTCATATCAATAATATACCCACCCTTCTTATTTGTGGATTCAGTTAATGCTCTATACATTTTTTGAATACGCTCATCTACCTTTTCGCCTACATCAAGTAATACAACTATATCAACGCAAGGCAATGATATTCCAAGATGTAACATATTTTGTGCTAAAATAATTAGCCCCTTACCTTTTCTTCTTGCGACTGCCTCCTGGTCTAATAAACATTCTTTTAGGGACTTATCTCCTGTAGGACACGCCCAAGAAAATGTACCACAAGAATCAGATCCATCAGTTGCCTTCACTAAAATACTATTTTGTTCTGAGCCAGGTATATTCCATTTAACTGATGAAGATACGCCTATAATATGAAAGTATTTTCTAAACCAACTACTTTGGAATATAGCACCCGCTAGAGCACACATACGCTTATATAATGGGTTCTTTTGCATGTGAGGTAAGAACCATAATTGTGAATGTACTACAAATTCACTTGTAAAAAACCCTAGTCTATCACCTATGCGCTGTGCAATACTATCTACTGATCTTAGTACACTTGATATTGGCTCTACAGCAATACCATCTATCTCTTCTAATTGTTTTGTTGGTGGTGCTAAATAATTTAATAAGCGTATCATACCTTTAGGATTTGTAAATCCAGTGTACCATCTTTCTGGTGGAGTAGTTTCAGGATTAAAATCAACTCTAACTTCAAATAAATGTGATATAGTGGGGAAGCCTCCCTTTGTTTGCTGTAGAAAGGCTGATTTTGCATCATCTGTAAACTGTGTCGTTAATAAATATAATTCTGGAAATTTTTGATATTGTTGCTGAATAGTCTCATAAGTTTGTCCGTATGAAATACAAGTCTTTAATGATCTATCATATAATTCACCAAAGTTCTCTTTAAAATATTCTTCATTACTTGATAGTTCTTTTGCTTGTTGAATATCTTGATAGTCCCATATAACTACATTTTCATCAGGTATGTTAAATGCCTTTAGAGGTTTTATATATGTTCCTGTCATATATACAACTGGTACATCAGCGTGTATCTGTTTATCAAGTTCTTTCAATTGCGATTTTTCAGCCTCTTCTGATACATCTTCTTCCTCTTCCTCAACTTTCAATGTTACAGTACCCTTCTCCATCTGTTTTACTGCCCTTGCTGTAGTTTGTTTCAAATGTGCTTCATCGCATATGAATAAATCAGCACGATTTGCTCCACCTTTTAGTTCTTGTAATAGTCTTCTTGTGCTATCAACTTGCTTATAAAGTTCAACGCTCATAATAAAAATATATTTCTTAGAAGAATCTATTGCCATATCCGTTGTATCAACAACATCAATACATTCATAATGCTTAAAGTTCTGAAATTCTTCAAATAAATCCTTTTTGAATTGGGAAAGAGTTTCAGATTTAGCACCTAATAATACTACCACGCGCTTAGGATTTAATGTATCGATAATACCTCCTGCTATAAATGTTTTACCACCTCTTGGAACTATCCCTACAAGAAATTTATTATTAATCCTTGTTATAGAAAAGCGTTTTATAGCATCACATATTTTATAAGTTGCCAAATATTGATGAAGGCGTAAGCGTAGGATAGGTTTTGGTGGTGATTCTAACTTCATAATATTATTAAGCATCTCGCCTGTGAGTTTCTCTTCCGATTTATGCTTATTATGTATATAATCATAAAGACTTGTTAATGATGTAAATAAGTCATCTATTCCATATACATAACTTGCCTCTTCAGAAATGTATTTACGAATAGCCTTTCTTAGTTTTTCTTCTACTGCTCCCTTATCCTTTACAAGTAATATGATTTTTCTATCATACTCTTGATCTAATGATTTTGCTGCGGTATATATATTCTGTATATCAAACTTATCAACGCCTTTAGAAGAATCTTTATTAAAATATTTACTTGAGCAGAAAAAGAATTGTGGTCTATCCTTTTTTATTACTTTTGATATAATTGGATTTTTGTCACAGGTCTGTAAAACTTTTATACTTGGATCTGAAGAGCATATGTCAATATCTAAGTCAGATTTATTTTTCTTATAAACGAATGTAATGTCTGATGCACCACTTTTACTACCTTCATTCACTTTCTTTGATTGTAAATATGTTAATGGGCTATTGCTAAATTCTTCGCCGTCAATATTTGTGAGAGTTTCTATTTTTCCGTTAAACATGCGAAAATCTTTAGTTATAGGAAATGTATCCATAAGCCCTAATGTAAAAACAATATCCCAATATGATTCATATAGTTGCCCGTTGATATTATATTGAAGTAGAGTTTCATTAGGTTTTTCATTACGATTAAGTATAAATAATAATAAATCTAATCTATTTTTTATATGTTCTGGAAATACCAATTTATTCGATACATCAACTAAGCGTTGTTTCTTGATATCTCTTACACGTCTTTCTAAAATATCAATATCACCATTTTCAATAGGCTTTCTAGTACAAGGGTCAAATAGTTCATTACAATCTTTTTTCTCAATTTGAAGAGATTCATCTGATCTAACATTTTCTCCTACTGGTAAGTTTTCACCATCTGAAGGAATTCCTTCTAAATTTATTAGTTCGGCGATGGCGTTTTCATTTTCAAGTATTTCCTCTTTTCCAGTAACAGGAGCTACCACTTGTTCCATAGGAGCAAGCTCAAGTTCTTGAGCTGATTCATTATTCGAATTATATTCTTGCAAGTTTCCCACATTAGTGTTTTCTACATTTGTTTCATCATCTATTATAGGCAATAAAGTATCAATCTTTACTATTTTTGATCTATCACCTTTTACTTGAGTCGATTTCTCTGTTGCTAATTTCTTTGTAAGCCGTAACTTCGTTTTTTCAAGGTAGGCACGGTTGAGATTTCTGGTCACTCTATTTGTTCTGTAAATACCTGATCGAATTTTACTTTCTATATCAGGATATGCTTTACTCTTTTTAACACTCTCTAAAGTAGCCTCTATCATGGCTTGTTTAGCAGGGTCGCGGTCGCGCCCAACTTCCATCTATTTATAAATCTATATTTTGTGTTTCAGTGTTAAAATGGCTTATGATATAGATAAGCTAAACGCTAATTTAAATTGCGCATGGGTCTAAACATACGATGAAATCATTTCTAGATGTCAACTGTCTTTATCTATAACAAGGCAAATACCTATGGTCTTCTTCAGGATGTGAAACTTCTTGATTCTGTGTTAAAGGGTCGGCATGTTGATCCACTCGAGCCTCCTGTTCTATGTGAACTTGCTGTACACTTTGAAGTTCCCTATTATGGCTGGATGGCGTGGGCAAAGAGAAATGTTATTGTAGTAAATCCTGAATGGTGGGAAGATGCGTGGAATCCATATTTGGCACACACAGATGCCCTACTATTCAAGTGCGAGGCTGATAGACAAACATTTTTCTCAAAGACTGAATATAGACCCGAAAGTTTTGTGCTTCCCTGGACATCGCCTGTACCTATTTCGGCTTTTTCATCTAAGACGCAGGCCGATGGACTTTTGTGGTTACTCGGAGCTTCCGTGAATAAGCGGGCGGCTGCTGAGAAGATCCTTCCCTTATGGAAACCCGAATGGCCTCAGCTTTCAGTATATACTACTACTGAACTGAAGGTTGAGCACGGCACGAATGTAAGTGTACATGTAAAAGATCTTTCAGAATCGGCTAGACAGGAACTTCAAACCAGTATTCCTGGTCATCTTATTTTCAGTCAATCTGAAGCCCTTTCCCTAGTTGCACAAGAAGGATTTGCAGCTGGAGCCTTTCTTCTAGGTAATGCCCTTCCAACCTTTGTCGAAGCATTCAAGGGAAATGAGTACGTCTATTTAACTGAAGCGACCTTGGAGCCTTTCAAGTCTGGTGTAAGAGATACCTTTGCAAATGCTGAGTCTGTGTTAGAGGGGTGTATAGCTGCCTTCAAGTCGGCAGATCTTAGTGCCTGCCGTGAATCTCAGAAACGCGGATTTTTGCAGAGACAGATTAGCTTCAAGGAAAAGGCCGGCGCGGCCTTTGAGAAAATTCTTTCGACTGTGTGCGAAGCCAAGGTTCTGCCCCAGTTCCCGTCGGCTGATGCTTGCCCGCATATTAGTGTCATAACCCTTTTACACAATCGTCGTAAATTTGTAGATCTATGTTTTCACAATCTAATGATCACAGATTATCCAAAGGATAAGATTGAGTGGGTTGTAATCGAAGATTCAGATATTGTAGAGGAACAGGCTGCTGATAAGATCTTGAAATTTGCGCACACTTGCTCGCCCATGAATGTCAGTTATATTCCTCTCGATAAAAAGAATGTCCCAATTGGTGCTATGCGGAATCGTGCTGTTCTAAAGGCTCAGCATGATATTATTCTCTTTATGGATGATGATGATCATTATCCTCCGCCGAGTTTCAGTAAACGTGTTGCTTGGCTGTGCTTACATCCATGGAAACCGAGTGCAGTTGCTTGTACCACAATTGCGTGTTATGATCTAATCCATGGAACGAGTGCAGTCAATACTCCTCCTTGGAATCTTCCCTTGCGCCAACGTATTTCTGAAGCGACCTTAGTATTCAAGAAATCTTGGTGGGATGGACATCGTTTTCCCAAGGTAAGTATTGCCGAGGGAGAAGGATTTTTAGAAGGTCGTGAATCTGAAGTGGTAGAGTTACAGCCGCAGCAGATGATCGTTGCAATGAGCCATGGAAAGAATGCTAGTAGTCGGCGCATTCCCCCTTCTACGCAGCCGTCGTGTTTCTGGGGATTTCCTAAGGAATTTCTTCTATTCTTACATAAGCTCGCTAGTGTTGAAGTCGAGGATGTCTCAACGTAGTTCTTCTAGGGGTTGCCTTGCGAAAACGGGTTGATTTTTTCAATTTAACAGCACCGCCCTTTTTGGGTTTGGGAATTTCAGCCTTGGGAGTTTCAGGGGCTTTAGGGGTTATTTCATCCTTAGGACTTTCAGGGGCTTCAGGACTTTCAGCTTTGGGAGTTTCAGCTTTGGGAGTTTCAGCTTTGGGAGTTTCAGGGGTTTTAGGAGATTCAGAGATTTCAGAATCTTTAGGAGAAGGGGTTGTTTCAAGATCTTCTAAACTTACACCTATTGAACTTTCACCAGTTACACTTCCATACGGTTCTTCCATTCTACACATCTTATATTTATCATCATCCGTTGTAGGAACATTCATTAGTTCTAATATTAGGCGAAAAATCGGATCATTAACTAGCGGTTTCATAATATCTTGAAACTCTTCTGTACATATAATTTTATCCCAAGTTGCCAAAGCCTGTAAGTTTTGTATATCTTGAAGAGTTATTTTCTCAAAACTAGTAGTAAAAGACTTCCCCTCATTTTTCAGCGGTTTAGAAACTGCCGAAAGTTTCTCATCTATATTTATCACCTTTTCACGGATTACTTTAAGTTTATCTTCAATTAATGAGCGATATGTAGCAGGTGGTAGGGTAGATACACACCATAATAAAAAGCCAATAAGCATACTTTTCGTACCCTTAAATATATCTTTTACAAGTTCTGTACGAATATCTGGATTTATTAGTACCCAAGCATTTATTATATACTTGGCTATTACTCCTATTGCCATTCCAGAAGGGCTTATAAAACCACTTGCCGTCATTATCATTTGCCTCCATTGACCAGTAACAATTTCTTCAATCAATACGATCAGTGTAAGAAGGGTTGATGAGTTTCCAGATAATCCAGCACTTAGGCGAATCGAATCTAAGATTGTAATGAAAAGCTGCACTAGCGGCTTTACAGGAATAGGAATTTGAAACGGCGTATACGGAGTCGGCGGTATAATAAGATCATTATTCATGAGTTTGGAATATCCTGGCGAATCATAGGCTATCTTATTCCAGAACGTGTCCATCTCATCCGATTTTTTCAACAACCCTTCAAAGGCTAGATCAAGTGACATATCTTTTGGAACAAGATCGGATACATCTGTCTTTAGAAAGGCACTTCCAGGAATTTTTAGATTGGGAAGCCGTCCATAGTTTCCTCCTGATTGCGGTTTATCCGATTCCAGCATTTCAAGAATCCATGGGGCAGAAAAGGCCTCTTCAATTCGCACCTGTTCCTTCGAATTTAACATCGGTTTCCCAAATTCATCATGTAAAAAAGAAGACCATCCTGCTTTTCCTTTTGCTCTCTTATAAGCAGTTAATAGTATACAGCCATTTGCAATACAGGTATATACTCTTTCTTGCAATGCTTCGGGTGGAGTGTTCCGAATAACTTCTTTTAGTTTTTCTATCCGTTCATCCATCTAATTAGCTTCCACACATTAAACATCCATCTTTTGTACTCTCCTCATACTCAGCCGCCAGACGATCTAGCAGTTCCTTACGATTTACTTTCTTATCCTCCTCATCACTGTCAGACTGATAAGGAGAATCCTGCGCATCATCTATTACATTCGTCCCAGATACAGCAGCTAGAAGTCTCGGATCTACTGTAAATTTCTGCGCCATTACAGGAGCCTTTGTTCTCAGATAATAGCATCCTGTCTTCAGACCAGCCTTCCAGGCATAGAAGTGCATGCTCGTTAGTTTAGCATAATTTGGATCTGCAACAAACAGATTCAGACTCTGCGACTGGTCAATAAAGGCACCTCTCGCCGCCGCCATATCAATAAGCACGCGCTGCTTCAGTTCATAAGTCGTCTTATATCTCTGCTGAATGTCAGAGGGAATAGCATCAATCCCCTGAACACTGCCATTGCGCATAATGATTTGCTGTTTGAGAGCATCGCACCATAGACCAGCCTCTGTAAGCTCGGCCATCAAATGCTTATTTACAATGATAAACTCACCAGCAAGTGTACGCCGTGTATAAAGATTGCTGGTAAAAGGCTCAAAACATTCGTTATTTCCAAGAATCTGGCTGGTACTCGCAGTAGGCATAGGCGCAATGAGAAGACTATTGCGCATACCCTTTGACGCTCTCTCCCTCAATCCAGCCCAGTCAAGCGTTCCATTCGCCTCACTCTTAGGAACAACCTTCCATAGATCAGGCTGCAGCATACCCTTGCTCGCAGGAGATCCAGCAAAGGTCGAATAACTGCCTTCAGTTACAGCAAGATTTGTAGAAGTCTCCACAGAGGCAAAGTACATATGCTCAAAGATAAGCTGATTGAGATCCGCGGCCTCAGGACTCTCCCAATCCATCTTTAACATAGCGAACACATCAGCAAGGCCTTGTACACCAAGACCAACAGGACGATGGCGCATATTACTTCTCTTTGTTTCTTCCGTGGGATAGTAATTAATGTCAATCACACGGTTCAGATTCTCAATTGCCACCGTCGTAACACGGCGCAGCTCAACAAAGTCAAAGACACCGTTGTTTACAAAGGCAGGGAGTGAGAGGGAGGCAAGATTACATACTGCCGTCTCATCTGGTGATGAATACTCAATAATCTCTGAACAAAGATTACTGCTCTTAATAGTGCCTAGATTCTGCTGGTTACTCTTAGCATTCGCAGCATCCTTGTAACAGAGATAGGGTGTTCCCGTTTCCATCTGCGTATCGAGGATTTGGAACCACAGCTTTTGCGCTGATACCTTGCGTCTAGCCTTTCCACCTTCCTCATACTTTTTATAAAGTGCGCGAAAGTTGTCGCCCCAGACATCTGAAAGACCAGGGCATTCATCAGGGCAGAAGAGAGACCATTCACCATCAGCTTCAACACGCTCCATAAATAGATCTGAAATCCATAGAGCATAAAACAGATCACGAGCACGTTCCTCTTCAACTCCAGTGTTCAACTTGAGTTTGAGGAAGTCTTCAATATCTGCGTGCCAAGGCTCTAGGTATACAGCAAAGCTTCCATTACGCCGACCACCCTGGTTGACATATCTGGCCGTATTATTGAATACACGAAGCATGGGAATAATTCCGTCACTCACACCATTTGTGCCGCGAATTCCTGATCCGCGAGCGCGAATATTGTGGCAATGAAGACCAATGCCGCCTGCGTACTTGCTGATATTCGCACAGTCTGAAAGAGTTTTGAAGATTCCATTGATGCTGTCACCATCCATAGCAAGAAGAAAGCATGAGCTTAACTGTTGGCGTGGAGTTCCAGCACTGTATAAGGTTGGAGTAGCATGAGTGAATTTCTTCAGACTGAGAAAATCATAGGTACAGAAGGCACGGTCTAGATCATCAGGCCACAAAGCTAGCGCTACACGCATCCAAAGGTGCTGAGGACGTTCCTTGATGACTAGGTTCACATCCTTAATAAGATAGGAGCGCTCAAGAGTTTTGAAACCGAAATAGTCAAATAGATAATCGCGATCATACTGTATGGCGGCCTCAATACGAGCCGCCGTTTCAGGATTCGAACAAAGCTCTAAGATTTTCGGATGCACCGTACTGATTTCCTCACCATTCTTATTCTTCTGATTTCCTAGATTCAGCATAACAGTGGCAAAGTTGCCAGTCGTCTCTTTGTGATGATTACTTATAGCAATACGGGCAGCAAGTGTCGCCCAGTCTAAATTATTCGTCGACAGACTTGCTGAGAGCTGAGCCGTTAAATCATCGATTTCAGTAGTCTTTACACCATCATAAATCTGGCTGAGAACTTGCTGTGCAAGTCCGTCGGGGTTAACAGAGAGAGATCGGGAAGCCTTGCGAATTCTCTGAAGAACCTTATCGAAGCTGACTGCTTCTACATCTCCACTACGCTTAATGACACGCATACTAAAGGTCATTTTGAGAATGGTTGGGAAGAGTTGCCGCGGCGAAGCCAACTAATCATTTTTTACGCGCAGAAAGTTTTTCTGTCTTTTTAATTTAGAATAGATCTATCAATACAGGCTGTCTCATCAAATCCTCTGTCTTTCTTATTTAAGAAATAATAATGATTAAAATACACATACGATTTATCAATAATAAGTGATTCTAAGCCCTCTGTAACAATGTGAACAGAGAATGTTTTTACATTTTTTGGTATAACAATACATTTTGTAAATCCTATTTCTGAAACTTCATCGCAATTAAATATATGAAAAAAATCCATATTTTCAGATGGAAGGCGATGTGGATTAGAGAAGAATCTATTCAAAAAGATAAATGCAGATAACTCAGATATAGTAAGTTTATGTAAGTTTATTATGTAGTCTAGAAATACATTTATATGATTCATACTTTTATTTTGTATATTAATATATTCATCTATATCAAATAATCCTATATATTTTGAATTCTGAAATGCATAGATAGAATGATTTTGCTGTGTGTGTTGAGCTTTTAGATTATAAGGAAACGTCCAATTGATTAAAAGAACAACCTTATCTTCGATACATTGTTTTAATCTTTCTGCTAAGGTAGATTCAGTAGAATTATCATAAATAATAAATCGAGTTACTCCTATTTTCATATAATAGTCGATCCATTGTAGTATATATGCATCTTCATTCTTTACAAGAGTAGAAAATATAATTTCATCTTTGAATTCAGGATATTTATTTACTCTTGTTTTTATAAGAGTTCCATTAATTTCTAATTCTATTTCTTCTTTATATTCTGAGTCTAAAAAATAAATACGTGTATTATTTTCAGAACATTCATTACAATTAAATAATCTATTCATATATTTTATTTTTAAGATAGGATCTATAAAGGGTGAAACTAGTACAATGTTCCCGTTATGAAAAATATCATATATTTTATATTCTTTAATCTGATGAGGATCCATCTAGCATTATATTGAAAGCGAAATTTATCTTTTTTACGCAAATGTATAAAATTTAAAAGGTAAGAAAATACCTTTTAAAGTGTATTCTAAGAAACAGTTAGTAATGCTTTGAATGCTTTGAAGACTTTGAAGATTTTTTAGTTTTTCTCTTTATTTTAGTTCTTGTTTTTCTTCTATATCCACCCCTAAGCCTAAGAGATGAGTAATCAGTAGTATCTTCCACGCCCTGTGTAAAAGGAGGTGTTATCTTAATGTAATGACCCTCAGGAAGATTTGCTCTTAAATCAGGATGCTCCTGATCATCAAAAAAGAAGGTTCGTTCCGCCAGACCCTCTATAGATCTATCCGTGTCAATAAGCATAGTTTCAATATCTTTTAAAGTTTTTTTAGGAGAAGAATTGCGTCTCGAATCATTTAGAGACATTACATCGTCGAAATATGTTCTGCGGATATTTAACTTAGATCCATACAGCTTACTCGTAATAAGAGCATCCACCATTGTTATGTAAAAAATATCTGAATTATTTGTTAGCAAGAAAACAGATACAGAATCACGTATTTCCTCTATCCTTTGTAAAAGAGATAGGAGGTTCGGATTTAATTGTATATCGTTCTCACTGCTATTCGCGTTCTGAAAATTTACATATTTTCCAGCAATAGTACCATCCAGATCAAAGACTAAGACAAGATTCTTAGAGGTATTTCTTGTAGATCCATTTCCAAAGTCTTCCATTAGCTACTAATGGCTTCATTTTTCTCAGCTGCCAGCATATCCATAATAAGTCGGCTATGCGTAATCACTCGAGAACTGATACACATACTCTCTAACTCCTGAATTAGAAGCTTGTAGGCATAAGGGATCTCAATGTTGCTGAAATTTGTAGTATTTCCGCAGGCTCTGCACACCCAAATGCCTTCAATCGGATTTGCCACTGCGAGTAGTCCACAGTCGCGGCACGAATAACAGCGGAATGCGTCGGAACACTCCATCAAACGTTCCTTGGTAAATTCTGCCATTCCGTGTGCAGCCACGCAATCGCGCTCCATTTCACCAAAGCGTAGGCCACCCTCTCTCGCTCTTCCTTCCGCCGGCTGACGGGTCAGCATAACAAGAGGACCCGAGGCGCGAGAATGAAGCTTGTCCGCCGAGCAATGGCGCAGACGCTGATAGAATACTGGACCTACAAAGATATTTGTCTCCATCTGGCGGCCAGTGAATCCATTATACAGAATCTCATTACCATAGGGCTCAATGCCAAGATCATCGCGGAGAAGACTGGCTAAGCCATCGACCGTACAGTTGCCAAAGGGTGTGCCGTCGCCTAGTGCACCAACCTCGCAGCCAACCTTGCCAAGAAGAGTCTCCATCAGTTGAGCAATCGTCATGCGGCTTGGAATACAATGCGGGTTGATAATGATATCGGGGATAATGCCAGAGGCAGTCTGAGGCATATCCTTCGCATCAATAATCATTCCGCAGGTTCCTTTCTGTCCATGACGCGAACTGAACTTGTCACCAATCTCTGGGATTCTGTCCTGGCGAACACGAACCTTTGCAAAACTGTAGCCCTCTCCATTACGATTGCGGAAGATGCGATCGACCCAGCCAATCTCGTTATTACGCATTGTACGAGACACGTCGCGATATTTCTTAGTGCCCGCAGGAATCACCATTCCAGTAGGAATGCGAAGAGGAACCACCTTTCCAATAAGAATATCGTCATTGTCGACATAGTGATTCTCAGGTACAAAGCCATCCTCCGCGAGTTTCTCGTAATTTGCGTTCTTCATCTGTCGTGTAACAACTGGATCTGGCTTATAGAAGCGCTCTTCTTCACCACTGCTCTGATTCTTCTTCTCCTCGTCCTTGTAGGTTCGGTAGAAGATACTACGAAAGCCACCACGTTGTAGAAATCCGCGATTGATCATGATGGAATCCTCCTGATTGTATCCAGTGTAGGTCATGATCGCTACAATAATATTCTGACCACACGGCATCTTCTGAGCTCCGTAAAACTTGCTGACAAAGGGACTGACAAGAGGAATCTGAGGATAGCAGAGCATGTGTGAAAGGGCATCGAATCTCTCGCGGAAATTTAGAGCATACATGCCCATCGCCTGCTTACCCATGGCTGCCTGGTACGCATTACGCGGCGACTGATTATGATCAGGAAAGGGGATATTACTGGCAAGTGATCCAAGAATACACGAGGGGTGAATTTCTACGTGGGTCTTCTTAACATCAGAGAGATCCTCGTATTTCATTGCAATATACAAACCCTCTGTCTCACCAGGATCAATATACTCAATAAGATGGTGGCCACCTGGACTCTTCCACAGCATGAATTCCTCCCATGTTTCGAGAGAAGCAACCTCTTTCTCAATCTTGGCATCTGCGAGAAGTTCGCGCATCGCTGGTGCAAAGAGAACAGGGCGAAGCATGCGCCCAGCTTCCGTAGTAATCCAAAGTTCTCTGAGAGTCATTTTCCAAATAATTCCAGTCTGTGGATGGATCTGGCACTCACGCTTTGCACTCTGTAGCGCTTTTACACTTGGCTCTGTATTCGAAGGTGAAAGCGTGCCAATCCACGCTCCATTTAAGAATACCCGCGTATCACTGAATTTCTCAGCGACGCTAGAATCCTTCAGCTGTTTGAGAGTATTCAGATTTTGAATGAAGTCGTAGATCGAGCGAGGATTGCTAAAGATGCTGACAATGGCAGTAGTCGCCATATTTTTCACTACACCTACTGAATGACCTTCTGGAGTCTCCGCAGGACAGATGTAGCCCCACTGAGTATTATGAAGTTTACGAGGTGCGATAAGCTTACCAGTCTTTTCAATCGGCGTACTGACTCTGCGCAAGTGTGAAAGGCCTGAGATATAGTTTAGACGATTGAGAACCTGTGATACTCCATTCTTGCTGGGACCACCTGCCTTCGCTGAACCAAAGTTGCCAGTTGCAAGACAGGTCTTTAGTCCAACCTCCAAATTCGTCGACTTGATGACCTTGTGGATATTACTGATATTCAGAATATCTTCGAACTTTCCTGTAGCCTTCCAACTACCACCATGAATTTCCTTAGACATATACGTCTTAATATCCTTCACCATCATGGTCGAAAACTGGGTGCGAAAGAGGTTTGCTAGCAGGAAGCCAGGGAGATCGACACGCTTATTTGGATACGAGTCGCGGTCATCATTCGGAATACGAGAACTCGCTACCCACATTACCTTGCGCGTCATGTGAGCAAGAAAGCACGCCTTCTCATATGCCTTGTCCTCGCTTCCAATGTGTGGAAAGAGCTCTTCAGCGAGAATATCAGTCACAGCGATCTGTGGACGATTCCCTCTCGGTGCCCAGGTTTTGATATAGGAGGCAAGATTCTCTAGGGCATCGGCCTGGGTCTGAATGTGCGATGCCTCAGCCATCGATTCACTGAGAATTGAATCAAAGCTAGTATCTGCGTCATTTCCGAGAATTAGATCGAGAATATCCTTATCAGCAGTAACGCCTAGAGCACGGAAGATGATAAAGAGGGGAATCGGCGCCTTCATGCGAGGAAGAGTGGCACGAAGTAAGATGATCTGCGAGTTCTTAGGATGGTACATCATTCTCACCGCATTTGACTTTGGCACTTGATCGTTATCGGGACCAATCGACTTTACCTCAATGACTTCGAGTTCCTTCGCTGTATTGCGATTATTTCTGAACACAAAGGGGCGATTCTCTGACATACGTTCCTGCGAAATACATACGCGCTCACCACCCTGAATAATGAAGTAGCCTCCCATATCTTCAGCGCATTCTCCAACACGGGCAGGATTCATATGATTCTGGTCTGTAAGAAGACAGTACTTGCTTCCAACCATCACAGGAATCTTTCCAAGATGCACGTTTGGAAAGACACGCTTGCGAAGAAGACGACGACCACCCTGAGTATTATCAATTTCTACATATGTTACGTGGATATCGACAAAGAGCGGAGCAGCATAGGTAAGATTACGTAAACGAGCATCATTTGGCATCATTGGTAGAATCGCACCATTGTTCTCGAAGATCGTTGGCTTCTTAAACTGTGGGTTTAGAAATTCAAGATGTACCTCGTATTCTCTGTTAATAGCTTCAAGAGGCTGGGCTACAGATACGTCCTGCTTTCCCATTAGGGCATTTGCAGCGGAAGTACTAAGACCAGTGGCAGTTGCTAGAGCAGATCGAGGTCCACTGAGAGGAATCTCAGGGCTTCCACGGACAATTACTGGATTCACCATGGTAATGATTTCGTGAATATCTACATCCATGAAATGATTGAAACTTTCAATCTGATGGCTCACGATCTGCTTACCATCTGCCTGGCCAAAATACAGTTCTAGAATTTTGTGCCATAGCTTTGGACTAGTAGTCATTATTTGGGACTTTGGTATAGGGGAATTTGAGGGACCAATTTTTGATGTAATGGGCATTCCTAGTTTCCTTCTCACCTAGTATTTAGATGGCAGAAGAAGGCAGAAGAGAGATTAAGATTACAGGGGTGGCCGCCGATGCCTATCATAAATTAAAGGGTACTCGTAAGACAAGACGTAGAGGGCAGACAGGAGGAGAAGGAGAGCCCCCTGAACCTGCCTTGCCAGTACGACCTGTAAATGCAAAACCCTTTATGAATGCCGTGAAAATTGGAGGAGATACAAAAGTTATTCCTACACCTCAAGTCGCCCCTGTAAAAAAGGAAGAAAAGCCTCAAGAAGTGAAGCAGGTTTCAGCTCCAGAAATATCCAAAGGACGACTTATTTTGTCTCCGGCAAAGACAAAAACAAAAAAAGTCCTTCTCGCCGCTCCAGTAAACAAGCAGAATGTTAAAAAAGGAGAAACACGCAAAATTCGTGTACAACTGAGCGGTTTGAAGAAACGCATGACAAAGGCGAAATCAATTCACCATGATAGCCGTGATAAACCTATAGCAGAAGTACGCAAATTATTAGAAGAGGCAAAACTCGTTAAACCAGATCTAACAGGAAAGGTTCCTGAAAATGTACTTCGTGATATATATAAGGACTACCTCTTGCTGAGAAATAGAGCTTTGTAAGATATTATTTGTAAAAGTGTAAAAGTTAAGATCGCAATCTTAACTTTTAAACTTAACTTATGAAACATTCGAAATAGCATAGATATATCCATCTGTCGAAGAAACATATAGTTTTTCATTGTAAATGCATATATAAGACTCGATACTACCCTGAGTAGTATACTGCGATATAATATTTCCTGAAGAATTAATTACATATATAATTGAAGAAGCAACATAAATATTCCCTTTTACATCTATCATAGGAGTACATTTTAATCCTAGACCGAGGAATATTTTCCATACAAGGCTACCATCTTCCCCTTGTATAGCATACAAATAACCATCCGTTGATGTTACATATAGTGTACGATTCGCACCAATTGCAACCGAAGAATAGATTGGCCCACCTGTAGTATAAGACCAGATACGATTACACCCCTTATTTAAAGCATGGATCTTAGAATCTAAGGATGTAATATATATATTTCCACATATTTCTACGGCAGGGGTTGAGTAGATTGGTCCACCGCACTTATATATATAATTTAATTTCCCTTTTACAAAATCGATAGCATATAATACTGAATCAGTAGATCCGATATATACTGTTTGTTTATCAATAACTGGTGAACCCTGGATTGCTGCACCAGTTTTAAATCTCCATATAACTGCACTATCTAAATATACGCAATATACATAGGAATCAATAGATCCAAAGATAAGATATTTGTCATAGACTGTAACCGATGTTGTAGATATAGAGTTCGCACTAGTATAAAACTTCCATACCAAACTATTAGAAAAAACTGCGTAGGTATATCCATCATAAGAATTAAAATATACATTTCCATTTCCATCAATAGTTGGACTCGAATACACGGGTCCTGTACTATATATCCACAACGTATTGCCTGTTAAAGAATCTAAGGCAACAAGTCCATTCTCAGAACCGACATATACAATTCCATTTCTATTAATACAAGGACTAGAAACAAAAGTTGCAGACGTATTTAATTGAACCCTCCAAGCTAAGTTCAGAACAGTTGGTCCTTTCTCTGCAGTAGTATGTGTAGATCTAAATCCTATCATTGGCCATATTGGAGGTGGAATAGTGTTTGTTAATGAATATAAATAGCCACCAACGGTTCCAATATATATAGTTCCATCACTTCCAAGTAGAGGAGAAGATTCAATAGATGAATCTAACGAATATGTTAATACAATAAGTCCAGTTCTTTCATTTACTATATACAATTTAGAGGAACATCCAACATAAATATTACGATCAGATCCAATAAGAGGTGACGACGGTGTAAATCCTCTTTCTAAAAAAATCCTCCAAATAAGTTCACCAGTATCCCCTTTTACAGAATGTAAATATCCATCACTTGATAAAAAATATACTGTTCCAAATATATTAATTGCAGCAGAAGAATATATAGAGCTACTGGCGGTGTATTTCCATTCAAGTCCTCCACTAGGATTTAACGCATAAAATGTATTATCAATAGATCCAAAATAAATCAGGCCATTATATCCAATCGCTGGAACAGAATCTATTCCAGACTCTGTTGTATATGTCCAAAGAATTGAACCTGTAAAAATATTGATAGCATATAATTTATAATCTGCCGAACCAATATACACTGTTGTTCCAGAAACTGCCGCAGATCCTTGTACCCAACCGCCTGTTTGAACCTTCCATACTAAAGTTCCGTCTATAGATGATATACAATATATATAATAGTCAAAGGAACCAAATATAGCATACCCATTTGAAAGTAAAATAGTAGAATTAGTTCCTTGTATAAATGCATCACGTATACCATCAGACCCTGTCTTAAACTTCCATATAAGAGTTCCAGAAGGAGATACTGAATAAATATAACCATCTGTCGATCCAAAGAATATTGTACCATCTGCTAGAATAGTTGGACTAGAATTTACTATACCATCAGTTGTATATGACCAAAGTATTTCATTTGATATGGTATCTATAGCATATAACTTGCTTCCTCCTCCTATATATAAGATATTTTGTAGAATAGATGGACTTGAAAAAATAGGCTCAAGAAAAAATCTCTTTCTAATTAATAAAAGTCCAGAAATCGCTCCAGCATAACTAGATTGTCGCTGATTATTTTGTCCAAATGTAAACCATCCAGAACTTATAGTTACATTAGAGATAGTATTCTGAATAGAATATATATGTTCTCCAGAACAAAGATATAAAGTAGTTTCTCGACTTAGTGTTGGTGAAGCGCGAGAGCCAGAAATATACTTTGATACAATAGATCCTAAATTGTTTAAAGTGTATAGATTAGCCAAAGTAGCCACATATAGTCTACCATTATTTCCAAGAGTAGGAGATGTTGGAGATGTATCAAGTAAGGTTCTCCATTTCCGAGTTCCTAGTATAGGATCTAAGGCATATATATACTGATCTTCAGAAGTTATATATACTGAATCGCCAATAGCTGGTGATGCATGAACAGCCCCTCCTGTACTATATCTCCATTGAAGTAGTCCAGCATTTGTTAAACAATATACATATTGATCTGAAGAACCAAAATATATATATCCATTGGCTATTCCTGGAGTTGATACTATAGCTCCACCTGTTACATATGTCCAAAGAATTTTTCCATTTAGCGTATCTATTGCATATAGTTTTGAATCAGTTGATCCTATATATAGAGTTGTATCAACAACTGTGGCCGACCCTCGAATCGCAGAACCTGTTTTAACACTCCATAGAAGAAGTCCATCTTTTAAGCAATATACATATGAATCTAAGGATCCAAAAATGGCATATCCTTCTCTAGTAAGTGTAAGAGAGGATTGTATTCCTGAACCGGTGTCAGAGGATAATGTCGCGTACTTCCATATAAGTGCACCATTTCGCACAGAATATACAGTTCCTGCAGAGTGAATAAGTACATTACCAGCGGAATCAATTACTGGACTTGATCGAATTGGCGCTCCTGTTGAATAAGACCATAAAAACTTGCCCCAGCTGTCAAAGGCAAAGACTCCTGCATCGGATCCTATATATACAATATCATTTAGATCTATTGCTGCGCTCGATATACTAGAACCGATTTCATAACTCCATCGTATTGCAATAGCTTCTTTAGGACCTATGCTCGGACTCTGTCTTCTATTATTTTGGCCAAATTTCGCCCATAGAGGGCAGAGCTCTTTAACAACAATAGTTTTTCCAACAGGTGTAAAAGGGTTGGCATCATTGTTTGTAGAGCCCATGCGCCGTAGAAGAGATCTGTTTGAAGGTGTGGTATCAATAGCGGCTCTACGACTTTGATTTCCGTAAAAAAGATTTTTTGATTGTCGTTGCATCGTGAGCATCGACGCTGACATGCTCATTTCTTTATATGTAGATTTAAACTTCATTGGAGAAGTACATATAAGGATGAGCCAGAGTATGATAAATGTCTATAGAAAGTTTTATGACCATTATAAAGAAATTTATGGAGAGAATACCTGTATTTTTCTGCTAGTCGGAAAATTCTACGAATTATATGATCTCGTAGATTCCAATGGCCAACCTTTTACATCTATGCGCAGAGCCGTTCAAATTCTAAATATTGTTCTAAAGGAAAAGCCTGGAGTAGGCTCGAAAGGAGAACTTGGCCTTTGGGCTGGGGTTCCAGAACAAAGTCTACACAAGTATGCGGGAGTATTAACTCGAGAAGGATGGACAGTTATTGTAGTCGACCAAGTGAAAGATAAGGCGGATCAAGTCATTGATCGTGTTCCAGCACGAATTCTCAGCCCTGGTACACATGTAGAAACGGCTAGTCAAGATCGAATGAGCGTTGCAGCCATTTGGATAGATAAACAGTATTCTTGCTCTATCATAGACTTGACAACAGGCGAGGTATTTTCATATACAACAGAAAAGACCGATGATATTTTACATATGCTGCAAGTATATTCTATAAAAGAAACAATTGTCATTCAAGTACCCCCTACGCAAGAATTACTCAGTTTGAAAACCGTCTTCGGAATTCGCGGTATTATCCATGAAGTTCCTTACAGTCCACGCGATAACCTGTCAAACCCTTTTACACGGGAAGAATATTTGCGGAAAATGTTTCGTCTTAAGACAATGATGCCAGTTCGCACGGCCTTGGACATTCAGAATGAAGGAATAGAAAGATCATTATGCAGTCTGTTGCGATTTATTGAAGATCATTTTCCACAACAATCTGAACGTCTTACTTCTCATGAAGTATATACTCCAACAGAATACATGAGACTTTCTAATAATATACTCGAGCAGCTTAGTATACTTACAACAAATGGTCAAAAATCTGTTTTACAAATGTTAGAGAGGACACATTCTTCTATAGGAAGACGAGCAATGCGCGAACGAATTCTTCGCCCCTTGAAAAACGAGAAAGAAATGACTTCGCGTTGGAACCAAGTTGCGTGGGCTACTGAGATCTCTGTAGAGGATAGACGATCCTATGAGAGAGATCTGAAGGCATTATACGATTTGCCGCGTATTCATTATAAATTCGCTGAAGGTTCTATTGAAAGTACAGACATCTTGCAGGCATTTCAGTCGTATTCAGCTACCGCCTGTCTTATTAAAAATCTACAAGGAACAGCATTATCGTGTGATCATGCACTTCAAGAATCAATTCAAGAGTATCGAGAAAAAGTTGTATCTATTCTTGATGAAGAAAAGGCAAAGAATAGATCTGAGGGTGGCATTATTGGATTTTTAACACCGATTTCGGGTCCTGAAACATGTAAGATAGAAGAAGAGATTCAAACTATTCATGAATCGTGGAAAACTGTATGGGAATCGTTTTGCAAGTCGGCCAGAATTTCTCCAGATTCTTTTCATTTAGATGAGAAAGGAGATGGCGAATATACCTGGGAAGGTTCACGTACACATTTGAAAGCGATCGAAGGAAATGTTTTCACTAAGAAAAATGTAGATCTTCCAGGACTTCTTGTTGATCATAAGAAAACGGGTCCAATTGTTTTATCTTGCCCTGCCATAACATTGTATACGAATAGTCTACGTGCAAAAAGAAGAGAACTTTCTCTCGCCCTCAAAAAAGAGTGTCAAGCAGTGTGTGATACACTCTGGGAAGCTGTTCGATCGTTTCAAGTCGATTGGATTGAATGGCTAGGAAGAATCGATTGTACTCTTGCTCTTGCCTCAGCGGCTAGAGAATATAAATGGGTAAAACCAACAGTTGGCAAGACTTTAGAAATTCACGGACTTCGTCATCCACTCTTGGAAACTTGCCAGACTCGCATGGAATATGTAAAACATTCAGTTGAATTGGGAAAAAATTCAGTAAATGGATGGCTTTTGTATGGTGTGAATGCTAGTGGAAAATCCAGTCTTATGAAAGCAGTTGGCGTGTCAGTTATTTTAGCACAGGCTGGCAGTTTCGTTCCAGCAGATTCTATGAGTCTGCGCCCGTACGATGCCGCCTTTAGTCGCATATGGTCTCATGATAATCTTTGGTCTGGGCTATCAAGCTTTGCAGTTGAGATTTCAGAACTGCGCGATATTCTACAACAGGCTACAGATAGAAGTCTTATTTTAGGAGATGAGGTATGCAGTGGAACAGAATCAGTTTCAGCTACTGCCTTAGTTGCGAGTACTCTTGAACATTTAGATACGCAAGGCTGTCATTTTATCTTTGCCACGCATTTACATGATCTGATGAAAGTTCCAGGGTTTTTACCAAGACCAGGAATTTCTGTATGGCATCTAAGAGTGCAAAGAGTTGAAGGGAAATTAGTGTATGATCGTACTATTCAACCTGGTAGTGGTTCTCCAACCTATGGCTTAGAAGTTGCCCATGCCATGGGAATACCGCTAAGTATTCTTGAACGCGCTCATACAATTCGGCGTAGTCTAAGTGGGGAGGCTGCTATTACAGATGCTCCTAGAAGTATATGGAATTCAAATATTGTCCGCCATGTCTGTGAGATATGTAAGTGTAAGATAGTGAATGAACTTGAAGTACATCATATAAATCAGAGATCTGAGGGAGGAGATAATCAACTACGAAATCTTGTTGTTCTGTGTGAAAGGTGTCATGATTTGCACCATGCTGGCAAATTAGACATTGGACCCTTGCAAATGACCTCAGAGGGCTTAGAAAGAAGTACTGTTACGCGTGAAACTAGTGTAGCCGCAAAATGGACTGAGGAAGAGATAGAAACTATATTTTCCGCAGTTGCTCGTTTTCGTGGAAGGCCTTTACTGAGAGCTTGTCTATTTTTAGAAGAAAATGGAATTCGCATTACACAAACCCAGTTGAAAAAATTTCTATGATTTTATGAATCTGCAGCAGCCTTCATTAAATGAGGGGGGAGAGCCACATAAGCCATCTGACCCTGGGGACCCGTAGCTCCTACAGGACCTACTGGGCCCTCAGGACCCGCAGGACCCGCAGAGCCTGCAGCGCCTGCAGGACCGGCAGGACCCATAGGACCAGCAGGACCGGCAGGACCAGCCGGTCCCATGGGACCAGGTACACCAACCATAGATCCCGAACCATTTGCTTTCAATGCAGCAACCTCCTTTTGTAATGCCACAACAGCAGCCTGTAAGATACGAACCTGTCCTCCTAACATATTTCCACCCTGATAATTAAGACCTCCTCCATTTAATACAGAGCTCATTCTATGAGATTCTGAAATACTAAGACCTTCTTTTATACAAATATATACGCACCGGGACATAAAATTGATTTCAAACTGATAGTCAGAAGTAGTTCCCCAGAATGATCATTCCCATCCGGTGTTTTAGTTGTAATACCGTGATTGCGGATAAATGGACATATTACAAGAATGAACTAAAAAAACGTAATAATCGTGTTGAGGACAGATATTATATGGATGGCAGTCAAATTCCTCAGACTCTTGAACTAGAACTTATGAATAAACTTGGATTTAAGAGACCGTGTTGCCGCAAACAATTTCTCACACACGTTGATCTTATTGAAAAGATTTAACTTGCTCATCAACAGATGGAGTTATTCTTACCTAGTGTTATAGTTATTCTCTTAGCTGCATTTTTTGGATTTCTCGTGCTACCACGCTTAGGAACTATGCTTCTTGCAGTTCTAAGTGTTGTTGCTCTCTGCTTAGTCGCCTACCACCATTATTCGATGTTTGGATCTGAATATCGTCTAAGTACATGGCAAGTTGGTCTTACCGCATATGCCCCATGGGTTATTCTTGCCCTCTTATTCTTTTTCATTATTGCCTTAGTACAGTCATATTCTAGTAGTTCCGATCAAACACCCTTTGTTAGATTAACAAATTCTCTGCAATCATCGTACAATAAATCACCTATAATACCTGGTCTAGGAGTTTCTGCATCAGGTGTATAAACTGCTTATTTTTATATTTTATGCTAGTAGAGATGGTTAAAAAGACCAGAAAGGTTCAGAAAACGAAAAAAGCAATGACAATACCCCAACTCCGCCGCGCCTTTGAACATATAGATGCGTTCGTTGCAAAAAAGGGCACAGACATTCATTCATTTTCAAAGGAATGGAAAAAGACATTTGGAAAGGAGGTATCACCTACCGCTGCAAAGGAATACTTGGCCTTTGTTGCCAAGCGTGGTAAGATGACTGGCGGATCTGCTCCTCTTTCATATGAAATGAGACAGGGTGTGCCCCAAGGCTCGTATCCGCAGTATGTGCAGGACGGTTTTGGCTTTGCAAACCATCTATCTTCAGAGGGTCAGCAAGGAAATGTACAAGGTCCTCCTCCGGCTTCTCTTGGACAAAATACAGTAGGTGGTGGGAAGAAGAAGAGAAACACAAAAAAGAACCAGAAGGGAGGATCTGCTCTAAGTCCTACAAATTGGGATAAGATAGTCTCAGTAGGAAGTTCACTAATGACACGCCCATTTACACCGAATAGTCTTTCATCTCCAACATCAATTGGAATAGATGCGCAATTACGCGGACTAGCGGTAAATACAATGGCGTCTCCTCGTCCCGAAATACACTCCTTTGATTTTACACCCAAAATACCGACATATGGCGCATATGTCAGTACTGACAGTAAAATCGTATAATGAATTTGATTCTGTAAAAGATAAGATCCATTCGGTCCTTACCTTTTACACTTGCTAGTTCCGAGGTCTAAGAAAACCACCAGGAACTTTAGAGTTAGAATGTCTGCTGAATCTGTGAATGAAGGAAACATTAGTCCTCCTTACAGATCCTCGACTCCCGAGGCAAGCCCTCCTTATATACCACCAACCCCCGAGGGCTACCCAAATAGTCCTCGATACAGACCGTCAACGCCGGCTGAAGGAGAAAGAGACCCCTTTCGCCAAAGAGAAAAAAAGCTCCTACAGGCAAGATCTTCAGAAAAGAAATTGCACAGCTCAAATCCAAATACACTTATGTCAAGAAACCTACTTGATACCTACTTTAAAACTGTCGACTACCCTTTTACACGCCACCACATTGATTCCTTCGATCAATTCATTATGCAAGATATTCCAGCAATTCTTAAAAGCAATAATCCCTTCTTAATTTTAAAAGAGTTAAATCCGAAAACAAACACCTACATGTACCGTGTTGAAGTATTTGTTGGAGGCCTGCTGGGTGAGGAAGTGGAAATAGGAACTCCAACTCTATCCTTGCAAAAAGCAACAGAGGTACGTGTTCTTTTTCCAAATGAAGCCCGTCTAAGAAATCTCTCATATGCTTCAACTGTATATGCGAATATCATTGTTAAGATGACAATTACAGTAGGTGATACAGCCGAAGAAATTGTAAGAGAGTATAAACGTATGCCCTTATTTCAATTGCCAATCCTTTTACACAGTCGTTTTTGTGTACTGCACGGAAAACCAAAGAGTTTTCTTCAAGAAGCTGGCGAATGTCCACAAGATCAAGGTGGCTATTTTATCGTAGACGGATCAGAAAAAGTTCTAATAACGCGTCAAGAACAGGCCTTTAACACTCTATATGTACAATCTCAGCCTAATAACGACAAGGTTGAAACATATGGCAATATTACCTGCCTTTCATCTGAAACACGCCAAGTGAAGGTCGTTACCTTTAATTGGGTACGTGCCACAGACACTCTTCAAGTGACTCTTCCATATGTACGCACCCCAATACCAATCTTCGTATTATTTCGTGCAATGGGTGTACAGTCTGATAAGGATATACTAGAACTTATATATCCAGATCTCAATTCGGCAGAAGCAAAACTCGCATTACCCATTCTTATTACAAGTATTGCCGAGGCGTATCCATTTATGGATACATATTCATCTATACAATTTATCAAGGCTATGACAAAGGGGTTTAGTGAGGAACATGTGTATGATATTCTATTTAATCAGACCTTCATTCATATATCAGACAAGCACGGAGGAAGCCGCGTGCATTTCCTAGCAGATTGTGTAAGAAGGTTTATGCGTGTACATCTTGGTATTGATCCGAATGCCGATCGCGACGATACAAGAAATCAACGCGCACTAACAAGCGGTCAGTTACTCCGTATGTTATTTTCAAATGCATATTCAAACTGGAAGAAGGCTGTTCGTTTGTCAATAGATACTGAATATGCATATAACACGGAAACCTACAGTGGTCTGAAATTCGCAAATATTTTTAGCGAAGGAAATACTCAGAAACTATTTATTAGACCTGGAAGATCTGATAAATCTATAACACTCACTGAAGGAATTATGCGCGGATTCAAGGGCAAATGGGTTACAGGAGGTTCTGGCGGTGCCCTAGGTCATAGTGACGAGAAATCTGGCGTATTACAAGCACTTTCTAGATTGTCGTATCTAGATTTTATGAGCCATACTCGCCGCGTTGTTCTGAATTTCGACACTGGCATGAAACTTACGAAGCCCCGCCAATTACATACGAGTCAATATGGTTATTACTGCACTAATGAAACTCCAGGTGGATCGAGTATTGGTATTACCAAGAATCTTTCAATGATGACAATGATATCAACGGCTACAAATCCTGAACCAATTGTTAAACTTCTTATTGAGCGCAGCTGGATTATTCCTTGCTCAGAAATGCGCACTGATTTACTCCAGGTTTCAGTACCGTTCTTCTTGAATAATGGAATTATTGGATATACACTACAGCCTGTCGAGCTAACAGAGGTTATAAAACTTATGAAATGGACTGGATGTCTCCCAGTATTTACAAGTATTGGATTTTCTATTCGCAATCGCCGCGTATTTATGTTTGTCGACGAAGGCCGTCCCGCCCGTCCTCTCATCCACATTGAAAAGGGTAAACTTCCAAAGGACACTCTACAAAGTGCTAAGAGCTGGCGGAATCTTGTTCTTGGAACATACCCTTTAACACAGGCACACGGTATGAGTACAACTACTATACTTGACCCTCTTTCACAGACTTCTGGATCAATTCCTCTTTCAGAATACAAAAAGATTTTAGAGCCGCACATTGGTGTAATAGAGTATATTGATCCTTATGAACAGAATGAGGCATTCATTATAAATTTCCCCGAGCACTTGAATTCTGAAGCATCGCATATGGAGATACATCCTTGTACAATTGTAAGTGTTGTGAATGGTATGATTCCTTTTGCAAACTTTAACCAGTCTCCGCGCAATCAGCTATCGTGTTCACAGTCAAAGCAGGGTCTAGGAATGTATGCAACTAATTTCCAGAATCGGTACGATAACTCGGCGAATGTCTTATGTTATGGAGAAGCTCCTATTGTTCGCACCTTGGCCTACGATGTTCTCGGTGAAGGTCGAATGCCATATGGACACAATTTAATTATGGCAATTATGCCCTTTCACGGATATAATCAAGATGATGGTATTGTGTTCAATGATGACAGCTTTCAGCGTGGCATGTTTCGTAATATAAATTACCGTTCCTATGAAACCTTTGAGGAGATTGATAAACTTGCCAATACTCGCAGCGTAATTGCGAATCCTCTGCGGATTCACCAGTGGACGGATCTCAAACCTGGAAGAGATTATACGAAACTCGATGAGCGCGGAATAATTAAGATCGGTGAGAGTGTCGATGAGAATACTGTGATTGTTGGAAAATATATTCAAGACAAATCTGGAAAAATAAAGGATGCCTCTCTTACACCTCAGGTCTGGACTTCTGGACGCGTGGAGTCTGTTGCAATAACAGTAAATAATAATGGTTTACTCTTAGTGAAAATACGTATAACGCAGGATAGAACTCCTGAATTGGGTGATAAATTTTCAACACGGCATGGACAAAAGGGTACTATAGGAATGCGCTTTAGAGCTCATGATCTTCCTCGCACTGCCGATGGATTAGTTCCAGATATGCTTGTAAATCCGCATTGTATTCCATCTCGTATGACGGTCGCCCAGCTTATGGAGATGTTATTTGGAGAAGTATGTTATAAGAATTCTATGATCGGTGATGCGACAATTTTCATGAGTGATTCGTCAGCCCCAGAGGCAATAGGCAGGGTGTTAGAGGGTCAGTTTGGAATGGAGAAAACTGGAAATAATATTTTATACGATGGCGCTTCTGGAATACAGATGGAGACGACCGTTTTTATGGGACCTGTATTTACTATGCGGCTCAAGCACATGGTTGAGGATAAATGGAATGCGCGTGCTGAAGGTCGCAGAGAGCAGAAGACACATCAGCCGACTGGGGGTCGCGGAGCACAAGGAGGCTTGCGTATTGGTGAGATGGAGAGAGATGCTTTGGCTGGACATGGAATTAGTAGATTTCTGCGCGAAAGTCTGATGGAGCGTGCGGACAAAACTGAGATACGGGTGTGCAATGGGTGTGGAACGGTGCCTATTTTTAATTCGAAGCAGAATTTGTTCGTATGTCCTTTGTGCGATGGACCTGTGCAATATCTTGGATCTGGTCAAAATATGGAAATTTTGCCGACTATTTCGCGGAGCATAGCAACTACAAGCATTGTTGAGATGCCATATGCGACGAAACTTCTGGCAGATGAATTACAGACCTATTTGAATATGGGTATACGTATATTAACTGGAAATTCGGTTACCTCGTTGAAAGAGCCGGCTGATCTTATCCCCTTGGGAGATGTGGCAGCGGCCTTGCAAAAACCTTTGCCAGAAGTTATTATACCTGAAACACGGATACCTGAATATAGAGAGAAGCCTGAGCCAGTTGTAGTTTCAGAAGAGGCTTTATTCGCAATGGGAGTTGTTCCTGAAGTCCAGCCTGAAGAGATCGATGCTGCGGCAGATGCAGTGGCAGAGGCTGAGGCAGCAGCTACAGTCAGATTTGCACCTCTGCCTGCAGAGGCGCCTGTAGCTGCACCTGTAGTTACTGTACCTGTAGTTACTGCACCTGTAGTTACTGTACCTGTACAGGCACCCGTAGTTAGTGTACCTGCCCCTATGGTCGTCGCTGCACCTGCACCTGTCCCAGCACTTCCTGAAGAATTGGAACCAGCTCCAGAACAAAGACAGGTCGATTTTAATGCAGGAATGGCCGCCGCTAGAGCCCAGATGGGAGGATTCATGGCTCCAATTGTATATCAAGCACCAGCTGCAGGAGCCCCACAAACAATTGTAATAGACACGAGCCAAGAAATGGCAGATCCTCCACACCTAGGCGGAGCAAGAAGACATACTACACCAAGATCTCGTGCAGGATCACCTCGTAGAATATCATCAGTAGGAGACCAACCTCTTACACCTACCTCAAAAATTACGGTAAATAAATTGGGTTAAAATTGATTCCAAATACCAATACTTAGTAAAGCCCAGAATGAACTACGAAATAATTGAAACATTATACCGTAGTCGCCTTACCCTTCTAGAACATCTCGAGAATGATGGATACGATACAACTCCCTATAGTAAATTCAGTCCAAAAGAGATTATGGAAATGGTAAAATCAGGACCAATTCTTGGTGCTCCCCCGGCACTTATGATGGAACTACAGAGAAAGAATCCAACTGAAGGTCTCTATTCCAAGTGTCTAGTTGTCTACACCATTGGCAAGATTAAACAAAAATTATCAGCCTTTACTCTGAAACTTATCGATACTGAAGAAACTTCTTTCGATCCCACGACAACCGAAGTAATCATTATAACTCTCGAGCCAATTGCAGCAAACTTTCATGCCATGTCTCTCCTCTGTCACACGGCACATAAGACAAAGGTTAGATACTTTCAGGCTGCTGCCATCATTAACAATCCTCTCAAGCATATTCTCGTACCAAAGCACGAGCGTGTCCCTTCAGATCAGGAGGAAGCTCTACTTACTGGTATCTATGCCAAAAAGTCACAGCTCCCTCTAATTCGCTATCACGAGGATCCTATTGCTCGTATGATCGGTTTAATGCCTGGAGAAATTGTACGAATTACCAGACCTAGTATAACTGCTGGCGAGTGTGTGGGATATCGAGTATGTCTTCCTTAATACATAAATTTTATAAGAAAACTGTATAATTTAAGAACTCATGACTCCTTTCTATATTTGACGGTACCGTCAAGTTTAAAAGTTAAGAACCCTACCGGTTCTTAACTTTTAAACTTTCGGCAATGCTGTTAAGTACAGAAATTTAAGAACTCCTACTTTGGAGGAGTTCTTAAATTCGGTACTTAACGGTAGATGACAATAGAAACTGTTAGAATTACCTCGTCAAGAACTGGATTTACTCCAGTAACAGCATCTATTGACGTTGATACGCAATTTAGTACAGATCTTATAGGCGGTGTTCCAAATACATGCCAAAAAATTGTTCAAGCTGCAAATACTTCTGGGTCTAAGACAAATTTTTTGAATATTTACAAGGTTGATCAAATTAAAACAAATCTTAGTGCTTTTAATACAAAGATTGCGGCATTAAATCCAGGCCTAACCATTTCTGGTAATTTAGACGATATTAACGAGTATCTTACTTCACTAGAAAAAACACAAATTCCTGTACAAAAACTTGTAGCAGCATGTCTTTCTGAAAAAGTCGCCCCAGATACAAGTAAGTTAGATGTGTCAAAAAGAGACTATGACACGTCTAAGGCGAGATATGAATCGGTTACTGAACAGACTACAAGTTATTATGAAGGATGGTTTCCTTTGTACAGACCTGTAAAAGAACAATCACTATTTATCTTATTTGGAGTATCAATATTTTTCTTAGTAATCGCATGTCTATTATTTTTATCTCACTCTGACATATATTTGAAGATTGAAGTTCCCCGACAGTATGATATGCCATATATTGAATTTGACTATACATCTATTATGTGGGGAGTACTAATTGGAGTAATACTTGCGGCTATTGGTATATATATAAAATGGGTCTAGTCGGATATTTTTATTTAATGATACTAGAATGCCTGCTTTAGATGCCTTAGGGGGTGATCCTTGTTCATTATTAAATAAAACCGACTATCCCAACCTCTGGTTAAATACAGGAGCAGATATTAATACAAATATTGCTACTGGCGGAAATCCCACAACATTTCTTAGTGCTATCTCTGCCAGTACTTTAGATCTTAGTAAAGATATTTTAGCATCAGGCAAAAAAAATCCTTCAAGTCCTTTTACACTTATACAATTTCTTTCAGGAGGTACAGTCGCCAGACAAACAACTTTACCCTATACAAGCTTAGGAAATATCATTTTAAAAAGGACTGATAGTACTAATGAAAAACTAACTATTGTTGATTCATACTTTGCGTCAACGGCAACAGGGGCATACACATACAGCACAAATTCCAATAAAAAACTATCACCCATTAATTTATGGAATCCTTCAGATGCATTAGCAAATGGAGTAATTTCTACAAGTCCTGTATCAGTATTGGGAAAATTAATAAACCATGGATTCTTATTATCAAAAGTAGAATTATTTAGACCTAGTGATTTTAATCCTGATACTCCTCCCCCTCCCGGTGGCGAATCTCTTATATATTTATACAAAATTGCACAGAGTGGTACTCTTAATTTGACAAGTACGCAAATCAATCGTAAGGGCACCTTGGAAGCGAGAAATCTACGATTTTTTGCAGCATGGCTAGCTGAATACTGCTACTATCGTACGCGGTATGAAGTTTTATTACGTAAATACTTTACTATATATTCCCAGCAATCTATTGGTGGAACCGATACATATGCCCCTCCTTCTGTTAGTTCAGCTATAGTAACTTCAATATTCAATGGATCTGGTACAGCTGACAATAAATATTCTGCAACTCCTATAAGTCAACAAGATTACTTAAAAGCATTAGCATATCAAATGGCATGTCTTAATACGAGAATGACAGATATGCGTCTTCTTTTAGGTAAGATCAGTGAATATTATAATGCAGTATATCTTGAAATACAAAATACTATTAATAGTGAGACTACTATTGGAAGTAATACTGATCTTACAAATAAGATAAATGCACTGAATGATTCTGCGATAAAAGCTCAGAAATATTTATCTGAGAGAGATTTCCATCAAGGTGTTATGGAATATAATGCAGAAAAGAATCGGTATTCAAATATATTATTAGGATTATATGCCTTTTTAAATATTTCTGCTATAGCTATCGTTATTAATATATTACAGTAAGATATATTATAAAAAATCTAAAACATATCAATGTGTTATCTTTTAGATTTATGTTTTCTTCTATATAAATAAATGGCGTACCGTGTGAATCCATTTCCTGGCGCGGACGAACTTGCAGCAGTATCCTCATCTACCGTAAATACTCGGGAGTTAGAGGAAGATATTCAAGAATCAGAAACAAGTAATATCTATGAGTCTCTTCTCATGGCCGATAATACAAGTTCATCGGCTCTAACATATTCAATGTATTTGAGTCGTAATAAAACAATTTCAGATATTTCATCTGATTTAACAAAGCAGAATCTAAGTATTGATGATGGAGCATCAGATACATATAAACGTCAAAGCTTCATAAATGAATGGCAAGCCCAAAATAAATTGGATACTCTATTTTTTCTTCAATGTATGTTCTTATATCTAACATCTATTATCGGAATTCTATTTCTCCGGCGCAATCTAACAATTGCTGGATCTACTATGTATTGGTCCATAGCGGTATTAACAATTGTTCTTATAGGAATACTTTACAATCGTGCGAATTATACAAGAGTTGATCGTGATAAGACATATTGGAATAGAAGATTCTTACATGAATCAGGAATTCCTGAACCAAAGGCCACTTGTTCTACAGATGCTTCTGGTTCTGTAATTCCAGCATCTACATCGTCAGCACCAACAGGTTCGCCCCTGGGAACTAATCAATATAATACTGCTGAGGCTGATCATAGTGCTGAAGCAGCCTTAGCAGCAGCAGTTACTCCTACTACTAATCAAGGTTCAGAATTAACTTAGTTTTTTTTAACTTTTAAAGTTCCACGTATCAGAATGGCAGGTCTAGGAAATTTACAATCTCGAGTATCAAATCTACTTGATTCAATTACAGGTGTAAAAATAAATATATCTGATTCATATGATACTCTTATGAAACAAAATGTAGGAACTTCTGATACTATAATAAACGACCAAATCACTACAAATATTGAACAAGCGCGTATGTATGATCGTCTTTTTCAAGAAAAAGAAGCACATTTTCAAGCAACAGGTGGAAAAGAGCGTCGCCAAACCTTGCAAGAATATGTCTTTGTTTTATTCTTTTCTTCCTACCTACTTCTCTCAATTGCTATATCATTATATTCCTTACATTCTGGAAAAGAACCATTTACCATTTTTATAATAATGATAGTTATGCTTTTACCCATTTGTGGAATAATGATCAAATTCTTATGATTGTCTTTCCCGTTCAAATTCGGCCTTACCTTCTTCATCAAAGAATACTACACAGCGCTTGAATACTCCATTATCCAAATTTCCAAAATCGACTTCTAGCCGATCCTGGATCTCCTGCTTTGTCAGCTTCTTACCAATCAACGAGCCTTCATTCTGACGCACCCAACTGTTATACGCCACCGCAACATCTTTGAGAGTCACTTGTTCATTGCCATACTCCTGAAGAGGAAGACGAATATCACGGAAATCAATCATTCTCTCAGCCTTGAACTTACCGTACTGATCGAAGGATTCCTTGTACTTATTACTCTCTTCCATAACATTCTGAGGAATTGGCTCGAGACCGCGAACAAGATATTCAGATTCGTAAATATGTATAAGAAGACCGAGCCATACCTCACGCCATTCACGGAGCTTTGCATCAATGCCATTATCACGCAGATATACTCCTGGGCGACCTGCCTTCAGATCAGGATCGCTCGACTCTACGAACTTCGTTCCAAAGCGTACAACACGAATGCGCCGCCACGTGCCACGATCCATAGCATTGATCGGCGGGAGAGTATTACACATCATGAATAGTTTTCCACTAATACGGAAACGCTGCTGATCCTCGAACAGACCGCGTGCCTCAACCACATCCTCTCCAGAAAACTGCTTCATGCGAGAAGTATTTAGAGGCTCACGAGCATCAGGCTCCTGAAGATAGATAAACCGCTTGTTCTTAATGGCGATAATATCTGGATTCGCAGCACCTGAATCTGGCTTAGACCGTGTAAGAGCAGCTGAAGAAAGTGATGAGCAATAGTCTCCAAAGGTGTAGCGCATCAGATCAACCACCTTAGACTTACCATTTCCACCAACTCCGATGAAAGTATAGTAGCACTGTTCGCGGTTATTTCCTTCGAGACAACTTGACATGAGACGAATATAGTAAGCACGTAAATCATCTCGAGGAAAGATTTTCTTCAAGAATTCCATAAGCTCTTGAAGCTGAGGATTCTCAGGATCATAAGGAACATACTCCAGAGGCTCGGAATCTGGATAATTGCGCCCAGCCAGATTGCTCATATAATCATCAGGGCGACCATCGCGAAAGACTACGCGAGTTTTCATATTACCCTGCGGATCTTTAATCTGATTGCACAAATCCAATACACCATTCTTACACGCAAACAAGAATGGATTCATGTTCAAACGATTCGCAAAATCTTCTTCGTGAAACAGCTCAATTGCCGCACGCATTACACCACCCTTGAAATCCTGCTGATATAGATGCTTCTCAACCTTAGTGAGAGTCTGGAACCGTTCGCCATCTAGAGTCATCGCCCACTTCTTGTACCAATCCTCATCTGGCGTTGCATTTTCGGCAGTAAGATTATTATTGACACAATGATTGTCCCAACCCTTCTTTTTCAGGCGCATTCTTGCACGAACAACTAGATCAGCAACCTCAGTACTCAGTTTCCCCTGTAACTCCATGCCCTGGTTTGTATGCCGCCACGTGTGAACACGATCATCAAATACAAACCATTCAGTACGGCGAGACTCTACTGAAGCACAGAATCGACCCTTGTAAATCCGCTGGAGAAGTTTCGCGATATGGAAGTGGGTGTCATCAACACGATACTGCACATACCGCACATGATCTTCCTCTACAAGCTGTGCATACAGCTCAGCATTGTCCTCACGTGCCCAGTAATGAAGACTCTTTAGAGTAAACTTTGCACCAGGAGTATTACGACTGAAGCCGCGCTTCCAATCACGTGCAAATTTGCCCCAATCTGTACCGACTGACTTATCAGACTTCTTAGAGAAATCAACCCAGGTATTGAACATCTCGTCACTTGGATCAATGTTATAGAGGCACCAACCAACCTCCATCCATGTCTTGTACGCGGTAGCTCTCTCAACAGATAGACACTGCTTGGCAATATTGTGAGCTAGTTCAATTTCTTCATCATCGTAGTTATCAGGAATATATACACCAAGTGGCTTTACTTCGTCTTTTTCCTTTTCCTTCTCCTTTTCCTTTTCCTTTTCCTTTGGAGGCTTTGAGAATTTGTCAAAGAGTTCGCGACTTTCCTCTTTTACATTATTATCATCTTCAACAAGTTCATACCGAACACTAAGAAGTTGTAGGAGTTCACGAGGTGTAAACTGTCCAACATCTTCTTCATCAAGCATGCCAGACTTATAGGCAATCACCGAATCAAGTGAATACGGGGGAATATTCGGCTTTGATTCGCCATAGAAGAACCATCCTTGCTTGCGAACCATAGACTCGTCATAAATATCGTCAATATCATTCACATATCCGATAGTTCCAAAAGATTCCTGAATCGCCTTCTGCTCGAGAAGCCAAAGCCGCAGCACCTTCTGCTTATCATTCGTCAGGCTTAGATCAGGACACTGGATGTGAATACCGTCTTTGATGATCTTGTTCTTAGCATCGGCATACGCCTGAGGGCGAATCGATACAAAGAATCGCAAGGCCTCATAGACTTCGGTGTTAAAGAAAAGACTGAGTCCATCAGTAATCTTTTTAATGAAGTTACGGATATGGGTACGAGTGAAACGATGTGTTAGAGATGAGTCAATGGGAAATTTGAAATCAAGATCAATGAGCAGAGGCTTTGCTACATCTAGACGAGGTTGCTCTACAAGATTAATTGGCCGACCTTTCTGAGTGAATAAGTAATCACTCAAATGATCTAAGAACTCTGGATAGTGCTCATCCGGAATAAGCCATTTGCCAGGAAGTTCCTTGCTCATGCCACACAGAGAAGCAGCTTGTGCTTGTCCATGAGTTGCTCGGAACTTTTGTAGAAACCCATGAAGAGGATGAGCATAGTAGCGATCAAGAGTCGACATTGTGTTGGCTATTTGTTGAAACTGAATTTCATTATCAATTTTTAAACTTGCATCATAAAATTGATACATACCGCGCTTAAATACATATGTCCCAATGGATATATTTCAAATACACGGGTCTTCGGCAGACCTAGCTCCTGGGAAGGGGGTTGGAGAATCCGCATCTCCAGAAAAATATAAAGAACTTCGTGCAATTCCTAATTGGCGAAGAATTCTTACAAATTCTGCGACTTCACCCTTCCCTTGGAAAGGAAAAGAATGGAAAAGTGCCGATCATGCAATCAAGGCTTCCCTTCAACCAGATATCTTTAATGAACTTGCTATGAACTCTGGCTCTACTCTCGCTCTCAGTTCAGGCGACGAACTAAAAGTCAAAGAAGATGTAAATTCGGATCTTACGAAAGAAGTTCTAGAGGCGAAATTCGCAGGTAATGCTGATGCACGTAAGGCACTCCTTCTTACACAAGACGCAGAAATCTGGTTTGCACCAAGAGGTAAGAAGGCTCGGTGGACGGTGTTAGAGGGTATTAGGGCGGCTCAAAGAGCTCCTGTTGTACAGACAGAGATGGCGGAGGTTCCTAAGAAAAACTCTGCGAAATCGAAAAAGCCTAAGAATACCTCCGAAGTAGTCGAAGGAGTTGCCATTACTGGGTTACTTCCTCCAACCGTCGATGAACTTCCCGATATGGATGTTCCAGAAAAACATGAATCTGCTATTCGATTCTGCCCAGTATGCCGTTACTATCTCTATTTAAATGTATCTGGAGAAAAACAGTTTCGTGTGTGTAAGAACTGTGGACATAATGAAGAAGATACTAAGGGAAGCTTGGTTATGGAAATGATGATTCAGGAACGTGCTGCTGAAGGATATAAGATTCTGCTAAATGAATTTACTCGTTCTGATCCCAGACTTCCTCACATTCGTAAGAATATTAAGTGCCCTGATGCTTCGTGTAAGAGTAATCATGGTGAAGCAGAACCCGATGTCATTTATATCAAGTATGATGCAATAAAGATGTTGTATTTGTATATCTGTGATATCTGTGGTCATCAGTGGAGATCAGCTCGTTAAATTGGGTTTGATGAAAGTGTAAAAGATAAGAATATCTTAACTTTTAAACTTAGTTTTTTACATTTACCGTCTACCACCTAGTAATCCCATAAATCCCTTATTCTTTGGTTTCATTAAACATAATGGATTCAAAAAGAGAGCATAGAAAGGATAGTAGAAATGAGGGAAAAAGAAACACAAGATTGAATATACTACAGCTACGCCGGATGTATTTCCAATATATATATTATAGCAATACGATTGATACGCAGCTCCAAATGCGTTAGCAATAGCAAATAACATTCCTAGAAGAATTATGAATCCAACACTGGCAATGGCTTCCTTATTACTCTGACTAGAATCTGCAAATCCTTCATACCCTAGGATCGCTTTTAGAATAGCTAAAAAGTACTGGCCAATCTCGTGAAAAATATTAGCTATAGCATTATTTGTTTTCCACTCTACCTTATTTCCACTAGCATCTTTTGCCATTTCTACACTAATGTAGATATTTTTACCAAAACCTACCAAAACCTACCAAAACCTACCAAACCTGAATCTGTTCTGAAGTTGCCTTAGAACGGCAGGTTGGGCAAGAACCACTCGTCGATAGTACCTCTTTCAACGCCGAATATTCAAACAAATGGCCGCACGGCGTTGAAGCAACATTCTCCTTCGTAAATGCCTCCATTGTAATAGGACATTCCTCTTTCTTAGCAATAGCTGCCTCAACATACATATGAAAGATATGTACAGGAATGGAAATTGACGTCTTATCCTTTAGAGTAAAATGATATTTCTTGTGAGTATCTTTTCCTGTTGATACCTTGTAATATTCACTCGGCAGAACAGTATTAGCCAGACATAGAGAATATTCATATACAGGAGAACCATCTCGCATGTTACAGAACTTTCCAGTACGATACATTTTCGTAGTATACTCCTTTCCATCATGGCGAGAACTCTTGCGATAATAGCGCACTTCTTCTTCATCACCTTTTACACAGTTTTGCCATTCGCAAGTATCTACAAATACTTGAGGATTCGCAATTACTATCGTACCGATAGATTCAGAGAGTTCAAATACTTGTAGAAGTACATACCTATCCTGCTTCGCGTTTACTAGAATGTAAGAAGGAATAACCATTTTGAGTACTGATATAGTCGTGAAAAATAATTTTCAATTTTTTATATAATCTGAAGTTCAGTGTACTGCGGCGGATGAGTTTTAGTATATAATTCTCTAAGTGCCTGAATATATCTTTTTCGAACTTCTCTTATATCTCTTTTACTCGGATTCTCGATCTGTTCAACATCTACTGGCTCTCCTATATATGTTTCAATCTTAGTATCCAAAGGTCTTTTATAAATGATAAACCAATTGTACAATGATTGAAGAGTCGGTAAACTGAGATGTATTCCAAGTATAGAATTTATATACTCTATAAATCTGTATTTTCCATTTTTGAATATATTTGTTTCTCCATATGTAATAACTGGTATAAGAGGCACCCCAGTTTCTAGAGCCATTTTGAAAATACCCTTACGTTTTTTAACAATAAAGGTCAAGGTATTTTCATTTAGATATTCTGATTCACTCATACCTCCTAGCGAGACAGAAATAGATGATCCTCTTTTTAAAGTATCTTTCATTATAGAATATTCCGAAGATATACACATACTATTCACAAAATCTTTGACTAACGGAATATTAAAAATATATGAATGAGAAACGGCCTTGGTATTCTTGTCTGGCCAATCCGTTATAGTGGTTCCTGTATGTAAAAGCTGAGATACGGCGAATATAGAATGTGGATGAAACACATAGATTGCTAGATCTCTTTCACATTCACCTTCTACAGCAAAGCTCTCGTTAATATTTTTCTTAGCGCGATCTAAGGTATCTTTAAAAAAATATTCAATATATGAGAATATTATATTTACGAGAGGTTTTAATGAAATACAATCTGTATATATTAAGATAAATACGAATATAAGAAGTGAAATATTTATCGTGGATAGTATAATAAATACAATAACAATCGGTATTAATACTATGGCACTTACTGGATACATGTAATTAAATACGCTCATTCTATCATCCTCATACATTCTCTTATAATTAAAGAAGGCGCGCACAAGGGCGCACAAAATGATTTATGTTCTGTTACTAAGTACATCCAATCGAGCCCCATTCCTCTTTCAAGCAAAGAAATACACGAGAACTGTGGATCTACAGTTCTAATTCTTTTGCGAATCCAATCACCCCACGATGCTTCTAAGTCGTTTCGGAGGCTCTTAATGTTCCATAATGATACAAGAATTTGAAACATATTTCTTCCCGTCTTAGGACAGGCATGAAGAGGCGGAATTATTTTACTGTCTTTTATATCTATTGTCGATTTAATACACGCAAAGCCAAAATCAATCAATACAACGCGAAATGGAAACTCCAAGGTTTTTTCTATACCCTTCCACGTTATATCTATTTTAATAGGCTCATCGACAATAATCATATTATTTATTTTTAAATCGCGGTGATCAATATCTAGTTCTCGTTCAAAAACTTCTAGAATAAGAGCGAGCTGGAGTAAAAGGCGTATGAAGGTAAGTGGATTGGCAGAGAAATGCATCCTTTTACACCATTCAGAAACTAACAGGGGTTCAAATAATTCCATACTGAACCATATCTCGCCTGTTGGCTTGTATACAAAAATATCATATACTTCTGGAACACATGTAAGACCAAATTCGAGAAGATCGTTGTGCAATTTTTTCTGAAAAAGAGCTTCTAATAATAAATTGGATTCTTGAAAATTGGGTCGTTTTATTGCAACTTTCTTTATTCCATCTGCACATACTCGATCAAAGGCGTCTACTGTTCCAAAGGTTCCTTCACCAAGTTTTCTAGTAGGTTTAAATGTACATATATATACACCACTGGTATCAAAAAGTTCTCCGCGTATGGAACATGAGGAGAGATCTTCTATTGATATTTGATTCCATAATAGTGGTGAATTCTGTATTTGGTTATTCATCTAATTTTACGCAGAATCCTCATACGCAAAAAGCTCAAAGGGGTGTTCTATTTGAGAAGTACTTAATGTACCATGTATCTGTGTAAAAGAGGTTGGTTGGTGTGTCTGTAGTCTCTCTTCTTTCATATCCCACCATCTTACCGAAATCTCTCTCAGATCTGGCTTATCTTCGCGTTCAAAAAGAGGCATAGGAACATATCTGCCTTCCCACGCCCAAAAACGGGAATCGTAGGTATCTGGATTTATACGCGTTCTTTGAACTAAGTAGTCTGGAAGATCATATTCTGAAACTGGTGTCCATCCAGAAGCTAGCAATCGTTTTCGCCATCGTTCAGGGTTTTGCCGCTGTGATAGATGTACGAGTTCGTGGCGAATTGTTTCTGATATTTTTTCTTCAGGAAAGTATGCCGGAAGACAAATTATATTTGGAGCTCTTGTATGCGGCATTCCTCCATCGGCAGAAGGACTCAGAATAATGACACGAATATTTGAAAAAGAAGATTCTATTTTTTTCGCTAAAGACTGATCTTGCCAAGGAATGTACTGGCAGAATCGGCGAGCTAGTGAATTAATAGGTGATTGTTTACAAGCAGTTTCATATCCATCAAGCTTGTCTGCCTGATCTAATGCAGCATTCATTACTAACTATTCCTTGTTCTTTATTCCACGTTTATGTGATCTCATCATACGAGCTGTCCGTTCATCAGTACTGAGTGCTGTGTCTTTTAGAAAGGCATCCATACTACTCTGCTTCTTTGGAGCTACAGCAGCAAGTGCCGGATCGAGTGCAGGCTTCCGCTTTTGCACTGTTTCTTTCCTTACCGATGCGCCTAACTTGGTGGCAAAGTCAGTCAAGGCATTCTGATTTACTTTCTGAAGGGCGCGCTTGAAGAGAATACTTCCAGCAAGATTCTCACGTTCTCCAATACATTTGTCAGGATCATCAGACCATTTTACAGGTATGTAACCAGGCATCTGTTCCACTAGAATTCCGAAGAGCTGTGCTAGAGGGTTGAATAGTTGATGTTGAATATAGTATTCTGCATCTGGTTTCAGCCCTTTCTCTTGAATCCATCCAGGAGTTTCAACGCGATCTCCCTGCAGTTTACTCGCCACCTGGCCTGGCGGCGGCTGCACATAGATAAATGCAACTCTTTCTCCACTCGAAGGCGCATTTCCAGGATCGCGCGCAGCAATTCGATCGGCCAGAACCTTGTGAGCCGGCGGACTCGATTTATACTCGGCTGCCAGAGATTTCGTAATTGTAAGTTGGCTCAAGCTAATCTTGCCATCTACGAGTTCCTCAACCTTCTGAGTTACAAAGTCAACTGCGCCCTTTACATCTCGGTGGTTGAGAAGACGATCCAGTGCACCGCTATAGATCATCTTTAGAAGAGGAGCATTATCACGTCTCTTTAACACAATACCCATACTCGTCTCCTTAAATTCATCTGGAGAATCCTCATACTTGTTTCCAACATATCGCTTCTTACTGAAGATGATAAATGGGCTGAATACCTTATCATACTCAAAGTCGTGTGGAGCACGCAGAGCACCTGTGATAAATTTTCCAGCTTCCGTTGTCAGTTCTATCGTTTTCACAATAGCTTCACGTCCCGTTAGGCGATTTCCGGCCTCGTCGCGTGGATTGAAATTCACAAACAGTGAATCCGTATCGCCATATACAACCTCCGCTGAACAGCGAGAATCTGCCCCAGGTCCGTAAAACTGTTCAATCGCTGCCTTGCTGAACATGATTTGCTTGCGGGCATAGGCAGTTACCGAGGCTGCTAGATCTTGCAGACGAATCTTGAAGGTGCGAGACCCCAGCTGGCCATACAGTGAATTCGCAGTAATTTTATAAGCATTCTGTTCTGCATCGAGAAGTGCCTTCTTGAATGGATCGTCGGTTTTCTCGATCTCCTTCCGCTTTGCCTTTCGGGCAGCCAGCAGCTTGCCTACAATTTGTGGAAGACTGCCTTTCTGATTCCCCTCCGGCTGAGCATATCGGCAAATTCGCGTACCCATACGAACCTTCTTTGGATGCTTATGCGTATCGTCAGGCTCAGGGCGCAGGATATCAAATTCGATATCGGTGAATCGTGTTCCAGCAGGCGCCAGAGCTTCGGCCTCCACGGATCCGTACTTGACAGCCATCAGCTTTCCTTCTAAATTGTAGTCCTTTGTCCATACTAACATGTCATGACTGATGTTTTCACTGATGATTGTGCTGGGATATAGTGAAGCAAAGTCACATACTCCGATGGGCGCATCAGCATAGAATCCAGGAATCGGATCTAGTACAATGGCACCTTCATACCCCTCTTCTATCTCTGTAGATCCAGGCTTTTCAGTAGATCCAAAGGCGGCAGAGGGCTGTACAACAATAAGCTGATTCTTGTCCATACAATCCTTAAAGATCAGTGACTCGATCTTAATTCCTTGACCGCGGGTAAAGATATAGCTTACGGGAACTGAACATACATTTGCCATCGACATGGCCTCGTTGAATACTTCCAGCTTCTTATACAATTCATATACGAGATCGCAATCCTGAATACAATATGCGGCAATACGTGCCCGATCCGCATCAGATCCGCGATGGAGGCGAAATAAATCCTGCGGACTCACGTCGTCCTTTACAACTGCCCACTTTGCGGCCTCTCCAGAAATGATTGCAAGATTCTCTTCTGAAGAAACCACAAACCCCTCTGACACAATCTCAAGAATCTCCATCTTATCGCTTAAATCTTCACCAAGATCATTTAGAATTTGTACGTATCTGCCAATACGAGCATCACCCTTTTGCTTTGTTTTAAGAATCCATTGACCTTTTGAAGAAGCTTGAATTCCTGAAAGCTTTCCACTTAGGAAGGCTGCACAGACACTGTCGAGCTTATAGCTTGTAAGCTGTATCTTACGTTTGATATGTCCATATAAATCAATGCGGAGACGACCAGGTGTATTCCACATATATAACATATTATCACCGAGAGCTGAACTACTGAGAAACTTTTCAACTAATTTCATCTCTCCGCCCTGGTCGAAGAGTCGAGTCAGACTCTGCACTCTTTCATCTTGATCTACGCCTAATTCAACAAGACGATCCCAGACATATCGTTCATCAAAACCAAAGATATTATAGCCTGAGAAGATATCGAAATTTTCTTCAAGAAGCCATTGAAACCAGGCTAGAAGCATATCCTTCTCATTTGTATATTTGTGGATAATGATTCCAGGAAGTTCAGAGCATCCTCCAAGTACAAAGATGTGTTTTTCTATTACAGATCCTTGTACACTTACTGTGCCAATCTGAATCACAGGATCTCCAGCAATTGGGGCAGATCTTTCAAAGGTTCGATCCAGAAGACTGGTTAAACTGGAAAGCCGTTCCTCTTTTTGCTTTACGAGGAGTGAGTCGCGCCCTTCCCAAATTTCCTTCAGCTTGTCCTTGAATTCTTGAGATTCTACCTTCTTACTAATATCGTTTTCAAGAGGTTTAAGATTCTTATGCTTGAGTGGAGGAATTTTGATAGAACCCTTCCCGGCAAAGGCGAGTTTTAGAAGATTGGGGATATCTGGCGGAGTTGCCGTATACCACAGTTGCTTGGCAACACGACGATATCCTTGCTGTGCCATAGGAAATTCCGTGTCGTGTGAATAACACTCAATATCCCAAAAGGCGTGTTTGAAGGGGGCAGTTACAACTCCTGGTGGAGATTCGCAAGGAATGATATCTTGCCAATCAGCTTGTAATTGAATCATTGAATTCGAAGATTCCAACTCAACCCCTTTTACACAAATCCAGCCACATGGTTGAATATTCTGAATGTGGAAGAATCGTAGCATTGGATCAATGTTTGACTCATATACCTCAAGAGGATTGCTATTTCCCATACGAAACTTTGGTTTTTGAGTATCATCGAGAAATATTTTGCGAAGATCGTAAAACATGCCGAGTGATGGTACATGAATTTTAAGAAATGAGTAGAGTTTTCCTCCAGTGTACCCAAGTAGTTTCTGTTTACGAATAAGTTCAAATCCAACAGCCTTGCTATTAGATTTCAACGATCGGCATATGCTTTCCTGAAGCTTTATCTTTGTATATGATTCTTCACTAGGAGTCTTGCATAGATTGGCTGGAAGCTCGATATAGAAGAATGGTCGAAATCCGTTTACTTCAATACGAACTGATTCACCGGAAGGTTTTGTGCCAAAGAGGTGAATCACCATTTCGCGGTTTGATTTGTCTTCTGGGCGCTTCTTCTTGAAACCACTGTCATCTGAATCTTCACTCAGATACTGAACTTCGATAGTATCTTTTGTGGCATTCACAATTTTTTGATCGCGGGCAATTGCGTCAAAGATGTGGATAGTGTGATTCATTTGGTGGACTGTTTTCTCGTACGGCGCCTTGGACCAACTTTTGAAGTTTTGGATTTCTTAAGACTTTTTAAGATGCGTTTTAAATGTTTTAACAATGCGCCACCCTTTGGATTGTAAACTGTTCCCGTGGGAGTTGCCACAGGATGGGTTGGTATACTTTGCAGGCCGTTTGCATTTATGGTTTTATTTTTATAAAGATTCATTGAATTCTTTATATTTGAATTTGCTAGGGTTTTTGTATTCAAAGAATTTGCTAGAGTTTTTGTATTTAAAGTACTGAGATTCATGGAATTCTTTGTATTAGCAAGATTCATGGAATTCTTTGTAAGATTTGTATTCATACGATTTGAAGAATTCTCAGGAATTCCAGTACTCAGAGAATTTTTAAATTCAGGCATTTCATTTTGATCCATTTCATTAGTCATTTCATTAGTCATTTCATTAGTCATTTCATTAGTCATTTCATTATTCATTTCATTATTCATTTCATTAGTCATTTCATTAGTCATTTCATTAGTCATTTCATTAGTCATTTCATTAGTCATTTCATTAGAATCTTTCTTTTGAGATAAAACTGGTACATTTACAATTCTTGTCATGTCATCAAGGGTTTTAGGTGTTGGCATAGCATTTGTATCTTTTCCTTCCGGTGTTCTAAATTTTTGCAGATTACCTGCTTCATCAACAACCAATATACTCGGGAGATAATCGAACGCTGCATTTGACAAACTTGTATTACGAACCATATCATCTCGAATTGCTATACGGCTATGAATTGCCGATTTTGGCATCATTTGATCCCATATATTTTTCCGAAACGTTGTACATGCTCCGCACCATTCCGCAAATACTAGAATTATCTTTACATTGCTTGATTTAAGAACGTTTTCCAGCATTGGTATTTGTGATTTTGATTCCACAGTGATTTTTGCCGACTGTTTGGAATGTTTCGAAGGTTTCGAAGGTTTCGAAGGTTTCTTTCTGGTTGGCATCTAATTAATATAGATAAAATAGAAAGATGGATCCCTCTGTAATTAGTTTTTTTATTATTTTAGCCATGATTGTAGGAGTATTATCGTTATATTATCGCACATGGCGTCATCCTGCTGGGTTCCAAGATATTAGATCAGATTTAAATATGAGAAAATATAGATCCTAGGAAAAGTCATCCTATTAGTTTAGAAGAGGAATGGATTATATCATTCCAGGTATATTTATTATAATAGTTCTTGTAAGTGTTATAGGTGTATTTGTATATAGAACATATTCAGAAGTAAAAGATTCTTCAATAGTATTACCAAAGATTATACAAGATGCCTCAGATCCACTCGTACGCCATCCTTCAGAGCCACTTGTAAAAGATGCCTCAGGTTCACTCGTACGAGATTCTTCAGGCTCTTATCCATACCCTCCATATGTCCAAACCCCTATACAAAATGTAGACGACTATGAATACAGTTTAGTTTTTAAGAATGAAGGAGATAGAACAATGTCGAAGCAAACACGCAATGCTCTTCTTTCACAATATCCAATGGATTGGACTGTCCAGCCTCCGAGTTCAGAAGCCTTCCAAACAGGTCTATCAAAATTCAAGGAATCCTTTGAAAATTCTCCTCCGCAAAATCTACCGATCTACTCATCTATTGACGGAAGCTCAATGGTACCTCCGGATTCATTAGGAGATCAACAAAAAGAAAGAGAAGTTCTACAAACCTATGTGCCTAAGAAACCACAAGCATTAACAACCTATGACATTGAGGATGCTAGAGAACTAATCGAAAAGATTTATGACGCTAAAGGACTTGTTCCCGAGTATAAACAAACAGGAGATAATCAGTTTACTATAATGGGAGTTCATAAGAAGGGCGAATTAAAAGTAGAACCAGAACCAGAAGCCCAAGCTTCAAGTGATGCCGTGCCAAGTCAAGGAGAGAATACTATACTAGTACCTCCACACATTAATACTGAAGGAAGCGACCCCTTTTTTACACCCGATGAAAATCACAATGGTAGTGCTACAGATTATACGCGTTGGACACCTGGGTTAGAGAGAATGTTTGCACCAAATGCTCCAATGAAGAATTGGTATTAAGTTTTAATACCGTCAAGTTCAAACGTTAAGATTTTCTTAACATTTAAACTTTCCGTAGTTATAGATGATATCAAATTGGGATCAGATAGATACATGGGTAAAGAGTAATTATTCGAAAATTCTAGATAAGGAAAGAATTTCTCGCGCATCTGACGATGATAAAATTGCACCATTCAAATCTGCCTTTCTAATACCAAATATTAAAGAAAGAGAAAAAGAACAAGCGAGTTTGCGGGCAAAATCAAAAGAAATCGCAGATAATAACTGGCAATCAGTACAAACTGTGGGTGATGGAACATGCCTTTTACATGCTCTTCTTCTTTCAACAAGTAGTACATATCGAAAAATTCCATCAGCTGACAGAAGTGCTGTTGGAATAGCCTTTCGCCAAGGACCCATTCTTGATCTATTTTCAGGTGTTGATGACAATGGTGTTCGATATCCGCCGAGTCATATTTTGTCAAAGGAGTATATCCGAGGCTCATATAATTTCTTAGAAAATGAACATATTCAGATATTATCTCAGCTGCTTCAATTAAATTTCTATATTATTGTAAAACAAGGATCTGCTGTAGAAGGAATACAAAATTATATGTCACCTGGAAATCCTTGGGTATTCACATTATGTAGAAATCCGAACCATTATTCTTCAATATATCTTGGATCGCAAAAAAAATTCATGCTAACTGATAAAGAGTTTATACTCTTATATCCCAATATAAATAAAGAGTCTATTGACTATGTAGTAAAACTTCCTCTATATAATTTAATTAATTCTTCAGAAGATCCTAGCAAACCTGCGGTTCGAACCAATTTCTTAAGTACACCTCTGGAAGAACTTGAAGGAAAACTGAATACCTATTCCAATTTTTTGAAAATAAATAGAGGACTTCTTCATAATGCTTACACGAGTTCTAGAAGAATGCTGGGAGATACAAATGAAATTGTGAGACTACGCGCTAATGTGAGAAGAGATGAGATGGCTAAATCTGAAGAGCTTTTAAGGAAAGCTTCTTCAAAACCGCTTACTGCTCATCTTAAAATGAAAGAATATATTATTAGTAAGAGTCTACAAACATATGAACGAGTGATCAAAAAAATATTGAGTACAGAAATATCTAAAGATATGTTGGAAAAATGCGACACCTTAGCAGGATTGCAGAAAGGAACCCTATTTGGTCTATATACTAAGTCTAGTGGATCTAACATTGATAAAAAGAATGCTATTATACATAAACTCCGAGAACAATTAAATAATGAACTCGATGAAATTCAAGCTATGAATTATAGTAAACTTTCTTCTAAAAATATCCAATCACTTATTCTAACATATAATAAACTATTAAAAAATATACAAGCTGGTGGTACTCGTAAAAGGATGCGTAAGAGAAAGCATACTACTCGATCCCGATAAGTTAGATGGCATCAAATGTTCCTCTTGATTCAGTTGTCACTTCTGTAATAGAAGCCTTCAAATCAAGAGCTGCCTTTGGACAGAAGAAATACGGAACAAATTTAGATCGTACTGATCTTTCCTTTTTACAGTGGATTCAGCATTCTCAAGAGGAATTAATGGATGCTATCTTATACTTAGAAAAAATCAAGAAAGTGGCTTCTGAAAAAAAAGTAAGTGAAGATGAGCTGGTTGATAAAATGGTGAATGGATATTGGTGCTGAATTTTATTACTCCCTAGCAGAATGGATATGTTCACAAACTTATTCTGGCTTAGTGCATTACTTTTTTTCGGATTATCAATTTATTTACTATGTTGCACAAAAAAAACTCCGATTTTTTATGCACAGATTGCTAGCGGATTTGGCATGTTTGCAACAAGTAAGATTGGGCGCAAATTCTTAGGATTAGAATAAGCTTCTTTCAGATATAATTTAAGAATTATAATTCTTAAATTATATGCGCTTCTTATGATAATTTATTGTCACCCGTCGTCGATAGATGTATATAGATGACCGTGAAAAAGGGCTAATGGAGTTTATGACCGGCACAATAAGTCATCTTCCTGTGGGCGACATTTGGATTGGTATGGAAGGTACCCAGGTTGCTGCGAATGGTCTATTAATTGAACGAAAGTCAGCTGCTGATTTAGAAGCAAGTATTCTTGATGGTCGGTATAGAGAACAGCGATCTCGTCTAACAGCATATGCAACTGAGCGCAAGGCTCATCCAGTCTATATTATTGAGGGAGATCTTGATCGTCTGGGTGCTAGACTAGGAAAATCGGCTCTCATGAAACATCTTACACGTCTTATGTTGAGATACCATATTGCCGTTTTTCAAACCTCTTGTACCCGAGAAACTGCAGAACTCTGTGAACTTCTAGAAGATCAATGGAAAAAAGATCCAACAACCTTCGAACAACCTTCTCAAATGACATATATTGAAACACGGGGTGTTACAAGAGAAGCCAATTCTGACGATCCGAAAGTATTTGCAACCAGTGTTTTATCTTGCTGCCGCGGAATTTCTGCAGCAGGTGCCACAGCTATTCTAGGTGTCTTTGGTTCTCTAGACAGTGTATGGAAAGCGAGCGAAGCTGAACTTGCCGCTGTACAGATTGGTAAACAGAAATTGGGCGCAGTCAAAGCAGCTAGACTACACTCTCTTTTACATAGTTCTTATACTCCGCCTTCATAGTATCGATAATCATTCGCTTATTCTTAAGAATATGCTTTGTTTCACTAATATTTTTAATAACATCGAAATCGTTTTGCTTCCTAGCATTTACTTCCATAGCGAGAATATCCTTCATCATCTCGGCATATTCCTCTGACATATTTGAAAGAGCATCATAAATCTTCTTATTTGCCTCTGGCTCAATTCTACGAATAATTTCATTTCGAATATCATTCATCTGTCCTGTAAGAACACTCTTAAAGAAGATCATATCATTAACATTTGGTTTAGGCATGGTACATAGTATATGAGGCTAGCCCAAAATCATTTTTTTTCACAGGCGAGTCTATTCTCATAGTCAAGTCTCCTTTTAAGAAGAGATTTTATATGATTCTTTACAGACCGTGTTAAAGGGTTCTTATTTCCAAAGGCGAGAATATATATAGGAATAACTTCAGAAGAGATTTTCTCGATAATTTTATTTGTACATTTTATCTGTTTACGCATTTTTTGTATGTTATTCATGTATGGACAGGTGTAGGAAGGTATGTAAATATTCAAATTTTAAAGTTAGAATATAGAATGCAGTTGCGTATGAGTTTATAGCGCTTCTAATGCCCGGTATTCTTATAAGGTTTTTTAGTAAGGGCGCATTTCTTAGTGCTAAAGTTATAAGTTCAAAAAGTTAAGATCCTTTAAATTTTTAATGGTATAAGATGCGTGTTTTTATTCATATATAAAATATAATATAGATTATATATGAATATTTATAATTATATACAACAACGTGGATTTTCAGTAGGTGAAGGACACTGTCAAGATATATCAGAACAAGTATTCGATTTAGCTAATTTAGTAAAAGGTAATAATATTAAAAATGTATTAGAAATAGGGTTCAATGCTGGTTGTTCTGCTGAAGTATTTTTATATAATAATCCTAATATTAATTTAGTTTCCTTTGATTTAGGATTTTGGAATTATGTTCCTATAGCAAAAGAATATATAGATTATAAATATGCGGGGCGTCATAAATTAATATTAGGAGACAGCACTAAAACAATACCATTATATAAGAATGAATTATTTGATATGATATTTATAGATGGCGGCCACGAAAATAATATACCACAAGCTGATTTGAATAATTGCTTAAGACTTGCACATAAAGATACTATTGTTATTATGGATGATGTAGTAAATAAAGAAGAATGGAAACAATTCTGGACAATTGGCCCTACACAGGCATGGAATCAGGCTATTGCAACTAATAAGATTGTTGAGATACAAAAAAAGGAATACTCTACAGGTAGAGGAATGGTTTGGGGGAAATATATTCTTTAATAGATTAAGGAGGTTAAAGTTTAAAAGTTAAGATCAGGTTAACTTTTAAACTTTCGGAAATTCGGTACTTAACGGTATAATTATTTAATCTTTTATAAAACTCGGTTACGATACCCAACTGTTTTTATCATATTAAATATTTCTTCAGAATACCTCTTATATTCAAGACCGAGTTGCATTTATAGTTAGACCAAGATTCCTCTAAATATCCTTTACCATGTAGGTTCCGCTGAGAGAATATCCGCACTTATTCTTGTAATATTCGCGAGTTCCAACACCAGCAATCACGGCAGATTTTGCGTAGCCTTGCTTTCTCGAGATATTCTCAGCAGTTCGTACAAGAAGTCGGCCATAGCCAAGATGTTGCGCCCCATTCTCAGTGTCATTCCCAACACCTAGAGAGAATCCATACACGTGTACCTCACGAATTAATGCACATCCGCGAAGTTCAGGAATATATCCACCACCTGGCGAAGGATCATGGCGAAGACGAAGGAAACCGTAGAGACCTACATACGAATCAAGATTGCCACTCCAATACGACCATGTTCCAGTGAGAATCCATGTAATACAGTTTACCATTCGATCAAACCAATATGCTAGACGCTGCCACCATGTCATCACGTGGGCTTCCATGGATAGATAGTATTCTATTCCACCAGAAGCCTCATACTTTCGCACAACTAGAATTGGATCTCCACTAAAATTGCGATCACCAATTTCCATACAGAAGGTACAATTGCACTTCGATCCATTCTTTCTCATACGATCGTGCAGAATTTGCCGCAGATTCGACATCTTATTATAACCGCTTTCAATTGATTTTGCAGGAATATCACGTACTAGGCGCTGAATACGAATCCACGGTTGAATACGAGTCTTATAGTAGGTCAGTACATCCAAGAGCTCATCAAGATTCTTCTCTGCATAGGGCGTATATAAGCCAGAAGAATACCATTCAGCAATCTTACTATTTACAATTAGTTCAGGATCAGAAGACTTACATACAGCAGTAGGATAAATCTTCACATCGTCGAATTGCAGATCAGGATTCGTCAAAGCCTCTTCGAACATCCATGTATCAAGAGCTGGTGTAGAGCCAGGAAGATCCGGCATTAAATGCACAACAACCTTGAATCCAGCCTGTTTAAGAAGATGAATCGCGCGAATTGTATCGGCAGTTGTGCACTTACGATTTATCTTCTTTAACACCATATCATCAAAATGCTGAACACCGATCTGCATTCGAGTTACACCCCAACGACAGTATTGAAGAATTGACTGCCGCGTGATATTATCAGGCCGAGTTTCGAGTGTAAGACCAATAATACGATACTTTGCAGTTTCATTCTCGTGAATTTCCTCCTCCAGGCTTTTCATAGGCCGATCTGATTCAATAGTATTGGCAGACCAGTAAAGTTCATTCATCACCTGTTCGCGATACTCGAGAGGATAGCTCTCCCAAGTTCCACCAGATAGAATAATCTCCATTTTGCGTGAATTAGTATCATCCTTGCGAATCGTTCCAGTATATAGGTATGACTGAATGCGATTTCGAAACTGATTCTTAACATCGAAATCATAAGTATCCTTTGACACCCGTGTACCAAGTGCCCGCATCATAGCAGGCTCACTCGATAGATACGATCGCGGCTGAGTTGGCTTACCAGCAAGATCAGTTTCTTGGGGGCAGTAGTGACAATTATACATACAGCTAAACTTGTGAGGAGAAAGAGTAATTGTTACGACTAGAATACCAGAAGTTGATCGAGTTGCCTTCTTAATCATCCAATTCTTAAAGATAAGAGGAACTTTAATAGAAGAAAACTCTCTTTCATACATCTCACGAATATTTGACTTAGAACAATTAACACGATACTTCGTCTTAAGTGTGCTACAGAGTTTATCAATATATTCCTTCGTTAGTTTTTTTTCCTTCATCACAACCTCTAACATATCTCCAACAAACTCTTCCATAAGCCCAGAGTCTGGATTTACATGCTTAGTATACGTGTGTGAAGTCAGGCCAATATCTTCAATTTGTGGATATGACATGTTAGCTGTTTAATTACGTATTTACTCACCACACTCATCAATTTTTTCGGCGACTTTTTCTAGTCTTCTTGCGAGATTTTCTAAAAAGAGTTCTCTTTGCTCTTTTCGCAGGTGGTGCACCGGCTATTGCTTCTTTATACACTTGTTGTTCAATTCTAGTAAACTCTTTTTCAATAACAGAAATTGATTCTTCTATAAACTTAATTTCGGATTCTTCAATCATTTCAGAGTACTGCGCAGCTTTGTAACGCTTGCCCGCATCAGCAACCCATTTAATATCATACGATATCGATCGCATTGAGTTACCAACATTGAAAATACGAAGCAGTATATTATAAGTAGGATCAAATCCTTCTTCAACCATATCTCCTTCTTGAGCTATAAACTCAACCTCGAATCCTAGATACTCTTGTAATTGTTTCTTTTTTAGTAAGTTTATATATTCATCTTCATTTTCTGAATATATAGCATTTGTTATGTGATTCTTTGACATGATTCCAAGAAGTTTTAAATCCTCGCGAAACATAGTCAGTATTTTAGCACTTTTATCATTAAATCTATAATATACTTCTTCATAGTAATTTTCTTTCGTTAAAGACATTCTAATTATTGACAATTATTTTAATTATGAGCCTATACAGACCATAAATCTGCCAGTATATTTCCTCTTGCTCCAGTTTTTTGTTCTCTATCGGGTCCAGGTCGTTCAAGAGTTTGAACAAAACTTGCTGGAGGTTTGTATTCAGCAGCGCGACGCACACCAGAAGTTTCTTGAGTATTTATAATTTTTACCTCTGGCTTAGTATTCGTAATAATATCTATTTCCTGGCTAAACGATATTCCTTTTTGAACAGGTTTCTGAGATTTCTTTGCAGATCCAACTCCTCCAAATTTCATCTGCGGAACTGGCTCAGGGGTCATAGCTTGTACGATCGGATTCTGATGAGCCAAATAGGCACCCTCGTGATGTTTCCAGGAAATCATAAGTAAATTTGGCCATGTAAAGCGTATTTCAAAACCTGATTGACGAAGTTGCCACACAAGATATACAATACAATCTTCCATATCCAATTTTGGAAGGCCTAAGATGAACGGTGGAACAGAATATAATAAGGACGATGTATTCCCGGACAACTGCGATGTTGCATAAACCCGATGATAAATCTGTTCAAGCAAGGTGTTATATGCACGAAGACGGGCAAAATCGCGACGAATACGTCGGTCATATAAATCTTTCGGTTCCAAATGTGGCACCTGTACCATGTCCTGAGGACGACGGGACATCTACAGTACCAAAGAGAAAGCTAGCACCTAAAGTTTTGCGCATTCCTCCACGACGCGTAGCTCTTTGTGGTGGAGGAATTCGAGGAGTTGCTCATGTTGGTGTGATGAAGTCGATGAGAGATGCAGGTCTGTTGTCTTATGTAAAAGAGGTTATCGGAATTAGTGCAGGATCTCTATTTGCTCTTCTATGGGTTTTAGACTACACGGTTGAGCAGATTGAAACGCTGTCACTCGATTTCGATTTCACACTTCTTAGATCGATTACACCAGACACGGTATTTGCATTTCCAGTTCGGTATGGCCTAGATGAAGGGATCGGGATTGATAAATTGATAACATCAATTCTACGGCAAAAAGGATTCCCACCAGATATTACATTCCAGGCACTTTTAAAAAAACATCCAATTCATTTGCGCTGTTTCGCCACAGAGGTGCAGAGTTGTACGGTGCGCGAATTTGGAAGCGTACAGACACCGAATGTTTCTGTAAAATTTGCAATACGTGCTTCAATGGCACTGCCATTCTTTTACACCCCTTTGGAAGAATCAGGAACTGGGAATTTGCTCGTTGATGGCGGAATTATGTGCAATTTGCCTCTAGTTTTCATGAAAGAGGAAGAAGTGCGTGATACAATATGCGTATTCTTTTCACGATGGCATACTACAAAATCGCATCCCATTCATAATATCATGGATATGGTGAATGGAGTGTTTGATTCAGTTGTTATATTGAAAAGCCAGCCTTATATGAAAAAATATATAGACAATATTATTATTATACCGACAAATGAGTTCCATGCCTTAAATTTTGAGGAAACAAAGACTCAGCGGGCAAGTCTAATAGAAATGGCCTATGAAAGAGCGAACCAGTTTTTTTTCAAAGGAACAAGACGGCCTCTAAGAAGATTCTCAGCCCATTAGAGATTTGATTTCAACCAGGCAGCCCATCCAGAAGGTGAGCGATCACCACTAAATTCGGCCGTAGTGCCATCCGTCTTCTTCAGTAAAAATGTCGGAAACCCTTTTACACCCTCTGATTTATCCATCTTGCTTTCTTCAACTAGTTGTAAACTTACCGACTTTCCATTTACACTCATAGAATTTGACTGACTTGTAGCCCATTGTTCGAAAACGGGCTTAACGTCCTTGCAATGAGGGCACCAACTGGCATAGTACATTGTAAATGTGGGTCCACCAGATGTGAATCCATCAAGTCGCAGACGAGGATAGTATACATAGAGTACAACGCCTACAACAAAAACAGCTAAGCCAATAAGGGAATAGCGCATTGTCTTATTCATTTCTATTCTATGAACACACATTAATTAATATTTCATTAGCGCGCGAGAAATATTCTTCTTAAGAACCGTTGTTAGAACAGTCTCCACGCAAAGAAGAAGCATACCATTGATGTCATACCACTTCGTATTTGAAGATACACGCCCTCTTACACCAGACGGAAATATGTAAAAGGTGCTAGCATCATGTAATCCCTGCGCGATAGGGCATGATACAACACTACAAAGATCAACTGAACTCGGCGATAGAGGAATATAATTGTAGCTTAGGGCAGTAACTGCCGTGCCGCCATTGATGCTCTGGGGGCTTGTATAAATCAGAGTAAGAGATACATTCTGATCTGCCGATACTTTATCCTTTGGATCTAGAGTAAGAGTATTAATCTTGAAACGTCCCATGTCGCGACCACAATCTGATACAGAAGCATAGACACTTGCAATCATGGTGAGAAAGAGGAGCATATTGACTGGGACGAGTTGATAGCTGCAAGCCGACGGTCAATTTTTACCAAAGTCTAAACCCTATAGACAAGAGATAGTATAATGATCCGCCTAGTTCTATCAAATACGAATACTTGGATACCTGTAAAGCTTCCGACTGGTATGGATCCCTTATGGGTTGATAGCGATTATTGGTATTATGCAACTGTCTGGCTTTCTGCGGTAGAAAGAGGATTCACCGAGAAACGCGCGGCGCAAATTGCCGAGGCTATGACAAATCGTCGTCTGTATGAAGTTACATACGAGGATACGCTAGAAAAAGATATTTCCAAGGTATTAGATGAGCTCGAAATATAATGATGCCGTATATAATTTCATAAAATATGCCACCATTGGTGGACTTATTTTAGGATTTGCATCTCTGGCAGTAGGATCATTCTTGGTATTTGATGATGCCTTTATTGTAAGTCATCCTACAAAGTTTCTGATTGAAACTCTTATAATGGGCATATTCACGAGTCTGCCAATTGCATATTTATGTTATAATCGAGGAACAACAAAGTATTCGCGAATTATAAGTGATAGTTCTTTATTTTTTCTAAAAATTGTCTTACTTCATCTGGGATTTCAATTAAGTGGTGTGTATTCGGTACTATTTCCAAAGGTTGAGTCAGTTCTTAAGAGTCCTTAGGAAAGAGCATAATACTCCACAGTAGTATGAAAAAAAGAGCAGTGTGTACAAAAAATCCTGAGGGCGTTGGACAGCCACCATCGGCAATTGTTACCCATGAACCTAAAAACTTTTGCATAAGTTTATACGTTTCTGGATTTGCGACTAGGAAAAATACCAGAGTCGTATATGCAGCATATTTAGCCTTCAATGCATAATTTATCTTAATGTCGGAAGACGGCATTTATCTACTATAGAGGTATTTTCAAGATCCTCACGATCTTTTATACACGCTAGATATATAAATAATAGGGCTCCAAGAGGAATACCACCATGTTCAACCTCCTTTCTTTCATCAGGAGTCATATATAAAGGTTCATCAAAACCTTCTACACCCTGGAGAATAACCTCATCCTCTAGATTCGCAGTTCCGTGACTCAAAAAATATGGACTTGTTCCAAGAAGTTCCTGGTATATTTCTGGTGTATGCGAGTGATATGTAATTGGCGGAGCGAGAGATTCCAAAATTTTCTTCTCTTCTGAACTAAAGGTTCTTTCGTACACTTCCTCTAACACGGTCACAAAGGTCTGATTTTTTGTTAAAACCTTAGAAAACACGTAGCCTTCATCAGGAACTATTTGGTAAAGAGAGGCATCAATGATATGATTGATTTCATTAAGAACTAAATCTGTCCTTCCAAGTTCGTCGAGTAATTTGCCAGCTTTCTTCATAAATGTGTTGAGATCAAAAGATTTATTCTCTGATGCCTTCGCCATAAGAACAGTCAACATTGATTCGCAAAATGTATTCATATTAATATAGGATTCTTGTACAAATCCGCCTGTTTGTTTTCCTCCTAGTTGACCAATTCTTGACTCTGGATTCACTCCTTTTCTATCAATTTGTTTTTGAAGTTCCGTTTTAATTTTTTCAGCCATGTCATTAGCCTTAGAAGTAACTGTAGAATTTGGAATCTTATGTAATCGTTCTTGTAATTTAATAACTGTATTCAAAGAACCTTGCAGTTCTGTTACACTTTTATTCAAACTATGCATAGAATTCATTAGAAGTAAGAGTTGTGTTAATTCAATAATAATTTCATTTAGTTCGTCAACCTTCGTAGTACGTAGTTTATCTACAGTTTGATCATATTCTTTTTTGTAGGTTTGGATTTCCTCTTCAAGTTTAGAAACCATTGTGGAATCTAATTTTAATTTTACTTCTTGAAGAACTAACTCAAGAGAATGTATTTTCTCTGTAAGTACGAGTAGTAGCGATAATAATATAACAAGATTTTCATTATCTTCAAGTTGTTCTTTTAATTTTACAAGTTCTTCTGGCTGTTCTTTAGCTTCTTCAGTCCATGTCAAAAGTTCAACTAACTGATCATACAAAATCTTCGATTTTTCAGGAGTTCTTTCTTTTTTTCCTAATTCTTCAAGAAGAAGTTCATACGAATAAGCCTTTTTTTCCTTCCTCTCTTTTACAAAGGTACGAAATACTTTTAGAATACGCGCATACTCTTCTTCATCCATTTTAGCTTCCTTTTCATGTTGACTATCATCATATCCGTATTCCATACATGAATATATCATTTTATCTAAAATGTCTAACATATCACGTATACCAAGTAAGAGGCGTTTCTTTTGTTCTGTGTAAAAGGTTGATTCGCCGAGAGTATCCTTTGCTGCAAATATCTCGCACATTACAGATTTACGACGATATTCTAAGGATTTATGGAAATCATCCCATACTCCATTCATGGAATCCTTGCAAGGTAGTTTATCTTCAGCAGTAAGTGGTGTATAGGCAATACGATATTTCTTCTGAAGAGTGGTTGCTGTTACATCGCTAATATCCTTTGTGCCGAATGTGAAGCGGAAAAGACTTTTCATAATATTTCTACGTGTTTTCTTGTCATCGTCAGACATTTGGAGTTTGGGATCATTCATCCATCCTAGATATAGACGTTCAAAATCAGAGGTTGTTAATATAGTTTCAGGCGAATGCTCTAACACCTGTGTAACATCATCTATATCAAAAGCACCTGTTTCGAGAGTTTCTGAAACTTCAGAAGTTTCTAGACTTTCAGAAGGTTTGGCTTCAGAAGGCTTGGCTTCAGAAGGTTTAGCTTCAGAAGTTTCGAGACTTTCAGAAGGTTTAGCTTCAGAAGTTTCAGAAGGTTTGGCTTCAGGAATCTCAGAACCCTTCGAGGCATCAGGAGTTTCAGAACCCTTCGAGGCATCAGGAGTTTCAGAATCCTTCGAGGCATCAGGAGTTTCAGAACCCTTCGAGGTAGGAATCTCAGAAGGCTTAGCTTCAGGAGGTTCAGAAACCTTAGCAAGAGTTTCGCTAGTCAAACCATCTTTAAAACAATCAACATCTTGGAAAGAAGATTCCGTTTTCACCTTCTTTGAAAAATCAAAGGTCTCTGTAAAAATCCGCACAATCTTGTCAAGCTCCTTTGTACGAATCATGCCAACCTTATATTTTTTATTAGGCTGTTCATCAAAAAACCTCTTTTTTTCTTCATTGCTAAATTGTTTACCTAAATGCGTAATTGTGTCAATATAATCAAGTTCTTCTACCCTTGTTTTTAGCGGTTTACTAAAATTTGACACCGGTGTCGCCATCTACTGTCAGTCCCTATAAGGTATTAGCATGTCTGAACCTAAAATATTTAATCCGTGGAATCCTCAAAATAAGAGTATTGATGATGCAACCATCATAGGAATTCTTCGTAAATATAATGTAAAGGAAGATCCTCCAAATCCGAATCTATTTCGTCAAGCATCTGTACATAAATCTTACGTAGATCGCAGTGAAGAATGGGCAGTCGATGGCCAAGAACAAATTCTTGCAGAACGGCCTTCTAATTGTCTACCACTTCAAGAGGCTGACAATGAGGAGTGTGAATTTGCCGGCGATAGTTTACTAGGCTGTATTGTTGCTCTTTATTTATATGAACGATACGCCGGGAAAGGCGAGGGGTTCTTAACACGACTTCGTACAAGAATTGTAAATAACAAGATGCTAGGTATCATTGCAAAAAAGATGGGACTTGAGGAATGGATTGTTGTTAGCAGACATGTTGAGGAAGTATGTACTGGTGGCAGAGGCAATCTACGACTTTTAGGAAGCATGTTAGAGGCTTGGGTATATGCCTTGTATAAGAATTTTGAGAAAGAAAGTCCCGGCTTAGCATTTACAATCGTACAGCGCTTTCTTATAAGTATTATCCAACGACATGTAAATTTTGTAGAATTGATCACTGATGATAATAATTACAAGGATCAACTTCTACGATTCTTTCAAACAAAGTATCATCAGCCGCCAAGATATCGCGAAGTCGATGTGTCGGGTCCTCAGCATGATAGAATCTTTACAATGGGGGTGATTGATCCGATGAATGAAAGTAAGATTATAGCAAAGGCAACGGCTCGAAATAAGAAGATTGCTGAACAGGAGGCAAGTAAACTCGCTCTGGTTGCCTTGGAAGAATTATAAACATTCTTTGATCTTAGAGTAATTAGAATGGCGGCGCGACCTAGACTTATTTTTTCAGGAGTATCGGGGCCATCCATATCACTAGCAACAGATGATCTGATAAAGGAATATGGTAGCGAAGAACAGCCTGCTGATTTATCAAAGATAGGAATTATGAAAAGTCCAGAAATTAAAAAGCCTACTAAATCCTTGGCTGCAAAGGCTTTAACTACAAAGGACAAACCCTTAGCTGTAAAACCTTTAGCTGTTAAACAGTCTGATCTAAGCGTATTTGGTGAAGCAACACCATATGCGATTGATATAAGAGCAGAAGAAGAGAAGAATCCTTATAAGATACCAGAAGATACCGTATTTCCTTTACAAACCCGCCTAGGCTTTCAAACACAAATTCTAAAAGTCTTCTCAGATTTCATTAAAATTCCAGAATTTGGAAAAGAACCTGACTTTGACGCATGTAAAAAGATGGGTGCCGCCGCTGGTGCGCAAGTCGAAATGTACGAGTACCAGAAATTTGTTAGAGAGTATGTAAGACAAGCAACGCCTTATAAGGGTATCTTAGTGTACCATGGTCTAGGATCAGGCAAGACATGTTCAGCGATTGCCGCTGCTGAGGCACTTTTTTCAGTGACAAACAAAAAAATCATAGTGATGACTCCTTCCAGTCTACGATATAATTTTATACGCGAAATCAGTTTCTGCGGGTTTCGTCACTATCGCCTACAAAATCACTGGGAACAACTGTCGCTATCAGATCCCACTATAAAACTCTTTGCCACGCAAATACTTGGACTTCCTGATTCATATCTGAAAAAAGCGGCTAGAGTCTGGGTTCCTGATTTCAAGCAGGAGTCGAATTTCAACAGTTTGGTGGATGAAGAGCGCAGAGAAATCACCGCACAAATGGAGGCGCAGATTACAAATAGAATACAATTCTTAAATTACAATGGCCTCACATCGTCAAAACTAAAACAAATGGCGTGTGCCCCTGTTGACGATAAAGGATATGGTTTCTTTGACAACTCTGTTATCATTGTCGATGAAATACACAATTTGACTCGTCTGATGCAAGGCACCATTGAACCATATTTGACAAGTTTGCCGAATGTAAAAGGGCGCAAGATTCCACTCGAGCCTATTACACCTGGACACTGGGAGCCAGAACTCTGTAAAAAACCAACTGATCCTAGAAAGCCTTATTTGACGAACTATAAACGTGGCTACCTCTTTTACAGACTTTTATCAGGTGCTCGGAATTCTAAGTTAATTGGATTAAGTGGTACACCTCTTATTAATTTTCCTGAAGAGATTGCTATTTTGACGAACTTGATCGGTGGATATATACACACATGTTCCTTCGTAGTAACTCCTGCAACTGAAGAAAACATGAAAAAGATTAAGACTATTCTCCATGAAAATCCGTATGTGGATTTTGAGGAGGTTGATCTTCTCGGTACAAATATAAATGTACTTTTTACTGGTTTGCCAGAAGGTTTAATAAAGGAGGAAACAAATGGTCAAGTAGGTGTAAGAAGAGTGGATCCTTCTATTGTAACACCCACACTTGTCGAAATATCCAAGACGGTAATATCCTCTCTTACAGGCATGCGAGTTATACAGGAACCGAAGTTCAAATCTGAACCCCTCTTACCCCCTATCGGCGACGAGTTTCGTAAACATTTTCTCGATGGCTCGAAACTTACCAACACTGTTGTCTTGCGTAAACGTTTGCAGGGTCTAATATCCTATTATCGTGGAAGTAAGAAGGAATTGATGCCTACAGTTACTGTTGATACAGTGATCAATGTTCCACTCTCTCCATATGCCCAGGCCGAGTATCAAAGAGTACGTGCGGCTGAACTAAAAATTCAAATGGAACAGAAAAAGGATTCATCAGAAACAGGAGGAAAGATGGCGAATCTGTGGGCAGATATTTACGAATTGTCGAAACTGAAACAGACCAATAGCTATCGTATGGCTAGCAGACAGGCGTGTAATTTTTCCTTTCCTGAAGGTATCGCTCGTCCGCGGCCAAGAGATGCTGCCGACGCTATTGCTGAAATTGGTGAAGATGAGGTATATGACGAGGCACCTGAAAAATCTGTAGAAGAAGAGATTGCCGTGAAAGAAGAAGATGTAGATGTAGAAGCGGCTGCAAAAGAAGATGAAGAAATTGATGAGTCTGCAAAGAAGGCTGCCCTAGAAGAACTTCCTAAGGAAGAGGCTGCGGTAGAAGAGAAAGACGATGCCACCTTGTTAATCTCAGAAGTCGCGCCTTCTGGTGAAATGGCTCCAGCCATTGCTATGCCTGAGGGCAAGAAGACGCTGAGTGCTGCGCAAATGGCTCTTCAACAACAGGCGAAAAAGAAGGAAGAGTGTAAGAAGGGTCTTCTACCTGGAGAAAAATACGAGCTGGCTACTAAACGTGCCAAGGATTGTCTACGTATCTTTGCCTCTTCTAAACTCCGCTTGTTTCCTCCTGGACAAAATATTACAGAAAAGGTAAAGGCGGGAGAAAGTCCTGATCCTTCTCGTCTTTACAAGTATTCTCCGAAATTTTCTGCGATGCTTGTCAAGATCTTAGAAGCACCTGGAAGTAGTTTAGTCTATAGTCAGTTCCTAGATATGGAGGGAATTGGAATTTTTTCCACGGTACTCGATATAAATGATTTTCATAGAATAGAAATTCTGGGAGATGAGTCAGGAATGAGATTCAGTCCGCAAACAATCGCGAATTTAAAAAAAGGGAAGGCGGCCAATCGGTATTTGACCTTTACTGGAGCCAAGGGCGGTGGTGGTATAAGAAATATGGCACTAAAGGTTTTTAATGCAAAGTTCAGCGAGGGCAGATTCACAGAACTTCCTCCAGAAATGTCGCAGCTCCTAGTTGAGGCTGGCTTCACTGGTAATTTAACAGGGGAACTGTGCCGTGTATTTTGTATTACTTCTGCTGGAGCTGAAGGGTTGTCGTTGAAAAATGTGCGCCGTGTACATATTATGGAGCCATTCTGGAACCATGTTCGCACGGATCAGGTAAAGGGTAGAGCAGTAAGAATCTGTTCTCATATAGATCTCGACTATAGCGCAGAACCCTTGTTGAACCAGCGCACCGTAGAAGTTTACACCTACTGTTCTACCTTTGATCCTCAGGCAATTGTAAAACCTGATGGAAGCACGGGATTTCCGCGCATTGATCAGACTATATTGAATAATGATGGTCTCAAGCCACAGGAAGCAACTGAGATGGGATTTACAGTTCCTCCAGGAACAGTTGAATATGTAATTACCAGTGATCAGCATTTGTTACAGCTGAGTGAGCGCAAAAAGAAAATTCTACAGTCGATCCAGGATTTGATGAAGACAAATGCGGTTGACTGCAAGATTAATATGTATGAGAATGAGGATGAAGGACTAGGATGTATTACACTTCCAGGAACTCCTCAGCAGTACGCCTTTCATCCTATTTTGACAAAGGATATTATTGAGACTCGATCACGCTTCCCAGAATCTTCTATCGTTGTAGATAAGGTTGGTTCAGAAGTCACAGAATCTAAAGATTCAGTAGAACCTGCCGCTCTTCCTGCGAAACCAAAGAAAACAATTCAAGCACGCATCATAGTATTTCAGAAGGTTCCTTATTTAGCAGTTCCAGTAATTGAAAAGGGACAGATACTCCCTTTAACATATGACCTGTATGCTCGCGGCGATTTACGCCGTGTAAAGAAGCTTGGAGTCTCCTTATCAGATTCTGAAGGAAATCCTACGTCTGATATTCAATTATTCTAAGTAGGAAGACTTGATGCAAAACGTGAACGTCCACTGCCAGGTTCGCTGATTGGAGGATCTGCCCAAAGTGCTTTTCCTTGATGAATTGCTAATTGAATATTCATTTCCCAATCTAAACATTCTTGAAATGGAATAAATGTTTGCCAGACTTTTTCTAAAAAGGTGCGGCGAAGCAAGTTTGAATCACAACAACGGAATACCCATTCATGAGGAGGCTTGTAAAGAGCTTGTTCGCTAAAATAGGAAGGATGGGATCCTGGTGGACGAGTTCCTACACCTTCACTCAAGCTTATATAATCCCAAGAATTCTTAGTTTCAAGAATTATTTTTAGTCTTTCTAGAAAGTCTTTGCGTAAAAATATATCTGATTCAAAAATAATAGCATATTCATGCTTGGCTTCTAAGATTTGGCGAATAGCTTCTCGAAAGGTTAACATTAAACTAATTTCACCTCGGGTTAGACTCGCAGATTGAAATGATAAATTCATATTAATTCCAAAACGAGTCTTAAATGGAAAATACACCTTTTGTACGAGTTCACTTGTTAACTCGGATCCCCAAAGACTCGTTACCCAGTGTACTTTATCCATAGGTATTCCACGTGAAGGTAGATGCCCTTGTAAGAAGGCGTAACGTTTTGGCTCTTTTTCTCGATTACACATAATGTATATATGTGGTATCCAGTCCATTAGGATGTATAAGAGCCTGTGTTTATACCGTTAAGCCCGTTTGAAATGTTTCGCAGTCTAACAGTAAGTAGTATTTAATAATATCTTTACATTCTGGATCATCTACAGGAAGAAATGTCCACCATTGATGTGTACCTATATAGTCGTTTAAAAATGTACTTTCTGTAAAATACCTATGAGAGTATTTTAAATTTAATTTTTTAACACCGTCTGATGCAAATATATCTTGCATACAATTAATATCTATATTATTCATATTACATATCTCTTTCATAACAGAACATTTTCTATATGATAATCCTCCACCTCCTGGTTCATTTGGTAACCATCCCCACTGTGATGCTACATAATCATATTCATAGATTGAATCTGGTATATATGTTACTAAATAACAATCTGTTTCTAAGGTTATAATATGTTCTTCTTCAAAGGTATTCCAAAAATCTTTTGTCTTTAATAATGCATTATATTCTAATTTTCCTTCTTCAGGAGTTCCAATATTCATAAAAATTGTATGAATATAGATATTTGGTTGAGATCTACATATATGCTGTATAAATGGAAGATTTGCTTCGCTACAAAAAATATGAATAGTATACCCACGAGCATAATAGGAAGCATTGTGTAAAATAAATTCTAAGTTTATATTACATGTACGTTCGACCACTACAAGGGCTTTTTCTGATTTTTTAGGAATTACTATCTTGTTCCAAAATTCTTTAAAATGATTTCCATATAATGATTTAAGTGAATCAAAGATAAATTGATCTAATTTTAGACGTTTTTCATGTAGATATCCTTTATCTTTTTTATTTGTATCTATAGATTTATATACACTAAATATTTTCTCGACTTCATAATCAATATCCATATTCATATAAATATGTCTTGCATCTTTATATCATTATAGATAAGTTAAAAAGTTGATGTTTACTTTGTGGTTATAGAAAGTATGAGTAAATACGTAGTATTGTTAAATAGTACTCCATGCCCTACTAGTGATCCCAATGATCCAACATATATATCAGAGACTCCAAGATTAAGAGTCAGGCCTAGTAAAGGTTCTGAAATTGTCAGTAAATGCAATACATGTGGAGCATCAAGACATTCTATTGGTCAATATGTACATTCATTTCCTGAGACATACAGTCTACTAAAAGGAATAGAAAAAGAAAATAAATGTACTATAGATGATGTAGAATCTAGTGAAGAAGAATCTATAGATTCTGCACAGGTAGATTCTGCACAGGTAGATTCTGCACAGGTAGATTCTGCGCAGGTAGATTCAGGTGAAAGTGTACTATCTATTAAAAAGGATGTTAAAGATATTCGAATTGAATTATCCAGTCTACTCTTAGAAGAGTGTAGTCTAAATTCCAAAATTGCTAATCTATTTCAAGAGCTTGTTGATAACTCTCCTATTCGACCCCCTGGATCTAAAAAGGCAGATCTTGGTTCTACTACTTTCAGACTACAATTATGGAAATATCGCAATGGATCCGCAGAAAAACTTTTATGCCCTTGCTGTAGACAGCAAGAGATATCATTCGATAAATTTGTTGCTGGCCACATACATCCTGAATCTAGAGGTGGAGATATTTCCATGGATAATCTTCTACCAATATGTAACCAATGTAATGGAAAAATGGGATACAAACATATGTATTATTACACATGGATTACATGGAAGCGCGTACTATGGAATCCAACCCAATTACCATTTTAGCCGACTAAAGAAACTTTTAGAGGTATCAGTATTTGTTTTTATTGTATGTATAGGCTTACTAGCTTTACTAACGACCCTATGAATTTCATCCATCAAAGAGGATTCTGTGAACGTGTCGCGGAATCCGTGAATCCAAGCAATATCTCCCGTAAATCCTGATCCCAAGAGCAATTTCCCTCTATGTTTGAGTAAGGAGAGAGTTACAATTGGACGGAATAGAATATCTCCCTTCACGTCAACACCCTTTAACATAGTAATATAGGGTTGTATAGATTGTTGCAGATTACTAATACTTTCTGCGACGCAGGTAAAGGAATAAATACCTTCATTTCCATTGAATTGTAGAGTGATGAGATTCCATTCACCTATAGCACATGGCGTATAGGTATGGCCTTTTTCTTTCATGAAGAAATCAAAGGCATAGAATCCTTGATCATTGCATGAAAGCCAGATAGATGGATAATTATCTGAGCAGACAAAACTAAATATATGAGCTTTTGTATTAGGAGTTAAGGTATTCATGGGGCGCACGAGCAAGGTTATGGTTCGAAAGGCAGCAAAGGCAAAGTCCGATTTTGTACACCAGGTGCTTCCTTGAAGCAGACTTATATATGGAAATTGAACGTGATGTACTACTAGACCTGCGTGATCTATGTCAAAGGAAGGAACAGGACTTTCTTCTGTTTTGGCGCACATTCCACTCCATCGCTTCTCAAAGAATCCTGTTGATATACGGCCATTATTAGGTTTTGTGCAGACTTCATAGCTTAACCATGGAAAACTAGGATCTTGTGTTAGATGTAGATCGGCTTTGATTTCAGGGATAAAGGTGGTTCCGTCAAACCATTTGATAACAAAGATATTTTTTGATGGGTTTATAGGATATTCTGTTGAAAAGGTTGTTATAGGTTGATAACGCCAGCTTCCCCAGTCTAGAGAATTCTTGCCTTCAAAGGGATCTTGATTATAGCCGACCATAAATCCATCATCTGTTGTAATATTCATAGTAAGTACAGAGTTTTTCGCAGTCTTTACCTCAAATCGTGTTGTAAATGCTATATTATCTTGTGAAGGCATCTTGTATTTTGTGAATAGATTTCTCTTAAAGGAGGGTATTTCCCCTATATCACAGCGTAGAATTGTTGCTCCTGTTGGCTCAATATAAAACCATATTGTTTCAGAGGTTTGAGATTGTTCTCCTAAAGCTAGTGAAGAATTCATTCTAGATTTAGTGTAATGAAATAAGGTTAAGTGGGCTTATAATTTATTATATTTTGGATAAGGCATTCTTAAATTTTATCTATTAAGTGCATAATATACCTTATATTTTCCACAAAAACGTGGTGTCCCTACAGTTGGTCCGCGGGTTTCTACTAAACCAACATAACTCTTACTATTATTTCCATAAAATTCTCCGTTTACTTGAAATACAGTAGAAAAATGTGGACTATACAAATATGCTATTCCCGTATTAAGAGCCATATAAGATGATTGTTTATCTTCAGATATAATAAGAAAATTTACCCATTTTTCTCCTCTTGTATTAGTAAGAACATTTGTTTGCGTATCTCTATAATAGAATGGAAATTCTTTTGTATTACTTGAGTTTCCTATTACGTTAAGTAATGGTGCAATCTTACCAGTAACATCATTGCCACTCATATCTTTCTTTCCTATCCAAAAATAACAACCATTTTCATTTTTAATTCCTATATCCCATGTAGTCATACTTTCTCAAATATATCCAATCTTTCCAGGAGGAACAGCATTAGCCTGGTCAGAACGTATTCTAAACAGTTCATAATCTCCGAGCCATGCGAAATTAAATCCATTTGATAAAATATTAGCATTCGTTGTAATTACTGGTGATCCTATACTATATGTGGGGCAACCTACTACTGGACAGTTTGAGAATATTGTTCGAACAGCTGGGCATGTATCTGCTCTACCTCCATTGGCGGCTTGTCTAATTACTGTGTAATCTTTACGAAGTCTAACATTTGATGTACCAAATGGTAGATCACGAGTTGCTAACTCACAGCTTGCAGGATTCCAATTGGCAGGCCATTGTCCCTCACAATCTACTGGAGTACACGAAGATACTGGACAATCCCGTCTTTCTATTAATTCTGCATTGCTTGGGCAAGCTGTTCCACCTCCTGAGGCTTGAGTTATTATTGAACGTGTTCTTGTTTGTTGGCTTGATGCTCCACATCCAACTGAAGGACATGCTGACCAACCACTCCACTGACTCGTAACACAATCAATTCTAGTATTAGGAGTTGCTGAATATGTCTGTCCATACGTAGGCGTTCCAATAGTACGTGAAATAGCTAAAACTTGTTTATCCTTGTTTATTTGTGTAGTATTATTCTTTAAATTTGTAGCATATGTGCGAAAATCACTAAATAGTTTACCTTGCCATTTTGTCAAGGATGGAGCAGATATACCTGTAGTAGTAGCATATTCATTTCTCCAAATATTTTGAATACATTCAAAATTAGTTGCCGTAATTATTGTGGTATTAGGATAGTCAGCGCACCAATTATAATTCTCCTGTAAGTAATTTTGTTGAAAACATAATTCTTGTATTGCTGCTGATTGTCTAGGATTAGTGGGAACGACACCAGCTATTTTAGTATTTACAGTCAAAAAAACATTATCAATAGTATTCATTGGTGGATTACTAAGAATTCCAAATGCGCGTCCATATGCAGCAGTCTGTCCTGTTGGATCTCTATATAAGGTACCCTTTTCTCTACATCCAGCAGCTTTCACAGCGTCTCTTACACAATCGCCCCATTCTGGAGAACTTGGTAAAGTATCAGAACATGTATCAAAAAAACTAGTATCAGTGAATCCATCCACTCTATCAAAGGTACGACTTGATATGTTTCTATAATTTTTAAATGGCTCAGGAGGACAGAGTGAAATATTGGATGAAGGTACAATATTAGATGCTGCACATTTATATATAACATCATTAGAAAAACGCGGTCTAATAGTCTGGCCATTATCAGTAGTAATAATAGGAATTACATTTTGTGATGATTTACAGTAACCTATGAAAGGTTTCGTATGAGCTGGTAAAGTATTCATTTTAGCGCAAGTATCAATAGGATTTGTTTCACGGCTTGTAATATTCCTGACAGCTAGACGCTCAGCTTCGACTAAATCTTTTATAAATATATTGCCATCCCTAATAATATCTGGTTCACCATTACTAAATAGGGTTGGAACTCCTTCTACACCATAAGCTCCTCTACCACCACCCAATGGTGTAAGTATCCATCCGCATCCAGGTTCTTTGGCGGTACGATTAGGATACAAAGCCTGTAGTTGACGAAGACCAGCATATTCAGTATAATTTCGACAATTTGATGTAACTTCAAAAAAATGTGTCATATCAACCTTTGTTCCAGCATTCAAATCAAAGGCCTTTGGAGAAGCAGCTTTAAGTAAGTCAGAAGGAACATTTACCATATTGGGAGGTTGTCTGTTTCCAAGTCGGGAATACTGATTCATATACGTTTGAGTATTATTCCAACTACTTTGTAGCCCACTCATTCTATACGTATGAACAAATAAACTTTAAAAAGTTAGCAACTTTTAAACCAAATTCATCTTACTAAGCAGAAATAAAATCTAGACACATCTTGTTCATCATTTTTGTGTAATGTAATTGTCCATCCCCAGGTTCCCCAGCATAGTTTAAAAAAACGACACCAGGTTCTTCTTCTGTAGGATTATTTGCAACTTTATCTTTCATTAATAGTATATTCAGTTTAAGAGCAGATTGAGTAATTGTTAGATATAACCATTTATTGAAGAATGGTTGATCAACAGTATAGAGTACTTTTTTAGAATCTAAACACTCAGTGCTAATTGATTGAAAAAATTTAGTAATTTCTTCTCCTGGATAATACCCAAAAAGTCCAGCAGTGAACCCACATATTGGATCAATCGGCTCAGAAAGTACATGACCTGCGTAAAGTCCGTGATTAATAATTCCTTCGGGAACAAGAAGAATTTCATTAGATTTTAAGGTCGGTATTTCTTTTAGACTCTTTATGACAAGAACATCTAAATCAAGATAAAGAAAGGTATCTTTATCTTCAAAATGAACATATTTTTTAACCATTCCCTCTGAAATACTAGTGGGTTGTTGAATCTGTATAAATTTTATAGGGCATGTAGTTTTATTTAAAATATCAATCTCAATACTCGTATTTATATAATCAGTTGTTACCTTATCAAGTAATACATATATTTTATCTGATTCATCTAGACAGGCATATTTAATTATATAGGATAGCCAAATTTGAAACATTTGGATATATTGGTTATCGCATGGTTTTTTACCGGAAAGTGTAAAAAGAATTGTATATACAATCATAACTGGCTGTAGAAGTGTATTAAAGTAAGCGAATTTCACGCATGGTCTAAACAGTTGGCAACAGTATACTACAGAAATGCCAGCTATTGGAATCGATCTCGGTACGACGTATTCTTGTGTAGGTGTTTGGAACAACGGGCATGTTGAGATCATTGCGAATGACCAGGGTAATCGTACAACTCCTTCCTATGTAGCTTATACTGCCGAGGAGCGCCTGATTGGTGATTCAGCAAAGAGCCAGGCTTCAGCAAATCCGAGTAATACGGTCTTCGATGCAAAGCGTCTAATTGGTCGCAAGTTCGATGATCCTGTTGTACAGTCTGAGATGAAACTCTGGCCATTCAAGGTAATTTCTTCTGATTCGGGTAAGCCAAAGATCGAGGTAGAGTGGAAGGGCGAGAAGCAGCAGTTTCTCCCTGAAGAAGTGAGCGCAGTAGTTCTTCAGAAGATGAAGCAGACGGCCGAATCATATCTTGGAACCAGTGTAAAAGACGCTGTAATCACAGTACCTGCCTATTTCAATGATGCGCAGCGTCAAGCCACGAAGGATGCTGGTGCCATTGCTGGTCTCAATGTTCTCCGCATTATTAATGAGCCTACAGCTGCTGCCCTCTCATATGGTCTTGATCGCATGGGAGCGGGAGAGAAGAATGTTCTAATCTTTGATTGTGGCGGCGGTACGCACGATCTAAGCGTTCTAACACTCGATGACGGTGTATTTGAAGTGAAGGCGACGGCGGGAGATACTCATCTTGGTGGCGAGGATTTCGATAATACTCTCGTTTCGCACTGCGTCGAGGAATTCAAGAAGAAGGCTAAGATCGATCTAACTGGAAATGCTCGGGCTCTTCGCCGTCTGCGGACTGCGTGCGAGCGTGCCAAGCGCGCTCTCTCCTCGGCAACCCAGGCAACCGTAGAAGTAGATAGTCTTGCAGATGGTGTTGATTTCCAGACGACACTTACACGCGCCAAGTTCGAATCTCTCTGTGACTCTTTTTTCCGCCGCACGGTAGCCCCTCTGGATGGGCTTCTACGTGATGCAAAGATGGACAAGAGTAAGATTGATGAGATCGTAATGGTAGGTGGAAGTTCTCGTATTCCGAAGATCCGTCAACTGCTCAGTGATTACTTCAATGGCAAGAAGCTCAATGACAGTGTAAATCCTGATGAAGCGGTAGCCTATGGTGCGGCAGTACAGGCGCACATTCTAACGAGTGGAGGAAAGGCTGGCGATGTTACGGACAATCTCATCCTCCTTGATGTTGCTCCGCTAAGTCTTGGTCTCGAGACTGCTGGTGGTATCATGACCCCTCTCATCAAGCGCAACTCCACGATTCCTAAGAAGGCCACACAGACTTTCTCCACGTACAGCGACAATCAGCCTGGTGTACTGATCCAGGTGTTTGAGGGTGAGCGCCAGTTCACTCGCGACTGTAATTCACTCGGCAAGTTCCAGCTCGAAGGCATTCCTCCTATGCCGCGTGGCGTTCCGCAGATCGAAGTCACCTTTGACATTGATGCGAATGGTATTCTAAATGTGAGTGCAGCGGAGAAGTCGACGGGCAAGTCACAGAAGATTACGATCACAAATGACAAGGGTCGCCTCAGTCGCGAGGAAGTCGAGCGCATGGTTCAGGAAGCTGCGAAACACGAGGCGGAGGATAAGGAGAAGTTCGCACTTGTTGAGGCGAAGAACCAGCTCGAGTCATACTTGTACAATGCTCGTAATTCTCTACAGGAAGAGAAGGTGAAGGAGAAGCTTGGTGATGATGCCAAGGTAGCTCTTGACGTGGTGTCAGAGGGCATTACGTGGCTCGAGGCTCATCAGGATGAGCAGAAGGATGTCTATGTTGCTTACCAGAAGGATGTTGAGGGCAAGATCCGCGATACGATGATGAAGTTGTACAAGGATGCAGCGCAGGATTTCTCTGGAATGAATGCAGGGGCACCTCAAGATCCTCCTTCGGGTCCAAAGGTTGAGGAGGTTGATTAATCTCTCCAACGAAGCTGCTTCAACCAGGCTTCCATCTGAGTAAGTTGCGAAAGAGGATCCAACTCTTTAGCACGTTCAAAACATTTTTCAGATACAGATTTGTAATACTCTGTATCTGTTTTCAATCTACGAATTTCGCGAACCCAACTGCCGATATCATCTCTTTTACAAAAAATCCCAGCAGATCCGCAACTTTCTAAGAGCCCAGGTGTAGGTGTAGCAATTACAGGAATTCCCGACGACATTGCCTCTATAGCTACACGCCCCCATGATTCTTCTTTACTTGGCATAAGAACAATTGAGCTCTGAGAATATATACTCTTAATATATGATGTATTTTCTACATATCTAATATTCTTAACTCTAGTGTCTTGTATCTGTCCATCATATCCTCCTATTACTCCCATAAATTGAATGTCTGGCATCTCTTTAGCAATTTTAATGAGTACATCACCGCCCTTGTTGCGATTTAGATTAATAAGAGTAACATATTCGCCAGTTGTTTCGGTACGATATTCTTCATAATATACAGGAGGATACACTACTATAGAGGGGATTCCAAAAGAGGCATAATACTTTTGGATCCAATTACTATTATGAATCAAGTATAGATTTTTACCAAGAATAAACTTAAATTGTCTAACATATTTTGTTCTATAGTTATTATGCATCACTAGCACCATGGGACGTTTCGCCTTAGCAGCGCTTAAAACAGCATTAGGTTCCATATCCAAATGACTGATTAAAACACCAGAATTCTGTATACATTCTTCGACTTGTAAAGAGTCCTTTTTATCAAGAATTTGCACTCTTTCAAATTCACTTCGCCAAGCTTTATTTAATACAACATTTACATTCCATCCTTGTTTATTCACTAAATATGTATTCATAGCATGAGCCATCCATTCAGCCCCAGCATTGTGTAGAGGTGGATACATATGAATTAGCCAGGTTAGACTACTTCTATTCTCCTCTAACACTGGTTTTGCGATATATGAAGGTGTAAGATAAAGATGTACTCCATATATTTGATAATATAAAGATATAAACTTATATGATTCATATAAAATATATACAAAAAATCCTATAATAAATATCATAGTTATTATAAAAGGTTTTGGATACTTCTTAGCCATCTCTAGAGATTACTTCTATAAAGTTTTAAAAGTTAACGATTCTTGGGACGACCCTTCGTATCAGCATGCGCCTCCCAAGGATTGCGAATCTTTGAAGATCCACCTACTCCATTCCACTGTACTGCCCAGCTGCGGAACATGTCAGCACACGAGCGACACGCACGGGCAATCGCACCTCTCGCAGTATCCTGCTGGCCATCATCAACACCGATTCGGAGAACCATTTCATCACGTAGAGGATGAGGAATCTTGTATCCAGCAAAACTGATTTCACTGCCAACTTCATTCTCATCAAGCCAAGTCTGTAGAATATTTCCAAGAGTATGATCCTCACCGCCAATCCAGAAATCATAGCCCTTCAGGCGAGCATCCGCAGGACGAATCTCAATATTCTCAGGCAGATCGCCAGAATCAATATTTGAATACTTCTCAACAAGAGTTGCAAGAGATACTAGGGCTTCATACACAATCTTCTGAATTGGCAGAGTTCCAATTGTTTCAACCGTAAAATCAAAGCTATAAGGCTCTCCATCAGGATCTTGTAGATAACACCGATAGATTTCTAGACTGCGAAACTCCCGCTCTAACACCGCCTTACGATCGGCATCCTTATCTAGGTCAACAGGATCGACCTTTTTCTGTTCTTTTACCCATGTGTTAAAGAGTGCCTTAATCTTTACAGGATCAGTATCGCGAGTATAGGCATAGGAACACTGGCTTGTTGGATTGAAACGTGCATGTTCTCTGCCCTTGCCCAAGGAAGCGTAGGCCTCGAGATGAATTTCCTCTGGCTCCTGACCATCGACCATGGGTTTTAATACAGCAATAAGGCACGTTTCACCAGTTACTGGATTCGGGTGGAAGAACTGAGTATTAGGAATACGAACACGTTCCTCAGCATCATCGCGCTTCTCTAGACACTCGAAATCAGAGGCAGTTACCATGCGAACCTCGTCGGTCGTATTTACCACCTTTAGACGAAACAGCACACTCTCTTTTACCCAGCTATCAGACGTCATTACAATTGGAAGAAGTCCAACCCGATCTGCCAACATCTCATTTGACATCGGAGTACTGTTCTTAAAGATCTTTACATCACTGGTTGAACCATCCTCTGTCATATCTGCACGAAATCCTAGGACAGAAACCTCCGTTTGAATTGCACGGCGAAGAGCATTAGCATACGATACAATTACAGGACGCAGGCAAAATTTAATAGTATGGGGATCAACTTGCTCAAGATCATTAAAGATATTAGCTGACATTACGGGACTCACTCTATCAATGTCCCCGGCTTTTCAATTTTAAACCTTGCGTGCGTTATCGTACACAAGTTTTGAGTTCGACGGTAGATGAGTGGTAAGAATCTGTGTTTTTACAGTAATAAAGATAAATGGTCTGCGGCATTTTTGGAAGAATTGAAAACAACCCCATGGGTCAAAGAATTCACCTTTATTTGCGTAGATCCTAGTCCAAATCGCCCAGCCTTGCCAAAGTGGTTAAAGCAGGTTCCTACTCTCGTTATTCAAGGCGATGAAGAACCAGTGAAAACAGATACAAATGTTATGAATTGGCTATATGAAAAAAAGATGAAAGAAATGCCTAAAAAACCGTCTAGTACAAATCCTGTACTAAGCGGTGAACCATCCTCTTACATTGGTAACGAAATGGGAGGATTTGGAGATGCTGGTTACAGTTTTCTAGATTCAGATACAAGTACGGGAGGAAATGGTGGAGCGACGATTCCCGGGACCTTTAGTTTCTTAAATGGCGCAGCAAGTCCTGGTGATAAAACGATGCAGGATATGGGACAATCAAGACAAGGATCACAGGCTGGTCGCACAAAAAAGGAAACGCAGTTTGATGAACAGCTCGATATGTACAAACAACAGAGAGATTCTGGAATGCCCCGTGGTCCCATGCGTCAATAATCTAAAGGCTAAGCTCGACAGTATACTAGAATATGGGTTCTTTTCAAAAGTCTACTCTAGGTATTTTTAATGAGAAGCTGATCTTCTTTTTCGAAGAGCTTTCGGCAACATATCCGGAAGAAAAGGACATCAAGATGGCACTAGAAGCTATTCAGGGTGCTAAGAAAGTGAATCCCCGCCTAATCTTGGATCTCTTTATTGAACATGTAAGCAAACCTCTTCGTGATGATATTCTATCAGAGAATGATGAGAATGTAATTGCCTATGCAAAGAAGATGATCAGTACAACCTATAATGATATGCTATCATCTCTTATGATTTTTGATAAGTACTGGCCAGAGATGTCCGACACGAACAGAAAGCATATTTGGAATCACCTGAAGGTTCTTGTTCTTCTCTCAGAAAAGGTGAAGGCGTAAAGTATTGCTTCTGTTCTTTTGTATATATCGTAGAATGGAATCAATGCTAGATATCTTCGGTAAAAAGTATGACGAGTTTGCTCGAGATTTACAAGATGTATGTCCCGAGTTAACAAATGAGATAACAGCGGCCAAGGCTCTTTCTCCTGAAGAAAGAAGAGCTCAATTTAAGATTGAAGTTCTTCCGTTTTGTTCACCTTCTCGTAATCCGAGAGTTGGACCCGAAAAGGTCTTACCCGGCGTATCGATGACTCCCGACATATGGGTATCATTATCCGACAATTCCAGAAAATCAATTCAGGAATATCTCACGCTCCTCTCTTTTACACTGCTGCTCGAGACTGGACCAAAGGAGGTTCCTGGCTGGGATGCTTCATGGGCTGAGAAGATGATGGGAAGTATGAAAGACTCAATGAAAGATTTTGATATTGGTGGAATTTCTGAAAAGGTTAAGAATCTATTTGCCTCCATGGGTACAAATCCTGATGGAATCCCTCAAATTCCTGAGAAGTTTCTAAAGGGGCAGATTGCTAGACTTGCTGAGGAAATTGTAAAAGAGTTCCGTGTTGAGGATCTGGGGATTGATCCGGCTGATCTTGAAGCTGCTGGCAATGATCCTACGAAGGCCTTGAATATGATCACTGAGATATTTTCAAAGAATCCTCGGGCGTTCCAGAGTACAATTCAGAAGATTGGAAACAAGCTGCAGCAAAAGATTCAGTCTGGCGCCTTGCGTCCGAAGGAACTTGTTGCCGAGGCTGAGGAGTTAATGAAGACATTTTCCGAAAATCCTCAGTTTGTTGATTTGATGGAAGGATTCCGCAAGGCCTTTAATGTGGATGGACTAAATAAGTCGACTTCGCCAGGTCATGGTGAGGGAGAACGTCTATCTATTGTAAAGGAACGCCTCAGAAAGAAGTTGGATGCGAAAAAGAAAGGTTCTAAGTGAAACAATTGTTCCTTTCGGAATTACAGATAGGAGATGTCGTCTGAAATACCCCTTTGTGATCCCTATGTATGGGAAGATCCCAGATATCTTTTTCGCACATTTTGGAAACAACCTGACCGGTCGCGCGGCGTATGTGCAAGTGAATTGACAAATCATGTAGTAGTTTCCTATTTAATAGCAATTATTCTTGGATACACAATCTCAGCTCTTACTCATATCTCTGGAGCCTTTATAATACTCGTTATTCTTGCAACTATATATCTGATTCCGACGTTCAAGAAAATGCATGTAGTAGAAGAATTTCGTAATCAGACTGTGAAAGGATCTTCAAGCCCTGTCACTCTAAAAGAAACCTTTGTTGAAAAACCGCAAGGCCAATTTAATGCAGTTGGGGCAGTTGGAGCTCCACCAAACCCCTTTAACAATGTTCTAGTAAATGAAATAATGTACGCTCCGACACGGAAAGAAGCTCCCGATATTACAACCCACGAGGCAAAACTTGCGATGGATGACTTCTTCCGTGTTCAGTGGTACAGTGATCCCACGGATGTTTTTGGAAAGTCGCAGAGTCAGAGACAATTTATCACTCAGCCATCGACGAGCATTCCGAATGATCAACAAAGTTACCAGGAGTGGTTGTATAAAATACCAGGTAAGACATGTAAGGAAGGAAATGCTGATGCATGTTACGCAGGTACAGATGGAGGTCTTGTACCATGGTTAAATTATTAAAAAGTATGTTCTGTAAAGTTCAAAAGTTAAGAATTTCTTAAGTTTTAAACTAAGAAAAACTACAAGCCGTGTTAGAAGGAGAGATGGATGTAAACCGTTTAACGCATACACGCGATGATGCATGTGGCATAGAATCATATTATTCTCAGAGTGTATCACCTGGACGCTATGCTGTAACAAACTTAGTCCCCGATGCGAACCATGTAATTCCTTTATCAATGAGTGCTATTACTTCATCTACACGCGAAGGATATGGTGCTAATAATGCTCGTATTGATGATGAGTCAGTTCTTAAGAATCAATCGGAATTTAAGAATAATCGCTGTCTAATTCGCAACCAGGCTCGCCCCTTCTTATCTATACCTTTCATGGGTACAGGTCGTGGAAATTCTGATGTAGAGTCAATGTTACTCCACTCCGAACAAGTTCGTCAAGGAAGAGAATGTGGAGATGTAACTGAAAAGGCCTTTGACGGTGCCTTTGAACCACTGATCAAGCCAGTACGTGATAATATACAGCGTGCTGATCATTTAGTTACAGAAGACGCGGCGAAGGGCTGGATTCGTGGCGGAATCCCTAGCAGACAGTACATTCGCGATGTCAACTGTTAAATGGATCCGCCGTCAACTTTAAAAGATAAGATTGATATATCTTATGTTTTATAAACCAGAATGGAACATCCATGGGAGAAGAAGGAAAATCCCCAGTCGTATGAGCTTCAAAAAATGTATGGTGAACATCCCAAACCTGCCCAGCATATGTTGGGCATGGTCGGCGGAAATGAAGTTCCATACAAAACACGTGAAATTCAAGTTGACACAGAGTCTGATCTCCGAGGAATAACACGCGCGAATACATTTTGCCCTGCCAGACAACATAAACCCTCTGACACAGGTTCAACAATTCAAAGAGATACGCCAAAGCAAAAAGTAAGTATATCTACTGCGACAACCCCTCTAAAACAATCTCAAATGTGGGCATATCCGGCAACCCTTGCTCCAGAACCATTTGCTATAGAGTCGTGTATGCGTCCCGAGAAATACTAAGTTATGTGTTAGAGGGGGATGTGCTCCATAACACCAAAACAGGCTAATCTTACAAGTTCTAAATGGGACGATGTTCATCAAGCAGATGATCAGCGTATATCAACATACGCAGGTAGATATGCATTTACTCCCTATCGCACATGTTACGAAACCTTTCCAGTAAATGCGACAACGCGCATTCAAGAATCTGGAAATGGCTGGGTAAGTGGTAAATGGAGAACGGAGGTGGAATCTGATTTAATGGGTGTTGGTCGTCCATCGCCACGTTGGAGAGACACCAAACTCTTGTATAATCCTGAGACAAATCCTATGAATACTGCTGGATATACGAATGCGCCTGATGAGTCATTTGGCAATACATTTAACCGTCTGACAAATCCCCCTTGTACTCTGAGAGCTACAGGATGGAATAGATGGCAGCCCCTCTTTCATGATCCTCAGGCTACGGTGGAAACACCCTTTGATCATCATATTCCTTCACGCGATATTGATAAATATAAGAATAGAACACATATTCCAGCAGCGAAAAATTTTACAGAAGAGACGATAAAGTCACAGATGTAAAAGCCTAGAGAAGTTTAAAGATTAATATGTTCTTAACGTTTTAATCTTAAAACTTTGTACTTATAACTGTAGTATGGAGTTAGCAGCCTTAGCAATTCTAGGAGGGGCTGGATATCTTCTAGCAAAACAAACAACTCCTAAACCGGCGTATCCAATAAAGGAAGTTACGAATTCTGTTGTTCGCCCCGCCATAGGTGTAAAAGAGGCATTCACAAATCCTTCTAAAGTTCCAACAAGTTTGAAAGGTAGTAATCCAGAGTTGGATCTTAAATACAATGACTTGGTTGGAAGAACACCCTTTCCTTCAGAGCCACGAGCATCCGGCCGTTTAGCTATACAACATCCCTCAGTCCTTACAAATTCTCCCTTCACCAGTTCAACTCCTGCTCCTGTTGCAACGGCTACTCCTGATGTAATGATGAATGCTGGCGGTGTAGAAAAGAATCCTACATATGTTGATGGAGACTATCTGGTGAGTCAGTTAACGGGTGAGAAAATGAAGACGAGTGACTTTGTTCATAATAATATGCAGCCTTTTTTTGGAAGTCGTGTACGTCAAAATGTAGGTGCCGATGCTAATACTGGACGGCTCGATCGCTATACTGGAGCTGGATCTACTGATATAAGAAAGAAGGAGGTTGAACAAATGTTTGACACAACTCAGCAACCCTTTGGAAATGTATATGGTCTTGAAGATTCTTCAGAATTTATTCAAGGACGCATAAATGATCCGAGAAACAGAGCGGGTGAGCGTCCCTTTGAACCTGTTCGTGTTGCTCCTGGAGTTGGAGAGGGTTTCAGTTCTACAGGCAAGGGCGGGTTCCAGCAAATCGAGGTGAATGATATTATGATGAAAAATATACGGCGCACCGATGATTTGAGAGTAGCCGATAAGCCGAAGTTAACATATACAAAACCGGTTGTACCTGGCCAACAATTTATTGGCAAGTCGATGGACAATCCTGGCGAGGTTCGTAAATACCACCCAGATACATATTATGAAGATGAAAATGGAGAACGTATGGGTCCTGGAGGGCAGGAAGGATTGCAGAAAGAGACGAGTCGCCCTATACAAATTATGCCCTATACTACACGCCCTGAGACAAGTGTAGAATACGCGGGTCCTGGATCAAGTCAAGAAGCTGGAATGAACTATGTTGTTGGAAGTTACAGAACTCCTATGCAACAGCAATATGGTGGAGCTGGCTATCGTAATGCCGATGGGTCTGGATATTTTGAACAAGGAGTAAGTGATGATTATGGAAAGCAAACCTACGAAGTTCGCCCGAATGAAAGATTTTATACATCGGATCGTGTACAGGGCTTGAATTTAAGTCCTGCGGAAGCTGGCGCTGTAACAACACATTTTGAGGATGAATCGCGCCCTACACGCCGCAGTGAAACAATTGGAAATATCCAGCAAAGTGGAAATGCAACAGGCTATGCGAATGGTGCACCAGCTATTACTGTATGGGATCCGAATGATATTGCTAGAACAACTGTAAAAGAGGGTACGATCCAGCTCGATCGCTTTGGTATTGCTGCGCCGGCGGATGGACCATCTCGCCTAAAGGTATACGATCCTGATGATATCGCTCGGCCGACGCAGAAGGCGCAAATTTCTGCGAAGTCTTCGTATGTTGGTGGTCCTAAGGCGGCGGCGGAACGTCATACAAACCACACATCTGCCTATAACATGCGTCTAAACCCTAATAAGCAACAGGTGGCGAAGCGGCCTGAGTTAGGTGGAGGCAATATTCAGATTTTCCAGGGAGACGAGCCAAATGTATCAAGTCGCAAGTTAGATGCAGATATAATAAATTCTAGAACACTTGGTGTAAATGTTGCGCGCGAGCTTGGTCCTGGGGCTGCTGATATTGGCAGAGTAAGATACAGAACACCGCCGATGTTACAAGAGAGAACAGGCCGTGAAATTATTGAACAGACTGAGAATAATCCTTTGATGCAAAGTCTACGCAAGAATGCGGAGCATGATGCGGCACTTGCGAATCAAATCTAAGGGTTATATAATTTTATATTAATAATACTTATAAGAATTATTAATATATGAATTTTACGCCTTATTGAATCTCTGAATGTAATAAATACTCTTCCTTTTCATTTATAGATCTAAGTCTTAAACTATCAAATGTGTTAAAACGGCTGAATAGTTCTATAATACTATTATGCAAAGTATGAACAAACAAAATATCATCATGAGGATTATTATTTGCAGTAGATATAAGAGCCTTACGTATTGTTGACCATTGTGATTCTATACTAAGGAATTGTCTTCTGTGTTTTTCTTGAACACCAGATATCTCAACCTCCTCTAACATTTTTTCAAGAGATGCGTGTATTCGTTTGCCTTCTTCTTTAAGACTTATGAATGATGACATAGATACAGGTGTTCTTAATAATTTTACATTTGCTGAACCCATTTCTATTTGTAAAAGGTATTTTGGGTTTATATATCTAAAAGCATAGTTATCCTAAAGGCAGTAATGCCGCCTTCGTGGCTAGTCTATGGTCCTCCAGGGTGTGGCAAAACATCTTGGATCTTAGCACAAGCAGCAGCCGAAAAGAAAAAGATATATCACTGGAACGTACGAACAGATAGAACACTGCGTGAGGGAAGAACAAATCTTCATATTCAAGTTCGTAGCCAGGAGCCACTCTTTGTTTGGATAGAAGGCGCAGATGACTTAACTCCTGAAGCTCAGGCATTTTTGAGAAGAATTCTAGAAACTGTGTCGCCGTCAGTAAAATGTATTTTAGAATGTCGCGATCCCCAGAGAATAACACCTGCTATTCAAAGTCGGTGCGAATGGAAGCAATGTTCATTTAAGAAATCCTTTCGCAAAGAAAAACAATTACAGATTATTGAATCAATACACAAGAGTGTTCCTAAAGAATATACAAATACCAATACATGTGTTGAAGATTTTCACGCAGCTGAGCAGCCAATTGATTTAGTAAAAAACTATTTGAAGGATCCCGTCCTATGGGAAGAATCTCTATTAGCATTGAAAGAAATTGGTGGAGGATCGAGTCCTTGGGCACAACTCTTTTATTTACGTTCCCGCGGTTAGTAAGGAATCTATTCATTGAAGCTAATCATAGAGTATTAAATGGACGCGCCTGAAATTTCTGTTTACGGAGAGGCAAAGGGAGAATATACACGCCAGCTATCTATCTTTTTAACACCTTGTCTAGAAACTTATTTCTTTGAACTTCTTGATACAACAAAGAAAGAGAGTGCACCGCAAAAAGTACTATGGAATTTTCAGAATAGCCTTCAGGCTATCCCGGATTGGAATCAGGATAGAGTTACACGTGAAACAGAACGTATACAGAAAGATTGTGCATGTGATTATCTTGAAGAATTGTTAACGGCTGTCTTCATTGCTCACACAAAGGTACTTTCCGCGATTAGATTAACAACAAAACAAAAGAAACTGCAAATTACTATACCTAAACTAGACCATTTTTTACACAGAGTTCTTTCTGAATGTGCTCGCACTTTATGGAAGAATACATTTTACTTTGTTGAAACAAACAGTATTGAAAAACAGAAAAATCAAAGAGAGGTCTCGCATTTAATTCAAGAAGCGATCCTCCAAGCAATTCGTGGACTTCTACCTGTTAAATCGATCTTGCGCGAATACTTACATGATGATGAGGATGATGAGGAAACTTCTGAAGTCCGTACTGATGTTAAAGAGATGGAAAAACAGCCAGTTGAAAAGGAAGTGGAGGAAAAGGAGCAGCCAGTTGAAGAGTCAGAAGTAAAGGAAGTGAAGGAGGAAGTTCAGCCAGAAGTAAAGGAAGTGAAGGAGGAAGTCAAGGAAGTGAAGGAGGAAGTCAAGGAAGTTCAGCCAGAAGTGAAGGAGCCAGTCAAGGAGGAAGTTCAGCAGCCAGAAGTGAAGCAAGAAGCTGCCAGTCCAACAATTTATATAGATACAAAACAATCAGTCGCTTTTACACAGGAACATGTATTATTTGATTCAAACACCCTAGAGGATAATGAAATACATGATCTCCCCTTTGCGGAATCAGAACTCAAACAGGAAGAAGAGGAGGAAGAGGAAGAAACCTATAATACTATAAAAATTTACGACGAGCAATTACCAATTGAATCCGACGAACTTTAGACGCGTACGCTTTTGTCTTTCCAATAAGAAATTCGCTACTAGAATGAATTACTCCGCCCCTGGTTTTTGGATAGCCCTTGCCGCAGGGGGGCTTATTGTTGGGGTGATGAGTTTTTCCCAGCAATACATGACAAAGGAAAAAAATGAAGAATTTCGTATTAGATCTGTTATACGCGACTTCTGCATTGGTGCATTCTTGACTTCAATAATATACATGTTTCTCCCGGAATCAATCGAGTCTTCAGTTACAACAATCCTAGGTACACTAAAAACCACACCGCTACCTACAGTAGTCCCCGAGGTCGAATTACAACTGGGTCCTGCTCGCTTTTAGCTTCAGAAAACTTTAAAAATTAAATAGAACTATATTCTCTTTAATTTTTATTTTTGTTACATTTAACAAAACAAAGGATACACTGATTCCCAATCACCAACATCCTTCGCATTTATGATAAATTTGCTGAATATCTCCTTTCGCACCTGATCCTGGGGTCTACACGATTTGACATGCTGAGAAATATGCTGATACAAATCAAAATCAGGGAATCGTTCAGAACCATCCTCTTCACGCAATACATTATTCCCAGACTCATCCACTAGCCACGACCATAATAGATTCCAAAATGGCGATGTAGTCTCATAAATTTCCCATCGTCCCTCCTTACTTAGAAGAGCGCCATTTTTCTTTCTTTCAGGATCTTCAGGATATAAGGCTTCAATAATACTTACAGCATATCTGCATAAATCAAAGGAGGGATTTGGAAATACTTCTGGCCGACGATCTATTTTAATTCTATCAAAATTATACTGTCCATCCGCATCACCGCCAGGTTCATAATCATCGCTAATAAACCAAGTGTTGTTTACACGAAAGATAGCCCGACCAAAATCAATCAAATAAAATATTTTTCCGTAGGTAGGTACACGAAACAGAGTTCCATCACGCAATTTATACCACAGCCAAGATTCAGTTGTCTCTTTCCACACGATATTATTCGTATGAAGATCATTATGCGTAAGTCCTAGAACTCCCTGAGCGGCACACAAGGCTGCAATAATCTGAAACGTCCAGGCAATCCATCTATCTTCCCATTCGGGCGTTCCAGCCTTTTCTCCAACTAACGTATCATCCTCTAACATACTGTCCAAAACTCCAGTCATTTCTTCTTGAAAAATAACTACTACAGGATATTCCTTTAATTGAATATATACAGAAACACCTTCTTGGGATTCTTCACTAGAACTCTCGCTTTTTGTTGACGCCGATTCAAATGAACTAGCTGATTTTAGGCTTTCTAATTCAACACAAGCATCCTCTCCATCCAGACTTATATGACTCTCTTCACTAGATGAAGATCTCGGTGTAGAATATGTAAAAGATGAAGAACGTACAGAACTTGGCGTTTGTAAAAGCCAGTGATCGTCCATATCACCAGAATGTTCGCCATCAATATATAGACTAAATACACCATCTTTCTTTCTTTCCCAGAATGTCTTGTAATTTCTATATGATTCAAATTCGTCAGTAATATTATATCTGTAAGTATCGGCAACACCCTTGAATGTTCCATAAAAAAGGCAAAAATGGGGACTTATCTTTCTTTCGCGCAATTGTCCCAATAGGTAACTAGCAAGACCATCCACATAGGCCTGATTATTAGGATTTCCTATCTTCTTATCAACCCTTCTTACACCCTTTTCCTGATTTGAGTAATATCCTTGAATGGTGCGAATTGGATCTAGAATATGAGTAACCTTACAGTACGCCTGTCTCTTTTTCTTTGATGTTGTCTCAACTAAGCAAGATCCACCACCATCGAAATTTGATACAGATCTGAACATTTCATCAGATTGAATCTGTCCTTCAAAATCTATAGTCTTGTTGAAAAATTTTTCAACAATTGGCGTAATAGAGGTTATATCTTTGTATCCAGGAATTTTCGGGATATCTGAATATTTTCTCCAAACTGGCATTGAAATTGGGATTTGTTGGGTTAAACACGGATCCATCTAGTCGCACGATCGGGTTTCATAGGAGAAGCGTAACCGCGGGGGAAATAGTTTTCTCTGATATAACTACAAGAAATGTCAGATAACGCGGCAGCTTTGAATGTTGGTATCCGGAGATTTGACATGAAAATGATCCCACAAGATGCGGTATGTGTATTTATTGGTAGACGCCGTACGGGAAAATCAACCCTAGTACGCGACCTATTATTTCATCATCAAGAAATGCCTCTAGGAACAGTTATCAGTGGAACAGAAGAATCGAATCAGTTTTATAAGAAACTCATTCCTCCCATTTTCATCCACGGTGATTATAGTCCTGTTATTATAGCAAATTTCTGCAAACGCCAGAAGATGATTATGCAAAAAATTAATAAGGAAGTGGAAGCCTATGGACAGGCGAAAACGGATCCTAGAAGTTTTTTGATTATGGACGATTGCTTGTATGATGATAGTTGGCTACACGATCGTAATATTCGTTATCTTTTCTTAAACGGCAGATGGTTGAAGGTATTCTTTATTATTACTATGCAGTATCCTCTAGGAATTCCACCTATGCTTCGTACAAATGTTGATTACTGTTTCATTTTGCGCGAACCGTATGTGACAAACAGAAAGAGAATTTTTGAGAATTTTGGAAGTGCCTTTCCTTCCTTTGAATTCTTTTGCCAGGTCATGGATCAATGTACCCAGAATTATGAGTGTATTGTCATGAATAATAATTCGCAAAGTAATAAATTGGAAGATACTGTATTTTGGTACAAGGCTGAAATGCACGGCGAATTCCGTATTGGTGCGCAAGAATTCTGGAATCATGCCGCTGCAAATTATAAGGAAAAGGATGGAGAGGAAGGAAATGAGTATGATGCAACGGCGGCTAAAAGATTAAAGGGACCTCAGATACAGGTAAGAAAGTACCCAAATCAGTAGATTATTTATATTTCTGAAATCAGATGGCAAGAAGATTAGACATGAATGATATTGCCTGTGCACTGGGTTTAATTTTTGTTCTTGGACTTATCCTTGTTATATTAAATAAGCCACTTTCTGAGGGATTTGCGAGTCAGGGGGCGATAGCTTGCAACGTAAATAATCCTTGTTCGCACCCTTTAAAATGTATTAATGGATTTTGCGCGAAGACAGATCCCCGAGCATTATATGAAAAGGATCCAGTCCCGGTTCTCCCAGATGGAGAGCCCTTGCCATATACTTAGATTTATAAAGACTTACTACCGTCAAGTTTAAAAGTTAAGATTTTCTTAACTTTTAAACTTTCGGTAATGCCATTAAGTACGGAAATTAAGGAACTCCTCCAGGAGTTCTTAATTTCAGTACTTAATGGTAGATGGCGAAATTTACTATTAAAACAGTAACCTGGTACGGACTTTTAGCCTTATTCGTACTCCTAGGTCTTTTACCTATACTAAAGGGTACAATGCCGGCATATTTTCCTAGCAGCATATATCAAGGATTTTCCGATATGGAGTGTTCTGGAGTAGTATGTGATGAAGGAGAATTCTGCGCTTCAGGAAAGAAGTGTTTGCCTGTTGCAACGCGCTATCCCAATGCCGTCCCTACTGGCAATGTGTAATAGGCGAGACGGCGTTTTCTTAATTCATCCTGCGTTAGAGGATTTGATTGTTGAACCTGTACTACGCTTTGATTGCTGGGTTCTTCATGAACCATTAAAGCCCACTGATCTGAAGTAATTCCGCGAAATGTATTCAAGCATATACTTATATCTGCTTGCGTCTTTTTTCCTTGATGTCTCACAAAGTTACAGTTAGTCATGACGATATATTTTTTCCAAGGACCCGTTCTCATACATAGAGCATAAAAGGTTGAGAGAGCTTGCCAGCTGATACAGGTAGGTTTGCCAGTAAATTTCTTATATTTACATTGAACTGCGTAAAATGATCCTTTATCTTGAACTACCAGATCAATTCCCATATCCTTGCGTTTCATGGAAAGTTGGGTCAAAGTGGCTTCAGGAACATCGGCGAGAAGCCAGACATTTTCGTAGCCGCAAACGTATTTCAAATATGTTGCACAGAACTCTTCAAAAATATCTCCGCGTGCCTTGGTATTTTGGCGAGCTCTCATTTCTTGAAGAGTATGGGCAGGCATCTCGTAAAAACTAGAGGCTTGTTTTATGAATTCGTCGAACATATTGTCTATGGAAAAACGTTTGGTATATATCTGCGCAATAAGATCCATTACTATATACTTCGTTGGAACTCTAAGCCTTTTGACCCTTTGGACCTTTTGACCCTTTGGCCTTTGGCCAATTACACTATAAAACCTACTTGCGATTCGCAACTAAGGTTTATAAATTTAAAGGTAAAAATCCTTACTCCTTATTCATCTTACGCGAAATCGCCAAGTCAGCAGGTCCCGAAAAAAGTCCATCGTATGTTCCAGTTGTTACAGAACCATCCGTTGAACTAAGCGTTACCTCAGGCGCAACATCCTCAGCAGCCTTCGTCTTGGCATTACCAATGCGCGTCTTCTTCTGCTCATTGTAAAAGACTTCGCGACTTTCCTCGTTCTCGCGGTACTTCTTCATGAGAGTATTGAGCTGATCATTAGCATATTCCTGATCCGTAACCTTATTTGGATCAGGCTCCCACGCCATCCACTTACCTACAGAACCCTGGTAAATGTTAAAGTTGGGATCAGACTTCTGCAGGCGCTTGGCGCGAGCTCCGGCTTCCGCCTCTGAAGAAAATACTCCGCGAACCTTGATTCCACGAATAGTTGTACGGAAGTTGTTCTTTGTAAAGAACTCTTCCTCAAGCTTCGCACCATTCGTAAAGATGAAGGTGTCATACTCTTCCTTCAATGTTGACTGTGTTAGCTCAGCCATGTTCTTTCTCTTATATTCCTGAAATTCCTCAACAAGCCGATCAACACGGAAAAACCCCTGCTTGATATCGGCGACTGCGGCATCACGAACAGAAACATCCGGCTGTTCGAGATTTGCAACAAGTCCCTCGAGCTTTGTATTCATAGAACTTACCTGTCCAGCAATCCAGGCCTCTAGCTTCGATGTGCGCCACTGTAGATTATAGTCATTCAAGAAAGACTGAAAGAGAAAGAGAGCCTTGTCATCAAGGATCTTCTCAGGACTTAGGAAACTTAGAAGCACAATCTTCTGGCTTGATATCTCAGGATCCTCATCTAGAAAATCTTCGACTAATTCATTGCCCACACCCTTTGACATTTCTGGTGTATGGTCGTCCATTCTTTTAGACCTCTATCAACTTAATTCCATAAAAAATCTATATAACGAATATAGATACGATGGACGTTAATGATTTACTAACGCGCATCATAAAGTACGTTGTTGAGGGCGTAGCGGTAGCTCTTGCTCTTGTCTTTATTCCCCGGAAGAGCCTCCCTCTTGATGAGATCCTCACGGTAACAATCGCCGCCGCTGCGGTCTTTGCCGTTCTCGATATCTTCTCGCCCAGCATCGGCGTCACGGCTCGCCAGGGTGCCGGCTTTGGAATAGGCGCGAACCTCGTTGGCTTCCCGCGCTAAACAGTTAGATTCATGTAAAAGTATATAATGTAAAAAGCAAACACCTTTTACATTATATAGTTAACTTAGTTTATATTGATTTTATGTACTGCCAGCTCAAATCCCGGCAGATCAACTCCCAAATCTTATCCTGATTATACAATTTATCACGATTTTTCAGCAAAGGGAAGCATTGTAAATAATCATCCAATTCTAACAATTCGCAAAATTTGTATAAGACATACGAATACGACAAAAAATTACTCCGATTCTTGGGACAATGTTTTATAAACGAGCTCTGTATTTCCTTGAACATAAATCTCAGCTTCTCCTCAATTTCCCGAGGCATTACTGGCGCAGTTTTTCCATTAATACGATTCAAAATATATGGCACATGCTCATAAAAATTAGTATGCTTGAGTTTTTTGAGAATCTCTCGAATCTTTACTGGTTTTAGTCCTTCTGTATTGGTTATTCTCTCCTTCTTCAATTCTTCTAAAATCGCCTCAAATACATCTTCAGGAATCTCAGTACTTTCCTTTGCCTGGAATTGTGCGAGCCATTCATTGAAATGATTAATACGCTTGTATGCATAATAAGTAACTTCACGAGGAGGATCCTTGTAGCTAGGTTTATCACTATCAATTAATACAAATTCTTGATATCCGCACTGATCACATAAAAACAGAGCTTCATTCATACTGAACGTCATTTCCCTATCACACCTATCACAGATTCCATAAGGATCTTCTAGACTATTTACAACCGCTCTAGCATGTTCTGGATCAACCTTGATCAAGTACTTTTCTAGTAAAATTTCACGACCTTCTTCCTTTTTTTGTTTTATTCCCGGTGAAGGTGTGTCTGTCTGTCCAAGGGCAGCAAGAACACTCCCCGGTTTGGCTTTTACTATTTTCTTAGAGCTCGTGGATCCTCCTTGTTGAATTTTATCCTGAAGATCATAGTACTTATATAAAATATCACCCGTGTCGAAAAAATAGTCATAAACCGGCTTATTACTTTTCCATTCATCTCTCCGTTTTTTTATCTGAAACAAGGCTTCCTCTAAATGTGTTTTTTGAACAATGTCACTGGACTCCTCAATAGTTTTCGTTAAATTAGCAATTTCCTGCTCAATCATGCCCATCTCATCTCGTTCTTTTTGAAATTGCGATATTTGAAGTTGATGTAAATTATCAAGAGTTGTCCTAGCTTCAGGGTTACTTCTTTTTGTTTGCTTTATATTGAAGTATCCCTTATCGGTCATCTATTCACTGGAATATAAGAAGTTTAAGCGGTCTGCGTTTTGCCAAATTTTTTTTCTAAGGCACGGGTATAGAAAAATGACAGGTGGTGGTCTAATGCAGCTCGTAGCTTATGGCGCTCAGGATGTTTACCTAACAGGTAATCCCCAGATTACTTTCTTCAAGGCCGTGTACCGCCGCCACACGAACTTCGCGATGGAGTCCATCGAGAACCCCTTTAACGGCAATCCCCGGTTTGGTAACCAGGTCACATGCACGATCCAGCGCAACGGTGACTTGATCTACCGCATGTACCTCCAGGCGACGCTCCCCTCAGTCTCCCTCCAGACGGCTGATGGCTCTGGTGCTCAGTTCCGCTGGCTCAACTGGGTTGGCCACAACCTTGTTGACTGGGTCGAGCTCCAGATCGGCGGACAGCGCATCGACAAGCACTATGGCGACTGGCTCCAGATCTGGAATGAGCTCACGCAGGAGCCTGGAAAGCAGGCCGGCTATGCCAAGATGGTTGGCAATGTACCGCACCTCACGAATCTCATCGTCCAGGGCGGCGAGGCCTGCGACAACTCGTGCGCTGGTGGCGAGCCTAACTCATCTGGCGAGCTCCTCGGCTGCGCCCCTGAGTACACGCTCTACATCCCTCTCCAGTTCTGGTTCTGCCGCAACCCTGGCCTCGCGCTCCCTCTCATCGCTCTCCAGTACCACGAGGTTCGCATCAATCTCCAGTTCAACGATCTCCAGAACCTCATGTGGGACTATGCCCCCCAGAACACGTCAAACAACGTTCACGTTATCCGCGACCGCGTTAACGCCGCGAACTTGGTTGCCGCGTCGCTCTACGTTGACTACATCTACCTCGACACGGACGAGCGCCGCAAGTTCGCCCAGGTCAGCCACGAGTACCTCATCGATGTACTCCAGTTCACGGGTGCCGAGTCAATCAACTCGAGCTCCAACAAGCTCAAGCTCAACTTCAACCACCCTTGCAAGGAGCTTGTCTGGGTTGTCCAGCGTGATTCGTTCGTTTCATGCGACGACAATGTCGTTAACCCCTGGAAGGGACAGCAGCCTTTCAACTACTCTGACTGGTGGGACCGCTGCGCCCTCGAGTCAGGCTACTCAGTCACGCGTGTTGAGGGCATGGCTGGCAAGAACCCTGTAGTCACGGCGCTCATCCAGCTCAACGGCCACGATCGCTTCACGGTTCGCGAGGGCGACTACTTCAACTTGGTTCAGCCTTACCAGCACCACACGAACGTACCCGCCGTTGGCATCAACGTCTACTCGTTCGCCCTCTCACCTGAGCAGCACCAGCCCTCAGGCACATGCAACTTGTCACGCATTGATAACACGACACTCCTCCTCACGGTCTCCAACAACGCGGTTGGCACGGCCACGAGCTCCCAGGTTCGTGTCTACGCGACGAACTACAACGTTCTCCGCGTCATGAGTGGCATGGGAGGTTTGGCATACTCCAATTAAAGTATTCGTGGACACGATATGCTGTGTATGTATTTTATATATAAAATAATAAAAATATGATTTTAAAACCGAATTACGGAAGTGTGGACAAAGTCCCCGGTTCCAGAATTCGTAGACACTATATAAAGTTTTTATATATAGTATATACATGGAAGTTTGTAAGGCAATTATTCAAGTAGGATCGCGGAAAGGTCAACGATGTATGTTTCCTCCTGGAGAAAGTTTATATTGTGGAAGACATATAAGAAATAAAAAATATGATGAGGGTATTGAAGAAGGAAAATCTTGGTGTAGATTTTTCTTTCGCGGTTGTGATAATTATGTTACAGGAGATACGACATGTAAAGAATGTAAAGATAAATTATTTAAGAATAAAAAACCTTGTAAACATGAGGGCTGTAAGTTTAAGACTGAAGAAGACTTTTGTAAAAAGCATGAGCGTGATAAATACTATCTTGAAGAAAAAGAAAAAAATATTAAGTACTGTGATATAGCTCGCGGTTGTTTTACAATAGTAATAGATAAACAAAGTTGTGAAGCTTGTCTAGAAGTAAAAAATATAAAGAGTAAGGAAAGGCTTGACGCGCGTAGATCATTATTAAAAATAGCAGAAAATATAAATACAACTACAAGATCTTGTATAAAATGTACAAAAGATTTTGAAGTATTTAAGACAAAACATGGGAAAGATTCTTTTAATTGTAGACAATGTTCAGAAAAACAAGCAAATAATGATAAAAAACGAGAGGATAGAAATAGAAATTATAAGAAAGAACGTTTAGATAATTTAGAGATATCTTATAAAAGTCATATTACAAAAACCCTACAAAGAGGTTATGGAGATTTCAAGTTAACATTTGAAGAATTTAAGAAACTTGTATCAAGTCCTTGTAATTATTGTAAAATATATAATGCTGAAGAAGCAAATGGGATTGATAGAGTAAATAATGATCTAGGATATACAAAAGAAAACTGTGTATCTGCCTGTTGGAAATGTAATAGGATTAAACATTTTTATCATCCAGATTTTTTCATAGAAAAATGTAAAATTATCTCAAAAGAAATACAGCCAACAAAAGATTTTTATTTAAAATGGTCTACATATTACACCCGTTCTTGTAATAATAATTATACTAACTATAAAAAAGAATCTGAACAAACACGCGGATTACCATTTGATATTACACAAAGTCAGTGGGACTGGTTAACACGCTCACCCTGTTATTTATGCGGATATCAAGATTCTCATGGAATTGGATTAGATAGAGTAGACAATACAGATAGAAAATATACATTTGAAAATTCTAGACCATGTTGTGGTTCTTGTAATTCAATGAAATCAGATATTATTCTTGAAGATTTTATAAACCATTGTAAAATTATCTCAAATAACTGGCCTTCAGGGAGCTTTATAAGTATCCCTATATGTAAAAATCCATTGAAGAAAGAAGAAAGAATAATTATAGAAAATAGAACTCATTGGAAATCAAGAGGTCTCTTATATGCAATTTTAAGTAATAGTGCTAGTATATTCCAAGAATCTTATAAAGATGTATTATCCATAGAAGAATTTGAAGAACTTTCTATATTAGTTAAGGGATCTTCAAAGGAAGATGCACTTTCGATCTTACAAACTCTCCTTAATAAATTAAAAAAGAGAAAATATCGCCAAAAATTAAATGGAGGAATTCAGCAAGATTAAGCTTGACGGTACAGCAAAACATAAACTCACCTTATTCATACACCACCTCTAACACCATTCCCTTTTTCATAGCCCATTCCATACAAAGATCCAGTCCTCGTTGGCGACGGCCGAGAGGATCCCCTAGAAGTTTTCTAGAAAAATGCTTCCAGTGCCATTCAAAACTGAGAGCCTGATGGTTATCTATAAAGCCACTTACATGACATACGCGATACCATTCTCCTGGTCTTCTCCCAGTAGCCCTAGCACCACCTTTAAGAACTCCATTATGTTGTTCGAGTCGTCTATCGCGATCTACTGTCGCACCAATATAGGTGCAAATGGGTTCCTTTGTAGTTGCTAGACAATACACCACCCACATTATACTAGTATAACAGAACCCCTTTAACAAGGTACCAGGGTTCCATAAAAGAGGGAACATCAATGCGTAGTACACTTCCGTAGGCTGCAAGTTCAGTAGCTAGAGCATAGTTCCGTCCAACATTCATAGAAAGCAGAGCACCAGGCTCGGCAATCTTAGTTAAATTTTCAAGAAGTCTTTGTGTAAATTCTTCATCCTCCTTTGTATCGATGTCGAGAAGATCTAAAATAACTGTATCAAACTTTTGGTCTGTATTTGAAGACCAGGTAAAAATATTCTCATGAACTAAGGAAAGCCGAGGATCGGCAAAGGCATCAGTATTCCATTTTTCGTTTAGACGAATATGATCTACAAGTTCCTTATCCCAATCAATCATTACACACGATTCAATAGGAAGACGCAGAACCTCTCTTGCAACAGCACCTTCAGCTCCTCCAGCAATTAGAACCCGCCTTGATTCTCCCCGAAGAACAGATCCTACTAGAGCTTCATGATATACTCTCTCATCAGAGGTACTACTTTGTAAGACTCTATCTAAGAATAACATACGTCCAAAGAAGGGATTCGTAATAATATCAACAGTTTGTTTTTCTGTTACGAAATGTGTATGAGTATCCGGTATTATATTAAAATATGTTGATCCCCATGGCTTTCTTTCTTCATAGAGTTCCATTCTTTCTTAAACTACTATAAATAGTTTAGACCCGTGCGGGTTTAAAATACTATATAAAATCTATGTATATATAAATGAATTTTTATGTTTGTATAACAACCATAAGAAAATATAAAGCTGCTTTAGAAGTTTTACTTGATTCATTACCAAATGAGTGGAAAAATAAATATATATTAGTGTATCAAAATGAAAATCAAAATAATTTTAGAGTTTTTGAAGATGGACATATCGAAGTATATATGATTAATAATCAATCTGATTATGGAAGTTATATTGGTATAAATATGTTATTAGAAGCAAATATTATTTCTCAAGATTCATGGTTTTTATTTATACATGATACATGTAAATTTTTAGGAAGCAGTTGTGTTGATTTAACTTATAATTTAATAAACCGCTTTAATAATACTGATATAGATATTGTGTGGTTGTCTAATAATGGTCAATGTAATATATGTTTAATTCGTAAAAAAGCTATACAATTTGGTAGTATTCTTTACAAACATATAAAATTTATGACTAAAAATGAAACTATAGAGTACGAATGGAATCATTCACACTTTTTAAGTCCAAAATCGTTTAATGTTAAACAATTCTTTATAAATACTCCCACGCAACACTTGGGCAAAAGATACGTCTATAATAATATAAATGAAAGAGACTGTTTATTATATGAAAGTATAAATATGGAAAAATATTATTATTCTTTTCCACCTGGATCAGATCATCCGATGTCACCTTAAATTTGGCGCTTGTAGGTCTAAAATATATATACCTTTAATAAATAAGGATGCCAAATTGCATATGGGATAATTGTGGAACATATCGCACAATATCTCTACCCCCTTTACCTATTCCAGCTCCTGTAAAATATCCCTTTCCTAAATACCTGAAGAACCAAAACCCCCAGAGCCGCGTGAAGTGTGGTCAAGTTCCGAAACAATCTGAATGTACGACAGATGTCCCATATCAGGGGGGACAATCTGCACAAGTCTAGACCCCTTTGACACAATTACTGGCTTATCCGTGGTATTCCATAGATACGCCATTAACTCACCTCTATAGCTACGATCAATCACACCCACTGAATTACAGAGCATAAGTCCTGTCTTACTTATACTTGAGCGAGGTAGCATCCAGTAATGTACTGTTTCGTTAGAACGTAGCATAACTGCCTTTACGTTCATCGATACTAGCTTTTTCTCATTAGGAAGAAAGGTCACATCGACTGGTACAAATAGATCAAAGCCAGCATTCTGATCAGATCCCTTTAAGGTTGTGTAATAGGGCGATGAAGAATCATCTGGTAGAAGTTGAAGTGTGTACATCTTATATATTTATACAAATTACCTTTAAAGGATCGCAGGATTTATATAGTATATGGCATTTACAGTGAAAAAAGAAGGAAAACTCATTTTTAATGATTTGGGAGGCTATGAAACTCGCAATTCATCGACTATTTGGTGTATACAAGAAGCTGATAAAATATATAACTGGAAAGATTTTAAAGAAATTAGAATATGTACAGATGACTATGAGCATGATGAAAATGCATATACCTACAGTAAATACAATAGATTTCATAGATTAGTCCCTGATTTTAATTTTCATGCATGGCCTCAGGTGGGAATTCATGACTATACAAATTTTGTAAAAGATATTGATACCGCAGGTTTAGTGAGTCCGACGATACATAAGGTTGGCTGGATAGGAAATCCAGATACAAATTTCATGAGAAAGAGAATGATTAATATTGGAAATTCAAATAAGAATCTTTTTGATTTCTTTGGTATGTCTTGGAAACCATCAGAAACTATAGTATTAAACTCGACACATTATGTATCTACGCCCGAATTAGTAAAAACATACGCAGCTGTTATTGACATTGAGGGTAGAGGATATTCTGGAAGAATTAAACATTTATTATGGTCTCATCGTCCTCTTTTACTCGTTGATAGACCTCACAGAGAATATTTTCATGAATTTATAAAACCTTGGGAACACTATATTCCAGTAAAAAGAGATCTGTCAGATCTTGTTGAAAAAACAGAGTGGGTTTTTAATAATTATGAGAAGGCTTTAGAAATTGCTGAACGTGCTTACCAATTTAGTAAGATTCATTTAACACGCGAAGCCTCGTATAAACAATGGGATACAATAATTAAAGATGTAATCTAGTTTTAAAGTCTATAAGTCCAATTTCTTTCTGGCTTAAACAAACATTCGTTAAAAATTGATCAAAATGGGGGCTTAGACAATTCGTCCCAATTAACTAGAAGATGCCCGCTGGTTTCTATTTACCTTCTTCAGATATTGAACCAATTGTTGGTATTCAAATCTGTATCTTTAGTCCTGAAGAAATCGAGCGACGCTCGGTTGTTGAGGTGACAAATGCTGGAACCTTCGAGGGAAATGAACCAAAGATCGGCGGACTCTTTGATCCTCGCATGGGAGTCCTAGACAATGGCAAGGAATGCCGAAGCTGTGGTCAGACAAATCATAAATGTCCCGGCCACTTTGGTCATTTCCGTCTTGCTCGCCCAGTCTATTATATTCAATTCATGCCATTTATTCAGAATATTCTATCCTGTGTGTGTATTCGGTGTTCTAAACTCTTAGTTGATAAGAAGTTTCGCAAACACTATCTTAAGCGCAAGGGTGAGGCGCGCTGGAGAGAGGTTCTTACAGCTTCCAAGGAGATTAAGCGCTGTGGCCAGGAAACTGAGGATGGTTGCGGAGCTCGTCAGCCTGATCGTTTTATCCGAGAGGGAATTGCCCGCATTGTAGCTGAATGGGACGACATTGATGGCACCAAGGAAAAGCAGAAGCAGCCTCTTGAGGTGGAATATGTACTTCGTCTGTTTAGAAGAATTACTGATGAGGATGTTGATTTCATGGGATTGAGTCGCTTCTGGTGCCGTCCTGATTGGATGATCTGTACTGTACTACCGATTCCTCCTCCCCAGGTTCGTCCTTCAGTGATCCAGGATAATAATCAGCGCTCTGAAGATGATCTGACTCACAAGCTTGCTGAGATTATTAAGACAAATAATACGTATCTACAGCCGCGCATTGAGGCTGGTGCGGCCAAGTCAGTCATTGATGAGTGGACGAATGTTCTCCAGTACCATATTGCAACTCTTGTAGACAATCAGATTCCTGGTGTTGCGCCAAGTGCTCAGCGCAATGGTCGTCCTCTCAAGTCGATTCAGCAGCGTCTTGGAAGCAAGGAGGGGCGCATTCGATACAATATCATGGGTAAGCGCGTAGAATTCTCGGCGCGTTCTGTAATTACTCCTGATCCTAATATCTCAATTGCCGAGCTTGGTGTTCCTGAAAAGATTGCAATGAATCTTACCTTTCCCGAACGTGTAAGTAAATTTACAAATGAGCATCGTGGAAACATGGACAAGCTGTATCGTCTAATTCAAAATGGACCGAACAAGTATCCTGGTGCAAAGACAATCCTCCACAAAGATGGACGTATTACGAGTCTACGTCATGTGAATACTAAGGAACTTGTGTTAAAGGAGGGTGATGTCGTGAATCGCCACTTGCTCGATGGTGATCTTGTTCTCTTTAATCGCCAGCCAACTCTACATCGCATGTCTATGATGGGTCACAGAGTGAAGGTGTTAAAGGGAAAGACATTTCGCCTGAATGTGTCAGTAACTGCACCCTACAATGCTGATTTTGATGGTGATGAGATGAACATGCACTGTCCCCAGAGTTATGAGGCGGCGACGGAACTCGAGGAGATTGCTGCGGTTCCTCACCAGATTCTTCGGCCGCGCGATGGTCTTCCTGTAATTGGTATCGTACAAGATACACTTGTGGGAAGCTATCGCTTAACGAGAGATCATGTGCGCTTCAATCGCCGTGAATATATGAATCTGATGATGTGGAATAAGCGGTTCGATGGTGCCATTCCTCTAGCAAAGGGCGAAAATGGAAAATGGACTGGGCAACAGATTCTCAGTCGGCTGATGCCGCCTATCAACATGGAGATGAATAATAGCAGTAAGAAGAAGGTTGTTATTCGCGATGGTGAAATTCTAGAGGGTCAGTTTGATAAGAGTATCTACAGCAAGGCGTCGAAGGGTATTATCCACATGACATATAAGGACTATGGCAGCAAGGATACTGTTGATATGATTGATTCTCTTCAGAATACCATTGAGCAGTTCTTAGTCTACAATGGATTCTCAGTAGGTATTAGTGATTTGATTGCTGATGCCTCTACAAAGGAGGAGATGAATCACCAAATCAAGGAGAAGAAGGCTGAAGTAGAATCGATTATTCTCAAGCTTCACCAGGATCTCTTTGATAATAATACAGGAAAGTCAAATCAGGCAGAATTCGAGGATAAGATCTTCGGTATTCTAAACAAGGCTACAGAGTCAGCTGGAGAGACTGGCCAGGCTTCTCTAGCCAATGAGAATCGCATGACGGCAATGGTTCGCGCGGGATCGAAGGGTGGTCCCATTAATATTGCTCAGATGATTGCCTGTGTTGGTCAGCAGAATATTGAGGGTAAGCGTATCCCTAATGGCTTTGAGGATCGTACTCTTCCTCATTTTAAGAAGTATGATGACGGCGCTGATGCGCGTGGTTTTATCGAAAACTCCTTCATTGCTGGACTAACTCCTACGGAATTCTTCTTCCACGCTATGTCTGGGCGTGAGGGTCTCATTGATACGGCAGTTAAGACTGCTGACACAGGATATATTCAGCGTCAGCTAGTGAAGGCGATGGAAGATCTAATTATTCACCACGATGGTAGTGTACGCGATGCGAATATGAATATTACGCAGCTACACTATGGCGAGGATGGTATTAATTCTACAAAGATTGAGAGTCTACAACTCGATATTGGTGGATTAACGGATGCTGATATTGAGAAGGAGTATGGATTAGAGGGTGTTGATTTGAGTGCAATTCTATCAGATGGTGTTGACCGTGGTGATGACGCGGCGGCTCTGAAGGAATTCTCAGATCAGATGAAGGCTGATCGCAAGATGCTAGTAGAAGGTGTATTCCGCAGCGGTCGTGTAAATGGTGTGTTTGCTGCTGTAAATCTTGAGAGAATTATCTACAATTTCAAGACAAAGTTCGGTCTCCTAGAAGATCAGCGCACAAATCTCACGCCGGCGCGGGTATTGGCTGGCATCAAGGGTGTCCTACAAAAGACGCAGTCCTTCCACAAGATGTGGGCTGCTCTTCTTCGCTATTACCTAGCTCCTGGAAAGATCATTATGCAGAATCGTTTCACCGAATCTGCCTTTGACACACTCTGCGAGGTACTCGTAACAAAGAATTGGCAGGCGTGGGTTCAGCCTGGAGAGCTTGTTGGAATCATTGCCGCGCAAAGTATTGGTGAGCCGTCGACACAGATGACGCTTAATAGTGTAGACTGGGATACCAAGATTATGATTTCTAAGAATGGTTCTATTGTCTGTCCTGAGATTGGTGACTTTATTGATTCGTATATTGCGTCTCACCCTGAAGAAATACAGACTCTTCCCAATTCTCAACTATATATTCCACTAAATGATGGAAATGTCTGGGAGGCGATCTCATGTGATGAGAATGGAAAGATGATGTGGACTAAGCTTGAGGCTGTTACACGCCACCCTGTTGTAAATGAGGATGGTACTGACACAATTCTAGAAGTTGAGCTAGCTTCAGGAAGAACAGTGAAGGCCACAAAGGGTAAGTCATTCCTAACTCTCGTTGAAGGCAAGATCAAAGATATAAATGGCTCGGAATTGGCGATTGGCGATATTCTACCCATTGCAAATTCTTTAGCGGATCGTAAAATCCTCACCACAATGAAAGTACGCGACTATCTTCCTCCTGATACTTGGCTCTATGGTTCAGAGGTAGAAAAGGCTTGTAAGGAAGCAAATGGTTCAGATAGAAAGTGGTTCCAGAAGAATCAAGGAACACTCTTTACGGTTCCTTATAATCGCAGTGATGCCTTCCGCGAGGCGATCATTGATGGAAAGAATACAAATTCTGCATCAATCCTTCCTGGATTTGTATATCCTGCTCGTACTCGTCCTAACATAAGTCAAATTCCTGAAACAATCCCTCTAACACAGCAGTTTGGATTCTTTGTAGGAGCATACTTGGCCGAAGGAATGAGTAACACGACCCAGGTATCTATTACAAACAATGATACAGTATATCTAGAAAAAATTCAGACTCTGATGAATGAGTGGAATGTTGGTACTCATTATGTAAGCGAGAAGAAAGAGTCAAAGCGTACTGGTATCTCAGGTACTTCATCAAGCCTTGTAATTCACTCAACTCTTCTTGCGAAATTAATGAGCTCTGCATTTGGGCGTGTTTCTTACGAAAAGACTATGCCTGACTGGATATTCCAATCTCCATTGGAATTTGTAGAGGGTCTTGTAGATGGTTATATAAGTGGAGATGGTACAGTTGAAAAGAAGACTGGATGTGTAAAGGCCACTTCAGTAAGTAAGGATCTACTAGTTCGTTTTACAACCCTCTTTGCTCGCTATGGAATCTTTAGTACTCTTTCTCAGAGAACTCCAGAAAAGGGTCAATTTGATACGGTTCGTACAAATTATACCATGTACATCCCTGTGAAGTTTAGTAAGATATTTGCTGATATCTTTAGTCTCTCTATTCAATCAAAGCAGAACATATTGGACTACCATTTTAATACAGAATCAATGCCTCGCTCGCGCAGAGACGAGATGGGCGATATAGTATGGGATTCTGTAAAGACAATTAAGGAGGTAAAGCCGATAAAGGGATGGGTATATGATCTAACAGTAGAACACACTCGCAATTTCATGACACTTGACTGTATTGGATGTGCAGATACCTTTCATCTTGCAGGAGTAGCAAGTAAGTCTAATGTAACGAGAGGTGTGCCTCGCCTGAAGGAACTTCTCAAGGTTACACAGAATCCTAAGGCAACCTCTCTTACAATTCCTCTGCTGCCTGAGTATGCGAACAATAAGACGAAGGCTCGTGAAGTTGCTCAGGAACTAGAACTAACCTTGTTGCGGGATATGACAGTAAAGACTGCCATTTACTATGATCCCAGTGATATGCAGAGTGTTCTTAAGGAGGATCGCGAACTCCTCGCCTTTTACAAACTCTTTGAAATTTCTGAGGGAGCTGCTGTATGGAGTAAGTATATTCTACGCATTGAGCTTGATCGCCAGAAAATGTTCGATAAGAATATTACTATGGATGATATTCACTTTGTACTAAGAGAGCGCTTTGGTAATGAGGTTAATATGGCATACTCTGATTTCAATAGTCAGAAGCTTGTAATGCGCATTCGTCTCTCTTCAGAATTTTCGGATGAAACAAAGACAGATCCATCAAGCATGGATATGATGTCATTGTATAAGAAGTTTCAGAATAAACTTCTAAATTCTGTAATCATTCGTGGACTACCTGGTATTAAGGCAGCGACCTTCCGCAAGGGTGATCCTCGATTCTATTTCAATGAAAGCGAGGGGAAGTACGAGTCGCGGGAGGAGTATATTCTTGATACGGATGGCAGCAACTTCTTAGAAGCGATGAATCATCCTGCTGTAGATGCAACAAGAGTATATAGTACTCATGTACACGATGTATATGCGCAACTTGGAATTGAGGCGACACGTGCGGTTCTATATAATGAGATTCAGACTCTATTCGAGGAAGGTCAGATCAATTATCGCCATCTTGGATTACTCGTTGATGTTATGTGCCGTGCTGGTCGTCTAATGTCTGTTGATCGGTATGGTATTAATAAGCTCGATATTGGTCCTCTAGCAAAGGCAAGTTTTGAAGAAACAGAACGAATTCTTCTCAAGGCGGCGGTGTTTGGAGAAATGGATCCGGTAACAGGCGTGTCAGCGAATATTATGGCTGGTCAGCCGATTCGCGGTGGAACGGCATTCAGCGATATTCTCCTGGATGAGAATGCGGTTCTTCGGCTTCAGAAGGGATTACCACAAACTTCTACGGAAGTTGTTGAAGAAGAAGTGGAAGAGGATCTATACCAAGATCCGAATGACATATGTTCAAGCAACCGTCTGCGTCTCAATATCACTTTGCCGAAGGCGAAGGCGATTATTGAAGATGAGCCTGATGTTGAAATTGCGGTACTTGAATAAAAATTAGCCAGTCTTTAGTCGAGGCTGTCCAGGCAGTCCAGGCTAAACCTGGTTCATCCAGGCTAAACACGCTTTTCATATACTATATAATGTGGAGTAAGCCACCATGGGAAACTGCACAATATATTTTTTGGAAAGGATCTCTACCAGAACTAGGTTATGTTCAACAGGGATGGAAAGAGATGGAACATTATAAAGTAATTCTTTCAAAAAATAAGATATCTGATACAGATTCCCATGATGAGTGGGAACTTCGGAAAAAAATTACGAATCCATACGAAGCGATTTTTTCCGGAAATTCTGATAATACCTTCCCCTCACTGGCTCTCGCACATCCACTCAGTCGCTCATATTTTAAAATGATAGAAATGTTAGAAGTCTCTTCTTTTTGGTCAAATATTAGCACCCCATTTAGATCAGCCCATATCTGCGAAGGACCTGGCGGATTTTTGCAGGCAATTATAGAAAAACTAAAGGAAAAAAAAATTCCTACAGACTCCTTGTATGCTATGACTCTGCGACCAACAAAGTCGCATATTCCAGGATGGAGAAGATCGGTACAATTCCTGCGAAAATATTCTGAGATACAGCTTGAATATGGCTTCGATAATACTGGAAATATCCTCAATCCTGAAAATCAGCGCGTATTTTGTCAAAGAGCAAGTGGATCTCAGATATTTACAGCCGATGGCGGCTTCGATTTCAGTGTTGATTACGGCAATCAAGAACAAATGGCTTTCCCTCTTCTACTAGCATCTTTTACAATTGGTCTAGGATGTCTAGCGAAAGGTGGGACTATGATTATCAAGCTGTTTGATATTTATAGCAAGGCGACCCAAGATATTTTTCTCGGAACAGCTCGCCTGTTTGAAAAATTTATACTATATAAGCCAGCTACAAGTCGTCCTTGTAACTCCGAAAGATATTTTATCGGAGTTAACTATATTGGTAGTAAGGCAACTACTTCCTTACAGTGGATACGCCATCTTCAGAGGGCTCAGATTGAACATGAGAAATCCCCTTTAACACGGCTTATACTTGATAAATGGCCAAAAGAAATTGTAAAGGCAGTTGAAGAACAAATACTCTGGCAAGAGGAATTACAAATAGCAACAATTGAAGAAACTCTTGCTATTGATATGAATACTCTAGAAGAAAAAATTATTAAAAATATAAGTATGAGTAAGAAGTGGTGTGAGACTTTTGGAGTACCTTCAAGTGTCTAGTCCTTTCTAACCATGTGCTCCATCTTTGGTTTTATATATACATCATGAAGCCTCTGTCCTACAATAACAGAGGCTTGATTTTGATCAAGCTCACTATTTCCCATCTTCTCTAACATTGCCAACATGGTTCTGAGAGATCCTTCATTATACGAATCCGTATTCATTAACATTTTGAATAGTGATGGATAATCCATTACGAAGGCGGAAAGCTTTTTTTGAATTTCCTCCTTTGTTTTTCCTTCAGCCTTCAATGCCTGAACTTTGGCGACGTTTTCTTTCAGAAATATAGATCTAGTTTTCGCAGTCATGGGATCAATAGGAATCGCGGGCTCCTCTTCGGGTACATTCCTGGTGGGTGGCGGCATCTGGTATATCTATGCAAGAAGAATTTAAATCACATATACGCATCTCTAAATAATTCCTAGGCAAGATCTAGAATGAGTACTCTCAAACCAACCCCCTCCTTTAACAAAAATGTCCCTGTTGTAACACCTGGTGGTGGAAGCTCTCTCGCCTATAAGGATCCAAATTCACCCGAATCCATCTTAAGAAATACTGCAACTCTCCAGGCACAGGCTCTAGTAGATACTAAATATGATGTAAATACGAGTGCGTATCATGAAGGATTTAAGCTACGCCTGCAGAGAAGGCACCGATCGCATAATTCATATATCTTAATATTACTAACATTATTTCTATTTTTTATAGTGTATAAGTCAAAGAAGATAGTTCTTAGTACTGGACTAATTATTCTCTTAGTACTTTTCGTAGAATACTACTTTTTTTTAAAGTTTGAAATGCGGTAGCCTTAACTTTTAAAGATCATACAGAAGAGAATGGCAGAACCTATTAATATCTCTGAAAATTCAGAAATTCCGGAACGTCTTAAACGTATCAATACTCTTCTTGAAGATTATAAATCTAAAATAATTGACGATACAACCTTAGACAATCAATCGCCAGAACAATCTCATTCTAGACTACGAGAAGAATTATCTAGAAAGGGCACCTTACTTATACGCTTTTTCAAATACTCAGAAAAAACCCCAGAAATACAAGATATTATTGAGAGTATAGAACCTCTTTTATCGCCCTGGTCTCCTGAACTTCGGCCTATCGCTGCACATTCAACAACTCTCATATTCTTAGATTACCCTTTAACACTGTCTATAGAACATGCGAATAGATTAAATAAAATCTAGTCATGCAATAGATGTATCATCCAGGAAGACACACATACAAAAATAAAAATACAAGATGCCCCGAAGGCAAAGTCTTACGTTCCTCTTATACACGTAGTATTAGTTCAAGAGTTATCAAGGAAGGATACACAAGAAAGACAAAGACTGGTACAGTCCGCGTATTTCCAAAGAAACGGTCAACCTATGTAAAAGCTGCTTGCATAGATAAACCTGCCACTGAAAAAGTGCAGATTGGTCCTCTAAAAGAAGGAGAGCTCAAACGATTTGGCTATCTATATAAAGCCCCCGAAGCTGAACGCCATCGTGCTCTAGAACGCGCAATACGCGACAAGGATCCTCTTACAATTTATCACAGACTGAATGCAGTGGCAAAATTAAGTAAAACCTCTGCTCCTCAAGCCTCTGCAGTATTCGCAGCAGATAGAAATTGGCTACACAAAAAATATGAAACTTCTGGCGTACTAAGAAAAAAGCGCGAGTAAGCTTTCTAGGCGACAGACAGATGTTAGGCTTTCTCCTCACGACACTTATATTTATATGTGTCTTGATGGCCTTAAAAACTATGACAGCAATACAAGATGTAAAACAGAACTGGGAAATGTATCGCTGTAGACCCGATGTTATGATGATGGCCGCCATATATGGACACAATACAAGTCAAAATCTCGAATATTGCTTAAGAGCGGGATTTGAACAAAGAGCCTCAGGTGCCATAGCACCCTTTTACACCTTCTTAGGATCCTTTGTAGGAATTTTATCCACCTTGCTGGGAAGTATTAACAGTGTTAAGATGATTTTTGCTACTATTGTTGGATCTTCAACCTCGGTATTTAATGAATTTTCACAACGTATGAAAGCATTCTTTTACAGAATTCAACTTACAGCAATTCGTATGAAATTCTTAATGGGGCGTGTATTTGGTACCATGTATGCTGTTATGTTCATGGGTCTTTCTGGAATGAAGGCTGCCTTAAATTTCAGCAATAATGCTAGTATCTGGGGGTTCATAGATGCTGTATGTTTTGATCCTGATACACCGATTAAAGTACTCGTGGATGGATCATATGTAGAAAAGCCTATTCATACTGTTCAGATAGGTGATATACTTTCAAAGGGAGAACGTGTTACAGGAACCTTCAAGTTTCTTGGCGATGGACAAGAAATGGTACGGCTCGGAGATATTATTGTAAGTACAAATCACTATGTTATGTATAAGAACTCTTGGATTCAATCGCGCAATCATCCCGATGCAGTTGTCTTAGAACCTTGGAATGGTGGAGTTGACAGACCACTCATTTGTTTGAATACTGATACGAACACCTTCATACTTGGAAAAGAGTTATTCAGAGATTATGATGAAACCTCCGAAGGTGATAAAGAGTCGATGAATAAGGCAATAAACATGTTAAATGGAAAGATGATACAGTCTTCTTATATAAACTCTACGAATGCCTGCTCGCCAAACACTATACTTCGCATGAAAGACTCCCTTGTCCCGGTAAAAGATGTATGCTTAGGAATGGAAACAACCTATGGAACCATTCTAGGAATTATTAAAAAGACTACAAATCGTGTATGTGAATATAAGGGAGAATTATTCGCACCAGCTACAATTGTATGGTCAGAGAAGGACAATCAATATCTTCGTGTGATGGATCTTGTAGCTCCTCGCGAAGTAGCTGAAGAGACATTCTATTCTTTTGTAGTTTCTCCATCGGCAACCTTAGAAACTTCAAAAGGCGTCATGTTCCGCGATTATATAGAAATACACGACCCTGATATGGAAACCTCGTATGCAGAAGCTCTTAAGTCCGTGAAGAACTAGAGTTATTTTTGATAAAACACGACTAGAATGCTAGATGCCGTCCCACTTCTAGCAACGACTATCATATTAATATTTATATTTTCCTACTTTTTCGTAAGTTTACAGCTCAGTGAAATACGGGCAAATTGGAATGAAAGAAGATGTGATCCCTTTGTTATACCTATTGCACATCTTGTTCCTAAGGATTCAGTAGATGCATCGGATTTCGCAATAAATAATTTTCAGTACTGTCTTTCTAAACTGATTGACACCTCTATATCGACAATGATGTATCCAGTGTTGTCAATGTTTAATTCTCAGATGGCGGCATCTGGGCAAATACAAACAAGTATTAATTATTTACGGGCAAATGCGAAATCGCTTTTGGAACCATTAAATGCCATGTTCCAGGCGTTATGGAACAAGATAAAAATAGTTTTATACGGAGTTGCTCGAATTTATTCTAAATTAGCCTCATCCTTTAACAGAATCTTCGGAATTGCGGTATCTTCTATCTTTGCTGGAATTGGAGTATATAAGGGAATAAGAAATTTATTGAATCTTGTTATTTATATTATAATTGTTATACTCACAATTATTCTGGTTATTATTATATTTGCAGCCTTTTTGATCGCACCTATTTTGCCCGTAACTCTTTTAGTAATTACAACAATTGGTGCATCTGTATTTGGAGCATCTGTTGCAGGAATGGAAGAGGGAATATGTGTAGCTCCAGGAACACTAGTAGCAGTAAAAGATGGATGGAAGGCAGTTGAAGATTTGAAGCCAGGCGACGAGTTGAGAGAAGGAATTGTCGAAGGAATTTTGAAGACTGTTGGAGCAAGATGTGTTAGTATAGAGGGTGTTATACTATCTGAAAGTCATATTCTCTTTGATCTGGCGGATTCAAAATGGAAGACTGCGGGAAATCATTCGATGGCTATACACTCTGAACATATTCCAAAAAATCTCTACTGTCTAAATACTTCCACACACAGATGGATTGTGAAGGGGAATGTGGAACTCACTCTTTTAGATTGGGATGAAATTCCAGATGAATATGATGTTGAATGGGAGAGAATTGTAAACGTTATGTTAAATGGTGAATATTCTTCTCTTCGATCCGTTCCTGGAAGAGGATTATTAGGTGAAGATACTCTTGTCTTGGAAAAGACAAAGGGTCTTATAAATATTAGTAAGGTGGCTATTGGAGATTATATTAAAGATGATACCACTTTTACAGAAGTTATAGGAGTTTATAAAGATATAGTCACACCCGTGCCGCGCTCCGGTGTAAACAAGGCTGGATGGGTCTTTAATAAAAAATGGATTCATAGAAGCCATATTTCTTTAGAGAAGGAAGGGAATGCCTATAGTCTTGTAACAAGATCTGGAACATTTTTAACAGAGTGTGGCTTAGTCCGCGATTTTACAGAAGTTGGCGCGGATAGAATTGATCAGACCTATGATTTTGTACTTTCTCTTCTCGCCTCTAATAATAGAAATGATGAAGCGCACGACGTTTGTGATTAGTGCTCTTTGTCTACTTATAGTGGCAAATTTATTGATGATATCATATGCTTCCCCGGCATTTTTAAGTAGCGGTGAAGGATTTGTTGGACATATGGATAAGAAGAAAGAGCACTTTGTTTCTGAAGTTGATAGAAGTGTTACAAAACAGGTAAAAAATGTAGTCGAAACCTTTCAGAATTTTACACCAGCTGGTGCAAAAACCTCTTATGAGCCTATTGGAGCCTTTGATGGAATCAATCTTGCTCAGACTCCAGGGTCATGGCGTCAGAATTCTCCAAATGAACCCTTGCTAGGAAATTTTCCCAAGTTTGAGCCTGGTCCTGATAATCTCTTCATGTTCAAGGATAACCAGGTAAAGCCTGATTGCTGTGGCTCTAGTTTTTCATCACATGGAGGATGCCTATGCACAACACCAGATCAGCGCAACTATATAAACATGCGTGGTGGAAATCGTACGTCTCCTGATGCTGGAGTATAAAGCGAACGACATATATCTTGTAGAATGTATGCGAAAATCCATTTGCCCTCTTATTATATATGGTTTGCAAAGAATGTAGCCGCAGGCAAAGTCACCAATATAAAAGTATATCTCAAAGAAGTCGGTGCCATAAGTTTTAGTGAGAATAGAGAAATGTTTGGTTCTATGCTTGGATGGGTAGATGTTCCTCAAGGTTCATGCATTACTTTGAATCTCTAAAATCTTTAAAAAAAGTTTAAAAGATGATATCTTATCTTTTAAACTTTTTAATAATTAAAACTAGATGAGTAAGCCCATAGAAAGTCTTCCCGCTGTAGGAACTGCCCAGCATCTTTCTCTACCCTCAGTTGGCACTGCCCAGCATCTGTCTCTACCCTCTGTAGGAACTGCGGAGCATACACGCGAATCATATTTAAAACAAATGGAACGGGAAAAATATATTTCCGATCTAAAGGATCAATATATTTCTGGCAAATATAGTTTTGCTACAGATCCTGTTAGATTATGTGAATTGTGGTACTATCCTAAATATATGGTGAGTTTAAATCCGACTATACGCGCTGTCTTAAATGTTCCTAAATATAAAGCACTAGATAGGGAAGTAGAACGAACAGTGCTTATTAATCATCATACAAAAGTTGCAGTATTAAAAGGATTAAGAATATTAGTAGTTCAATATAATTTGGAATTTCATGAGAAATTAATCAATTATATACTAGCATATGGGAGAAAGCCTATAGGAGGAAGATCACGTAAGATAAAAAAACAAAAAAGAAAGACAAAAAGAAAGGTCTAAATTACAAAGACACTACTACTCTATGGATCTTTATGTATGGACTAAACAAACGGAAGATTTTATTGACACTATAGTAAAAGAATCGTCAAATGATAGAATTGTGTATCTATTTATAATTCTTCTTAAGATACGTAAATCAAGTGAATATAAGAATCGCTATTTTTTCTATGAAGCGATTATATATTTAGCAAAGTATTCCGTAATTACTCAAGATATGCTAGAATATATAGCAAAACGTACATGTTGGAAGGATCTCATTGTTCTTTGGAAGCGCTCCCCTGATCTAAGACAGAAAATTGATATAATAATCTACGATCAATTTCGCAGCGACCAAGAATCTGAGGTACCAAGTTTATTAGCAAAATGGCTCCCTCGAGAAAAATCAGATAAACCTCTCGCCATACATTTCTCAACTCTCCTATTCCCTTTAACACCTTCAATAGATAGACTAAAGGTATACCGCAAAACGTGTTCCTATATGAATCGTATTCTTGATACAACCGAAATTAAGATGTGTTCAGGAAATTGGGCATCAATTAATCCTGATAGAGTTCCTAATACTCTTTTCAGAAGATCAAAGCATTTATTTTTGAGTAGTTCTGAAGATAAAGATCGCGTTCGATGCTATGAGAATTTTAACCGGCGTAAAAATACATAGATAAGAATACAAATAACTTTAGAGAATGGCTCGAAAAACAATATGCCTAACTATGATTGTTAAAAATGAAGCACATATTCTCATTGACTGTTTTAAAATGCTTTCAAAATATATTACCTTTGATTATTGGGTAATTAATGACAATGGATCAACAGACGGTACTCAAAAACTCATTAAGGATTATTTTGCTGAACAAGGCATTCCTGGAGAACTTGATGAAACTCCTTGGAAAGATTTTGCGTTTAATAGAACACGCGCCTTTGAGGTTGCCTATAAAAAAACCGATTATGCGTTTGTCTGGGACGCGGATGATGAAATTTCAGGGGACTTTGTAATGCCTGAACTTACAGGCGATTCGTATAAATTCATCTTTGGCAATGCTGAAGGATTTCGCTATTCTCGCCCTCAACTATTTAATAATAATCTAAAATGGTGTTATAAGGGGGTTTTGCACGAATATGCCGATTGCCTTGAGAAGGCTCAGCCAACTCTCGATGTTCCTGGAGACTATTATTTTATTTCAGGCCGCAGAGGGGATAGAAGTAAGGATCCCAATAAATATTTGAAGGATGCTCTTGTCTTAGAAAAGGCATCAGAGGAAGCCTTAGTTGCAAAAGATCCTCTCTACAATAGATATATTTTTTACTGTGCTCAAAGCTATACAAGCTGTGGAATGCGGGAAAAGGCAATTGAGTTTTATAAGAAGGCCTTAACTCTTCCTCTATGGATACAAGAAAAATATATATCTTGTCTTGAAATCTTTGACGCCTATGATGCTCTTAAGAAACCTGAGGAAGGACTTCGATATTTAGTAGAATCGCATTCGTATGATTCTACTCGTATTGAATGTATATATAGACTTATAAAACATTATTGTATTCAGCATAATAATAGGGTTGCTTTTATGTACTATACTCTTATACAGGATTATTATGAAAATAGATACTTACAATCAGATCTTCCCAGTAAATTATTTGTAAAACAATCTGAATATGACTTTTATATGCCATATTATATGATTATTGTATCTGAGGGTGTAAAACGTTTCGATATAACTGCGAAGATGTATACACACATTGTTAAATACAAATATCTTCATATAGGAGAGTGGTGGATTCGAAATCTAATACATAATATGCAATTCTGTATAAAGGAACTTCCTTATACTCTTGAGTTTTTTCATAATCTTATGGACTATATAACTTCTCTACAGGCGCGCGGAATTGTATTAGAAGCATCGCAAATTGCTATCATATCTAAAACAATTGATCACTTCAAACCCCTTCTTACACAGTACCCTGAACTTCCTGCTTTTCAAATAAATAGTACGCCTAAGATACTATTTACATTTACAACATGTAAGCGGTTTGATTTATTTGAAAAAACTATGAATTCTATTTTACACACATGGACAGACATAGAAAAAGTCGACTATTTTTTCTGTGTCGATGATAATTCGAGACAGGTCGACAGATCTAAGATGACAAAAGCGTACCCATTTATTGATTTCTATATGAAGAAGGCTTCAGAAAAGGGTCATATGAATAGCATGAATATTATTTACAATAAGTTAGCTGAACTAAAACCAAAATACTGGATTCACATGGAAGATGATTGGTTATTTTTCAAACGAGATGCCTATGTTCAAAAATCAATGGATTTCTTAGATAAATACGAGAACAAGAATATTCACCAAATTCTTTATAATCGTAATTACACGGAAACGTATGATTTCGACATAAATGGTGGAACTCTTTTAGAACCAGGATACCTACTTCATCTAAAGTCTGATACAATTACTGGACGTAACTCAGCATACTGGCCTCACTATAGTTTCCGTCCTTCTATGAGTCGCGTCTCAGCTATACTCAGTTTAGGTAACTATGAAAGTCCAAATACCTTCTTTGAACGCGACTATGCAAATAAATATTTTGCTAATGGATACATGAGCGCTTTTTTTAATACAGTAACTTCTCTACATATAGGAAAACTTACAAGTGATAAGTCTGGTACAAATGCATATACGTTAAATGGTGTCGGCCAATTTGGCACTATAGATTCTAAGAAGCAAACAAACTTCGTAGTAAATCTACTTAGAAGAACAGATCGCAAAGAAGCAGTAGAAGTTGCCTTTGAGAAACAGGGAATCACAGACTATGAGTTTTTCGAAGCTGTTGATGGAAAAACACTAGAGGTATCAGAAGAAATAGCAAATCTTTTTATTGGTAATGATTTTGGAAATAGAAGAGGTGTTATAGGCTGTGCTCTAAGTCACCTAACTCTATGGAAACAGCTTGTTAAAGATAATGCACCCTTTTACACAATCTACGAAGATGACATAAGTTTATCTGATGATTTTAAGGATAAATTAGAGTATGCTAAAAAAAATGTAAGAGGCGATATGGTATTTTTAGGCTACCATTCATATACTAGGAATCATCGTAAGGAAGAATCAGATCCTCCTATTATTCCTCTAGATATAGGTAGGTATGTTGGCGGATATTTTGCATATATCATAACACAGAGTGGCGCGAAAAAACTTCTTGACTATATTCACATAAATGGAATTAAACATGGTATTGATTATCTGGTAAAAATTATTCCAGAATTTGAATCCTTTGTCATACAGCCGCATATTGTACTTTCTGAGTGGGTTAGATCAGGAGATTCTTCTGTCGATTCAGATATACAGAAAGATTATAATAGTATAGAAATTGTAAAAATGATAAATACAGAAGAATGGGAATTTCACGAGGGTGTAGATTCTGGGGGCAGTGATATATCTTCTCTAGGAACTCGAAACTTATCTAGAATATATTATGAAGCAACTAAAAATCCCATGTGTGTAGCATTTAATACTCTAGGATTTTTAAAATCAAAGGTGAACGATCTTGTTAAAACTCCATATATTCATTCAAAAGGATCTGGTATCTATGTAAAAAAGAATTATACGTATAATGAATGTATGAATACACGTTTGCCTAAAAAAAATACATATGAAATAAGTGATCTTATAGGAATTTCGAAAAAGTGTGATTGGTTTATCTATCATAATGGATGTATCAATATTACCTCAAAAGATAGTCCAAGATATATTTTCATATCTTCATATAATGAATATAAAGGATTTACTTTATTTATGAGTACATATGTACAATTATTAAAAAGCCCTTTTATTCTTATTATTTCTGGTGATGATTTTACATTTCCAAGAGGCACTGGTGATGCTCGATTTAATTTTTGTAGTGATAAACAAGAATCAATTGAATCATTACTTAATAATCCATTATTAGAAAAAATATATGTAGAAAATTTGGATACTCTTCATCCTAAACTATCTCCACTTCCTTTAGGATTAATTAAGAATAATTTACAGGGATATCATTCAAAGTTAGAAATTGTATATAATCCAATAGATTTCTCCCTAAGAAATATAGATTGTTTCTGTATTCATCGTACTAGGGATGGAGAACAGTGGGAGACTAGAAGAAGAGTCAGTGAACTATGTAAAACGGAATGGAAGTATATTACATATGTTGAAGGAGATACTATAAATAATACACAAATCTATGATTATATGTTACGATCAAAATTTTGCATGTGTGTTCGTGGTGGAGGGTATGATCCTTCTCCAAAATGTTGGGAAGCTTTGTTGAATGGTTGTATTCCTATTATACAACATTCACCTTTGGATGAAGTATATAGTAAATTCCCAGTTGTTTTTGTTGACGATTGGACTAAAGAATCGATAACCCAAGAAAAATTAGACGGTTGGTTGCAAGAATTACGACCTTATTATGAAGATCCTATAAAGAGAAAGGAAGTTTTACATAAACTTTCACTTGAGTATTGGTGGTCTACTATATCTACCCCCTCTCAATGGGTATCATGTAATCTAATGGGAGGACTAGGAAATCGTTTATTTCAGATTTCAGCCGCCTTAGGATTAGGAGAAAAAATGAATCTGCCTGTAGTGTTTTATACTCCAAAAATAAAACAAAATCCTCATGGTGATTCAAATACTATACACAAACTATTTCCTGATATTCCTCTCATTCATCATGTAGAAGATATATATGAAGTACATGAAGAAGATAAAGATACTTCTACCTATAATCAAATTAGTATAAGTACAACTAAACCTGTACTAATCCATGGATATAGGCAATCACCTCTCTATTTTCCTTCTAAATTGCCTATACATCTAGAAGATATACCTGTACTACAAGAAAAATATAATCTTATTACAGAAAAAGATAAATTAAATACATGGTTTATTCATGTACGACTTGGAGATTATATTACGAATGATGATGTAAATCATATTACTATAGAATCATATTATAGAAAAGCATTAGCCTATATTCCACCTAACGTACACGTACTAGTTTTTTCAGATCAACCAGAAAAGATTGATGATCTTTTAAAACTTTTGACATTGAAATATACACTGTGTAATGAGAAAGATGAGATACATACTCTTCTATTAATGAGCCAATGTTGGGGTGGGGCAATTGTTCCAAATAGCACATTTTCTTGGTGGGGTGCTTATTTAGCACATGAGAGAAGTTCTCAGCCAGAAGTATACAAGGCGTATTATCCAAGTTCTTGGAGAAAGCAATTCGGAAATTCTGGAAAGGGATGTATTCCTTCATGGGGACATTGTATTGATATATATACAAATGATGAATGGGATTTTTATGAAGGTTTTGATTCTGGAGGTAATGATATAACTTATTTAGGAACAAAAGATATAGAAATAATATTTTCTGCGGCAACAGATTTTAATTGTATAGCCTTTAATACTTTAGGGTTTTTAAAATCAAAAGTAAAGTTTCCTCTCATAAAATCTCCTTATTTAAATAATTATCATGGACTTTATGTAAAAAAATCATATACCCCTCTAACACGTATAAAAATGTTGTGTAACTGGTGTTCATCAGAAGATCTTTGTAAGGAATGGCTAAAAATGACAAAGGGTTCATATACATGGAATAATATTCAAATCACCTGGAAAGACGATGTTGATTACTATATTATAATTAATAAACCAAAGCTTGGAGATTTCTATATTCCTGAAAAAACAATTATCTTTCATATGGAGCCTTGGTGTGGTAACAAAGAACAGATATGGGGTGTAAAGACATGGGGTCAATGGGCTGCTCCTGATCCTGTAAAGTTTCTTCAGGTTCGTTCTCATAAGAATTTTATGAATACAGTATTCTGGCAAGTCCCTCTTACATATACTGATTTTAAGAATACTACTATATCTAAGAAAAACGCAGATACAATCTCTACTGTATGTAGTTCTAAGTACTTTGATCCTGGGCATAAGAAACGCATTGATTTCTTAAAATATTTAGAATCCAAGGGTACAGATCTTCATATATACAATGAGGACAATAATCACCAATTTAAAAGCTATCAGGGAAAGGCTCGTCCTGATATAGATAAGGAAAAGGGGTTATTACCTTACAAATACTATTTTATGTGTGAAAATAATGCTGAGAATAATTTCATAACAGAAAAACTCTGGGAACCTATTTTATGTGAATGTCTATGTTTTTATTGGGGATGTCCAAATGTTGGGGATTATATTGATCCTCTTGCCTATGTCCAGCTTGATATGGATGATTTTGAGAAATCGTTCTTAATTATACAAGATGCTATAGAAAATAATCTTTGGGAGAAGAGGCTGCCAAGTATACAGAAAGAAAAGGAGAAATTACTTGATACTCTTGGATTCTTTCCAGTTGTTGAATCTATTTTGAAACCGAAGGTCGTCTGTTTCATCCATTCATGTCATTTAGCATCGTCAGGTACAGAGAAACTTGATCTCTTACTTGAGAACGTAGTGAAAATAAAAGAAATTGACTCAATTATTATTAATAATATTGGATTACCTCTTGATTCTTATACAGATTCTCGTATAAAGGTGATCCATCATTCTGATGACCCGTCTCTTTTTGAATTGCCAACTCTTAGAATGATCTCTGAATTCAGTAAAAACAACCCTTTTACAAAGGTCTTATATCTACATACAAAGGGCATATCATATAAGAAGTCTGATCCCAGATATTCAAATGGGCTTGACTGGATTCACTATATGTTACACTTTTTATGTACAAACTCCGCCGAGTCTCTAAAACTACTTGATTCTTATGATACCTTAGGATGTAATTTCAGTGAAAATCCTCATCCTCATTATTCTGGGAACTTTTGGTGGGCTACTACAAAGTATTTGAAAACTCTCTCTACAGATAGACTTACAGATAAGATGAGTGCTGAGTGGTGGCTCCTATCTGGAAATCCAAATAAATATACTTTACATAGTTCAGGTAAGAATCATTTTATTCAACCATATCCATATATAGAATATGCTTAAAGTGTACTTTTTTAAAATGTACAGATGAAAATATATTATGGTATAGAATCAAATAGAGTAGATATTACAGAAAAAGCACTAGAACTCTGTAAATTTGACAGTGTACTCTATATACCTTCTGCTCACTGGGATAGACTTTTTGGAGATCCTATATTCGGAACACATAAATGTATCTATATTGAAGATAATAATTCCTTCATATTTAATGATACTCAAGATATACTCTATAATATGGAATTAAAAAAAGTATATAAACTTAGTATACCAAATATACAAGAAAAATTATCTGATATACATTCAAAACTAACACTAAATTATGGTTCTTTTAAAGAAGAATATCCTGAACAAGAAATTGCTGTAAGATTCTTAAAGGGAAATGAGAAAGTGCTAGAGATAGGAGGAAATATTGGAAGAAATAGTCTGGTCATAGCCTCTATTTTACACGATTCTAAACAACTTGTATCTCTTGAATGTGATCCTGTATCTGTAAAAAAACTCCAAGAAAATAGAGATACTAATTCTTTCAAATTTCATATTGAACCATCTGCCTTATCAAAGCGTAAATTACTACAAAGGGGATGGGATACTATTGCCTCTGAAACTCTTCTAGATGGTTATAAAGAAGTAGCAACTATAACGTATGACGAGCTGTTAGATAAATATAAGATCCCCTTTGACACTCTTATAGCAGATTGTGAGGGAGCTCTATATTATATTTTTAGTGATATGCCCGAAATGCTTAATTCTATCAATATGATCATTATGGAGAATGACTATCGTGATATTACTCATAAAGAACATGTAGATTCTGTACTTCTTTCATATAAATTTACAAGAGTATATTGCGAGGCTGGTGGCTGGGAACCCTGTTATAGCAGATTTTACGAAGTTTGGAAAAAGTAGGGTTTATCCGGTTTAATAAACTAATGTCTATTAATATAATGTTAATTAATTTTGAAGAAATTAATCGTATTTTAGTATCAAGAAATATAAATATTACTGGTAGTTTACATATTGGTGCACATGATTGCGAAGAATTAGGATTTTATAAGAAACTACAATTAAAAGAAGAAGATATTATATGGATTGAAGCAATTCCATCAAAGGTTATTCAAGCAAAGATAAGAGATATACCGAATATATACAATTGTGTAGTAACGGATAAAGATAATCAAGAAATAGTATTTAATATTTCGAATAATGTTGAATCTTCTAGTGTATTAGAATTTGGAACTCATTCCCAAGAACATCCCTGGGTTGAATATGTTGATAAGATAAATGTAAAAACTATTACAATTGATACCTTCTTTAAAAAAAATAGTATTGATGCAAGTAAATATAATTTTTGGAATTTTGATATTCAAGGAGCAGAACTTATGGCATTAAAAGGTGCAAAAGATTCTATAAAATATGCCCAAGCTTTATATTTGGAAGTAAATGAAAAAGAATTATATAAACATTGTGGATTAATTAGTGAGATCGATACATTTTTATCGGAATATAATTTTAGCAGAGTATTAACCAATATGACAGATCATGGATGGGGTGATGCTTTATATTGTCGAGACTTAGATAAAGCCTAAAGTAAGATTATACTAATCTTTAGGGAACGTATAGCACCCATATACTAAATCTTGTTCCCTGCGAAGAAGTATCTTTTTTAGTTATTATAAATATTCTAGAGAGCTTGGCATATATGTCAGTGCTTTTATATACTTTACAAATTCTCTAGAATCTTATTTAGATGAACGCTGTGAATAGTCTTCTTCCATTATCGGCTAAGAAGAATATTTATACAAATATGTTCAGCGGATCTATCAATACATCTGTCAATACAGATATGTGGATATTCTATGTTGGTATACCCTTCATTATACTATCAATTCTAGGCGTACTCTACTATTTTTTCAATGATGAATTCATGAGTGCTTGGACTACATCCAAAGATATATTAAATGGATTTTTTGCAATATATCCAGAGCCTGTACCTGAACCCGTAGCTCCGCCTCCACCTCCTCCACCTCCTGAAGAAACTTGTGCATCTTCTGAGTCTGATTCTTCTGCTTCCGCTCCTACAGTGGAAAAGGTTCTACCCGGAGCCACACAGGTATTTAATATATCTAGTAACAAATACACATACTATGACGCGGAACCTCTGTGTAAAGCTTTAGGAGCAGAACTAGCAACCTATGATCAAGTAAAGGAAGCTTGGTCAAAGGGTGCAGATTGGTGTAATTACGGATGGACAAAGGGACAAATGGCTCTCTATCCCACTTCCGAGGAATCATATAAGAAATTACAATCAGGGACAGAAGATCAGCGCCTTTCATGTGGTACAGCAGGAGTAAATGGTGGTTATTTTGATAATCCTGAGCTGCGCTACGGTGTGAATTGTTATGGAGTAAAACCTGCGCCAACTGGACATGAGGTAGGTACATTTACACAGGGAGCCCCCATGACTCCAGATGCAATAGAATTCGATAAAAAAGTTGCTGAATTTAAATCGCAAGCTGATGTAATTGGTATTTTGCCCTTTAATGCATCAACGTGGCAGTGATGTTAAACCTTATACCCATAGCCTCCGTGCATGCCCTCACGCGCCTCGTATAGATATACATCAACCTTATTTGACCGATTCCAATTCTCCGAATCACTATCGCTGTCTTCCATGGCTTCAGCAACCCGAATACCATTCTTACTGCGATCCATGTCAATATAAGGATATAGAAGAAGTTGTAGCTCATTCATAATCTGCTGACCCAGGCGAGTCTCTGGATCAAAGTCTTCATATAGTTTCCAATTCTCCATGAAATTGGAAACTGTATTTGTATCGAGAATGTGTTGAAACTCGTCATAATCTTCTTGCCAATTACGATGAAATGGCTCAGGATACTCAAGGCTCTTATGATACTTGTACTTGTCGCACTCATTGCTATGGATTCGATACATCCACTTGGCAACTACCATATGTCCATATCGCCACTCTGAAGTCATAGAGTATCCATTTAGCTTCATAAACTCTGTTAGAGCATCTGCAAAGTCTGGAATACAACTGCGACGACGAACCTGGGTATTCTCTACCCACACCCACTGATCTAGCCAAAGCTGGAAATCGTTCATTCTCTTACAAACTGCTGGACTTGAAACTAGTGGCTCGGCAAAAATCAATTTTTTTTCGCCTAGTGTTTTTTAAGTCGCGTTTCTATCACAGCCCCGCGATTTGCCTTGATATAGGCAAGAATATCTGCCGTTTCATCTGTACTTCCAGGAGGTCTCTTGTTAAAGTATTCATGTAGCAGTTGTTCTAGACGTTGTAACGTCAATGGGTTCGCTGTTTTCTCTTCGTTTACGGTTAGTCTTCCTCCAGTAATCTGAATAATTGCATTTGTCATCTTTGTCTTTTGCAGATATTCAAGCACTTGCGATTCCCATTTTGATCTAACCGCCCGGGCTTGTTGTGCTTGACGAGTAAAGGTTGCGGCCAGATTATCAAAGTGTACCCAACTCTGGATCATCCTCGATAAGCTTTGAGTATTAAGCTCTTCTCCCATACTTCTAATTAAAGACTACCGGCAACAATTGAAGGCGTTCCCGCGCTATTTAGACGAAATATCAGCAATACAAGAATACTTATCATCATTAAAAACATTATTCCGAAGATGGCTCCTAGTATAATAACATAGGGAAAGATCAATTCAATTACATATTGTAAGAATGGATGTATGATAAGAAGCTGTATCTTTTTCTTAACGATATCATTTTGAAGCATTTGGATTGTTTTATCGAGGAGTGACTCGATCCAAGGTGAGAGTTCCGTCCCCAGCATATTCTAGTTTCATGTGGATAAATCAACGCTTTGAAAATCGGCGCACAGTTCAATGAAGATTCACAAGCCCTCCTATAACTCCGAGTCAAAACTCTATACTTGTGATTTGGGAGATGGTTTCCGGCTTACACTTACACGGGAGGAGGGTGTCTTAGTTGAAGATCTTGAGAAGGTGAAAAAGGAGCTTATTGAATCAGTTCTCACTACCGTTATAAGCAGTACAAAGGGTTGGTTTTCTAAACCATTGACGGAAGAATGGCTTCGATCGAGAATTAATTTCACTATTCCGACTGAGAATATTCCTAGTGAGTTTGAAGGATCGATAGTCTTTCAAGCTACACGTTTACTTATTTCAAAGGATGCCTTTCTATTTGAGTGTTCTCCAGAATCTATGACACCTGCCGAAAAACTTGTAATTAAGTTTGAAGAAGATGTTCCTGAGCTTTCTTCTCAAGCCCGGCGGCTTGCTCAGAAGCAAATTGTGTTGAAAGCACGAGCAAAGGCTGCCCGGGCGTTATTTCGTGCAGAACACATTACACATGAATATAATCAACACTACGGCGAAGATACTGATTGGGAGGACGATGATTCAGAAGTATAAATTAAGAACTCCTCCTTTCGAGCACTTAAGTGTCGCTACTTAACGGCATTGCCGAAACTTTAAAAGTTAAGAACCCCGAGGTTCTTAACTTTTAAACTTGACGGTACTTTCCAAACCCTGAGAAAATATTGCCTGTTACTATTTCAGAAGCGCAAATGGCATCCACAGATGTTCGTTCAACTGTTTTAGTAGTTCTATCCATTGCCATAATTTGTGGTGCTGTTTATCTTGTAGATCCTACAATATTTGGCATTCTACCCCGTAATGAAGGATTTGCTTCTGGATCAACGATGGGTACAGATTCAAACGGCAGTCAGCCGGCTGGTATGCAGGAGCTTGCTGGTCAGCTCCAGAAGATGATAGAAAAGAATAATGTAAACTCTGCTGGTGGCGACATGAAAAGCAGTGATGCCGCTATGAAGAATACTCCTGAAATGCCAATGCAACAGCAAATGCCAATGCAAATGCAAATGCCAAAGGCGCCAAAGCCAAAGGCGGTTGGACAAATCACAGATGCGAGTGGTGAAGGATTTGCCGATTTAGAGGACACAACGGGTCCTGCCGCCTTTGACAGCTCAGAGGGACCCGCTGGATGCTACCCTCGTGATCAGCTAACACCGGCCGAGCTCCTCCCTAAGGATGGAAACTCAGTCTGGGCTCAGCAGAATCCCATGGGAACAGGATCCCTCAAGGGTAAGAACTTCCTTTCTGCGGGTGCTCTCATTGGAGTAAACACAGTTGGCCAGACACTACGCAATGCCAACTTACAGCTCCGCTCTGAGCCCCCGAACCCTCAGGTTCCTGTGTCTGTTTTCTACAACAGCACAATTCAACCTGATACAAACCGCCGTGATCTTGAAATCGAGTAATGTGAAGTACCAAAGTTAAGGGTTGTTTAGTTAGAGGCCTTAACCGTACTCCACATCATTTACAAAAATATATAGTTTAAGAAAATTTTAAAGTATATATTTCAAAAATCTGATGAATCACCTATCTTCTAATAGATGGCAGATTTGCAGACTGTATTTAGCAGCCTATTGAAAAAATTAAACCTCTCTGAACCAGGTGGCAATTACCCTTTAACAGACGTGGAGAGTGAGTTTGATGGTGTTATGTATCGTGTACGCAATATGCCAGATAAAGAAGAAGCTGCTAATCTGCTTTCAAGAGTCAGAGAAAAGATCAAGAAACTCTACGATTATCTGTTGAAAAAATACCCCAATAAGCCTCAAATAAAACAGTTGGTACAAAATTTCAAACCAGACCCATCTCGCTTTACAGAGGCAACCCCAGCAGCAGAACACACAAGTTATAGTATTAATAAGGGTGAGAAAATACACTTATGTCTCCGACAGAGAGAGGGAGAAAATGAAACTCTTGTTGATGAGAATGTAATGGTATTTGTTGCCTTACATGAAATGTCTCATGTTATTACACCAAGCTTGGGACATGGCCCAGATTTCTGGAATAACTTTGGCTGGCTTCTCAAACAGGCAGAAGAAATAAATATTTATAAATACCAAAATTTTAAAGCACATCCAGTATCATATTGTGGATTACATATAACGGATGCCCCAGCATATGATCCCAAAAAAGATGGTACAGATTTATCGATGGGATAACTTCGCGACTTCACGATAGATGGAGGGGGCAGATACTATATCATACGATGAATTTGTCAGTCAGATCCTCCGACCGACAAATTTCACATCTCTTAAAGAACCATCAGGTGATACAACAATACGTATTCTTGTATTCAGTGATGCAAATAGCAGTCCAAAAGAAGAATTTGTATTTACAAATCTGTACCCCTTTCAAACTATATCAGATCTATCAACACGTATCTATATTGAAAGTGGAAAGAGAGATGAATATCATCCAGAAAATCAATGTATTCTAAAACCTCTACGTGATAATGACTATGTACATTATCAATACATCTTCAATAATGAGAATCTCATTCTAAAAAACCCTTTTACACTTTTCAAAGGGAAACCAGATTCAAGATTTGTTGATCTAACAGGTAATCCAAAACTTCTTAAGATAACATCAAAGCAGGGCTTATTATTAGATATTAAGTCAGACATTACACTTCATCTATTTTTATATCGCGATCTTTATCAATCATACCAAGGAGTAAAACCCATAGACAGAGTTAGCTGGGAAGGATTGTTTAGAGTCTATTTCCCTGAAAAAGAAAAGGAAAATGAGGATGGCTCTCTTTCTGAGATATCTGAATTAAATAAGGAAGTACTTGCAAAACGTTTAGTATGTCGTCAACAAATGATAGAGCTTCTCGATATACATGCTCAAGAATCTCCTCTCAGAAAACCAGGAGAAACTTCGCGCGGTGATAGTGTGAATTTATCTAATATTCGCAATCTGCGTTTTGTATGGAAGAAACCAACGCCGCGCGTCGATGGAAAGCTATTATATAAGAATTTTGATATTGAATCGGCCTTTTACGATTTTGCAGTATCCAAAGACATTCCTTATATTCGTTATTATCCTAAAACAAGTACACCCATAAGTAAGATATGTGTCGAAGGTCCATTAAATATTCCAGTCTTACAAACCCCTGAACTTATCCTACAATGGTCGGAACAAAAGTCAATCACTCCTGATGAAAATGTCATGATGGCGAAACTGCTGTTGCGCCCTGGAAGTGGTAGTGTAAATCCTCTCTTTGCAACTATCTTTGTACATGAAGATGGATCTGCAAAATGTATTATCCAACCTGATGTCAATACAAAGGCACTGACACGTCAAGGGGATTTATATAATCTATCGGCAGTTCTACAAAGATTTAGTAAGGAGTTCCCAAGTCAAAGAGGTCTGAAACAAGATATACCATCCAGACCCTTTTACACACCGCAAACAATCTCTCTAGACGACGCCTATATTGTCTTGTCATTATGGCTAGAAAAAGAAGATACTCGTCCCATTACTAAGAAAAGTTTAATGGCAGTTCTTCCATTTTATAGACCCTTTTTTCAGATAACATCGAGTCCCTTGGAATTCCAAAATCCAATTACCTTTTTAAGATATAAGGGCGTAAGTAATTTTAGAACTCCTAGTCGCGATTCACAGTTTCTCTCCCGTATTCTGGATCTTCAAAAAATTGTTGGAGTAACAAGTATTCCCAGTCTTATTAAATATTACATGGAAGAATTTGAAGTACCTGAATCAGTAGCACAAACAAGAGTAAAAACCTTCTTAGATGATACTACAAAATACGAGCTGACAGATCCTGTAACTCTTGAATATAAACAGTCGACAAATCCAGGAATTGATATTGCAATCTTTGGTAAATTTCCCTTTTACACAGTACATATATATCGTGTTGACTCTATTGTAACTCTTCGTCGTATAAAAACGCTCATTAGTTTACTCGTAACTCTCGAAAAAGAGGAATTCGAAGAAATTCGTAAGTGTTATTCTACTGCTGAGGAAGAAGAAGAGGAAGAACAAGAGGAGGCAAATAAGGAGGCCTTAGAAGAAGTACGAGAAGTGTTAGAAGAAGAACCACAAAATCAAAGAAATAATGCCTTCGCATTTAATGCTCTTGGAGACTTTGAAGCCTTTGAAGGTTTGGAACCAGAAGAAAAAACTCCCCTACAAGTTCTTGCTTCTGCTGATGTAGAAGAAGAAAAAGCAGAAAAAGGAGATCCAGATGATGAAGATGATGATGAGGATATTACCGAAGTCTCACAGTTAAAACAGATAAAGGCAAAGACATATTTTTCAAAACGTCTCGATTTTTACGATCAACGTCTCTTTCAATATGCAAAGGGAAAGAAAGATATTACAAAATATTCAAGTGCCTGTGCCGCAAATGCTCTAAAACAGCCAGTTGTTATGAGTGAGGACGAATTTGCAAGAATGAAAGAAATTTACGAAAAAGATATAGAGGATAAAAAAGTCGTCTTTATTGAATATCCTCTTAAAAAGGGACAAATTGCACCTTCTCCCTCTACAAAGACTGAAATTATTACAACTCTTCGCTATGGAAGTAATTTACTAGCTGGACAGGCGAATATCTATATTTGCAGTGAACTATGGTGCAGAAAGGACGATATCATTGTCTTGCGATCTGATTATGAATCCCTACTAGATAAAAAGGGACGCAAGAAGGACAAGAACACCTGTCCCTTTTGCCACGGCGGTCCCATAAAGGATCGTTTAACTGTAGTGCCTGGTGAAACAGTTATCGAACGTATTACAAAAAGCAAGTCGGCACAAAAGAAGCGCCATTTATTTGTACGTTTTCTAGCAAAGTCGTATCATCCTGAAGGACTTTTTCTCCCATGCTGCTTTCTAAAAGATTCTAAGATATTGGAAGATACTCATCCAGCATACTTGGCTCAGAAAAGAGCATCTGAACAAGCAGCCTCAGGAGAACCCAGTATCACAGAGCCCTTAGAAACAACTATGGAGGATGGTATTCAATATTCAGTTGACTATAAAAAGAAGCTGGCAAATACACGGAGTTGGTACATTCTGGGAGCCGAAAAAATCCCCCTGGAAGTTCTCAGAGAAGGACCCCAGATTGGAATTGTCTCATCGGCGGTTGACTCTTTCTTCTTACAAGATTCTCGTAATTTAGTGATTAATGATCATACTGTCTGGAAACTTGTTACTCGTGATGGTAATCCAAGTGAGTCTGGATTTTTAAGAATTGGTGTGGAAAATAGAAAAAGATATCAAGCTGATTCATTCTTTGCAGCTATTGCCCCCTTTTATGGTGAGAATTCATCAACAGCCATGGCAACACGTATTCTTGAACTCATTAAGATACAGCCACGCCTATTTGTCTCACTAAACTATGGAAATTTCATCTTCGACTTTTATGATCCTGCAACTCCAGATCCTCCCTCACTTGTTCTGAAACAATTTGCTGGTCTTTTAGGATTAGATAGTGGAGTTGGTGTACACAAGGAAGCTCTAGTCCGTATATGGAAAGCCTACCAGGCATTCAGAGTATTTATGGAAAAATCGACACGTGTGAAAGAGTTCCGTCTTTTTGCCCAGCTTCTCTCTCTACCCAATCTTTTACACTGGACAGATGAAAAGACAGAAACTGTAATGAGCAATGGTATACTCTTTATTGTCTTAGAAATCAAAGACTCGCTAGTACAGATACGCTGTCCTCCATATGGAATTACACCAGACATGGCCGCTCGCTGCGACATAGCCTTCCTTTTACACTATTCAACAGGAGTTTGGGAACCTATTTTATATACAGAAAATGATGCAGATGAAAAGAAAAGTAATACCTTTATGATCTTTCGCAGAGATGCACAGGCAGGATGGCCTACTGCTGTTAAAAAACGTGTAAGAGAATATGAGGCAATGTGTTTTAGCAGTGGCTTAGGAATCTATACTGATTCTCCCCAGATTCAGTCAAATACTCTTCTACCTCTTTCAGCGGCAATGGAAATAGAAGGAGCTCATGCAATCTTACGCGATACATATAATCACGTATCAAATGTACTATTTCGTGCTGAAACAGGAGGACTCATTATGGTGCCTGTTATTGACGATGGATCGGTATTTCCAGGAGTAAAGATCGAAATAGACTGGAGAAATTTTATGAGAGATCTTGCGTCAGGAACTGCTGCAAAGGAATTCTACGCAACAAAGTTAGCACCGGTTCTCGAATCGTATCCACAGATAAAGCCTTCCTATGGAATCGATGCTATTTGGAGACTTGATAAATCTGTACCAGATAGACTAGATATATATGCACTGCACTTAGCAAATGGTCTTATTGTACCGGTTAAAAAGCCTGATTCTGGAGATACTATTCTAGAATCTGAAGAAGGGCAGGAAGCTCCTTGGATGATTGATACCAAACTTGTATATGGTACTAAGGAGGCAACGCGCATTGAAGTGAACTTCAATGATTTTGAAGAAATATATCAGCATCTGCGACTCACCTTTGCAAATTGGTACGCCATCCAGGCACCAAACTTCAAACAAGAAGTCAATGCCATTCTTTTCAAAGATGGATTGCCGAATCAGGATCTGCCCTTGTTTGAAAAACGTCAGAGACTTTTTATTAAATTTGGGAATGAAGTTCTAAGCTGGTTAGATTCCTCTATACCTCAAAGAGACCGAAAACCTTCTCTAAAACGCGTTGACTGCCATGTTCAGAATGAGGGCGACTGCTCAAATCGCTGTGTATGGAAACAGGAAACCTCGACCTGCCTCTTACACGTTCCAGAAAAATACGATATTTCTACGAAACAGGTCGATGCGAAAGGACTTATGATTAAGAAACTGATTGAAGAATTAATACGCTTTCCTTTAAAACGTACGGAATTACTCGAAAAGAGAATGAAAGAATACAGTAAACTTACGCAGGGATTGAGAATTGGCGATCAATATATTGTACCTGAAGATTCTGTTGATTGGTTCGAATTTCTCAGAATGGAATGGACAAAGGATATTCCTGAACAGCCGAGATATATTGAGGAGTATTCCTCAGTTGTCCCACAGGAAGAGCAGCCGATTGTGCCCATTATTACACCTATTCCAGAATTATTAGTAAAGTTTATCAATAATAAGAAACTGTCTGAATCATATACATATTTTTCAACAGATACTATTATGCCGTATTTAGAATCTCTAGGAGTTCCTTATGAGGAGTTAGAGGAACAGGGACAGGTTGTTGATTCACCGATCCTACTTACCCAAGATCTTACGAATTTTGTAGCCAAGAAACTCAAGTATTCTGTAGTACAAATGATGTATGAAGAAGATACTCCTCTAAATCCTGAGATATTTATATCGATTTATAAAATCGACGATAAGACTCGCGCTCCATTCTTGTTTTTTGTGCAACTAGATGATGGATCGGTTGGAATTCTTTCATCAACTTCTGATATGATTTCAGCGATACCACTTCAGAAACTTCCACCCTTGCTAGTACCTCGTGCGTTACGTTCAAAAAACATAGTTAATAAAAATAGTTCGGTCTAATAGAAAATGTCACTTCCTAGCTCTAAGATTTCCCCCCAGGGAAACTATCCCCAGCTTCCTAATAAGACCTTTATTTCCACAAAGGCCTTTAACGGTTCTATTTTTACATATTCTACCCGTCTTAATGCAAACTTTGTAACAGAGGGTGTACTTGTGGCACATCCGTCATTTACTGTTGCAAACAGTCAGGCTGGCCGCGTTCTACACGCGAATGGCCGCCGCCTCATCCCTGAAGTAAATCCAGGAGTAACAACCTTTTTACTTGGTGTACTTGATCCTGTTACCGGCTTGAATGGATTCATAGATCCTTCAAGCAACGTATTTGCGGCCTATGATGCGAACTTACCGGTTCAGTATAATGAAGGCACCTCGTTTGTACCTGCTACAGGAGGAAAGGGAGCGCATTTGAGCAGTGGCCCTCAGATTCCTGATCCTGTGGTAGTTGGAACGCTAAGTATACCTAATCCAATTATAAACGCGAATGTTACTATTACAGTAACGAGTGGTACATTAAAAATTGGATCATTGATAACTGCGGTTGGACTTGCAAATGCATCATATATTACAGCCTTTGTAAGTGGCATCTTGGGTGGTACTGGCGTATATACATTATCAGCAAATCCTACTTCAGGAGCAGGTACAAGTACTCCATTCATTGCATCGAATCTTACGTACAATGCTGTCGGTGTAAATCTGTTAGCTGGTTCAGCCACCTGTGGTAAGATTCCCTCAAATGGAACTGCAAGTATAAGAGTATTTACTGATGCATGTACAGCAAATTCTTTAGTAATTGGTACGCAATGGTATGGTACTAATACAAGCTTCCAAATGAATCCATCTGACGGATATTTTGACTTACAAGCCTCCACCGCTGGAACAGGATTCTCATTCGTCATCATCAATTAAGGCCATTTTATCTAGAGGTTCTGAATCTGATTCAGAGTCAAATACATACACATGAGTAGAACCTTCTTCAACTGCGCGTTTACGAGCCTTCAAGGCATTCTCAATTTCTTCATCCAAGAAATTGAGTTTATATTTCTTATACGATGGATTATTGGGGTGAAGAACAATAAGAGCCATCTCACTAATTTTCACTCCATAGTTTCTTTCTAAAATCCATCTATAAAAGTTCAATTGTAGGGTATAGTGCCAATAATTCGTATCAGGAAGATGGCTCACTGGACCAAGCCCTTTTGTCCAATGATTTTCCATTTTCATTTCTTTTGAACGTTTCCAATCATAAATAGCAAAGGTTCCATCCTGCTTATTACGAAATACCATGTCAATAGATCCTGTAATCTTATGCTCCTCATCCCAGACTTCCCATTCTGTACGCCACGGCTCCCAGGTTCGCGAATCCTTTTCCCAGTAGCGACAAAAGTATTCCCATTCCTTTGTTTTCTTAATTTCTGGATCTACCGAGTTTGGTGCATCGTTCATAACCATTTCAATGGCCAAGTGAATGGCAGTTCCTGCTCCACTTGCCTCACGAGCATTGGCATTCCATGCAGCCTTAATAGCCTGTGGGCTCATTCCATACCATCGGCTCTCAGGCCATTTCTTGGATCGCATCATATTCTTAATAACAGAATCTGAATCAAATTCTGGAAACAAGTGATGATGAAGTCCAGATACAGATACTAGACCCTTAGAAGATCCATTCACTGTATAAATATGCGTGGGTTCATCGAAATGAATGTAATTGTCCCGTGGATGACGATGTTTTAGTGCCAGCGTCATCCATGGTTGTAGGGGTGTGCCTCCAGTAAAGGGGGCGTTCATTCAAAAAGAGACTTATACAATCCTCTTTTACACAGATCATTTTTTACCGAAAGCTTACCTAAAGTTTGCAAGTTTCATTAGAATCTTACCAACCTTGTTTTCTCCATCAATTGCTCCAGTACTTGTACGCTTTCCTCCTAGATTGGATCCTGAACCAACTCCAGTATAGTACAGAAGATATAAGCCTTTGGCACGTGCTGCCTCGACAATACGGCGTAGGCGAGCATCATTCTCCCAGCGATATGTAACTGCCTTTTCTAGTTGAGCATCCTTGATGGCTAGCCACTTCTTATCATCAAAGTTTGCCCGATATTTCTTAAAGGCGGCAGGTGTTGATTCTTCAAGCACCTTGGCTCTCTCTTCTTTGAAGATACCGTGTTCACGATTTGCAGCCAAGGCACGAGCTCCTTGAGCTGATTCTGTTGCACGAAGACGCTGAAATTCTTGGTGAATGGTTCCTTCGCGGCCAAAGATTTCCTTGCCTAGTTCTGGCTTATCAGAAGCAAGTTCGTATTTCATTGCAGCAAGATAATGTTCTATACTTGGATACTCGATATCGAACTTAATTGGAAAGAGGGCAGAGGGTGCTAACCATCTGGCAGCATCTGGATCACCGATCTTTAGTTTATCTGCCTGACTGGCGTCTTGGTAGAACTGGAAGAGCTGTGTTAGAGGATAGGTCTTCTTTGATTCGGCAACTGGAACTGTGCGCAGAGGTTCTGCAGTTGCCGCTGGAGCTAGACCTTGAGCAGGAGCAGCTGTTGCTAAACCTTGAGCAGGAGCAGGAGCAGGAGCTACACCTGAAGGGGCTACACCTTGAGCAGCAGCTGCAGCTGAAGGAGCTAAACCTTGAGCAGGAGCAGCTGATACTAAGCCTTGACCAGGAGCAGGAGCAGGAGCTACACCTGAAGGGGCTACACCTTGAACAGGAGCAGCCCCTGTAGAAAGATTTACTCCTGTAGGTGCAGCAACCCCTGTAGCTGCATCCTCTGTGCCAAAGTCAGATCGCCGCTTGAAGATAAACCATCTATTGAAGAAACTATACTGCTTCACAATAGGAATCATAGCAAACTTCTCGCCCTTCTTCGCAGCATCTGAATATGTATCTTCAAATAGCTGAGTACTGTGGCTTAGTCCAAGATCCTTACATTCAGTATCTGTTAGCAACTCACAGCCAATCTTCCCCATCTCAGACTTTAGAAGATCAAAGTTCACTAGATACTCTCTCTGTTCTGTTCCAATACTTAGGAATTTTACATCAATAGGAAGACCAATCGACTCCATAGTATTTGTTAAGTCAGCAGCAGTATAGCGCTTAGTAATTCTCCAAATCTCCGCGCCATTCTCATCAGCTCCCATAAGAGTCCCACCCTCAGGACGATCGCGCAAGGCATCAAAGATCTTTTGACCATCAAAGCAGCATCCTACGAACAAGCCTCCAATCTTTAAGCAATCTTTTACATTGCGCATAAATCCAGAAAGGCTCATTTCATTCTCAAAGAAATAGTGAATAGCAAACATAATTGCTACACAATCAGCTCCCTGTGTTAAGCGCCCTGCACCATAATTCTTCACAAAAGGAGGAACCGGTCCATCAGGAGAAACACGTCCCAGGACAGATCTCATCATATTTGACTCTTCAGAACTGGCACCAGCTTCACCCGTTGCCAAATTCTTCGCCGAACTTCCAATCGTAAATACCATGCGAGTCACGTTTTCGTATCCTCCATACTTTATCACAGCATTCAAATACCGTCTATAAGCTCCATCATTTGGATCACGAATTCCATTACCAGCAATATCAGTGCCAAAGACGAAATTTGCATTCAAATCGACCCAACTCCACAAATCTCCACCCTGTCCACATGCCAGATCAACCAGCGTTTTTCCACCTCCGCGCAAGCCACGCGCCAAGAGGATTTTCTCCTTAATGAACTTTCTGTGAAATTCACGCAACCCTTTTACAATCATCAAATCCTTCTTCTCTCCCTTTCTCTCATAATAGACTTTAGCAATTTCACCAGAAGCAAGTTGCGCAACAGCACCTCCAATCTCAGCAAGTTCAGAAGCCGAAGGCTGCTCCGAACCAGTACGGATCATATACGTCGTCACTGGCTCATGAATACTATTCCATACTCCTTCAGCAGCCTCATCCTTATTCAAGGTACGCCCAATCTCTCCTCTCTGAAAGCGTTCCGTTTTATCATAGCGTACCCGCATCGGTATCCAGCGCCAACCCTCTTCATTCTTAGGTTCATACCGCATTTCAACAATACTCGATTCCTCAATAGGATCTCCATTTTCGCAGCGAACAACATCCTCTCCTGTTACACTCTGCTCTAAAAGTACATAGGACGTATTCGCCATTGTATCAGGAAGTTCCGTTGGATTGAAGAGTACTGGCTTATACTCCCTCTTCCTCCGAATAGAATCCTTCCGCAGGCCTGGAAGAGGCTGCTCAAATAGGATAGTACCACGAGGATCTTCGTACGCTGGATCTAGATCACTACCGACATACAAGTGCATGGTCTTGTACTGAACTGTCGCGCCAGCAATCCCTGTTCCACTATATACCATGTCAGTGCGAGCATCAACATCCTTATCAAACCGAATTAGGAAATCTACAGTATTCTCATTCGACGGCTTCCATTTTAACTGTTCCGCGAATTTTACACCAGGCTTCTGAGGAAGAGGAAGAGAATTCGGAGTGACAATGAGTCCATCTGTGTGATACAATTTAGCAGAATCTAAGACTCTTGCACATGATGTAAATATACTATTATCTCCAGGGTTTGCAAAGATAAAATTCTTAGCAGCCACTAATATCTTCGTGCGCTCGGTGACTCCCGAGGTTGGCACTATCGATGGTCCACTACCCTCATTCCAGCGATCAATCCACGTCATTAGCGCACCATAGCGACTTCTCTCCTTCTTATCCTCTGATGAAGAAGCAAACGGCAATTGCGTAACATCATTCTTTCCTTGAGCAATATAGCAATCGAATATCATGAATTGTTGCACAGGATTTCCTTCCTTATCCTGAGTAACAAATTCGCCATCTACTAAGGAATTTGCCACTGAACTGCGAAGTAAGCCTGTGCGGTAAATATTCAGAGACATATCTATCATAAAGAGTTCCCCCGATTCACCTACGTATCCCATCATTCGAAGACCATCTGCCTTATCTGTAACATTGTAGCCATCACGAATATTAGGAACATTCTTCTTCTTTGTCTTGGTCATATTTTCAACCAACATCGTAATGGGAGCAACTCCGCGAAACCGATCCGTGCCAGTAAGTGACTTATACCCCTCTAACACCTTTAGAGCAACTGACTTACGGATAAGAATACTATGTTTGTTAATTCCACGAAGAACTTCGCCAACACCCTTAATTAAACTTTTCAGAGCCTTTGCCTGCTGGGCAAGAATGGCTTCTTGATCTGTTACCACAAGTCCCTCAGGGCGTAGAAGTTCTACCTCAATTTCGTAGGTAGCAGGACTCTTTGTAATATCTTTTTCCTTGAATCCAGTTTGCCAATTAAATCCCTTCGAGTCCTTCGATGAACTACGAACCATACTTAAATCAAAACGTATACCGCCGACTTCATCCATAAATGTCCATCTGCGCATGATGCGAAAGGCCTTCTTTTGTTGCCCCCAGCGTCCCAGAATCTGTGTAACAATAGGATCAGAGGGAGCCAGTTTTAATTCGCGGCGCAGCTTAACACGGACATCATATTCGCGAATATCGACATTACTTTCGATTCCTGCTCTATCTTTAATCATAGCTTCGAAAGGAATCCCTTCAAGACTGTCAGTACGACAGTATGCCTCTATACCGCCAATACCAGTTACCGTAAAGCGAACCTGATCTGGAGTAACAATATTCATTTTATCTTCTTGTGGAAGAGCACGATATCCCTTTGCCTCTAGGCGCTGTGCAACAGCTAAGAAGGTTGTCGTCTCAGAGGCAGTTTTTCCTGAAAAGGTTGCCTCTAATTCTCTTTCATCGTGGAGATACCATTCACCTATAAGCCTTTTTAAATTTTCTACTTCGGCCGGATACAGCTCCATCGTTCTAGTTGTGTTATAGGAGAAAAGCGTTTATACATCAACTTTTATATAAGCAATATATAAAAATGATTTATAGTGCATATACATAGACTGTACCATGTATCGTATTCATTGGATTTCTAGAAAAACTATACTAACTGGATATGGCGAGTTTTGCCTGAACTATTATGAAGCCATGGAATGGAAAGAGTTCTTGGATGAAATGTATCCATACATACTCCATACCGTAGAGTCTAACCTAGATGCTCAATAGCCTCTGCCCGACCAAGCATCTTTGCCCAATCTTCCTTCTTAACCTTCGCTCCCATGGATGGTTTTGCGGTGAGTCCACGATCAAGAACCTTCTTTTTGATTTCCTCCATTGTTCCGTCGGCAATCGGCCATTCAATCTTCCAGCCCTCTTGATCGCGATCGCTCAACCATTCTCCTAGACTCGGCTTTTCAGTCCACTCGAGAGCTGACTCCGCATTGGCATCAATCCAAAGAGTTTTGCGACCCTTGCTCCATGCTCGTAAATCTTCTGGTACTGTCCAAATACTCTTATCTACATCATTGTAACAGACAGTTTGTATGTGTTTTAATGCCAGCAATACTGTTGCAACAACCTTTGTCTGATCGACATTTGGTTTCATAGAGGAAAATGCTTCAGCGACCTTGGCCTTTGTCAGTTTACGATTTCCTCGTAGGGAAGCTGCTTCTTCTTGAACTTTGAAGGTATGGTCACGAACCTCTGAGGCACGATATCCGTCGCCGGCAAGAATCATAAGAGGATCTTCAGATTGTCGCCAAGCAGTAATAAGTCGTGGAGGATTTAATCTGCGTACCTCAGCTCCCCACATAGTTTCCTTGGTTTCAAGAATATGAGAATCTTTCGCCTTCCCTTTAACACAGACGTCACGAAACCGATTTAAATCAACCGCTTTCATGAATTCTTCCATTATATATACTATGCTAGTTTAGTTTAGGTCACGCCACGAAATTTTCTGTTAACAGCTCATTCATTTCCTTCTCTCTAGACTGGAAATCAAGACTGTTCTTTCCACAAAATGATATCCATTTTTGAATTGTATCGATTGTTGATTCTTTTAATGACATTAAGTCAAAAAATATACCATTTCTATTCTCGCTCATTTCTTCTTGGGAGCGCCGTAGAATGCGATATAATTCTTCTTGCTCGGTGCGGTTAAATTGTTTAATATGTTCAAACAATCTCTTGCGATTTTCGAAGTCGATATCCTTGCTCATTCTTCTTCATCATTGTCTTCTGTTATTTGTTGCTCTTCCGCATCGGACTCTTCCTTTTCTTGAGCTTCTGGTACTTGAGTCTCTTTAACAGCTGAAGAATCAGATCCAACCCGTCCAAGAAACTGCCCAATACTTAGCACGTGGGTAGCATTCGCACGATACTGAGACTTCTTGATCTCAATCTGGATCCGATCACCAATTTCCAGACTATCGAATTCATCATTTCCAATGTGGAGATCGCGAGGAATCATAATACGTACAGCATCATCAATAATTACATAGCACCCCATCTTATTCTTCAGTTTTACTTCGCCTTCAATAACAAGACCCTCAGGAGGATTGTATACCTTTCCCTGAGCCTTTACATAATATAAGGCATCGGCAGTAGCACGTCCCTTTTCAAAGACGCCCATCGAACGGCTAAGAATTTCCAGACTACCAGGGATCACAAAACCATGCTTAGAACACTTGCCTTCTAGCTGTTTCTTAAGTTTCGAAAGTATAATTTCATCAAATGATGTAATGTCATCATGTAAATCAAAGGGAGCGAAGGACACCTTTTCTTGAAAGACGGCAATCTGCTCCATGGGACCTATATCTATTTGTATTCCATACTTTCATTTTTAACCTGGCTTAATGAAACATCTTAGCGTAACGGATGTCCATGCAAGGATGCTTCAATAGGTCTATAGAACCAACGTTTTCCTTCTATTTTTATCTTATCCATATATCTAAGAATTAAATCACTTACAGTACATACACGCACAGAATTTTGAATACGGCGATCCACCTTGCTCATCTCCACCTCATTCAATCCCATATCATTCTTGCCATATTTTCTCAAGCGCTCTCCAAATTTATCAAGTAGTTGCAATTCATGTGTAGTAGCACTATTAATAGAACATTCAGAACCACGTGTAATCTTCCCCTTTGGATTAGGTGGAACCCCCTTTTTAAAGACTAATCTCTTCTTCTTTGCATTAAAAATTATAAATCCATATTCAAATCCAGTATATCTAATATCAATAGGCTTTGTTAGAAGAGGATCTTGTCCTGTCTCTCTCTCTAACACTTCAACAACCGACTTTTTACAAGGCTCGGCCTTCCCTGTAGCATCAACACAGATATATTCAATCTTATTTGTAGTACTATTTAACAAACGCAGATATAAATTCGAATCCATATCCCAAAATGACTCAGAAGTAACAGAACGCATAAGAGGATCACTCCAGTTATTCATCAATAATTCACGCTTCGTACCCGTTGTTATATATTCATCCCACATATATTCTAATACAATATCTGCAAGATACCCACGTACAAGTTCATCCCCTTTTACAGAATTATATAACCACATTATCATTTCTAGTCTTTCTTTCTGAGCCTTCATGATTCCCCCAGTTTCACGCAACTTTCCTACTTCCTCTAGCAGTTCGAGCGGAATACCATCGGTTTTTCCTTTCCGTATTTCATCCGCCCATGTAACACAATAGTCCCACAACTGCTCCGAGTCTTCAGTATCACTTTGTTCTATCTGAATCTTCTTAACAATTTCCTCGACCTTTGGCGTAAATCTGTCGCGAGGAATTGGCACATTCATGAGACGCATGGCAATAGGTATAGAAGTATCTCTTATCTTCTCTGGCTGAAAGATATAGAAACCATTCTTATAAATAATTCTTCCAGTTCCATGATCTGTGACAATAGTAAAATCGCGATGTTGTACAATTTCATTGAGTAGCGATGCAAGTAGAGCACGAGGAATAGTAGAAAAATCATTCTCAATTCGTTCAAAGGTGACAAAGGGTGTTCCACGTGCTATACGATCTTGGAGATATAAACGCACTCTATTCAATTGAAATCTCGCAGTATATTCATCATAGGTCGATCCATCTTGATCCTCCAGAGGAATATTTGCAACCATGTCGCCTTCCCCGTATTTACAATCATATTCACATGTCTGTAACCAATCGCACATTGGTGTTAAGGGCACATCATTGATTGACACATTGACACGCCGTTCTCCTTGACTGTCAAGCACCAAGGGCAGAGGATCCAAGTCTTTTACCAAAATTGCTTCTCTGTTCAGCGTACAATCAATCGCATACTCCTTTAACACCCGTGTAACATTACCAACGACAATTGCCTTTTTTAATGCCTGTCTATATGAATACATATCAATTGATTCAAGGTCTTCTGAACTAAAACTGTTTACAAGAAGAGTTATTGTACAATTGCGTTTTTCTACAGGAAGAGCAGAGTGTGAGCAATTACGAATTCCGCGACCGACGACCTGTTCTAATTTATTTAAATGATACCAACTATCATAGACGAAGACTTCACGAATATATCTTAAATCGAGACCTTCTCCAGCAATCTGAGAACCTATAATAACTTTTACCTCCTCTCCATTCTTATTCGCGGCACTGCGCGCGGCATCAATCGATTTCGCATTATTTGGAGAAATTTCTTCAGAACCTGTTAGAAGAATATATTTGGCAGCTTTGAATGCATGATCTGATCCATGGTTGCGTTCTTTCTGGGGACACAGGGCGCATTGCCGTCCATCATTTGACTGATTTCCCTCTGCTAAAAGTCCTATGTCACGATTCCAGCAGGTGTATCCATTTGCTTCCAAGGCAAGAGCAATTGTTAGAGCACCAGAGGCTACAAAACGACTATATACAAAGGCAACTCCTGTACAATTATTTAGTCTGTGCAAGAGTTCGGCGCACTTCCCACTAGCGTTAGGAAGATTTTCAGAAAGAAGCCATGAAGCATCCTCATTATTTCTAAAATAAATAAGACTTCCCTTTTTTTCCTTGGTGAATGTGGATTCGAATCCCTGTTGGCGAATTCTTTCCAAGAAATCTTTATCAGATCCAGGAAAAATCCAATTTCCTGCCTGGATTAATATATCCATATTAGTAATTCCAAGCCCCTCTGATGATCTTACTATATTCATAGTCTGTTGTTTATAAAGACCTTCGATATCTGGGCTAAACTTACCACTAATACACGGTAAACGTAGACAGTTTATTCTTTCCTGGGCATCGATAAGTTCTCCCTTGGGACTCTTAGTCGGCCACGCTTTTACACGAAGATCAGAAATCGGCTCAAGACGTATAGGAAATGTAAGAGGGTTTTCACCACGCATAAAACTTACGTACTGTGACGCGACCTTTCCTAAGAGCCTGCGGCCTGAGGCATCCTTGAATTTTTGTCCACGAATATCAAAGATATCTTCAACTCGTAGACGAGCGAATTTATCATTGATGAGTAGAAGATTCAATAAGAAAACAATTTCTGTAAAATTATTATACATTGGCGTGGCAGTCATGAGAAGAAGAGTGGTTCCCTCACACACTTCCAGAAGCTCCTTTAACAAGGGTGTCAGTTTCTTACCAGCTTTCGCATCGGCAGAATCTCCAGGAGTGGCATCATCTAGAACCTCGTCATCGGCCTCTAAAGGATTGTCTCGAAGATTATGAGCCTCATCGATGATTATTACACGATTACTAAATTCATGGCGCAACTCTTTTCTTTTCATATCTTCAATCTGCGCATCTGTAAGACCTTTTTTAGGAATATTTGCTGTTAGATTTACAATATGATTGTAAAATGAGGTGTAGCCGAAAAATTCATATCTGCTTTTAATTGCCTTAGAAACTCGAGTTTCAATCGTGGCTCTTACAGGTTCATTCTGCGATCCTGTAATATCTAAATACGTATTTCCTGTACAGCCGCGATGATTATTTGATTCTTTGGCACCTTTTGCTGCGATAGTAAGCCCCTCCTTGTCGAAAATAGTTCTTTTAAATCCTTCTTGAATATTTGGAGGTGCGATCACATATATTTTTTTACCAGGGAATTCGGCAAGATAACTTTCGGCAACAGTAACTGCGGCACAGGTTTTTCCAACTCCAACACCGTGATAAAGAAGTGCAGAATTATAAGGAGTTCTTGGAGACAGAAGTCTTGATACAAATCTCTGTACAGGGGTAATTTCAAAATCTTCAGTAGTTCGACATTTGTCGACTCCAGATGCAATCTGTTCCTTTAAGGATACTTGCTTTGATTCTTGAAACTCTCGTTTGCGAATCAATTTTGGCAAGAAGTATGGATCGTCCAAACCCGGATATACCCCCCCTTCTATTTCGTACTCATCTTGCTCTTTTCCTGGAAATATATTATTCTCAATAAGTTGATTTAGTATAGTATCTCTCTCAGAAAGGGGGAGATCTGTGCGTCTCCACCTAGATAATAATTCTTCTCCTTGTGGTGTATTCGCCATTCTATTAGAGTTGAATATAAAACTTAAGTCCGCGTCTTTTTCTGGACAGTTACCGTCAAGTTTAAAAGTTAAGAAGCTTTGGAGGAGTTCTTAAATTTGGTACTTAACGATACAGGAAAGGGACACAGATTTCTGAACATGGAAGCCGCCTTTAGGAGAACTCCCCGTTTCTCAATATTTTCTTCACGTAAATGCTTGAGAGCATCATTTATAGAGAACCACTGCAGATCCCCTATTTCACGGCGCATGTGATCATTCATTGAGTTAAATTCAACAGTAAGATCGGCAGGAACCCATACTATATAATATTTATGGCAATAATGAACATGATTGCTACCGAAGAAACTTTCTACAAGAGGCTCTAAATTCTGAATTGGAATAACCTGCGATTCGTGCACTCCTGTTTCCTCGTACATTTCTCGCATTGCACACACATAGTCACTTTCCTGCGAGTCACGCCGACCCTTTGGAAATCCCCATTCTGGAGTCTCAGGTGGAGGAGGAGCAGATTCTATGAGTGAATCAATTGTCCACACCTTCCCAGAAAGATCAGTTACACCGTTATGAATCTGCTCCCACTTTCCTTTCGCAATTTCATACTCATTCTTATATAAATGTGAATGATCAAGACCCCACATACCATCCCACAAGGCCTCAAAGGGTCCATCCCTATATTTCTTTCTCTCGGCGGCAGTAATTCCACCGAGATGTAGACGAATATAGTTTATATCATGAACCTTATATCTGCCGCGCATAAGTTCAATAAATCCCAGACTGTCTCTTCTTTGAATCAGAAGAAATTCTAGAGCATGATTCTCCATGCCAGTGACAAGACCCGGATTTGTGGCTAGTGCCTCAGCTATATTAAATCCAGCTTGTGGGCGAACCATAATTACACCATAGCTTGTAACAGGGGCAATACATTGACGAAAAGCATGTCCCTGTCCTCCGCAATTTGTGCAGATTGTTGTATTTGTAGTACGGTGTCTCTCCATCTCCTTATTCTCATGCGGTATTTATGTTTAGCCCTTTTCCCTACTAAGACTAGAATGCATATTCCACCTGATGTATGGGGACCCTTTTTTTGGAATACGATACATATAGCCGCTCTAGCATATCCTACGGAACCTGCCCATGCACATAAGAAGGCGGCTAAGGAATTTTTCGAAGGACTTCGGTATCTGATCCCCTGTCCTGTTTGTAGAGAACACTATGCAGTACATTTAGAAAAATATCCTTTAACACCGCATCTTGATAGAAGAAGTGATTTATTTAGATGGACTCTTCTTTTACATAATGAAGTAAGTAAGAGCTTGAATAAGCCGACTTTCACAGAGGCTCAGGTTTTACAGTACTTTACGAGACTAGGACAACGTGCTAGATCACCCATTGTAACAAGTGATGATTTTGTGGAAAATGATTATAAGTCATTTGCTAAAGGGTTAGGTGTAGGAATTGTACTTACAGGTCTTGTTGGAGGAGTCTTCTGGCTTGTTGAAAAAAGTTAGGCACTTACTAGATGGAGGATCTTACGAACTTCCCCCCAGATATTTATATAGGTCTTAGTATTCCGAAAACAACAAAACCTCTTAGAAAAGATGTAAAAGAGGTTATTGTGAAGAGTATTCTTACGGAAGACGAAATGAAGAAAAGAGAGGGCACCTACTTTGATGAAAAAGAGGTCAATAAGATTTATGATGAAGATGTTGATGTATATGCCGAAATTGATGGAAAGAAGCAATTATTGGCGAAACTCCGCAAACATGTGATTGATCCTGAGACTATTAAAACAGGATGGGAAGGGTTCTGGATTACTGCGGCTCCTTCCAGAAATCGTGGAGCTGCGGCTGGACCCATTGATGTAAAAGGGAAGTACTGGGCAAAGAAGAGACCTACGGAAATAAAGGGATGGTCTGCCAAATATAATTTGAAAGGGACTGCCGATGGAGTGAGTAAGATGCGTGTAAATAACAATGTCTTTAGTTCTGTTCTAGGTTACTTTGATGCTACTCCTTTCATGAAACTACCTTGCCGTTTAACATCATACACCATGAGATATTGGAAGTACTATAAACATGGCTTGCCGTTTATATACGCAATTGATAATTGTTTCAAGACTCTTGTCCCCGATAGATACGCCTTACAGAGAAAGGCAGCAGAAGAGAAACCTCTTTTACACATTCCTAATACCGCCTTTTCTTCTATTACACTTAATCGTAACTTTAGAACTGCCTTGCATCAAGATGATGGCGATTTCAGAGAAGGATATGGAAATTTATCAGTCATTGAACGTGGTAAATATCATGGAGGATATACCTTATTCCCGCAGTATGGGATCGGATTTAATATTCGCACAGGAGACTTTTTAGCCATGGACGTTCACCAGTGGCATTGTAATACGGAACTATATGAGACTGAGGAAGATAAGAAGTTTAATAAAACTCTTCCAAGAATTCATAAGGATGATCTAGAAACAGGTACCTTGGGAGCTGATAAACCGTTTAGCCGTGTAAGTTTTGTCTGCTATTTACGTGAGAAGCTGAGAAAGTGTAATAATTCTGAGACACGCAAACAATTTAAGAAGATTGGTTTCAATCCGACAAAGATGACTTTATCGGCAACAAGAAAAAAGGATCGCAGTTAGAAGAATGAGTCTAGGCAATTCTAGAGAAAATACAATTGCCTCTATTCTAGGTAGTGTTAAAAATACTGGTTCGTATGCATCGTCATATGCCTCATCATATGTAAATTCTGTACAATCATATGCTTCGACTGAAACTGGTTCTTATTGGATGAAGGTATTCTATTTTCTCTTTTTCTATGTATTTATACTCTTTATAATACTTGTCTTTATTCATTACTCTGTAACACCGATATTTAAGTTTACTCCAGGAAGTCCTGGATATATTGGTGTACCTGGGAATACTGACTCTATAGTATACTGGAATAAGGGAAAACAGCCTTTGATTACAGATGTGGCACCTCTTCCTGGGGATAAAATATCTTCACCATCTTTAATAAATACATTCTCATTTTCGGTTGATTTATATGTTACACGCATTAATCAAACAACGGATTCTACACGGTTGATTCTATTTAAAACCAATGGAGGAATGACAAATCTTCCAGCGCCGGCATTGACAACTCCCTCTGTAACTACATCAGCGGCTTGCCCAACTACAACAAGTGCTTCTAGTTTGATGAATGATATAACAAGTCGATTAAATTTAAGTCCCTCTGTATTAACTGGAACTGGTTCTGGCTCTGGCTCTGGATCTGGATCTGCACCTTCAAGTCAAGGTTTAGCAATATCATCCGATACATTTTTAAAGTACATGAGTGATTCAACATCGATGGTTATGTATCTTACAAAAACAAATGATTTAATGATAACATTTTATTCTGGATCAGGTGGTACAGAATACAGCATTCCATATATTAAGAATGTTCCAATTTATACACCATTCCGTATAACAGTTGTTGTACAGCCTAAATTATTTAGTGTGTATTTGAACGGCAAGCAAACCTTTCAGAGAATTATCCCAGAAACTCTTACAGTAAATTCAAAGTCTGTAAGTCTTGTACCAAATCAGACATTCTATAGTTCTCCAGACTGGGCGAACTATCCAACTCGCTCAGTATTTGTACAAAATTTTCAATTATGGCCACGCGCTATATCATACAAAGAGGTTATTGAAGCACAACCTGCTTTAGCACTCGAATCAAGTTTTGGAATACCAGCCGCAGCATTAAAAGCTGGTACACTCTAATGTTCGAGTCTTATAAAATAACTTCTTAAATTCGGTACTTAACGGTAGAATGCTAGTTGAGGGCGCACTCTTCATAGCAGCAACACTATTAACTATATATATAGTATTATATTTTGTGAATATTTATAAAAAACCGTATCAAGGAACCAAGGCATTTTATCCACTATCTACTCCTTCTCAGCTCGTATTACCAACAAATGACTTTGCATGGTCTTCTCGTAATTGCTCATTAAGATTTATGATATATGTAGGTGCTGCGCCTAAAACAGTAACAAAGGTTGATTGTATATCGAGTTCTGGATCATCTGCTACAAGCTTCGCTCCGAACTGTGAAGATTACAGATATAAGGCCTGCGCCTGTGTAGGGACAAATTGTCAGCCGTGTGCCCTAGATTCCTCTAACACCGGCTATCTTTCAAAACTCTTATCAATTGGCGATTCTGTCGAATTGTGGGCTTCAGGATATACAAGTCAAAATGATAAACCATATGTCCCGGCAATCCTAAAGGTGAGAACAGGCACTGATAGTTCTCAGCATTATATGGAAAGCATTTCACTCCCGGCGATTCCTTTACAGAAGTGGACAGTAGTTACCATTGTAAAGGAGGGGCGGCGCTTTGATGTATATTATGGTGCAAAATTACAGGTGAGTAATTTAACAAACTATTTTCCAATAGAACCAGATACTACCTTACAGTGGCTCGCGGGAAATTCAAGATGGAGAGGACAAATAGGACTTTTCATGGGATTTCAAAAAGCCATGTATGCTGAAGATGTATTACGAGATGTTCAAAGCCTCGTTGATACAAGAGGTATTCCATATTATTCAGAAGATCATCAATCTGGAGTAGATCTAAGTATGCCTACATGTTTTTTCGGAAACTGCAGTCTTCCCGACGTTAAGCCACCTAATCAATTCACAGTATATGACACCCACTTGGCATAGTTAATTGTATTTGCTTTCTACAGAATGAGTCCTAAGTCTTCCAGAAAAATGGTTGGAGGGGGAGATGTAGGATCGAGCGTTATAGGGTTTGTCACTGTTCTAGTAGCTCTATATTTGTTATATTTATTATATAATTGGTTATTTACAAAAGGAAAGCCAGCTAGTACGGTTTCTTTATCAGGACCAGTAACTTTACAGGCCACAAAACATGCTAATAAAGATATGCCTAAGCCCCCTGGAGGACAATCGTGTGCAGCGTTCACTGAATTGACAGGTATCACAGATGGTGGCCAATACTCTGTAGATCTATGGGCATATGTCACAGATACCAAAGGATTTTTAATGGATTCTACATCAACACCTCTAGCAAATCTACTCGAAATTGGAAATCGCGATTCTGGTGGAAATACACTACTTTACATTGGATTGAATCCTGTAAATGCCGCTCTCATTGTTCGGCAGAATACAACAAGTGAACAAATAAGACCTGATGTTTCAGCTACAGCTGCTCCCGGCAATTATCCTCTTGCTGATTTAATCGCAAACTATAACTCTGGTACAAACTATTCATCAAGAAATAAATGTGACATTATAAACGGAATTGAATATCAGCGGTGGATTCTTATAACAGTTGTTGCCAATGCCAGAGTTCTAGATATATATATTGACGGAAAACTAGCCCGTTCGTGTGTTTACAATTCAGCATACAGTCTATCTAAACCAGGAAGTACAGCTGCAAGAGTCTATATAGGACACTCGAATAATAATAATCTTAAGGCATTCTTTTCAAATTCCAATTACTATAATTATGCTCTAAGTCCTGAGGCTGTATGGAGAAGCTACCAATATGGTCCAAAGGGTCCCTTCAATCTATGGAAATGGATTCAGAGCTTTTTTACAATAAATGACACACTTGAGGATGGTTCATTAAATAATATGAATACATGCGCCGCTTGTAGTATGTGAGCAAACATCAAGTTTACATCATTTTTGAAAATATATAATTGAAGAACTAATGATCTTAAATTATATATTTCATGGTAGTTACTTTACTGCGCATTAAATATATCAATGTTAGAATGGACTTCAATAGTACTCAGTTAATTCCTGAAGTTGTGATCTCTGTAGTAGTAACTATAGTTGTCTTCATACTATGTGCTTGTTTAGAGCAAATATATAAGCTATGGAACGGATTTGAAAATGTACGTGTCCCTGTCATCCCTTTTACAATAGCCTCCGGTTCAGGACCTATATTTTATCGTCAAAATCCATGCGAGAAGATAACAGATACTGATACTATAATATATCTTCCTTTGAAACAATCTGAAAATCAATTGACCGGTATTGAATTCTCATATACTACCTTTATCTATGCCTCTCCCGATCAAACTGTTACTACAGCGTCAACAGGAACTTCAGACACCTGTAGCAGTAGTGGGTCAGGTGGATGGAAGAGCATCTTTTATAAGGGATATGAATCTGGCTCATTTCCCCTATGCGCCCCCGGTGTTTTCATCCGTTCAGATAATATAACAAATAGCACTCCCACACTACGTGTTGTAATGAATACATATGATTCGTGGTACAATACAATTGATGTAGATCAGATACCATTTAATAAATGGTTCCATTTAGCCATTGTTCTCCGTTCGAGTGTCATGGAGGTATATATAAATGGAAATCTTGCAAATAGAATAAACTTCAAGGGAACTCTGCCATACCAGAACTACCAGTCACTAGTAGTATTCCCAACAATAGTATATTCCGATGCAGATTTTAAAGCTGAAGATGTAATGAAACGTGGAATTGCTCCTGGTGACTCTATGGCGGTAACAGGAGTATTTACAGGCTACATCAGTAATTTATACTATTTCAGTTATGCTCTAACATACGCAGAAATACAGCAAATGATGCAAATGGGACCCAGTACAAAGGTGAAAACTTCATCGCTCGACTTACCTCCATATTTAATTGATACATGGTGGACCCAACAAAAGAATTGAGAAAAGGTCTAAGACCTTTCATCTCACACAGTCAGAAGAATGCCAGGAGGTGGATTAGTTTCCCTGGTTGCATACGGCACACAAAATGTGATCCTATCGGGCAACCCCGATATGACCTATTTTTATAAAATGTTTAAGAAATACACTCACTTCTCACTGGAGACAACCTCCAAACTTATGGACGGAATAACTGATTATCCGTATGATAAGACAGTACAACTTCGTACAAGAGTTGATCGTAATGGTGATCTTCTTACTGATATGTACTTCTCATTCGACATACCTGCAATTTATAGTAAGTATAGACCTGTAAGTTATGAGAATGGTCCTAAGACGCAGACAGAGTTTCAATGGGTTAGAAATATTGGCGCTGCGGCCATTCAATCGGTGTATATTACCTGTGGTCCAAATAAGATTCAAGAATTCACTGGCGAGTATTTGATGTCGAAGGCCATGATTGATTATCCAAAGGACAAGTTCGAGAAATGGCAGCAACTTGTTGGGGATGTCCCAGAACTCTATGATCCTGCAAATGGCTTATACGGAAATCCGACAGCGACAACGGGCGAGTATCCCACCGTGTATCAAGATGGACTTACGCCAGGTTCTGCGCAAACAAATGCCCCTTCCATCCCTGCGTATACTATCATGGTACCTATTCCATTCTGGTTCACTGAAGAAGGCCAGGCACTCCCTTTAACAGGGCTCCAGTATTATACAGTTGATGTAACCGTCAATCTGACACCGTCACAACAGTTATACACAGTACTTGATGCTTCAGGATTTCGTATGGCTCCCGGATTTCGTGTTTCAACACCAACATCCACTATTCAATCAAATATACCTGACTTTGTAAATGTAGATAGTTCTGGTGTACAGATCCGCAACTTTCTCACAGATATTAATTTTACAGTCCCAGAATTGAATACATGGCCATGCAATCCTACGCTACACACGACATATGCATTCTTGCCAGATAAAGAACGTACTCTTTTCTCAACAACCCCTCTTACATATATAACACGGCAGATAACTCTTAGAAGTTTTCCTGAAATTACATCGAATCAGTTACTAGCTCTTGATATTCATAATCCAATAACTCGATTAGTAATTCTCCCGCGCAGATCAGATTCAGTAATATATAGAAACTCACTAACAAATTTCACAAATTGGTGGAATTGGCCGGCGAGACCAAAGATTTTTACAAATGTTCCGTCAAATAGTTCCTATATTGAATATGAATCTGCTTCAGGACTTGTAGTGCCGGCTGGACAAATCGATATTATTAGGGCTCTAAGAATTCTGGCAAATGGAAATGAAATCCAAGAATCAAAGCCAACATCCTTTTTCACAAACTTGACACCTTGGAAGTACTTGGATGGTGGGGCGAATCGCAGAATTCCTGTATTCTCCTTTGAACTCCATAGTCCGACAAGTCAGCCGGCAGGTTCTCTTAATAGCAGTGTGATACAAAGATTTCAGCTTGATTTACAAGTACATCCTTTACCACCGAAATCGTCATATATTTACAGCATAAACGTATATGTTGAAAGTATAAATTTCTTTATTGTTGATTCGGGTATGGGAGATCTTAAGTATGCACTTTAGGGGAAATAAGTCTAATCTCAGGATATCCAGACTTTCTCCGAGTATTCATTTTAATATACTGTGGCCACTTCTTCAACATGGCTTTTACTGTCTTTCTCTCTCTAGCAAGACGATTTCCTTCTTGAAGTCCGCCAGGTGTTCCGTAGGTTGTTGTCTGTACTGCAACAAAATTAATACGTACAATTTTGGAATCTCTTTCCCAAAATTGTATAGTACGTTGATAGTCTTCTTTTTCACCGTTACCAATATCAATTTGAATATCTTTTTTCGGATTAAAACATCCCCAAAAACTTCCGATAATAAACCGCAAATCTTCAGTAACTGTTGGCTTCATGAAATAACCATTGGCAGAAGGATAGACACCCCAGAAGTTTGCACCACGCTTCTTGCATTCTGAAAACCCGCGATCAAAGAGTCCTGCCAAGTCTCCAAGTTTCTTTTCGTGACGTTTCGCTTTAGGATCATATTCAATAAATCCGCGAACATCGTCATCGAACGATACAATCGGCTTTCCCTTCGGGAAGTAATTAAAGATAAAATTGCGAACTTCGGGCAACCCTTTTACACCGACAATAATGTGACCAACAGAATCTTTCAGTTCATCATATAGTTTCTTTTGTTCCTCATCTGCTACAAAAACGTAGATCTTTGATTTAGGAATCTTATAGTCTTGTAGTAGTTTGAGTGTTTTTGCTTTTAGAATATCAACGCGATTATAGGATGGGATTACTACTACCCAGTCCATTCTGCTTATCATAAAGTTTAAAAGTTTTGATAGTTAGCGGTCTACATTCTAAAAAACTAACCTAGGGTCAAGACAGAAGTGGGATGTTAGCAACATCGTCCCCGAATAGACCATCGGCAGAAGAAATAGCTGCTGCTGTTCCCTTACGAACAGAAGTTAGATCTTCTGTACTTAGACAACAAACTCTATTTACGGAACAAACCCCTATATATTACCAAGCTGGGCTTACCTATTGGCAGCTGAGACCGATGACAAATTTTTTAAATTCTGAGATTGCTTGGTGGAATGCAAATATAGAATTGACAACACAGCAAGTTACTACACGAAAAATTTCATATACGGAAGCATATGCATTACTACAAAAAGAATTACAAGAGAATATAAAAACTGCGATAAAAAGTTTAGATACAACTACAGCACAGAATATTGTTAACCAATTAAATGGAACTTCTAAAAAAACTGAAACTGGATCTGGATCTGAATCAAAATCAGATTTTTCTATAGGATCAATCTTTGGAACTACTTCAGAATCTAAATCAAAAACTACCTCTGGATCTATGTTTGGATCTATGTTTGCAACTTCTGTAGACAGTTTCGTCGATATTTCTGGCTCTAAACCTATACCAAACGCTTCAAAAACTATACCCCTTCCAACAGCTCCAGTAGATACAACAGATCTACAACAAACTGTAAATTCGATGCAATCGACTGCAGCAGGAAATACAAATCTCAGTGAATTAAATAAAACAACAGCAAGTTCAGTATATGATGGAGCTATTGCAGGATCACAAGTTCTTATTCTGATTATTTATTTTCTTATTGCTCTACGTTTCGCTGGCTTTACCACAAGTGAACTTCTATATAAACCACTTTCATACAGAATTCTTGCCTTTTTCTATACAATTATATTCACTCCCATATTATTTCCATATTTTATATATCGTGAAATAAGATACGCAATTTGGCCAGATGTACTAGCACCCAGATTTGAGTCCATATTCCCAATTGTTCCATATGATCCTAAAGAACCCTTGACAATCAATAATCGTATCTATGGATATGCCGATACTGCTGAAATTAATACTTGGATGTCGAAAATGAGAGACGCTGAGAATGAGAACAGAACTAAGATTCTTAACACCAATATTTTACAAAGCTTACGAGGGGCTTAGAGTCGTATATTTATAAATATACCAATGAGACCTTTTGTATCTGTTCTCACACCTACCTATAATCGCCGCAAATTTCTTCCATCGCTCATCGAATGCTATAAATCTCAGAACTATCCTAAAGATCGAATGGAGTGGATAATTCTAGATGACGGCGATGACTGTGTAAGAGATGTATTTACGGGTCTTGATATTCCAAATCTTCGGTATATAAGAAAAGAATCAAAACTTCTCATAGGAGGAAAACGCAATATTCTTAATAAGGAAGCTCGCGGAGATATTTGTGTTGCAATGGACGATGATGATTATTATTGTCCAGAGCGAGTGAGTCATGTTGTACTACAGTTTTCTAGAAATCCGAAGATAGAACTCGCAGGGAGTTCAGAAATATATATGTTCTATACTGATAATAAGAAAATCTATAAATTTGGACCCTATAACATGAGACACGCAACAAATGGCACAATGGCATGGCGGAAATCATATGCGGAAAAACACACATATGACGAAACAGTTACACACGCGGAAGAACGTAGTTTCCTAGAAGATTATAAACATCCTATGATACAACTTGATTCCATGAAGGTGATGCTTGTTATTAGTCATAGTGAGAACACCTTCGATAAAAAGAAACTAAGAGATGAACCGTCACCTCTAGTGAGAGAAACTAAGTTAAAACTCAATTCTTTTATAAAATCCCGCGAACTTCGCGAATTTTACGGGAATGCCTAAACCACTCAAACTCTCTTCATATACATATGAATCATTTAGGGATCCAGTCTCTTCGATTACATTTGGAAATGTTTCAACAAACATTCTCAAATGCTCTAACACCTGATTCGCCAAGATCGAAACAGCCTCCTCATCTTACTACACAATTAAAAGATCATCAACTTGCGGCAATTTACGAGATGCGTAAGAAAGAACTCGCCTTTCAATCAGGATATACCATCCCTGGTACAAATGAAATAATCTTCAGTAAATATGCTATCCTGGGAGACCGCGCAGGAGTTGGAAAAACAAACATGGTTCTTGGACATATAAGTCAAATGGCAACACTCCCTCTAACACAACCACAAAATTCATATAGCAATCTTAGTCCAATGAGCACAGCGTCGTTTTTTACAATTTGTCCAGGAACACCTACAGAATATGTATTTGATTCTCTTATTATTGTACCACACACTCTCTATACCCAGTGGCACGATACGATCGTAAATACTAAATTCAAGGTTCATTTTATAAAAAGTAAAAGAGATCTAGGAAAAAATCTCATATCATCTTTGAGCTCATCCCATCTAACCTTACTTACTAATACTCTTTTACCAGAGTTTATGAAATCTCTTACTGTAAAGAATCCTAGATGGCGAAGAATTTTTTACGATGAACCAGACACAGTACAGATTAAGCCATCATGTCTAGTTCCTCAAGCAAATATGACATGGTTTATAAGTTCTTCATATATAAATATGTTATTGGCGAATTACTATGTACATTCAAACAGCATTCGGCAACTTCCTCCACGGTTTGTTGATTCTCTTGCACCAGAAATAAAAGAAATGTTACAGCGATATATAGAAGGTCATCCAAATGTTACATTTTTCAAAGTAGCATCGTATGCATTTTTCAAAGATATTATAGAATCGAAGCATCCGCTGAGAGGTCATCTTGTTATCAGATCTACAGATGCTTTCCTAAATGCTTCAATACAACTTCCACCTCTTATAGAGACAACAGTTGTATGTAGAACTCCTAGACAACAGCTTATTGTAGAGCGAGCAATTCCTCCAGAGGTTGAGTCTATGCTACATGCGGGCGATATTCATTCTGCAATCCAAAGTCTTGGAATACCTCTCCACACACCTCTTACACTTGTCGAGGCAGTTACAGAATATAGAAAGAAAGAAATAGAAACATTAAAGAAACAAGAAACTTCACTAGAATTACAAGAAAAACTACATCAACTAGAAGTTCAATTACAGGGAATCAAACAACGCCTTGAACAAACTTCTAAAGATGTTTGTGCAATATGTTACGATTCTCCTAGCTCTGCCTTAGTAACGCCGTGTTGTTCGAAACAGTTTTGCGCTTCATGTATTTTAACATGGTTTCTTAAAACGCCGGCATGTCCTTTATGCAGAACTGGAATACATCCCAATGAGTTAAAAGCCTTGGGGGAAACAACTGTCTTGCCGTCTATTCTTCCCAAAAAAACAGAGGCACTTTTAAAAATAATAGATGGCAGCCCTTCAGGAAAATTCTTAGTTTTCAGCAGATTTGATAATCCTCTAGTATATCTAGAACGATCACTAAATTCTTGCCAGACTCTTCAAGGAAATAAGGACACTATTGCAAAACAACTCTTAGATTTTAAAGAAGGGCGTGTACGTGTTCTTCTTCTTAATAGCCGCGTAGCTTCTGCTGGACTAGATCTTCTTTGTGCAAGCCATGTTATTTTACTTCATCGAATGCCATCTGAAGAAGAAAAACAGATTTTGGGAAGAGCCTATCGCCTTGGGAGGAAAGATCCTTTAGAATTTATTAAATTATTTCATACCTCAGAATAATAATTAAACCTTCTCTAACATCATACTATCAACCTTCTTTTTCTTATCTTGTTTTTTACCACCACCTCCAGCAGCTGCCTCAATGTTTGCAGAAAGAAGCAAGGCAATTGGAGAAAGACGAATACTCACCCCCTTAGTGTCTGCAAGTTCGCATAAGACCTTCCAAGCATTAAATAGAGCAGATTGTTTTGTAAGTACAGTTGTATAACGGATCGAAGTAATAGGAGGTTCTTCTCCTTTCCAAGGAGCAACCTTATTTAATAATAAATTTACAGTATTTAATTTCACATCTTGACTCAATGCAAGAAGACGCCAGGTCTGATAGAAAAAAGCCCAGTAATCAGCATAATCTGAGTGTTGAATCATATGAAAGAGTTTCAGATAAATGTCCCATCCCTCTCTAGTATCCCCTGTTACACCTTCTAGACGATCGGGTAAATTTTCAGCGATCACTAAACCTGTTAGATTACTATCGTTGTTTTCCATTTCAAGATTTAGATAAGGATCTATTTCATTATATAAACACCATTTCGCCAAGGCATATACTCCTTCAGGAACTTCTACATGTTCATTTTGTTCAACTGGACAGTCCGAATATTCTCCTCTCAAAAGAGGACGTAGATCACCATTTCCTAAAAGTTTCCATTGGTTTGGAACCTGTTTTCCAAGTAAGGAACAAATTTGTTTTTCGTCTGCCATACCAACCTTAAAGGTTAGACAGTATCTAGAAATCATTTGAAGCATTCTTTGATGTATGGTATTACTAATAAATATAACAGGTACACCAGGCTTGGTGGGTTTCCATTCACGCAGATAGGTTAATAAACTCTGGAGACCTCCTTTTTCTCCACTACTCAGACCGTCAATCTCATCAAGGATTACACCTAGTCCGCCCTTCGTTCCCTTTTCCATCATATTAATTACTCCACCACGCTCGAGAAGTGGAAGAATAATTTTTCGAAAACATGCTCCAGAACGTGTATGGCTCGCGTTAAATTCACTGACACGTAATGATCTTTGTTGCATAACACGATAGGCAAGAGTTGTTTTGCCAACACCTGGAGGACCAATGAGAAAGACAGCTGGTGTGGTGCGAGTATCAAACCATTGAAGGATGGCTTCTTCAATGGATGGATGTAAACATAGCGTTGTCATGTATATAATAAGTATTTGTAGAGTTTAGACTGCTTAATAAGGAAAATTTTCGGCATTTAGACTTAAGCCATCCAACACACCTTCCCACCGAAGATATTTTCCTTTATCATCTCTTCTAATGCTTGAAGTTGAAGATGTTAAATTTGTTTTTAAATCAGAGAGCTTATATGCAGATTGTCCAGGAACTCCATTTATTGTTAGACCATTTGTTAGACCGCTTGTTGAAGGGGCAGGAGCACCAGAATATGATTTAATTAAATATGTGTTATTTACATCATAGCAATAATTTATATTTGAAACAGTATCCTTCCATAGAACCATATAGTCGGGACACATATTCACGATCGGTGGCCAGGGTCCGCAGGAAGGAGCTGCTGAAGGAGTTCCAGAACAAGTTGAAGATGAAGAAGTAGGTGATGAAGAAGGAAACCAGCGATAGCTATAAAAGATAAATACCATGATAAGTAAGGCCGCACTTATAGCAGCAGCAATACGTTTTCCAGAATCCCATAAGAAATTAAATACATTTATAATTACCATAATACCTAGAACATAGTATGCGAGTAAATACCAATTAATTGTTACGACATTATCTGCACCAACCTCCAATATTCCAAATGATATATAGGTTAGTACCGCTGTCATTTCTAACATGTGTAAAAGATTTTGAATCATTTACAAAAGTTACTTCGCCTACAAAAGTTACTTCGCTTCACTCCGTTTACAAAAGTTACTTCGTTTCACTTCGCTTACAAAAGTTACTTCATTTACTAAATGTACTTTACGAAAACTACACACTCTTACATGTAGCGAACGAGGGGAGCAGGCGCACCTGATCCCTCACGGCCTACTTCAACATAGTATGATGCATAGTTATTGTCAGGACCGCCAGTTACTCCCAAGGCAGCCTGAGCGGTCGCATCACTCGAGTCTACCGCCTGGATCTTGCGGAATACACGTGTTGATGAGACAACTGTCTTGCCCATATCCTTAACGATATTGCCCGCTTTGAAGAGTGTTGAAAGACCCGCGGCATATACAGCACTTCCAGGAACGGCGAGCGCGAATGATCCAACTGTCGTGGCACCACCTGAACCAGCACCAGGTGTATATACACTTAACTTCGTCGCCGCTGAATCAGCAGCGACGTAGAAGTAGCCGCCGCCACTCTGATTGTAACCAGCTTTGGCACCGTGGGCAGAAGAATTAACAGCCATCTCTTTATACCTGTCGGTTAGAAAAAATACTTGGCAACAGGAAAGAATTCTTGTAAATAGAATGAATGCCGGCTGGGACAAAAATATAGGCCTTCTACAAAAAAATAATGGACGTGTAAATCTTGCAGGCGAACTGAAGGATCCAAGCATGTTTTCAAAAAATCCTACAAGTCCCGGAATAGCTGGCTTTTCCCACGAAGTCTCCTCAGAACCTCAATTTCAACAGGATATGTTACGCGGTAACTGGGAACACAACGCCCTAAGTGAAGGCTTTTTTAGCCAAGCCAATCTAACATCTATTCAAACCGCTATTCGCCGTACAGTCTTTGAACGTAGCCAGCCGAAGGGCTACGTGATCGATGATCAATCCGTAGATGAATTGAAAATGATTATGCGTGGATTATATTATCAATATGCTCGCAATAATCCAACAGATATACAAGGACAGATCCAAGAACTGAATCAGCGTGTTTTAGATTGGTCGGTTCCTCATATCCTTTCTGCCGTAGACCACTACATGTATTATTTGAAGGATATCGACAGTCTCCCCATACCGATGTCCCACCCAGTAAATATTAGCGGTGCCGGTACACGGTCAAAACAATTGGGTTCATTTATGTGATTTCTTGTAAACTTTCCGAGTTGTTGATCCGGTAGATGCCGCATTCCGCGCAACAACCATCTTCTCCCACGCTGCCTCGAATTCCACAAGGTCTTTGAGCCAGAGTTCACTTGCCGTAGTTGCCTCAAGTTCAGCCACCGCCGCCTTAGCCGCCAGAACCGAAGCCTCGGCATCCTCCACTGCCGTAGCCTTCACCCGATCCATTCGCAGCTTCAGTAAATACTCATAGGATTCAACCTTCTCGACATCCTTATCGGAATTCAATGCCGGTAAATTATGTTTCTTCATACCACCAACGATTTCCGGATCAGTTGCACGCCGTAGATCTAGGCTCCCGTCGAGAACAGCCCGAATGAACCGAGCCTTTGCATCGGCCTCCACAGCATCCGCCTCAAGACGCTCCATTTCTGCACACCGCCGCCGCTCATAGGCTGCTAAGCGTGGCTCATAAAACGCCTCTAGCATATGTCCAACTGTTGCATACTTATTGATCTTCATCTCGGTGTCAAAGGCCACCATGTTACTCGTACGCCATGAACTCGTCAGACGGAACCGCTTTTCGAAATCCTCAGGATGCGCCTTCATATCCTCATACGTATCCTCATCAAAGTACAAGATAAACTTGACCTCTTCATCAGTGTACAGATCATCAAACCCCTTTAACACCGGCTTACCATCATCCGTATACGCGTACTCCATGGCCTTTGGCACCTTCTCTCCGTCCTTCATCGGCTTTTCCACGGATGCCATTTCATCAAGAAAGGTCTTGTAGTCCTTTGTCCATACACCAACAGGAAGTTCTGAGATAGTTACAGTATTCTTAGTATCATCAAAGGCGACAATACCCTTGGTAATATATGTGCCATCACCGACTGAAACAACCTCTCCCTTGAATCCCTGCCACCAAGGCTTGAGAGTTACTGGGCGCAGACTGCTTAGCACACCATCTAGACGCTGCTTGAGAACACGGACAATGTCTGAGGGATTGAAGGGAGGAATATCAGTACTGAAGCCAGTTCCGATACCGACACATCCGTTGAGCAGAAGTACAGGTACAGTTGGAAGATAATACTCCGGCTCAATCATCATACCGTCATCCTCAAGATGCTTGAGAATGCTGGCATCTTCCTTGCGAAAGATCTTATCCGTCATCGGCTCGAGATAGGTAAAGATATAACGCGGCGATGCTGAATCCTTGCCACCGAGAAGTCGAGAACCAAACTGCCCATTGGGAACTAGGAGATTTACATTGTTGCTGCCAACAAAGTTCTGTGCCATTCCAACAATCGTTCCACAGAGACTGACTTCTCCATGATGATATGCGGCATGCTCTGACACATATCCTGCTAACTGAGCAACCTTCACCTCAGAACGAAGACCACGCTTGAAGCAGCCATAGAGAATTTTGCGCTGCGAAGGTTTCATTCCGTCAATGATATGAGGGAGTGAACGAAGATTATCTGCATTGCTAAAGTGAATGAGTTCATCGTTGATAAACCGTGTATATGGAACATGGCCACCACCGCCAATATCAAGAATCCGCTTAGGATCATAGCCAGCTAGCCATTCCTTGCGATCATCAGACCGCTTCTTGTTGAATGCGAGAGACAGGGAATCGTCCGTGCGATCATCCCAATCGTAGTAAATCTCAGTGAGACGCTCGAACCACTCGCGAGCTTCCTGCTTTGTACTGGTACCTAGACCTTTGTAATATTTGATCGTCCAGCCAGTAGTTACACGATTCTGTAGCCACCGCTCATATTCACCCATACTGTAGAAACTGAGAACTTCACTGCGACGACTAGCTTTTAGAAGAGGAGTTGCTAGAGAACACAGGAACCCCATCTTCATGAGTTCTGGCCACTCGGTGTGAAATAGATTCATAAGAAGTCCCTTGATGTGAGAACCGTCATGATCTTGATCGGCCATCACCATTACACGACCATAGCGAAGTGATGACTTGTCCTTGTACTTCTGTCCCTGACGAAGACCTAGAATTGCCTTAATTGCAGTGAGTTCTTCATTCTTGTTGAACTTCTCCTGGCTAATATCTTTTACATTTAGCATCTTGCCCTTGAGAGGAAACACGCCATACCGCTCACGGCCTACAATATTTAGACCAGAAATCGCGGAGGTCGCTGCTGAATCTCCCTCGGTGAGAATGAGAGTACACTCTGATGAGCGAGCGGCACCAGCCCACAGAGCATCCTCGAGCTTAGGAAACCCGCGAAGAGTTTTGCGCTTCGTGCCATCAGTCTTCTTGGCATCCTTCGCTGACTTGGCTTCGAGAGCATGCTGCGCCTCCTCAAGAAGACCAATCTTCATGAGACCGTCGACAAGTTTCTCAGACTTGAAGGCACTACCGAATTTTGCAGCTGGCGTTGTCAGAGACTCCTTTGTCTGAGAATCAAAGGAAGGATTCACGATAGTGGCATTCACAAAGAATACAACAGCATCGCGAATCTGACCAGGCTTCACAGGTACCTTCTTCTTTGTAGCAGCTTCGCAGAAATCACCAAGTACACTGCGAACTACTGTATCAACGTGCTTTCCGCCTTTTACAGTATTAATACCATTTACAAAACTCACTGACCGCGCACCCTCATCGGAACCGGCAGATTCTTCCGAATATAAGTTACGACTGAGAACGGCGGCGACCTCCCACCGAAGACCGCAGGCCTCGTATACAAGAGAAGTGCTTCCCTCGGTCAAGAAGAGGCGAACAAACTTCTCGAAGGTATTCGATCCTACAACAGCTCCATTCCAACTTACTTTTACATCCTTTCCACAGACGGCCGCCAGTTCGTAGGTACGCGTCTTAAGAACATTCAACATGTCAGAATCGTTGAATCCAACAAAGCGGCTCAGATCTGGTGTATAAGTAACCTTCACGAAGCCCTTGCCCTTATCGGCACGAATGGAAGGCTTCTCACACTTTGACATATGATCCTTCCAGACTTGTACATACTTCTGGCCATGGGATGGAGAACGAACCTCTACCTTGAATTCGTGAGAGAAGACATTGACAAGTTTCGCACCATATCCATTCTTACCACCGACAATCTTCTCCTCGGCCTTATCGTAGTTTCCACTGGTAAGAAGATGGCCAAAGATAAGTTCAGGAACCCAGACCTTGTGCTCTGAATGCTGTTCAATAGGAATTCCATCGCCGTCATTCTCTACACTGATGCTAAGCACCGAGTCAACCTCTTTTACACAGATATCAATATGCTTGATGGGATTTACGCTTTTTACAGAACGTACACGTGCATCGCGAGCATTTACGATAAGTTCGTCAAAGAGCTTGTAAAATCCAGGGTTGAAAGAAATCTTCTTGTGAGCCATACGATCGCCATCAAGAACCCATCGCCACTCTTCATGAGTTTCTACACTTCCTACGTAGGTATCAGGAAGCTCGAGAATATGTTCACGGTGAGAAAGTTTCTTATAAGCATCGGCCATAGTGGGACTTATGGAATAAGGGGACCCCCTTGATCAACTTTTAGATTTATGAATTAAATTCTTTTGTATAGTAAAATGGCAAATAGAATGGAATATGAAATACCAAATGGAAAGCCAGATCTTAATGAGGAAATTATAAAAAAAAATACACTAACTACTAAACTATATATTCCTCCAAAAGGAGTATTTGTTCCTTTGAACAGAAGAAAATTTCGAATGAAAAATGGCACTGGCTTTACTAACGCAAAGCAAGCATCAATGTTAGAGAAGGGTTGGAGATTGGCAGATTATTCTGAATTATATATTGGCAAGAGACCATATAAGATTATAAATAAAGAAGTTCTTATTGAGTATTACGATGGTCCTAGTGTAATCGCCAAACTTCTAAGTATTCTGAATGATAATGATACAATACTCTTTGAATTTCAAGATCCTGCAACTGGCAGTATATGGCAGGTTAATGCGGAAGATATTAGAAAGGATCTTACTGCTATATATTTTAGAAATAATAGAAAAAACATTCAATCCAACAAAACCCGCAGACAAAAAGGCGGCTTTTATCCGTCTGTCTTTGGCGGAGTGCGTAATGCTACGATGTTAATGCCTCTTATTATCAGACAATGCTACAGAATGTGGGACTCTAAAAAGACGAGAAGAAGAAAACATTAATGCGGCCATTTGCTTAAAGATGGACTGCTTCCGGCCATTAGATGAGTACGAGTAAGGCAACTGCAAATTCCAATGGAAATCTTTTTGAAATTCGTACGGTGCAAGCGGGTGCCTTCAGAACCTTGATTGAAGCGCTCAAGGAAATCTTAACTGAGGCGAATTTAGAGTTCGATCAGAACGGATTAAAAGTAATGTCTGTTGACGAAACACACACTGTTCTTGTATATCTGCGTTTATATAATGATCGGTTCGAGAACTTCTATTGCCCTGCCAAGTATATTTTGGGAGTGAATATGATTTACTTTTTCAAACTCATTAAGACGATGGGAAATAATGACAACCTAACTCTCTATCTCCCTGCGTCTAATCCCAACAAGCTCGGTATTCGCATGGAGAACTCTGAGAAGTCCACGGTTACAAATTACTTCCTCAAGCTATTTGACACGAATGTTGACGAGATCCAGATCCCCAACCTAAACTTCTCTAACACAATCCACATGCCGAGCGTAGATCTCCAGAAGATCTGTCGCGACATGAACGCTCTCGGTGAGAAACTCGATGTGGAGATCACCTCTTCTGGTTTAGATCTTGTTTTCCGTTGCGAAGGCGATTTTGCTGAGCAGGAAACAGTCATGTCTGAAAATAATAATACGATGAAGGTGCAGAAGTCTGGAAGTACAACAGAAGTTGTACAGGGTATTTTCCAGCTCAAGCATTTGGTACTCTTTACGAAATGCACAACACTGTGCCCCTCGATTGAAATGTATTTGAAGAATGATTATCCGCTAATTATAAAGTACACGGTTGCTAACCTGGGAGAGATCAAGCTGGTATTGGCACCTATCAAGAACAAGGATGCGCGTTAAACACCTGCTTATATGGTATACATTAGATGATAACATTATCTATAACACAAACCCTACAACCGCAGATTGAACCTTCCTATTCTCCTAGTATACTATGTACGCCAGTAAATTCAGAAATGCTTATATATCCTACTTACTATGCATCAAGTATTTTAGCAGTTTTTATACTAGCAGGTCTTTTATTTACTATAAGCCCTTTTAAAATTGATACTAAAGTATGAATATATACTAATTCATCAGATGTATTATCCAACTATCCAGAGTATTAGGGCAGCAGCCAATGTTCTGCGTCCACTCTTTCCTAAAACTCCCTTACAACGAAACGAACAAGTATCGAATCGTTATAAGGCCGACATTTATCTTAAACGCGAAGATTTGACTCCTGTTCGTTCTTATAAACTAAGAGGAGCCTATAATAAGATATCATCGATTACAAGCAAATCGATCGTGTCATGCTCAGCTGGCAATCATGCACAAGGAGTAGCCTTTGCATGTAGTAAAGTAGGAATATATGGTACCATATTCATGCCAGTTACTACTCCACGACAAAAGATTACAAAGGTCAAAGAGTTTGGTGGATCTTTTATAAATATTATCATGACTGGCTCAAGCTTTGACGATGCCTACGCAACGGCAAAGATACATTGTGACGAAACAAAGGAGGAATTCATTCATCCCTTTGACGACGAAAAAATTATTGAAGGCCAGGGGACAGTCGGCCTTGAAATTATAGATGATCTCCCCAAGCCAGATTATGTTATTCTACCCATTGGAGGTGGAGGTCTTGCGGCAGGAGTTTCAGCCTACATAAAACAAGTATCCCCTTTTACAAAAATTATCGGTGTCGAGCCTCTTGGAGCACCTTCAATGACAGATGCCTTACATCATGGTCGTCCAACAACCTTAGAGTACATTTCAACCTTTGTAGATGGAGCCTCAGTAAAACGTGTTGGAACTAAGAACTTTCCAATTTGCCAGAAACATCTAGATGATGTAATACTTATTGATGAAGGCCATGTATGTTCAAAGATTCTAGAAGTGTATAATCAACAAGGGATTATTGTTGAACCTGCTGGAGTTCTCTCGCTTTGTGCACTTGATCGAAAGGATTTTAATGGCTCGGTAGTAGCAGTAATTTCAGGAGGAAATTCGGATGTATTTAGAATACCAGAAATTCTGGAACGGTCTCTCGTTTACGAAGGATTGACGCAATGGGACCAGAGGATGACATTATATATTTCAAATATACTAAGGTCATACACAGAGAGGAAGGTCCAGTACTACTGGGAATTCAACTAAAAAATAAGGACACGATTCACATGATTCTTAAAAAGATGCGAAATTCGAATATCCAGTATAAGTATCTTACAGATATTTAAATCTTCTTCTCAACATGAGGAACATATTTTACCTCATCAATAGTAATTCTGGGATCTACAGTCTGTAGTCCAGCGGGATTATTAAATTTCTGGCAATCACGATTCCAGATTTGTAGAATATTAAAGTCTCGGCGAGGAGTGATACGAATACACGACACTCCATCAGCACTATCTTTTACACATTTTCCGAGAACAGCGGCAATCATATATTTTTGCATAATTTCATGACCCATTGTACGATCTACGCGAATACTGTAGGATCCGCCACGAATATTTCTGGCATTTTCCATGAGAGGAGGAATTCCTTCAGGGGTAAAGAAGAACTTCCCACGGATCCAATCTGATGATGTTATTGCGGCAAATATATTCGCTAGATCACGAAATGTTGTAACAGTTGCAACGACTTTAAAAGTATCCATATGCCACCGTGTTTCCTTTGCTGGATGGAAATACAATATCCATGCACCAGAGGGTAAGAGAGTATCAAGATTATGGGTCTTCACAGTTGCCATTGTGAGACCCTTCTAGTATTAGGTATATGGATCAATTTTAAGTCACTCCTCTTTATCATAGGTAGGCCACCCAGTAAAGTTAACATGACTTTTTACATCTCGAAGTAATTGTTTATGTTCAACACCATCTGAGGTCATAACAAAGAGTGTAAGAGTATCCATATATTGGTTTGTTACAACAAGATCATTCGTTAAGAAATATACAATAGCCAGTTCATATAAGCTTGGGGCATATTCATTCGAAATCCATTTTGTTGAATGGAAAAATGTACTCATATCATGTTTTACAACACCTTCTGAATCTTTTAGTTCTGCTATAACAACGGTAGGAAAGGAGTGGACATCTGAGCCGTTAAATACAAAGGTTGAGGATTCAGGATAATATACTAGAGGATACGTATTTACTATCTTGTACTCTGGCATTACCCAGGGAGTCATATTGCGCGCAGTAAATACCCAGGCTTGATTCATATTAATTTCAAAGGCAGCACGTACCGTCTTTGATGTAGTTTGATATACTGTATTCCATACTGTTAGTCCCCAGTGTAAGGCAACTAGACTCCAAACAAGGCAAGTATTTTTTACAACGACAATTGTTTCATCAAACATTCTTCATATACTATGTGGAGTTGTTTAGACTGATTTACAGGTCGGTTCAGGTTCAGGAGGGGGAGTACAAGTGTCAGGCAAAGGATCTAAGCATGACATACAGCACTTGCGTTTCTTAAATGTTTCTCCAACTAGCCACATTGTTACCAAGAAGCAAAGAAGAACAAGAGAAGGAACGACTAAAATTCCTCCACTAATTGTTTCTCCTACTAGATTACAAAGTCCCCAGAAAAGTAAGGTTCCGATAATTCCTAAAATTCCGTGAACGGGAACAGAATCTATATCACCTGTTGAAAGATCCACAATCAGTATAAAAATAAAGAATATTCCAACAAGGTTTGAAGGCCAACACCCCATTTCTATTTAAGACTTATATTTAATAATCTTTTGCTTCTGTTCGTTCCACATACCGATGGGAGTGTCGTCGACATCTCCATCTTGGTCGACCTGGTATACAGAGTTCTCGGAATCCTTATAATAGGTTTCACCCTTGTAGGTAAACTCTTCTAGAGAAACTGCCTCTTCTTCTACTTCTTCGGCCTCTGCTTCGGCCTCGTCCTCGACTTCGGCTTCTGCCTCATCCTCGACTTCTGCATCATCCTCGAGATCTGGTTCGACTTCTGCATCATCCTCGAGATCTGGTTCGGCCTCTGAACTAGAACGCTGAAAGGGCGTATCATTGACAGGATGATGAATAATCCGCATAGTTTCAACAACTTCCTTGAACGTTTCCTTTGGATCAACCTGCGGAGAAAGCCGCTGTACTTCCATTCCTGCAAGTTCAGGTGCAACGGATGATCCAAAGAAGGGGCTGGGACGAGCAAGATATTTCACAGGGTTCGACTCGAGAGCCGTCACCTTTGCTAGAAGGTTAGTAATCTGCGAGTTCATGAACTCCATCTGCTTCTTCATTTCCGAGACAACAGAATCATCACCATTGTAGACGATAATATGCGTAGGCTTATCAGAAACAGATACTTCATTCAGGGACACGCTACGAATACTCATGGTTGGGACGTTTCCCAAACACCCACACTTCAATCAATTTTTATAAAGCTCTTTTTACACTTATTTGAATACACGCATCAAGTGTACTCTCCTTATCTTTCAGAGGCTTACTACGCTTCAGCCGTAGAGCTCCTCCCTGCTCACTCCAAGCCTTAAATCTATCAAGATTAAATCCTCCTGTAAATGTATTTTGAAGAGAAGAATCATAGAAATCAATGGGCTTCGTATCGAGAGTTCCAAGAATACTTACCATCGGGGGAATTTGCACATCTACACGAACCTTTGCATCAGAGATAATAGTACGGAATTCTTCATACGTATAGATACCTCCAAATTTCTGTAGACTTTCTCTCGGCGGCGAAGGATAAATACGAACGCCAGCGGAGTCAGAAGGACGATACATTCTGTGAAGAAGAGCCATGCGCTCCCAACGAACATGAGAATCCAGATGCTCATTCAACAAATAGCTTAGAGCACACTGAGGAGTACAGAAATTTCCATATACATGATACGTAGCCATATCCTCTTTTACAGGTAAGAAACAAGGCTGATTATCAAACTGATGTGTACACCAGAAGCAGGCGACCTCGGTTTTCTCAGGAACCTTGAATGATTCGCCAGTCTTTGCAGAATAACATGAAAGAAGCTGAGCCTTTTGAAGTACTTCTACCTTTGGCATTACTACAGCCACGGCTACTGGTTCTTCCTTCTTCATAATTTCTTCAAGTGGCATCTTCCATCCCTCCTTTTCCACACCGATCTGATTCTCATCAGAACTAAGATCAGTATTCACTTGAAAGTAGACCTCTTGTTCCGTGTCATAGGGTTCAACATGAGGAGGGGGTAGAGGATCATACCGAATCTCAGAATCATTAAAACTTACATCAGAACTGCGAAAAGGAAGATGTACAACAAGAGGTCTACGCGGTTCAGGACTAAAGGAACCTTCAATTCCGTCAGATGTTACAACGGCAACAACTTGTACTGGCTTCTTCTCCTTTTTGGGAGCCGTTTTGCGAACTCTCTTTACCACAGGTACTCCAGACATTTCTAAGTTATGAACCCTCTAGACTTTAGACTACTTGGATAAACCGGTCTAAGAATAACACATATCTTCACCAACAGATGGCAGCTATCTTATCAAAAGATGATTTGCCAAACATCTTACAAAAAATGATAGAATATCCATATACAAGATCGCATATGCTATTCCTTGGTCCACCAGGTTCTGGAAAGACAACCGCCTCCCAGAGTTTCGCGGTTGCTCTTCACGGCAAACAGTGTAACAGTTTTGCCAGTATGTTATTTTTAAATAGCAGTGATGAAAGAAGTCTGGAAACTATGAGACAAAAGATTTATCCCTTTGTGGAAAGTCGTATGCAGAGTTTGTTTTTCAAGGACGGTGAAGCTCCCCCCAAGGTTATTATTTTTGATGAGGCGGAAACACTAACAGATCAAGCACAGTGCGCACTTCGAACACTTCTACAAAGATCTACAAAGGATGTTATTATTATCTTTATATGTAACTCCCTTTCACACATTCATCCGCAAATTCTCAACAAATTTCTCATTGTACCATTTGTGCCTACGAGTGGAAAAAAACTACAGTCTATCTTAACAGTGCAGATACCAAAACTCGATAGATTATATAGAAGAGGAGATATCCGTTTTTTTAAACAATGCCCCCATCAATCAAATCAAATTACAACCTTCTTACAAAAATTTCATCATGCCCAGAGTCCAGAGGAAGTATATAATTTAGCAACAGAACAAGGTACGCCATTTCGCGAGAGAATTTCATGGTTTCTTCTATTCCAGCAATCCTTTCAGCCAATTAGCATTAAGGAACTCTCTCTATGGTCGGCTCTCACAGCATCTGAAACTCAGCCCTATCTGGATGAAGATATAACAAAAGAATTATTATACAAACTCTGGTCTTCAAGGATGTCTTCATTTTTATCGTCCTCTGCCTCTGCCGCGACCTCGCCACTGACCTGATATATGAGAATCAGCCACTTCGCATTGAAACGATCTACTACAGCAGCCGTAGGGACCCATATACCATTCTGTACGATGCGTGTTATCTATATTTTCATGGTGACAGCCAGTATTTTGTGTAAACGATTTTCTAATTCTATTTTTAATAGTTTCAGAAGACGTAGAAATAGTAATGGTACAATTTTCCAAACTTCCGCTAATACTAATGGAATAATCAGCTCCTGGGATTTCATTATCAACTAGTTTCAGTGTTAGACTATCCTCTGAATCGAGATTCTTATGTAGTTTTACAATTCTGGAAATATCATCCTTGAGCTTGCTCTCTTGATCATCTGTTAATACATCTGAAAGAATTAGAATTTTATCTTTTACTAAGCCTATGTTAATCTCAAGATCATCCTTTTCAAACTCTAGTGATCCGAGTTTACTATTATATTCTCGAATATCTTTCTCGATCGCCCGATGTGTCTCCTGCAGCCTTGCTAGTTGATTCTGTAATTCATCCATGCCTAATAGTGGTCGGTTTATGTTTATCAATTTTTATTAGCATCAAAGGTGCCAATAAAAATTGATCATATCTTATATATACTTTTGTATCAAAATATGTCAATACTAATACAAGATAAAAGAGATGAATGTGATAGATTAATAAATAATATTAGTAGGATCCTTTGTCTTAAACCTACAATTCTTTCTGGATTTCTACTTGATGCTAATTTAGCAAATAGGGATTTCAACGAACTTATGAAATTAATACATGATAACTATACACAAATTCAACCATACCTTCTTTCCGAATTTCTATTAACAGATATAGATATTTGTAGAGAAGTTCGCAATAAAATATATCACCAGGATTATACAAATATTAACTTTCTAAATAATGCTATTCTATCACTAAATAAATGTCATAAGGCCTTTGGTATCCAATCTCCACTAATACCTCTAAGAATACTTGCATGTAAGACGTGCGACACTACTATTACACGAACCGCTCAACCGACAATAAAATTTAAAAATATGGAAATTACAAGAACCTACGATGTTCAATCCTGGGTAGTAGCAAATGATACTAATGAAACTGCTTCAAGAGAGAATACCTTTTATGATGGTTGGGTTTCGACATATACATATTGTGCCGAGTGTCGTAAACAGAATATCCTAACGTGTTTGGGCTTTCGCTTTGATTGGGCACCAGAAGATAGAATTGATTTAACTAAAAATACAATTAGATATAATCTTCAACGGCAAGCAATGATTGTTATTAATAATACTGGCATAATCAATGATTTGACACATATTGTATCAGATGGCAAAGTAAGAAGACATCTGTATGGTTTATACGAAAACCAATTAAGAGAACTTACAGCCCCCACTTAAAAGTTGATATACCAGCCAACCTCTTTTACACAGTCCCAAATGGATCCAACTCAGCTAAAGATAACAGATCTCCGTATATCAACGATGGTAGTCACAGCCCATCTAGGAACTATGATCAATCTCCATAAACTCTTAGAATATTTCCACGAACGTGCCATCCCTCTTACATGGCCTGGGGAAGGATTCCTGAAAGTGGAATACAAACCAATTCTTCACGCGAAACCTGATGCAACGCCCTCAGAGCTCCAAAAGGCCAAGGCAAAAGCGAAGGCGCAAGAGAAGATCAGTATTGGAACCTGTTCTCGCGATGAACTTACAAAGAGAAAGAAGTCTAAGAATATCTTCTTCAATCAGTCAACCTTGGTTGTTCGCAGAAAGTACGCTACGAAGGAAGGACAACCAGTTTTCAAAGAGGTAAACATAAAATTATTTAAGAATGGCGGTATTCAAATGACTGGCATCCCCTCTGACACCTTTGCCCAGGAAACTCTTGCTTGGCTAGCCAAAGAACTTACCACCTTCAGCCAGCCAGTTCTAGAAGACAAGCCGAATCCGAATAAGTATACCATCCAGCTTATTAACAGCGATTACCAAGTGAATGGAAATATCAATCGCGAGAAGTTACACGAGATTCTTATTAATACGTATAACTTATTCAGCTCCTTTGAGTCAACCATTTACCAGGGTTGCGATACAAAATACTTCTACAACGAGGCCGCTTCCACGGTACCTGGAAGCGTAGAAGGGATCTGTCCTTGCGGTGATACAATCTGTGCTGGAAATGGCGATGGCCGTACTCTGGGTAGCTGCAAGGAAATTACTATCAGCCCCTTTCACACTGGCTCGATTATCATAACAGGTGCTCGCCGTTTTGAACAGATTGAGAAGGCATATATATTCATCAATAAGATTCTCACGAAACATTCGAGAGAGATTATTAAGCCGTTTGCGAAAGCATGAGACCTAGAAAAAGTGACATGCGGATTTTTTACCCTTATGGTCGCCTCAACTCCCGACAGAAATGTCCGCCCCTCCTGCTACACCTGTTCTACCGAACCCTGCCACCCTTTTACAGGCGGCGAAGCTTGCTATAGCTCAGGACAATCCTATTCGTCTTGATTATTATGTCGAGACACATGATGGAACAGCTTTTATGGGTGAGGATCCTGAGACGAAGGAAAAAATGCTTGTAAAGTCGGCGGAAGAATTCACCAGTCTCATACAAAAGACATACAAGGTCGCTGAAGATTATATTGTACTAACGGAGAATTCCATCTATGTTGTAAGTGGCAAGTTACAGAAGCGCAGAATACAGGCCAATACGCTGCGCACTGATTAAGTTTAAACGATTCTATATAACTTAGAAAAGTATGGATGAAGATATATCCTTAGTAAATTATATAAAAGATTATTCTCTAACTGAGCTTGGTCATCTTCGGAAAATTACTGAAGAGGTGCGGGATCATTGGGTCAAGATGCTTCTTGAAATACCTGAGACTAAGCCAGGTCTACGAATGGCAGTACAAGCCTCTATTACACAAGCAGAAGAGGACTTAGAAGTAATAGCAGATGAAATTGGCCGGCGAACATAAAAATTGGTACATGTACTTGGAATATTTTTAGTACCATATGGAATATACATCAACCTTTGATCTTCTTGATGACAATCCAGAAATTCCTGAAACAAAATTTGTACTAGGAATTTTGGGACATTCTTCTTCATCGAAATGGAATAGTACTATCATTGCAGAGTCAATAATGAATCCATTCTTGAGTCAGTATAGCGCACTACCGGAAAAAATTATGATGCCGGCAGAGGGATCTACAAGTCTTCTCATTGAAGCATGGGCAAGTAGACATAGCATTGACGTACAGGTTATGGATGCAAATTGGGTACGTACTGGAAAGAAGGCTAGAGTAATGCGGGATACTAAGATTTTGAAAGAATCCACACACTTGCTCTTCTTCTTGGGAAGTCGATCGGACTACTATGAAAAAATAGCATTTCGAGAGGCTAAAAAAGGAAGACGTGTATACACGGTTGGGGCTGATAAAGAATTAGAGGAATGGTTTATTCAGTAAGATAAATCCAAGAATCTCTATTTAGTATAGAATGCCTAGATCAGAGAAGTCCAGAAACACAAGTCTTCAGAATGTTACCACACCTCTTCCTCGATCACCATTTTTACAAACAATGAAGGAGGGTTTTTCTTTTGGCCTTGGAAATTCTCTTGCCCACAGATTTATTGGATCTTTGATTCCAAGTGGTAAGAGTTCAGTAGAAAATAAAGAGTATACACAATGTATGACCGATACCAATGATAAGGCTGGATGCGAGCACCTTTTACACAGATAGCCATTACAACTTTTTTTAAAGTTAATGGTAGATGAATATAAATGACAGATCTAGAGATGGTTTCTATGCCAAATATATTTTAGATAGAAATACTGATCGTTCTGATAGTGATTTTATAGATTTATTAGATGGTATATATGCATCAAGGAATGTAAGTGCTGAAGCAATTGATTTTTTAAAACAAATGGATGCAATGCATGATTTATATGAATCTTTTGATAATATTTATCCTATAAAAAAAGATGCATTAACACCTCAAGAATTTCATCGTAAATTATTTGACCTATTTACTAAATACAGAAAATTGAATATTCTTAATAATATGCGTGGTGGATCAAAGAAACAGAAGAAATCCAAAAAGAGAAAGACGCGCCGTTAGGAATTTCCCGAAAGTTTAAAAGTTAAGAAAATCTTATCTTTTAAAGTTTTTACCGTAAATTTTTACTTCTTACAGTTGGTAAAGTGCTCTCTTACTTCTTCGGCAGCCTTTCCTAAAAGAGCACGATCACAGATGAGATAATAAAATAACATCGCCGTGCCTCCGATGGCTGTCATTACAAGTCCCTGGACCCCGAGAGCAATACCGGCAGCTCCGAGTTTTTTGGTTGTCATGAAGACACTGACCGTTGAAACGAGAGCGAGTAAAAATAAGATTACATAGACTACGTAAAACGCAAAGAAAAAATTACAGATTGATGAACTAGGGATCTGGCGCGTCCATTCAGGTTCCATTTCTACTTATCAAAATATAAAAAAACTTCTTAATTAGAATGGTTAAATTATCGCGTAAGAATCGTAGCCGTAAGTCTCTCAAGAACCGCAGCCTCAAGAATCGCAGAAGTCATAAGAACCGCAGCCGTAAGAATAGACGCTGTGGAATGTGGGGTGGTGCCGATGAAAGTTTAGCGCAGGGGGGAGACTTCCGCCGCGCTCAATTGCAGCTCGGAGGAGGTACTCCTTTAGGCGGAGCTCCCGTTGGAGATACAGGTATGCTTGAACAAGGCCTGCGTGAAATGGCGCGTGTTGCGCCTCTTGATGCCTCGGTTTCAGCTGCTTCAGCGCATGGCCAACAGGGAGGCTCTCGTCGTAATCGGAACCGTAAGAATCGTAGCAGTCGCAAGAATCGCAGCAGTCGTAAGAATCGCAGCAGTCGTAAGTCTTTAAAGAATCGCAACCGTAAGAATCGCAACCGTAAGAATCGCAGCAGCCGTAAGTCTCTCAAGAGTCGCAGTCGCAAGAATCGCAGCCGTAAGAATCGTAAGATGTACGGCGGATCTCGCTACGAAGGATCTCCTCTAACTGCCTCGCCAATGCTTCTCACCGCCTCCGAAGCCCAGAAGGCCGGTACAGCCGATTTCAACAATCCTTTCCTTACAAAGTAAGCTTAGACACTAAAAAGATTTTGAAGAGTTTCCTTATTATTCTCCAATATCTTCTTCTCTCCTTCCGAAACTACGACTACAACCTTTATAAACAGATCGCCAAATGCAGAAGCAGAAGCAACAGGCATACCCTTGCCTTTTACACAAACAATCTCACAACTCTGAGTTCCCTTTGGTATCTCAACCACCAACCCATCCAAATGCGCAGGATGAGAAAGAATTGTACGCTGACATCCCAATAAACTTTCCGTCAAGCTAATCTTGCATTCATGGCGCAGCGACGAAGCATCCCGAACAAGATCCGCCTTTTCATCGGCAACAATAAGGCGAATAAGTACATCTCCCGGTTTTTCAAAATCAGGATGATCACTACACATTTCTTCAAAGGTCAAGATATCTCCAGCAGAAGAACCAGCAGCTATATTCACCTCTAACACCTTCGCGTGCGATACAAGACCCTTACCATTACATTCATTACACTCCTTTCCACGTAGCCGTCCTTCAGTTGAACAAGAATCACATGGTCCACGATTCACTGCCATCATACCGGGTCCAATTTGCATCATAGTCTCTCTTACACCAGACCCTTTGCAATCAGCGCATGTGCGCCAGCTTGTACATCCTTGACCATTACACTCAGTACAAAATACATGTCTCTCTAGATCAAAGCGCATTTTCTTTCCATTGTAAAAATCGGCAATACTTAATGGAATTTCATGCATCTTATTGGATCCCTTAGGACGACGTGCTGATCTCTTTTTCATTCCTCCAAACATATTTCCAAAAATGTCATTCATATTCACATGCATTCCAGGCATTCCAGGCATTCCAGGCATTCCAGGCATTCCAGGCATTCCAGGCATTCCAAACCCAAAAGGCATTCCAGGCATTCCAGGCATTCCAAAAGGCATACCATGTCCATGTCCAGGTCCATCAGCCGATCCATCCACCTTACCAGTCATATCATACATATTTCTCTTTCCATCGTCCGATAACGTATCATACGCCATTTGAATTTTCTTAAATTTTTCCGTATCGCCACCCTTATCAGGATGATGTACCTTTACCAAGTCAAAATACGCTCTTTTAATTTCTTTCGAGTCAGCACTCTTACCAACTCCTAATACTTCATACAGGTTATCAGACATTCTTATTCTGTGCCTCACTATAGGTTTAGACCATGCTTAAGAAAGAAGAAGTATAACTACCTAATGGATTCCTCCTTTAAAAGCCGCCTTTTCGGGCAAGACGCCATATTCAAAAGTATACGAGAAAGTTTTACAGAACTTCCCCATATTTTTATAACGGGCCCTCCAGGATCTGGAAAGACAACCTTTCTAGAAGATTTTATAAGTCTCTTGAAACTGGAAGCCCCATTCAGAGTCGACTCAGTACTCTGGTTAACAAGTGAAAAAGACAGAGGTATTCACACAATTCGTGAAAAGGTGAATGATTTTTGCAAGAGAACACATTCTACAGAAAATACACTTCGATGGATTGTGATCGATGATGCCGACACTCTTCCTCTCATAAGTCAACAAGCTCTACGTCGGCCAATGGAGACATTCTCACATCTTACTCGCTTCATATTCGCAAGTCGCTATGTCTCAAACTTAATTGAACCCTTGCGCAGTCGTTGTCAGAATATGGAACTGGAACCAATTGGCATTATTCAAGCATATCCTCTTTATCTCGATGTCATAGAAATTCCTAAACAACATAGAACTCAAGCTCTCTTTTCTTTCTGTCTGACAAATTTTGTGAGTGTCGGTGAAATTAAACGTGTACTGCAACTCTACAAGGCCTCGGTAGAAAACGGTGAAAGCTCATCATCTGCCTTAAAAACTCTAGAGTTTCTTCTCCCTGCCTCAAAAATTCATACACAGTCTCTTCTTCAAGGGCTTGAAGCAAAAGACTCTAATGCCATTCGTGAATCAATAACAAAGCTCTTCTTAAATGGTTATCTGCTTGACGATATTTTACTATGTGTAGAAAGAAGCATTTCTGTTTTTCCAAGTACCGATCCCACAGTTCGTTTCCGAATCTTACAATTTACAATGTTGGGCTGGATTTTTATACAACAAGGGAAAGAACATTGGCTGGATACAATGGATATTATCGATCAAGTATTAAAGATAGCCCCGTAAATACATATAATGCCAAAGATATTCCGCGAACAACCTCCTCTTACACTTGTGGAAGAATTTATCAAATGTCTAAACCTTCAAGGAATTGATGACAGTACATGGTTTTCAAAATCATGTATTCGTCTTGTAGAATTCGAAGCTCTTCTCCCAGAATTAGAACCATATTATATTCCGTGTAAAAGTGAGTATGTACACAACCCTTTAACACAAGCTAGAGCTATAACAGTTCTTCGCCAACTTATTCATTCCCATAAAAGAGAATTGATTGCCCAAGAAAAAACATGTGGCGGTGTAAAAGGAATGTGGTACAAATTACAGGGATCTTCTGGGGTTGTTCACTCATTTAACTAAGAGCCTTCTCAATAATATAGCGTATTGCAAGATCAGATTCCATAATCTGATCCTGCGAGCTGCGTAAGATCCATCCAAACATTCTGCGATTCACTAGATCGTCGTAAGGAATTGGAACATAGACTGCACATTCTGGAATGTCAAAGGGAAGTCTTCCCCCAGTTCCAGATGCAAAGATGTGTTCTAGGTCTAATTTTTTATTCGTTTTCGGATCTCTTCCAAGTTCCTCTTTTACACGGTATTCAATGTCAGGGGTGACAAGCTCTAACCAATCGGATTTAGAATCGCCACGAACCTGACGACCACCTGTCTGTGTTTCTAAGCGCGATCTACAGCGTTTTTCCATTTCAACAAATACAGGATGGTCGGGTTTAGGAGCCCAGAGTGCGCGAAATCCGGGAATGGCGGAACCATACATGGAACTATAGTCTTGGCCGAAGGCAACAATTTTATCGGTTGGTAATTCACCGAAGGGCTTCAAACATAGAACAGAAGGACTTAACCAAAGACCGCCGTATTTAGCTAAAATCGCTGAACGGATCCAGTCTTCTTCAGGCTCATTAACAGAGGCCTTGGGATTACTCATATATTTCGGCAAGGCTTCCCATCCTCCCAAAAGTTCGGCAACTCTTTGTAAGCCACCGATAATTTCAATTTGATAGGTCTGCCCATTATGCTTTAACACAGTCTCATAACATAGGTTTAGAAGAGGAATATTTATAACATTGCTGCTGCGTGACATGAAATCTGACCAAACGCGGGTATTTGTTTCACTGTCATTCAAAAACATCCAAATTCTTGGCCGATATAATCCGATTGTAAGAATTTCTGTTGTAATTTCTGTTCTTAGAACCTTGGGAGGACCCGCAGATGTTTCGTGAAAGGCTGCCAATGTAATACAGGCTATGGCAATACATAGAACAACTATCTGTTCTGTCTTCATTCTTATTAATCACTCTATTTGTTGCGGACAACTAAATGTTTCATACGTTCGAAATATCTTTCTTCTGCGACAGATTCTTCGGCTTGACGCTGTCTTCTCTTTTCTTCAGCAATCTTTGCGGCCTTCTCAGATGCAATAACTGCTGCCATTTCATGATCTGCCAAAGGTGCCGGTGCCTTATCCCTATCTTTTGAATATTGGTCGAGGCTTCTGGCACTTACAGTAATACCTGAAGTTTCTTGACTAAAGGTATTATACTGAGTATACGCCTTCTTCAAATCTGTGTATTTAAGACCGGCACTGTCGTGGGATGCAACAGTGTAATCATCGCGCCCAGTACGTCCGAGCTCAGTGGCATATCCTAGACGGTTTGACAGAGTTTGTTCTTGTACAGTCATAACACTGTGTTTTCCTGCTGGCTTAGCGCGTGTTTCTTCTTCAAAGGCGCGGTGAAATACATCACGGTTGAATTTTCCGCTAAATTTCGGAGCGGCACTCGATTCCTCTCCCTTTAACCAATCTCCGTATCCTGATTCTTCTGGATCTGGAATACGAGTTTTCTCGAACATTGTGTTAAAGGTATTTACATCGAGTTTGTCAGGGTTCAGAGTAACTGGTTCTACCATTTTCCACGCATCGGCATCATTGGTTCGGCCTCCCTTGAGAGCTGTAGGAGAGTCGACCTTTCCTTCGGTTGATCTTCCTCCGTGGATACGCTTGAGAATTTCGCCGAGATAGGCATAGGCGCGAGTGACGGCCTCGAACTGTTTCTCTGATCCGCCCTTGTCAGGATGGGCGCGAACGACAGCCTTTTTATAGGCGGCTTTCAGTGAATCGGCAGTTAAGGCGACTTCTTCTTCGAGTTCTAAGATTCTTAGACAGGCTGAGAAGTAATTCATGGCACGTTCATTGCCCTTCTCATTCACTGGCTTCTCTTCTCGGTTACTAACTGTTAGCGTTTGGTTTTGTATTTGCATTTGGACTTGTCCTTGGACTTGTCCTTGGCCTTGACTAGAACTTTGTTCGCCAGGGAGAAGAGGCGGCTTTTCGCCAGATTGTATAAGTTGTACATAGTGTAAGAGGGTTCCATATATACCAGCAATACGAGCTGATTCTTGGTGCTCGGGAGAATGTAGAATTGTTCTTATCATTTGTACTCTGGTGGCATATGCTTTAATTCCTAATAAATTCTGATACATGCGAATATGCGGTTCAGGAATTTTTGCCTGCACATTCCCCATCTATAGTAAGATCATTCAAAATCTCATGAAGTCTTTCCGCAGTAAGAACTGGGATTCGTGCTTCACATTCCCATAGCCATCTTCTGCCAAAGGAAAAAAAGGGGAATTTCTTTGGCCACATCTGCGGTGCAAGAATAGGAACCATTTTCAGATTCTTATTTTCAATTAAGTTCCAGCTTTCGAGAGGTAGAACCATGGTAAGTTGTTCCTCTGGCTTAATGGGAGCATTGTACATTTCAGCTCTTTTAGGGGGGAATTCCTTTTTAGCAAGCCATTCCGCGAGATCCGTCCATAGAGGAGGAATCCAGGAAGGAAAGACCCAATGAAGATTTACTGGTTTACCGGTATAATAGTCAATAATCCACTGAACTCCATATACATACTCCGAGCATATAACTGATTTATCGGCTTGGGGATGTATAAATGCCCAGTATTGGGATCTCCAGTTTAGAGCCATTGTTTTGCCATTTGTCATATTTCGCTCAATTTTCCATTCCAAGGGCAGGCCTTCCGACGCGTCCATTCCCTTGGCAACCCCTCTCTGAGCTTGTTCATTCTTCTTTTGAATGCAATGAAGCATTCGCTCTTCCTCGTCCACACACCACCTTTTACACACGTCTAGCAAGACTTCGCGCGATACCTTACCGGCATCATTAATGAGCCAACCTCGCCCTTGCTTCATAGCTCGTACTTCGCGCATGATATAATCATGTCCATCGTCGTTCAATTTATGAGTGATACTGTGAGGTAGGAAATCGTTGCCCATGAGTGACATTAACGCAACATAATTTGTGACCTCTACGATACCCTTGATATCTAGACGAATCTTGAATTCTTGAATATCCATGAAACTGTATTCTTGTTCTCCTGGACTGACAGTTCCGCCGAATTCCTGTTTTTCGCGTAAGAGTACAATATCTCTTTGTATCATCTCACCTGTTAGCATACTCAGTAAGATAAGATCGGCATCTAGTCCATAGATTACTACTCCTCCTTTTTCGTCTCTTTCACGCAACCATTTCATAATCTTGTGTTCGCCTTCACCTTCTTGGTCTACTCCACTGACACTCCAGCCTTTTTTACTATTGCATAGAGCTTCTAATTCTTTTCCGAGTTTTGCCATGAATCGCGTACCAGGTGTAATAGCGTTACTGTCCCACGATGAAGAGCAAGACTCTTTACGAAGCCAGGCAGATTTAAAACGCCGAACACGCTGTTGGCGAATTTTTGCCATTGGCACAACTCCGTCGATGGCAAGATATACTTGTTTTGGTTTTCCAGCTATTCTCCATATCTCTTTTACAGTTTTACACACTTCTTCTATCAATAATGATTCCCATAGTTCGGTGTCATCTGTTTTAATCAGAGTGGGAGATCTCATACATCTGTAAATTAGACAATTGAAGTCAAAACATATGGCACTTGCAGCATCTGACGTTGTTTTAACAATCCCTGGATATTTTTGAATAATTCTTCGAAAATATGAAGGAATGCCCATTTCCTACCTATACAGCGAAGTAGAGAATTTAAGTGCCCTTGAAAATCCGAAGTCAGCTTTAGAATGGCTGAACAGACAAAAAGTATTTTTGATAATTTCCGTGAATTTGTTCTAATTCCAATTGACAAATCCCTTTTACTCACGGTTCCAGAAATTGGACATTTATCACCAATTGTACTGATTGCTGGATCGTTATTCATGTCTGTAGTCACTTTGAACTATCCTCTAGCAGTCTTTGGCTTGTCTTGTATGGAAGCTAGTCTAGTGTATAGACTTATAAGCCCCTTTGCTGATTACATTAAAACACCGAGTGATGGAATAGAACAATCTGCTGAGTGTAAGAGTTATTTTCAATTACTTACAACATCCCGATTCAAGGGGCTTCTAGAAAATGGTATCAAGACTCCTTTTCCCAATTATTCCTTGTATTACATAGCTTTCGCTGTTTTATATTGTATTCAAGGGCTTCTAGCATTTAGCAATGAGTCTTCTGCAATGGGCTCCTCCTATAGTAGTCGCCCCTATCTGTCCATTATTGGAGGAACTCTGTTCATCTTGCTGTATGGACTCTATCTATTTGTCTATGGATGCGATGGTATTCTAAGTTTACTATTGACTGTGTTTATTGGAGCCTTGGTGGGATACTTGATTTCATATCAGAATATTTCTCTTCTTGGAAAAACCTCGGTTGATCTTCTATATATTCCTCCTTTGATAAACCGGTCTGGAATGGATTATATATGTGTAACAACAAATAAACCATAAACTTAGATGGAGCAGGTAGAAGGAATACGCTCTACGGTCGCAGATATATTTTTAACACTGCCTCTATTACTTATAGGATTTATATTTTTTCTGGGGACTATGACATCAAATATTGGTCTATTATACTTATTCTTGGGACATTTGCTCATTGTCCCAGCCTTATCATTTGCGGCGAATGATCTTGGTACAGCGTGGTTCGAGGATAAAAAATTCAGTCTTACGCACATGGCGAAATGGCTGTACAGTGTTGGGATGATCTTAGGAATTCAATCAACGGCTCTTGGTGGTGGGGATAAGTTTTGGTTATATGTCCTAGGCCTAATACCTTTCATAGGACAGTTCTTAATGTATCAACAAGGAAATGATAAGCCAGTCTTGTTTTTCTTTAATATTTTAGGCTGGTTTATGAATCCTAATAGAGCAGAATCAAATGACTCATGCGCAATGGTTCCTGGAGCTGAAAAGGTTGGATCAACACCGTCGGCATGGCTAGTACATCTTACCTTCTTTTTCGGATTCTTATATGCTAATGTATCGGCAATAATGATGGAGCCGGCTCCTCGTCTGGATGTTTCTACTCCCGATTTTGAAAAAAGACAGGAGGCCTTAGATATCCGTGTAAGCAATCGTATGAGTCTGACAACGAGTATAGTAGGAATATCAACCTTCGTCTTTATTGCACTCCTTGTATTCAGATATTCAAAAACAGCGTGTGAGGGTGGATTCTTATATAGCTTGGTTCCCTTGATTATAATAGGATTAACGGGATCTGCGTGGTTTACAGTAATTTATACAAGATGTGGAGTAAGACCGGCAGATATTCTTGGAATTGTACAAGGGATGGTGTCGCCTGACATGATAGATCGTCCGATTGTGTGTGTAGGGGCAGCTGAACCTGGATCTTAAATATCCTCACATCCATAGCGTTCATTCCAACAGGGGGCACAATATCCAGAAGATCCGCATGAATATTTCTCATCACATGCAATACATGTATATCCTTCTAAGATCCAAACGGTATAGTCTGGATATTCAATCTTTGTAAATTCATTTGCAGATGTAATGTATTCAACGAAAGAGATAAAATAGGGATCGCATTCATCGGTGTACTGTGAAACAGTTTTACCGTCATTAAATTCTATAATACTCTTTGTTTGATATATATATAAGGCTGAAACATCATCTAAAGTATATTCTTTGATGTTTCCTTCTTCCATGGCTACCCTATTACACAATCGATGAGATTTTCAATTTTTTGATCTACACTTACAATAAATGAAACCAGTTAGATGGTATGAATTGTTATCAACCTGGATCTTCCTTTTATCGGCAATATATCCTATTTTACATTTTCCAACCTTCCCATTAAATGTCTTAGCCCTCGTTGGATGTGTTGAATGTTTTTTTTCAAAAGAACATTATTTGAAGAATATCTACATAGTATTTATTCATCTTGCCCCTTTCTTTTGGATTCCTTATGATATATCTGTGAATGCTCTTTTATTTGCGGCATTTGTTATATCTACCTACCTTATGTTCATATTCTTTATTGTAAAAGATAGTCCTATTGACATATATAGACGGCTTTTAAAGGAGAATCATACCAGATTCTCAGAATTTTTAAGCGATCGATTTTTCATAGTCCAGAAAAACTAGCCCACAAACGTAAGTGTCTGCCAAAATCCTTCACAGCATCCCCTTTTACACGTCCCTTAAGCAATGAATCTTCTAAGATCTGTGTATAGACCCTCCACGCTTCCAAGATATTAACAGCTGGGTATTCTGGATCTTCAACTACGGGTTTTCTAAGTCGTATATTCACAGAATTATGAAAATCAAAGACCCATTTCTTATAATCTGTATCGGGAAGAGGAGTTTTCTTCTTATACTCACGTGTGTGTAGTTCGCATTCTCGACATGGTATGATTCTTTCCAGATTATCAAATAACCATTTGAGTTGCCGAGCTGCGTCCACTCTGGTATGAGGCATTGGTGAGATACCCTGTGATCCTATAGAATGGAGCAACTTCCAGAGTTGCGGACCCCATACTGCGGTCATTACTAAAATTGAATAGTATGAGTATTTTTACCAGGTGTCCGCAAATGTCATACCCAATAGTAGCAGAATTCTGGACTATTCTAGAATCTGCCCTAGAAACACAAGCAAGACGACTGGTAGACGATATTGCTAAACGTCAAAACGCCGATTCTAAGGATCTTTGGTCAAAAATCAAGCCTCGTATTAAGATTGGACTCTTAGATATTAATACTGAGGCAATGCCGACAGTCTGCCCCTATATAACTGGATCTTCAGATGGTGGTGCGATCCGTCTGAGGTGTAGAGAACCTTGTGTTCTCGGATTTGATGCTTGTCCGCGTCATATTCATACACCGTATATTTCGCCTTCAGAAGTGTATACACATGTGGATAGAGTCTATTCTCATGAGGGACACACATATTTTGTCGATTCCGATGGTATTGCTCATGATAAGAATGGAAAACCAAAGGGATATATTGAAGAAGGGGTCTTGTACACCTTTGAAAAAACGGTTTAAGCCATATATACATATATACGACAATGTATTGCCCCCCCTTTCGCCTTATAACATTTAATTTTTTCCCAGAAAAAATTTTCCACCCTAGAATATACAACCTCTTACAATTTATAACTCCAGATGTTCGCCAGCAGGTAGATTATTTACGAGGGATGGATAAGAATCCTCTAGAGATTTTGGGAGGATTCAAGATACATGAGCCAGATCCGTTTAAAAGATTATGGAGTGCTGAAATTGTACAAGGTCTGAGAAATGCAGTTCGATTTATACGCTGTATGCGCTTCCGTCTTCGGAAGTTTCTGCATCTATGGAGATACAAGAGACTTCGACAACTTACTGTAGAAGATCCGATAACCTTAGATATTCCAAAGAATAAAATAGAAATCATCGAGTGGTCTATGCGTTGCAAATATGTCTTTGAAGCTTCTTCACTCATGAAAGATATTAACTCACGGCTTATGAATCACGACGGGTTTTTCGATATGCCACAAGAACCTCGTAATTGCTTGACAAACCTCCCTTTAACACTAAGCCAAACAATTTCAATATGGAACCAGTTATCTATCTGCGGGATCCCAGTCAGCACGGCATTCACAACCTTTCGACAGTGTAAATGGACGATGCACAGATTTAAGATTGAATATTCTATAAATTTACAACTGAATGCATTTCGCAAGACAATGAAGGATACGAATCATTATGATTATAAAGAAAGACTTATGGATTTTATTGAGAATGCGTATAATTTAGAAGGTGTTACATGTTATAGTAATATTTACAAGAATGCTATGGAGAATCATCCGACACATGGACTTTTAAAAGAATGGGCGATACTCTGTACACAATTCTATGAAACTTCTATACTATATTCAAAAAATGCTAATGTCTTACATGTGTTACAAGATGCTATTTTAGATTCAACAGTTCTTCTATTGAATAAGCAAATAGAACTCCGAATTTTTTGTCGGTTAGGATTTAATTCTGTTTAGTGTAGCAATTTTTATAGGGACGGCACGACGCCTTTTCAGTGAACCCCATCCTTTTACACGTTTTCCGCATACAATGATTTTTACTAAAGCGACGAGGAAATTTATATTTGCGAGTCTTTGAAGCCATCTAAGGTGAAACAATTTTAATATTTCACGTTAGATATGTCAACAAGTTTGACCCCAAGTCAATTAACTGAAATACGTCGTGTAAAATCGATGGTTTCTGTTGTAGGATCAACAGTAAATCCAAATTGTTTTATTGGACCAACGGGACCGGCAGGACCTTCTTTTTCGGTCTCAATACCCAATTCAATTGTAACTATGGACGCAACGGGGAGTAGTATTATTGGTGATGCTAATTTTACATACAGTTCAACAAATGGATTGTTGGTGAGTAGTATTACGGCAGTATCTATCTTAGCTAGTACAATTTGTACATATACTATGGTGGTGTATGGTAGTAATACTCTTACTGTTGATGGGAGTTTTTTTACGAGTTCTATAAATCTTAAAGATTCTTCGGGCGGATATACAAGTCTTACAGTGAATAATGGCATATTTTCATCACGATATAATTCAAATATATATCCCTTGATAAACTCTGCAAATCTAGTATCTACAGTCGAGGGACTTGGATCTGGATATACAAGTAATGTTACAAGAACAATATTTGATGGAGGATCTGCCGGTTCACTATTTACTATTGGACCAGTATTAGACTGTGGAAGTTCTTTATAATTTTAACTACATCTTTAATCAGATATGCCTATACAATTGCAATTTAGAAGAGATACAGGTTCTAATTGGGCTTCAGTAAATCCTGTTTTAGCAAGCGGTGAGATGGCACTGACAATAGGTACAAATGCTTTCAAAATTGGTGATGGATCAAATTCTTGGACAAATCTTCCCTATATACTTGGTCCAACAGGATCTACGGGTCCTTCTGGTGGTCCCATAGGACCGACAGGATCTACCGGTTTGGGTGCTACAGGTACAACAGGGCCTACAGGCTCGACAGGGCCAAAGGGTGATACTGGATATGCAGATAGATATAAGACTAGTACTTCTACAAGTTTTAACTTGGCAAACTTAACTTCCAGTTTAGCTATAACAGTTGAACGAGGATTGGCCTGGATGGCTGGTATGGATTGCATTATTGTTTCAAATAGTAATCCTGCTACTATTGGATATGGTCAAGTTGTTAATTATGATTCTACAAATGGATACTTATATATATCTTTAACAAAGTCGGTTGGAAATATTAGTACTCTATATAATGCATGGAGTATTAATTTGAATGGTGTTGTTGGTACTAAGGGAGATACAGGAGGAATTGGACCAACGGGAACTATGGGCGATAGATACAAAACAACGAGTGTCTATACTACAAGTATAGTTGTAGGATCTTATTACACCTTTCCTGTTGAATCTGGATTAGCATGGTCATATGGCATGGGTTGCGTAATTGCAGCAGATATGAGTACAATTGCTAGAGGAATTGTGAATAATTATAGTGGAAGCAATCTTACAGTATTAATAAATAGTTTTACTGGATTAGGTCCTCCAGCACAATATTATTCTTGGACTATTAATGTCGATGGTATTATTGGTGTTAAAGGTGATACTGGAAGTCAAGGAGCTTCTCCTATGTTTACAACGACTAGTACAACGCCAGCAACTCTTACGTTGGGATATGTTTCATTCGATGTTGGTACTAATTTAGCATTTCAACAAGGAATGCCGTTATACATTTATGCAGATTCAACTACATTTGCGTATGGTACTGTGAATCAATATGTATTGAATGATCTTAGTGTACATATAAAATCATATAGTGGAACTACGGGTAGCAATTGGACAATTGGATTATCTGGTGTTCCTGGACCAACTGGACCGGCTGGGTCTGGCTCTGGATCTGAATCTACTGGGTCTACAGGGTCTACTGGGTCTACAGGGGCTACAGGAGCTACTGGGTCTACAGGCAGTCAAGGGTCTACAGGTAGTCAAGGAAGTCAAGGAGCTCAAGGAGCTTCTTCTATATTTGCAACCACTAGTACAACCCCAATAACTCTACAGCTGGGAGATGTTTCATTTGGAGTTGATAGTAACTTAGCATGGCAAACAGGAATGTCATGTTATCTTTATGTAAATGCATCTACAATTGGTTATGGCATTGTTAATAGTTATTATTCAGATAATTTTAATGTAAAAATAATATCATATACTGGAACTAGTGCATCATATAGCAATTGGACAATTGGATTATCTGGAATTCCTGGTCCTACTGGACCAGGTGGATCTGGATCTGGATCTAGTGGAACTGGTCCAACTGGCCCACAAGGACCTTCAGGAGGGCCTACTGGAAGTCAAGGGCCAATGGGGCCTACTGGCCCAGCAGGATCTGGTTCTGGCTTTGGATCTACAGGACCCACTGGACCGGCAGGATCTGGTGGTTCGATAAATGTAAACATCCCGAATGCTGTTATAACTATGAATACTTTAGGAACTCTTGCTACTGGATATTCCAATTTTACATATTCTTCAAATGTTCTCTATGTAAGTACTCTGAGTAATCTTAATACAATTACGAGTAGTATTCAAGCAACATCAGTACTAGCAAGTACAATTTGTACATATACCATGGTTGTGTATGGATCGAATACATTGACAGTATTAGGAAATTTTTTTACAAGTACAATCAATGTAGTTGATACTGCTGGTGGTTATACAAATCTTAGTGCAAGCAATGGGATTCTAACCGTTGTATCCGGTAGCAATACATATTCTGTTGAAAATACAGATACTACTATATCAACAGTGAGAGGACTTGGAACTTCAGGATATGTAAGTTCTTTATCACTTACTTCGAGTATACAAGGCCTGGGTTCGGCAGGATATATAAGTTCTTTATCACTTATTTCGACTATACAAGGGTTGGGTTCGGCTGGATATGTAAGTACTTCTTCTCTTGTATCAACTACAATAGGTTTAGAAGGTCTTATTATAGAGTCTGCAGGAGGAGAAGGTATTAGAGGACCTCAAGGAGCTCAAGGATCTACTGGAGTTACTGGAGCTACAGGTGCTACTGGAGCTACAGGAGCTACAGGAGCCACTGGGGCTACTGGTGTTACTGGAGCTACAGGTGCTACAGGTGCTACTGGTGCTACTGGATCTCAAGGATTTCAAGGCGATACAGGATTTGCAACAAATACTGGAGCTACTGGAGCTACTGGTCCTACTGGATTTCAAGGATTTCAAGGCGATACAGGATTTGCAACAAACACTGGTGCTACTGGAGCTACAGGAGCTACTGGTGCTACTGGTCCTACTGGAGCTACTGGAGCCACTGGTCCCACTGGAGCTACTGGTCCTACTGGATTTCAAGGATTTCAAGGTGATACAGGATTTGCAACCAATACTGGAGCTACTGGAGCTACTGGCCCCACTGGAGCTACTGGTCCCACTGGAGCTACTGGAGCTACTGGTCCTACTGGTCCCACTGGAGCCACTGGAGCAACTGGAGCTACTGGTGCAACTGGAGCTACTGGTCCTACTGGAGCTACTGGAGCTACTGGAGCTACTGGAGCAACTGGTGCAACTGGAGCTACTGGTCCTACTGGAGCTACTGGTCCTACTGGATTCCAAGGATTTCAAGGTGATACAGGATTTGCAACCAATACTGGAGCCACTGGAGCAACTGGTCCCACTGGAGCCACTGGCCCCACTGGAGCTACTGGTGCAACTGGAGCAACTGGAGCCACTGGAGCTACTGGTGCAACTGGTGCTACTGGAGCAACTGGTGCAACTGGAGCAACTGGTGCAACTGGAGCTACTGGAGCTACTGGTCCCACTGGAGCAACTGGTCCCACTGGAGCCACTGGAGCTACTGGAGTAACTGGAGCTACTGGATTTACTGGTGCAACTGGAGCTACGGGAGCTACTGGAGCTACTGGATTTACTGGAGCCACTGGATTTACGGGAAGAACAGGATCAACTGGAGCTACAGGAGCTACTGGATTTACTGGAGCTACTGGGGCTACTGGAGCTCAAGGATTTCAAGGTGATACAGGATTTGCAACAAATACTGGAGCAACTGGTGCGACTGGAGCAACTGGTGCAACTGGAGCAACTGGAGCAACTGGTGCCACTGGTGCAACTGGAGCAACTGGAGCTACTGGAGCAACTGGAGCAACTGGATTTACTGGAAGAACAGGAGCTACGGGAGCTACGGGATTTACTGGATTTACTGGAGCTACTGGAGCTACTGGAGCAACTGGAGCTCAAGGATTTCAAGGTCCTGCGGGTTCAGGATTAAGTATTCCTGGTGGATCTGCAGGGCAATACTTAAAAACAGTAGATGGAACTTCATCTAATCTTACATGGTCAAGTGTAGCTGCTGGAGGTGTAACATCTATTAATCCAGGCACAGGAATAAATGTTGATCAAACCACGGGAGCAGTTACAGTAAGTACAAGTATCCCGAATGGAGGATCGGCAGGTCAGTATTTAGAAACAGTTGATGGAACTGCATCTAATGTTAGATGGTCAGCTCCTCAAGGAAGTGCAGGATTACAATATTACTGGGTTAATGTAATAATGACAAGTTATAATTGTAACGCAGCAGCAAGTCCAATAACATCTAATAATACCGGTTCTTCACCAACTGCTACAACTGGATATGGCACATGGGTTACAGATATACAATATGAACCGCCACTTCCAGCTGGATGGACTACATCTACACTGTTTCCTTTTCCATATGCTGCTAACAGTAATAATACTTTATTTTTTTCAAATGCAAATGCCACTCAAGCATATATGGCACTGCCAAATATTTTAACTATATTAGCTCCAGTTATTCAAACAACGAGTGTAAATACCGTTGACTTTTCAGCAAATCCTGCGTATGCTCCTGGTAAATATAACGGACAAGTTGCTTGGAATCTTGCACAATCTTTAGGTTTGGATAATCCAAAAAGGTCACGACTTGGACCAGCTGGTGTATCTTTCGGAACAGCTGCAGGATGGATGACTCTCACTGGACTTCCTGGATATCTACCATTCTATACATCTAGTACAGTAATTCCTTTACGTACTGCTCCTCATTCATATGTAGCATTTAAGATGCAAGTTATATTTCCACAATACTAATTCTTATAAATTATCTAATTTAAGGAAATCATCCAAAGGAGGAATTCCTTAAATTTCTCTAGCTACTGGAATTAGAGAAATTTTACTAATGAAGAGAATATTCTTAAGTTTTAAATATTATATTTTATATTTAGATTTCAATGGCATCAAGCTTGATTTCATTGCCAATATGTCTTCGAGTATATATGACCTTTTCAGATGCACCTTTGTATCCTCTAGTCACATGTAGGGTAATATTACAAAATGCACAATCATATAATTCAGTTGAGTATGCACTTACCTCAGTTGTCCCAGGAATGTGGATTTCTGGAGAAGGTTGGGCTTTTAGAATTGTTTCTGTTAATTCTGTTCCTGAACCTGATGCAGTAGGTGGTCTTGATGTTGCTACGGGCCTTCCGATAGTTGAATTACTTTTGGAAGATGTAGATAATTATAATCTATTATTATTTGGTTATCCAAATGCTTACTATCCTAGATCAAATCTTGAACCAATTTTCTTTTATTCAATATTTACATTAAGTTCTTCAGGATTACCTGTTTTAAATGGAACTGGTGGGGCTATTGACATAATTTCAAGATTTAATACAATATCTCAAAATTCTCAATATGTTAATGTAAGTCTACCTACAACACCGCCATTTGTTATTGGGGATCCTGTCTGGTATAATACAAGTACAGAGACATATGAAAAACCAACAGATGATAATATACAGTATGCAATTGGAATTGTTTCTAATATTGGTTTACCAAATGAAAATTCATTTACATATAAGGTATTTGGAACATATTATAGTGATCTAAGTAGTTTTTTTTCAGAATCTCGAAATCCTGCTGAACCTGCTAAATTATCTCTTCCTAACATTATATTTAATTATCTTGGTGCGACACCAATAGGAACATTATTATATATTGATCCAAATGGCACAGGTCAATATATTGTTAGCATAACTCCTCTTACAACTTCTACAGCAATATGGATGTATCTTGGCGCAGATCCTGTGACGTATACTGATCGTGGTATTTTACTTCCTTTTGCAGGAGGATCAGCATCAGGAGGCTCAGGCTCAGGATCTACAGGAGATACAGGTCCCGCAGGAGCTTCAGGTGATAGATATAGTACAGTATCAACAAGTAGTGTCAATCTTAATTCGTCATCCCCTCTAACATTTTTAGTAGAGGCAGGTTTATCATGGACACCAGGAATGGATTGTGTTATTGTATCTACACTTGACCCAGATGTAAAAGCATATGGTACTCTTATCGAATATAATGATACAACATTTAGAGTAAATATTACTAGTTTTGTTTCACCAGATGAATCTTTCGCAAATTGGACAATTAATGTAGATGGTGTTATAGGTCTTCAGGGTGCAACAGGATCGACTGGTGCTACAGGACCTAGAGGATCTACAGGATCTACAGGACCCAGAGGATCTATAGGATCTACAGGATCTACGGGCGCGACAGGATCTACGGGTGCGACAGGATCTACAGGATCCACAGGATCTACGGGCGCAACAGGATCTACTGGCGAGACTGGTAAAACTGGCGAGACTGGTGCTACTGGTGAAACAGGAAACACAGGCGAAACAGGAGACACAGGTTCTACAGGAGACACAGGAGAGACAGGTCCCACAGGAGACACAGGCGAAACAGGTCCCACAGGTGAAACAGGAGCCACAGGATCCACTGGTGAAACTGGTGCCACAGGTGAAACAGGTGCCACAGGCGCCACAGGTGCACCTGGCGATAGATATAAAACAACATCAACAACCTCTTTTACACTTGCCTTAGGTTCAAAAACATTTACAGTAGCTGCTGATCTTTCATGGACAGCAGGAATGAGATGTATTATTGTACATACTAACGATGCATCTAGAAAAGCATATGGTACTCTTATATCATATTCAGGTACATCATTTGTAGTAGATATTACTGAGATTACTTTTCCTGGTGTTTCATTTAGTGATTGGTCTATTAATTTAGATGGTGTTGTAGGCACTGAAGGACCCCAAGGTGCTAGAGGCTTTCAAGGATTTCAAGGATTTCAAGGAATTGAAGGAACCCAAGGATTTCAAGGATCTGAAGGATATCAAGGATCTCAAGGATTTCAAGGATTTCAAGGAGATACAGGAAGTCAAGGAGATACAGGAAGTGATGGAGATAGAGGATTTCAAGGATTTTCAGGTATAGACGGTGCTACAGGTGCAGGATTTACATGGAGAGGAGCATATAATACTGCTACATGTATATTTAATTATGATGGCACGAGTTTATCAGGATGGACAGGAGGAACTATAGAAAGTTCAATAGGAAATCCACCACCAAGTCTATCAGGATCTGCGCACACTGATTTGCGAACAAGTCTTCTCGGAAAAACTCTACAATTTCAAGTATATGGGGCTTCATTATCAGGAAATTTTCTATTTGGATGTGATAGTAATGGCATTGGCCAAAGCATACATTTATCATGGAACAATGGTAGTACTGATATTGTAACATCTTCTGCATGGGAAACAGTTGGTTCGCCATCAAATACTGGGAATCAGTTAAATATATCTTCATGGAATACAATAACTATATCAATAAGTCTTTCGAATATTATGATTATATATCTTAATTCTATACCTGTAACATTAAGTACAAGTAATTTCATAGATAATGGTAGTTATATTGGATTTTTTGGTTCATCATTTGATAATATAAAAATATATAATGGTGTATATTCACCATCAGATTTGATTGGATCAGTGCCAATATCATATTCAATGAATGATATTGTATATTATAATGGAGCATCGTACGTTTCATTTGCATCTTCCAATTTGAATAATTTACCATCTTCATCGCCGACAGTATGGTCTTTATTTACAGTAGGATCTACTGGATCTCAAGGATTCCAAGGATTCCAAGGGTTCCAAGGATTCCAAGGTGATACTGGATCTACTGGAACTACTGGATCTACTGGAGCCACAGGAGCGCAAGGATTCCAAGGATTGCAAGGATTTCAAGGAAGTGCAGGCGAAGCGCAAAATACTGGAGCTACTGGAGAAACTGGAGCTACTGGAGCTCAAGGTTTTCAAGGATTTCAAGGAAGTGCAGGACAAGCTGAAAATACTGGAGCTACTGGATCTACTGGAGCCCAAGGATTCCAAGGATTCCAAGGATTTCAAGGAAGTGCAGGACAAGCTGAAAATACTGGAGCTACTGGATTTACTGGATCTACTGGATATACTGGAGCTACTGGAGATACTGGATCTCAAGGTCACACTGGAGCTCAAGGATTGCAAGGATTTCAAGGAAGTGCAGGCGAAGCTCAAAATACTGGAGCTACTGGAGAAACTGGAGCTACAGGAGCTCAAGGATTCCAAGGATTTCAGGGAAGTGCAGGACAAGCTGAAAATACTGGAGCTACTGGATCTCAAGGAGATACTGGAGCTCAGGGATTCCAAGGATTTCAAGGAAGTGCAGGACAAGCTGAAAATACTGGAGCAACTGGATTTACTGGATCTACTGGATCTCAAGGATTCCAAGGATTACAAGGATTCCAAGGATTACAAGGCGATACTGGAACTACTGGATCTACTGGAGCCACAGGAGCGCAAGGATTCCAAGGCTTACAAGGATTTCAAGGAAGTGCAGGCGAAGCCCAAAATACTGGAGCTACTGGAGAAACTGGAGCTACTGGAGCTCAGGGATTCCAAGGATTTCAGGGAACTCCAGGAGAAGCTGAAAATACTGGAGCTACTGGATCTCAAGGAGATACTGGAGCCCAAGGATTCCAAGGATTTCAAGGAAGTGCAGGACAAGCTGAAAATACTGGAGCTACTGGATCTCAAGGAGATACTGGAGCTCAAGGATTCCAAGGATTTCAAGGAAGTGCAGGACAAGCTGAAAATACGGGAGCTACTGGATTTACTGGATCTACTGGAGATACTGGAAGTACTGGAGCTACTGGATCTCAAGGTCACACTGGAGCTCAAGGATTACAAGGATTCCAAGGAAGTGCAGGCGAAGCTCAAAATACTGGAGCTACTGGAGAAACTGGAGCTACAGGAGCTCAAGGATTCCAAGGATTTCAAGGAAGCGCAGGACAAGCTGAAAATACTGGAGCGACTGGATCTCAAGGAGATACTGGAGCTCAAGGATTTCAAGGATTTCAAGGAAGTGCAGGACAAGCTGAAAATACTGGAGCCACTGGATCTACTGGAGCTACTGGAGATACTGGATCTCAAGGATTTCAAGGATTCCAAGGACTACAAGGATTACAAGGAGATACTGGAACTACTGGATCTACTGGAGCCACTGGAGCTCAAGGATTCCAAGGATTTCAAGGAACTCCAGGAGAAGCTCAAAATACTGGAGCTACTGGATCTCAAGGCGATACTGGAGCTCAGGGATTCCAAGGATTTCAAGGAACACCAGGAGAAGCTGAAAATACTGGAGCTACTGGATCTCAAGGACATACTGGAGCTCAAGGATTCCAAGGATTTCAAGGAAGTGCAGGACAAGCTGAAAATACGGGAGCTACTGGATTTACTGGATCTACTGGATATACTGGAAGTACTGGAGCCACTGGATCTCAAGGCCACACTGGAGCTCAAGGATTACAAGGATTTCAAGGAAGTGCAGGCGAAGCTCAAAATACTGGAGCTACTGGATCTCAAGGCGATACTGGAGCTCAGGGATTCCAAGGATTTCAAGGAAGTGCAGGACAAGCTGAAAATACTGGGGCTACTGGATCTCAAGGAGATACTGGAGCTCAAGGATTCCAAGGATTTCAAGGAACTCCAGGACAAGCTGAAAATACTGGAGCTACTGGATCTACTGGATATACTGGAGATACTGGATCTACTGGAGCTACTGGATCTCAAGGATTCCAAGGATTGCAAGGAGATACTGGAGGTACAGGAGCTACTGGAGTCACTGGAGCTCAAGGATTCCAAGGTTTTCAGGGAACTCCAGGACAAGCTGAAAATACTGGAGCTACTGGATCTCAAGGCGATACTGGAGCTCAGGGATTCCAAGGATTTCAAGGAACACCAGGAGAAGCTGAAAATACTGGAGCTACTGGATCTCAAGGAGATACTGGAGCCCAAGGATTCCAAGGATTTCAAGGAAGCGCAGGACAAGCTGAAAATACTGGAGCTACTGGATTTACTGGATCTACTGGATATACTGGAAGTACTGGAGCCACTGGATCTCAAGGCCAAACTGGAGCGCAAGGATTACAAGGATTTCAAGGAAGTGCGGGCGAAGCTCAAAATACTGGAGCTACTGGATCTCAAGGCGATACTGGAGCTCAGGGATTCCAAGGATTTCAGGGAACACCAGGAGAAGCTCAAAATACTGGAGCTACTGGATCTCAAGGAGATACTGGATCTCAGGGATTCCAAGGATTTCAAGGAAGTGCAGGACAAGCTGAAAATACTGGAGCTACTGGATCTACTGGATCTACTGGAGATACTGGATCTCAAGGATTCCAAGGATTCCAAGGATTCCAAGGATTCCAAGGATTACAAGGAGATACTGGAGCTACAGGAGCTACTGGATGTACTGGAGCTCAAGGATTCCAAGGATTTCAGGGAACACCAGGACAAGCTGAAAATACTGGAGCTACTGGATCTCAAGGAGATACTGGATCACAAGGATTCCAAGGATTTCAAGGAACACCAGGAGAAGCTCAAAATACTGGAGCTACTGGATCTCAAGGAGATACTGGAGCTCAAGGATTCCAAGGATTTCAAGGAAGCGCAGGACAAGCTGAAAATACTGGAGCTACTGGATTTACTGGATCTACTGGACATACTGGAAGTACTGGAGCTACTGGATCTCAAGGCCAAACTGGAGCGCAAGGATTACAAGGATTTCAAGGAAGTGCGGGCGAAGCTCAAAATACTGGAGCTACTGGATCTCAAGGCGATACTGGAGCTCAGGGATTCCAAGGATTTCAGGGAACACCAGGAGAAGCTCAAAATACTGGAGCTACTGGATCTCAAGGAGATACTGGAGCTCAGGGATTCCAAGGATTTCAAGGAACTCCAGGACAAGCTGAAAATACTGGAGCAACTGGATCTACTGGATCTACTGGATCTACTGGAGATACTGGAGCTCAAGGATTCCAAGGATTCCAAGGATTACAAGGCGATACTGGCTCTACTGGAGCTACAGGAGCTACTGGAGCTCAAGGATTCCAAGGATTTCAGGGAACTCCAGGACAAGCTGAAAATACTGGAGCTACTGGATCTCAAGGCGATACTGGATCACAAGGATTCCAAGGATTTCAAGGAACACCAGGAGAAGCTCAAAATACTGGAGCCACTGGATCTCAAGGAGATACTGGAGCACAAGGATTCCAAGGATTTCAAGGAAGTGCAGGACAAGCTGAAAATACTGGAGCAACTGGATTTACTGGATCTACTGGAGATACTGGAAGTACTGGAGCTACTGGATCTCAAGGCCACACTGGAGCTCAAGGATTGCAAGGATTCCAAGGAAGTGCTGGCGAAGCTCAAAATACTGGAGCTACTGGATCTCAAGGAGATACTGGAGCTCAAGGATTCCAAGGATTTCAAGGAACACCAGGACAAGCTGAAAATACTGGAGCTACTGGATCTCAAGGAGATACTGGAGCTCAAGGATTCCAAGGATTCCAAGGATTCCAAGGATTACAAGGAGATACTGGAGCTACAGGAGCTACTGGATCTACTGGATCTCAAGGAGATACTGGATCTCAAGGATCTCAAGGATCTCAAGGATTCCAAGGATTAGAAGGTGATACTGGAACTACAGGAGCTACAGGAGCCACTGGAGCTCAAGGATTTCAAGGATTTCAGGGAACACCAGGAGAAGCTCAAAATACTGGAGCTACTGGATCTCAAGGCGATACTGGAGCTCAAGGATTCCAAGGATTTCAAGGAACCCCAGGACAAGCTGAAAATACTGGAGCAACTGGATTTACTGGATCTACTGGAGATACTGGAACTACTGGAGCTACTGGATCTCAAGGCCACACTGGAGCTCAAGGATTACAAGGATTTCAAGGAAGTGCGGGCGAAGCTCAAAATACTGGAGCTACTGGATCTCAAGGAGATACTGGAGCTCAAGGATTCCAAGGATTTCAGGGAACACCAGGAGAAGCTCAAAATACTGGAGCTACTGGATCTCAAGGAGATACTGGAGCTCAAGGATTCCAAGGATTTCAAGGAACACCAGGACAAGCTGAAAATACTGGAGCTACTGGATCTACTGGATCTACTGGAGATACTGGATCTCAAGGATTCCAAGGATTCCAAGGATTCCAAGGATTACAAGGAGATACTGGATCTACTGGAGATACAGGAGCTACTGGAGCAACTGGAGCTCAAGGATTCCAAGGATTTCAAGGAACTCCAGGACAAGCTGAAAATACTGGAGCTACTGGATCTACTGGAGCTCAAGGATTTCAAGGATTTCAGGGAATACCAGGAGAAGCTCAAAATACTGGGGCTACTGGATCTCAAGGAGATACTGGATCACAAGGATTCCAAGGATTTCAAGGAACCCCAGGACAAGCTCAAAACACTGGAGCTACTGGAGCTACTGGATCTACTGGAGATACTGGAAGTACTGGATCGACTGGACAAACTGGAGCCACTGGAGCTCAAGGATTTCAAGGAATACCAGGAGAAGCTCAAAATACTGGAGCCACTGGACAAACTGGAGCCACTGGAGCTCAAGGATTTCAAGGATTTCAAGGAACTCCAGGACAAGCGGAAAATACTGGAGCTACTGGAGCTCAAGGATTCCAAGGATTCCAAGGAACTCCAGGAGAAGCTCAAAATACTGGAGCGACTGGATATACTGGAGCCCAGGGTGATACGGGATTCCAGGGTGAAATGGGAATAGAGGGCGATGTAGGACCTGAAGGACCTCCAGGATCTCAAGGCTTTCAAGGATATCAAGGATCTACAGGATCTCAAGGTAACACAGGCGCTCAAGGTCATACAGGCAGTCAAGGATTACAAGGATTTACGGGTAGTCAAGGATCTCAGGGCGAGTCCGATAGATACAAAACATCAAGTACATCCTCTTTTACACTTGGCTCAGCTTCTAATGATATCGAGTTTATTGTCGATTCAAATCTATCATGGACAACGGGTATGGACTGCGTAATTGCCAATTCAGTTAGTAATATAGTATATGCAACAGTTTCTTATTATACTTCACCTATTTTACTTGTAAATGTTAATAGATATATAGGAACTGGATCGTATAGTAATTGGACAATTAATCTAGATGCAGCAGTTGGACCAGTTGGATTTCAAGGAAGTCAAGGATTTCAAGGAAGTCAAGGAATTCAGGGAAGTCAAGGAATTCTAGGAAATCAAGGTGATAGAGGATTTACAGGTAGTCAGGGTTACCAGGGTGATATAGGAGATATAGGTAATATGGGATTCCAAGGTGAAATCGGCTCACAAGGCGATACTGGTTATCAGGGGGATCAAGGATTCCAAGGTGAAATAGGATATCAAGGATCTCAAGGTGAGTCCGATAGATACAAAACATCAAGTACATCCTCTTTTACACTTGGCTCAGCTTCTAATGATATCGAATTTATTGTCGATTCAAATCTATCATGGACAACGGGTATGGACTGCGTTATTGCCAATTCAGTTAGTAATATAGTATATGCAACAGTTTCTTATTATACTTCGCCCATTTTACTTGTAAATGTTAATAGATATATAGGAACTGGATCGTATAGTAACTGGACGGTTAATTTAGATGCGGCAGTTGGACCAATTGGATTTCAAGGAAGTCAAGGACCTCAGGGAAGTCAAGGAATTCAGGGAAGTCAGGGTTATGATGGTTTAACGGGAAGTCAGGGATCACAGGGCGATAAAGGATTTCAGGGTGATATGGGATCCTTAGGCAGTCAAGGATTTGTAGGTAGTCAAGGATCACAAGGAGATTCAGGATTCCAAGGATCACAGGGATCTACAGGATCACAAGGAGTTACAGGAGCTCAAGGATCACAAGGATTTGCAGGTAGCCAAGGTTCACAAGGATTTGTGGGTAGTCAAGGAAATCAGGGCGAGTCTGATAGATACAAAACGTCAAGTACATCCTCTTTTACACTTGGTTCGGGTTCTAATGATATACAGTTTACGGTTGATTCAAATCTATCATGGACAACGGGTATGGAGTGTGTTATTGCTAATTCAGTAAATAATATAATATATGGTACAGTTTCTTATTATACTTCACCAAACTTATTTGTAAACATTAGTAGATATGTAGGATCTGGAACTTATAGTAATTGGACGGTTAATTTAGATGCGGCGATTGGACCAATTGGATTCCAAGGAAGTCAAGGATCTCAGGGAAGTCAAGGAATGCAGGGTATTATAGGCAATCAAGGATCAACGGGTGAGGTAGGAGCAACTGGAGCACAAATGAATGTAAATATTGAAAATGCTGTTTTAACTACAAATGATATAGGAACTCTTGCTATAGGATATTCGAACTTTATATATTCTTCAAATGTTCTCTATGTAGATACTATTAGTACAATCAATACACGCACAGCGAATATGAATGTAGGATCAATTAACGCAAGTACAATTTGTACATATACAATGGTTGTGTATGGACTTAATACTCTTGAAGTTTTAGGAAACTTTTTTACAAAAACAATGAATATTAATGATGCTGGCGGTGGATATACAAATCTTAGTACCAGTAACGGCTCGTTATCTCTAGCCTCAGGATCTAATATATATAGTATTGTAGATACAGGAACTCTTATATCATCAATAACTGGACTAGGCTCTTTATCATATGTAAGTAGTTTGTCCTTAGTTTCTACAACAACTGCAATTCTTGATACTTGGATCCCTTCAACAGTCGATGGACTAGGCTCTTTATCATATGTAAGCAGTTTGTCCTTGGTTTCTACAACTAGTGCAATTCTTAACACTTTGATACCTTCAACAGTTAATGGACTAGGCTCTTTATCATATGTAAGTAGTTTGTCCTTAGTTTCTACAACAACTGCAATTCTTGATACTTGGATCCCTTCAACAGTCGATGGACTAGGCTCTTTATCATATGTAAGCAGTTTGTCCTTAGTTTCTACAACAACTGCAATTCTTGATACTTGGATCCCTTCAACAGTCGATGGACTAGGCTCTTTATCATATGTAAGCAGTTTGTCCTTGGTTTCTACAACTAGTGCAATTCTTAACACTTTGATACCTTCAACAGTTAATGGACTTGGCTCTTTATCATATGTAAGTAGTTTATCCTTAGTTTCTACAACTAGTGCAATTCTTAACACTTTGATACCTTCAACAGTTAATGGACTTGGCTCTTTGTCATATGTCAGTAGTTTATCTTTGGTTTCTACAACTAGTGCAATTCTTGACACTTGGATCCCTTCAACAGTCAATGGACTTGGCTCTTTATCATATGTCAGCAGTTTATCTTTGGTTTCTACAACTAGTGCAATTCTTGACACTTGGATCCCTTCAACCGTCGATGGACTTGGCTCTTTATCATATGTCAGCAGTTTATCTTTGGTTTCTACAACTAGTGCAATCCTTGATACTTGGATCCCTTCAACAGTCGATGGACTTGGCTCTTTATATGTCAGTACATCTTCTCTTGTATCAACTACTATAGGTTTATCTAATTTTATAGTAGAATATGGTGTAAATGGGCCAACTGGCTCTATAGGTGATACAGGAGCTACTGGATCTACAGGCGAGAAAGGTGAAACTGGATCTACAGGCGAGAAAGGTGAAACTGGTGCTCAAGGCTTGCCTGGTTCATCAAGTAGCTATTTTTCTTATAGAGCATATAGTGGAACAACCCCCTTAAATGGTCATATCTCATGGGAAAACAATACAACACAGATATCATCTACATATATAAGAGTTAATCATATTGAACAAAATGGTGTAGATATTGATATTTTTCTGAATACAATTATTATAGGTAATACTCTCATTTTACAAGATGCAAATGTTTCTTCAAATTATCAAACTTGGATAGTATCAGGAGTTCCTACATATAATACAGGGTTGGGATATGCTGAATACCCTATAACACTCTCGATAAGTGGTGGTAATGCGCAATTTACAAATGATCATGAGATTATAATGGCAATAATTTCATCAAGTTCCTCTACTGGAGATACTGGATCTACTGGAGAAACTGGAGCTACTGGAGATACTGGATCTACTGGAGATACAGGCGAAACAGGTGCTACAGGTGATACAGGTGCTACAGGTGACACTGGATCTACTGGAGATACAGGAGAAACAGGTGCTACAGGTGCAACAGGTGAGACTGGATCTACAGGCGAGAGAGGAGCTACTGGAGAAACAGGAGCTACTGGAGACACAGGCGAAACTGGAGCAACAGGTGAAACTGGATCAACTGGAGATACAGGTGAAACAGGTGCTACAGGTGACACTGGATCTACTGGAGATACAGGAGAGACAGGAGCAACTGGTGAAACTGGTACTACTGGAGATACAGGAGAGACAGGAGCAACTGGTGAAACTGGTACTACTGGAGACACAGGAGAGACAGGAGCAACAGGTGAGACTGGTGCTACTGGAGACACAGGAGATACAGGTGCTACTGGTGAGACTGGTACTACTGGAGACACAGGTGATACAGGTGAGACAGGAGCTACTGGAGATACTGGATCTACTGGAGATACAGGTGAAACAGGAGAAACAGGAGCTACTGGATCAACTGGAGATACAGGTGAAACAGGTGCTACAGGTGACACTGGATCTACTGGAGATACAGGTGCTACAGGTGATACTGGATCTACTGGAGATACTGGATCTACTGGAGATACTGGATCTACTGGAGATACTGGATCTACTGGAGATACAGGTGAAACAGGAGCTACAGGTGAAACTGGATCCACTGGAGATACAGGTGAGACAGGTGCTACAGGAGCTACTGGAGATACAGGTGAAACAGGAGCTACAGGTGAAACTGGATCCACTGGAGATACAGGTGATACAGGAGCTACTGGAGATACTGGATCTACTGGAGAAACTGGAGCTACTGGAGAAACTGGAGCTACTGGAGAAACTGGAGCTACTGGAGCTACTGGAGATACTGGATCTACTGGAGACACAGGCGAAACAGGTGCAACAGGCGAAACAGGAGCAACTGGTGACACTGGATCAACTGGAGATACAGGTGAAACAGGTGCTACTGGAGAAACAGGTGCTACTGGTCCAGCTGGTCCAGCAGGATTAAATGGTGTTGGCGGGGTAGGTGGCAGATATTTCTTTTTTGAACCATTAGTAACATCGGATATTTCACCATATAAGGTTGCATTAACATCTCCATCTACGAATCCAGAAACAACAATAGTAACGAGTGTTACTGGAACAACACCCATATTTATAGCAGGATTTGCTACACAGCCTGGGGTACCAAATGTTGTATTATTACCACCAGGTGTGAATATGCGGCAATTTTATGCTGTTACAGAAGCTTCAAATAAGATAGCACATCTTGTTCTTGAAACATGGACATGTGCATCAGATGGAACAAATGAAGTCTTACATAGAACAACAACAACCGCAAATTTTTCAAATATTCAGCAAGTTATTCAACAAACAACAGTACAGTCCTCGTCTGTTGTAATGCAGTTAACAGACAGACTTATTTATAAATTATATGCTTCACGAGTATCTGGTCCAAATAGTTTTGATGTAACTGTATATTTTGATGGATCAACTAGAACTTCTTTAATACAATCTACAATTCCCTCATTTTTTGGATCTACTGGAGACACAGGCGACACAGGTGAGACTGGAGAAACTGGAGCTACTGGATCTACAGGCGACACAGGTGAAACTGGTACTACAGGAGACACAGGAGAGACAGGAGCCACTGGTACTACTGGAGACACAGGAGAGACAGGAGCTACTGGATCTACTGGAGACACAGGTGAGACAGGAGCTACTGGAGATACAGGTGAGACAGGAGATACAGGTGAGACAGGAGCTACTGGAGATACAGGTGAGACAGGTGCCACAGGTGAAACAGGAGCTACTGGAGACACAGGTGAGACAGGAGCCACTGGTGACACAGGTGAGACAGGAGCTACTGGAGATACAGGTGAGACAGGAGCTACTGGAGATACAGGTGAGACAGGAGCTACTGGTGAAACTGGATCTACTGGAGACACAGGTGAAACAGGAGCTACTGGAGACACAGGTGAGACAGGAGCTACTGGAGATACAGGTGAGACAGGAGCTACTGGAGATACAGGTGAGACAGGAGCTACTGGTGAAACTGGATCTACTGGAGACACAGGTGA